TACTTTTTTGTCTTTCTTGCCTCGCAAGGGGTGTGGGGAGCGCAGCTCCCCACTTTGGACCTACCGTACTTGCTGCCTGTGAACAAGCGTGCTAAGCGATTTTTCTTTCTTGCCTAGCCGCATTCGGCCGAGCGCAGCGAGGCCGTGTAGAAAGAAGCTAAATGAGTTTCAAGAATGGTTCAGTATTTTTTACTTTACACCAATAACCATCCGATCGGCGTGTCACGTAAATGTACCCATTGCATCCCCACTGAACAACATGGTTTGCAAAGTTTTCAATCCTTCCATCATTGTTGGTGTCGGCGTCATCGCATCGTGGCCGATCTTCACATTTAAAATCTGTTACCTTCACAACGCGCGTCGCACCCTCATGATAGCCGGACGGCATCGGTTGCTCATCCATCCTGAACAGATCCACTCTCGTCATGCAGTGTTTTTGTCTAACATCGCACGCCCTGTACATGGGTGCGTTCGGATGAAACCGCATCAGTTTACAATACGCAACGGTTCCATTGCACAATCCGTTTGGCACGTAACTTTCGATAATGTCGACAAGCTCAAGTGGGCACTCCCGCATCGCATCAACGAAACTAGTTTTTGTTGGAATGAGCGTACCATCCTGAACGAGCATGTCGGCGTCTGGCCAATTGGGCTCGCCCGTCCAACCGACGACCGTGCTTGTCTGTGGTTTTTGATTGGCTGCGCCATACACAAAGTTTTCCGTAACAACAAATAGGTTATCAAGTGCGTACACATGACTTGGCATTACTAGTAGCGTTGTTCCATCACAGATCCCATCTGAATACGCGGAAATACCTACCTGCGGAGGCTCCTTCTCAAGAGGCCCTTTTTCTTGCCTAGCTTCTTTGCAACAGGGGGCAAAGCCCCCCCGGAGCGTAGCGAGGCAGCTTGAAAGAAGCTCCTTGATCCGGCATGGCAATGTCAATCGCATAAACGGATCTTCCCGCACATACACCACCCCGTGATCTATGGGAAAACAATTGCTCGCTTTCACATCACAATACGGAAGACTCGCCACATCGTATTTTCCAGCCGCAATCAAAAAAGCTTCGGGAGATAACGTAATCGGCATTGTTCACAGAATCTCAAATAAGAGTTCTCTATATGTGGGGTCAATCTCCCAGATCGCAGGATTAGCGGAGATTACATCCCAATTTAACTTGTTTACGTTCCGTAAACAATATGTGACCGCGTCTGGATTTACGTTATGTGAAAACTTGTGCCAGTCCAATCTGGCCTCGTTTCGTATACAGAACTTCACTATCTCTGGATTGTCGTTCCATGCGATACTGGCTAAATCCAACCTGGCCTCATTTCGTACACAGAACTTTGTGGCATCAGGATGTCCATTTCGTGAGAACACCTCCCAATCCAGCTTGTCCGGATGTGCGATACACCAGGCGACGGCATCTGGATGTTCGTTAGATGAGAACGAACGCCAATCCAGCTTGCCCTCATTTTGTATGCAGTAGGCAACCGCGTCTGGATGTTTGTTACGTGAGAACACCTCCCAGTCTAGCTTGTTTGCGTTCCGTAAACAATATGCAACCGCGTCTGGATTTCTGTTACATGAGAACGACTTCCAATCTAACTTGTCCGGGTGCGCGATGCACCACGCAACCGCATCTGAATTCTCATTCAATGCAAACGAGCGCCAAACAAGTTTATTTACGTTCCGTATGCAAAATGCGACCGCAGTTGGATTCTCATTCCATGAGAACGTATCCCAGTCCAGCTTGTCTGCGTTCCGCAAACAACAGGCAACCGCCTCTGGATCTTCGTTGCACGAGAATTGTATCCAGTCCAGCTTGTCTGCGTTTTGTATGCAGTATGCAACAGCGTTTGGATTTCGGTTAGATGAGAACCCAAACCAGAAGATCTTGTCAGGATGTGCAATGCACCAGGCAACCGCCTCTGGATCCTCATTGTATGAAAATGCAACCCAGTCCAACTTGTCCGGATGTGCGATGCAGTATTTAACTGCATTGTAATTTCTACACATCCCGCCAATATCCAGTTTGTCTTCGGGGACATCTTTTCTGAGCCGGTTCTGTGGCGCATACCCCACAATGATATCTATCAACTCCAATGGCAACTTTGATAACATTGCTGTATATGGATTCAAACAGCCAGCTTCGCAATGACTGTTTGAATATATGGAATACGTGACGCGTCGTCTTGCGATGTGGATGGGCGCCGCACCCATTAAAGAAATCTTTGGGAAAGTTCTAATCGCGCCGATGCCCACTGTGCAGGGGGGTGTGGGAGATTCCATCCCCCACTCTGCAGGCCCCACTGTGCAGTCGGAGCAGGGGTGTGGGGCTGCAGGCCCCACTGTGTACGGCACGCCGGATGGGCACGTTGTCGTGTGGGATGAGGACCTCGTCGAGGCCGTTGTTCAGATGCCCTCAAAAAATCCTAGGCTCCGAGCTGTTGTATGGCTGAAATCTAATACGCTTGTGCGTGATGGTATTTTGTATGAAATCACGGAAGGTTTGCTAACGTCCATCGATCAGATGTGGCCGGCTCCAGCTCCGGCTCTGGCTCCAGCCCTGCTTGCGAAACAGCCAGGCCTGCGTGCGCAGGTCACAAAACTGCGCCCAGGAGTGCCGACTGACCAGATGGGGACTAGGTTGCCACCTGGTGTCTATGTGGATGCGGGTGCATGCATCACAGTTGTGCAATCTGCAGTAGAAATGTGCTCTATCCACGTTGAGACAGGTTATGAGAAATTTTGGTATGATGTGATCGATGTCAATAAACTCACGTTTGAGGAGATTCATCCCTGTCAGGTTCCCGGTTCATATGATATATTGCAGTGGGAATGGACCGGTGCGCCGGTTGCGATATCGTTGGATGATCATGGCGCTTTGTACATTAAAACTCCGATCGGAAAGTTCTGTGTTACGGGGATGCGATCTCCGGAATACGGGCTCACGCGGCGTGGACCATTTTACATCATATCAGGGTGCCACAATACAATCGTTGTTCACGGATCTAGCGCCGCGTTCATCGACGCCGGCTCACACCGCGTGTATCTGGAGAATGGTAGCGGCACATCGTGCGATGCAGAGATGGCGAATATCGTCACAGTACGTGTGTCCCACATGGCATGTATTCACACGCCACCGTGTGCCCATGGTTGGCATGTACAGAATGTAAAGAACAATTCACATGGGATGAGACTAATCTCACACATGATATTCTCAATGATTTTCCAGGCACGCCACTGAGCTGGGATTGTGAGGTGTTGTGTTGCGGGCATGAGTTTCATTGTTGTTGCATCCACAGATGGAAAGCCGGAACATGTCCAGTGTGCAGAGCGCCAACCCTGTGGACCCATGGCCATCCGCTATGTAAGGACGTCTGTGCAATCTGCATGGAACCCCTGATACCATGTGCAGAAAGCAGATAAAAAAAGATGCTTTTTTTATCTCACTTCGTGCCATCATGCGTCGGCTTCTCCGACGACTTCCACCGAAGTGATTTCGAAGGATGCCACACTTCTTTGGCAGATGGCTTTCATATCTGAAAATCTGATGGCGTGTATGTATGTACCCTTTTCACTTCGTGACATACATGTGGCGTATTTTGATGTGATATTTTGCATATAGACACGAAGTGGATGATGGGGGCAACCGACGATATACGCAGTTCCGGGAACTGTTGCAAAACACAGACCGACGCCAGGTATTTCGTGAAACCCGATGAATGGAGATATGCGTATGACTTGAGGCGTTCCCCATCCCAGCGTGTAAAGCGTGCCGTCGGCGCAGGGGCGTGGGGCTGCAGGCCCCACCTTGCCGTCGGCGCAGGGGCGTGGGGCTGCAGGCCCCACTCCGCCGGGAGACATTCCGTCAATGACGACATCCGTCGTTTTCGCATGTATGTCGTTGACATATGTGATACATGTCGCTGAATCATCAATCTCGAAATATGTGTCCTCGAGATCACGCTTGATCATGACGGACATATTACATGACGTGTATACATCGTATGCGCCACAGATGCCATAATATTTAAACAGCGCATCAACATATTTGGTGTCGCATATTTCCTGCATAGGATGTGGCGTGATGACGCGATCACCAGGCAAATATAATTCAATAATGCCAACGAGCTCTGGTGGCAGAACGCTGAGCGCACAGTGAGGTTCAGTCGTATTCCGTGTCACGATTACAGGCGCTGGATACAGTGGATGACGTTTCTTATCCCATGCCACGATCATGCCGGTCACCTGATCATAGATGACACCTTTATGGCAGCGCGCATTGCTGATCTCAGGATAATAGTAAGGTGGCGCATAAAGGACGTCATCCATAATGAATACACCGACAGCGACGTCGTCGATTTCACTGTCCCGATTCACCACCATCCACCCGCCACATTCCGTTGCACTAATCGTGAAATCGTTGTTAACAATAAACTTCTGTTTGCATATCCCCTGCAGCAAGACTTCCTTGCACAGTTGAGAAGACGGCATACGAATTTTGCATACACTGTCGGCAAACACAATTTCGTCCGCCACTGGCGGCTTAGGCAATTCGCATGGTCCGCAAACAAAATCTATCGTGGTCTGGCTGGGCAGCGCAACGGACGCGCATTTATTCCCAGCTGTTATCACAAGACGATTTTCCAACGGCTGCCGCCGCACCTGACAGCCATACGCGTCTGTAATGAATATCCCAGGCGGGGAACCCTCAACAAATTCTAACGCGTTAAGATCGATCGTGGTCTTAGTCATCTCATATAATTCAAACAGCCGACTTCGTCGTCATCACGATCGCTTCGCGATCGCGGTAATGACGCGTAGCGGGAAGAAAGATTATGCGCAGTGGGCAAAAAAAGGATTCCTTGGTCTCCAGATTCTCAGCTAGGGGTTTCGGGGAGCGCAGCTCCCCGGCTGAACGTGGTCCATGTGTTTCCTGAGTGAAAACTCACAACATCTCCAGTAAACATGATATCTCCATCCGTCGGGTATCCATCTGTCCAGAATGAGACCAACTTGCCATCTTCGTGAATCTGGAAATGTGTGCCAGCTGGGCCAGCCATGGCGAACAGGGTGCGCTTACCGCGCCGCCAAATATGGAATGCGCATCTTCCGAATTCTGGCACATTGATGTGATAACCGTTCATGGTGATGCAGGTTTTGTCACATTTGTCACAGAATGGAAGCTCCGTCACTTTTGCGTCGTCAATAACGTAATGCCATCGACCAACACTCAGTTCAGCCCGTTCATGAAAATATCCCCAAGCATCATCAACCATGATCGCTCTCTCTTCTGCAAATACATCATACGAATAATAGGCATTTCCAATGGAGAACGATGTTGGTCCGCACCGAATATTATTGCGTCGGGCGTACAATGCTGTGTACGACGGCTTCATGTCATCAAGATCAACAATGAACACCGTGTCAGCCCTGCGTATGACGAGATGGTTTTCGTACGCATCACATTCATCACTCTCAAACGAAAGCGTGTCGGCATTAGGGTTATCAATGAAGGTTTTGTCAAAATACGTTCTCACGGCAATGCGCCCTTCGGTGCACGCCCGCACGAACGACATCAGTGCATGAGGTGTGGAATGGCGCACCACATTCCACTTACAACCCATGAACTCACTGATGATCTCATGCAGTTCAATCGGCAGACGATTGTCCAGTGCAAGAATATTGTTCATCTGCAGGAGTTGGTAACCTGGTTCCTTGAACGAAACGACATGACGCGTGGCAACATATTTTCTCTCACCCCGGAGCGGGTTTGTCACGTCCCAGTGGTCATATGAGTATGTGAATTCCATGGTGTCAGTGCATTGGCATTCGTGCAGCCCATACTTGTCGATCCACATGAAACGCCCACTCTTCCTCCCGCTACGAATGCCAACGACAAAATCCGAATCCGTCTGTGAGTAAAATATTTTAATTGGATACGCGCTCGCCTTGAACTTGCGTAAATGCTGACCAATCATAATAGTGACGGTCGTGTCCGTCATGTTCACTCGCATCCCTCTGTATTGCCATTTTTTAAGCTTGAACAAGACGACGGCACTACGAGTTTCATACGATTGGCACTTCTCTGCACGGCATTCACTGAGGTGCGGCAAGATGTACGTTGCTTTGTCCGTCATGATCTTTCCGTTGCATGCCCCAATCACGGTGCCCTCGACAGTTAACTTTTTATAAGGCGGCGTCAACTGCCACACAAATTTATCTGCCGCCAATGCGACATCATTGTTCCCACCATCCGCAAGGAAGCACTCTTTTGGGATTTCGAACAGAGACATCCTATAATTCAAAGCTGCCCCGCTTCGCTTGGCAGCTTTGGGGGAAGCTCAGGCAGCAAAAGCTTTTCCGGAAGATGTGAGGAGCTTCGCTCGGCCCCACTTTGAATATACACATGACTCCAGACTACGAACAACTCGCAATCACCGGGGAAGAACTCGGCCGTAAACTTGTCAGAGTCATGCGTGGCCACAATGACCGATTTAGCCTGTCGGCCGGACCATATCTTGACAACGAGTACGTGGCCGCATATGCCATGAATTATGTGATTGAAGAGGCCCAACAGTGCGCAAAGTCAGCCTCCGCTTTCGCACTTCACAATGAGACAAAACAACGTGGGTTGGGGGTCTTCGGGGGGCGGAGCCCCCCGTCATACATACTTGTGGATGAATTCCACACACAAGCTATTACAGGCGTTAAGGCATTTGTTATCGGTAACAGTAAGTTGTCTGAACTATGGATAGACACACCTCGTCGTTGCCCAGAAGGAAATGTCACCTCTGTTATGTGCGTGGTAAATGGAACTATCCACTGGTTTAACCTAGGGGATGGCACACCCGTCTGGGTAAAAACCGGTGGGACTGGGTGGTGTTGTGTCGGTGTTGAGAAATATCTGCAGATAGAATTGCCAGGTGGAATAGGGTTTGGAAAAAACATGGATTACGGGAAGATAGAATTCGTATGAACTTTTTTTGCAGTGGTTTCAGTACTGTCAAGACGAAGCGCCAAGCTGAGTATCTATCTGTGCAGTCAGAGCAGGGGCGTGGGGCTGCAGGCCCCACCCACAAAGAACGTTATCCCGCTTGGGACAACATTCTTTTTTTATGTGGGCTCTGGCTCGCGGCCATCTTCCACGGTTTAGACCTCTCAAGGGTCAAGTACGGACTCCACAAATCCGCACCAATCTGGATCATCCTCAAAGATGAACGGATTTCTCCGGAAATTATGGGTGAGATCATCTCCCTCCGCAATGAAATACTCCAGGGCCAACTTGACACCATCAACACTGTGATTATTCGCAAGGCCCACACGACTAATCAGCCACGTATTGTCTCGCAGGAAAGGGACTGCCATCGGATTGCTTGAAAACTCATCCCTGCAGATATCCATCGGATGTTCCATCAACCAATCAACGATATCACGACTCTCATTTTTTGCCAACACGAATGGAGCCCAACTAACAACGCCCCTGATCTTCTCAATGTTCTTCATCACAAACTCTGCAATACTCGCATTGGGATTTGCCAACCAATTCTCGCACCACTTCTTGGAAGACTCGGACCCATCGAAGATTTTTTCTTCCGCGTTCTCAAGCAGTTCATCGGCAACCTTCTGGTCCGTCTGCGCACTCAAACTCTCCACACAAAGCCCGTCGGGATCGTTAAGCGAATAACTGATGGCAAGTTGATTCGGATTCTTTGCAAACGCTTTCTTGTCGATCCAGCTGGGAGGACGCGCGCCCACGGGGAGTTGTCCGCTCTGGCTGTCAACATCAATAAGGGTGCGAACCATGTCGTCTTCTGGATTGCTTGAAAGACCGCCTACGGCAACAAGTTCGAAACGGCGAGTATCCTGCAACAGCCAAGCCGTCGCTTCAGGAGAATAATTGTAGGAGAGGTACTTGATGAATTTTCCATGGGAGATACACCACGCAACTGCATTGGGATTCTTATTGATTGCGAAAGGACTTTCGATGTGCCAGGGATGACCCGTCAGCCACCTTACGGCGTCATCACTCTCATGCAAACTCAAGTCACCAAAATCCACTTTGTCGGGTCGGCGCACAACGTACTTACCAGCACCAAGGTGGGGATTCGCAGTCAAATAATAAACATCTTCCGCCAGAAACTCAAGACCTTCACGTAAACGGTACTTGGGCACATACACCGAACTGACAATTTTCGAAAGATCAGAAATCATGGATCACAGGAGAGCGGTTATCGGAAAGACGAATCTTTCAGGATAACCGGTTGCCTTGAGGGTACAAAAAATTCAAACGTGGGCGCCACACCGCGGGAGACGTCGCTGGAAAAGGCTCTTTCGGACCTACCGTCGTTTACGTAAAACCAGATTCGCTGCCCGTGCTCAATGGAATTCATCGGCATGGCGTGCCAGCGGGCTGATCTTTTTTGTCGACTGCGCGAAGATGGCAGAGCCTGTCCTTTCTTAACTACGGGCGTTTTCCGCCAATCAGTACACAACTTACCAATTGTCGAGTGATTGTGATTGTCCTGTTCGCGGTGTCGCTTTGCCAGACGGGCAAGATAACCTGCCCTGCAGCCACGTCAGCAAATGGATATTCATAACCAAGCTGCATAATGATTGCGGTAGCTCTTTGAACGCTGACGGGCGTATACACGGTTTCATCGGTGCCGCCGATGCTCAATCTTTGCGTGATCACACAGTTGTTATTGACTGTGAATGTGGTGCGTACCATAATTCTGTAATAGCCTGCGGTGTTCATGGAAAATGCGTTCAGACCGGATGTCGTGTATGCAGTGCCGGTGATGTTATCGCGAGATGGATTTGCATATGATGTGTTTGCCAATGTGCACACAACGTTAGAATTTGTGTTGATGCCCATCATCACACTCCCCACAGAAAGTGGATCTGGCATCACATAAAGAGTCTGTGCGGCGAATGCCGTCCTCTGAAGAGTCCACGTATTGGTTGTGTCATTGAAGGCGCCAGTGATCTTCTGGTTACCCGTAACTTCCAGAGACTCCGTCGGTGCCGTTGCACCACTTCCAACGGCGATTCTTCCATTTGTTGCATCCACATACACCTTGCCGACTGCCGACGACGTTCCCGCCAATATCGCAGACGTGATCGTTTTATTTGTCAGTACGGATGAGCTCGCATTTGTGACAATTGTATCAGTGGTTGCGCCGATTGCCGGCAGCCCGTATATGGACGTTGACTTCATGAATGTCCCTGTCACAACAATGTTTCCATCCACTTCCAGCGCTTGCGTTGGAACCGATGCCGTCGTCCCAATGGACATTTTACCAGTGTCCGCATTCAGATAAAACTTGCCAGCACTTGACAATGTTCCGCTGACTAACGTCAGTCCGCTGATCGTTGGTGACGTCATCGCGGCGCCCGTCAATGTCTTTCCCGTGAGGGTTTGAGTCGCGTCCAAAGTCACGAATTCTCCGCCTGTCACAGGAAATGTATAAGTGTTCGTCATGTGTTTCACACTTCCGCTGAGTTTGATGTTGCCAAGAACATCCACCCTTTCTGTTGGTGGTTCAACGCCAAATCCAAACTTATCTTTCACAACCGACATGATCGGAACGATTGTGCTCGGCGCGAACCAATTTGTATTATGTGCAGGATCATCGACCACCGGTCTCGCACCGTAAACCATTCTCAGAATGCCATCTGTTACTGGCACTGTGTCGACGAGACCCCATCCATACCCAGAAACTTGGCCGACAGAATAAGTTGAGTCGGCATGTTTCATTGCGAGCATACCATCAAGATCGCCTGGCGTTGGATTCTCCGTACAAAACATTGTTGTCGTGATGTTTGCTAGTTCGAAAATTCTATCAGAATCAAACGCCGACTCGAATCTTACGCTCTTGCCAGACGTCCAAAGCGCATATGACGGAGTCGCCGCCGCACCAATTGTTATGAACGAATTTGTGAAATCGATCGTCATTGCTGCCCCGTTTGTTACCGTTCCAGATGCCGTGGTCACCCCTCCCACAGTGCATGATGTGATGGTCTTGTTTGTGAGAGTGTCGGTTGTTGCGCGCCCAACCAACGTGTCCGTCGCAGCTGGCAGTGTCAGTAGGAAATCACTACATAAAATGCTCACGATCTTCGGTGTGGTGAGCGTTTTGTTCGTCAGTGTCTCAGTGCCAGCAAGTGTCGCAAGCGTACTGGTGACAATCGGCATGGACACTGTGGCCAACCCGTTCATGATGGATGATACATGTGGTGACGTGAGTGTTTTATTTGTTAGATTCTCAGAGCCGTCGATAGTCGCAAGAGTTCCATTGTGAAGTGGGACCTGCACTGTCGCAGCACCGTTGACGATCGTCGCAATCGTTGGCGACGTCAGAGTTTTGTTCGTGAGCGTATCGATCGTATCACGACAGACCACCGTGTCGGTTGCGACAGGGAATGAGATTGTTTGGCCACCGTTCACGATGCTGGCCACGGTTGCCCCGACAATCGTCTTGTTTGTGAGAGTGTCAGAGGTCGCCCTCCCGACAAGCGTGTCCGTGACGGACGGCACGGTCAGTGTTGCGCCGCCATTTACAATCTCCGATATTTGCGGGCTCGTTAAAGTTTTGTTTGCGAGTGTGTCCATTGTCAGACGGCCGACGAGAGTGTCCGTGACGTTCGGTAACGAGACAGTTGCAGCTCCATTGACGATCTCGCTAATCACCGGACTCGCAAGTGTCTTGTTAAAAAGAGTCTGCGCAGTGGCGACAGTCGCAACGGTTTGATCAAAATCTCCAAACGTCACCACATGATTACTTGCCGTCCTCACCTGACTGTTCGAAAGCACTGCTGCATCCAAGACCGTCCCAGAGCTCAGTGTCTTATTTGCCAACACCTGACTTGCGCCGGCCGTCATGATCTCATCATTTGACGTTAGCACCGGTAATGCTAACGTGTAACCGTTCCTCACCAAACTGCCGCTCACGCCAACATTCGTCGCCTGTATGCTTCCAAGATAGAGCGCCATCTATATGTAACGCACGAGTATCATCCTACAGCACGAGCTCACTAAACTCATCACTCAGTAGATATTTTTTGAGATCCAGATACGGCGGGCGTGGATCGTAGCTCGTTCTCTGTAGGAATGTCAGTGTACATCCATCCCACAGGTAAAGCATTCCACGCAACTGGTTACAATCCGTCATAACGAATATGCAGGAGGCGGTGCCCTCTGCGGCACGGACCTCCGTTACACGTAAATGTTCACCCTCATCCGGAGACGAAGTTCGTTCATCGCCGACATCGTAAATCAACCGGTCATAGTTGGAGATCAGCCAGAGCACATCGCCATTGTGTTTCAAAAGGTCCTCCGTCAGAATGGTTGCAAGCGTACGGAATCCGCCCCGATCCTTTGCCCAACCATGCCGGTGCCAATCTTCCCACCCGTCATAAACATATCTCAACTCGCGAACCATCGCATCTCTCAGCACGGCTTGGATGTGCTTTGGCAGTGCTTTAAACTTCCCAAATCCGCGTTTGACAAGCTCTTTTTCTTCCACCATTTTGTGAGCGATCACTTTGCTCTGGCGGCACTCCTCCGCATCCGCACGTTCGTACGTCGCAAACGACGGACCAACACAATGATGCCACATCGCCTTGTACACGATGACCGTTTTATCTGCAGTAATAAATCCGTCCATGTGTTCCGTCGTATATAAAATTCAAAAAAGCTTTCACCGCGCACAGGGGGCGCAATCAGGATTATCTTTCTTGCCTCACTGCGTGTCATTTGCGGCCGAAGATCTGCGCCAGAAAGAAGCTCTTTCTTGCCTCACTACGTGTCATTCGCGTCGAGCAAAGCGAGGCCGTGAAAGAAAGAAGCTGCTATGTGATGTACCTGATTCCTGTGCCCTGCGTTGGTCTGAGGTATTTCGTGTTGATGTTTTCGTTGCTAATCAGGATGTTGAAGTCTTTGATGGTGAGCATCGCACCCGTTATGTACACCCCGCAGCAACCACAATCATATACACGTTTATTGATCGTGAGCGACCAAAGAACATCGTTCCGCTGATATTCCACCAACAGATTCGTCGCTAACTGTTTTATGGATATCGAAGGCCGCAGGAACTGCCATCCGTCTGCACATACCGTAAGTTCAGCCGAATAGAAAGACGCAACAACCGGCTTTATTGGTTCCAGTATGTCGTCGATTGTCGTGTTGTCATCGATCTCCCATTTGCGCACTCTGTGTGATTGACTCATGTCGCCGGAGCTGATGATATCACCATCAACGCTCATCACGCCGTAGTGTTGTCCCGTAATGGACTTTCCAGACACAAAGTCATACAGGAACAGCCGCCTGCGTTCGTCGTCGCCAATAACAAGATTTCCACCAAGATGTACCATGTACATGTATGGAATCTTCACAACTCTTGGCTTGAACATCGCATAATCCATCACAAGTGGTATTAGCTCCATCGGAAGCTGTGGCCATGAATCGTAAAGATCTTTCTCCGCAGTGTTCATTGCAGTTCGATTGAATTTGTATAATATATCAAGAAATGCGTGCCATTATCATCTGCTTCGTGTGCTGTGTCGCGTGTGTGGCAGCGTTCTGTTGGGGAGGGGATCCGAATGATCCTTACATTGCAGTGGGCTCGGCACCAAAAAAGGAGATATCGGATATGAATCACATGGATTTCTCAACACCATTGGCCAGGCATACGGTCACAGAATTGTGAACCCTCCTGTCAATCCGCCAAGTTTTGGCTCATATGATTCATACGGCCGTAAACAGGCCGACGCGTTCTCATTCGACCATCACAGGCAATTCGGACTCCATTAAAAAAGCAAGGCCTCCGCTGAGAACCACTGAGTATTCTTTCTTGCCTAGCCGGCTTTGCCATCTTGGTCTTAGCGGGGGCCCGCAGCCAAGTGGCTGCGGGGGGAGCGCAGCTCCCAGTTTTCTTGCCTAACTTCTTCCGGGGGGCCTCCGGCCCCCCCGCATCCCCCCACAAACCCGAAGGGACCGCGAGAAAGAAGCTACCAGAGTATTTCGATGTCGCCGCCTTCGCATGGGACAATTGTGTATGATGGTATGACGTCGTATGGGTCTCCAAATTCCATCGGCCCGAGATACGCGCACTGTTTGTTGTCGGCCAACAAACAGCCATCTGAAATTTCGACGGTGTGACCATAACGTTGCGCTAATACGTGGCAGTCGTCGCCGCCACGTGCGGAATCATCATCGCGCCCAACCTGTTTGGAAAAGTCGATCACGTAATGTGTGAGCCACTCGCGCGTATTCCCATTCGATGTGATCTCTGATACAATTGTCGTGTTTTTGCATGAACGCGCTCGTGTTACATGCGCGTTTCCCGATACCCAGACGCCATCTCCGTGGTGCCATTTTTTTCCATTAACATCGACATCTGTAGCCACGTGGAGCTGTGCGACGTATTCGAAATTATCGACATATGCGATTTTGTCATGCAACCCCATACTGTCGCCCATGAACGAGCCAATGATGTGAGTGAGTTCTGCCGGTAAATCGAGATCTTCGCATGGTGGCGGCATCCTGGAAGTGGTGACTATGTTCGCGTCCCGCACTGCCGGGGCTCCCCCGACTAAGATCACAAAGCGATCATCGGCGATGGCACCAATTCCGAACACGCCAAGGAAGTTGATATGTGTCACGAGTTCGGTTATTTTAAATAAGCGCAGCGTACGACCAACTGCGTATACGCATATGCCGTCTCCGTATCCCATCACCGTATCCGTCGTGTGGTCGGCCACAAAATGTTTTACCATTGGCCCCGATGGTACGGCCCATGTGTATGGACCGGCCATTATCACGCTCATCTCATCCGAGACAGTACGCATTTCAATGTCGTAATGAAACCCGCCATCAAAGCTCTCAACGACGCCAGTCTCTGTAAGATATCTGCGATCGTAATCAACCATCCCGTATAACGGGGGCTTTCAAACCGAGGGAGCTCCGGGCCCCTTGCTGAGAATTAGGAGTCTTAGGTGTCCTTTCTTGCCTAGCCGGCTTTGCCATCCTGGTTCTAGCTAGGGGGGCCGGGCCCAGAGCTGCGCCCGGAGCTCCCTCGGAGCGAAGCGAGGCCCGATTAGAAAGAAGCTTACCAGATGATGTCTATGTCACCATGGGTATCACCGTGTTGATACGGAATAATTGTGTACGACGGTGTGATGTCATATGGTTTGCCAAGCCGGCCGGATCTGAAATACGCGTACAACTTGTTGTCAACGAGTATGCATCCATCGCAAATATCGACCGAGTGATTGTCGCGCTCAAGATGCATGATGTGGTCAAGTTGTGTGAGACTTCCGCCATCGGCCAGCTTGGAGACATCTATGATAATGTGTTGAACGTGTTCGTGTGTGTCGCCGTGTGATGTGATTTCATCCACCCTTGTCTCGCGTTCACGCGTATGTGATATCGTTACACACGCCTCGCCAGACACCCACACATCAGAACAATGATGCCATTTTTTACCGCGTATATCTCGATTTGTCGCCACGTCAAGCTGTGCGACGTATTCGAAGTTATCGATGTCGGCAGTCGTGTCATGAAGGCCAACGCTGCCACCAAGATACGAATATACGATGTGATCGAGTTCTGTTGGCAAGTTGGTTATGTGATGCCGCGCTGGAAGACGTGAAATGATGTTGACATTTTCGGGAACACCATCGCGATCATGACCGTCACATGACTTGTGAAGTATGATGGTGTGGCGGCCATTAACTATTCCGCCAATAGCGGGTGGACCAATACATTTGATGCCCGTCACGCACTTTTCAACACGAAACAGATAAAGTATGCCGTCTTCCGCAAACGCGCATGCGTTTTTTCCCCAACCTACCATGACCTCGTCTTCATAGTCGTCATCGTCGTCATCCGTGTATGTGCCACAGTCATCCAACACAAGATTAGATTCAACAACCCACAAATACATATTCGTTACCACCGCATACTTCTCACCAAACATACGACGTATTTCCACATTGGCCTCTTTCCCATATCCATGCCCATCACCACTCGCCTCAAACAAGCTAACCAGCGTAACATATTTGCGTTCGTACTCGAACATGGCGTATAATTCAAACGGTCTTTCGCGCCTCTCTTGATGCTCCCCCAGCTTTGAAGACGGCCCCTGGTATAGGCAAATGACGGAAGTACTCGGTGAGTTTATTCGTGTTGCGAAGTATGCGAGATTTATCGATGGCAGTCGTGAGACGTGGAAAGAACAGTGCACGCGCATGATCACGATGCATCGTGATCATCTTAGTGATCTTGGACTCCTTGACGCCACCGTGCAGGGGTGTGGGGCTGCAGGCCCCACCGCATCTTCCGCGCTCGAGCGGCTTCTTGATGCACTCATTGCCAAGAAAATTGTTGGATCACAACGTGCACTTCAATATGGCGGATCCGGCATTCTCACAAAGAATGCTCGAATCTACAACTGTTGCGGTTCGTATGCCGATCGCATCGAGGTCTTCAGAGAAGCTATGTGGCTCTTGTTATGTGGGTGTGGAGTCGGCATGAACATCTCTCGCACGCACACTTCTAAAATGCCAAAGTTCTATCCACGCGACACCTCACTGGGGCAGGGGTGTGGGGCTGCAGGCCCCATTGGGCAGGGGTGTGGGGCTGCAGGCCCCATTGGGCAGGGGTGTGGGGCTGCAGGCCCCACTTACGAGATCCAAGATTCCATCGAGGGATGGGCCGATGCGCTTGGCATCGTCATTGACTCATATGCCAACACCTCGTCTCCGTACTTCCGTAAAGTGGTTGAGTTTGATTACTCAAAGATCCGTCCGCAAGGCGCGCTGATCTCATCATCTGGAGCGTTGGCTCCTGGACCCCGTCCGCTTTGTCAGATGTTGACCCGCGTCACACGTCTCATCGATTCGTGGATGCCAACGCAGGGCTCCACCATGCCTACGCTTGATGGGGGACCTTCCGATGGCGTGCAGTTGCGCCCGATACAAATCTATGACATACTTGTTCATTCCGCAAGTGCGGTGATGTCCGGCGGCATCAGACGCTCTGCGATCCTCATTCTCTTCGATCACTCCGACAAAGAGATGATGAATGCAAAAACGGGTAACTGGTATCAGGAGAATCCGCAACGCTCCTTCTCCAACAACTCCGTCATCTTGATACGCTCAGAAATCAATTTGGAACAGTTTAACGAAGTCGTCAAGACGGCAATCGAATTCGGTGAGCCTGGATTCTTCTGGGCATATCACAATTACATCCTGTACAATCCATGTGGTGAGGTCGGCCTTGACCCGATCCTGCACTGCGGGGAGCCGCACGCAGCTTCCGATGCTGCCAATGCAGAGACCATGCCAGAGGGGGAAAACTCCCCTACGGGCTGGGCATTCTGCAATCTCACAGAGATTAATATGAAGCTCGTGAAGTCCGCTGGGGATTTCTACAAAGCGTGCGAACTCGCAAGTATCCTTGGCACAATTCAAGCAACATACACATCATTCCCATTTCTCGGTCCGACAACAGAAGCGATCGTCCGTGCCGATCCGCTGCTTGGCGTGTCTATGACGGGCATGATGGACAATCCGAAAATTGCATTCGACCCTGCCATCCTTGCCCAAGGTGCGAGGATCGTTCGCTCAACAAATGTGGAGTACGCAAAACTCTTGCGCATCAACCCGGCATCCCGTACCACTTGTGTCAAACCGTCAGGAACGACATCATGCCTCCTGGACACGTCATCTGGCATCCATACGCGCTATGCCAAGAAATATCTGAGAAGAGTCCGCATCGACGACACCGATCCACTTGGCGACTTCATGGAAAAGTATGCGCCCGCACTGATCGAACACACCGGCACAGCAAGCAGTGTCGGGGGTGCCCGCATCGCAACATTCCCATGTGAAGCTCCGCACGGCGCAGTCACCCACATTGCCCCGATCAAATTCCTCAACACGATCATACTCGTCAAGAAGTATTGGGTCGATGAAGGCGCAACTCCACAAGAGACTGGCGGGGGGACTGGCCAGGGGGGGCGGGGGAGCGCAGCTCCCCCGGAGCACAATGTGTCATCGACAACTTCCATCCAACCAGGAGAACGTGCCGACATCACACTTGCAATTTATAAACATCGCAACGAGATCTCTGGCATGACGTTGCTCGCCGCAACGGGCGACAAAACGTATCATTATGCGCCGTTCCAACAAGTGCCGACCTTACCAAAACTCATCTCGTTGTATGGGAACGCGGCGCTCTTTGCGAGCGGTCTGATTGTGCACGCGCAAGACGTCTTCCCAAATTTGTATGATGCATGCGATACCCTTCTCGGTTCGATCAAACTCCCAGTTGTCAACCTGTCATCTGCAGAACTGCCGGTTTCAATTGCCGACACCAAATCAACAGTCGACAAATTGATCTGGCTAAAACGCGCAGAGAAGTTTGCTAACAATTATTTCGCTGGAGATAAGCTTCGTCTCTCATACTGTCTTAAAGACATTGATGCCACAAAAAAGTGGGATGATGTCCATCGCGCCCTTGCTCACGTGGACATTCCATGGCACACTGCACCGTCTCGTCCGCCTCGTGTGGATCACGACGCATGTGCCGGGGGTAAGTGCGAATTCACATCCGCATAAGAACACCACCGATGGCAGAGATCTTTTTTGCCTAGGGCCGTCCGTGTTGTATCCTCGGTATAGAGATGACGGCAACTGCGTTTTTCACTAATCTTGCGATACTGAGAGATTTCGCGCATTCCCATGGGAGAATGCCCATTCTGCCGGACATCATTTGCAACGTGATTGGCGTCCAGATCGACTACGACTGGTATTACAAAATCCTTATGGGGTACCAAGATGGAACTCTTGGTGCGGTGCTTGGCTCATATCTAGAGTCCATTCCAGAGTGGCCATTTTCATACTACATGCCACACAGGAAAAAGTTCTTTGCGAACCTGTCGCAGTTAACTATGTTTGTCGCAGAAAATGAACGCCTCCCAACGCTGGAGGACGCACTTCCGTTCTGGCCGTGGTACGCGAAAATGTGTAACGCATACGACACCGGCATCCTTTTACCGTGCGAAGTCGCACACCTTGCAAAGCTTCTTTCTGGGACCGAGAGTGGCTCGGGCACCTTCTAGCTGAAATCGCCATTATCGGAGTCCTGCCTTTCTTGCTAACTTCTTTCTTCGCGTCGCCGAAGGCGACGCGAAGAAAGAAGCTAAAGTATATGACGGAACAAACAAGAAGTATTCGACCAGGTGGAATTTTTTACAGAAAGGACGGAGTGGTCGGCCCACAACGGCATGCACAACAGGTAGTCGTCGAGCGCGTCCGCAGCCCGTCACCAGTGATCCGACCACCGACGCCACGACGTGGGGATACGACGCCCGATGCCAGCAGGCGCAGATTCGGAACTAAACGTGCCACCAAACAACTTTGTGATAGCACAGTTGTTGACGCAAATGTCAGCGACGGTGCCGTCGTGCCGGCGGAGGCCTCAGCGTCCAGTGAAGATGCCGTGGTGTCGTCAGAGACCTCAGCGTCCAGTGAAGATGTCGCGCCTACTCCTGATGCTGTTGTTGCAGATGGTGCAGCTGCGCTTGATGTTGCGAAAGACACGCTTCTTCGTGCGCAAGCGCTCATCGCAGCCAAGAAAGAGAAGATCGCAAAGCGTACCAAGTTGTCTCAATCGCAGATCGACGATATGGAAAATGTATCGAAGGAATTTGCGGAGAATGAGATACAACGGGCACACGACGAAGAGAAAATACTCAACGAACTCCGCGAGGCAAAATTATCTGCAGACGCAATGGTGGCAGATCTCAATTCTGAACATGACAAACAGTCAGTACTCTTGATCGCCGCGCAAGCCCACGCAGAAGATCTCCAGAAACAACTGGAGGCGACGACAGCCGACATTGCTGCCAAAGATCGCGCTTCTGCAGAAATACAAGCCGAGCATGCACGACTTCTCGCCACATACAAAGATGACCTTGCAAAAAGCAATACTGAACTTGCACGCCTTCGCGTGGAGTCAGAGAACCTCCGCAGGGAGTCAGCGATCGAACTTAATTGTGTCAAAACCACTTTGTTGCAAGCGTCCGCAGCATCCGTCAAATACCAAGCCGACCTCGTCGTGGCCCACGAAACACTGCGAGATACCGTCCAACAGAAAGATCGCATCATCCACGAGTTGTACGATCGGTGCGCACAAAATTCTGCAGAAGTCTCAAGACTGCGCACTGATCTCGAAGCAGCCAAGTCAGGCGTCGCCGCCTCCACGGGCGACGCTGTCACATCGCGTGCACGCATCGCATCTTTACAGCAGGCCGCAGAGGAGCAAGCAGTTCGTCATAGGCGTGAACTCGACATGTTGACGGCCGACATTGCAACTCACACCGCAAACGAAACAAGTCTCATCGACCAACTTCGCGTCGCCAAAGTCCTACAATCCACAACTGAATCGAACCTCAAAAAAGAGATATCAGAACTACAGAAATTTGTTGGTTTAATTGGCGAAATCAAAACGCTTGTCAAGAACTAACGGGGGAGCTGCGCTCCCCCTAGCATTGTACGAACTAAACGATTGATATCGTGCGTTTCACTGGTGGCATGAGCATCAATTTATTGAGACGGGTGACAAGGTCATTTGTTGGGAGGGACTCGTCCTTTTGCGCATCCCACACAATGCATAAAGCTTTGTTGATAAGTTCGTCTGATTTTTTGAGTCTGTCATGCCGGCCAAGAAGTGCCGCATAAAGTGCATAGATTTCTCCCATCAACTCGAGTCCGCCACAGTAACAGATGCCATCATTGCGATCACGTGTCGCGCATTCGCCACCACATCTCTTGCAGATGTAAACGTAGTCAACGTGGTCCGTATTCTCATTTTCAACCGTGTACACATCGTAGAAATAATAGATGAAGTCGTGAAGATTTGGAAACTCGCCACCAATCACACCATGTTGGTTGATGGTAACCTTCTCACCGATGTACTTATCGAAAGCCATCATGTGTATATCAATGGCGATTACCCAATTCAAACACTTCTTTCTTCGAGCCTCGCTATGCTCGGCTCGGAAAGACGTGTGGCAAGAAAGATTGGGCGTTAAGTGGGGCTTGCACCCCTGCCGGACGTATGGCAAGATGGGCGCAAAAAAGCTTGGCCAACTCATTCGAAAAACTTTATGTGGTCGTCGGCGTGCTGGGTGCCATAAGTTTATCCTTTACTGCCCAGCCTGCGCCTATTGTAAACCACGTGCCAACCAAGGCGCCAACTCCCCACAGAATTCCCCATCCGGATTCAATGTAACTGAATGTCAGAATCCAGAACACGACCGTAAGCACAATCACGATGATCAGAAACACGATTGATGGCAGCATATATATACCATGACGGAGAATGTATTTTGCACGAAAGGATTTGCAGATAATCCACTGCTTCCAGCACTGTATGTAATCGGTGACGGGCTCCTCATGGACAGACTGCGCATCCTCGTCAAGGAAGATCTCATCACCCCACAGGACATGTGCATATGCGTGTTATCTGGGATAGCCACCGGCGACGCAGTTCAGACGTGGCTTGCCGACCGTCCAGAGCACGTGATTGAATACGCAATCGCTCTGACTTCCGATTCACGGCTGACAAAACCTGGACTTGACATGAAAGATCAGTTTAATTTGCCACTCATGGACAATGCTGACTTCCCATACGAATCCGTCATTTCCTTGCCAACGTGGCCATATCCCATAAAAGGCTCATACATACTCATGCCGGACGTGGCGGAGCCAGCGACGCCTGTCGGGCAAGCCGTTACCGACACGTTCAGGCGGTTGTGCTTCTTCACACAGTACTATTCTATTTATAACAATCTCCGCATACTATTGCCACCACCACCGCAAACTTCACGAAAATGCGACCCTGTCTTCTAGAGCTTCTTTCATCACGGCCTCGCTTCGCCTGGCAGCACGGCGCGGCGTATTCTGGCTAGGTAAGAAAGAACAAGCATTTTTTTCAGTGGTTTCAGCTAGGGGGGGTGGGGGGAGCGCAGCTCCCCCGAAAAGAAGCTGCCTAGTTATAAGACGATGGAGACAAAATTCCCACGTAACCTATTTTTGCTGGAGGATGATTTCGTTAACTCGACATATCAATACATTGCCAACACGTGCAACTGCATTTATGTTTGCCCACCCGGCATCTCCATGCAACTGACAAAGAAGTTTCCATATGCGGACTGTTATCAAAAAAAAGATGCTGTGTTAGCCGGTGATGTTCCACCTGACGATCGTTACAAACTTGGGACGGTTGACATCTGTGGCGATGGGAAGGAAAATCGTTTCATTATTAACATGTACTCGCAACACGGTTGCGGCAAGCCCCGCCAGTACGAAGATTTTGATTCGAAAGCGATGCGCCTCCTGTGGTTCAAGACATGCCTCGAACAAATAAGAGGCTCCAAGGACATCAGGGAAATAGCGTTTCCATGCGGGCTTGGAGATCCATGGGACGACTATCTTGCCGCGATCGTTGCATACGCCACGGCAACTCCACAAGTTCGCGTGGTCATCGTGAGAGGCTAGGGCGCTCCGGATGCCCCGGTGACAATTGCGTTGGAGATCTCTTTTTTGATTTCTTTCGACCACGGAGTTGGAAAGCGTTTGAGGAATCCATATGCTTTTTGCAGGAATGGGATGCCATCGTCTCCAACGAACATTGCATATTCTTTTGCGATGCACACCGCACTGTCGACACATCCGTTAAGTGCTGCAGAGATAAATAACTTGTCGGGATCCATCGTCAGTTCCATGCCGGACAACCATTTCATGAGGGCAACAGATTTTGGACAAAAGTCAACAAGCGTGCGCGGCGTGCCGACTGGCGCCGACACATGAGGTTCTCTGCTTTCTTGCTTAGATGGATCGAACTTGTTTTCTGCGTAGAATCCGATCACGTCGTCGAACTCGCCTTGTCTCATGACATCGAGCATATCTTTTGTTGTTGGTTTGAAACCTAGAGCCATGCACTTCTTCATCATGCTGGTGCCGCGCAGCCCTGGATGAAACGCCTTGTCTTTTATCAACTCCGGCAGCATATCGTCGGAGATTTCCATGGTGTTCAGTTTACTTGCTCGCCCGGCCATTTGAATTTTTCTATCCCCGTGTATAACTTAGGTCATAGCAATGTCACATATCAAGTCATTTATGGGCGGGTTGCAAGCAGATCAGGCCGTTGCGTGGCCATTTAGTGATGGCACAGACACGTTACCTGAGCGCAAAACTCTCCGTGTGGGTAGAGCCCTCCATATTAAAACCTGGCCATTTGATGACGGTATGGGTGCATGGCCATTTGATGATGGTTCATGCTAAATTATACAGAGCAACCGGCTCATGCACATAGGTATTTTTTGTCAAACTTTGAAAGCACCCGTTATAGGATGAAGTGTGAACTGCCGAATTTCTGTGTTGATGACATTGCCCCGATGTGGGAGCGTGCCCCACTGGAAATTCTATCATTGATCATGTCTTATGTGAGTCCCGTCCAAATCGACGTGATATCACGTGAGATTGACACAAACATCGGAGATGCGTGCTGTTTTGATAATTCCATTGTCTATCGAGATGTGAACGGAATGGTTCTTGCGCAGCCCGACAGAACACTGCATTACGATAAGTCATCTGCCTGCAAAAAACCATTATGTTATCATGTAGGATTTGGATACATGTTATTCACGACAGGAAGTGGGATACGTATCTACGAAGGTACAACATCGTTCAGAGATGTGCGGATTGTTCCTGACAATCCGATATCCATACTCCCGGAGGGAGTGAAATTTAACACAACTTTTCTGAAACTTGGCAGGCATCTGACATACGATGTCCTCGTACCGGATGACCCCGTCGCTGTCATACGGCACGTCCTTTTCACACAGAAGCTCGGCGATGGAACTATCAACATCGCAACGTCGCGTGATGGCATATCGCTGCAATATTTGGAAGGTAGAAGGGCGTGCAGGTATGACATTCCATCTCAAGACGAGCATGGACGGAAATCTCTTCCCACCGTTATCAGCGCTTGGCCTTATCTCACAGTCTCGGACTCACGCCTACTAACAGTATACAAAATCACAGGATCCGCATACACATACAGATAACATTCCTGACGTATCCAGCATCGCACTGTAAAGGGGGGCCGAGCGGAGCCCGGTGTAGGTATTACATTACATTATTAAGGGGGTAAGGGGCCGAGCGGAGCCCGGCGCAGGTTCCAAGCTTTCTTGCCCGGCCACAGAAATAATCTTTTAGACCTACCATCATTTATGTAAAATCGGATTTGTTGCCCGGACTAAATGGCAGCACCAAGCCACACCCATGCTCAGCTGAGCATACCGTGCTATCTTTCTTGCCTAGCTTCTTTCACGGCCGAGCGAAGCGAGGCCGTGCCAGAAAGAAGCTCCCTATATAGATGACGTTACCGGAACTCTTAACCAACGCGAAGTGTGTATTTTTGATTGCCAGCACAACGGAGGCCTTGTTGCCTGCCGCGCAATCGGCAAAACCTGGCGCGCCTCTCCTTCTTGCTATGATGAAAGGTCCTGCGACAGAGCAGTGGCGACTCAGCTTTTTCAAGCTCGCCAGACGTGCATTGATCGCATCAGATTACATACAGGCCGCCTCACCACTTGCGATCTACATTCAAGACCCATCGAGTATGTGGACATTTGGATGCAAACACGAATCCGAAATCGAAGACATCACAAACTATTTAATTGCCATTGCCAGCGTCGCACAGAAAAAAGAGAACAAACTTCTCATCATCGATGAAGTACCCGACGCTGCGCAAGGGTCCGTCACGTATTCCGCATCTCTTGTCACAATGAAGGACACGATTGACATTGTGAACGGCCCATTCTGCAACATGGTCAATAAGAAAAGTCCTAAATTCATGCCACCCATCACTCATGTCTATAAACTCGAATCTATCTGCTAGAGCTTCTTTCTCGTCGAGCCTCCCCCCCGAAGACCCCCTTTGTCAGGAATGACACGTATTGAGGCAAGAAAGATAGCACAGTGCGCACCAGCCGAGGACATGCCCTGGGATTTATCTTTTTTGCTTTCTTACCTAGCTTCTTTCCGAGGCCGCAGAAAGAAGCTGCTGGCTCTCCCCCGGTATAGGAGATGTTGTGTGCAGCATGCACGTGTTTAGACACTTTTGGATCGTGTCTGCAAAGATGTAAATCGATTTTTTCACGAGAGCCGGAATCACAACAAGTAAATGTTAAAGTAGAAATGCATGGAGGCGTCAAGACGATGACATCTGTGGGCGAGGGAGTATCGGCGCAGCCATCGGCTCCGATGGAAGAAAAGGCGGCGCCATCATATCATTCTCTTACGTCGTCGTCAAGCTTGTGTGGATCGTCACACACGTCTAACGATCCTGGTGGCCTTCGTGTTATCTCCGCAAGTGGCGTCACAATTGTCGATGACGTCTTAATTACGAACCTTTCGTCCAACATTTTTACGCTGTTCAAAAAACATCCACATTATCCAGACATCATCAAATCACAAACAACTGGCCTGCGCTCCTATGGGTATCTCGCAGCTGCCATCATCCTGTTGGAAACACATGGTGCTGACGTCGACGTCTTGCGCCTGATAACAACCGCATGCTCCATGGATCGCAAAACGATCGGCGAAATCTACAGCGCAATCGCGATGTCAGACGCCGACGCGAGTAGCGTCCAGAAGACATGAACATTCTAGGGGGCGCACGGGGCTCTCATCCGAACGATCTTTCTTGCCTAGCTTCTTTCACGGCCGAGCGCAGCGAGGCCGTGCCAGAAAGAAGCTGCTATTTCGATAGCGTCTCTAAGAGTAGTGCTCCTTCCGTTGTCAGCGCATCAAATAGTTTATTTTTTTCTTCGAGTGCCGCAGATAATTGTTTGTTCTTTTCTATTGCGATGTGTATGGCAACTCTCAGGCGACGGATCTCATCAACGCCAGCCTTGCCTTCGAAGATCTTACGTTCTTTCTCAAATGCAACACGCTCATCATCAAGTGCCCTCTTTTTTAATGCAAATGCGTTCTGGCCCGTCTGTGCAAAGAACTCAGCCCTGTTCGTTTCGAACTCTTTCTTCTCGGCGCGAAGTTGTGCGAGTTCCGTGACGAGACGTTTGTTTTCTTCTTTGATTGCAGTTGCTTTCGGACCAACAATGTCGCGCATCCAAAACCTGTCGCACGAGTCGCGCATCACCGTGACAAGTTGTACCATTGTCATGGCAGAGCCGTATTCGAGCAGATGTATCATGAAATGCACATAGTCACATGGCAACTTTCTTGGCTCGCCCAGCGTTGTGGGTACGCCCATGTCCGTCAGTTCAAACACACGCGCCATGTTTGTAACGGCACGAAACTTTGGCACATACGTCACATACACAGGATACTCACCAAGTTCAAATGCCAGCACTGTGGGAGTCCCATTTATCGTTCTGTCAATTGTCAAGGCGCGCTCATCTCCTCTGAACGGCGCCTGCACGGACAACCGCCACGGTGGTTTCTCGCATGCGCAATGCTCACTACCCACATACATCCCAACTCTTCCAACATAGACAATCGGCATCTCCGCATACCTCGGAGGGAACATACCTTCACTCATTTTCTCCGCAGCCTCTTGCCTCACCGTCGCAAGAAGCTGATCAAGCTGTTTAGATCTAAACTCTTGCATATAAAAAACCATATACAAACATGTGGAGCACACGAGACAAACGTTGGCTTGGCCATGTGTACGAGGCTCTCACGCGCATGTAGGAGATATGTGTCCTTAGCTAGGCCGAAGCCACTTGGCTTCGGGGGGAGCGCAGCTCCCTGCCTAAACTCTTGCATATACAGACATGCGGAGCGCAGGTCCCAGAAAGAAATATGGGAAGCGCGCTGGGCGCAGCGAAATTAGACATGTCATTCCTGGCCGAGCGTAGCGAGGTCGAGAAAGAAAGTATTTGCGTCCATAAGAAATTGCTCCCATCCTGGATCTTCCACAAATATTGATGGGTTCGTCGACAGTTCGTACTCATCGGTGAGATGTTTAGATAATGCCATGTCTAAAATGTTTGTGTTTCGGTTCACGCATAATCTGGCGGAAGCTTCGTATTTGTGTGACAATATGTATGGCTCGACCTTCTTATTGCTATTACAGGAGAGATCATACCATCCGTCATCGGTGAGTCCATATTCAACATATCCAATCACAACATCGGCAATGAGATCGTTGTTGTTTTCCAGAACATATCCGACATCATGCGGATGCGCGCACTCGATGAGATATTTTACCATCAGGTCGTTGGTGTTTGCCCATGCACTTCGCACATCTAAGTGTTTGTCGTGGCTCAATGCGTATTCTGTTGCAAGCTTCCCAGAGTTTCGCGACACAAACTTCCAGTTTATAGGTTTGCCACTTTGCAACAGGTGGGCGAAAGCCCTGTCATCTTTATTCAACGCAAGCCAGTCATAGTCTATTTTTGACCTGTGCTCCATCAGATGCTCAACCATTTGTGGGTTGCTATTCGCCGACGCTGCACTCCAGTTTGTCCACATCGACCCCACGCACTTGTCAACTGCGGCGTCGTGTGGATTCGCACTAAGCCCTGAAATCATTAACATATTCTTGGTGATACCCTTCCGCAAAACGAATCTCTGTTCGTACCCAGCAATCTCATGAATCAGTTCTAGCGGCAACATTTCGTATATTCACATTTGGGCATCTGCAATCTCTTTGATCGGGAGCGTCATCATAATGACAGGCCAGTCGTTGCGCGGCTTAATATGCACCTCGTCGTCAGCACCAAACATATCGAAAAGACGACGCGCAAGTTTCGTCGCAGACCCCTGCGACATCCTCAGATATTCAACCAAATCATGTTCCACTGATTCTCTTTTGATAACCGGAATTCCATGGGCGTCATTATTCTTGTCGCAAGCTTCGTAAAGGCTTGCAAAATCTAGAATTGCATCGGGTTGTGGTACATGCCTCCTGCCGGACATCCGTTCGATGACAATTCCCGGTGGTGCATACAAATATGCTTTCTTGAAATAGTTAGGAAGGTCGGAGTCGTTGATGTTGATTGACTTTGCCCCACTGTTCACGTATGCATACGGCTGGCTCTTACGAATTGTTTTCATATCACTTTTAATTGTTTCAAGTATCGCATCTTTCGATGGATGCCCGCCTGTTGTTTCGTAGATATCGTCGATGTCTCGTGTCATCCATCCGCGCCTTCTGAGCTCCTTCATCAAAGAAGACTTTCCGACGGACGTTGTTCCGACAAAGAACCAACGTGGTGCCGACTTTTCATTACCGCCTACCACATCACCCTTTACGAAAAACTCGGCTATAGCCAAGATGATGACGATAATTGCCACAACAAAAAACATGTTCGTATATCTCAACAGATTTAAATCTTCCTCGCTACGTTCTAGCAGGTCGCCCTGTTCGTATCCCATCGGATCTCAACTTGACGACGTGCGTGCTGGTTGCACATGCCATGCTTGCGAGCATGCCACTTGCTCCGTACTCTCCATAAACAGTTGTCGAGATCGCTGGCACCAATCTCTTGCCTTTGCCATTTACTCTCATGATAACATCTGTCGTGCCGTCGACCGCTTCTCCATCCCCGGTGACCTTTGCGGTGGAGCCGGCATTCACGCTTGTCGTTGCGAAGCCAACAACTGCTTCATCATCTTGTCTCGCATACAGGTACAACGTTGCTGGCAATGTGGCAACGAAATACTTACCGTCGAACGAGGCGATCGATGCGCCAGTGCAGGTTGCCGTGATTGTCGAAAGCGGTCCGACACCCACCTGGACTGTCGAAGTTGCAGCGTCGTATCCCGTCGTGCAGATACGCATTCTAAACTGCACTGCGCCGCCAGTTCCATTGTAACCAACGACGAATTGTTCATCACTGAGACCTCCCACTGCCAATACCGCACTCGTATAATCATGAACCGTATCCACGACGTTCGTAGCAAGGAGTGTGCCATCTGACACTTTCACACTCAATATCTGAATGACGTTCGCCGTTGTGTTTGTGAGAATGTGAACGATCCCATCTCTTCCTCCAATCATGCGGCCTGCGTTCACCGAGGTGCCGACAGTCCATGGTCCATAAGTTACGCCCACTCCCCATGCACCGATCTGGACGGTACCGCTTGCCGTGACGGTTGCAGTGACGATCAGAGTGTCAATCTTGATGGCGCCGATCATCGATGCATATGAGTTTGCGACCACGATCGCGCTGCCTGCGGATACAGTTTGATATCCACTGTCGTATGTGAACATAGCGTATGAGCATGTGAGCGATGCCCCATTCCACGTCACAATTGCAACTCTGTTCAAGCCGGCCCAACAGCACGTGCAGTTTGCCGTGAGCGTTGTGGTGGTTGACGTGAGCAGCGCTGATCCATTCCCGACAACTCCGCATTCTTTCAGATAGAATGTTCCGCTGTGACTGCCGAGTTGCAAGATGCGATCACCTGCAACCACGCACGCGACAGGGCTCGCCGTTTCACCCGTCAGTGTCGTGACACTGCTGATCGAAATGGCGCCATCGGCGCCTCCTGTCACGACGTACTGGGAGCCCGCTTTGTACACGAGGATTCGGGTGTCATCGATGCGCACAGAGTTTGTGAGTGCGGTCGGTGCCGTCGCCATTGACTGTTGGTACATCGAAAGATAACTGCCAGCTGGCGTGTACAATTTTTTGAACAGGTAACCATATTTCGTCGCTGTTCTGGAGAACACCACAACTTCATTGTCACTTCCAGATTTGGCGATTGCAACGCCACGCCAACTGAATGAAGTGACGTTTGACGTGAGCCCCGACGGCTGTGCTGTTGCACTGTACACGTAAGTAGATGTCGTGCCGCTGATTTTCCAGATATTCACACGCGTGTATTTTGTTGCCGCTACATCCACCACATACGCAGTTGCCCACGTCGTAGTGGATAGACCTGTTGAATGGCATCGCCACAATGTGTCGGTGCTGACGACCACCTGGAAGGGCGTTCCACCGGACCATGTTAGCGTTGTTCCGCTGATGGTTCCCCATCCCGTGTATGTGTATGTATCGACACTGTTGACGAGTACGACTGCGATTGCCGGCAAGCCTCCAGCCAGTCCGAGTGAGCAAATGCTTGACAGTTGTGATAAATTGCCAATCGCCTGTGGTGCGCTGACCGTCACTGCATATACGCTGTCCATTGTGCCAACAACGACATGCGTTCCGTTGTTGATCGCGAACGTACTTCCGGAAACGCCGATCACTTCGGCCATCGTGGACGCCGCAAGCGTCGAGGTAGTCGAAGGTCCAACTTTCGTGACCGTTGTTCCATACACTTGTATCGGCTGTATCACGAACGTTGTGTCATACCACACACAGATCCCTTGCGTGTCATTCAACATGCAAATCGCACAAATACCGTATGACGATGCCGTCCCGACAGCTGTGCCGGCAACGATCGCCGACGTCGTTGCGATGCTTGCGGTATAGTTCGTTGCGCCATCGCTTGACAAAATCAGAGCGCGTCCCACTCCCACTGCACACATCGCATATTGTGTTGCCGTGAATGTTCCAACGACGACCTCACCTCCGATAGTTCCATCTGTGACAGCATATTTCCTAACGTCTATTGTTGACGTGCCATCCCTTTGTGCCATCGTCATCACCGTATCTGGAGAAAGCGTGACCATCTGAACAGAGCTAATGAGTTGTGTGCTTGTGAATGCGATGGTTGGTGTTACTTGTGCAACCGGCACTGAGTAAGATCTTCTGTATTCGACGAGCTGGTTGCCGTCACCAACCTCAACGAGCGTACCAGCAAGGATATTGTCACCTGCGGTCAGCGCGGGAGCCGTGACGACCCCTGCCGTGGCTGCCGTGCCCGGTGTCGCAGTGATCGCCGACGATCCAATGTTGTAGATCTGGTCCGCAACTGTGCACGTGGAATCTACTGTCGACAGGATGTTAGTTGGCGTGTTGAGCGTTGGCGCCGTCAACGGTACCGTGAGTGTTTGCGCTCCCGTCAGTGTCACGGCGGTTCCGGTGGCGGCAGGCGTCGTGATCACAACCGTCTTGCCAGCATCTTGGTAGAATGATGCCATGACAGGAGTCGTGAGCGTTTTGTTTGTTAAAGTCTGTATGGAAGATGTGTCAACTGCAACTCCAACTGAGGGCGTCATGTTTAAGGTTGGTGGAGGCCTCGCATACGCCGTCTCCATACACTGTGATCCATTGCCCTCAAGCGCGTACGTGACGGCACCATCAGTCGGCGTCTCCGTGAGCTGTCCAGATGGATCCACCCAACCACATGTCGTGCTCGCCGTGTCCACAGTGCTTGAGCTTACAAAACTTTCACCAACTACCACATCCTTGCCACTGATGCCAACATTACCAGTTGTGGTGGCAAGCGTTACGAGTGAAGAAGGCGTGATGAGAGTTGGCGTTGGCGCCGCTTGTACGATCACCGCCGCGGAAGAGTCGTTCACCGCCGTGATGGGACGTCCGACGCCGCATCCGTTTACACCGAGGGATCCGCCATTTGCGCGCAACACCCATGACGTCGCAGTTCCCAAGATGTCCGCCGAGTACACAATGCAGAACTTGTAACGACCCGTCTTGACCATGGCAAGTTGATAACCATATGGCGGGACATCACTCACTGTTACTTGTGCTGCGGATGTGTGGAGTGTTCCATCGTAATAACCAGTAGCAAGAAGTACAACTTTTTTGCTGCCATCATACACAAGATATCCGATCGCATATCTCGTGCTTTCGATACCCACTCCGTCAATGCAGCGGATCGTGCTCGTCTCTGTGAGTTCCGTGGATGGTGCACCCATCGTCAAAACGAGTGCTGATGTGTACGTCACGATCGACGCCTTTACGGTCAGACCCTCAATCCACATAACAACTGCGGCGCCGCCACTGCTTAACGCCACGATCTTCACACATGATGCCCCGGTGACGGCTCGCGTCGCAGTGCTCACGGTCGTGACAGTTCCATCTTCGCCGATGTTCAACATCACACAACGCATCGTCGTCCCGTCATACAGAACTGCAAGGACATAACCTTCCACTGGTTCAACGCAGAATGTCTGCGTGACGGAGGTGTACCCATGGGACGATTGGCCAAGCATCGCGCTCGCCAACGTGTATGCAGTGTAGTAACTGCTTCCAATAGTGAACAATCTTTTGTAGTTTGTGAGGCGTTGCGTACTTACACAGCAGCTGATTGCATTTTCTGAATCTGACGATGCCGGCAACCACGTGACACCTCTACTATCCATGATCGCCGATGCTGGCGTGTTAGCTGCGCCACCTTGTGTTGTCACGTTGGCAGCTGTTGGCCGAGCTTCCGTTTTGGAGATCTCATAACAGTCATAAGTGCCGGCAAGCGTAGGTGCAACACTTACAATACTGCCTGGATACATGCAAACGACGCCTCCCACGCCGTCCACCCCTGTGGCACCCGTCGTCACCGTGTACGCACTGATTGCACCAGGCGTCAGGCCACTGACGGCTGCGCTCGCCGTCACGCTCGCGACCCCCGCATCCGTCACGCTAACAAGTCCATACCAGACAGAGGTTGATGCGATCGTCCAACCGCATGCATACGAAGTCCCGGGTGCCGCTGCGGAGCTGAGCCGTGCAATTGGCGTCACCCATACATACCCGCCGGCACCGCTTCGGAGGACGGTTTCAGCACCAAGCGTGATGGTTGTCCCGCTGACGCTACATCGTCTGAAACCTACTTTCGTGCTATCGCCATACACGACCACGAATGTGGAAGACCCCGCCACCCCGTCGCGTGCGATGCACACGGAAGCTTCACTTGCGCTCACGCTCACGGGACTACCCCAAACTGGCACGGTCGGCACGGTCATGTCGACCGCAAAGACGCTTGTTGATGTGGCAGTTACAAACGTTGCCGCAACCACTAACGTAGGGGTCAGTGCAACCGCGCAGATCACACCATTCGACGCAATCGCAGAAGTCACAGTTGCACCCAATCTGATCGACGTGTCAAGAGGTGTGAGAATCTTCGCCTTGATGGTCGTATCCGCCCACATCGCAACCGCGGTGGCCGCCGTGACGGCTGCGCCATTGGCAGCAATGCATGACATGGTGGTTCCAGCGACGATCGCATTGTCAACGGTGATCAATGTGCCGTCCGTTTCCACTCGTAACATCACATACTCTCCATTCCACGCGGCGATAGCCGCACCGGGTGCCGTCATGCACATGCCAATGCGCACAGAGGAAATCGTCGTTGTTGTGCTGATGAATTCGTCAATCTTTGTGAATGCTCCGGTGGTGCTTGTCCGCCTAAGGCTGTCCACGTGGACATGTGTTGTTAACCAGTACGCGATCAAATAAACGTCTCGACACACCCGTGTGATCACGGGATCCACGCATGCGTATGGAGTTCCAGCAATCATCGGCGCTACGTAAGTTCCACGGATGCGTTCGACGACTCCGCCATTGCCATCGCATTCACAAACCGCACCAGTGTGGATGATCCCATTTGCATATCTTTTATTTGTGGTTTTCACAAGGACTGTTTCGCCAACGTCATCTGTCGGTTTCCAGATGTACGATGCATTCAAGTTTGATGCGAGACTGTCGCATACGACCGTCCCCACTGTGTGGAGCGCCTGCGTTGGCGCTGTTGTGAATATGCCAACACCATTCTTCGTGAAAGAAACGATGTCTGTCAGGCGTGACGGATCGGGTGTTACCTCGATGGAAGTGTGGGCTGCATTACTCGCAATCGACATTCTTGCGACACCACCTTCAAGCTCTCCTCTCAACATGTATCCGCAGGTAACGCCCGCAGTGAAGGATGTGTCTGCAAACTTGATAACTTTACCGAATGATGCGGTCGTCGTGGAGACATTCGAATCCCCGATGTTCTTTTCAACAACGGTCGAGATTGAGATCCCACCAACAACATCAAGACCATTGGTTGCGGTCGTCCCAACACCCACTTTGGAATTTGTGAAATCACACACGAGTGTGTTACCTGCATTGGCAAACACGCCGGTCATTCCGGGGGCGCCCGCGGTGCCGAGAAGAGTTTGGGATGCAGTCGGAAGCGTTATTGTTCCAGTGTTGATGATTGAAGATATGACGGGTGCCGTGAGAGTTTTGTTTGTAAACGTTGCCGGGAGATACGTGTACTGTGGGGATGGCAGTATGGGCATGGCACCTTGCGCCGCCGATGTGTCGGCCTGCGCGGGCTGTTGTGCCCCATTGACATTTAGATAACCATCTGTGGAGCAGTATCCAATTTGTGGAAGATCGCCCGTCGCGCCTGCGCCGCTCACAATGTCTCCGGTGTTTCTGATGTAGTATGTACCCCGCACAAAGGACGCGTCTCTTATCATGTTGTTGGTTATGCCGGCGGTGTTTACGCCAAGGCCTGTGACTTTGTCCGTGTTCACGAGGGCATATTCTTTTCCGACCGGCACAACCATCGCAACTTGGTTTCCTGTGAACTGCAGAACATCCGCACCTACAGTTGAGATCAGAGCACCTCCATTGACATCTCGGAGTGTGCGTTTTTCATATAATCTGCCGGCAACAACATTGACATGCCAGCTCGCACCACCTGTCTCTGTGGAATCTTCTCCATATGCAACCACATAATTTCCATCGACACCACTTGCGGCGACTCCGACATCATACGACCATGGTGCCACAGTGCTCAGTGTGATGGCCGCTCCCATCACATCAACACCAAATTCACCGCTTGCTCCATTATGTATGTACACCGCATTTGTTGCTCCATACACGCTTCTCACAATCACAAAAGTTGTTGGAGATGTTGAAGCGATACTAATGGCGCGCGTTGTTGAGTATGTGCCAGTAATGCTGAACACGCTTGAGATGGCAATTGTCGTTCCAGATATTGTGACGTTCGTAACTTGCACGAGATCCGCAGTTGGCGCAATCATCGCAACGACGACAGATCCGCCGCACACGCATGCGCGTACACACGTGACCGCACCAGGTGTTGTTGTGGCAGTTGATATCGTGGTGATTGTCTTACCCACTGATAGCAGCGTTGCACGCAGGACTGTCGTTTCGAGATCGATCACAACAACCATGTTGTCACCTACGCAGACCGCCTGCCCCGCAGTCATTGAAAGACCATGTGCTTGTTGCGTGCGCAGTGTGCCATCGCTCATATAAACGGAATAATTCGTCGCATCGACAGTGAAGATTGCCGGCCGGGATGGTGACGTTTGGGCAATCCCGATCCACGACATCGCAAGCGTAACGACAGGCGTCACCGTCGGGCCCGTAGTCCCGTTTGTTACGATTCCCACATGGCATGCCGTGCCGGCTGCGTCTTTGTACGCGATTGCCGTGGTGCCAGAGTCGAGCACCGCATATGATGTGTGACTTGCTGATGCGTTGGCCGCATCCGTTAACGTGGCGATGCTTTGTGGGTCGATGCGATTGTATGAGCAGTTTTCTCCAAGTCGTATCACTTCGCAGATGATTGTTGCCGTGCTTGACTCGAACGCCGCGATGATGTCACCTTTCCCATTTAGTTGGGCGTGCGACGTTGATCTTGCGCTGCCACGGAAATCAAAACTAACGAGATTCCTAAGATCCGTTAACGTTACTCCACTGGCTGCAAATATGTACATGTCTGTGCCGTATCCACTTTGTGAAAAAGTTGTGACGATGTTATCGTACCGTGCCCATGGCGAAACAGTTGCATCGATGCTTATTCCATATTGTCCGCCTGTACCGACGAGTTTCGCAGGACCCCATATTACAACACCATCAACAAAAACTGTGCCAACGCGCGCATAACATCCGCCTGCCGAAGCTTGTGTGTTGATGGCGATTGCGCTTGCACTGAGCCTCGCGATATCCGTCTCTCCGGTGGATGCATACGGTGTGGCAGTTGCTGTTGGTGACCCGCTTGTGTAAACGATGACATTTGTTGCAGCTCCATCGTTCACGCAAACCGCATATTGTGTATCGTTGACGTAACATCCGGACAGAGTGTGAGTCGGGTTCGCAACGACCGCGATCGCAGTCGTTGCGCCGATCACTACGCTGTTACTTGCACTGACAGAGAATGGCGTTGATTTAACATTTGTTCCATCACACACAACAAAATATCCAGCCGCCGTCGTGCCAACTGTCGTTACCACGCACACCGCGCCTCTGCTCGACGAATGTGCAGCAGTGACTGCACCAACAGCGAGTTCGGTGATGGCAGTAGTCGTAACACCGATCAACGCATACCGTTGTAAATTTGTCGTATCAATCCATGTCAACATGTACCGAGAGCATGCCGGCGAGGATGCGGGGCTGTAGTCTCCGATGTACACGGGTTTCACCGGCATGCTGTTGGAGCATGTGACGGATGTGGTTGCGGTTGCGCCAGATGTTGTGGTGTTTCCGTTCACATAAACACTGCGCATGTTGATGGCGCCGGTAGCTGCCGTCACGCTCGTGCAAAGACCTCTCCTGCTACTTGCCATGCAAATACGAACGGCCACGTCTCCAGTCAGCGCGAGTTGTTGAAATGTCGGCGACGACCATTTTTTGGATATCGTGGAGCCTGCAGTTCTGCATGAATACAGGACGGTTGTTGAGGACGCATCCATTGGAACAAGGTCAAAATATGTTTGATCGTTTGCGAATCCTGACGTCTGTTCTGATAACGTGTTTTTACGAACAACGCTGACAGTTGTGCCACTCACGCCAACCACTACAAATCCGAAATACGCCTCCGCAATCCCCAATGCCATGACGACGGCTTGCGTCGGGCTCATTGCAACGATACGGCGCGATCCAACATAGCCGGTGTCAGCGACAGTCGAGTTCACTGTCATTGTCGTTCCGCTCACTGACACATGACTGACCGTTCCATTATTTGCAAACAAGAATGTCGTGTCGGTCAACTTGCAGACCGCTGATATCGTGTATGTAGTTGGAACAAGTGTGGCGGCACCAAATGTCACGGTGCCGGCGGCCACATCTGCAATCGCGTATGCAGCGGTCGTGTCTGTGAGACACGCAACCACCTTGCTCGTCGCTCCGCTGACGAGAGTTGCGAGGTCTGTGACTCCTGCGACACCCACCATGCCTGACGGTACGGAAGTTTGTGTTGCGCCCAGCGTAATCGTGCTGCCATCACCGGTAAATACGATCGCATTGACCTGACTGCTTGCAACGCCCATGAACAGGCCAACTCCCTCGCTCAGTCTGCACATGCACGACGAATCAGTTGAGCCCGTGATGGACGTTTCGGCAGTCTGTAAGATGGTGACGGCTTGTTCCGTCGCAGTGAAATACGTGTATGCGTATTTCTGATTGCTTGCTTTTCTGTAGAAGACGACGTATGCGTGCGCCGACGCGCCCATCGGGACAAGGCCGACCACCGGGCCGCACCCGGCCACCGTTGCCGATGTCGACAATGTTGGAACCGTGCCGGTCAGCACCCTGATCGTCAAAACTGCAGATGTATCACCTGCACACGCAAGAATCGTGTTTCCAGTCATCATCAAAGAACGTCTGGATGTTCCCGTGTACACCGACGCGAATGGTTCATATGATAAAATGTTTCTCGTGTATTCGCGTGATACGCCGCCATAAACCTCCATTGCATTGCCGAGATCGGGAGACGCTGCGGTCGCGACGGCAGCCACGGAGGCCTGCGCGTTTCCACTGTTTGTGATCTCTACACCAGTTCCAGTGACTCCTTTCAGGAGGCCGCTTGCAGTGATGTTACCTCCGACAACGAGCGGTGCGGTCTGACCTGTGATGGACGTGCCGATCGTCACGTTACTACCGGTAGCAGCGAGAATTGGTGGCGTGAGTTGTGCATTTGTTGGATACCCATACACATCGCCGTCTTCGTAATCAGCAATTCCAGTGTTCGACGTCCGCATTGAGAGTGTGAGGGAACCATCAACGGTTGTGCTTCCATTGTCAAGAAATTTAATGTCGAGACCACTCACATATCCATTGTTTTTTGTTGATGTGCCAACGAATAGACCTCTCGTCCCAGTCACAGGAATTGCGGAGTTACGGAACACCGCACTTTGCATCGATGCCGTCGATGTCAGGCTGACCGCCGTGTCTGTGAGAGCCGTCGTTGCAACGCCGGACATGGCCGATGTATCAAAATCCACGGACAATGCGGCGCCCGCATACGTACCGCTCATGCTCGCGTATCCATTTGTTGGCAGTAATGTGCATGACTTTCCAGGAAGGGTGTATGTGTAGGTTCCATCCGTCAGCGTTCCAGTAAGTTTCAGAGAACCGGAGATGTCCAGAGCTTCCGATGGACTTGCCACGCCAACACCAAACCGTTTGGCAGAAGTCGTGCTGTCATAGATGACTGTTGCGCGATCCGTGATGGACGTTGGATACGGCTCCCAGGTTGCCGCCGCAGTCGACGATGCAAATGCAAGTTTCGCATCACTACTTGCGCCAGCGCTTTCACTTCGGAGCACCCATCCATTCACGACGCCAACGTTGTATGAAGTGTCGAGTTGTTTAACACAGAAACCATTTGTCGTCCATGAACTATCTGTCTGAATGCGTCCCTGCATGTTCGTGATTGCAACCGTTTCTGTTCCCTCGAATAGGATGCTTTTTGCACTGCCAAACTTCAAGCCGTATGAAGGATCTGCCGCAGTTCCAATACCGACAGCGCTATTCGCGAAGTCCAACTGGATAGTATTACCGGAGTTTGAGAATACATTTGTCATCGCCGTGTAACCATTTGACGGAAGTAAAGTTTGCGCAGTTGTCGGAACATCGATAAGAACGAGTTTGCCCGCGTCCTGATAGAATGAAGGGATTACTGGAGTTGTGAGCGTTTTTCCAGAAAGCGACTGCGTACCGGATGTCGTGACGAGGCTTGTTGTCGCTGTCGGTAATGCCAGAACCGCTGCGCCAGCGATGATCTGTGCGGTGTCGATGCGCGTCGCACCCACCACGTTCGCATTTGCCGGTGTTCCACCAGTCCCGACAAACAAATCCCCAGCGTTGATGGATGCCCGCGTCATCGTCGATGGATTCGTGGTGTCTGATGGAGCGCTCGCGAGCGTCCCAAAATACACTTGGCCGGTAGTCGTGAAGCCGACAGATCGCCACAGCGGATCACCAACGGCCTGTGGATCTCGCCAAGTCACATATCCATATTTACCATCCCCAAATGTGCGCAGTCTGCCCATCTTGATGGTTCCATCCATCGTGAGTCCAGAGTTAACAAATGCACCAGTTGTGAAGTTGCCAGACAGAGTGCCCCCGGCGTTCGCGACTGAGCCCGTCATCAGTGCATTCCCGGCGGTTCCAAGAAGAGTCTGACCAACAGTTGGTAAAACGATCGTGCCCGTATTGACAATGGATGTCATCGCCGGCCCATCGAGTGTCTTGCCAGATAAAACCTGACTGAGGGTGAGCCCGACAAGGTCACCACTTGCTGGCCATGTGATCGTCCGTCCAAGTGTGGTCTTTGTGGACGCCATGAGAACATCCCCGACAGATGGTGTCGTGAGAGCCTTGTTTGTAAGCGCCTGCAGGAGTGATGTACCGACAACTGTGTGTTCCAAACTTGAAAACGTCATCGTCTTTCCTCCACTCGTGTAAATGCGATTACCAGAGTCAAGATGCACATCTGTCAATGTATCATGAAACGCGGTCTTTGTGGACAGCGTCTGTGGCCAATCGACAAGAGTAAAAGTATCGCTTGCCGCTGGATTTACAGATACGCTGTACCCACTGTTCTGGAACGATCCAGTCAATGTCAAATCTGCAGTTCGAAAAGCTTTTGCGTACAGGGCCATCCTCTATATTGAAAGCTTCTTTCTTCGAGCCGCCTGCGGCGGCTCGGAAAGAAGCTAGGCAAGAAAGATAGAAATGAGATACCAAGTACGCGGATGATGCGTAGTGGGCAAAAAGGTTAACACGTATAGTTTCTTTCGGAGCACGGCTTCGCCGTGCTCCGAAAGAAACAGCAAGGGGTGCGGGGAGCGAAAATCTTTCTTGCCTAGCTTCCGCCATGCGGCGAAGCCGAGCGAGTGACAGCGAAGCTGGCTCCCCCGCTTTGAATTATATACGAAACATGGCATTTCCAATCGAGCTCGCAGATATCGTTACGGGCTTCACACCGAAGTACAAACTTCGTGATGGAATCGACATCAAAAAACTCACCGTGCGATACCTGGCATCCGTGGATGTCGATGAAGCTGTTCTGTATGTGTTGGAACATTTCGAACAGGAATGCTGGCCATACTTGCAAGAAAATCCTAATGACATCGCTGTCACGCATTGTCTTAACCATCCTGAGAAAATAGGTAGCTACTTCTCGAAAAATCCGAATGACAGAGCTGTGGCATATGTGATGGAGAATCCGGAATTGATCCACTGGGACATGTTTGCATCGAATTCGAACGACAGAGTTGTGGATACACTTCCAGATTACCCATCTCTCGTGACATCCTATGCGTTGGCACGAAATACAAACAGTCGCGCGGTAGAGTATTTTATTCAGGAAGGGCGGAGAGACGCAAATCTTTCAGAAAATTGTAATGATCTTGCAGTCACATATCTCTTGGCGCATCCACCAGAGATAAATCGGATATGTTTTGCGACAAACAAAAATGACAGAGCAGTTGCATATGGAATCGCAAACTTCGATGGACCTGATTGGCGGAAATCGTTATCCCGCTGTCACAACCAGATTGCCGTTAATCATCTTCTGACCCACCCAGAGGATATCAACTGGGTGAGTTTATCGAGCAATCCGTGCGCGGTCGATTATCTCCTCACACACCGTCTGGCAATCTCATGGACAGCAATCTCATCAAACCCAGGAATTTGGGTGAAAGACGAGAATCAAAAAACAATCATCGCCGACGCAATGTCTGACGCTTGAGGGAATTTTTTGCCTACTACGTGTCATCCTGGTCTTCGTTAGGACGCGTTCACAAATTTATCTCCACTTGTTGACAATCTACTGCCCGTCACGAACCACCTGGATGTTGACGCAAGTTGGCATAACTTGGACGGTCGTTGTGTGAGTGTTACATATGCCTCGGAATCCTCCATTGCAAAGCCCAAGGCCCCATTTGGCAGGGGGCTGCAGGCCCCACCCATGCTCACCCTCGTGCTAAGTGATTGTGCGATGGCGAAGTATTCATCATCGATCGGTGCGACAGCAAGTGAATCACCTTGGCCAACGAGAGTCACGGCAGGCCCGACACCAAATCGGACGGCAGATCGGTCAGTGGTGACATCCACGCTGCATACGCGACACCGTGTTGTGGCATCGGTTGTGCCGGACATCGCACAGATGAAGCGCTTGCCGTCTAACAATTTTTTAGAACATACGTGTGGATATGTGGGAGTTCCAAGTGTGGCTTCGATCGTCGCCGCACTGCCGATGATTGTCGGTACAGTCGTGGACACGTTCCATGCGGATGCCATGATTGCCGTGGCACTTACATATGTCAAAATCAGTACGTCCGGTGCGAATGCAAATGCGGATATGAAACAATCAGAAGCTGCACTAAAGATCGCTGGACCGGCCGTGGCAGCACTGACCGTTGAACCGCTCCCACTGCCCGTCGTCGTTATCACGTGGAATGCGGCGGCTGCAGCTGCAGTGTACGAAACAAGCACAAACTTTCTTGGTGACAGTTGTACAGTTTCTGTTGGATTGTAACCTGTCAAATCTGTTCCGGCACTTGCCGTGTTTGCCGTCAAACCCGCATCTCCCCACACATAATCTCTGACATGCCCGATGTTGGAACCATCGACATCGATCACAAATAAGTGATTAACTGGTATTGCAACGCCGGAGCTCATGACGAGTTCAGTGGATCCACCGAGAACATAGTTCACAACACCGGCAACCGCTGTTGCTTGGCATCCGAGCGCGCCATCTATTCCTACTTTCACTCCACAAAGATAACCAGCCAATCCAACCATGATGTTACCGTTCCCAAAGTTTGCCAAGGAGTAACGAAGTGAATCAGTGCATGGGGTGACAACATTACTGGCCAGAAGGAGAGCGCCAGATCGTCTCACGACATATAGAGTAGTTGTGACGCCTGACGCTATGCACACCAAGGCTTGGCCGCGCCTCACGTTCTCAGCAAGATAATGCGATCTCGCATATCCTGTTGCCGCAACCGTCACAGCCGACACATATCTCGCGATGTTGTATGTGCCTTTTTTGGCCAATCCCATGTACTGCATGGCACACAAGCCGGCTGCCGTCTCATAGATAAGAAGTGAATCCCCGGCGGTTCCCGGCACTTGGCAGACAACGCCATCTGTTGAAGTGTTCGTGCCGATTGTGATCGTTGGCGCCACATATCCCGTCATCCCATCCGCAAGGACGAGCGTCGTCGCAGTCACGGTGTATGCGCCATAATAAGTGGATGTTCCATTTGCATACACAACACTCACCGTCGTCGGTGCTATGGCACTTATTGAGAATCGAGATCCAGAGATTGCAACAGGTGTTGCCCATGTGACGGTTGTCCCGGAGATCGCGCCCCAGTTAATGGCGGTCCCAGCTCCCGATGAGTACACGACGGCGATCGTCGTTGTCGAGATGCGCGCCATACGTACAGCTGTCGGATTGGCAATTGGGTTGATTCTTACGCCGTACGTGACGGTGAGTGCGCCGTCGACAGTACCAACAACAATCGGTTGATAAGCATCCGCAGTTCTTTCATATGCGACGACGACAGTTGTGGGTGTGATTGTTACCACCTGAAAGACGGATTTCGCGTCTAACGCTGCATTCGTCTGTGCTGCTGCGACTGCGATCACGCACGTGGCTTGGGATTGCCATGTGACCGACACGGCATACGAATACAAGTTTGTTGAATCTGCGCGCACCATGAGACAGTTGGTGACGCCAGCCGTCTGCGGAATAACAACTGCGATCCTCGCGCTCGTACTGACAGTGAATGCGGACGTGTATGAGGATGAGGCGGCGACGAGGGTTGGCGCTGTCACGTAATACGGAACAATTTTTATGCGTGAAGATGTGTCCGTGTATGTGAGCAAGATTTGCAGTGGTGAGATGCAGATGACCTGTCCCTCCAATTTAGTACTTGCAATCACGTCCGTTATTGCCACCGCATGTTGAATCGTGACAGTCGATCCATCCACAGTCACAAGGTTCAACGATGACGCCGCAGTTCCTTGCGCAAACACTACATACACTCTGTTACTGAGACGACACACAGAGAACCCACGCTGGCTCGCTAAGCCAGTTGTGATTGCCGTGCCGGCAGTGACGGTTGCCACGCTGGCGACCGCCTGCACACCACCAGACGGTCCAACACACAATGCATCTCCCGCAACCACTGCGGTGCCCGTGGCGACAGTGACCTGCTGTTGAGATCTAAACGTGTATGTGTCGGATGGGGTATCATGCGGATAAGCGTATGTTCCGAGAATTGGGCTTTGGAATGTTGGTGATGTGAACGTGCATGAAGAGTATGTGCTCTGGTTAATCACGGGGCTCGTGAATGTTTTGTTCGTCCATGCGGTTGCGCTCGCCGCAAGCGCAAGTGTGCATGAAGTTGATGGAACGGTCATCAGTGCTGCACCAGCAAACATCGATGCGACGACTGCTCCCGTGATTGTTTTGCCGGACAGAGTTGCAACTTCGTCGATTGCAATCGTGTTTCTGTATGTGGGTATGGCCGACGCCATGCTTATTTCTGTCTGGACGTCCGTCTTGCAAAGTTCAATCGCATTGTTTGTAATGGCTTTTCCAATATTCATGATCCCACCGCACGTCATCGGCAGGCCAGACGTATCGATGGAATAATTGGACCCAGCACTTGCATATTCATAATACGTGTCTCCAGGGGTTGCGATTACTGGCGTTAGAGACGCTGGCGATGATGTTGTTGTTGCGATGCCCACGTACCTGTCAGCAAGTCCGATCGGCTGGGCATATGTCTCACCGATGAGGTCAGCTACGCCGCTCGTGTCACCCGGTGCAACCCCAAGTGCCACCGCTGGAGCCGTGTATTCACTGCCCATCATTGCGCCACATGCCACAGGCACCACATGTCTCGCAAATGAGTTAGATGCATTCCCATAGAATGCGATGTACGACGCGGACTGGGCAGCCGACGCGGTGGTCGTCGCGGCGTGGGGACAGAGTTGTGTGAGCGTGCACGGGGAGACGGACATGGTTCTCCAGTTCTGACAGGTGTGAAGTGCACCATCATATGAGCCCAAACACAATGTTGCGCCGGCGGCTCCGACTCTTGTCATCAAATATGCTGCGCCACCTCCGGGCATCGCCGCACCGACCACGTCCATGGCAACAACGTTGACGGTGGAATCGATCTCGACCGTTGGTGTACCAATTGTGATGGTGCCTGCAGTGTATGTGCACAGAACCGCATTGATATGTGTTGCCACTTTGTAGAAGATCGCAAATATCCTGATCCCAACGTTGATAATGCGCACATCTTCTGCTGATGCACCCACGACCGTGGAGGTGGCATCCGTTATGACAGTCGTTGCCGTTGGATGCACAACTCTTACGATAATATCACTCCCACTGATCGCAACCATCGCAATCATCCCATACTCCATCTCCACACAACGCGATGTTGTAAATGTGAGGCCATGGGCGATCGTGAGCGAGATACGCATGTTTTTGATGACATAATAGTTAGTTGTGTCGATGGCGAAGACTCCATCTGCACAGGTCGAAACGCTTGCGTACGCAGTTGCCGTCAGAAGGATGCGTTCATTGCCACAAACAACCTGCGACATCGTTCCATCGTACACTGGGACGAACACGCCACCGCCGGAGATGGCTGGCGTTCCGACGGTGCTGACGCGTAATGAATCGAATGCTGTGGTTGCACCTGAGGCGGCAATCGGACGCACGGCAGTCGTTGACCTGTTGACACAGATTTTTTGTACATAATGGCCAGTCCCGTAGTTTGACGATGCCAAGATGCAGTCTCCATATTCGTTCAGTGGTGAGATTAACACGGTTGAGTTTGTCACATACGAAGTTAATGGGTGATCGTAAATTGCAGTAAGTTGTAAAAGTCCACCAACCACATCCACAATACCCATCACGACCCAATACGACCCTGCAGTGGTCGAGAATGCAACGACACAACGCGTTTCGTTCAGTCCGATAATTTGTGTGAATCCAGCGCTTCGTGGTCTTGCAACCGGTATCTCATGCGTCCACGTGAGCGTTAATCCTGAGATTGTGCCATAGACGACATATGCAAGATATGTGGTCGTTGCTGCATATGATGCCATGCATGTTGTGTCGGTCAGACGTGCAATGTCGGAGGATTTTGTGGTCGTATCTGTATGTGGGAACGGAGTTGTTGCACCGAATGTGATATTTGCACCGCTATAATCGAAAACTGCAACGGCTTCCCTTGTCAGTGCCCTGTCGTAACCAGCCCACAAGAATTTGTCGGTTGACAACCACACTGCGTCGTTATTTATGTAAGTGTTGAACACAACGGTTGGTGTTTTTGTCACAACTGTCATGCTAGTCTCGGTGAATGTGTAGATTGTTATGTTGACATTGTACGTACCCGGCGAGTAGACCATAACCGCGGTAGGTGTGGCCGTCCCGTATGTACTTGGAACTGTGAATATCGGGCATCCCTCATAGGAACCAGCCACCGTCGATGATAAGTACGTCACAACCGTAAGAACGCCCACCGCTGATACTTTCAGATAAAAGCAGGTCCATTGTCCATCTGCATCCAACAAGGAACGATACGACACTGCCACTTTGTTGTGTGCGAGTTTTGCAAATGTGATCTTTGGATATGTGAAAATTCCATATGGCATCGCCAAACTGCTGAGAAGTGTAAACTCATCTCCATTAACGCGATAGCTATAAATCGTGACAGCCCCGGATGTGGCGGCGGTCGCGACGGCTACCAGCGCAAGCGACGGTGTCATGGCGAACGGGCTCGTAAAGTATCTGGATGCGCCGACGGCCATCGTTCCTCTTTGCTTTACAACGTTAATGTGATTGACGCTCACTGGAAGTCCAAGACCATTGATAACGATGTCACCATTCGGAGCAAGCACCGCAGATATTCTATCGGCAGGTGAGCCACCGCCCCTCACCGCATAGTACATGGAGCCCGAGTAGTCGATGACGCTCGTGGCACCGGCGATGATCTTCATCACGTTGATGAACGCGGTTGTGTAAATATTGTACACGATGAATGCATGTGACGCATCCAATGTGATCATGCTAATAGATTTGCCACGACCGCCACTCGCAAGTAGTGCCGTTCCAAGCGAGATTGTCCCAGAAGAGATCGTCGCGTACTGAACGTACGTGTCAGTGCCATTTTCGTATCCCAACAGCAGTGAAGCTGACGTTAGCGCACATGCGTCGATTCGCTCGGAAGTTACCCCGCTGATAATTGTGACTGGGCTGCCATATGTGATCGTGTCGCCGGAGACGGTGGCGATCGCACCTGCAACGTTTGTATCCATGTATGCGACGAAATAAGTTGTCGCAGTTAGGCGCGTCACACACATCACGTTGACTATCGTGCCCGCACCACTTGGTTTACTTTCTTGAAGCGCACCTGCCGTGATGGTTGTCGGAGTGCATGTGAGAACAAACGCTCCAATGTTTCCAGTTGTTAACCTGACTGCGGTGCAAACTGCACGCCAATCAGAAAGCGCCACTGCCCGATGTTGCACTGCGGACGCATTGTACATGGTGACGGTTACGGATGCAATGAGAGCCATCGTTCCATCGCTTTCCATCTTGGAATAATCCGCCACTGGGTAACCGCTTGAGGCACGTGCAGGCGTGATGAAATAACCAGGAGCGACTTGAACGGTGCCGCCTGACCGACCTATTGAGTTATACGAAAGTGTGTTGAGAATGCGTGCATGCCCGTTTGCGATCATCACGCCACTCACATAATTGATGGTGCTGTACCAGCGAGACATCACATAATAGTTGTTTCTCACCCATACCACCGACATGATTGAGCCCGTAGCCGTACCGAACGTGACCGGACATATCCCACCGATCGTATCTGGCAGTTCAACGATTCGTGACACGGCCGAGGTTGTGTTGTAATCGATGATACCAAAGACGAACTGTCTGCGCGCGAGCCACGTGGCAGACGCCCATGTTGCGGTTTCATACGCCGCACCATATGAGTCGTCGTACATCGTTGGGTGGCGGGTGGCAGTCGTTCCGGCCACGTCAACCATCGCGTAAAACAGACTGTAGTTGTTATCCAGGCCGAATGTTAAAAACTCTGTTGCGCTGACAGGAACTGTTCTCACGTACCGCGCACTCGGTATGCTCATGATGGTGAGTAGTGATCCCCATGTGATAGTTGTTCCACTGATGCTTCCACACCTTGCACAGACGGAAAGCGTCCCAACGCGGAATGCGAGTGCAAAGGAGGTCGCCGTGAGTGCGATGATGTCATATGCGGCAAGAGCTGTTCCAGGATCCGTCAGACCACCCCATGTGCAAACGCCAGACCCATCGACCGTCGCGATCGCAGCGAACATCGATGTTTCGTTGTACACGACCGCCCCGATGGTTGTCGCAGAGAAACTGCAAGCTCCATAAATGGATGCTTTCGTCACACCGAGGAAAGTCGTCAGTGTTTGTGTTGTCCCAAATGTCAACGTCCCACTAGCAGTGAACGGCATAATATCGATGTTATTTGTTCCACTTGTGTATGAGATGAACAGAAGGCCATGCGTATTATCAAGTCGGACTGCACAAGGCGGACAGTACAGAGCCGCTGCGATCGTGCCGTTTGCGACGCTTGTCATCACACCGTTTACTCCAATGGTCACATACTCCCAAGCTGCAGTTGTTGCAGCGACAGACGTCCAGGTGATCACGCATGCAGTCGGCGTCAATACGCAAATATTGGATCGCGCATCTGCTGCACATACACTCGTTGTTGCTAACTCATATAACTGCTGACCGTTTGTAATCGTCTGCAGAACGGTGCGGGTGTCGGTGGATCTGTATGAAGATGTGATCGCCATCGTGTCGGACAGACGCACCGTCTGTGGGACGGTTAAGCCAGGCATGGGAACCATGTATTCGATAACACCACTTGGTGCGGTGCGAACCATCTCCACGAGGCCGGCCGTGGTCGCCTCGACGGCCACACCGCCATTAATCACATGGCCTGCAGCCACTGCCACATTACTCGCGCTTGTTGCAATGACACCCGCTGGTACTGTTGGAGTCCGTGATGCAAGTGCAGATTCACGGATTGCGTTCGACGTCAGCGCATCCAACATAAAACCCGACGCCCGTATGACACCCGTCGTTGTCAGGGGTGCGGTTGGCGTTGCATTGATGCCCATCCCCGTGTTTGTTATCGTGATCACGGTGGAGATGCGTGAAGCGTCTGGATAATACTCTGACGAAGTGTGGGCTGCGTCCCTGCAGATTGTGAATGTCGCACCCACGGCGCCTGTCGTTCCACTCACACGGAACACGTACCCGCAGGTGTTTGCTGCAGTGAAAAGAGTGTCTTCAAGTTTGATGGAGATGCCCTTCACAGTGGCGGGGAGTGCGCCGGTTTCCATGATACATTGATCCGCATTTGACACTTTGATAGAACACGTTGTGGTGGCGTCCTCGAAGAGTGCGGACAGTGCAGTGGCAGCGTACGTGGCATCGATCACCCGACCAACCGCCAGCTTACCAGCCGTGAAACTGCATGACAATGTGCCAGCCGCGTTTGATAGAATACCTGTCATGGCGGAGCTCCCAACATTTCCGATGAGAGCTTGTGTGACGGTCGGCAGTTCCAGCGTTCCAGAGTTGACAATGGAAGATATCACGGGCGTGGTGAGAGTTTTGTTTGTGAGGGTTTGCGTTGTTGTCCTGTACACAGCGTCGTCAACGATGGCGGATTCTGTGCTCGTGGATGGAGGTGGGGCCGACTTGGGCGCCTGTTGCCATATCTGTCCCACATTTGCGCTTGCACTTCCGATGGTGGTATTTGCTTGAACAATCGCACCAGTTTCATCAACGGAAAGTTGTGTTGTTGGAAGATTATCCAAAGCGACGATGTCACCCATGCTTCTAATATTACCTGAAAGATCCGAAATCCCCACGATCCCATCTGCCACATGAACAGTGTAAACGGAATTCGGAACGGTTGCGATGACAACATCACCATGCGATGACGCGGTGATGCCGCCGGACGCAGCTGCTCTCACGACGATTGACGGGCCAGCCGTTGAATGGGTCCTGTCGCATGCAACACTCTGACAGCGGAGATCGGAGGCGTCCGACCATAAGATCGCGAGCCTCTGTGTTCCTGTCTCGCACACGTCAACTGCAACGTTCGCTGGCACCGCAGTGCTCACAGTGAGAACGTCTGTTGCATGGAGAGTTCCGTCGTAATAACACACACTCAAGATAACGCCATCTGCGTGTCCGTGAATGAGCGCAATATCTTCTCCACATTTACAAATGGCCAAGTCGGTGGTCGCGCTCGCCTCGGTAAGGATGATGGACTGGGCGCCAACCGTCACGGCAAACGTCGCGTTATCCCATGATACAACCGATGCAAGGATCGTCGTCGCTGTCGTCCCGATCCACATGGCCGCAACGATTCCACATGTCTCGGCAGAACAGAGTTTGGACCCAGTGAAGTTCTGTATTGCACGCGTTCCGGCAGTTCCGAGAGTTCGTGTGACGTATGCGGTAGTCGTGTTGATAAGGCGAGCTGCCAGGTCTGTTGTTGTCCCCATGCAGGACATGGCAATCCAATCTCCCAGCCGGACAGTGCTCGTCGCAACGACATTGCTCACAGAGTGCGCATCTGTTCGCACAAGTGCCAATGTGGTGCTTGTGAGCTGAAGAGTGTGCCATGACGCATTTGTCGTCATGATAAAGACGTCATTCCCATAGGATGCGATGGATGGAACCGTCCCTGTCAACGTGGGAGTCGCATAGCACATGACGGATCCCTCAACCCACATGGGAATCGCAACTGGGATGGTGCTCGTCATGCCACAGGTGATGATGGCGGTGCCGTCCGTGACCATGCGCACTTGGCTATCTGCGAGCGTGGAGTTCGTTGTGCAAACAAGCGGGTCAAGCTGATATTTGTCATACGACGAGAAATGTGGAGTATCAAGAAGAGAGAGTTGGGCGGTCGCATCCGTGTACGCGAAAATCGTTTCACCGAGTTCATTAGTTACAACACAATCCAAATTGTACAATGTGGACGTTGCTGACAGTGATGTCGTCGCGCCCCTTGATACGGAGCATACCGCGCCAGTCACCGTGAGATACGCGTATCGTATCGTTGTCGGTGCAGTTGCTTTGCCCCACATTGCAACAAGCGTTTCCCGTGCACCAATCGCTCTCACAGAAAGGAGCCTCGTGCAATCGACTGTCGCAAGCACAAGTGGTGTTCCCCAAGCAATGGATGTTCCTGTGATGGTTCCAATGACCACACCGACAACGTTTGTGCCATTTGTGTACATCTCGCAAAATCGCGTTTCATCGATCGGGGTGAGACGTGTGAGCGTTGCATCTCCAGGTGTTGCCAACCACGTTGGAGAGCCGATCGTTAGGGAACCTGCCGACAAGGTTGCAGCAAACGTCGCATACTTTCCAGGATATGAACCATTCTGTTGAGACATACAGAATACGAACGTCGAGGCCGGGGTGCTTGGCCATGCCGGGGCGCTCGGCATCGCGATCAGCGGTCCCATCATAAAGCTTTCATTGACGCCGAAGGGGTCAACCCAATGCGTGGCGCCAAGCGTGTACGTGTTGTCATAGAATGTGACGGTGCAGTATGTGGTTGAATGTTGCGTGCTGTCGTTGATTGTGTTCCACATGAGCAAACACGTGGCAGGCACCGACGCCGTCTTTCTCTGTATGAGTGCGAAATGTGGAATGCCATATGCACCACTCTGATCATCGAATTCTGTGGTGGAAAGTTCTGTGATGGTTGAGTCTGTGATTGTGCCATATGAGATACGACGTTCATTTTCTGAATCTCTCCAGACAATGGCGACACGCTGCTCTGACAGCAACATGACGTCTATGTCGGATGCGTTGGTAGAATTTGTGCTTGTTAAATACGAGGACGTCGCAGAGAATGTGCCAGATAATGTCGTCCGATCCACAAGCAGAAGTTTGTTAACGCTGCCGGAGATCGCCGACGCAACGATAAAACGTCGTGGGCTCACGGCGGCCACACGAGACAACTGATCACACCCCGAAATCGCCATATACGACACGGGCTCCGTCGCAATCGCATTAACATTCGTCCTTCTGTATTCGACAGCGCCCTCGCATGGCATGCCGGGATGGATGATGTGCCCTGAGCTCGTGGCAATGGGTTTTGTCATCCTTAAAACGCCATCCGTCGGTACCGTCATGCCATTGAGTGTGCCGGTGGTGTGAATATCACCGATCATGTCCACGGTGGACGCTGGCGCAGCCACGCCGATGCCGATTGCGGTTTTCGTAAGCGTGACAGAAGTGGACATCTGTGTTGGGTATCCATAAATGTCGCCATCGCCATACGTGGAGGTGCCCGTGTCCGTTGTGCGTGCTGCGATCCGAACAGTCCCGTCTGTCGTAGCAACCCCGTCGTTCACAAGTTCTATTGCGTACCCGCGTACAAATCCAGAAGTCTTACCAGTTGCGCCTACATACACACCACGCGCATCCGCCGCACTCGTGCTCACATCTGCAATGCATGTTCCGTGGAGAGCAACGTACCCATCCGTCGAAAGCAAACTTTTGTCGGTACCATCCAACTGGAACGACTGGGCACCGGTTGTTCCGGAGCATGCGACGTTCGCTGTCGAGAAGTTTGCGCTGAGATTTCCATTGGTGAAAGTTCCCGTGATTCCGGTATATCCGTTTGCGGGTAAGAAAGTTCCCGTCGATGTCGGAAGTCCATATGTGTATGAAGCGTCCTTGATGGTGCCTGACAAACGCACGTCGCCTCCCACCGATACAGCCTGTGCCGGAGAACTGTCATTGATGCCAACGCGCCCATCCCGCATCGTGACGACATCGTCAACAACGGTCGTTGGATAAACTTCTGTCGAGGCGGCGGCCACATCCGTCCCGATCGAGAGTCGCGCACCGACAGCCCCACTTGTTCCGATTGTGCGAAATGCATATCCGCAAACTTGGCTGGGCGTGAAGAGAGTGTCGGCCAGTTTCACACAAACGCCCTTAACTGTACTCGCTGCAACTCCTGTGCCGGTGCATGAGACGGTGTCGGTGAGTGTTGTGAGGACGGCCGATGGCGCAGTCGATTCGATAGATACTTTTTTGTCGAGAGTTCGCAGGTAATAAGTTGATGCTGCAGTGCCGATACCAACCAACTGATTCGTGAAATCGAAGGAGAGTTGGGCGCTTGAGAATGTTCCAGTGAGCGATGCACTACCGATGTTTCCGAGAAGTCTTTGGGATGTTGATGGCGCCGTTAGGAGGTTTCCAGGACCTTGATAAAAATTACTCATCACCGCACCAGAGAATATGAGATTTGACAAAACTTGCGAGGTCGAGGTCGTCATCAGTGTGCACGAAATTGTTGGCAGCGTGAATGTGAGAGCACCGGACAGAATGCGCGATGCCGCACCCAAGGCAAGCGTCTGACACGTGAGTTGGCTGGACAAATCGAGCTGTCCCAAATACAGAGGCGCTCGTGTCAGTCCTGACGGATCGGTTGTCTCTGACGGATCCGTAAGGGACGTGCATACATAGAATGAGCCTCCATCGGAGATGAGCGCATTCCAATAAGTGTCACCAGATGAGCGTGGATCACGGAACTTCCAAACACCATGCTTACCATCAGAGGACGTTCGCGTTTTGCCAAGTTTCCATAGATTAGTCGATGTGATAGAGCCGGACGTCACTCCACCGGTGCCGAAATCACATGCCAATGAGCCAGCGGCGTTGGAGAATGTTCCCGTCAACACGGACGATCCGGCAGTCCCGATGAGTGTTTGTGAAACAGATGGAACAGTGAGAGTCCCGATGTTTGAGATACTGCTGATGACCGGCAAGGTGAGAGTTTTATTTGTGAGAGTTTGGGTGCCAGCAACCGTCACGGCGGTGGTGTCAGAGACATCCGGCAATGTCAATACAAAGGACGATGGTGTCACAAGCGTTGGCATAACGATACCGGTCATCACACATGTTGCATCCAACACTGAGTTGACCAAGGTCTGTGAGAGTGCAACGCCAACAACTGTTGTGGATGTGCCTTCCGGAAACGTAACATCATCACTCGTATTTGTGATGAGTTTGTTAGCAGCGCCTAATTTGCAATCCGAGAGAGTGCATGTACCATCGAAAGATTTGTTCGCCAACTGCCCAGACGTCGTTACAAAAGAAAACGTGTCATTTGCAGTAAGCGTCGGCAACGACGTTGTATGCAGTTTATTGATATTCGCCACATACACATCACCAGTATGCAAATTGTTCGTATACAGCATTGCTATATGAAAAGGTCTTCTTTCTCTCGCTTACCTGTGGCAAAAAAGAAACGCTGTGCATGCCATCTACTACGCGTCAAGAATTAATTTGCCATCGCATGGAGAGGTTCCAAATACCCTATTAGATACGACGAAGTTTCTGTAATCTCCAGATGTGAGAGGAGAGCTCACCGGGATCCCTGAGGGCGTCAGACCATAGACGCGGCCGCCGATGTATGCGCCATCTATGATGTCGCCGCGGCATCTGATGATCGGTCTCGCATATTGGACGGAGATGTCTGGATTTGCACAATTGTCACAGTAGCCAAGTGTGTCGTTTCCAATCTCATACACTCTCACTTGCAAGTCGGACGGCAGATAAACAAGAACGCGTGGATTTCCATCTGGACTGTCTGGCAATCTGCAGATAGAGCCAAACTTGAAATTACCACTTACCTCAACGTACCCCGTACATGTGTAGCCAGCTGTGGAACCAGTGAACCACACAGAACAAATCGCAATGGTCATTGTCGAAACCGTCGTTGTGCTCACCACCATGACTTTACCACATCCGATCGAGCACATGTCATAGGTCGCGGAATTAACATCATTGAGAATTGCATACGGGAGAGTGTTTTGTGATATTCTTGTCGGGGTTGTGCCATTGATGTAACAAAGGTAAAGTAGGAAATTTGCGTTGTCGTTTCCGAGCATCACGAACGATCCAGGCTCAGTCGATACAATTGGGATTCGTCCATGGACAGTATCATATGTAGCACTGAGTGATGCAAATGTATTACTAACTCCTTGGATAACGTAAAACCCAACAACTATGCCGGCGACGGCCTTGACAAAGACCGAGACATTGGGCGCCATACGCAAGATCCTGTTGATCGTGCCAGTTCCGGTTGTTACTGCGTATGGAGTCGTCTCGGACGTGACATCCGTACACTGATCACTTAATGATGCATCGCCAGAGGTTGGTTTATGAATGACGGTCATGCGACCTTGGCCATTGCTTTCTCCAACAGAGAATATTGAATCCGTGCTTGCAGTTGTGGTGGTTGTTGAGATTGAGATACTTTGTCTGTTGACGTTGATCCTGCCAATTTTGAGATTTGTGTCGAACCACACAACGCCGGCATTGTTGTCATCAACAGGAACACACATGACATTTGCTGTGTCGTCTGCATGTGATGCCACATAGTTGCTGGCGAAGATTTTACCGTCTGTGTATCGACAGAGGAAGTGTTTTGCATTACTTGAACAGATGATTGAGCCATTACGCATAGCGACTGCTGTGCTTGGATATGTTGATCCAATCCCGACGGGCGCAGTGTCAATTGACACATTCCTGATGGAATCCGTGACTCCTGTGCATATGATTTTTTTCACCCATGCTACCGGATGACCAGATGCATTTCGTGTTACGAATAAGGCATCACCGTATGGTGAGATTTGTTCACATACCACGCACTGTTCCCCATAGTCCGAGGTTTGCGTTTGTGCCGATGGCTGACTGCCTGCGTAATATGCAGACCATCCCCCACTGTACTGCAGCGAGTTTATTTGGACAGTTCCCGATGCCAAGCACGTTCCAATTGTGATTTTACTGCGTCCGAATGAACAAACACCAGTCGATTTAACATTTGCAGACACGATGGTCGATCCAGCCGACGCTGTGATAACATATGTAGGGGAGATCGACCACCTCATCGCCGTAACGGTATTGTAGTCGGACGTTGTGTGAACGCCCATCAATTCATTGCTGAGAGTTGAGATGAAGTAAATGGATTCGCCGACATCCGCAGATGCCCACATTCCAGCGCTGTACCAAGTCACGGTACTTGCAGCGAGCGTAAACATAACTAACTTCGAGCCTTCGGAATCGTGCATGTATGAAATGCAGGCACTTGTGTCGGAGACCCGACATGAATCCATCACATCTTGCACGGATCCGGAATCCAATTCAGTGCTGGCTGTCGCCGACAGAACCGTGCCTGATACGGTGACCACATACGGAATGACTGTGAGGCTGTAATAGTTGAGAAGGACGGCCGTCGTTTCTGACATCGCAACACACGTGCTACGTTCGTCGGTCGCACTCGTGATGTTGTATGCGATGCCGGCCGACAGGATGTTTGCCGTCAGCACAAGCACTTGCATGAAAATCGCACCTCCGTAATATGACAGGACCGCCTTTGTCGGTGATAATCTTCGTACAAATATGCGTCGTTGTCCTAATGTTTCGCATGTTCCCGCTCCACCAAGTGCCAGAGTACTTAGCGTTGTGACGACGCCGCCATCAACCCCGAGATGGAACGCATTCAATGCGCCCGCAGTTGTGCATGAAACAACAATGTAAGAATTTGCAGCCATCTTACATGTGCAGATCTTTTGGCTGGCAACAGCCTCCAGGGTAACAGTTGTTGCAGTCGCTTCCGTGACTTGTGCGAACGTTCCCTTCCCGAACGGAACGAACTCCGTGCCATCAGTTGTGATGACCGACCCGACAGGCATTCCATAATAACCAGCGCCTGCCGACGTGAGCGATTTGGTCTTGGGATTCAATGTGTATGTGCCATCTGCGACGACGGCTGACACGCGTAATGTGTGTGCGACGTCCAAGACGACATCGGCGTACGATCCATAGTTTGTGCCAATGTTCATTCCAGAGAACGTTGTCGACGCATAAGTACTTCCGGATATCGTGCACGCAGAAAGAATTTTGTTTGTGAGAGTCTGTGACAAGGAAACGCCAACGAGCGTGTCGGAAGAAAGGGTGGGCAGCGTGATGAGATTTGTGTGTGCGGTATCCTGATACCACGATGAGATGATCGGTGTGGTGAATGTTTTATTCGTAAGCGTTTCGATGGATGTTGTGTCCACATAATCATGCGATTGACCACGCAATGCGAGGGTCGCCGCGCCGGCGCTTGGCACGTATGTGGGCTGTATGGAAAGACGTCCAGTCGTCGGCGATATGCCGGCAATACCGATGCTAATTGTGGGGCTAGCTGTTGGAATTCCACTGTCGTTGACAAAATACTGGCCATTCACGTAGAGGGAGGCGTGTGTGGATCCCACATTCGCGATTGTTGCCGTGGAGGCTTCCATCGAACATGATGCATCCGTTGTGCAGATGTCGGTAATTCCTTTCACACGAGAAAATCCACGCTCCTTCAGAACCGAGTGCGTATTCGCGCTGAATACCGACGCTGTCATATCATCGAGTGCCGTGAGCAAGAGTGGTCCAGCTGCCATTCCGACGGGATTAGGAGTGAATTCTGGGCCCCATCCGACTTCCGTCTTAATGACTTGTCCTTGTCGGACGTGCAATGTCCATGTGGCTCCGCCGGTGTCGGCGGTGTCCGTGAGATAACCAACGAAGAACTTACCAGAGGCAGCACCTGCGCCGCCTCCGGCAGCGCTCACGATGCTCACGCCACTCCCATACGGTGGAACTCTTGAAATGACGTAATTAGTTGGATGTAAGTAAGTGCCATCGAACCTCAACACCGTCAGCGCAACATCTTTGCCAAGCGTCGCATTGTAACGGATGCGTGCCATGACGGCACCGTCTTTCACCCCACAGACATCGAGTTGTGTGGTGGCTGCGACGTCCGTGATGAGAGTGCGTATGACAGATGCCGTCACAACATAACTTGAACTCACCGTGAACACCGCGTATTCGATGAGCGCACCATCGATCCACATGGCCGCCCACGTATTATTGCCGACGGGTGCGGCTCTTACGCACGACATTGCAGTCGGCACCACGAATGCCACGCTGAGAACGGAGGGCGTGTTATCGCAACAGATGGCTGTGACGGTTGTGTCCTGTATCATGATTGCGATCGTAATGCCTTGTGCAACTGGGAAAACTGATACGTCACTGACGTTTGTAAGCCCATGCGCATCTGATGAGATCTGCGTGACGACACCTCCCCGCTGATCTAATATCCGGACAGTTGTCGCGCCAAAGCAGAAGATCTTATCCTCCATTGGCGCAATTGCCATATGCATTTCTGCAATGGAAAGCGAAGTTCCTTCACGGACCTGGCCCTGGCTGACGTATGTCAGTGGCATGATCACAGTTGCGTTGTTTGCAGCGTTCGCATATGCCACGCACCACGTCGTGCCGGGGTCGCTTGCGTACCCACTCCACCGATATGTCAGTGAGGACGATGCCGTCACTGCTGTCGTGAGCTGTCCGATACTGTCGATGGGAGATGTTCTCGGAGCTTCTGGTTTGTTGATGAGAATTTTTTGTATCTGCATGTTGGCACCAGTGAGCCCAACAATGACGGCTTCTCCAGAGGAGCTGAGAATCTCAACATTGTACGGAATGGATGCGGAAGATGCGCAACCATCTATCTTGTATGAGAGGATGGGAATTGGGCATCCTTTTGATCCGTTGCTCACATCGAATATCTCAACACACGATACGTATGGTGTGTAGAAAACCTGGGAGACGACGAGTATATGTGTTTCATCGATGGTGCAGACCGACCTCGTAACACCAGTGGCTGCAGTGTCGGCTGTATGGCAAGGCCCCATAGTAATGTCCGTTCCGACAACATCTCCAATTGATATGCTCCCTTGAAATGGTGATGCCAAACTGTCGTACAGCGCAGTTACGAACCGTGTTGCCGATATCCTATAGATGGCTGCCATGTATCCAACGGCGTTTTGCAGCGTGTAAGGAGTGCCGGCTTCAAGTGTTGTTATGACAAGCCCAGTGCTGTCAAGTGAATACCTCCATATCAAAACCGTGTACATAGGAGATACTGATTCCATGATTGCAATCTTTCCGGGCTCAAGCAAGGCGGTACAATACACGTAACCGGAGGTAATGCCGATTGGATAGTAACTTCCGATGGTCATAGTTGTATTTGTCACAATGATAGAAACTGCATTTGTTGAACAATTGCAAAGACACAAGCTTTGTGTTTTATCACTGCTGACGACAACAATCGTGTGCTGAACGTTTGCGACCGCTCCGGTCGTCACCACGGACAACACGCCCGTTCTGTCAACCCTCACGCTTGTTGCCAACTGTGTTACGATGACTAAAATTCTGCGATAACCAAGATATTTTATAAACTGTGGATAGCTGCTGGCGGCAATACCCAATGATAATGTGCTGATGACCGTCATGGTGTCCGTGTTCACAGAAATCAAGAACACCTCTTTTGTCGTAGTCATGTAGCACGCCACAACGAGATGCGCATCCACCACGACGACTCTTGGATATGTCAATGCCGCCGATGTTCCTATCGTGAGGGGTGTTTGGACGACGTAATCAGGGCGAACGGCTTGTGCTTCAATGATGTCGTATGTCGTTGAAACCACCACCCTGTTGAATGCGGCGATCGGTTGCGACCATGGCATCTCTGCCAACCCAAGCATCCTGTCGGCTGCGCCGGTCATCGGTGCATAAAACCAGGAAACGGTGCCAGCATACCCGTATAAACCTTTCCATTTGTCTGGATGGATAGAAAGTGTGTTACCTCCAGTGACGATGAGCGTACCGGTTTTGTAATCCCTGTTGGCGTACGTACATTGCGCGAAAAACGCAGTATTATCCGACAGCCGCTGGACGTATGATTGAACGCATCTATCAGCCGCGAATGTCGTGAGCTCTGTGACGAGGGAGATCGTCGTGCCGGAAACACTGTAAAGTCTGGCAATCGCATACGTATTGGTGGAGCCAACAAGAACAACAAGGGAATCCGTGAGAGCTTCCATACGTATGGCGTTCGCCGATGTTATGTCGGTTTCAAGATAGTCGTACCATGTGACCGTTGTCCCACTGATAGTGCAGATTGCGAGTTTCCAGTTGGAAGTATCGGAGCAAAGGATGTCCGCCATCACCTTTGTCGGAGTCAGCGCAGTGAGCCATCGGACCTGCGAAACGTTCGCCATCCCAGTTGGTTTGCCGAAATTCACTGCAGGGATGGTTAACGTTGCGCCATCGCCGGTGATGACCCATGCATTGATGGAAGTTGAGTACATGCATGCGACTAACGCTGTCCTATTCGCCAATGCGCATGCGCTGGGATGGTTTCCACCTGATGTTACGACGTTCTGCGCGTTGAGAAGTGTGACCGCAGACGGACTTTCTGTGATCTTGAAATAAGAGAATCGTATGGTCGTGCTGATGATCATCGGGATAAGGATTTCGTCCTGTGCGAAGCGCGCAATCTGCCATACAAATCCTGCCGTGGACGATGCGTTTATCTCATACACGGCTGCCGCATACGGGCGTCCATTACTTCCGATCTTCACATTTGTGACCAGGCCGTATGCGGCGGTAATGTAGGTGTAAATGACGATCGAATTAGGGCCGGGACATGCCGCCATGACCGATGTCATGGTCGTAACAAACTGGGAAGGAAGCATTGATGTGTCGTTGTCTAACTCGTTGATCAGATTAACCACTTTGAATATCGGCTGGTTACGCATGTTCATGTACGTGCACGCAAAACGCCAATCCGACAGTATGCGCACATTCGATGACTGTGTGCCCGATGGAACACCGTACAAATACATTCCTTTACTGTGAAGAGGCTGCCGAGTTATCGTGATCGTGCTCACAGTGAACACCGCATAATGATATGATCTTGATGAACTTCTTACGTACCATGCCACGATTTTGTCCGCCGTGAGCAGCGCAAGTTCACACGCTGCCATGTCAGCTACAATGCCGGAGTCGAAAACGACCGCAGTTCCGTACGTGATTGCGGTGCCAACAAACGAGCCAGCGATAATCCTGTGAATGCTCGTTATGTAATATGTGAGGGCGAAGCGACTAGCATCCAATGCAATGATAGAGATGTTACTTCCTGCAATACCGCTTGTGAGAGTGTAGGCAGCACCAAATGTCCATGTGGATCCAGAGAGAGTAAGGATGTGTGTTTCGTAAGCCGTTCCGTTTGTAATAACAACTGCAATCGCGGTTGCGCTGAATGCACAGGCTGCCTGGATGTAACCATTTGTCACCGTGACTGTCTGTGAACTATCAACGGAAAGGCCAGCCGCAGTGGTAAATAAGGAAAGGACGAGTGCAGTGGTGCTCGTACTGGTTATGAACACACCTTGATTGTCGGACAGCCGTAGGACGACCGCTCCGTACACGGTGCTTCCGCTGGTTGCATATGTGGCCTCCGTCACAACACCACCAGCATCTAATGTCAGATACTCCCAAATCCATGTGCCCGCAGCGGGCCACGTCGCAACAACCCTATTCGCCGCAATCAGCACGCTACTAACAAGAGAAGTCGTGTCGGGAATCGCGCCAGTCAATGTCATCGTCGATGTCTTGGAAATCACATCCGTCGCGGTGACGTCCATTGTTGACACGCGGACTGGCGTGTACTTCTCGAACGTGATTAAACGAGTTGCTGAAATCTTTTCGATGAATGTTGTGCTTGCAGCGAGCGGACTCAACATGTATTCGTTCGACGGAGGTGGCACGAGATAAGTTCTGTTCCTGACGACATCGACAAGAGCATTATTGGCCGGGCCGCCCGCTTCTGCAAGGACACCCGCATGAACGAAGGAAGAATTGTGAACAACGGAGGTCTCGATGACAGGAGTTTGGTCTGTGTCGCCGATCGGCGACATGAGGGATGGTTTGACGGATGGTGTGGTTGTGGTATCAAGTTGGAATTTTGTTGCATATACATTTCCGTTCACACTGATAGGAAGTCCTGGATATTCATTGAAGATGCCCAGATACGCCGACGCCGATGTGGGCGCCGTGGCGACCGTCACGATGTCATTGCCGATGACGGATGGGTATGTTTCGTCCGACGCTTGTGCAATGTCACCCGCAATTGAAAGACGAGAGTTTGTTCCAGTGGTTGCCCTTACAACTATCCCGCACGTATCACCAGCAGTGAACTGAGTGTCAGTGAATTTCACGACAACGCCCTTGGACGCAGCCGTACCGAACGAACATATCGAGCCTCCACTTGAGTAAAAGGTGTCAGTGACGATATTCTTTGAGAGCGTTGTGAGTGAGTATAACGGGTCGGGCGTTGTGCCGATCGACGTCCTTGCGTTACCGAAGTCGAACTGGAGCGCATTGGATGCATTCGAAAAGATACACGTAAGCGTAGCGAACCCTGCCGTTCCAAGAAGAGTTTGTGAGGCCGTCGGGAGCGTCAACACGCCAGTGTTCACGATAGATGATATCGTGGGGCTTGTGAATGTCATGTTTGTGAGTGTCTGAGGAATTGTCGTTGTGATAGGTGTGGGTTGGACGACGGGCCTCGACGCCAGTACGGCGGCGCTCGTCTGTGGAATCGCGATGGCAACGGTTGCAACATTTGCACTGGAAGTAAGCGTCGGGGTTCCTGCGCTGTGCGCCCACACAGTGTACGAGGCCGGCTGCATGAGCGATGTTGAGAAACGTCCAGATGGCTCCAGGTAATACATTAAATTGTCCGTATACGCGTCGACAAACGACTCACCAAGCCTTGCAACTCTGCACTGCTCACCTGGATATGCAAAGTCGAGAGCGATGCCCGCAATTGGCTGATCGTCGATCGCCAGTGGATAGTTGTACGGAGGAACGATCAGCGTTTCCGTGGACATGCACGTCCCGTACGCTCCTGGAACTTCGGCCGTCGTCACGACGTTTGGTGACACGTACAACGTCGATCCATAGAGTTGGCCCGTCACGAGTGTCACGGACGTCGACGTCTCGTATTGCATGATGAACCCGCCATCATCGAGTGCCACGACGCTTAAAGAGTTGTGGAGCGGAACGGTTGAGGTCAGGACGACAGGAGTGGCACCGACCGTCACCGCACTTCCAGAGATCGCACCCACATACGCGTACACACCATTGCCCTGAGACAGTCCGACAATGAATGAGTTCAATCCACACTTTGCTAATTCCATGCGTACTTTTGTAACTCCATCGCTGATACGCGACGTCGCAGCTCCAAGGGTTACCGCATACACTGAGCTTATCCCAACCGTCACGCTAACAACAGTGGTTCCGACGCAACAGAAAAGTGCACCGAATCCAATGTTGAACATGAACGCCCTTGGATTAGACGCTGTTCCACCAAGTGCCACAGTCGAGCTGCCGATGATGGTGAACACACCGTCCGTGTCAATGTGAACAACTGCCACGTATGCGGTGTTCGTACTTTGGATCCCGTACACGAGTACCAAGTTGTCGCTCAGATACATGGAGTGTGCTTCCGTCAAAGATGAGATTCCATGGGCAGACGTGGTCACCGTGCCGGACGTGCTAATTGTATAGAAATTTGTCGAACACACAGCGAACATTGCTGAGCTTGTAAGTTGACATGCGCCTGTGCAAGGTGTTGGCAGAGTCGCAACAGTCGATGATCCACGTAAGATCGTGGTTGAAGTTGCGCCGGGCTGGAAGACGAAGCCAGTGTGGGGGCTCTGCCCCCCGATCGTGATGATCTGTGGATTGACGCCCAATTCACATACGTACTGCGTTGGGGCCATGATGCTCGCCGCATGGAAGTATCCAAGTGGAGGGCGTCGCACGTATGCGAGGCGGGTATTGCCGGACGTGTATCGGAATGAGACGAGGGAGTCTCCGCCTTTCGACAGTGCGATGCATGATCCCTGCGCCAGCGTCGCAGAACTGCTTCCACCATTTCCAACGTTGGCAGGTCCGGCATCCCTAGAAAGGATTGTGCCGGTAGCAATCAATACGCATTTGTAGAGGACATACGAGGATGAATATTGCATTCCATACCATACGACTGACCGACTGTCGATGGTGTCCATCCAATACTGAACTTTCATGTTTGTGTATCCGTCCGTGATGTCGAGAAGTGCGCCGATGGAGACGTCTGTGCCTGTGATCGTTCCGACGGCACCGTAAACCGGACTTGTCCCATTGGTCGATGATATCACAAACGTTGTGTCAGAGAGACGGGCGATAGGCGCCGGCCTATCGTTTGCAGTGGTAAACGCGTTGAGTGGGGTTCCCTGAGAGATAGTGTCTCCTGTGACGGTGTGCACGGCGCACCTGTTTCCATTGATACCGGTCGTGATGAACGACGCGACAAAGGTTGTGGATGTCATGCCAATGCAGCTTCTGAGAGCGAGGATGTTTGGGATAACCTGACGACTTCCGATGGACACGGCGTTCTTCGTGGGGTCCACAGTCCAGACAAATCCTACGCATTCTCCATACAGAAATACGCCACGCATCACTGACCCTGGAAGGCGTGCCACACACATTGCGGCGGAGGTTGGTGCAACACTTTCTGTCGGGAGTGCCGCAGTTGTCACACACGTAACTGAGCCATCTTCATTTGCACGGATCAGTGCCCATGTGCACACATTTGCCGATGATCTCCACAGATACATGAACAGATGCTGGCCAGCGCAGCAACCAGCCGGTGCCCAGTACGTGGAAGTTGCGGTCCATGGGCTTCCGTAATCAGTGAAAACTCCATTTTCATGTTTGTAACAAGAGATAGAAATAGTTGGAGAGGACCATGTCGACAAGATGATTTTTTGCCCACTCACAGGAAGAATGACAGTGCCGTTACCGACAATCGTCTGTGGAGTCGGAGCGGTGTTCGTCACTCCATAGATGCCGGGCGACCACTCGGTCAGGCCACCATCCTCTGTTCTATTTGTGCAGACGACACCTGGTCTCACTGGAAGATTGCCAACGGTATGACGAACTGTCGTCGATAATGTGGCGCCAGCGGCCGGCGTCATGATCGTTGCGCCATTCACGGCACCTTCACAGACGATATTTCCAACCACATCCAAGGCAGATGTTGGTGCGATCGTTCCGACCCCGACCGCAGGGTAACCACCTGAAATCGTGATTGACATGACATTTGTGAGTTGACCGTCTGTTGGATAGCCCATGGTGAGACCGTCAGAATATCCTGCCACTCCGGTCGAAGTCGTTCTTTTGCTGATGAGTAGTGCACCGTCGGACGCCGCACCACCAGACCCATCAAAGCGGATCGCGTACCCACTTGCATAACTAGTTTTTAAGGATGCATCCTCACCTATGAAGATGCCGCGGGACAGGCCAGTTCCGACGGAGACAACAGGCACGCGTTGGAGTACAAAAGTTTGTGTGGTGAGATCAGATGCGAGCATCGTCATGTTCGTTGTGGAGAGGGCCGTCCCGCGGGTCGAGGGCGACCCTGTCGCCGTGATGGAATTTGTGTCAAAGTCGAATGCGAGAGTTGCAGATTGGTATTGCCCCGTAAGAGATGCGGACCCACCGGACGTGACGAGAGTGCAATTCTTGCCTGGAAGCGCATATGTGAATGAGCTATCGTTGAGAGAGCCCGTCAGTTTGATACTTCCAACGACATGAAGAGTTGTTTGTGGATCACTCGTGCCGATGCCTAACCGGCCACCTCTTATTGTAAGGACGTCATCGACGAGTGTTGATGGACTGACGACTGCCGACACACTCAGGCGGGAGCCCGCCAGCATCCTGAGATTGTAGCCTTTAACTTTGCCAGCATCAACTGTTGCGAACCCGGTGAAAACACCAAGGGACAAGGCTGCCGTTGTGTCCATGAATGTGACGGACTCATCTTTCGTGTAGATGGAACTCGCACTCACGGACTTATCGAGAACGCGCAATCCGTTTGTCGAAGCGGCACCAATCCCAATTCTACCATTCGTATAATCCAACTGAAGCGTGTTGCCGGCGTTTGTGTACGTGCCGGAGAGGCCTGTTGAGCCTGTGGTACCAAGTAGGATGGAAGTGGTCGCCGGGGCGGTAATGAGATTATCGTGCAAGATACTGTTGTAGAAGGTCGCAATTGTTGCGCCCGTAATCGTTTTGTTGGTGAGAGGGTCGGTTGATGCGGTGTCGGCAAGTGCGCCAGACGTCGCTGGAAATGACACCGTGGCGGCGCCGGCATTAGTAAGAAGTGAGGTCGTCGTGATATCACCTGTCACATTTGCAGTGGCAGTTGTGAGACTTCCAGCGAGAACATTCTCACGGACAAGAAGATCTGGGTCGGTTGTTTCCGGTATTTCGCTATTGCTGTAAACAGCGTACATTTTGCTGCCCGTCATCAAGAGACTTCGCCAGAATGTCGATGCGCCTTGCGGATCTTTCCATTGAATGATGCCACGCTTACCATCATCTGCGATGCGCGATCGACCCATGCTTATCATGCCACTCATGTCAATGTCACCGGCCGTGACGGTCGTCGTACCAAAATCAAGAGAGAACTGTGAGCCCGTGACGGCACCAGTCATCGCAGATGATCCGAGCGTCCCGACAAGCACTTGCGTTGCCGACGGAACTGTCAGTGACGCTCCGCTAGATGTGATCGTCGCAATGATTGGCAACGTGAATGTCTTATTACGAAGTTCCTGCAGCAGAGTTGTGCATGCAAGAGTGTCGGATGCGGTGTCGGGCATTGTGATCGTGCCACCACCAGTACGGAACGTCCCAGCAGTGAAAAGCGCGCCAGTCGCCGAACATGTTGTCCCGAAGGTCTTATTCGAAAGAGTTTGGCCAAGATCAAGGCCAACAACTTCATAGGACGATCCAGACGGGAATGTGATAGCATTGTTCGACGACGAGTACAGGCGATTATTTGCGAGTTTGCAATCGTCCACCGTACAGGTTCCATTCAGAGTTTTGTGCGTTAGCGCTTGATTGGTGTCATTAAGGCAAAACACATCATCACTTGATATCGATGGCACAGTAAGGGTATTCGCGCCCTTGATGATACTCCCATCCAAATAAATCGATCCAGCAGAAACAGCACCCAAATGCTTCGCCATTTCTATACATACAGCTTCTTTCTTCGCGTTCGCTTCGCGAACGCGGAAAGACGCTAGGCAAGAAAGAGCTTCTTTCAAAGCTGCCTCGCTTCGCTCGGCAACACGGCGAAGCCGGCTAGGCAAGAAAGATAGCACAGAGTTCCCCCACCGAGGAAACCCCGGGCCCGGTTAGCGTCGGATTGCACCGAAATGCGATGGCTCACATTTGAATTTTTAAACCCCTTCATGCTTGCGTTCTGTATGCGGTTAACGTGCAGGCGTCGCACATATGGCAAGGGGGGTAGGTAAGGTGGTAGGTTCCTCCCCAATTATATGCGACGATGCAGTTCTTGAAGGATTTTGAAGCTGAATATAAGGAGTTTATGGGTACGGCGTTGATCCGTGATTATGCTGTGGATGTCTCTCCAACAGTTGCAGCAAAGTGCGAATCGTTGAAAAAAGCGGCATCGCTGCCGATAATTGACGAAATAAAAGAATCGTGTGTTGAGTACAGACTGCGCCGTCGCACATGTCTGACTCTTGTGGCACAGGCACTCATGGGCACTGCGACGGTCTGCGGTAACAAATGTAGTTTTGGGAAGATGTTGATGGGGAGTGGTGGCACGGTTTACACGAAGATCAATTTTCTATTCAAATACATTGAGCGCATGCTTGCTGAGGCGGAAGCGCAGGACGAATACGTCACATTCAAAGCTTTGCGATACAACACACTCAAGCCGCGCGCTATTCACAGTAAAAACATCGAGCCAGATCTTGTCATTCCGTGCGATCTCGGTGCAGCTGCCAAATGGGGGGCTGTGCCCCCCGCTCGTGTGCACCATTCCAATTGTGATTGCTCTGGGCCATTGTTCGGGTCGGCACTGACGGAAGAAGAGTTACCATTTTTAACACATCCTGAATACATAGTTTCTTTGATGTTGTTTGGAACACTCGACTGCGAGGAAGTGGTAATTGCGGAAGGAATGCGACAGTTCTCATCACACACTGTCACAGCCGATGGCGTCATCTCATTCTCCTCACTGCCCGCAGGTAAGGTGGCGCCCGCGCCACAGACGTTCGTCCGTGTCGGCCTCGTGTTCGCAACGGACTACAAGAGCCAATTCACAAAAGAAAGCGTCATGCTCAACGTTCGCAAGTACGTAACCGCATTCTCCGGGATGCTCGATGACGGGCATCAGGGGTGTGTGGCTGCAGGCCCCGGTCTCATCGTCACATGCCCAGCACAAATGGATCCAGTTCTTCACAGAACAATCATATCGATCGCCGCATCCCTCACCGGCAAAAAAATAATGGTTGATACTCAAATGTTTCTCCCGCCGATGGGAATTGGAGACGCATACAGAAGCTGCATCAACGGTGGCCGAGCATAGCTCGGGCTCCCCCGCCCCCCTTTGCCGAGCGCGACCGTGCCATAAGTTTTTTCTTTCTTGCCTCACTACGTGTCATTCCGATCGAGCGAAGCGAGGCCGTGTCAGGGAGAAGCTCTTTCTTGCCTAGCTTCTTTCGACCGAGCGAAGCGAGGTCGAGAAAGAAGCTGTAAGGCCGCCGGATTTCGTGAGTGACGACATGAGGTTGTCGTGATGCTTTTTTGTCTTCTCGTGGCGAGTGCGAGCTGGGCCGTCTGACCCGTTGTATGAAAATTCACATACTTTGCAAAACGTCTTACCGACGAACTTCGCTGTTTCGTTGACATTTCTTGTGAAACGCGTGTCGCACATAGTGCCGTCGGGCACGATGAAGCTTCCTTCGGGAATGGCAGTTGGATTGACATCTCCATAATCTTCTGCGGTGAGGTTTCCTCCATCAACAACATCTTTGTATCTGATGTAGATTGGAACTTCCACCGCGCATTGCGTTTGCGTGACGTGACTAATAATCATGACGAACTCGAAAAACCGTTTGATGGTTGGGAGATACTCGCACGCTCTGCTCATGTTCCGCTGATCGAGACAACCGAAGCCTTCATCGATGATGAGAAACTTTGGCAGACGATGACCGGCGAGTTGCACGATTGCTTGTCGGATTGCGATACTCAATACGAACTGTTGATACCCACTGGCCATTTCTGCAGGAACGAACGCAGAGCCCGCACCCACTTCCACGATGATGGTGCATCCTCTATCTGTGAAACGGACTAACATGTGAGCGATGAAATCTGCAAGCTCTTTAAGAACAGCGTTCGTCCGTAGTTCAAGTGTCGACACGATTTGTTGGAGCATCAAACAAGGCAAGCCGGTCTTGTAATCAAGAGATAGTTGATACGCTTCGTACGCCTGCAAGTCGAGAGATATGACATTACACGCGTCCATTGCCGCCCTGATCATGGTACAGTCACCTTTGATTTCAGCTGCGCGCTTTTTGCGGGCGATCACTTCTTCGTCGTTGTGCCTGACGTCTTCACGGAGATGTTCGAGGTGGATGCACTTTTCTTGATATTCTGCATGGAGACGTTTGGCGAGGATGCCGGCATCGTACAACTTCTTCAGATCGTCTCCATATGGCAAATCATCAAGACAATCACTCAGCTGCAAACGCAGCGCAGCAATGTACTGGATGGTGTCGATGTTCTTCTTAATTTTGTCGTAGTTCGTGAAAACGCGTTCGGCCTCTTTCAGCTCAGATTCGATCTGCCAGACAGGGCGTGGCGGGCAGCCTTGGGCCGAGGCCAGTATGGGCAGTGCTTTTTGTTCGGTTTCCAGAGATGCGAGCTTGATGATTAGCGCTTTCCGTTCTTCTTTGCTGACCGTCATCTGTGCAGTAACGTCTGAGTATTCTTTTGCCATTGTTGCAAGCTTCGACAGAGATTGAATTTCATCTCGCAGTGTGCATGCGCGCTGCCCGAGTTTAGTGTTTGATTCGATTTTGCTGGCATTCTTCTCGACATATTCCAAAATCTCGAAATCCGCATCGAGGTCGGCAAGAGAAGTGTGCGGCAGTTTGATGACACTCTGTGCGGGGCATGCAGTTTTCAAGAGAATTCCAGAGAGCTGTGCGTCAGCAGTTTTAAGATGATCCGTGAGTTCATCACGCTTCATTGTGGCTGCGAGCTCAGAATTGAGATCATCGATTTCACGAAGACGAGCTTTGGCGTTTGTTATTTGCGTGTACAATGCATCGAGAAGAGAATTATCAATGATAGATGTTTTGTTGTGCCGACAAGATGCACATGCATCCGTAAATTGCATCTTCTTAACGACGAGTGTTGGGACGCCCACACAATCAGCGATTTTCTTATTTGCAACATCGATACTTATTCGCATCGCTTCGGCAGAGCCAGCACCGAGTTTCTCCCTGATGGTTGCGGCGTTTTTATAAGTTGCTGGGCCAAGATTTGCGATGTCACGACGAAGCTGCAGAACGGTTCTCTCGAGCATCATGGCCGGCCTGAGCGACGCGATGATATGTGGGTTCTGAATTTGTTTAATGAGGGGATCATATTGTTTGTTGATCTCACCAAGTTCCGACGTTATTTTTGCAAGACGGATGGTACTGTCACGCGCGCCCTTGAAGTCGTTTTGTTTATCTAATTCTGAGCTGCGCTTTTCGAGTGTCATTATCTGCAGGTCAAGAGCGTTTAGACGCTGCCGACAGTCAGAAAGCATGTACTGAAGGGAATCGTGTTTCGGTTTAAACGCTGACCAATCGGAGGATTCTTTGAGCGAAACAGTGAGTTTTGCAACAGTGTCCTGCAACGTGCGAAGACTCGGCAAGGGTCCATGGGGAATGGAGACGGCAGTGTCGAATGACGCGTGCGCTTCGTCTATTTTTTTACGAATGTCATTGCTCGACATGCGGGTTGTCATGCTAAGTGCTTGTTCGTATTTGTGAAGCTGTGCATCAGATGGTGGTGTTGGTGGCACGGTGATGTTTTTCTCAAGATCACGAAGCATATCCAATGCACCGCTGGACGTGGTGGTGGCAGCGTCAATCGCAGCCAATTCCTTTTCGAGTTTGATGAGGTGAATGACGGGATCGACTGATCCAGGAACAAGCGATTTGAGAATTGAGGTATTCGCTTGATGCCGCGCGGTGAGTTCTTTCCGAACAGTTCCAACATCACCAAGAAACTCATCCATGAGATTTGTGCCAAAGATCTTCGACAGGAGAGCTTTTTGATCTCTGCCAGGCATATTAAGAAAGTCACCATCACGCTGTTGCGTGAGAATGACACTCGCAAGCAACTCTTCACGCGAACAGATTCCAGGAAGCACATCAATGGGAATCCCATTCTTCGTGCACACCACGTTCTCAGCCTTACTTCCCGTTTTACTTCGCTTAACCGTGTACGTGTTTATGAGGGGAGCGACGGGGGCTTGGGGCGGCACCACGCACGCAAGGATCCCAATAGGGCACGGTGGGCTTGGCGGCACGGGGGCGGCAGGTGCAGGTGTTGTCACGTCCCCGAGGTGTTCAGTCCATGTGACTTTTACATACATTGAATTGCTGTTCGTGTTGACAAGATCACGAGCGGTGCCTCTCAGTGGAACACCGTACATGGCATATGACAGAGCGTCAACGATTGTTGACTTGCCACGTTTGTTCGGTGCAATTATCCCACAGATGTTGCCGTTAATCTTACTAAAGTCGATGCAGTTGTATGTTGGATAGCACATGAATCCTTCCCATTCTAACTTTGTGAGTGACCAGTCAGAGTGTGAAATTGTTGGTGCGGTTTGAAGTTTTTTCGAATGAAGTTCAACAACACGATCGATCACTTTCGCATCTATGTGCTTACTGGCAAGAAGCGTTCTGATCTCAACACACTGTCCAGCGATCGTCTGCAGATTCTTCGCAAAATCATGTTCATCTTCTGTGATGTACTCAACAGGAGTGCTCGTCGCATAAAGTTCGATCTGCGTTCGCATCTGATCAGAAGGCTTTCCCGTCACGGTTACCTTGAGTGGCGTTGGCAATTTTGCAAAGTCCGCTAGGGTGAGCGCGGTGGGGGGCTGAATCCCCCCATTAACACCGATCGATCCATCCGGCAGTGCATAAAATGCTGTGTAGATTTTTGATGCCGGTATCGCCACAAACAAAGCTTCCTTCGTTGCGAGGTTCCAACGGATGAAACCTTTCTCTATTGTTTCGCCAATGTTTTGTTGGAGAAGTGCGCCGGCAAATGAAATTCTCTGTTGTGGCAAGATCTTGTGGTCATGATAATAACCATTGCACACAATATCAAAGCCCCTGAAATCTTTAACTCCAAATCGACACGAATGAGGGGTGAAATCCGTTAACGCCTCATGCATCACAACAACACGGAGAGGTCCTCCACTGGGCAGCGAGCTGTTTGGGGCGCTTCCATCTGGCAGGGGTGTGGGGCTGCAGGTATCACCGGGCACGATGATGGCGCCATCTGGAGTGCGTGGCATGTCTTCCTCGACGATCATGTGGAAGATAATGTTATCGAAGCTACAGACAGAAGTATTGAGAACATACATAACGTTCATGGGTTTGTTGAGCTGTGGGTCATTGAAAAGCGCAAGATTGTTCATGTCCTCGCAGATGTCATGTTCACCCGGAATCACGATGACGAGCTTAACGCGCTTTGACAACTCATAGACAAATGCAAGTAAGTCTCTCACATTGTTTGGAGATAGGTTAGATTTCCTGTGGAAGATGTCTCCAGTGATCACGACATACTTGAGCGGGCATGGATCGACTTCAATGAGTTTGTACGTATGACACATGGCGACCTGAAGATCAGATCGCCGCGCATCCTTGATATGGAGATCAGAGATATGATAAAGCGCCATCTTTGTATACTGGGGGATATAGGATGGCGGAGATCACATTTAAAAGCGTTGCGGACGATATCGCTAGCATTGATGTGAAAGAACCACTCATCGTCGTCAACTTCACATCGCCCGATCTTGCGTTCTTTGGCAACGATGACAACAGTGCACATAGAAAGGCATTTCATCAAAACCAAGGATATGGTTGCATAAAATACGTTATCACCCACATGAGTGGTATGCCGAACATCAAAATGTTGACAGAGGACAACAAGGTAATGTCGGCAGACCTCGTCATCGGAAAGCTTACAAATGTAAAAGATAAAAAAGGCACGAACACAATATGGTTTCCTGCAGGATATGTGTTATTTTCCGACACACGGGACAGAAATGATCTGTGTATCGACAGGATGAAGACTGCGAACGTGCCATTCATCATTCATGCAGTCGCTCCAATTAATGATAGCCCAGCAACCTTGCAGCGCCTTTACACAAACATCATATTTGTTGCGAGTCAACTGGCACAAGCGAAATGGGGGCCAACTGCATTCAACATATTTGTTCCAGATCTGTGGAAGGACGCAAAAAGTACAATGCAAAACGCTGTTGACGCATATGGCAAATCGTTTGCAGGAATGAAAGTGCATTGCATGCTCGCGCACCTGGTTGAACCGATCACAATTAAATCCTTGCAAGCGAGCAGTGATTGGCATCCTGCATGCATTATTGTTACTTCAAATGGAAACATGTCTCCTGACTATTTCGGTGTTGGTGAAGATGGGGATGGGTTCATCCGCCTTGTCGCCGCCGGAGTCATCACGCGACGTGCACTTGCCGGTGCACAGGTCGTGAAGCCAGATGGTTCGGTTGGACTCGTGAATGGACAATATGGTATCCTCGGATATGGAGCAACCGGAGTGCCGCCGGGCAAACGTATGCTCGAAGAACAGGAGGGCAGTTTGCCATGGATGCGATCGCAGGGATTCGGCGCAACCATACCGCCGATTGGGGCATTTACAACAATCCCTATCGACAGTCATTGCATGGTGATTTGCGTTCCTCATTTCGAAATAGCCGACGACGAACACTCGGTGCTTCCAGTACTGGACAAGTTCATCAAACAATTCGGAGGCATCCCATACATGTTTTATTCTGCGCGCAACACAGATATTGCCAAGATTGGGGGAGTGCGCTTCATCGACGATACGGATCTAGAATATTATCCCGGTGATCAGCTCGTGACGGACCTTCCGATGACAAACGAATGCGAATACATGAAAGGAATCGTCGGGACGAACGCGTGGTTTTCTGATTTATGTAAGACGCCGGATAGCATCGATGATGCGTTTCTCGTTGATGTATCAAAGGCAAGATACCTGTCGGCAAAGGCAAAGCCAGATTGGGAAAAGAAATACTTTTATCTCAGCAGATGCAATGGACACGTGTATGTTCCATCTTCGCCGATGTATCAATTTATGGCGGTCAAAACGGTCATCGGAAAGGAAGCCGACATTGTGCAAATACCGAGAGAACAATGGAACGAGCACATAGGATTCTACTTTAGGGCGATGTATGGAGAGCCGCCACCGGACCCAAGATACTTTCCGATAAACAGGGATATATACGACGATGTCCTGAAACGTGTGTTGTACACTGCGTCGCATGATGCCAAAATTGTATTCGGATTTTCAGGTGCTGAAAAGCTGCCACCTGGTTATCAAATACATGCACGTCGTGTCCTCCTTGGGCCTGGCGCCGTTAATGATAATTTTCCAAGCACGGCAACATACGGAAAGGCATTAATCGATGCGATCACATCTGTTGCAAGACAATATTCTGGCGATCAGCCAGGCGATCGGCCATGGGTCGAAACAATTGTAAAGACACCAACACTGGTTCCACCGGCACACATCCACGAGTTTTTACGACTACTTGATGTCGACACCGACTGCATTAAGGTAATCGGTGCTGCCATCGGACAGTCGTCGTTCATTGAGGCAATATTATCGGATCCAATGCCATCGCGAATTCAATACATGTTGTACATGACAATCACCGACAGGGATGCAAAGATCGCAGCCGAGGTTGTTGAAAAACATCCGAATTTAACTGATCTGTTTGTTGTGACGAGCGTCGGACTGGATAAAAACGTTGATGCTATCGAACACATGAAAATCGCGAAACGTGCCACTGATTTTATACGTCGTTATCATCCACCGAGGGTTGAAGTGCCCAAGGCAGCCGGAACATTCCTCAGCGATCCATTGGACGTATCACGCGCGTTTGCCAAGGAGATCAATCTGGCTGATTTTAATGCTCGCGGCCTAACGATGGGCCCTGCGGGGACAACGGAAATAAAAGAGGGAGATGATTTCGGTGGCGATACCCTGCCATTGCCCCCACGAGCAGAAGGGGAGGTCGTATCCATCGTCGCATTTCCAAACGGCGTATATGAGTTATTTCGCAACAGAGATGCATATGCAGATGCCGTCCAACAGAGTGGCATCCAACCACTGGACATTGGATACCTGCCAACCAGCAGGGCGATGTTAGACAATGATGAAACTTTTGCAATGGTGAAGGAGATCGCGTCCGATGACGCAAAACTGCGTGCCGCAGGTGTCTATCTCGGATTAAGTGGAAGATTCAAGATCAGTGGGAAAGTACAAAGTGCACCACCTGCAGATCCTGTGCCAGGCATCACAGCGTCGATGGTTCCCGAAAGTGTGTGGAATTATATCGGTGGGAAGGACGACGACGCCTCCGTCGGTTATATCATCGATCACATCGATGACCCGCTAGAATGCGCGAGTATGCTGAAAGCTGGGTTGACATGGGCAACGATGCAGCCACGCAAAACGCAGTCGATGATGAAGCTCATCGCACTCATCAAGGAATGCGCAATATCAAAATTTATGTATCTCAATAACGAGACGACAGATGAGAATCTTCGTATTCACGTTGCCGCGATGTTTGATGTAGTCGATACCGACATGATAAGCAACATAATCCGGCAGAAGGTGATCGATCTGAGAAAGATTGCGCGCAGGCAGCTTCACGGAGACATATGGAATACGCTCAATTTGTCGAGCGATGCAATGTTCAGCAAGATCACAGGCGCATTTTCAAAAGCAATGACTGGCATTGGATATGCAATGGGATTGATAAATCCGCCGCAAGCGGCTGTCCCAGCTGTCGTCGATCTTGGTCGGATGGTTGTCGCGCCATTGGGGGCTAACGTGTTCCCACTTACCATTAGATTCGAATCTATCCAGTTGAATATTGAGAATGCGCCGGCACGACGACCAGCTGGATTTGCAATTGTTGATGCGGCAAATGAACAGCTCGGCACGCTGTGGGATAAAGAAGTTGGAGGCATTTCTGCCGCAATTAGAAACGCCTTCGTTGATAAAGCCTTCGTCGAACAAGAAGGAGATGAAGGGCGTCCGATAATGCCGAACAACGCATTTGGATCACTCATTAATCCCGACCTCACGCAGAAGCTTGGGGCTGCTGTCAACTGGCCAGCCATAGCGCCACTTCCAGCGCGATCCAAGATATGCCCCACCGGATTTGTCGCAGTCATGCCAGCGAAAAGACATCCATTGAAGGCAGCCAAGCTAGACCCGATACAATATGTATTCCATGCGGTCGGTCCCGACGCGCGTATCGCTCCATACAATGTCGAGGCAACTGCGCGGGCAAAACTCCTTCAGGTGTATCAAAACGTTGTCTACAATGCGGTACATGCCCCCGAAGATCCCGACGTCAAACTGCCGGAACCAGAACGTATTATCTATGTTCCCAGAATCAGTGGAGGCATATTCGGCATGGGTGGTTTTTATGACGACAAGAAATCCGTTGCGGCATTGATCAATTCGATGGTCGACGCATACAAAATATGTGGAGGCAAGACGCGAATCGCATTCGTGTTCATCCGACCAGATCCTGGCATTGGCAAACCAGTTCCGCCTCCGGATGAACTCGACATACTGATAAATGGTTTGTATCCGCCAGTGCCCGTCGTGGCACCGTTGGCTGCACCAGTCGAAGCACCATTGGCATTGCCTCAACCTCCGCCTCCGCCTCCGCCTCAGCCTCAACCTCAGCCTCAGCCTCAACCTCAGCCTCAACCTCAGCCTCCGCCTCAGCCTCCGCCTCAACCTCAGCCTCCGCCTCAGCCTCAGCCTCCGCCTCAGCCTCAGCCTCCGCCTCAACCTCAGCCTCAGCCTCAGCCTCAGCCTCAGCCTCCGCCTCAACCTCAGCCTCAGCCTCCGCCTGCCGAAGACGATCCAGATGCCGATGCTGGTGGATGGCTCGGAATTGTTGGGGCCGCATTTGCTGGCGTGGTCGCCGCGTTTGGCGGACCAGCAGGGGTGGTAGCGCCCGTCGCCGCACCTGCACCCGTTGTGGTGGTAGCGCCCGTCGCCGCACCTGCAGCGCCAGTCGTGGCGGCGGCAGCACCTGCGCGTGTGGATCTCGATCCTCCACATTCCAAACATTTTGTTGATGTTGGTGTTGCGAGAGTGGAAGATCTCGAGCCGTTTAACATGATGCATCTAGACGAGATTTATGGGTCATGCCGCAAGACGTCCCCCACGAAGACGTCCGCAGAAATTAACATGTCATATGGGATGGATCATTACGCATCGAGTTGGATGCCAACATGGGTTATCATCATTGTTATTGTGTTGGCACTTGTTGCGATCTTTACATGGACGTCCCCCGGAGGCCCCGACGCAGCCAATGGGCTCCCAGAGGAAAGTATGTCCGTCAGTATAGATGGACATCATTCAAAACAGTCGTCTAGCGGATCGTTACGAGCAGGTAAAAAAATACTATGACATGGCCAAGGGTGACGGGTTCACAGGCCAGCAAGCATTTCTAAAAGCTCTCGACGTACATCCGAGCATCCCATGGTGGGATCCCTCGAGAGTTCCGCTCTTTTCTGAAAATGATAAGGAATCCGTTTACATGTTGTATGGGATCTATCGTGCCGACACGGCGTTTCCATGGATCACGATAATCATCATGTTGGTGGTCGTGGCACTCGTGTATTACGTGCTGTCGGAGCAGGGAGGCCCCACTGTGATCATCGCAAAAAAAGACACGATGGTGACGGGACAATCAGGTAGGAAAATCTTTCCTGCTTAGCTCTTGGTTGAAAACTTCACATAGAGGAAGTCGTCTGATTGTTTGGCCATATTTTTTCTGTTTTCTTCAACGCGTTTGGAGACGGTGACGAGTTCATCGATGTTCTTGATGGAGGCTTCGTTCAGTTGTTTAAACAAGGCATCACGTTTCAGACGGAGCCCAGTGCTGAATTGAACCTCCTCGTTCACGCGCTCGACGAGTTCTTTATTCTCACCAACGAGAGCATTGATCTTGTCTCTGAATGTGGCGATTTCTTGTTGTGCTGTCTCATAAAGGTTTCTGTACACGATCATGCGTTCCTCAAACAGTTTGGTCATCTCGGCAAGTGAGATTTTGATATCTCCCGCATTGATGAACGTGCTGAGGAACTCATCGACGTACTTATTGATTTCTTCTGCAGTGGTTGCAAACGTTTTACACACGCTGCTGACCGGCTCCTTCTTCTCCAACAACGATTTTAAAACCGCAAGTGCTTTAGTTCGGCGTGCGGCATCCGCGGGCAGCACAGTCGGCGCGACTGGCTGGGCAGGAAGCTTTGCTGCCGCCGGAGTTGTGAATTCAGTAACGTTATCTTGAGCAGTCTGCATATTCCGTATATCTTGGATGCCACCTAAAGGAGGAACGTGCGCGTATCAAGAGATTTAATAAAGGGGGGAGGACCTCGTGTTCTCCTCCCCTTTGAATATAGGTATACGAAAATGGTTACTCCAGTAATCGGTTGTGGCGAAAAGGCGATAAGTCCTTCGATAGATGTGGAGCTTTCACCGGCGGACATGTTGTGCGTGTTGGATAGTGCGATCGATGAAAACGGTTTGATGACGCATTGCATTGATTCGTTCAACGAATTCCTGCAAAAAGGAATGAAGCAGATCATCACAAAACAGTTTAGCATCGAGACCCCTCCTATCGAATACAAAAGTCGTGAGGCGAAAGATCAAGACATCAAAACAGTGATGGCAAAGATCGAGTTCACCGATGCCGACTACCGTAAGCCAGAGCGCACATCATACACGGACGGTGCGAAGCTTCTCTTGCCACGTGAAGCGCGCCTTTCTGATCTCAACTACACTGGTGCCATTATTGCTGATGCGACCATCACTTTGTCAGGAAAAAAGGCAGATGGTACGGAAGTCCCGCCACGAACGAAAACTATCAGCCAACATGAAATCGGTAAAATCCCCATCATGGTGAGATCGTGCGCATGTCATACGCATGAGCGTTGCGCAGCTGATCTCATTAAATGCGGGGAGGACACGACGGATGGCGGTGGATCATTCATTGTCAAGGGTACTGAGCGCGCACCAGAAACAAGCGAGTCACAGACCTATAACGACATCCGTATTTTCGCAGGCAAGATCAACAAGGAAGTCATGAGGCTCGAGATCATCTCGAAGCCAGGAGACTCCTTTGAGAACTCATTCCGTGCGGTTGTTCGACACTTGCAAAACGGCGCCATCACTGTTGAGATCGACACGCAGGAACAGAAGGGCCTCCAGATCCCGTTTTACATTATGTACAGACTTCTTGGAATGTCATCGGACATAGACATGGTTCAGACGATTATAGGAGAAAAATGCCAAACGATCGATAAACCACTTGTCGCCCGCGAACCTCGCACAACGGATGCGCTTTCTGCTGCCATCTACAAATCGATTTATCACGCGATCTTCGTGACGGATGCAATGTCTCCATACGGGAAAGAATTCGAAACCATCAAGTTTGAGCAAAACATTGAGAAGATTTCCGAATTCGTCATGTCCTTAGTGCTCCGTCAGATGGACAAGAATGGCAAGAGCAAAAAGGACATCAACATGGTCCAATACAACAACCAGTTCTTGATGAAACTTCTTGACACCAAGTTTCTCCCACATTGTGGAGACGACAGGATCAAGAAATGTTACAAGCTTGGAGAGATGATTCACGACATGGAAATGGTCCGGCAGGGTGCAGCTCTGCCAACAGATCGTGACACGCTCATCAAGAAGCGCATGCACACGCCAGGTTACGCGTACTCCAAAGAGTTCAAGCACGTCTTCAATTCAACGATCATCGTCAATGCACGCAAGGCACTTCGCGAAACACTCACGTCAGCATCGTTTTACCAGATAAAACTTGAGGACATGTTCATCAGCGCAATCCGTGGATCCCTTCTTGAGAAGGCCATGTCGGCTGCCGTGAAGGCCGTCACGACAATGAAAGATAGTAAAGCAAAACTTTATATCAATGCGCTTGAACGCAAGAATGCAATCAACACTCTCGCTGCTCTCCGTGTCATCACGACGCCCAACAAGAACATGGCGCAACAATCCGACAGAGCATATGCGATGCGCGCAGTTCATCCAACTTTCACAGGGATGATCTGTCCGAATGCATCTGTTGACACTGGCCAAGCGGTCGGTCTGAACAAACAACTGGCAATTGCGACAATCATTTCATCTGCGACGGACTCGTCATTCGTGTCGGAAATTCTGTTGAAAGATCCACTCGTCGTCCCACTGTTGAAAATGCAAGTTGAGCTTGTCCAGCAAGCGAATCGCGTCTTGGTAAATGGAGACACCATCGGATACACACTTGATCCGAATGGGCTCGTTCTGAAATACCGCATGGCACGTCGCAATGGCGAAAACGGTATTTCACGGAAGATGACAATCTTCTGGGACACCTACATTGGAAAGATCTACTTCTTCACAGACAGCGGAAGAATGTTACGACCACTCATCGTCGTCAAAGACAACCTTGGCGGCGGAGGCGGCACGGATGGCACTTCGGATTTGGCAGGGGTGCGGGGCAGCATGCCCCGCCTCGATGTCACAGACTTGGCATCGTTGGCTAAATTTCGTCAGACGATGGCACTCACGAAAGATGACGTCCGCGCGATCACTGCTGGCAAAGGAAAATTCAGTGATCTCGAAGAGCGCGGAGTCGTTGAGTACATTGATGCCCAGGAACAAACGAATTGTGTCATCGCGCAGGATCTCCAAACGTTCAACGCTGCACGTGGTGACATCCGTAGACGTTTTACTCATGTGCAATGGCCACAAACGATGCTTGGACTTGCGATCCTGACGGCACCTATCCCAAATCACAGTGAGTCGTCTCGTTGCTGCTATCAAACCAATCATGCAAAACAGGCATGTGGGTGGTACGCGCTCAACTGGCCATCACGTATCGACAAACTTACGTTCTTCCAATTTGCATGTGAGAACCCACTGGTCACGACAATCGTGAACAGGCACGTCCAACCGAACGGCGCAAATGTCATCGTCGCGATGATGTCGTTTAATGGAGCCAATATGGAAGACGCCTTGATCTTTAACAAATCATCTGCACTGAATGGACTGTTTGCGGGCATCGCATTCCACTCTGAAAAGTCAGAGCTCGAGAAAGATGAGGAATGGGGGATCCCAAACACCGCAACCACGCATGAGATCAAACAGCACGCAAACTATTCCAAACTGCAGCCATCTGGTTATCCTGCCGTCGGAACTCTCATCAGAAACGGTGATGTCGTTATTGGCAAAATCCAACACATCAAACAACCAACCACACAGTACACAACAATCGACAAATCTGTCGTTTACAAGAAACAAGAAGATGCTGTTGTCACTTGCGTTTACAAAGACGTTAACCAAGATAACAATCCATTCATCAAAGTGAAACTCGAGACAGTTCGCACCGTCCAGAACGGTGACAAGTATTCATCCCGCTCAGGCAATAAGGGCATTGTGAGTTGCCAGCTTCCATCCTGCGACATGCCATACGGAGAAAAAACTGGCATCCGTCCGGACATCATCTACAACGCGCACTGCATGCCAAAACGCATGATGATCAACCAACAACTCGAAGCCGTCCTTGCATACATCAATGCAAAACTCGGGCGAATTGCAGACCAAACCGCATTCATGCCGATCGATATCAACTGGATCAAGAAAGAGGCTGCGCGCGCAGGCATCGAATATCTCGGCGAGGAACGCATGATCAATGGCATGACCGGTCAGACGCAGGAAGCCATGATCTTCATGACACCACTGAACATCCAACACTTGAAACGCTTCATCGTTGACAGCATTTATGTGGCAAACTCCGGTGCAACATCCGCGATCACGCACCAGCCTGTCAGCGGCAAAAAACAAGGCGGCTCTCTCAAATATGGAGAGATGGAAAAAGACGTCATCTTCGGACACGGCGCAATCTCCATGTTCTGTGAACGGTTCTTCACCAACTCTGACGGAGTTGATGTTCCGGTTTGCAAGACATGTGGAAACCGCGCAATAATCACAGGACGTGGGACAGCACGTTGCACCATCTGCAGAGATCGTGCAGACATCGTGTTCATCTCATCTGCATGGGCCGTCAATGGATTCCTTGACAGTCTCAACGCACTCGGCGTCAAGATGAATCTCACTCTTGACCCGCACGTCATCGAAAATTAAGTTGCACCAAGTTGGAAACGGTTGGCTAGATAGTTTATTTTTTGCCCAGCGCCTTCCACGCAAGCTTCTACGGGCGAAGCCGGCTTCGCCGTCATGTTTCAGCTAGGGGGCAGCTTTGAAAGAAGCTTTTTCGAGTGCGACTTCGTCTCACGAGAAAAAGAAGCTGAAAGTATATGTTCCGCACATTGAACATCTATGAGACGGTGCTGCCATGGGCAAAAGAGCATATCATGGCGCACCGGCGTGTGTCGTTCGACAAATACATGGCGCTTATTGAAGAGTTCATCTCTGGAAAGGTTGTTATCGTTGGGGGAAAGATGGCGCGGCAGTTGATCTTGGCACAACCGCAGACAATCGATTGTTTTGAGTACGACCTGTTCACTGATTCCGCACATGACGTGTCGGGCAAGCTTGCAAGTTTTCTTTATGAGAAAACGAAGGAACCAACCATCTATTCGCAACTTGATGTGCCAGACATGGAATACACCGTGTATGTGGGAGTTTACAAAATCGCATCCATTCATGGCGTCTTGAAACACAAAGGCGTCTCACCAATGCAGTTGATATCACCGAAAGCGGTGACAGGCTTTTACAACCACAAGATTTACATTCTCAACGAAGAGCTGCAGCTGATAACAATCTATCACAGACTCGCATCTTACAATCACGCAAAGGATTGGGACGAACTGACGGAGACAGAGAAACTTATCTACAAATTAAGATATGGCAAAATAGGCGGGACCGACGACGATGAGATGGCCAGTATCCACCAAACTGACGAGGCTGCCGAGCACGTCGTTGCGTGCGTTGTCGGAGATGCCTCTGCGGATCTTGGGGGAGCCCCTGCCGTTGAGGGTGGATCGGCGTCTCCCGAGTTTCAACGAATAATGAAAGAATTTGCTAGCACACGTGTTGTGATACCGACCAAATCGTCACGCGTGCAGATCATGTCCGACAAGACAATCGAAGATGACTTTGCCATCTTGAAGAGAATGATGCCAACAGATGAGATAACATTGCGGGTGCAATCCCTCCATCTTCCGGAGGATACACGTATCCGTCGTAACACAATTTACATGGCAACCACGAGTGGTGGTGAGAGCCGACAAGTTCCGATCATGGACATTTTTAACAATGCCGCATATGAGCTGATCCCCGTCACCGGCGCGGTCGTCACGCCATGGCTCGTCATGCGAATCACACTGATAGACATATGGACATTGGAACTCGTCAAACGCCTCGGACAGATCGATGCAAAATATGCCGACCATCAGATGGCGTCTCGTCTTGCAACACTTAAAGAAACACGTGCCGCAATCGCCCACATGAGCAACGACATTCTGTTTCCCAAAACATGTTTTGGAAAATACGAATCTCCATCCATTTACAAAAAGAAACTGCTTCAGAAAGTGGCAGATGACAGGCGCATGTTCTTCCCAGGCCAACGCGGGACCTCAATGAAACCGACGAGCGCGGCGGCTCCGACGGTGCCGGTGAAACCAACAGAGCCCGCCGTGCCAGCTGCGCCAACGCACGAGAAAAAATAAAACTTTCATGCCCAGCTAGTTTACTCTTGTTTTATGCTTTCGTGATTGCTGGGACGACCGGTGCGACCACAGCGGGTGCGGGTGCGGCAACGACGGGATGCGTCTCAATGAAGGTCTTGCGGGCGTTGGTGAACTCGTCAAGGAAGGTGCGCCACATAGCAAGCACGGTTTTTTGGCTTTCCTCAAGTTTCTTTCCATCAGATTCATCATGCTCAAACTGAGTGAAATACTTTTGATAAGTGCTGCCACAGATGTCGGCTTTGGTATTTTCCTTGTCGGAGAATCCAGCGACCATAACATCAGGATGGGTCTCAACGTCGTGGCGCATAGTTCCAAGATCAAGGAATTTCTTGGCGAATGCAGATTCCTCGACAAAGCGCTTTCTGAAATAGCTCAGAGTTTGACGAAGTTCCACAGGATATGCACCAAGACTGATAGGTGCAACTTGCTTGGATGCGGGAGCCTTGCGAACACGCTCCTTTTGCGCTTGCAATTGGATCATAAGCTCGGCTTGGAAACTACGCTGATCGGATGAAATTTTGTTAACAATCGCAGTAAGTGCATCGATCTTTCCAGACATGGAAGCAATCGCAGCAATAACGGTGCGTTGATCCACAGAGAGAGTGTTGACGTCGACGTGAGGGGCAGCCATGGTTTTGATTGTGATATACATAGGTCATGCCCTAATTCAAAAAAACGGCTGTCGTTATCTTCCATTAGGTCGGCATGCATAGGCAGGGGGGGTGGCAGGCCCCTCCTGGCACGGGGTGGTTGGTTGGCAGGGGTGTGGGGCTGCAGGCCCCACGGTGGTTGGTTGGCAGGGGTGTGGGGCTGCAGGCCCCACCTACATGGCAATTGGTTGGGCGTCATCTGTATGCGCTAAAGGCGCAAGCTTTGCGGCGCAGCGCGTGCAGATTGCGTGGTACATGTCTTCTCCGCCAATCAACTCGAGCGCTTTTGATGCGGTCGTACGGTGTGTGAAGAATGCGTTTTCTGGAGTTGTCTGACAGTATGTGCAGAACGCTGGGATTGTTTTGATGCACGTGGCAAGTGGGTAAATGTCTGCCATCTTTGGAAACATTTTTCCTTCCCATGTACTTTTGAGTGCCGCGCCAAGAATGTTGATTCCAGAAAGCATCCAGCGCTTGATGACACTGGCGCCGTCCATGAACTGAAGTTCGTCGACTCCGATGTATTTGCATTTCGGATGTTCTTTAACGACTTTGTCTGCGATTTCTAGATCGCCGACAGAGAATATGTTCATGTCTTCGTACTTGGATCCACTGTGTGATACGATGGCATTTGGGGAATTCGTGTAACGTGTATCTCCCGCATACTTGAACACCAACACCATGTCAATGGGAATGCGCCGCAAGTGCTCCATCATGATCGTGGTTTTACCAGCGCCCATCGGTCCCTCAAACAATGTGAATTCTCCCAGGGATCCCGCATGATCATCGTCGCCCTTGTGTTCTGGAGCCAACATGCTGGTTATATCAGTGGTGTTGCCCTAATTCAAAGCTTCTTTCTTCACGCCGCCTCCGGCTGCGCTCGACGCGAATGACACGTAGTGAGGCAAGAAAGAGCTTCTTTCAAAACTGCCTCGCTTCGCTCGGCAACACGGCGAAGCCGGCTAGGCAAGAAAGATTGGGCTCCGAGCTCACCCGTCCCCTTGCTACGTCCGAGGTGCGCCACGGAAAAAAGGATACGATGTTTGTCAGTGTTATCTTTGTGCGTTTGGGTTGTGGCTAGGGGGGGAGGGGGGAGCGCAGCTCCCCCGGCTGGAAGAGTTTGCCTTTTTCTAAATAGTACATGATGACGGTCTTGTCGATGTGATGGCGTCTGCAAATGTGAACATCATACATCGGCTGTAGGATGTTGCCAATGAATGTGATAAATGTTCGCGGAACTGGCATCTTGAGGCCAAATGCAAGTTGGATCTGAAATGGATCGAGCGTGGGCTGCGTGGCTGCAGTGGAGCCTGCGGAGATGAGCTTTCTCCAGCGATCCGTCAGGTCACGAATGTCGATTGCGTTCTCAACGCCGAAGATGACGTGTTGAGTTTCATCTGTAAAACCAAGGCCTTTGATGATGACGAGCGCGATATAATGTTTTGTGAATGTCATAGACGACGGCGTGTGGGGGCTGCAGGCCCCACTGTGTTGTCCGTACGATTGGACGGCAGTGAGAACTTGAGGAATCGGCGCGAGGAGCGATCCGACGTCGTTGAGATTTTTGTAGATGCTGCGAGTCTGGGGTTTTGAGTATTCATAATAGTATTCGGGGGTGACGGCAAAGTTGCTTGGTAATTTGTAGAACTGTTTAAACTTGTACAACTCATGTGCATACATCATGTCGAGGGGAACGTTGATGCCGGCCTCGATCTTCTCTTGCAGATCCTCGTACACGAGTTGTGAGATGTCCGGTGCATTGCAAACATGACGGGGTCGGTCCATGCAAGCGTCGTGAGCGACATTTGGAGAGACGATAAACTTGTCCGACATGGCGAGAGGTGCGGGCATCTTTGAACAAATGGCACCAGTGCTCGTGACCTGCGAAATGAAGCGCTCCATGAAGTTGTTTTGCGATTGGCACTTTGCAAACAAGTTGTGCAGATAGACAGCATAATGTTCATCATGAACAATTGTCAGAGCGCCCGTCTCCGAGTAATCGAGAGAAAGTGAGTTCGGTTCCATCACGGCAAACAGATTTTTCTTTTGTTGCAGAAGTGCGGACTCCAACGATTGGATGGTTTGTGGAAACCATCGACGATGTGTCCAGAATAGCACATTGTACTCATGATCACCCACGTTTCTCACACGGCCAATCATTTGCCGACAGCTCTCCACGGTGCACGACTGATCACTGAATGCGCAGTAAATCTTATCGAACCAAACCTCTTCAAATGACACACCGGCCAGGACGGTTGGCGTGTATGCGAGGATATCACATTTTTTCCACGCCGCATTAACATCCTTGAAATCTTCGGTCTTTTCGGAGAGAGGCGTGTGCGCGGTGTACATGCGAATTTGTTTTGCTGGGAATAGCACTTTGAGCTCAGCAACTTTCGTTTCGATCTCCTGACAGCTATTACTGACAATGCAAATGTGCTTCCCGGAAGAGATGTCGTTTGCGAGGCGATCCCACCATACATTTGGATCCTCCGTCAGGAGATACTTATCTTCAGCACATGTTCTTGCAGTGGATACGATGAGACGCGCAGCACTTGGCGGATCGTTCTCGCCTAGCATCTTTCGCGGGTCCGATGGCACGAAGGGCGCGAGGCCCGCGGTCGGGCCACGTATTTTCGTGACAACGTCGAATGTTCTGTCGCCAAGATTTGCGTCCATAAGGATGACGTGCGCACTGTACTTGATGAGCCATTTGAACTTTGCAAACATCACAGCAAATTGTTTGCTCAAACCGCTTCCAAGTTGTTCGATAATACTTTCGCTTTCGTCGAGAACTAAGAGGTCGGGCTTGCACGTGAGTAACAAGCGATGAAGGGATTCGCATTGGATGATGAGATGACGCGATGCCGTCAGATCGATGTCGCCTCTCAATCTGTTGTACAGAATGAAATCTGGAAATCTCGCTTTGAGTTGTTGTGAGAACGTGTGCCTGAATGACAGCATGACGATCACTTGGTTCGGCTGATTAAAGTACGTATCACGGTACGTTGCGAGCGCTCGCGTCTTGCCGATCTTCATTGGAGCTCTGACAAACAGCGTGTGAGAGAGTGGATACGGTGGCAATATGGGATGGGCGTCGACGATGATTTCCGTGATGCCATGAAGTCTCGCCGACGCGATCACGTCAGGTGGAGCGTTTACACTCGGTGGGGGCACCGCTTTCACATAATGCTCAATTTTGTCGAACCGCGCAACACCGTCGCCACGAAGCGTCCCAACACTCTTGAATGGGCCGAGGTCAGGATGGACTACGTCGGGAGCGCTGCTGACGATTGCGCCGACTGGGACACTCGTCTTGTCTGTGGAACGAAAGCAGTGGGCTGTGACGGATATTGTAAATGTCGATGGATCTCTATGCAGTTTAAGGAACAGCGAGTTGTCGTGATCGTGCTGGCGTTGACAGATGTTGCAGAACGATGGTGCGACGCGCGTGAAGAACATCGCATTCCCAGATTGCCGACTAAACACGAGACCATCAATGTACGGCTTTGCCATGTCGAGAACGACCTTGACGTCATATGAGATCGCTTCACCTGTGCCGCCATTGATGGCGTCGGCATCCGAATGCTGCTCGATCACGTATGCATCCGGCAGGGCAACACAATCTTCTGTGTGAGTGATGAGTGCGTCGAACTGATTCGCAACAGGTGGAAGCATCTTGACACGAGTCGAATCTTTCTTGTGACAGAGTGGCATCCTGAAACTTTGCAACGAACTGTACACGCCAATGTCGACAAGTTTACACTGCTCAACTGTGAGACGGGTGCACACATCTTTTGCAAATGAGCAAGCTTGTTTGTGGTTACTCACGGAGTACCCATTGATGACGATGTGCGCACTTAACTTCTCAGGAGCTCCGCCCCTGCCAAGCGTATCGGGGCTATGCGATCTGCAGATGAGAACATTGTCGTCATCAACATCGAGACCGTACTTTGCGTGCATCGTGTCAAGAATGGAAAGCTTCAGAGATTCGAGCAATTCGTTGAAGAACTCGGGCACCACGTGTGTTGACATCACGTCATGCCCGCCGGGATGCGCAGGCGTTCCGCCGTCGATGTCGAACTTGAGTTTCTGTCTGACGGTTCCATCGATCATCTCGTGAAAACAGCGCTGCTCTTCAGGGACGGTCTCAAATGAATCCCAGAACTCTGCCGCGTTCTTGAACACGATGTAATCTCCGTGATACTCGTCTCGCACGATGAACTGAGATAGCCTCTGGTTCACATCCGGCCACGATGATTCAACGCTCAGGGAAGCGCACCCCGTGCGCGACTCCACAGACTCATGTTTTCTGTAGCGTGGGAATCGCATCGTTGAACGGCTATGTAATTCAAACCACTGCGTGCCATGAGGCAAGGAAAAAAGATAAGTCCAGAACATGAGGTTCATCTGGCGTACGTGGAAGGGATCTTTGCCGAGTCTATCATCGGGACAACGCCGTACTTTCTGGCATATGCCTGTGCGGCTGCGAATGACCTTTCGCGCGAGATCTTTTCCGGTATGTCTGGGCCATCGAGGACAGCCGTCAGGGATGCGACCTGGGCGGTCGTCAGATCTTTTACGATCGCCATGAACTCTTCCATGCATTTCTCATCAACTTTTGCAAGATCGAAAAGTGGCAGCTTGACGTCAAACGGTGGTGGGCCTAGTGCACCTTGCATGTGTTCGACGGCTGCGGCCGCGATCTTTTTATTGAAGCCAACACCGACAAGATAGATCTCTGAATTTGTTGGACGTGACGTGAGTGGCTTTACAATGAAGAACTCCTTGAAACATGTGGCTGTCTCGATCACGAGCGATATTGTGAACGGCTCGAACATCGTGTACTGTTTCGTGATCATGATACCGCCATCACCGAGCGACACAAGCCCGCAGAGGATCTGTCCAAGATTTGCACGTGCATGGATGGCCTCCTGGTTATTGTAATCCTCTGACACATCCAAACCGAGATCACTTGTGTAAAGAGAGCACGGACGTTTCGCAAAGTACTTTTGGAAGTAGTCGATAACTTTTGGATTTGTCACATCACCGTCGAGCATTTCTGGCGTGAGCCAGTTCTTTGGATTTTTCTTGAAGACCTGGTAAGTATCTCCAAGCGGTTCTGGATTTGCATCCGTCGGTTTATATAGAGAAGATGCAACCCAGTCCCATTTGACGGATTCGCGTCTATACATGAGGTGATTGATCGCCATGATAAACCCACCGGGCATCTCCGCATTACAGAAGACAAGTGGGGCCTGCTTGCTCTCTTCATGTTGCGTGGCTTTCGCCTGCGCAGTCGTAGCAGGGAGGCCCCACTGCGCAGCCAAGAAATCCGCGATCTTAAACATCTTTCCTATCTCATACATTTTCAGCCATGCGTTCGAGTAGCTCTGGGCGTTGAATTTGCGGGCAAGGTATGAGCGAGTATCTCTGTAAAGATCTGCGCTTTTCATCTTCTTCCAGAACGCCGCGTCCCCATCATGAGAATCTAATTTAGTTTTAACCTTGTTAAGTGCATCTTTCAGCGGCGCAACCAGCGCTGGCACATCGACAGGCTTGGCTGGCCCCTCCGACGGTTGCGTGAAGTGTGGGACGAATCTCCTGATCATCGGCACTATATTTAATTTTCAATCTGCGGCAGATTTTACATGTTCTAGTTATAAATCATGGAAGGAATTACACTTGCGATCATTTTCATCATCATCGTGATCGGCATTATAATGACGATGCCAGCGTCTGTGGCGCCGATGGCACCTTTGCCAAATGTGGTGACAGCGCCATCGAACGTTGGCGCGGCGCCCACTGTTTCTCCGGTCATCTAGTGAGCACACAGTTTGATCTTTCTCGCTTAGTCCAAAGGCTCAGGTGTATGCCATTTGAATTTTTTGGCATGGTATAATGCGGCGCATCAATTTACGTGCACTTGAGTTTCGTGAGGACGGCGTGGTTGGCGTCCGACACGGCTGTGGGATATCGATGTCCGAGAACGTCTTATCGTACGGAGACTGCAAGAAGACATACTCTTTTGGCGGAGTTAAATCGACAGTGACAGTTTACGAGGCGGATGGGTTCACAGTCGAGCTTGCGTTCCCTCGTCCATTTCTCTTGGTTGGAAAATGCGGCGGATGCGCACGTATCGATCTTGGAGGGGGGGCTATGTCATCATCCCTGACGTTTGGTGCAAATGACGTCGATGATGTTCCACCAAGGCTGCACTTTAGTCCAAAGGTCCAATGGGTTCACATCGCTCTTCAGGAGATGGATGTTGCAGGGAAAGAATACGGCGGCGTATTTATGTATGGTGGTGACATGCGTGGCACATACGATGGAATGCTTTGCGCTCCGATGTACTTGTATATCGAAAATGTCGCACCGGGAATCTGGATGGACGACAGTTCAATTATGACGATGCACAACAGACATGGCATGTGGCACGTTTGCCAAATTCATGATATATCTTTCCATGGAGGTCTGTTTGTGTCGGACTTTGGGGAGACGATTCTCGCGTGGCTTGATGACTTGCCGAGGCCGCGTCATATGGTGTTGTCTCCACACGAAACTCCAGACGCGCTTCCCGCAGGGCTTCCCGCTTTGCCTCAAGAACTTGTGAGAATTGTGGCAAGTTATGTTCCACGACGCGGATGCATCACCGATGAGCCATTTGAGATCCATACCCATGCCGAGGCGATAAGAAACTATTTTGACATTCCCGACCCGGCAAAAATGGTCGTGAGCGACCACACGCTCATATATCCCGACGGAGCAAGGCGCATCGACCCCGACTTACTGTCATACAACAGATCACTTCTCAGCATGCAGTGTGAGCATCGCGGATACAAAGAAGGGTTTAGTGTCGCGCGTGGACATCTGTATTACACAACACAAAACACGACAATCACACTATGTCCGATTATCCACGAATGCGAAATTTACATACGCCCAACATACGACGTCGTCATATTCGGGACAATCGATAACATGGGCAGCATCGTCAAGACATTGATATCTATCCGCCGAGACAATCTCAGAGTTTGCTCCGACAAGGTATTTGGATGGGAAACCGAAGTACTTTGAGTTTTTTGGCCTTGCAAGGGGGGCGGGGGAGCGCAGAGCTGCGTCTGAGCCCGTCTTTCTTGCCTAGCTTCTTTCGGCCGAGCGTAGCGAGGCCAAGAAAGAAGCTTGATATACACGATGCAGAAAATATGCGTTGTTAATGCGCAGGCCGCAATGGACCGCGCGTGTGATCCTGCAGTGACGGATGCATTGATCGCATGGTACCCAGATGGGAATCCATCGGGATTCATACGAGTTGAACCGACAGGCGTCGCAGGGGTTTGCAGAATGTCAACGGTTGTTTTGGGTGCGCAGCCCGCTGGGATGTGGGGGGGTCTGGGTGCGGAGTCCTCCGGTCTCGTTACTCATAGGAAAGTGATATTGAATAAGCTGCAATACGATGGAAGTGGGCGAATGAAAACGACGAGATCGTCTGCTGCTGGGTTTAGTGATTTTGGTAGTGGATTGGAGTTCATGTCAGAGGATGGATGGTTGTTCCAGGTCACTGGCGGGCACGTTGATGTGATGCCCGCAGATGAGAGACAGATCGGACTTACGTATTATGTCGCCACATATGGAAACGGTGGTAATGCATTCTTCGTGGCTGGATGCAATAAAGGTGTATGTATCATTGAACTTGGCGGCAAGCGGAGCACTGCCGGGACCCCCCATATGTTTTGTTGCGCAGACGAACTTGATGTGCCGTTTCTTTCGTACACCCAATTCAATTGCGAGGGGCATGCGGTTGCGACTCCCCTTGACGAAATGAAACTTTTAGAAGAAGATGGCGTTGAGAAGCAAGGGCGCGTTCTGCTGGTGCCTAATATCGGCGAGACTTTCATGTATCGTGGATGGCTCGTGCTCGATAAAGGCTCTCAAAGCAGGGAGGCCCCGAGCAGGGGTGGTGGGTTGGGGGTGTGGGGGATTCCATCCCCCACTCTGCAGGCCCCACTGTACACTGAGTGCGACGGCATATACACGGTACAAAATGGGTGTAAAAAGGAAATATTTATCGTCCCATACAAATATCCGGATGCAACGTTAGAACGGTGGGAGGGCGAATACCGGGATTCGCCATCCAATGTGCTCATACAGAATGGAACACTGGTTGGATGGGTCGGACCAAGGCCACGCGCAACACACGCTGATGTCATCGTCCCAGCGCCCGCGCAGATTGTCGGAATACGCTCTGTTATCGCCGATTCTTGGAGGGATGGCCCTCTAGAGCTTATAAATATTGTATCTGCATACGCCGTAAGCGATGGCGTGTCGTGCGATGGGTCGATTGTTGTGTGTAATGACATAATCACTGCCATGGCGGTCGCAGGTTTCGATAAGGGTGAGCACCCGCTCAGCAAAAGCGATTTCCCATATAGATCCGTCGGGAATGGAGTGTGGGCTAAAAATGGAGTGGGGTGCGCGTTTGTGGAGAAGGTAAATAACTACACTGACAAATACACAGATCAAGCGGGTAAGATGTCGCTGACCCTACACATAGGTGCGGTGCCATGGCAAGAAACTATCCATCCGCAGGGTCGGACTCGCCAGTCATGTTGTTTTAAGATCGGTGGACGACAGCTCGCATACGCATGGCATAACCAGTGGATTCCACTGATGAACAAATGCACATCATTTGTCGACAAGTCAGTGGATGGTTATGTTGTGGCGGATGCCAGCAATGGTGGACAACGACGACTTGTCATCGTTGAGATCGAAAGCAGGGCATTCTGCACATCAGTTCCGGCGTACAGGCGTTTCTCATATGTTATCCCTGCTGGTTGCGATGAAGTTGACGCCATTTGAATCTTTTTTTGACATATACGGCGCTACGTTCCCGATTGGCATCTTCATGATCGACGTTACAAAACTGAAATATGATGATGGCGTGATCTGCGGAGAAGTTGATGAGTATTCAAGGGGATGGGCAAGTGATGGAAATTGGAGAGATGGCCATCACCAATATGCGACTAAATGTTCTGCTGGCGACAGCCTTGGCACCATCTGCGCAATCGATGCGCCTCTTGGTTATCGTGCGGCGATATTGTGTGGTGGTGGACGTATGTTCGTTGGTGTCGGTAAATACGGTGGATGCGCCGTCATACCGTTGGATGAGTTCAACGCATTCTCACTATTTGTAGAACCGAGCACCGCGCAGCCCTCCGGCGCGCGGGCGGGACCGATGCATTGGCGGTGTGCCCCCACTTTGCACTTTGTCGACAGCTCACATTGGGCACATCAATTCATGTCGGAGATCGATGCATTCGAGTGTGGACGCGACGCCCACAGTGTGTCTCTCCAGCATTGTCGATTGGATTATTACATGTGCCGTGGAGAGATTGCGTCGCGTTCGTGTTGGACGCCAATCAAAATCGCCGACGGCGTCTTCTTCAGAGGTAACGTCGTGTTGACGCCACCCATCGTACATCTCTTCGCGACCCCATTGATCAGCGATGGCAACCTACTGATCGATACCGCACGAAACCTCGTTGCGTGGGTCGGTGATCTCAAGGCTCCATCGACACAACTCATCGCGTCACGCAGCGTGGCTGCCGAGAGAATACCAGGCTTAGACTTGACTGGCCTGCCAGTGGAACTCATTACACTGATATGTGCATATGTGCCACGGGCTGGACTTGTTACGGATATGTCCGTAACAATTTATGAGACGGATGCGGCGGCTGGCGCGATCTCACGGTATTTCCACATCCCACTCGGAGTGCCATTTGCGTGTGACGACGGGATCATAACATTGACAGAATGTTACCGCGTTCTTGATCCGTGGGCCATGACGTATTCGCCACTACCAGTCAGCAAACCGACGGCCGAAGTTGACAGATTTTACGTCAGAGACAAGTGTCTTGGATATGTCCATGCTGGCGTCGATTACGCTGGACTGTATGCGGGAGTCACAACCATATACGCAACGTTCATCCGACATGGATTTAGAATCGCGGCGTGCGGCTCCGTCACTGTGTGCGTTAAGGACGGTGCGTTCGCAATTTGCGAGGGCGCATACAATGACATCCTCTAACGGGGGAGCTGCGCTCCCCCGCCCCCCTAGCAGAAACCAGGGCAGAAAAAATAATATTTTTCTTGCCTAGCTTCTTTGTTGAGCCGACGCAGTCGGCTCAACTTTGAAAGAAGCTGAATATATAGGGGATGGCATCATTGCAAGATCTAATCTCTCCGGTGGTTGGTAAGGCAGTGGGTGCGTTTAACGATTATGTATTGCGAAGTCTCAGGGAAGATTTAGTGCAGGCCGTCAAGATGTATGTGTTGGATGTGATGTACGCAGATGATAACTTAAAACCACTTGCCATCCGGTTCGAACCAAATAGATTTCACGTGTATGGAATTGGCGATGTGAAGGTCGTCACGCCGAATGGATTTCATTTCTCTGCAACTGGACCACGTGGTCTGTCCGTTGATGTCGCTGATGCGATTGATACAGGAATTGTGGCAACGTGGGATCCCGTGGAAAATGTGACAAGCGAACTGCAGGCTGGCCAAGAGAGACTTTTAAACGACATACGAAGCGGAAGAATGTTAACTTTGCCAACAACTGGATTGCCCATTACGTATGCGCCGAAGATCTTCACATTGCGGCGTGGAGAATATCCAATTCTTGTTGACTCCCTTGAAAGTGGATTTGTCTCGCTGGATTTGCCACGCAATCTTTACCCGCAGCACGATCGTGTCATGATAACAAACATGCTCAACATCTACGTGCGGACGGTGGCAAGCTCCGCCCGCCAGGGTGACAGCGGAGTCGGTGAGTTTGTGCATATTTCGGATCATGTCATGCCATCTGCATGCACGATGATGGCAGTTGATGGCCTGTCACATGTGGAATGCACAAATGAACAAGGCATACGAACCGTGTCCATTGTATGCGCATTCGGTAAATTCCCAATTAGACGTGCATCGCGCGGCAAATGGACCATGCTGGATCCAACTGGGCTTGCTCCATATTTACGTGCATTGTTCGAGTTGTTTTGGCATGGCAGCGGGGTAAGCGATGGCGAACGCGTAAAATTTGCATGCGCCAAATCACAACTCGATGCTGAACGCGTGCAGCTCGACGCAGAGCGCGCACAACTCGAAGCAGAACGCATGGCACTCACCACCTACAGAGATATGTTGGAGCAAGACAAGTCGATAGCGTCGGCGTCTGCCGCGAATGCGCCAGCATGCGTTTCTGCAAGTGCGCTTCGACAGAAAGTTTGGGAAAAAAGAAACTCCGGAGACATTGGAACATGCTTCTGTTGTGGAGGAGTGCTTGCGCGGCCGGACTTATATTGCGCGAAGATCGACACATCTGTCGCGGATTCACTTGCCAACTGTGAAGCTATCTGCATAAAATGTAAATCACACAGAGCAAACCAAACACTCATCGCATTCAAAGAACGGATTGGAAGGGCGGGGGCGAGTCCGGCGAAAGCGTGAGCTTCTTTCTTGCGGGTCCTTCGGACCCGCGAAAGAAGTTCGCAAGAAAGAATTGACCGGAAGCATGAGCTTCGCAAGAAAGATATCTCCCACTATAGTCACTGTACGCCATTTGAATTTTTTTGATATATCCTCCCACATGATCGACGTCAAGAAACTTAGTTATCAAAGTGGGAAGTGCCACGCATGCAGTTGTGGCGGCGTACGTTGGATGATGGGTGGCACCTGGGCCGATGGGATAAATGAATATGATTTTGGGTTGACAATGAAGGCTCACGACATCGATGCGCCACTCGGCTACCATGCAGCACTCATAAAACGTGGCGAAAAAATGTATCTTGGTATCGGTAAATGTGGTGGGGCAGCGGTCATTGAACTGGGATCATCCCCATTCTCACTATTCACCGTGCCCGGGATGGCTCCGTCTGCGCCGATACATTTTGCTGGCTCGTGGGTACATCAGTACATGGCGAACATTGATCGCGAAGAGTGCATGCAGATCGATGGCCGACTTGTGCACACCAGAGAAGACTTTTACATGTGTGGAGACGAGATTGCATCGAATGCGCGCATGCGACCAACGAAAATCATGAAAGGTGTGTACATGAAATATGGACACATTATAACTCCACCGATTGTCCACCTCTTAGATAACTCTAATATTGGGACAGCTGACCCGTGCTACGAAAATTCAATATTTGTGGATAGAGGGATGATCGTTGCATGGATTGGCGGCCCGCTCGACAAACTCAAACCGCCAACGCAGTTTGTCGCATGTCGCAAAGATATGCCAATGGGAACTGGTTTCGCAATCATTGCTGAACTGGAGGGCTTTGCTCTTCCGCCGGAGATCATCACCCTGATTGACGCATTTGTTCCGCGCAGCGGCATCGTTACGGACGCATCAGTCACTTACTATCAGCATCGCATGATGACCGAAGCCGTCTCGAAATACTTTGGAATACCGGAAGCCTATCCCATAGAGAACGCGTATGGTGTTTTAAACTTTCCTGAGTGCAAAGTGCTTGATCCATGGTCCATCGATTACATACAATTGTCAGGTGGAAAGCCAACTAAAGAAGTGAACCGATTTTACATCAGACACGGGAGTCTTGGTTATGTCCACAACGGTATCGATTACGCAAGCCTGTATGCAGGGGTCATCAGCATGTCGAGGATCGTCAAGCACGGTTTCGAAATCGTGCGCTGCTCATATGGTGCCGGCTATGTGACGGTATGTGTGCGAAACGGCTCATATGGGATATGTGAACGTCAATATGACGACATCCTCTGAGCTTCTTTCTCCCGCTTCACCTTCGGTGCGTCACGCTCGGATGACACGCAGTGGGCAAGAAAGAACTGACCTGGAGCATGGCATAAAGCATATGGGGGTGCGCGACATCCCGATGCCAGAGAGAAAACCATTTGAATTTTTTATAGAGTGCTCTCGAGAGAACATGATTGACGTTACAAAACTTCGGTACATACGGAATGGACGACAAGCCAGTGATGATGTTTTGGGATGGACAGTAAATGGCAACTGGTGCGATGGCGGTATGGCGTACATAACCGAATATGAACTTATCTGCAAGATAGATGCGCCTCTTGGATATCATGCGGCACTTTTGAGGAACGACAAATGCATGTTTGTCGGTGTTGGCAAATGTAGAGGATATGCAATCGTTCCAGTGAGCACACCGGAGGGCTGCGCCCCCCGAAGACCCCCGGCCAGCGCCTTCTCACTGTTCGCCAATCCTTCCCAAGAGTGGCAGGACGTGGCACAGCAAGCCGGCTTGCACTTTGTGGATGAAACACAGTGGGCGCACCAATACATGTCCGAGATCGATGCATCTGAATGCTTCATTGAAAACGACGAACTTCTGCATTGCAGATATGATTATTACACGTGTGGTAAACGAATTGTGTCGAGGACGCATTTAGCGCCGACGAAAATCGCCGAAGGCATTTACCATCGGGTGGATGTCATAATAACACCACCATTTGTTCACCTTTATGGATGCAGATTGACGAACAATGGCAAGTTATTTGTGGATATTCATCGGGATCTTGCTGCATGGATAGGTGAGCTTAAAGCACCGCCAACACAACTTGTTGCATGGCGTGCCATGATGCCGGCGCCCACTGGGCTGGGTCTTACATGTGCCAATCTCCCAGTGGAACTCATCACACTTATTGATGCATATGTTCCACGCCCTGGACTTGTGACTGACAAGTCCGTCACGGTCTATGAAACGGAAGAGGAGGCAACCACAATCTCACGCTACTTCCACATCCCACTTGGCGTACCAATTCAAAATGGCGGTGGTGTTCTGTGCATGGAAAACTATTACGTTCTTGACCCATGGTCCATGTCATACTTCCCACTGCCGGTCGGCACGCGGACAGCCGAACCCAACGGATTTTACATCCTAGATGGAGACCTTGGCTATGTCCGCGATGGAATTGATTTCACGCTTTTGACTGCAGTCGATGCTGGTTTTAAACTAAAAAAGATAGCCAGGCGTGGATTTGAAATTGTAACGTGTGATCATCCGATGTGGAATGCGCACACAGTTTGCGTCAAGGGCAATACGTTCGCGGATTGCGACAGCGCGTTTTACGACGTGCTGTGACGGCCGATTGAATTTTTTGTAGCCGTATAGGACGTTTGGCGAACGAAACCCAATGTCTCTCGAAATCAATCAGATTATCAGCGGTGTGGTTTTGGATGCGGCAGTCGCGCGTTTCAAAGAAGTTCCTTTGAAGGGATTCTGTGATGAAGTGGTTCTTGCGATCAAAACGGAAGTTCTGTCCAAGTTAAACAAAGCGAACATCACCGCGGGCTATGGAGAACTGCGCGGAGATAAAGTTGTGTTTGGTGGAGCTGGCGTCGGCAAGGTCGTATGTGCAAATGGTTTCGTTTATGATCATTGTGTTGAAGGCGGCCTGTACATGGGAAAGATCGGAGATGTCATCACGTACACGTGGAAGGCGCCAGACGCCGCGCGCAACGAGATTAACGCTCGCCGCGAACAACTCGCGAAGGACATCGCCGAAGGCAAGTTGGTTGCGCCATTCCCTGAGCAAAAGGTGAACGTTTACCCAACATTGTTCACTATGCGTGATGGTGAATATGTGATCTGGAGAATGGCGGGCTCGGAGATCATTGGTGGCTATGACTGTTTAATCGTCACGAATATGTTCAACCTGTACGTAAGTGACACGGGTAAGCCCGACACGCGCGAAGGTTTCCACATCTCCAACTGGCCGATGCCAGACGACTGCATTCGCTTTGTCCTGGATGTGTTGTCGTTTACTAAAGACGGCTACTATGGCGATAGCGGAAGAAAGCGCTTTGCATTCGGGAATACGCACGACAAGGCGGGAGTCACGCCATCCATCTTACACGCCTTTCTCAAAGATTATGCGACGACGTTTTGGCCACGCCGTCCAGATGGACCGGTTGCTGTTGAGATTGCACAACTAGAGGCCGACCGCAAAGCTCTGCGCGAAGATCGTGTCAAGCTTGACGCCGATCGCATCGCCATCAACGAACTTACCGACAAAGCACATGCCGCTTTAGTAAGTGAGAAAGATGCGTTCACACGCGAATGCGAGAAAATCACAGATGAAGATAGGGAGCATGCACGCCTTGCGAACATTGCCATCATCGAGGAACGCAATACATTCAACTCCGAACGCGCGCTCGCAATGGTGCATGACCGAGCAGCTCTTGCCGACGAGCGTGCTGCGATGTTGTCCGAGACAGGGCAAGCCGCCCTCACTGCGGAGCGTGCCGAGCTCACATTGGCAAAAGAGAAGTTCCTGTCCGACGGTGGACAAAAGGAATTCGCCGACGCCAAGCGTACACTTGCTGTGGAGCGCACAGCATTCGTTAATGAGCGAGAGAAGTTCATGTCCGACAGTGGGCAACGCACATTCCGTGCAGAACGCGAAGCGCTTCAAGATCAACGCCTCGCCCTGATCAATGACCAACGCAAGTTTGAGGACGTCTCTGGCAAAACTGCAATTTCAGAGGAACGTGCCGCACTCTTGGCAGACCGTGCACGATTCGAAGAGGAGAAAAAATTATGGGAGATGGATCTCAAAGAACGCTCCGCATCCATCGAACAACGTGTCAACACTTTGCTGAAACGTGAGATCGCGATGCGATTTCCGATCCATGCAAGTGAACTGATCACAGAGGATGATTTATATGCCACGCCGCCGGAGACGCCTGCACACGCCTCTGACGGCACAGCTCGCCACGATCAAATGTCGGCGCAAGCGAAAAACAGTGATAATTCGCACCATTGTTGTCGTTGCGGTAGTATCATGCTGGGTCTGTTCGCCTGCCGGAATGTCGATTCTGGGAAATTTGAGCCGGTGTGCGAATCATGCTTCCATAAAGCGCCAGCCGAACCGCCTGCAGCACCGACGGCGCCGTCCGCTCAGCCCAAGCGTACGCGTCCAGCGATCTCTCCAGAACTTCGACAACAAGTGTGGGAGAAACGGAACACCGATGCTGCGCATCCAGATGCGGGAAAGTGTTTCTGTTGCGAGAATGCCACGACAAGAAATGATTTTGAATGTGGGCATGTGATGGCATTTACCAATGGTGGTGCAACGAATCTCGCAAATCTCGAACCGATCTGCCGTACCTGCAATCGCAAATGTGGCACGAAGAACCTGATCGATTACAAAATGTCACTGTGAGCGCGCAGGATTGAATTTTTCGCATACGTATAGAACGTTTCACAGATGAAGACTCTTGAAATCTCTGAGGAGCGTGCGGCACTCTTGGCTGATCGTGCACGGTTTGAAGAGGAGAAGAAATTGTGGGAGATGGAATTCAGAGAACGCTCTGCATCCATTGAACAACGCATCAACACTATGTTAAAACGTAAGCTTGACGCGCAGATAGATGCCGGGTACGATGTGGATCATTGTTATAAATGTGGTTGTTTTATCGTGGATACGTTTTGCAACTGGCTCACCGAATCTGGAAATCGTGTGCCGATGTGCGAAGAGTGCTATCGTGGGGCCGTGCGGGCTTCTCAGCAAAAACGTGCGCGCCTTGCGATCTCGCCAGAGCTCCGTCAACAAGTGTGGGAGAAACGTAACACTGATACTGCGCATCCAGATGTTGGAAAGTGTTTCTGTTGTGGGTTTGCTACGACGAGAAATGATTTTGAATGTGGATTCGTAAAGTCATTTAGCGATGGTGGCACAACGAAACTCGCAAATCTCGAACCGATCTGCCATACGTGCAATCGCAACTGCTGGACAAAGGGCCTGATCGATTATGGGATGTCTCCGTGGGAGCCTCACTGAACCGCATGGTGGAAATTGAATTTTTTCTCATCCGGAAGCGCCCCAATATAGGATATGTCAACCGATAAACAGATTTCACCAGCGGCAGTGCCCGCAGAGCTTCCGCCACTGTCCGCAGAGCAGAAGGAGAAGTTGGCGTCCGATGCGAAACGCCTGAACTTCCAATTTGTGTGTATGTGCATGAATCCAATTTTGGACTACCTTGAATGGATTGCAAGAGCGTCCCAAGAGACTCCATCGGAACTTGCGTTGAAAAAGATTGCAGAGGTTCGCAAGAATGTGCCACCACACTCACCGATGGATGTTGGCGCAGTGAAACACGCATACGAACTGAGTCTCGTGCTCACGAGAGAACCCAACTGGCAATATCAATGTCAGCGTATCAGAGAGGACGCTGCGCTCAAAGATGAGATCATCCGCCATGCGCACTCTCTTCTGAATGCCTGTCAAAAGATGTACATGATCTTCGTGTCGAGTGAAGCCGGCAAGGAAATCACCGCATGTTTTGCGAAAGGTTGGGACAAACTTTCATTTGTCGCTTATGATCCCAACACTCACACCATTGGAGTTGCGCCCGCGGATCTTCCCGACAGTGAAGCAAAAATTCACCCAATCCGCATCTCCATCGCAATCAAACGCAACAAGCTCGCACAATCCCTCGCAGCCGTCCAGGAGTCACCGGAGCCAGCCTCCGCCGCCACGCCCGCAGCCATGCCGATGGCCACGCCTGTCGCTGTGCCAGCAGCCGCGGCCGAAGTTAAACAATAATTAAATTTTGACTTTTGTCGCACAGTCTTTTTTGCACGTCCGGCGGGACACGGTGTTCGTCTCTGTGCACACATGGGCTCGGGCTATGTCTTTCTTGCCTAGCTTCTTTCACGGCCGAGCGCAGCGAGGCCGTGCCAGAAAGAAGCTGCCGCAAATTTGAATTTAGGTATTATCACCTATTATATTTGAACATCTGAGTTTCTTGAAAAATCATGGCTGCCCCTGCTGTTGCGTCTGTTGAGTTCGATGGAAGTGAAGTCATCAAGTGCGTTTCCGCTCACATCGTGAGCCTCAAGCGTAAGGATTACCGTAGTAAAATGCAAGAATGCCCATTCGTGGGTTCTCTCGATTTTAACACGTACGATGATTATGCGCGAAATCCAAGTCACAAGCCCAAGGGTGGAGCAGGCACCAAGAAAGCTGCGAGCGTTCCGTTCACAGTTAAGAAACCAGTGTTCACCGCGTTTCAGAAGCCGATCTGGCAAGACATCTGTATCAAATTGGATGAACTTGCAAAGGATCCGGCAAATGCAAACAAAACTCTTGCGGATCTTGCTAAAACAATGATCGGCAAAGAGGCATGGTTACCACTCATCGTGGAAGCAGTTATCAAACTTAATTATTTGATCCCTGCGAACGATCAAGCGATCACTACGATTGCGAGCTCACAAAAGGGCTACATCGAGAAAGACGCCAAGTCAGTGTATCCATTCCTTGCAAAGCACGTGTGTCTCAACGACCTCGTTGACGCGTACAACAAATTCTTCATCATCATTGGTATCGGCATGGCTGATTACCATTACTGGAATGAAGCAACGCAAATCGATGCAATGGATGTCATCTGTTGGTTCGACTGCATGCATGTCGGTCTCCAGTCATGGATGGCCGAGTTTGTCCGTGACACTTGCAAAATCCTCACAGATGAGGAGAAGAAACACAAGGAGATGATGGACACTCCTGCTGCACATCGTCGTGCCGCAACCGGCGCAGGCAAAGGCAAGAAAGCTGCAAGCGCAAGCGCAAGTCTCGCAACAAGTGAGATTCCGACAGCGTCAAGCAACTTGACCGCCCTGTCATCATCACCATTCACAACCTCATCGCTTCCACAAACGTTCGGAGCAATCCCGCACTAAACAGCCTCGTTCAGATGCTAGGCGAGAAAGAATTATCTTTTTTCCATATCTGGCTTCACCGGCTCCGATGGGACGTGACGACACATTGTCCTCCTAGATCTCGGCTAGGGGGGGCGGGGGAGCGCAGCTCCCCCGTTAATATAGGTGGGTGTATGCCATTATACCGAAATGGTACGTAGGCATGACCGGTGCGAGAGCCGCATGGCAGTCCGATTAATCGGAATTGACCAACCTATAAAATATGACAGGGTTTGGAGACAAGGCTCGGTCATCCTGATCCATGTTTGAGACCATCTGTCTCTAACAACTTTTTTAGCTTCTTTTCCGACCTCGCTTCGCTCGGTCGAAAAGAATGCTAGGCAAGAAAAATAAAATATCTGGTGTCGACGTTCTCTCTTTCTTCGAGCCGCATAGGGCAGCTCGAAATGACGCACAGTGAGGCGACGGGACTCTGACCGTGCCCATGTGCGCTGACAGGTGCAAAAAAATCTTTCTTTCTTGCCTAGCTTCTTTGCTGCCGAGCGAAGCGAGGCAGCTTTGAAAGAAGCTATTTTGAGAGGACGGCGTACACCATTTTGGGATCATCGATGTCCTGTAAAAGTATCTTTCCGCTCGATGGTACGATCTTCATGGTCACCCGTTCTTTTTTGCCGGAGCCGAAGTCGACTGGCGGAGAGAGGCCCATCTCAAATGCGTATTCCGAAAGATCTCCTCGCCTCTGTGCCCAATCAGAGAACTCCAGGTTCACTGCGTGATCGGCATACACATTTTCCGGATCTGCAACAACGATGTATCCAATGTGATTTTCTATGTAGAAGACAGTTGTTTGGCCCGTCGATTGCGAATACTGCGGTGGCGTTTTCCAGAACCCATTCATGTAAGGCTGCATGTTCAGGCCATACAGGCTCACGATTGAAATTATTATACACAAAACTATAATCACGACGATCTGCCACATTTTGAGCTCGGTATAATAAATGGAGGGATATCTGTCCATCTACAAAGAGAATGCAGATGTTTGTCGTGCATGGGAGGCCGCGGCAGGCGCGGCGAGCGCGGCGGGCGCGCTTCGGGGGATTTCTCCTACCATCGCTGCAGCTGCCATCGATTCGTGTCAGCACAACATGGCGTACGCGGAGTTGTATTTGCGCGCATACTGCAAAGATTTCACACATTTCACGAAACTGAAAAACGCCGTCATCGCGATGACGATTGGTAGCGCTGAAGGCGCATACGACGATCTGCTGAAAAACATCCTTTATGAAAGAAGTTTACAAATTATCAAACACATGCCGGAGAGCAGCAGATTACGGCACATTCATCTGTCGCTCGCAAAAAAAGGAAAGGATCCAAGCGATGCATACTTTCTCCTTGGCGGGCAATAGCGCCACGTGCCTGCTGACTGAGAGAATTTCATTGTGATTCATAAACAAGAACCCGTGCTTTTATTCTTTGCCGGCTGCACTTTTAGTGCGCAAGCTCCACGGTAGTGGAACGAGACGCCGTGAATACTTTTTGCAACTGGCCTTGCACTGTGAACCCTGCCGCAGATTGATGCCCAGCGGCACCGAGCTGTTTGAACAACTCTAAAATGTTTTCTCCTCTTGCGGAGCATCTCCACGTGTCGGATTGCATGTCGTAGCGCACGAACACGACGGCGTCACACGTTCTTAACAGCGTGTCACTGACGGGTCCAGCGACCGCGTATGGGCACTCGAATACGAGTGAAACTTTTGCACCGCCATACACGCAATGTGTACACTTGTGACAGATGTTTGATATCTGTTTGTCTTCGTCCTCCGAAAGGATCTTGCCGACGTGCACGTACCACTTCCGTGAGCGCAGTTCATAGACGTCTTTGACACTCCTTAAATCCATACCACGCGTGCTGTAATATGAATCTGGATGTGTCCATTTCCACAGATCTCTGTCGCCAATGTCGTCGATGAACCACGGTCGTTCGCAACCCATCAACAGATCCCATGCGATCTGCGCGGCGCACCTGTCAAGGTCGATGTGCGATTCGAAACGGTCGCCATCGGACTCCGCAAGGTTTTTGCAGATCTCAATTGACGTCTCGTGGTGATCGATCACTATCATGTACTTGCACTTTTCCAAAATTGCAAGCATCACATTCATGGGATAGATGAAATCGACGAACACGACAACCTTGTCGGTGAACTCCGACTCGTTGACATCCGACTTTCCATGAACTCCTTTGATGCACTTCGGACGGGCCGACGCATCAGCCACCATATCAAAACACCAGGTTGCGGTTATGCCATCTTGGCAACCGCCATGATAAACTATAATATCGGTCTTCATGAGCTATATACAAATTCAAACAGCTTCTTTCTACGCGATCGCTTCGCGATCGCGGAAAGAAGTTGGCAAGAAAGACAGGCCCCGGACGCAGCTCTGCGTCCGTGCGCGTCCCCCCGCCCCTAGCTGAGAACATGGGGTATCATCTGGACAAAAAATAACACATCAACATCCATATTCTCAGCTAGCGCTGCTTGGTCTTTCTCGCGTAGCCTCTTTCCGAGCCCGCGAAGCGGGCGAGAGAAAGAGGCTCAGGTGTGTTCGATGCGGAAGTCTCCGTCCGTGGTTGACAGTGTGAAGAACCTGTGGCACGCGTCCATGATGTGCCAATGTGAAGGCTTTCGGAGTAATGGGATTCTCAGGTGTTCGATTGGCTCATTCCCATCCATGTAAAACAGATGAAACCCGTTGTTGCTTAGATAGATGTTAACACGAACAATGTCGTTGACAACAATTGCTTCTGAAACAATCTTTGTGGAATATCGCCACGGACAGACGATAGCTGCAGGGAACGTCCCCATCTTTTTAACAATGAAATTTATTCCGAACGCACTGACGGGTACATTTCCGTCTCGCCCTGTCGTGTCGGTATGTTGTGATACAAACGCAATGTCTTTCCAATCTGTAAGCACGGTGAGGTTCGGCACTTGGCACACTTTCACATAAAAGACCTCACCAACAGTGTAGCAAATACCAAATCCTGCATGGGTCGAAGAAATGTCCGACAGAGCACGTGTCGCAAACACTATGACATTTCTGCCGATGTTTATGCGCATTCTGCTGTCCGACTTGCGTAACGTGTTGCGCATTGTGATAACAGTACCACCATTCATCCACTCCGTTGCGAATAGTAAGTTGTCAACACGTGACGACCATGCTTTGAACGGCGATGGAGAGGAGCTCCTATGCACAATGAAATAGCCAGACCGATAGCGCTCAACAATCGCAGCGAGCTCCAATGGAAGATGCTCCATCCCGTCGTCTATGCCTATACAAAAAATTCAATCCATAACACTACATACCGGACGAGCCTTAAGTGCCATGATGATTATCTTTCTTGCCTCACTACGTGTCATTCGCGTCGCGCGAAGCGATCTCCAAGGACTATTCTTTCTTGCTAACTTCTTTCGCGGGTCCGAAGGACCCGCAAGAAAGAAGCTAAACGATCGTTTCGATGTCGTCCACGACCTCGTATGTGGAGTCATCGTCAATCACCTGTTTGGGATATCTGAGAATTGCACCAATCCCGCCGAACCCTTTGCAGAACTGCATGCCCTCAGATGTTTTGTCCGACACGAGTTCAACGGTGATGCCGAGTTGCACACGATTCTCCATAAGCCAGTTGAGATATTCATCTTTCCAGTTGTCCCAGACGAGCACCGTGTCGGCTTGGCCCGACCTGACAGTTTCGTCAACATCTTTCTTTCCATAACATGCGAGGCATCCACTTGCATTGATCGTGACAACTTTTTGCATGAACGAAGTTACAACTGCCTTTTCATGAACGAGTGTGATGTCACCGATGATATCTTTTGAGAGACCGATGGCTTCATCGAACCCCGCAGCCCCAGCATACTGGATGTCCCAGAAGACGGGATGGACTATTTTTTGCAAGCGTTGATCAAGCATGGTGAACAGTTCATTTTTGTAGTTCGCGGCACCGGCAAGGATGATGGTTTTGACATTTGGCACATCGCTTGTTATGAATGCATTTGTTGCAAGAAGTGCAGCTTTTGTCACAAAATTGTGGCACGCCTCGAGGCGACGTCTTGCAAAACGTTCCTTTGACTGTCCACCTCTGTTGTGTTTTTTAGGCAGATCAACGGTGAATTCGCTTTTGATGAGTTTCTCACTTCCACACACAGTCCCACAAAGACATCCATGCCCATCCATGACGATGAAGCCAAATTTGTGTCCACCCTCCAAAAGTTTACGGAGCGGGCCAAGATGGAACTTGTTGTCGCACATGTACATGTTTTCCGAAAGGGGTTTGTGTGGTTCGAACGTAACAGCGAGTTGCTTCGATTTGCCATCCGTAAGGACAGTCTCCCCACAGAACACGCAAAGCCCATTTGGTGGAACTTTCTTGAACATCTTCACGCGCTCAATGCACGATTTGATTGCGCTTTCAACGGAGTGCCGATTGACACGTGATTTTATATTGCTGGCTTTTGAGAACTCTTCAGTCAGTAGTTTGTTTGGAAGCTGGCCATTTGCGGCGACAGTGAGGGAAACCATGCTGGTACCGGCACCTTTTGCCAACTCCAGCATTTTACAGAGCCGCCGTAATTCCCATTCAGAAGATTCCATTTTTGTCTATATAGAATTCGATCGTGTATATAACATGCTTCAGCCATTGGACGAGTATTTGATTCCGGTCGGAAAGACGGTTTTCGGCAAGCCACTCGTTAATACATACGACAAAGAAGCGAAAGATGTTTCTAAGATGCATCACACCAAAGACGGCACTGTTTTGGTGCATGACGGAACCGAGTTCGATTTTATCGGCCTGACCATGCAGTGCATGCCAATCAGTAAACGAATGCTCATCCCAGCGAAAACATCAACTGGTAAATATGCACTTGTCATGACGAACGACTTGCAAACGTGGTACCAATACACATTCCCAGACGCCAAACTTCCTCTGACGGTCACATGGGACAACAAAGTGATGTCCGGCAAAGAGCAGGTCGCAACACTCGGGAAGGCATTCGCAAGCTAAGAGCCGACTTCGTCGTCATCTCGATCGCTACGCAATCGGGGACGGCAAGGCCGGCTAGGCGAGAAAGACAGCAAGAAAGACAACACTTTTTGTTGTCGTTGCGCCGCGCTAATCACAAAAAATGTGATCACAGTGGTTGTGGTTCCTGTTTTTTTGGAATGTTAAGCCCAAGTAAACGGCGTTTTGCGATACATGTGGGCCTGCAGTATGGACAGTTGCGCACTCCGTCAAGATAGCATGGAACATCATCCAGGATGACAAGAGATACGATGCCATCCGACATGATGAATTCTAACTTGTCGCTTTGTGTGAGGGCAGGTGAGAATTCTATCATCACACGATTACGGTCGTCGACAAGTAAGATAAGCGGAACGAACTCATCTGTCAGGAAGCATGCGACGTGGAAGTCGCCATCGAGATTCCATGTGGAAAGGGATCGCGCATGCTTCACGTTGATTCCGTACGTCACAAGGTTTGCATCAAATCGTATGTGATCCTCCAATACCCACAGGACGAAGTCACCTGCAGAGATCACCGCTGGTACCGATGGTGCCTGGGTATCTATGATTTTGTAAATTAGTGGCTTCCGATGCCCAGCGATAACAGAGATATCCCACGACTTCCTCATGGTCATCTATACAATTCAAACAGCCGACTTCGTCGTCATCTCGATCGCTTCGCGATCGCGGAAAGAAGCTGGCAAGAAAGATTTAACTTGATTAAGCTGCGCTCCCCGCCCCCAGCTGAAAACATTGGGTTCCGTCTCCTATCTTTCTTGCCTCACTACGTGTCATTCGCGTCGAGCGTAGCGAGGCCGTGCCAGAAAGAAGCTCTTTCTTGCCTAGCGTCTAAGAAGCTGCGTGCCTCCTGAAATGTGCTGTCCGACACGGACGCTTGTTTTTCCTGGGAATGTGATCTTCACCTGTGAACCGAGTTTTATCATCCCGAACAACTCTCCCCGAGTGACTCTGTCTCCTATTTTTTTCCAACATACGATCCTTCTGACGACGAAGCCCGCAACCTGTTCAACGACGATCTGGCCACGCGCCGTTTCGAACGTCGATATGAGACGTTCATTTTTCTCACTGTCTTTGTCGAATGCAAGGTTGAACTCACCTGGCACATATTTCTGTGCGACAAGAATGCCATCTGCAGGCACAAACTGCACATGCACGTCAAATGGCGACAGATAGATTACAATGGTTGTCATCCCATCTTGATGGTCCGTGATTTTAGTAACTGTCCCATATGCAGGCGACAATACACCTGGGCCATCCGGCGAATCTGACAAAATACCAATTCTTTCTTGCTGACTTCTTTCCGAGGCCGCGGAGCGGCCGAGAGACGGCAAGGCCGGTCCTTTCTCGCCTAGCATCGAGGCTTCCGGTACTCGGTAGAATAGTATGCCGGCGATCATGATCGTTGCACAAATTTTGATGAGCGTCCCATGTCTGATGATGATGCCGATGATGAGTATTAGAAGCACGGCGATCGCAATTGGCTCACTAAGAAAAAGTGTATACATTTCTATACAATGGAGACGTTTAAACAGTTGGTACTTGAGAAACCATACGCTCTCGTGATCACGGTGATTATCCTGTGCATTGTCATTATCGAGATCGGTCATTTCTACAGAGATGAGATTCAGGGCCCGCTAAAGACACCGATTGTGCAGGTGCCGTCGTTTACGCTCGACTGGTGGTCGGCAAGCCATTTCCTGTTGTTTGCGTTTGTCGGATTCGTGATACCGAGACGGACTACAGAATTTGTGTTAATTGGGGCAGGTTGGGAGATCTTTGAAGATTTCATGGCAAGTGATTCCCACACGCAACTTGTGGACTGCAAAAAACAAGATGCCGACGGAGCATTTGCAAGGAGTTTATGGTGCCATGGGGTCGAGGATTCGTATTGGTATGCGAAGGCCGATGACATTCTTATGAACACGCTAGGATATGTTGTTGGTAATGAAATCAGGACGAGATATGTGACATCGTGGTAATCCATCTGCTTCGTAGCCGTCGAATTTTACCGGGTACCGTCTGCCAGTATGCCTCTGGATCTTTTTTGAAAAGTTCTATGGCGAACACTTTGTTTTCAAGTTCCTTGGCAACCTCAAAAGGTAACCCAGCAAAAACGATTGGCACACGTTTCGAATTTGCGATCACTGCTGCTGATGCTGGTGCTAACGCTTGCAGAACTGGTTGTACGACCAGGGCGTCGGTGTCGATTTCCTTACCGTCTTTTTCTAATCCTACGCGGAAAGTGCCAACGCCATCACTTACCTGCATGTACGTGATAACAGATGACCCAGGCGTAACTTCCTGCAACATGAGAATCGCCGCATTAAGATGCTGCACAGACCCTACTTTGAGAAACTCTTTAACAAGCTTATCCATATAACTAAGCGAGCCGCAAGGCTTTTACGCTTAGGCCGATTTCGTGACTGGGATGCCGGCGATGATGAGATGAGTGTCGTCGACCTTCACGATGTCGAGATCAACATTGCGTGTGCTATTGATCATATGGCCGGTGTAGGTGTGAGTATTGTCGATCGTTGACTCGGTGTTTGCGAAGAACATGAACTTGTTCTTATCACCATCATGCCCACGAACTACGTAGTGACCACCGAATCGGTTGACGTCGATATCCATTTTGTCACCTTTCCATTTACCGACAAATGGAGGAACAACATAATCCTTGCACTTGAACCACAAGATAACGAGAACGATAACAACGATCCAGAACCACATTTGAGTATATAAACACAAAATTTATTAATTGATATGTAAATACTGGTTGATGAATCCGGGATCGCCCTTCTTGGTGCCGGGCACCAGATCGTCGGCCTTGAACGCGTATGCAACATAGAACCCAAAACCCACCATGCACGAAATGGTCACCAACACCGCCGCACCATATATGCGCTGCTCTGGAGTTGCCATGATCATCGCAAGCACAATGATGAAAATGATAAACACCACCATGAAGACCTTGAAGGAAAATAATCCATACCGCACCAACTTCCGCTCACCATAAAGCATTTCCTGTTGGTCCGGCGGCCCCCGTGGAACATCCTTCTGCTCTGCTTGAGGCTCAATCTCCATCGTATATGAAAGAGTGAACATAACAATCGGGTGTCATGTTTTGCCAGCGGGTAAAGGGAGCGTTGCGGAGCTGCATCCGACTCCGCTTACTTGCCTCACTGCGTGTCATTTCTATCGCGCAAAGCGCCAGCGAAGTCAGCTGCTAGGGGTGTGGGGAGCGCAGCTCCCCACTTTGAATATACAGGATGCTGACCGTCTGTGGGGCTCACGAAACTATTATGGATGAGGCGGTTAGCATAGAGTATGTTCTCAGAGAAGTGTTCGGCATTGTCAATGCAATTCCATATCTGAACGTCGTCACTGAATGGCCATTTGATCACGGCACTCCGAGATATGCCGTTGTTAATTATGACCATCCATATCTTATTTACAATATTGATGTGAATGGATCACATACTGTTTGTGAGCGATTGCTCAGCGAATGTATATTCGGAATCTCGCGAGGATATAACCAATTTGCACTTCGCCTTGTCGATGGCGCTCTGCGCATCGTGAATTGTGAGATATTTGTAGAGTCGATGATCGCAAAAAAAGTAATCACTTCCGGTAAGCCTATTAAACGCATGTTCCTTGGCAATCGCCCAGTTGACATGTATGAAGACGGTCATGTCATCGTGAGATGCAACGATGGATGTCGAGAGTTCGACATCGACCCATCATACTTCGACTCAATGTATGGCATTGATGGAAACATTATGATCAATATTGAACCACTGTGATGATTTTTTTGGCGTACGCGTCTGGAACAAGCTACCACCTGTGTGAAAAAATTGGATGTGTGTCCAATTTTCCCATACTGGGATGTGCACTTCACAGGAAGTACGAAGGTCTAACTCTGGGGAAATCCAGTTAGAATGGACTGCTTCTTGCGAAGGCTTAGAGGAGGATCGCCTCGGCCCATTTGCCGCGAGATTCCGGGGGCGCAGACCAACCAGCGACATATCGATTATCACGATCGACCACGATGGTATAATTCGCATGGGTCTTGAGGGTGTGGAGATGGGCATTCGCGGACTGTTTGTCAGTCGCCGGCTCTTTGTATTTCATCGTCGCCACGTATTTCTCTCCACCCACTAACGTTCCTTCCGTCTTTTCGAAAATCCATGGACTATCAATCCTGGCAACTCGTTCTTTTTCGGCAGCTTTCGATATGGCCTGGCTAAACGCATTAGCACTGGGCGCAGCCGGTCGTGGGCGAGGCTGAAGACCCCAGGTCAAATCCAAATTCCGATCCAACACACCGACCATTTCCATATCATCTTCACCACATGCGACGGCCGCTGGCGTTGGCGCGGGGGGCTGCACACATGCCGGGGGTAACGCAGGCGGGAGGGATTTGACTTTTGGGGTCCAAGTGCGTTTCAGACCAGCTGGCTTCAAACGCTGAACCATCACCATTTTGCCGGTAGTGGGATCCAATGCCTCGTCCATTCCACACTCGGCGCGTTTGCAAATCGGGCGTTCTTCACCATGGGGACGGGGACCACCTGTAAGGCGCGCAACCGTCACAGCGACGATGTCGGAATCATCTGGCACACACTGGGGAGGGGGCTTCGCAAAACTACTGCGCATCGCATCGATAGCTGCCTGGACGCTGGGGGCCAGGGGAGGAGCCGACGGAGTGACGGTCGTTGGCATGGCAGATGCATCCATCGATCGTTTGATAGCCTGATCACGCATTGCATTGCAGCGATCATCGTAAATCTTTTTCTCCTCTGCCGCGTCCTTATTATATTTGTCATCATCTTCGTCCGCAACAGCGCAGGCAGCAAAGCTCGACGACGCACTTGGGGATGGATTGGAGACAGTGACGGGAGCCAGGATAGGCGCAGTGACAAGCGCAGTGACGGGAGCCAGGGCGGGCGTTGGGACGGGCGTCGGGATGGGCGTCGTGACGGGCACAGTGACAGGCGTCGTGACGGGAGCCAGGACGGGGGTCGTGACAGGCGTCGGAATGGGCGTCGTGACAGGCATTGTGACAGGAGCCAGGACGGGGGTCGGGATGGGCGTTGGGACAGGCATTGTGACAGGAGCCAGGACGGGGGTCGTGACAGGCGTCGGGATGGATGTCGGGATGGATGTCGTGACAGACGTCGTGACGGGAGCCAGGACGGGGGTCGGGACGGGGGTCGTGACAGGCGTTGGGATGGATGTCGGGATGGATGTCGTGACTGGCACAGTGACGGGCACAGTGACTGGCGTCGTGGCAGGCGTCGTGACAGGCACAGCGACGGGCATCGTGGCAGCGCTTGAGGATGAGCTTGACGTGGCACAGGCCGCAAAGCTTACAGATCCACTTGGGAACGGCTTCAGGAGCGGAAGGAATGGTGAACGCATGCCGATAGGAAACTCGAAGGTGGAAACGGCCGACAGACGACGGGGGATCTTTGCGCATTTCGCTTTCATCTCACCAATGAGATCAACAGTTTTTTGGGGGAGATTGTTAGGGACCTCGACAACGCATTTATCGCCATCGATGTAAATTGTAGACTTCGGAAACAACGTCACAAATCTTCCATCAATTTGATAGTTGAATACCTGCACGCCAATAGGCGCACAAATATGCAACTCGGAGATTCCAGAGAACGATTGAGCAGTAGACATGGGTTCGAAAACCAAAGGAGTCAGATCAATTAGATTGGTCCGGTTGCTTTGAGGGGATAAAAAATTCAATCGGGCGGAAGGGCGTCGCCGCAGATGAATCTGTCCTAATGGCACACGGTGTGGCAGATTGCCAGGGGGCTTTGCCGCCGACGAATCTGTGACAATCTCGGGAAAACTAATTGGTTATCTTTCTTGCCTAGCTTCTTTCTTGCGGGGGGCTCCGCCCCCCGCAAGAAAGAAGCTGCTCCACCAGATCTTCAGATCGGGGTATTTGTCCTTTGGGATCTCCCACGGTTTCTCGTTGAAATAATGAATAACGTAGGGCTCTTGGCCTTCGAGGAACTCTGGTTTCCCAGCAATAAAATTGTATGCTTGTGATATGTTGTGCCAATCTTCTGGAAACAACTCGACCGCAAATTGTTCATCTGTGCCACTTATGCAACCTGGATAACCCCAGATTTCCTTTTCTGTAAGAAGCGTGTGGATGCGGATTGCGGCTTCTGTGGATGGCTTCAACAACAGTGGAGTTCCAAATGCGACAAATGACCCTTCTTTTGCAGTTAATCCTTCTATGATCTGTTTGCGCGTGATGAGAGATCCATGTGGTGGTTGCGAACCATCAGGCCGCCTGTATGGATTTACGATCATCCCTTTTTTCTCTTTAAATGCTTTGGCTTCCCATGCATTGGTGAACGTTCCTGATGGAGTCTCCAGTTCGAACAGATGGTCAATGTTTTTCATGACGATCGTGTCGGCATCGAGAAACAGAACTTTGTCATATGGGCAATATTTAGGATCCACCATGTTGAACTTTGTGAACGAAACATCCTGCCAAGATGAGTATTGCGCTTCTTGCTTCGATCCTCTGAGAGGATATCTTGCGTGCTGTATGTATGGCACTTCGACAAACTTGCACGCTTTGGCAATCTTTGCAACACCTGCAGGCGACACGTCCTTCGTTCCAAGACACACAATGTCTTTGGTAGTGCCAGTTGCACGGATGGAATTTGCCCACGCAACGACGCCGGGAACATATCTATCGCCCCTCATGATGTATGTGACGTACGCAGAGCTCTCTGTGGCGCGCGGTCGCCTGGCGAGTTCTCGCGCACCTCCATAGATGGCATTAGATGGCGCGAGCAGGATGAGCACGATGAGTATGAACAGGATTATGAGTACAACCATTTATAGCTAAGTTTTTATTAAAGGCGTGATATACATATCATGTCGCAGCAAATTGTTCAGCCAATCGTATCAGTCGGACAAAAAAAATCGCGGGTGCTGCTAATTGTGATCATTGTTCTTGTGTTCATCGTCATCGCCAGTGGCGTTTGGGGCATCGTATGGTGGATCGCGGATTCCAAAAAAGCAACGGCCGTCAAGATTTATGGAGGTGGACTATCGTTGCACTTCCAGCAAATTGCATTCGATACAGATGATGGCGTGCTTAAGGTTGATGATGTGAATGCGATCACCGTAAGTTCGCTCGGCAGTCCAACCCTATACGGAGATCTGTGGGTCACAATGGATGGAGTTGGAAATAAGTTCTTCCACACTAACGCCGGCACCGATGAGTGGATTTTGTATGAATTTAAGACATCGCATCGCATCAAATCCATCACAATCAAAAATCGCACGGATTGCTGCCAGGTCCGCCTCGCAAATTACAAAATACAACTCCTCAGGGACAACGAACCTCTCGGTGATGCCCAACAACTCACCGCAGATCAAGTCAACACGATCACGTTCGCGTAAAAACGACATGCAGTGAGCAAAAAGAAATTCTTTCCGAGCTTGCCGAAGGCTAGCGAGATGCCGATTGAATTTTTATAATGGTATAGGCAGAATGGACACCGTTATTCCTCAAGACGTTGCGATTGAAATGGATGCGACTGCCCCGCTTGCCCAGCTGGATGAGGTTCCCCAATGGGATAGCCTTGAAACGATTTTAGCTGAGATTGGTCCCATTCCCGACATTCCCCGTTACACTTGTCCAAGCCCCCCAATCCCGAACGTCTATCTAAGCCGGTGTTCAGATGATTAAGTTTTTTTGTATCGTGAAAGAGATTTGAATAATCATAACACTCATGATCCTCATATTCATTGTTTGCATTGCGGTGTGTGCGCGAGGATGGTGCCCAGTGGACGCCAGCGATGTCACTAGCGCGCTCATCACATATTGTGCAGTGGCGAGGCACCATTGTATTGGCGACGTCCTTATTACAACGCCTCCACGCATCGCACTGCGATACCAATGTCCGACCGGGGTCTCCACGACGGACCATCTCATCCACTCATACATGTTCTATTCTGCAGAGAGTAAATGTGTTGCAATGCTCAATATTTGTTCGCAACTTCGCAGCTGGACCGACCATGCATCCGAGACATGGGACACTACATAGACATTCATCTGGGATAATCTTTTTGCCTAGCCCGACTACGTCGCGCCGTGTTGCAGCTCCTAAATGGGTACAATTTCTATGCGTGTCTGGCATGATATGTCGCTTACCCTTATCTCTCTTCCAACTCCATCGTCGTCTATCATGACGCATGGCGGTGACATGTATGCGGCGTGCAGTGCGCCAACAAGTGCCGTCAGAATAAATGACACGACCATGCACGCCAGCTGAAATCCACACGTATCAAGAGATATCCATCCGCACCACAAGAACACCGCTAAATTCATACTGCCACCACAAAGCACATAGCAACACCGCGTCTCCATGTACCGTTTAAAACGCCGTCTGCTAGTGCCGACAGATAAATAATGGCGCAGAACTAACACGTTAATGAGATTTTTTGACACTGTAACATATGTGAACAATGCGTCACGTTTGTCATATGCAACACATGCATCAACCACCGCACTTAGCGTTACCATCATGCAAACCGCCAGACACGCAAAATCCGCGTATATCAGCGCAATCCTCATCCCGTATGGAGTGTTAAGTATATTCAGATGGAACCACGCCGCACTTAGCATAGGCACGCACAATCCCGTATGGAGTGTTAAGTATATTCAGATGGAATCACGCCGTCGTCACAACGCCAGGACGGCAGAGCCGTCGGCAGAGCCGTCGGCAGAGCCGTCGGCAGAGCCGTCGGCAGAGCCGTTGGAGAAGATTGCAGAATTTGAGGAATCAATCACACTGGACTATGATGCCATCAAATCCGAACCCCAATGGCAAGTGAGTAAGCTGGAGCATCTGCAGGACGCGTCAGAGTTACTGACACCATTTACCATCAGTGCCGAAACTGGAACAATAAACATGATGAGGTGGGACCGTTATGACGATCCGCCGAGAATGCTCGGGAAACGTGTTGTCATGAATAGTTATTATTCGGCTATAACGGATGGTGTCACAGTTGTGAGCCCGCGTGCGTGCATTGAACGGCATGGAAACATATTTAGCTCTGGGCGCGGCATCATCGGATGGGTCGGCAAAAAGCCAACATGGCCAACCGCTGGATTACTGGTCCCGACGCAAGACTTGGTGCCAAAGCCCACAAGCCTTGTCGATGCGTGGATTGAATGCCCGTTGGAACTTGTTGCAATAATAGAAGAGTATATGCCGAATAATTTATATGCTGGCGCGATTGCATACTGCGCATATCCTGAGTTATGCCCGACCCACACGCCGATCCACGTGGGGAAACATTTATGCGCAATCCAAGGAGAACTTTTGGATCCGCCGATGGACGACATGCCACCAGGCGAGATGGTTGGTGAAACGTTCGTCGTCAGCGTATCCAAATTCCCGTGCACCAATTTTGCAGGCGAGGGCGTGTTCGACCGCTTCTGTCAGCAGGGGCAAGAACCCATGCATTTTAGTAACCACGACGTCATGTTCGGACAACGCGGAACACTCTTCATCGTACGGCGATCAGACGCAAGATGGTGCATGGTAAAAAACTCCCACATGTTCATACGCATCACAGACTGACGGCCGTCGGGCCTCGCTGCGCGATCGCGGACGGCTAGGCAAGAAAGATAAGTCTTTTTTCGCGTGCCGTTGGATACTCACTGCATGTCGTCGAAAGATAAGTCTTTTTTCACGTGCCGTTGGCGGCTGTTTGAATTTATAGGGATGTCCATCTTCGAAGAGGGTAATCTGAATGTTACTGACACTCTGAGCGTGAGTGTCGGAGCTATTGTGATCTCCACTAGAGAAGAGAAAGTGGGTGATGAACTCGTACAGAAGGTCAGATCGATTCTCAAAAGAAATCGAACGACTGCCGTCGTCAACGGTAAGAAATTTGTGATTCGCGAACTAACAGACTGCGGGATGTCGCAACTGATACCGGATGCCGTCAGTCAGATGCTCGACGCGTTTTGTGCATTCAGAGCAGGGGCGTGGGGCTGCAGGCCCCACTGTGAGCCTTGCGTAGCAGATACATCTGTATGTGACAAAGTGCCAAAAAAGTTTACCGACATTCCACATTTGACGAGGGATGAACGGATCGCACTAATTGGTGAGGGTGTCTCCATGGTTGAAGCCGCCAATAGGAAACTCCACATTTCAACGCGTAAAAAACTACGCAAGCCGATGTGGGAAGCGTTCTACCCGACATCTGATGGATGGTGCGTATGTTGTGGTAATCCGCTGAAATTTAAAAACATGCATGCCGGCCACGTCCTCGCATTCAGCCAAGGAGGCGCAACAGTTCTTGAGAATCTGCGACCCGTCTGTCGGACCTGCAATTTAACTATGCACACAACACACATGCTCTCGTACTTTACATCTCTGTAGGATGTCTTTCTTGCCTAGCCGGCCTTACCGTCCCCGATCGCGCAAAAAGAAGCTGCTATTCGGTAATGCTTATAAATGGATAATCATTTTTTACGGCGCACCACCTGTCATCTGATTTTCTCACAACGTAGATGGTACTGCCAGGTGCAAATACAACATCGTGGTTACTAAAGTGCAATGGCTCGCCTGTTTTGTATGCTTCAATGCCTCCATAATTCTTGCATGGAAATTTGGTTACGCTTACCACGAACGTTTCGCCTGTCATTTCGCCACGTGGCATCTCTGCATACGTCAGAGCTCGTAGATTGCCTTTGAGAAGGCACCGATGTCGTCCTATGAGGACTGGTCTGTGTGTGTAAAATGGAAATAAGTCAAGGCTGTCACAAAATTCAATGCTGCCATCGCAAATATCATTTGGAACAAACTCTTCTATCAGGGCAATCAGTTCAAGCGGTCCCTTCACCCACACGTTTATGAGATCTGTCGGCTCTGGCAGCAAGTCATGTGATGGCACTAACAAATCTGCAGTTGGCCACTTGGGCGTGTCTCCAGTCCATCCGATTATGTGTCCGTGGTAGATGTAAAAATTCGCACGTCGTTCATAACCGTCATGTAATGTGACAGCACTGCCATGATCGCGCATCACCACATACTTGCCAAACAAAGCTGGCGTTGGATCGCAGCACATATGGATGTTTATAACACCATACTCGGGCTCACTGTGGTTTGGCGGCAAAGAATCGATCTTTGGAAGATCCATAACTGCCCATGTGGACGTCGCATGCTTCGCAAGCTCATCATAATCTAATGTGAGATTATCTTCTATTTCCGTCATATATTTTACGCACCCCGGCGAGGAGCAATGCGTAGGCAGATGGATATTCTTTCTTGCCTCACGGGGGGTCTTCGGGGGGCGCGGGAAGAAGCTTTGAAATATACCATGGCTCTCACAATGAAAGATGGTGTTTATGAATGGGCTGGCGACAACCATGGGTTCACGCTGCTCACTGGGGAATGCCCTCTTATCTCTGAGGCAATGGATCAGCCGTTCTTACCAGGAGAATCTTTTCCGACCGACGTTGGATACGATAGAATTATTCTCACAAACATGCTGAACATATACGTGCGTACGCCTGATAAGTGCACGGTCCGCATTCGCATGCATTCATCAAACGAACCATATCCCGTTTCCGACTTATTGGTCATTGCAGATGCGATTGAGGTGGATGCGGGGTTGCGTGTCAAGAGAGGCCGGTCATGCATGGGTGGCGGGATGGCCGCCCCGCTATCAATGTTGTCGCCGACAGGATTATGTAAACTGCTTGACGACAGGACCACAGCACGCCAAAAAAATCATGTGCCACAACGGGCCTCGTGAGATCTCTCGGAGTGGTGTTTATTTCTTTTTGCCACCACCACGTTTGCCTTTCTTGCCTTTCTCCTTGCCACCTGCCACTGGTGCAGTAGCGGGTGCTGACACCTTGCCCTTTGCTGGTTTCTCTTCACGGCCTGACATAGTATAACGTATATTATGAGAGAAATTAAAATGAAAAATAAAATGCATTCATCACGTGTCTACAGGTTGATGTATGGTGGTGCACTCGCGAGCACCGGTGCACTCTGTGCCGACGTGTTTACAATTGTGAAGGAATATCTTGATCCGATGCAGGATATCAACGAGATGTTCTACACGGTGCCATCATGTTCGTATCATCTTCTCATCCATCGCACATTGCATACTGTGTTCAAGTTTAACTGCCATACCGGTGGAGTCAGGTGGGTGAGCACTGCGGGGGGTGGAACCCCCCGAAGACCCCCTCCCAGCACTGCACAAGCTGAAAAACTCATGCCTGTGGTACGATATGGATACTGGCATAAGCCACGTCATGAATATATCCCAAGCTCCGACAGCATCGCACCCGCATACGCCAATCATATCTTGCACCCGGTACTGCCATGTCGGCCTCGAATAATGTATGGTGGTATCGCAATCGGATTTACACTTGCTGCGACAATGTTCGATTCATGGTTCTTCGGTGATATAGTTTCAGCCATCATGACGCCGGTACATCAATGTGATTTGGACGATTGGAAGGCATGGATACCATGTTTCGCGTGTGTACTCGCTTCGCTTGGATGCATTGCGATCGGGGCACCAGTGTGGACGACAGCACTGATAAAAACGGTCGTATCAACCGGAGGCATACTGGCAACTATGACGCGTGAGGTGGTGTGCCATCCAAAGCTGACGTGTCGCTCTGCAGAACGCCTCTTAAGATTGAATTCTTATAGGGATAAATGGGGCAAGCAAATCTCCTCATAAGGTATCCACCGTATGAGGAGATAAGAAATGAGCGACGTATGCAGCCGTTATGGACGATCCGGATGGGATTCGCGTATACCTAAATAATCTCATCTGTGAGATTTTCTGACACAATCGCGACATGCATGTCACTTGGACGCACAGAGACGATTGACCCGATAGCTGGATCCTTCGTCATCATGTGCGCCATGAGATATTTGCGGTGTTTGATCTCCTCGTAGCGCTCGACGCGGACGGCCGCGATCACTGTCGTGCGTCCGTTGGATGCGTACAGGACACCGCCACAAAGTCTAAATCCTTTGGGCTCGCCGGAGGGGTAAAGCTCCGCTTTGTGATATGCAAACACGTCGGCATCAATGACGAAAACTGTTGCGTTTGCGGAACTGTCGTCGATGGCGTAGCCAATGCTGTCCGAGCAGACAAATGTGTATGCGACGTCCGGTTTACTCCAGATGTCGTGAAGGTGGTGCGGAGCCCTCTCAGTGTATTCGCATTTACGTCCGTACAGTTTGCATACAGCTTCGACGTCATGGCAATACTCGACGGGAACGTCCGCAAATATCCCGAATTTAATGACGTAACTCTCGACAATCTTGAGCAACTCCAACGGGCACTCTGTCCATACAGTTGAAACGAACGTCGTGATCAGGTCATCTGGCTGTTGGAAAGGCGTTACTATCGGGGCTGTCGGCATTTGCGGTTTCTTTCCAATAAACCATCCGCAGACATCTGTACCGTTTGTAAGAATACCATACCTGCCGACTGTGTGTTGCCAACTGAGAAGCTCGTTGAATTTGTAGGTGCGGTCGCCGATAACCACAGCAGAACGACAATACGAATAACTTTTGAGCAGCGTCGCGCCACAAACCGTAATCGGCGATGAGAACGAGTGCAAGTCTGCGGCTCCGCTTGAAAATTCCTCGTATGGAATAGCGAATTCCATCACGTATACCTCATGTACGACACGGCGCACAATTCAATCGGACACGGCCATTTGAATTTTTTTATAGAGTTCAGCGATGGGACAGACCGCAGTGAACACACGCGACCCGTTATCCGTGAAATCGTTTCTACCAAATGGGCAGTGGGATAACATCTGGCCGATTGTTGAAAGTTACTGTGATGTTGAATTCGTCGTGATACGCGTAGTTGAAGCAGTTGGGGCGGTGGACGTGCTCGTATTTGATGACACGCATCTCTGCACGCTCGATCGGTACGGGGAAGTTCGCACCGAGAATGAACACTATGCGACCGGCTGGCGCAGTAAAATAATGAAGGATCCAGTGACCTGTAAATGGTGGATATTGAGCCCGAGTAACGTCGCGAAACAAATGTATCCTCAACTTGAACTGCAAACACCCGTATCAACAGAAGCGTTCGATGCGCTCGAGGGCCGTATTCAACATGTTGTTAACGATGAGTTCATCCGGACATGGTCATTCGACATTGAACGCATGTGCCGCAACAGGGGATGCTTTGTCGGAACGGAGCCCAGGTGGGCATACATGACACCAGACGGAAAATTATACATCACGTATGGAAGCGACGAGCATGTTACGTCCTTTCATGCTGGAGACTTCGGTCGCGCGTCCTGTCAGTACCCATACGTCGCTGTCGCCGATGACAAAAAAGTCACAGTGTACAAAATAAGAGATTGACATGACGGGTGCCATCCAGGTTTTCTTTCTTGCCTAGCTGCGTGAGGAGCTGCACGAGGTTCGGCCCCACTAGTATTCGGCTAGGCCGAAGCCACTTGGCTTCGGGGGGAGCGCAGCTCCCCACCTTATAGGCCAAGCGCTTTTTTGTAGTCCTTTAGATTGCGATCTTTCATGCCACGGTTACACTTTCTGCAAATGGGTTCCATGTTTGCAACGGACGTTGCGCCGCCATCGATGAACGCGACGATATGCCCGCACTCAGTGCCGGCCCTTGTCAACGGTGTTTCACATACGAAACATTTTCCAACATCACGCTTGCCATTCCTCTTTCGCCAGACGGCCTCTCTAAGCTGATCTGTTATAGCCGGCCGATGTGCGCGCGGAGGACGCTTGGCCTCATCTTGGACAGCATGTGCCGGTGGCACAACAGCAGGCGCAGACGGCTTCGCTGGCACGACGGTGGGCACTGCTGGCGGCACCGGTCGCATTGGTGGAGCTTGCACGATCGGCTCCGCTGTTGGCACTGCGGACGGGGCTGCAGGTTCCACAAGTGATTCGTAAATTGTGGCAAGTTCTCTGAGTTTGAAAACGACTCTGTTTCGGCTTGTTTGTGTAAGAATACCACTTGTCTGATGGATAGAGATTTCTTGATCGTAAAGAAGCGCTTTAAATTTGTCGATGGCGTGGTCGATCACGATGTCTGGAACAGCGCTCAGTTCGCTGTTGACATCATGATATGACAAATGGTTCGTAAGTGGAAAACAATCACCGTCATTTGCAACATACCATTCGCACTGATCAATGACATCTTCGACATGAATGATTTTGCTCTCAACTTCACAATCCGGCTTGGCCGCAAGTTTTTTCATCTCAGCACTTGGTGGCATGATAGAAAATATGTCCGGTGTGACGATCCAATAGGTTGCATGCGGACCATCATAATACTCCGTCACTGTGTGTGAGATCTTCTCATCATCATCCACCTTAAACACGATCCCGTCGAGCTGTTGCTTTGCACAACGATAAAATGGAGTTCTTGTTTGCATTGCGTATATCTGGCGATGCCGGCCCGGTATCACTTTACTCGGACATGAAAGAAGTCATCGATAACGCGAACACGTATCTGATGCCGAGCGAAGCAAGACCTTTCTTTCTTGCCGTTTGAATTATATAGAGACCCTGTCACCTTGCCTGCCCAACAGTTGTCATGGAGTTGTTTCCTGTCATCATTTCCAAGTATGAGAAAATTGCTGCGGATTTGGCTGTGGATGGTGGGTTGCGTGGTGCGATTGCCGACCTGAAAATGAACATCGACATCAACAAACGGATCTCCGATAGAATCTACGAGCGTGCTGCGAATCCAGCAGAAAATGCCGTGTGTGTCGGGATCCAGAGTGAGGTGATGGCTCATCAGGAGCAAGCCGTCTACATGCTGGCAAGCATCTACGAGAAAATCAGATACACGTCTAGTTCTCTTGGTTTGATGCTGCCACCTGGGATCACTACCGACAACATTGTCGAATCATTTGTCAATCTGGCAAACAAGCGCTTCGACGAAACCAAAGGGCAAGAGCGTGTGGCATTCGTCCGTATCACACGCATGTTCCTTGTGCAACTTGTCCGCACACTGCACGATGCGACCGTCAAGATCCGACCGGACATCGACGCCGCCGGAAGGCGCAACATCGCCCCAAACAGCGCGCAAATCGCCGGTACTCTCGGCTTGATAATCACGTGCGAATTCTGCGCATTCTCATTTGTTGACGGGTTTGCGTGGCATTCTGACATATTGAAAATCATTATTGCGGCCTACACAGGGCTGTGCATCGCCCAATGCATCGCCATCGGTTATCGCGTGACGGTCATTTGCCTTAAAAAAACTGCACACATGTTACACTATTGTGCATGGGTGATGATGGCGGCAATCTTGGTCCTTGGTGTTATCGGGCGTGTACCATTCTATCCATGCATTGCGGTCGCACTGCTTGAAATGTGGGCGGCATTGGTGACATATCCGTAGTCTCTGAAACACTGATGAATCATTTTTTTGAATTCATGTTAGGCATACACCATGGCACATCTCCCATTGGAGTTGATCGATGAAGTTTGTGGGTATGAAGATGCGTACGTATTTCGCGGCGATCTCCAACATATTTATGCGTTCGATGGATCCCGTCTTGCACTACCCATTGAGTATATGTGTAGAAACCCACACCCGGCGGCTATCTGGTACGTGTTGCACCACTTGGACCGCGTGACCGACACGGCATGGCTGTGTTCAAGCATTGACGATGAACTAGTCAGCAAAGCGCTTTGTAAGGAGAACATTGAGCAGTTGGCATCAAATTCATGTGAACTCGCCACAGACTATTGTTTGGCAAACATGGGTGCAACGGCGCCAGGCGGCCTGTCGAAAAACACCAATCCAAAGGCGATATCATACCTGCTGCAACACTTAAATCAGGCAATGTCCGAATTCTATGCTATCAACGACGAACGAATTGCGACTCTGATCATTGATGGCGCACTGCGCATACACACGATATTTGGAAATACAAACGAGCGTGTGATTAAATATTGGACGCACTTTGATATTGATCTTCTTGAGTTCATGGAATGCTCTGAGAATCCTAGCAAATCGGCAGTCGATTTCCTGGTCGACTCGCATCCAGATTTGATATGGATTCCTGGTGCGTTACAAAACGCCAATGAAAAAATGGCAAAGTTTGCGATGCTACAGATCGCCCGGTACTCCGGCATCATCGGGAAGATTGAAAATGATATTGTCGCAGATTGGGCATGTAATCACGTCCACATGGTTCGCATTCGTGACATATTAGAATCTCCATTTGCATTTGTCAAAGACAGTAAACGAGTTAAATTCATAGAAACACTTTAGAGCTTCTTTCTCGACCTCGCTTCGCTCGGTCGAAAGAAGCTAGGCAAGAAAGAGCTTCTTTCTCGCGCGGTCGCTTCGCGACCGCGGTAAAGACGCTAGGCAAGAAAGTGGGTCCGAGTAAAGCTCGGCGATCCCCGCTCCCCTATCAAAAAACCAGGAGATTAATGTGTTCTTTCTTGCCTAGCTTCTTTCCGAGCCGAGCGAAGCGAGGCTCGATGAGAAAGAAGCTCTTTCTTGCCTAGCGTCTTTACCGCGGTCGCGAAGCGACCGCGCGAGAAAGAAGCTCTAGATGCTTTCTATGTATTTCTTGCGCTTTGCGTCTTTCATGAATATGAGGGGAGATCCGAGGATGGCACCGATCCGGATTTGGTGCAGATTCTTACACATTGCATCTGCGACGAGCTCTGTGCCAGGCACGCGCACGAGTTCAACATTCCCGCCAGTTTTAGTGAGCGCGAAACTTGCCATTGAGAGATTTGTGTTCTCCAGTGCAAACATGAGGTTGATTTCAGATGGATATCTCTTCATCATGAAATCGACAGCGCGCTGACATGGGTTCTTTGAGAATGAGTATGGCACGGATCCAACATCGAACTGATCGATAATAAACTGCACAACGCGCTCATTTGGATTGTAGTATGCGAATAGCATTCGTCGCAAACCGTGTAGATCGGCACAGATAATGTCAGCGATCCGTTCATCATCGATTGCATAGAACTGGTCGTCACGATCACCCGGATGTGCTAGCAAATACGATATCGCCTTTGGATTGATATTTTCTGATAGAAGAGAGGGGGCGCCTTGGTGCCCCATATGTGCCAGACAGTAGTCCGTGGCGAGCTCGCTTGAATTGCCGGCGAGTAGCGGGATGTTCTTCTCACATAATGCCAGTCTAACCAGTTCATCATCTGGACTCATGCAAAGCCACGACCGGTTTGTCACGCTGTCCAGGTGGTGTTTCACATACCAAATCGCAGCTTGATGCGGGTTTCCACATATGCACTCGATTGGTGGCGGATACTCAGGATCAGTCAGCGAGTAAAGCTTTCCAAGATCTCCACGAAACACATATGCAGCCTCATACTCGCAAATCTCATCGATCAACTCCAATGGTAACATGACAGTACGTCGTCACCAGGATATCATATATTCAAAGAGCTTCCCGGGGGAGCTGCGCTCCCCCGCCCCCCCTAGCTGAGATCACCGATCACGCGGATTCCTTTCTTGCCTAGCTTCTTTGCTGCCGAGCGAAGCGAGGCAGCTTTGAAAGAAGCTCTTTCTTGCCTAGCTTCTTTCACGGCAATAGGGGGTTTTCGGGGGGGCGCAGCCCCCCCGGAGCGTAGCGAGGCCGCATGAGAAAGAAGCTGAAAAAACCTTGACCTCCCCGTGGGGGAAGCCAAGATTTTTTGGGGGTGGCTCAAGGGTGGGCTTGGGCGCCTATTTGACGGAGGGGATTACAGATGGCGCCGCGCGCTTCTGAACCAACTTGCCATGCACTACAAATTTCTCACGCATCGATGGAGACACAGTGTACCCATATCTTGACCATATGACAGCGGGCATGTCAAATTGATAGAACACCGTATCACCCACAGGAATCTTGTTCATGCCATTGGCGTGCGCCATCGAGTATTGATAAAATGTTGGGCCGACAGGGATTTGGATGGAGTCGCGACGTACATCACCAAATAGGGGTCGATGACTATTGAAGTCCATGAAAGTCAAGACGAGCATCTGAAGATTGGAGTAGGCTCTTAAGCGCAATGGAGGTGGGTTGTGAAGGTGGGGGATTCCATCTCCCTCTCCACTCTGGAATGCCATGGAGAACTTCGGACGAATCGCATCCTTGGAGCGCGATCCGCACAAACCATCCAGGCTCAAGCGAAGGTTAATCGAGAGTGTGTGGTATTCCTCGTTGAAACGTCTTCCATCATTGTAGAACAATGGCGTCACAGTGCGCGAGCAAGCGAACTCAAGATCATCAACACTGTAAAAGGCAAGCAGCCTATCTGGGAATGATGGGTTCTGTGGGCTGCAGCGGAATAAGCCAAGTGCCTTTTCACGTTCGGGATCATGGGAAATGAGATCAAAGCGGATGAATTTCTTGAACGACGCAGCATCGGTTATGCCATACACACCTTGCTCGATGGCAAATTTGAGGAGGACATTAATGTTGAACGCCGGTTCATGTGCCATGGCAACTTTGTGGAAGACAAGCGCATGCGTAACATCGGCACTGGGCTGCACTTGGACGTCATGTGGGGCAATCTTTTTAAACTTGACAATCAACTCTTCACCAGTTTTCTCCATCGCGGTAATCGCAGATTCCACATACATTGAACGAAACGTTGGACGAACTTCACAAGCGTAATCGGAACCATCGTATCTCAGAGCGCACGTTCCATCATGCTCAGCAATGGAATATATCGCAGTTGAAACCTCAGCAAGTGTTTCCATGTCCGAAGATGGCGTCAGATAAACAGGTATCTGACGGATGCCTTGAGGGCTTGAAAAATTCAAATAGCAGTATGGCGCGCAATACAAAAAGTTATAATCGGCACATGCCGACACCACTGCGTGCAATCGAAAATACAAAAAGTTATAATCGGCCCATGCCGACTATAACCATCACACTGCTTACGCAAGCAAGTTGCGCGCATTTACGCCATTCACGGCATCGCGTACCATGTTCTTCGCGACGCGCCACTCAAAGGGCAACATCTCAGGACGGCTTGTGAACTTCTGGTACAACGCTTCCGCCTGAATCACTTTCATGATTGCGACCTGCTGGTCGTGAATGGCGCGCACCCGATCACATTCCTTTGCCTCATGATTCCAAGGATCCGTCGTAACTGCTTCATAAAACTGCACACTCTCCACAGCAAGTTTCTCCAAAGGGTGAACGAAATCCATTCGATAATAATCGAGAGGGGGGGGTCGGATCAGGAAGATAAATCTTTCGAATGATCCGGTTGCTTTGAGGGGTCTGAAAATTCAAATTGCAAAAAATGTGTGCTACCACCATCATGCAACGCGACCGATCTTTCTTGCCTCACTGCGTGTCATTCCGAGCCGAGCGGAGCGAGGCTCGATGAGAAAGAAGCTGATGCGTGGGGTTGTGGAACTTCACTTGAGATATGGGATAAACTTAATGTTGCGCATACGACAGCCATCGCACAATTCCATCTGTATTCTGTGGCATATGCAATGTCCAATCCACAGAACACCGCATATCCCATGATCATGAATATCATGGCTGAAAAGACGTATTCGTTTGGTTTCATGCAGCAGCGTGCCGTAATCCATACGATATTTGCAACGGCAAACAGCACTCCATAGATGGCAAGTTTCTCCATTTGTGTTGCGACGAACGTAGCCAGTAAAATTGACATGAACACCGACACTGTGAATGTGAATGCAGTTATCGATGGCATGACTCTTGGTCGCAAGGCATTTACGACGTCTGGACGCAAATGATCGGTCGCATCACGGACGATCTGACTCAGTTCATACACGAACACACGCAGATCTTTCTTAATTACCGCGTATCCAGTGTCATCCGGCGGACGCTTTTCTAAGCATCCCAAGCATGCCGCACTGACCTTTGTAACGAATTCATCCACGATGTTCTCAGCCTGATCGGCCTTGCCGTCCGCAAGAGGAATGCTGAGAGCCTTTGCACATTCCTTGATTGCGCCGTCGATGCCAGCTAATACTGCGATCGCTGCCCGCATAGTGGCCATCTGTTTCCAATCGAATGGCACGTATGCCTCGGCATGCTGAGGGGCCGCGCCAGCCGGGCCGTCGGAGACTCGCTTTGTGATATCACGAAACAGACAGAAGGCATTGATATCATGTGCTAAGTCCGACGTGTCGGTGAGCGCACCCAACACATCACTCAAACGTTTGAATTGTTCAATCACTTCCATATATCTTAACACTGGATCGTCTATGCGATTCTATGATTCATTTTGCGCCCATTCGAGATTTGGGAAGGTCGTGCGTGTTTGTGCAAACGGGAAGGAAGATCTACGTCAATAAGCTTTTCCTTACTGATCTTGCAGGCATACATAAACCACGATTCTACATAACATCTAATCCATCTCCCAGTCAGCTGCAATTCGGCTGCAACCCATATGTTGATGGGGGTGAGGGGTGGCGGAGCCCCCCCTTTGACGCATTGCACTGCTTGACGGATGACGACGCTGTCATATCTTCATTCCCAGGTTCCATTGTAACACTGATGGGCGTTCATATTTACATCGATATGGTATTGGATCCACAGGAGATCAAACCATCTGGAGTGCCTAAGGCAAGACCAGCTTTTGTAGTGTTTGTGCCAGAAAAAAAGCGTCTATGTCACACCAATGGGCTTTGTGCGATTGGGCATGTCCAGACTTATATAGAAATAAACGAGATCATCATGAGTGATCAGTGGATAGATGGAGACCCGATGACAGCCGATTACTCAGTATTCGCAAATAACAAAATGATCCACGTCTGTCGCGACTGACAGTGTTTTTTGGTTAGATAGCCATAGCAACGGAGATGGGTACATTCCATCTATCTTCGAGAACGATCCAGCTTGGATCGAGTTCCCCACACAGATATTCTAGGCAGGAAAGAAAATACATGTTTTCGACAAGGATGATGTCCAAACTTTTTTGCCTATCTGGCTTTGCCGTCCTTGATTGCCCAGAACTTGTATGCGGTTGATGGCATTTGGTATGATTTTTTGTATTCTGGAAATGATACGAAACACTCACCATTTGTGCAGAGATGATCGTTGTCGCATGTTTTCCCGATGCACTCTACACCAGCAAGTTTTGCGAGCTCGACAAATTGAGCTGCTGCACTCGATGCACCCCTGCAAAATACAAGTACGTCACATGCACGCTTCATGGGAGGCTGTCTGGGATACCATCTATGTGCGACGTACATACCATTTTCATCACGTGACCAGAGAGCACTTAAGTGGCCCATTGAGTCACGCTCACCACGCTTGGAAATACACGCACTGATGATTGGAGGCGATCCAAAGATTTTTGCCAATGCGACAGCCCCGCTAATAAGACCACCAGAACATTCCGTGAGATCGATAACAATGTGATCACCAACTTTGGGTGCGATAGCAATTGCGATATCCACGAATTTCTGCATCACGACATCCGAGTCAATATCATACACTCTCAGACCGCAACCGGCCTCCGTGCGGCTTACACAACAAACTGGATGCATTCGATCATCAAACATATCTCTCGCACACTTGTAATGGATGTGAGTTGATTCTGGATTGAGTAATTTTAGGTATGCGAGAGGGTCTTTTTGGAACGGCACCGACAGCACGTACTTGAGGAACATGTGACGCTCTTTGGCACCATAAAGGATTTCATACGGATATGTATGAAGAAACCACTTAAGCAGTTCTGCACACTGGACGTCTCTACAGGCTGATGTTCTTTTGCAGATGAGTTGGCCCATGGGATTTTATAATTCAAACAGCCTCTTTCTCGTCGAGCCTCGCTTCGCTCGATCGGAATGACACGCAGTGAGGCGAGAAAGATTTACTGAGCCACAAATACAAGCTTCGTTGCACGTCGTCATCGCGATTGCTGCGCAATCAGGGACGGAAAGGCCGGCTAGGCGAGAAAGATTTTCTGAATCATTTCAGGAGCGATATAACTGAATCTTCCTCGCCAAGCCAGATGGCACACAGTGCGTCCATTTGAAGTTATAGTCATGTCTTGGATTCCAGGCGAGCTCATTACAATCGTTTGTGATTTTGAGGATAAGTGTGTGATGCGTGGGGATTTGCAGTATCTGTATTCACTTGAAACAACACAGTCATCGGGCCCATACCCACGTGCACCTGCCATCAAACACATGTGTTGTAATCCACATCCCATGGCGATATCCTACGTCAAACAACACCTTGACTTGGTGGCAAAGACTTCGTGGCTTGCCTGCAGTCCGGATGATGAACTTGTCAGTAAAGCACTCTGTGTGGAAAACGTCGATACGATGTCGGCAAATCCAAATGAACTTGCAACCGATTACTGTCTTGCCCATATGCCACCGCGTGTGCCAGCTGGGCTATCCAAAAATCCAAATCCAAAAGCCGTGTCGTTTATGTTACAGCACCCGCATGGCATCAGTGCTGATTTTTACAGCATCGACGACGAGCGTATCGTTGATCACATTCTCACGCTGCCACAGGGATTCTGGGCACTCGCCGGTGGAAATCCAAACGAACGAGTCGTCAAGCACTATATCGCACATACAGATGACATAAGTGGACTCTCAGGTAATCCATGCCAACTCGCAGTCGATTATATCATCAAAGAACACCCTTCCTTGATCTACTATCCTCTCGCTGTGTGCAATCCAAATGAAACAATGGCACGATATGTCATTGGAAATGGCGAGCCTTTGCCACGGCAACCCATTGCACAGCCCGGGGATATCGACAGATATGGATACGCCTGTGCAGGGAGTAAAAGCACGTTAGTCATTGAATGGGTGTGCAAACATCTTGATAGAATCCGCATTGGCGAACTGTTAGAGAATCCACTTATGTTCGTACGGGACATGGAGCACGAAAAATTCATGAGCGAGTTTTGATCACAGGACATCCGCAAGGAAGTCACGTAAGTTGGTGCTGTCGAAGATCAGTGGGTTGTCAGATAGCATTGGCATGACCTGGTCGTCTGGGTGGTCACAGACCCATGATACGGCCATTTGGTTTTTGCTGTACGCAAGAGCACGGGGACAGAAATCGTTGGCAGCGTCGATCGCTATTTTTACAATCCTGTCATCTGGGCTAAATTGTGCGTAGAATGAGCCGATTTTAATGTTATCGAGCATGTACCGGACCATGCGATCACATCCATTTGTAAATGCGTTATGCATATAGAATTTGTCTGCTCGTTCATCATGATGTGCCCGCTCGAGATCTTCGATTGCGCGTTTGGCAACCTTGTCATTTGGATGTTTGAGAACCACACTCAGTGGAATAGCGGACCAATGGGACATTATGTATTCCGTAACCATATCGTCGGTATGGCGTGCAAACTCTGGCCAGTAAATCCCTGCTGGATTCTCCAGCCTGGATGATATCACTCTTGGATTGCTATTTGTCGATAAACACGAGTGATACCCACGTCTCACCAGATAATCGACAGCAATGTCAGTTGGATTATTACAAAGCATCACAGGATCTGGTTCATACTTGATAACTTCACATGTGACATCTGGATTGTGATTATGACATAATGTCGGTATGTCGGATTCGGAAATTGGCTCAGATAAGATCCAACGCGCAACGATAGGATGTGGGTTGATGAGCAAGGCATTTTTGTCAAGCTTATCAAACGTCAGCTTTCCGCGCAGGCACCAATCGTACTCACACACCTCATTGATCAGTTCGAGAGGAAGCATGCTGAGATTTCAAATTGAATATATTACAAGATGTCGACAAGGCTCGTCGTGATCGTGGCATTGATAGCCGTCGCATATGGCGCGTGTATGTATGATGAAAATGATATTGCGATGAGACTTGCTGTGATCTGCACGGGCATCGATTACACATCTTTAAGCGTTCGCATGTGGATGTATCCGAACGACGTGTTCCTGTTTTCATACTGCAGAGGTGACGCATATTGGAACGCGAAACGCCTGGTGCTGCAGAGAGTCGGTATGGACCGATGTCAGGCAATCTGTGAAATCATGCAAACATTGAGACATCCGTACTACGGATGGTACAGCTTCTTTCTTCGAGCCGCCTGCGGCGGATGGGACGGTGAAGCCGGCTAGGCAAGAAAGGACTTCTTTCTCTCGCTTGGCTTCGCCAAGCTCGGAAAGAAGTCAGCAAGAAAGACATACCCAATCTGCCAACATACTTTTATCTTTCTTGCCTAGCTTCTTTCACGGCCGAGCGCAGCGAGGCCGTGCGAGAAAGAAGCTGTGATATATTTGAATTTCTCACCAGCTGTCCGTCGAATGATTCTCAACCGTTTAGATTATCAGCCTGGCTCCATCGGGGATCGAAGAGCGCTAATCGAAAAAGATAATGGGTTCACCATGTCCAAGGGTTGGTTGCTTTTCGGTACGCCATTGACATCCGACAGTGCTGACTCCATGTACTGTGGAAGGGTTGACACATGTGACGAGATCGTAAAGGTAACTACGTTTCATGGATATTATCACATCTGTAGATATGTGGATGATGGGCAGGAGAAAATGGTAGTCGGCTGTCCACGTGGCACCGCACGCGTCGACGCAGACGTGCTTGATTTCTGTTGTGATAAGCTACGTGTTGCCGGGCTCTCCGCCAGGAAAGCGTGCGAGGTCGTCATACGAGATGTGACGGCCTGCAAAAAAGGCACTCCGAAACACATTGAATTGTACGAAGGTACGTGGGATGGTGTTGGCGAATATGGCATTTTGCGCAGCTACAGTGCGAAGAACGCATGCCTCTACACGGAAGGCCAGTGCCAGTACGTTGTGCTGCCGGCAAGCGACAAGCAGACAAACATTGTCACCCCGACGGTTGATTATGTGTTCTCCGGACACATATGCTACGCTGATGGCATCTATCATCTCTGGACGACAGTCGTTGCACATAATGCAGATGCCATATGGCCCGACACAGATGTCCTGTTACTTGATGCGGACTCCCTGGCGAAACCAGCCGGCGCAGCCAACATCATATGCGGAGGGCGAATGTTACCACTGGAGATTGCTGAGATCGTTGATGGCTTTGTGCCGAACCCGGGTATACATGTTGGCAGTCGCATGACGGTCGGCATATGCGAACATCTTTACTGCCATCCAAACTTCAAACAATACGTCAGAATATATGGAGCGCAGCAAACCGATGGTTGCCATTGCCAGTATAATGTGCACGTTAAACGTGGAATTGAGGCAGACCTCTGGTAACGGGGGAGCTGCGCTCCCCCGCCCCCCCTAGCGGTTTTCCTTGCGTCCGCGCATATTCTTTTTTGCGCCGCGCCCCAACCCGTTTTATCTTTCTTGCCTAGCTTCTTTCACGGCCGAGCGCAGCGAGGCCGTGCCAGAAAGAAGCTCTGAAAAAACCCATGTTATGAAGAGACGACTCTCTTCATAACACAGATTTCTATGCCAGCTCAACACCGCAGTGTTGCCTTGGGTATCAATGGTACCAAGGATACGATGGGGATCAGCCACCGTCCTGTCACGCATAGAATCCTCCGTAGAGAACTCCATGCATAGCTGTAAACGTGCATTGCCACGTCTGCAGTTACAATCTTGGGAGGGTGTAGGAAATTCAAATGGGGGATATATATGCGTCCAGTGAAAGATCTTAAAAAATCGTGCGTATTCCGTCTCTATGACAGACGCATCTTTATTCACAACGATGGTATTAATTTTGTCGGAAGTACACGATATTACATAACCAATGATCCATGGTTTAGCAGCTCACGATTATCATGGTGCGCAAGAGCGCGAGCGTTATATGAGATGGATGACAACGATTACGTGATCTCGGCGTTCCCCGGCAGCGTCACAACGCTCATGGGGATCCACATTTACATGGACATGATCGCAAGTCCTCCGTTCATGGCGGAGCCATCATTCGTCGTGTTCATACCTGATGTAAAACGGGAATGTCACGCAGACGGGCTGCGTGCGATCGACCTCGTCGACACATATGCCGAGATCAATAGAATCATTGCGAGCGATCTGTGGGTCGATGGCGAAACCATTGCGCCGGCGCACATCCATCGAATGCCGACGAATTGAATATAGCAATGACGGATCGACATGCGTATTGGACTGCCATCGGGCACCAGGTGCAGACCGCGATCATTCACGTATCTGGGAGACTGTTAACGGATCCATGTTATGAGGTCCGTCGGAGTGCAATGAGCGCAATCAAAGCATACACAAAATACATGCCATCTGTGGTATTTCACGTAGAAAATAATTATGTGATGATGCCTGGACTGGTTTCCGACGACGCCGAAGCCACTGGCATCATTGCACATGGACAGTCTTTCCTGACATTTCTCCGTGGTATGCTGTGATATGGAAGCGCGAATTGAGTTGCAGGCGTCTGCGTTTTTTTGAATTATACACATGCATGACATTATCTCGCGGGTTGCTTTGGAAAGTGCGATGATCGGAGCATGGGATGCTACGATCATCGATTATGTACCCAATGACGAAGAGTTGGCCGTATTTCCTGAATATTTTGATTCGTTGCTTCAGCACACGCTCGACATATTTGCGGGAGTATCGATCGAGATTGCGCAAAGATTTGTCGAACGTGAACAAACCGACAAAAATAAAATCATCCACGACCTCCGTCAAAACAATAATGATCCGTACGCCGACACGTTCATACCACTGTTCGTCGCCACCACGTACGACGCGATGAGATCACTGACTGGCGGTGCCGCTGAATAGTTTACCAATTTTTTCTGATATGCATGGACTGCGAATGGCGTAAATGACAGTGGCCAGGACAATGATGATAATAAGCCACGATGGAATGCCGAACATCGTGTCACCGTCGTCGCCACCCGTGATGAAGTCGGTAGCAGTGCCGTCCGCTATTGATATGATTTCGTTTGCGATCTCAACAGGTGAGCGGTCGTCAACTTTCACGACGGCATCGAAACCACTCAGAGATGGTTTCAGACCGACCGCATGTGGTTCATTGTCACGGATACCAATTTTTTTGAAGAAATCATCGACAAAGGTCAGAAGGTGATCCTCGTTTTCGAAATAGAGCTTGGATGTCGCTTTGAGCACTTTGGTGAACGATGGCTTGTCAATTATGTCGATGGTGCGCTTCTTTGTCTTTGTCACATGATACATGTCGGCGTACTCGGCTACATCGTACGCGTATCGTGGATCGGTGTCACGGCGCTTGACCATGTTAGTGAGAACTGTGGTAGGGCTCGCGTATAGAATGATCTTTTTCCATCCCTTTGGCAGGGCATCATGTACCGAGGGACCATTGACTACATCGGCACCGTAAATATTGGAGAACACGACATCTTTGCGCGTTGCTGGCTTTATTTCGTCCGCGACGAGATCAACGATATATTTGACTTCCCACTTATCGAGTTTATCATATGGCCGATATTTATTAGGGCCTTGATGAACAGCGTCCTCCACCCGTTCATGAATATCGTCCATATCAAACGTCTGATAGCTCTTCGGGAATTCTCTCAGAATCCTGCTCTTACCGACAGATGTCGTGCCAACTAGATAGATTCGTGGCATTTGTAAAAAATGAACACTTGTATACAATCAGCTTTATTTTTTCTTCCGTGGCATCGTCACAGATGTGGACTTATGGACGGCACCATTTGCACAACGCATTATTCTGACGATTGTGATCTTACCTGCTGCAGTCTTGCGCTCCCGTGTAATAGTTTGCCTTCCTGACATGCGTTTGGTGGATGATGATAGCGTATACACAATTCAATCGCGCGGCATGTTTTGCCGCGCGATTGAATTATAAGAGTAGAGTACAAAATGACGAGCTATCTGAAGCCTATTACGAATATCTTGGAATCGCGTATCTATCGTCTTCGTGGTAGGGAGATTTACCCGAGCCCGATGTATGAAATAATGGTCGGAGAACATACAGCGCGCTACTTCGTCACGGACAAAGTTGATCTAGCCAATCACAGTATGACAGACAGTCCATATGGTACTGGAGCGGTAAACATGCTATCTTCATTGTATAAATTAGACGATGGCGACGAAATCATCCTGGCGTGCGAAAACAATATCGTTACTCTGATGGGCGTGCATATCTATCTTGACGATGTTGCATCGCAAAGCTATGGGCTACGATGCAGCGATTGTTTTGAAGCTGGCTATAACGCGTTGCCATCAACTGTGATCTTCATTCCAAATGTGAAGCGTTCATGCCATACAGATGGATATGAAGCGCTTGAGCAAGCCGGCGCATATTCAAATATCAACAAAATAATTGCCGATGACATGTGGATACAGGGAGATAAGATTGCGATCATAGCTAAAGACAAAAAACAAACGAAATCAGATATACTCGCCGCCGTTAAAGAACTCGAACAACGCACCGAGGAGTTGCGAAAAAAAGTTGATGAATGCAAGGATTGATCACCATGCCTTCACGTTGTAATGTAGATCGGATCGCGCTTGGCATTTTTTGCTGTCTACAATGCGCCCATTTTTCATGAGCTGTACTGTCGTAAACTCATCACTCGAACGTAGGCCGTCGACACTGATTGTTCTTATGCGGACAGGAGTTTCAAGGGTCGCGAGTATCCATTCCTCCTCACTGGATTTCGTAACAGCGTAATTGTATCGTGACGGAAACCAGAATTCCTTCGGATCACTATTCTTTGCTGTGTTGATACTACTGGCTTCGAATTTTATGAAATCGTTGGCGCTGAGCATGCTGGTGGCATAGACACGGATGGGATCTCCACTGAAGACACGTCCTTTCCCGATGATTTTGATAGCATCGATAGCAGCAGGATCATCGCACGGGAGATCTGCCATTACGTCTGGCTTGTGGAAACACACGTCATATGATTTGTATCCGAGTTGGAGTGGTGTTTCGTATATTTGCCATTTGTCGTTGTCGCCCGATAGGGCAAGATCGAAATCGCCCGCAGCGAATCCACTACATATGATTTCCACGCGTGTGACTATAATGCCACGCATGCGATATTTAATGAACGTGTTGGCGGCGTATCCGAGCTGTATTTGCGCAGGCTCAACACCGCATGCATAATCACAAGAGATCTTTTTGCCACTTGATCCAATGTCCATTACATCGCCAACATGCACCAGATGGTCACCCGACCAAATGCTCATGCGGAAAACGATTGTCGACGGTCTTGCATTTCCAACGATCTTCAAGCAGTATACTGGACCCGATTTGGCTCGCTCACAAATCCCACGATTGTATGCAGTTATGTGGCGCTCTCTGAAGTCACACATGCCCATATCGATATGTTTCGGATCACGCGTAAATTTGCAGCCCATGGTCTCGATGTAGACGATATAATTCAAATGCGCGCGAGCGGAATCGTTTGAATTTATACACCAGCATGGCCATCACTGCAGACCTGCTTCTGAAAGGCATCGGTGATCTGAAAAGGACGACGTCGAGACGCGAACGAAATGAGCGTGGCGTGGGGATGCGGAAAATGCTGGAAATATGTGTGGCATGCCAGCACCTGCCTGCGGGATATCATGATGGCAATCTGGACCCGCAATTTGACCTGGAGCTGCGATGGGAACAGCTGTGTCGCGGGCAAGATGAATTGCTTGCAATGGAACTAGCTAAGCTCGCAAAAGAATCCAGGCAGGAGCTTATCAAAGAACGTGCGCAACTGCAATTAGGGTCGAAGAAAATTCTCGAGGAAGAACAGTCAAGGCTCGATAAGGAGCGCGCCGCACTCGTTACAGAACGTGCGCAACTGCAATCAGAGTCGAAGAAAATTCTCGAGGAAGGGCATGCGGTGCTCGCATCCGAGCGTGACGCACTCATCGTAGAACGCGTGCAACTGCAATCGGAGTCCAAGAAAATTCTCGAGGAAGGGCATGCAGCGCTTGCATCAGAGCGTGCACAGTTTCTATCCGAATCCGGGCAGACGGCCTTTGCACAAGCGCGCGCAAAGCTCGAGGCTGACCGTATCGCATTCGATGGCGCTAAGGCACATTTCCTGTCGGAGATTGGCAAGAAAGAAATAGACGAGGAACGTGAGCTACTCAAAGAAAAGAAAAAGAAACTTCGCCAATATGATGCATCACTGAAGAAACGAGAATCGGCGATCACAGAACAGGAAAAAGTGTTCACCCAACTGTCGGATGATGATCCCGGTTAAGACTTGCCGACAATGTATTTTTTAAGACACTCCATACCGATGATCTCGCGTTCGAAGGCCGGATGTGACTTCTGCGCGCAGAAATACTCATTGTGATTCTTGTATTTAGTGAGGCCATGTTTCGCACTCGTCGCTAATTTTTTGTATGTGGGTTCTGCCTCAGGGACGCCATCGACATTGGCCGTCGTGCACCATTTTGCAAGCAGCGTGACGGCGCCATCTCCTGAAACTTTCTTCTCAGAGGCAGCGATTCGTTCGAATGTGTCACCGACTCCAAATTTATAGACGTATGCGTATTTCACATCGTCGAGTTCGTACGGCTCTTTCAACTCGCATTTGAAGAAATAGAAGCAATCTTTAACACCGTCTTTAGCCATGTCTGTCGTTGGTATAATTCAAATCTGGTAACGACAAGCTTCTAGAAAGAAATTAGTTCCATGGACAGTCGTACGCATAATGGTTGAAATCTCCACATGTGTAGCACCGACCTTTCTGTTCGTATTTAAACTTAGCGCGCATGAAACAGTCACGGTACAGATGTCCTTTTTTGTGACAATACGCACACGTCGGCACGACACGAGGTTCCGCCTCAGTGGTGCGGCGTTCGACCCCGTGCCTTGCTTCTTTCTTCGAGCCGCCTGCGGCGGATGGGACGGCGAAGCTGTTTGGGCAGAACTTGGCAATGTGACCCGTCTCTCCGCATTCGTAACATTTACTTTCGTCTGCATCGATCATTTTATTGAGCTCATCAATTGTGCTTTCTTGAAGTTCGCATTCGCACCATGGACCACCACGCACATTGTCGATCCCGTATTTCTTCATGTATGCGAGTGTTGTCTCGCGCTCATCTGTCGGCCCAGTGATTGCATGTTTCTCGTAGATCATGATTGGTTCATGGAGTTTTGTCCATGCTGAGCCACATCCGTCGAAGTGCTGAGTGGCACGTTGTTTAAGATTTGCAGTGGTACCAACATACCAACAGTTATCGTGAAGCATCAATGTGTACAACATTTCGAGTCTGTTTGTATATTCAATCGGTTGCACCGCCGTTTGAATTATACACGATGCAGACCGAAATCGATGCTTGGCTTGGTTTGGTGGCCCGTACAGCTGGCGTTGCCACTGATGGGCCACGCGAGCACGTAATTGCTGAACTCTTGAAACAATCAGATCCATGCATTGATGGCATGCACATATCCGCATATTGCACGTATTTGCGATGCTTGGTGCATGCCGGTACACCGTTGCTCGATGATGAAGTTTGGCTGCTTGTCAGAATTCTGGTCCATGCTATTTCGGTCGTCTGCAATGTACTCGATTACGCACACGCGAAAGAACTCCACCACCTTGTCGGATTGATGCGGTTAATTAAAGACAGTCCGTTGATCACAGAGCACAGTAAGATTACCATCGCGGTAGCCATCGCATGTACACGTGACAGCATCCCGGTGGCAAAAGGGCTTGATGAGTTCTCGTCATCGTGGGACATCGATACAGCTCTATTGGAGTCACATTTCGAACCGATCTGCCAGCACTGTTGGGATCACACGGCAGGTAACACCCAGCAAGTTCGCAATCCATGCAGCAAGTGGATCGTTGTCATGCTTTGTGTTGCCGTTATGATGGCCGTGATGCAAATCTTGCAGGACAGGATGCGATAACATCGGCCTCTTAATTTTTTACAAGGGTGTTCGCATGCTAGCGCGTGCAGGATTGAATTATAACGCCAATGTCGAAACGAAAGGCAGATGAAATCGCATCGGGTTCCGAGGATGAGGCGTCGGAGGACAGGACTGAATCAGAGTCTGATGCCGAGTCGGACGCCGAGTCGGACGCCGAGTCAGATGCGGATGTCGACAATGAATCCAAGGATGCTGATTTCGACTATTTGTTATCTGATCACGGAATTGACGCAATACTTGCAGAACAAAAAGATAATGCATTCCTGCTGGTTTTGCGACGCGTGCTCATCGATGAGGATGACCTCACTTGGAGTTTTGGTGCGATTCTTGTTGCTGACTCTCACGTAAATCGCAAATACAATAATTTGTTACGGACTGTTAACGCGCATCGCAACAAGTTCACGAAGCGTGATCACGAATGTCATTACATGCTTGTTGCGTTCATGCCAAGCATGACGACGAATTCGTACGGATTACGAAGTCGTATGAATGAGATCGCTAATACGGATCCAAACATGGCGCTCGACGATTTCATCGCGCAGTGTTTTGCAATCGAGCAATATGGGGAAAAAGAATTTACAATCATTGACGGATACGACATTGTTACGGAAACGACGGGGGGCGGAGCCCCCCTTCTCCCCCACACAACGAGTGCGACAGTGGTTACGCATTCCCTGTGATTTCGGCGATGGCATCGTACATGGCAGAAACGAACATTTCTGCAATGTCTCTCACGTATTTTTTGTCCGGATTTCCTTCACATATGCCGTCGACGATTCGTTGACGGTTGATGTTTTTTCGGTCAACCCACAAACGTGCCGACGCAATTGGTTGACCGTTCATTATGTGTAGAACCTGTGGTGCCAAGATTTCGTAGTATTCATTTGCCAGTTTGGTGAAATCATCGGGCACACCGTTCGCGCCCTCACAGTGGATCATATAGATGTCCCAAATGTCATCAAGCGTTTCCTCCAGCACGTCCACGTCAATAAGGTCATGCATGCTCATCCCTGCATATAATTCAAACGTTGGCAAACAAATATCCCCATTTGTATACGAATGGCGTGACCGAAAACACTTCTCATCATCTTTATCGTTCTCGTGATTATCGCCGCGATCGTGTTAGGAATACTATGGCTTGCTGGCGTGTTCGTAGAAAGTGCTGCCACCGCAAGTGGGATAGTTTTAACAGATCCGGCTAATCTCAAAGTGTACGACGGATATCCGATTGCCAGCGCTCTTAACGGAGTGAAGATGTGGAATCCAATGCCGGACCAAGCATCCTCATATGGAATGCAATTTACATTTGACAAAACCCTGAAGGTTAAGGGCGTTGAGCTTGTTGGCGCGGGCGATGGCACTCACGACATTCAGAAAGCCGAAATTTACGATGGTGAAAAACTACTTGGTACATTCTCTCCAATGTCAACCCCAACCTTCACGCTGCCCACGCCATTCACCGGCAAACAAATCGGCATCCTGTTGTATCCGAATTCCAAATGGCAAGTGCAAGTTAAAAAAGTTGCATTATCGTAGGATAGGCATTGCCATCGCGATCGTTCTACCGGCTTGTTATAGAAAATGGACGCAAAAGTTGACGTCAAAGTTGGGATGGGTCGGAGGGTATTTCTTGTCGTCATAATCGTGGTCGTGGTCATTGCGATCGCCGTTGGCATCGCATGGCTGGCGGGCGCATTCAAGACGGAGAGCGGCAGCGGCAGCGGTTCCGATACTCCAGCAACTCCAAATGTTGTCGACTCCACCAACGTCGTTCTGACGGATCTAGATAACTTAAAAGTTGATCCCGGATACACGGTCGGTGGCGCACTTAACGGTGTCAAAAAGTGGAACCCGCAAGTTGCGCAGGCCGTCTATAGACTACATGTCGACTTCGGTGGAACTCACACAATGAATGGCATCGAAATCGTCGGCGGTGAAGACGATGGCACCAAAGGCGACGATCACGATATCAGCAAAGCAGACGTCTATGACGGCATCACACTTCTCGGCACGTTCGTTCCGAAGACGAACACAAAGTTCACTCTGAGTACGCCATTCACAGGCACGGGCGTCGACCTCTTACTGTATCCGAATTCTCAGTGGCAGATTTACCTCCAAAAAGTTGCATTCTTAAAGTAAGGCTCATCGGGAAGAGTGACGATCCCATCGCTGGGGGGGTTGCCAGATAGATTCAGGTGTGAGGATCTGACATATCGGTGGCGCTGGTGCGTATTGTCTGTCCATGAGGATATCGTTCACTTGTTTATGTACGCGTTCCACCATGTCCAGGCCAAGGTCAATGTTTGCCAGTGCTTGGAGAGGATCTTCTGGAGGCTTCACCCTTCCCAAGACGGCCTCAAAGGCATCCAATGCATTCCCACACGTCGTGAGTAAACTGGTAACATCCACCATGTCCTATAAAATTCAAATGGCCGTGTGATCGCATCCAATGCGTTCCCACACGTCGTGAGTAAACTGGTAACATCCGCCATGCCTTATAAAAATTCGGATGTTTGTAGTCACCTCCATGTATGTTAAATATAATTTGAATTTCTCAGATGCCGATTCGTCCTCAGCCCATTGATAATGAATGCAGGGATGTGGGGCTGCACCCGCTCGACGGGTCCATCGTGGAGATGCACATGTGGTACATCGTGACGCAGGAGCTTATGACATTCCCAGAGACAGTTGGAAAGCAGAATATGGTTGTGTTGTTTCAAGACATAATTCCGCAAATCGCACACGACCTTAATGGGTTTCCCAGTGATAAAGTTTCTGCACTCATTAACATAATATCTGAACATCGCGCAGGGGATCTCGGATGCCAAATCTTCATGCGGGCACTGGTTGAGACATTAGAAGGCTACAGGTAGATGTTGCCACGGTTTGAATTTTTGATATGCATAGGCCCATGATGATACTCCAGAGGGTTGAGCCATCAGCCTTGGCAATGGAAGTGGATGCCGTCACCATAGCGCAGGAGTGCGAAACGCAGGGGCGTTGGGCTGCAGGCTTCACCGACTCAGGCTCCACCGACTCAGGCTCCACCGATATATGCTCCGTCGATGCGTGTCCCACGGACGCAGGCATCACGGACGCATGTCCCACCGAAGGCCCCATTCCTGCCACTCCGCTCAATATGAATAGTGGACATGCCGGTGCGTTCTGGAGAAGCTGTGCGATCGTACGGGGGTTCGTTCAGATGAATGGAAGACTTCCAACACGGTCCGATACCATTCGCAACATTGTTGGAGATAGCATCACATATGATCACTATAGGAGTATTATTCGCCCATATTACGATGGCACGATGGAGCAGGGAAAACATCAGTGTATTGATTCGATATCACCAATGTTTGAAGAGCACAAAACATTCGATGCATTGGAGTTCTACGTATGTTACAATGGGCTTGTTGAATTTGTGAAAACGCAAAGACGTCTTCCATATGCAGCCGACGCTGCAGGCTCCACAGTGTTCTTCAAGAGTTGGTGCATCAAATTGTTGGAATTGTATGCGGGTAACACACTCATGGGTTGGAAAATACAAAAGATGAATGAGGTTCGTGGGTGGACATGGGATCACAGAAATCCATTGTTCACGTTAATGACACCATGCCCATGGGCCAAGCAAGTGCACGGCAGACGTATGGGGCGGCCGCGTTACCTGACTGGATGCAGTCCTCCCGTGATCGCACTCGCCGCAGATAAGTAATTTTTTATGTGGAGTATAGTCGAACGCTAAGATTGGACCACGTACTCACACGCCAGTGAAGTCAACGCCAGCGGACAATGGCACAACACAAAAACCGGAAAGGACTTGTTCATGCGTGATGATGGAAGAGCGTACACATTTATGTTCGATGAAAAATCTGCAACAATGGTCGAACCGAACGACAGCAAGTGGATACGCGGCATTTGGGGTCCGCCAATTCCATACAGTGATGCTGAACTCGCAACTACGCCAATATCACTGCATCCCGATTCGGTCAAACTCACGGGCCCGTTCATCTCAAGGCAAGGCGGAGAGGCAACGCCGGGTTCTCGGGAAAGTGAGTGGTGCAGGTGAATCGTGATCGTGATCATGGCAGTGCTGTACATTGTTTGTGAACCCGACTGGATTTGGCCATCTGTCGCGAAGACCCCAAGCGCGGCGTAAACGCACGATGATTTAATGCTCGCATATTATAAAACATGTCGTTAGGAGTCTGGTACATTATCTTCGCGATTATCTTGGCGATATTGGTTGGCCTCACGTCACTCGGTGGCACGATGTCAAAGATAGCGACTTACTTGGAAGGTGTTGATGCGGCGATTGTCGGTATTCTCGGCCTATGGATATTCATCAGGGGCGGATTTACGTGCAAAGAATGGTAGCTTCTTTCTACGCGATCGCGGAAAGAAGTTTGCAAGAAAGGTTAGCCCATGTCGCGCCGTCTTGCCGACGCTCATTTTTTTAATATACATGTGGCGGCTGATAATAATTTTACTTTTGGTCATCGTGTTGGTGACGATGACACAGCGCGTGATATCAACGTTCGACGACAGTGGTGCATGGGTGGAAGCTGGATGGATCGTTCTTGAATTAATAAACATCGTTGCAGCCGGCGGAATTGGGATGCTTGGCTCATGGTGGGCATACACGAAACTCTAGGAGCTATCATTTCTCGCCGAGTCTCTTTTCGAGCTCAGCTCGGCTCCCCCGGTTTGAATTCCATATAGGCATATCGGGATGACTGACTACAAAAGTTTATACGAGCAGGAGCGCAAACTTCGTGTTGAGTTGGAAAAAAGATTGGCAGAAGAAAAAGATGTGCGCGCCCAAGTTGAGGATGAATACGATGAGTTTCGTGAAAAGGTTGTTGATGCGGTAGCAGAAGAAGACGACATGGGATCCTTTATGGGCGAGTTACTCAAATTCAGAAAAAGACGCCGTGTTCAAGCTGACGACGAATGATCCGAGATGAATTTTTTTACCTCTCGCATGAACAACTCGTTCTCCTCAATGAATATGTAATGCCCAGAGTTCTTTGCCAAGACGACGGTTGCCTTCGGATAAAGCTGACGGATGAGTGCGAGTTTGACAGAGGGCTCCCATGCAAGGTCCGACGAACTTTCGAAACACAGCATCGGCTTCTGCCATCCGGTCAACGCAGATGCTGGATCGGCCGTTTTCTTCTCGGCGGACAGCGCGTCAAAGTAGCCTGGTTGAGGCGACCAACCTGCCGCCATTTCCATAAATTCGTCAGATGGCCGTCTGACAAAGTCCCGTTTCCACATCCCAGCTTTCCATTTGGCAAGGGGAGATGCCGCATTTGCGACCGTAAAACTTTCTTGCCTAGCTTCTTTCACGGCCGAGCGCAGCGAGGCCGTGTCAGAAAGAAGCTCTTTCTCCATAGACGACATGCGAGAATCACGTCCGGCTTTATTTTTTACCAACCTACACAGAGGCGATCCCAATTCTGCTGAGATGAAGATCGTGCCGGATACGTGATCTGGATATTTCTTCATGTAAGCAGCTGCAGGAAGGCCGCCAAATGACCACGCGCATAACCACCATTTGGAGACGCCTGCGTGTTTACGAATCGTCTCAAGATCGTCAACCAGCACGTCAAGCGTCATTTCTGACGGGGCGAGTCGGGATGAGCGCCCAGTTCCGCGTGGATCATAGAAGATGAGCGTCGCAACTGTGGAAAGTGCATCCATATACGGACGAAAGTACCCAGAGGCTTCGCAGTTACTCGGTGAAGAAACCATGCTTGTACAAAAATCGGCTGGTCTTGCCACCCGGCACGTGGAATACGTACATCCCAACAGCCGAGAATATATATAACTTTCGGCAGCCGTTTGAGTGGGAAGACGACATCGTCATTTCGGTGCACTGTCGGAGCAGGGGCGCCGACGTCATCGCTCTTACGAATGGATTTAAATGGCCGACTGCCGACATGTTGGTCGACGAGCAATCCGCAATTCCAGAGAAGGCTGGTGCGGCAGATGTCGTGTGTGGGGATTCACACGAAGATGGCCGGATGTTCCCTCTCGAGATTGCCGACTTGATCGAACGATTCGTCCCGAATCCCGGTGTCCACGCGGGAGAATCTTCGATTGCCGTGTGCAAGCACATGTGTTTTCATCCCGAGAGGCTCTCATATCAGTTTGTGGACGACTGGCGATACGGACACATTGTTATGGCAAAGGCGAACGTCACAACAGTTGGAGTTGTCGGACTTGATGGAATTTTCCACTGTTTGTCCGGCCGGGATTGGTGACCGATGAAGAGAGTTCTTTTTTGGTTGCAGCTCCCCCGTTTTGAATTATACCAACCTCTGCTGCCATGATTCTCAACAAGCTCGATTACAACCCAGGCGTCATTGAACACGAGTGCTCCCGGGAAGAGGATGGATTCGTTTGTGAATACGGCTGGTTGCATTTCTCCGTACGGACATGCCCATCTGCGCATGCCAGATTCATGACGCTCGGAAAGATTGATACATGTGACAAGATCGTAAGCGAGGAAGTTATTATGTCTGCAGGTACGAAGATGGCGATGACGCACGGACGGTTGTCGGATGCCCACGCGGAGTATCTAAACCTGTGGACGAAGAGAGCACGGTAACGTGTGAGGAGTTGTGGCAGCTGCCAGAGATCGTTATGGTGGCGTCGTCCGAGTCCACTTGGCAATCAGAGGGCCAGAGGAGGATGTTCCCGCTTGAGATCGCTGCGATTATCGAAAAGTTTGTGCCAAACCAAGGCATCCACACGGATGGGACGGCGGAGGCCGGTCGCGTGTACACGTATTATGACGCCGGCAAGCGTTATAATGAGTTTGATATATGGATAAAAAAAGGCGTCCACGCAGAGTTGGTACGGCCAGCGCGTCGACGTTGCAGGAGAGGGCGAGCGCGAGGAGCTCCCCAGTTTTGAATTTTTACTATAAGACATGATGCCCGTAGAACTCGTTGACTTGTGCGGTGAATACGGATGCACGAAATACAGGTTAAGGTTCGGAGTGACATGGGATAGATTGGATGTCGGGCAATTGTGCAAAAATCCACATCCGGCTGCAGTGGAGTGGATGTTATCACATGAAGATCGCATTGATTGGGAACGTGCTCGTTACAATACAAATGAGGTGATTGCCGAAATTGTGCGCGATCGATATCCAGGGCTTGTCTGGGCTGGCAATAATAGCGACGCGGCAACCGAGCACACATTGAATCACCTTGGCCGTGACAGCACCGGATACGGTCCTACGCTATCCGCGAACTCTAATCCGCACGCGATCGATTATCTTCTTGCGAATCGACACCTCATTCACTGGAACGCATTTGTCGTGCATGATGATCCGCGTATTGCCAAGCTTGTCATGAATGATTGGGATGAGATCGAGCTTGAATATAAGGTTCTTAGTAAAAACGATGCCGTCTTGAAACGTGCCCTCGCAGAATGCAAAGAGATGGTACATGATACAGAAATGAAAACGTTCGAATCGTTTGATATCATCAATGCACTGTGTGGTAATAGCCATCCGTTGGCCGTCGAGTGGCTTCTCGCACATCCACATTTGGTAACAACGTACGGGTGGTGCAATCAGGATGAACGCGTCTCACGTATAGTTGACAGGGACCTTGCCAAAAAATATGGACCATCTTGGAGAGATCTCATACAGGTGTCTTTTGAAAAGATGTGTGCCGAGAATGGGCCACTTGGTCAGCCGTCTTCCTGGTGCGGAAGTAAATGCAATGATCACGTACTTGAATTGTTATGTCATGGCAAGCATAATATCCGTGGGGCATCTGCGAACCCGGGATTATTTGCAATCGACGAAGATCACAGAAAGTTCCTGTTGGACGTGATGTAAAAAATCTTAACTTGATGGGCGTCGCTGTGCGGCACAGATGGCGCAAAGTATCATGGTTATGAGCATAAACACCATGCCATAGGATGTCACATTACAGCCGATGTCGTACTGTCTACATTTTTTAGTTAAACATGGCCCGGCGAGTGTCACGTCTCTCATTGTGTGGCGGGAGCACCCCTGCTCCAACAATACAGTGTGGGACGCGCTCTGTCCACCCACCGTGCTGTCAGCGCAGGGGCGTGGGGCTGCAGGCCCCACTGTGCTGGGGGCGACGTCCACGCAATCGCGCCCGCTATAGAATATTGGATTCGTCATCACATCAACAAACAAAGGGCTTGTAAAGTTTACAGTGCCATCCGGACATATGATACACGTTCCATACACGCTTACGGGAAATTCTATACAGCTTGGCGTGACAGCTACGCCGACAATAACCGTAACTACCCCAGCGATAAATGCAATCAATAAACACGTGGTTGCGTATACGGTCGGCATTCACATATATATTCAAACAGCTTCTTTCTTCGCTTTCGCTTCGCGAAAGCTCTAAAGAAGCTGGCAAGAAAGTTGGCTTACTCGGCGCTCCGCACGTGTACCCGCGTTGGGACATGACAATCTCACTTGGCGTTCTGTTTGTAGGTGGCTGCATGGTGACAATCGGAGCACTTTTCCACATTGATATGGCATACGTACCCATGCAGGATGTCGGCTTAGAACAAAAAAATCCTAGCGTCTGATATACTTTTTTGCCCACTGCGTGCCAGAAAGAAGCTGTTAGATGACGTCCGAAAGCGTGTCGTCGATGACGTGTTCGAAGATCGCTGGATTCATTGCGAAGAATGGCATGTGAATATGTTTGGGATGCGCGGCGAGCCACGCGACGGCCTTTGGGTTGGTATTAAGTGAAAATGCGTGTATGTGTTTAGCGCTCCGGCAATGTTTTATGACATAGTCCACTGCGGTATCGTGTGTATTGGTTGCCATGAAACTTATGTTCAGTTCCACCCGGCCGATCAGCCGTTCTATCATTGATCCGTTCGACTGTGCCGATAATGATGCGAACGCGTTTGCAGGGCGCACCGCCCCCATTAAACGGTCGAACGCTATCTTTGTGACGTCCGGGTCTTCGCATCGCACAAGATCTTTCAATGAAAACTCGTCCAAATGTTGCGCAATGTACGCAATTGCCATGGGATTTTTATTTGCCACGAATCGGTTTGTGTGCATGTGGCACGGATCGGCAAGAATGGTGCGCACCGCAAGATCACTTTCGTTCGTCGAGAATGCGGACCAGTCAATGTGTGTCACGTGCTCCAAGTAGTATTGTGTGGCGCGTTGATTGGAATTGGATGACATCGCGCCGATATGAATATATTCGGGATGTTGGAGCAGCCAGTCTACGATGTCATCATTTGGATTGGTAGATATCGCAATCGACGGGTATGAGCACACTGCAGCCTTGACGCTCGTCAACGTGAGATCCATGTCGATCGCCGGCTGGGATGGTTTTTCCAACGCGGCGGTGCGCTGCAGCACATACTCGACAGCCGCTGGATGCGGATTCGCAGCTAAGAGCCGTATGTCAAATTTATCAAGTGGGGCATGCAGCTCCATGATGCCCCATTCAAGTGGGAGTATTGGCCTGTAATCCGGAACGTATCCACTGACGATATTGACGAGTTCAAGTGGTAGCATGGTTATAATTCAAACCACTGCGTGTCATTCAAAGCTGCTCGCTTCGCGATCGCGGAAAGAAGTTGGCAAGAAAGAGCTTTCCGGGGGAGCTCTTTCTTGTCTCACTGCATGCCATCCGCGAAGATAGCGCGACGTAGTTGGTTGCCTTGCCGGCTTCGCCGTGTTGCCGAGCGACACGCAGTGGTTTGAATTTATAGATTGCCATGTTTCCGATTGAGCTGGTTGACCTGTGTGGGGAGTTTGGATGCACGAAATATGTGTTGAAATTTGGTGTGACGTGGGATATGCTTGATGAGTCGTTTCTCTGTGAGAATCCGCATCCAGCTGCCGTTGAATGGATGTTGGCACATCCGCAGCGCATCGATCTGAAGCATGCAGGCCGTAATACAGATGAAACCATCACACAGATGATATGCGAGAAATATCCATTGAATGTTTGGGAAGGCAATCCGACTGCCGCTCAGTTCATATTGGATCATATGCCATTCCGTCGGTTCACATGGGAACTCTCTATCAACCCAAGCCCACTTACCATCGAATATCTTCTGAAGAATCGTAACCTGATATATTGGAAATACTTTATTGTGCACAACGATCCTCGCATTGCAGAAATCGTCATGAATGATTGGGATAAGATGGATCTGATGGACCTCGTATTCAGCCATGACGACAGAGTCGTAAAGCGCGTACTTGAAAAGTGCGACCGCGTTGAGCGCTCTGCGCAGTGGTACGACGACAATTTATGTGCATTGAATTTCTTGTGCGAAAACAACCATCCACTCGTTGTTGACTGGCTCGTCGCACATCACGAGCTTGTAACGAATCATGGATTTTACAATCTCGACAAACGCATTACAGACATTGCATTCAAAAACAAATGCACGTGTCCATGGTATATCGGGTGGCGTTGCAATGATAGCATGCTCGAGTGGATATGCCATGATAAGACGCTCGCACTTGGGTGCGCATCTGCAAATCCAAGACTATTCGAAGTCGACAAAGAAGAGAGAGATTTCCTGTTGAGTGCGATGTAGTTACAACTTTTTAATTATAGATGACGGACTGCATGCACTTCTTGCCTGTGGAATTGGCTGGCATTGTTGGTGACTACGACTGCAGATACAAGCTTAGAGGTAAACTCGATTGGCCTTTGCTTAATATGTGGGAACTCAGTAAAAATCCGCATCCCGCAGCAGTTGAGTATTTACTATCACACAAGGAGAATATTGCGTGGAAGATGGCTGGGCATAATACCAATAACGAAATGGTGCAGGAAATGCTATTAACGCATCCGACCATGATTACCCAAGACAACAGTAATGATTTGGCGACGCTGCATATACTCGCACATCTGGGACATGTTGTTGGCGTTAATTTGTCGCAAAACAGTAATGAACTTGCCATCGAGTACATGATGAGTCATCAGGATAGAATATGTTGGCCTTGGTTCGTTAGACATGCAGACGAACGCGTGGGAAAACTGGCCATTGACAACTGGCAAAGAATACGGCTATGTGACGCTGTGCAAAGTTCGAATGATATGATACTTGCGAAGGCGCTAGATGAATGTGAGCGGTTGCTTGAACACACGGCGCGTCCTAGAGGTCGTGACGATTATTTAACAATTGCGTATTTGTGGCCCAACAGTCATCCTCATGCCGTGGAATGGTTGTTAGCGCATCCACTTAGTATCATGGATTCGGCATTTGAGAATGCAGATGATCGTATTGTCGACCTCGCTTTGAAAACGTTCGATCTTATCGAAGGCTGTAATAGCCGCTCAAAAAATCAGAAGGTCGTAGATGCTGTATGCGAAAGTTACGGCCCCACCAATCTCATCGAGAGAGAGATTGTGGCAAATCCTCTGATATTTGCCGAAGATATGATCCACAGACAATTCATCATCGACGCCAGTTAAAATGCGCACGGCGGACCATTGATTTTTTTGGGATGGCGTGACGCGGCCTGAACTTTCTTGCCTTGCCGACATCGCGGTGAAGCCAAGTGAGAGACAGCGGAGATCTTTCTAGCCTCACTGCGTGCCATCTGAGCTTGGCAAAGCCAAGCGAGTGACGGCAAAGCCGGCTCCGTCCGTTTGAATGCTCACATGCGTAAGCATAAGAACGCCATGTCCTACTGCACCGATATTAAGATTGTGGAGAAGATCATTGCGGATGGCAAAGTTGATGATATGTTTTCATGCAACACAAATCCGATCGCCGTCCAATATTTGATCAACCATCCGGACAAGATTTGCTGGAAAAACTTCTCCAGTAACGGAAACTCTAAAGCAGTTAAATACTGCATGGAGAACTTTGAAAAGGTTGATGGAAAAAGGTTCGCATACATTAACTCCGACAAGGCATATGTGCTCAAATTCCTTGAGTCGCATCCAAAGTCCGCACCCATAGTGCGCGCCGAATACCCGGTGCGTGAGGACAAAGAAGTCACAACACCTGATCATGTTCTGAAGATCGCAAAGTATGCACTGGTATTCATTGCAGATGGGAAGACAATCTGGGATTTACAACCAGAAGACGGACACAAAGAGCATGAGATGCAACTGCGCAACGCATTCAACCCTGCTGAATACAAAGAAGCAAAAACCATGGAGGTATACTTCGATTCCTGTGTATACAAAGTTGTCGGGAATGTTGTGACATGCTATAGCGATGTTTGCACGTCTATTCGACTGCCAATCGTGCCGCGTGTTCATCCGTCGTATTGGTCGCTCTTAACAGAGCGCCATGGAGTGCAAACATACCACTACGATGCGATCGGTATGTTTGCGAAACTTGGTATTCCAATTTCGAAGAACTTTAGGTACGGTGCACCAGATTTCAACTATCCTGGATTCGAACAAGAGAAAAAAGCATATGAGGAGTTCAACGCAAACCCAGCTCTTCTCGACGGATGTGACAGGGTTATCCTTGAATCACCGACCAGCCGTGTGAGCTACGTGCTATGCGACTATCGTTGGCACGTCGATACACAACTGTAAAAAAGTTTTAGAGCCATGGCACAGTGGACAGCATATTTTTTATGTGTATGTGATATCGTTGCAATTCTCCAGTGCACTGAGGGTGTGCGCGACAATGATGACTATTTTGCCTCGGAGGAAGCCACTTGCGATTTCGCGACGAAGGTAGGCAAGCATGCGCTGAACCAACGATGGATCGCACCCAGCATCCATCTCATCCAAGATCAAGATAGGGGCTCTGCTCTTGCGCATGCGCATGATGCTCATAAATGTTGCGAGAACACGTTTCTGGCCGCCACTTGCATTCATACTCAACATCACGTCCAAGTTTGGAAGTAAATCCTGTTTACCAAATTCTCTAGCTAGCTGCAGAAGGTACAACTCATCCGCCGAAGCGGATGCGGTGTCTAGGGGGGCTCTGCCCCCCACCAGGATCTCATGGTAGATTTCTCTCGCTGGCACTGGAATGCGCCCAACGACGATATCATCCTGCTTAAGACAGATGGTATTTTTTGCCATGCAGATGGATGCTGGACTCGTCTCTCCGCGAACCTCTGCAGGGATGCCCATTTCTGGATCCGCGACGCCGACTGCTGCAAATTTGTATTCCGTGACAACTGGGGAACCGTCGGGCAGTTTTTCCGAAAGGTCAACGTCATTCGTCAGCGCGCTGATCGTCATTGATTTGCCGGAACCCGTGCCACCGCACAATCTGTTTAGACCTGTTCTGATGGTGCAGCGCTTGTTCCTGATTGCGAATTTCTTGCTTGGTGCCACGAACGTGAGTGTGATGTCGTATGCTGGATGAGGTGATTGCCAATCCGGAGATGTGTCGATTTCCGTATGGAGATCATCGAAATCCTTGATCGCGTCTGCGTGTTTCGCATACATGTCGCCAGCATTTTTCAACACGCTGCCGATCGATTCAGACAACCCATAGAACTGCTGCCAAAGTGAACACGAGAGCTTCATGTCATCCGTAGCCGCGTAGATGATCATTGCACACGCAAATCCAGTTAAGACCGAGATGTTGGATATGAACGGAGCATATACACGTGATTTGTTTCCAAGCGTCCTGTATTGCGTGTCAATGTTGGACATCCGATCAACGCTTGCCACAAAGTCTTCGGAGTAACGTTGATGTTTGCCGATGAAGCTTGTGCCCGTGAGTCCCGCCATACAACCCAATCGTTCGCGTGCGTCGACATGGGATGCTGCGATCGCCCCGCTCTTGTTCGTCAACACGTACGTGATGTACACGCCGGCGCCGTTCACAAGGATAATCCATGGGAGAGTAATGTTTGCAGAGACCTCGGGGCGGCAAATAGACGCGACGATCCAACACATACTTGGGATGACCTGCGCGCCCGACGACATGATGCTAATTGTGCTATCGATGAGAGCGAACAGCCTTTGGCGTTTCTCAGTTATGAACTTATCAAATTTTGCGTGATCGGTGTACGCCAGATCAATGAGGACGAAACGGTGTAGTTTGTCAAATACCACATTACCGAGATGCTGGTAAATGTATTCGCGCGCCACATTCTGCAGCATATATTGTCCGACATCCACAACCATGATCCAACCCCATTCCAATTTGTTCAGCAGCACCGCAGCAAGGTAAGACAACCCGGACACAACACATGCACACAGCAGAGTTTGGACGAGTTCGCAATAAGCGACCCGTACACAAGCCTTCGCAAGGTAGAAAATGGCCATTCTGGATGGATAGTATTGCTTGGAGGGTGTAGAAAATTCAAACGCTTCTTTCTTCGAGCCTCGCTTCGCTCGGCTCGGAATGACGCGTAGCGGGCAAGAAAGAAATGGTGGAGCCATGGCATGTATTGAGGCAAGCAAGATATGGTCGGTGACGTCGTGCCCATAATATACCGATGGCGTTCACATATTTCAAAACGGTCACGCATGGCACCACGATCCGGTTCATCGACATGCGGCCGGATCTTCCAGACGATTTCGCATATACCCCATTCTGGACAGAAGATGCGGCTGGCCATCTTGTCGATGATGTCCACGATGCAGTCGGCATGGGTGCCAGCATACGAATCATTGCAAACGACGCCGACGCAGACGAGTACATGCGGACGCATGGGCATTCCATTCGTTACCATTACACAAGCGGCGGGAAGACACACGAACACGTACCGTTGACGATCGCATCACCTGCGAGCCTGAAAGTGTAACATTGCAATGGGGGCGGCCGGGCTGAGTCTGGCGTCATTTCTTGCCTAGCCGGCTTCGCCGTGCTGCCGAAGCGAGGCATCTTTGAAAGAAGCTTGGTATAGGTATGGATTGCGGTCAGACATTATTAGAACTGGAGTGGCAAGATTGCCCGACAGATCTCTGTGAATACATAATGGGGTTTGTTGGATTCAGGCCACATGTGCTTTACACGGTACCAGACAGAGCCGATGCGTTTATATGCAACAATGATTGGATCTGTGAGTTCGGAGAAGAGACTGGCCAATTTGTGAACGTCCGTGGAGCTTCGCCCCCCTCTTCCATTCGATTTCCCGGGCAGCGCGGATCTGGGCCATTTCAATGGATGGTTTCTGGCAAGCTATTCTGGAAACACGTATGCGATGAACTGTTTTGAAAAACTGATTACATTTGATGGCGATCTCATCGGTAACAGAATGGTGATGAACTACCCCTCTGGGAACCGTTATCTACATGAAGTGGATGGCATGTTAGTATTGACGGATATGGAACCTGAATACCATCCGCCATGTGGGATTGAGCATGTCGGCGATCTTATCATGTATGACGATACGACGTCTGTGGAGGCGTCGGCACGCGTTGTCGCGGATGTAAGCGAATATGTGCACATCGAACTGGAAACACTACCCCTGTGTGGGGAGAATGGTGGCACCTTGTGTGCGCTGAAAGATTTTACTATCATCTGTGACAAAACTATGATATTTACATACGATATCGAATACTGTGGTAACGAAATGCTGGTAACTGGAGGATTTGTCAATGTCGATACCGGCATGGCGCGACTGTTTAACAGGCGCGTCCTACACATCGGGGGATTTTATGGTGTAGTCATAACACACGAAACCAACGGAGATCTCTGCTATTACGATGCCCCCCATACACTTGACGCCCCGCGTGGTGTGCGGTTTGGCAATGCTGGCGTCGAGTGCGGAGGGTACCGCACGGTGGACTCAATGCCGGGAACATTTGCTGGATACACATTCGGCGAGACCGCTGGTCTGTTCGAAATGGATGCATCCAGAAAGCCGTGGATGTATTTTCACGATTGGATCGTTCATCGCCGTCCTAACATGACATATTCACACTTTCCGGATTACTACAGAAAGATAAAGACGCGCGCACGATATGAGTGGTCATGTGGATTGTTGGTGACAAGCGTAATGCATACGTACGATGGACATCTTCGAGCGTTCGACACGCTGACGCGCAGGCCAGCGGAGCTGTGCTCCAGCGGAAACCACTGAAAAAAATGTTTGTTCTAGGTCAGCTAGGGGTCTGGGGAGCGCCGAGCTTAGCTCGGCCCAGGTTTGAATTATATTCACGATGTTCAAGATCCCACGACAGAGGATGTTTCGGAAGGAAATGTGTGAGGGATGTGACGACGATTGCAGTCAGAACCAAACGCTGTTCATCGCGATGGTATTATTAAGCGTGACATGTGGGACGTTTTTCGCGGTGTCGTTTGGGATATATTGGCCGTGGGTTGTGTCCGAATGGGCACTCACAGAATCTCAGAGCGAAATGAATATCAGCGGTTTGGGATTGGCACGTGAACCAAGCTTGGCAGCAAAGTGAACAAACGCTATTTTTTGCCATACGCTCCGCTTTCTTGCCTAGCCGGCTTCGCTGTGTTTGGCCGACGCAGTCGGTCCAACTTTGAATGACACGCAGTGGTTTGAATTATATTACGATGTCAACGATCCGAGTGCCTCCGGGAGCGTTCGTGCGGGATGGGTGGATTATCACTGGTGATATTGCAACCGGACCAAACGGTGACATCCGTCGATTGGGTGGTAACGTGCTCAGTATGTACGGCGACATGGCGATTATTGGAGAGTTGGGATCTACACAAAATGTATGTAGGTTTCGCCCAAAAAGTTTTGCGTACTATGATCTGAGAAGGCTGTCCGACATGGAGTGCGGTTCGATGATGGCCCCGATATGTCGTCGTAAATATGTCTCCACCGCCATTGGCTGTAAAACATATGGAGACGGTGCCGACTTCAATGGCATTGAGGTGAATTGTGGTGTGAGTGTGCCGACCGCAGTCGCGACATTTGGAGTGAAAATCACATGCCTGTCTCTTGGTAGAGGTGTCACCTGTACATGGAATAAGAGTGTGCGAAAGTTCCGTACAAAAGAAACACCGTACATCATCCTTCTCGTCGGTTCCCAGCGTCAGGGGAAAGAAGGGGGGACGCCGAGCTTTGCTCGTCCCCAGTGCATCGGAATTGTGACACGTGACGAAATCATGTGGGACGACGGCACAAGTTGCCACCGTTGTGCAAATCCGCTCAACCCAGGTCGTCTTCCAAACTTCTCATTCGATGGGGATTCGTGGCATATTGGGTGTGGCATATATGGAGAATTCATCGCAACAAAATACAAGGGATTGACAGGATTTGTCCAATCTCCTGAATATCTGTTCGCAACCGCAGGAGACACGATTGCCGCCGACGTGGCCTTCTCACCTAACCTCTTTTCAAGAGGTTCCCCTCTGCCTGTCGAGCTCCATGACATAATCTCTGATTACGCGGGCGCCATAAGCGTGACGTGGAAAACAACTGGTGTGGAGCACGCTGTTATTCGAAACGGTATCACGGTGACACGCACCGGCCTACTCATAACGATAAGTGCCAAATGCGTGACGACGTTCGAAACGCGCGCATGTGACATGTTCGACAATCGTGTTGTTATGGCGAGTGCCGGTGGGGAGGTTCCGCCCTCCGTGTTTATCGTTGATCTTGACAATCTCAAAGAAGCCTACACGGCAGTGCCAGCACCAGCGCACGGTGAAATAGCATGTGGCCCAACGTCGTTTAATATTGGTCAATCATACTACTCGTATGATGACATGCACGAAGTGCCAGATGATTGGGTTGCCAGTCATGCAAAGTGTGATGTTGATATCGACGGATGGCACTATCACTACCGAAACGGAAGTTCTGTCACGCATCCAACATGTCGGTGCAACAGAACATGCATGACGTTTGATGGTGTTCATGCGTATGTGCCGGTATGGGGAAGATGCCGAGCACACATGTTCCGTAAGGGATCGAGAGTCGCGATCGTACTCGTCGGGCAACGTGGCGTCCACCTCCAGATCCATGAGGCATCCGGCAACGACCTCACGCCAAGCCGTACGTTACACTCATACATTTCATACACAGAAAGCAGTTTCTCCCTGGGATCAGAACCATCATTCTTCGGTGATGGTGTGTCCGTGAGGAATACGCACGATGAATGGATATCCCTCAGCGCGAGCAACGATAGATAAACTTTTTTGGACGGCGTTGGGCCGACTCATCGGCGGGGCCCCCGGGCGGGGTTCCATCCCGACGGTGCAACGGATTTTTTGTTACCATGAATATATGTTGAAGATACCGGCGAGCGCAGCGAAGGAGGCGGCAGTTGGGTTGGCAATGAAGGAAGCTGGCTACGACGGCGGCAGAGAACAGGGCTTAGCACGAGCACTCACAACACAAGAGTCCATTCCTGTCGACGATGCAAAAGTTGTGTGGGCTTGGTTTCAACGACCCCCACACCCTAGCCGTCCGGGCTATCTGCAATGGAAAAAAGATGGCATGCCAACCGCAATGATCAGTGGGATGAAATCACAATACCGTGGCGCAGTCGCATGGCTGATATGGGGAGGCGACTCTGCATACGAATGGATCACGCGCTGGCATGGCTAGGCAAGAAAGCGGATCGCCAGACGCCCAACCCACCAGTCTTTCTTGCCTCACTACGTGTCATTCGCGTCGAGCGTAGCGAGGCCGTACTAGAATGACACGCAGTGGTTTGAATTTGTATAACACTGCGACGAGAAAACCATGGGAAACTCATCCCCGAAAGTGGCACAGAAAGTTGTCGTGAGCAGAGTGCCGGATGACGAACGGGCGATTGGGGTGTACTGGGATGGCTCCGTTATCACAGATCATTTTAATATTTACATTTATGGAGACAAATATCAGAAAATGTCATCAGTGCCAGTTCCGAAGACGATGCTGGATGTTTACAAAAAATATGTAGATACGATCGAGGCGGGATGCGCGGCTGGGCTTTACCCAGTCTATCCACGGAAGACGTGCGATGTGTTTCACCATATGGAAAATGGCGAACCAGTTTTGGCAGACAACATTCCCAAACGTCTTGTTGGGATTGTGCTCGACGTTGCCGCAGCAGTCTGCGAAAATTTAGATGGACCAGTTCGGTCGTCCGTCGATGATATCGTTCGATGCGTTAACGAACGTCAACAGCATCGCGCATATTTCGCGTCCGACGATGCCGATTTGGTAGGAATGGAAGCCGACTGTGCAAGGCGCTATTTGCAATATGCAGCGATAAAGAAGTGGTAACTAGTTTTTTCTTTCTTATCAAGCTTCTTTCACAGCTCGGCCCCGGCGGGCGTAGCGAGGTCGTGCCCAAAAAAGCAATGGCACCCGTATTTACATTGCACGCGGTGCGATGAAATGCGAAATGATGTGCCCTGGGCACTTCGACATACGATTTGTTGAGATATGCGAATGACGTGACTGCGTTCAGTTTTTCCATGTTTTGATAGTGTACGTGGAATTTCCATCTACAAGGTCATCCAGCAGTTCGTAATCGGATCCTAAGGCTTCGTAACTGTGTGTATCGTCACCATTTTCAATAGTTGCGTGGCATCTGAAGAATGTGATAGCGGCAATCTCCGTGTAGGTGCCAACGTGCCCACACTCGTTACAAACGGGGTGCAATTTTTGGTAGTCGAATTCACCAATGCCATAGTTGTCGACAAATGGCGCACCCGACAAACGACAGCGCTCTTCATGCCCCGCAGAAATGATATTAAGACCTCTGTCGAGAGCAAGATGGCGATTTTTGCTGGAAGTAATAGCAATGTGCGTTGACACATGTGATGGATCTGGAGCACGGAATGCGTTACCACCTCCTCTCAAAGGAAGGCAAACATGAATAGTTGTGTACGGTGGCATTTTCCACGATTCGATTGTACGATGATTTTCAGACAGCTGGAAACCAGCCCAGATGACACGTAACATGCTGAATGGTATTTCACACTCTTTGGCGATCATGTGTTTTAATTCATACATTTCGGCATGTTGAGAGATCTGCAGTTCGACCGATTTTCCTGTCAATGTTCTCACGTAGATCGTCGTCGTGACCGACGGGGCAATCTCGAATTCTTTGGAACAGTCGAGCGTATCCACAGTGCGATCACCAGCGATTGGTTTACCATCCAACGCAAATGAACTGTACATGGAAAGATGCTCTGCATTTGTGTATCGTAAAACTGCATCACAGATACGTTCCTTGCGGTCAGCCGTCACATGATGAGGTCCACGGATATTGAGAGTTACCACGTCATCAACTGCAATCGCATCGAAGTTCTTTCCGCCAATCGGCACAAGTACAACGTCTAGACCAGTATCGTCCTTGAGCGTCTTCTCATCACCAAAGTACATCCTGCCTCTGAAATTGATACGTGCCATTTCCGAGACAGAATATATAATTCAATTGGATATGTACCGGCGCGCCTGCGCCAGACTGTCGTGCGATTGAAATTATATAGAGATGGAGTACTTTGCGACAATCGGTGGCAAGTGGAAAGGGCGTGATTCCCCGCAGTTCAACGACGCACTGCTGCTTTATAAACAGTGGTCCGATGCACTCGACAAGATCGAATTCACGAGTATCAACGATGCAGACGCCGAACTTGTTAAATGGTGTGTGGATTTTCAGAGTGGTGTGTATCCGGATGACATCAAGAAACGCATCGACGCCTTGCGTGACACGATTGATGGCGTTGTGGCAAAGCACAAGGACGAAGAGCACAAAGATGAGATTGCAACACGGAAGAAACGCTACTATGAAGAGCATAAAGATGAGATTGTCGCACAAACGAAACGCTATCGCGAAGAGCACAAAGATGAGATTGCAGCACGGAAGAAACGCAACCGCGAGGAACACAGAGACGAGCTCGCTGCGAAACAGAAACGCTATCGTGAAGAGCACAAAGATGAGATTGCAGCACAAAAGAAACGCTACTATGTAAAACACAGGGATGAGATTGTCGCACAAACGAAACGCTACGACGAAGAGCACAAAGATGAGATTGCAGCACGGAAGAAACGCAACCGCGAGGAACACAGAGACGAGCTCGCTGCGAAACAGAAACGCTATCGTGAAGAGAACAAAGATGAGATTGCTGCGAAGAAAAAATGCTACCGCGAGGAACACAAAGATGAGATTGCGGCGAAAATGAAACGCTACTATGAAGAGCATAGAAACGGGATTGCCACGAAAAGGAAACGCTACTATGAAGAGCACAAAGATGAGATTGCTGTACGGATAAAACGCTACAACGAAGAGCACAAAGATGAGATTGCAGCGCAGAAGAAACGCTACCGCGAAGAGCATAGAAACGGGATTGCCACGAAAAGGAAACGCTACTATGAAGAGCACAAAGATGAGATTGGTGCGAAGGCGAAACGCTACCGCGAGGAACACAAAGATGAGATTGCAGCACAGAAGAAACGCTACTATGAAGAGCACAAAGATGAGCTTGCCACGAAAAGGAAACGCTGCAATGAAGAGCACAAAGATGAGATTGCGGCGAAAATGAAACGCTACTATGAAGAGCACAAAGCTGAGATTGCGGTAAAGAAGAAACGCTACCGCGAGGAACACAAAGATGAGATTGCAGCACAGAAGAAACGCTACTATGAAGAGCATAAAGATGAGACTGCCGCAAAGCGACTCCGCACTGTCTGTCATATGCATTAGCGCAAGCTTCATCGCCAACTACCGAGTACGTTTCGTGTGAGCCGGCCATCATGCTTGGCGCGATGGCACGTAGTGGGCAAGAAAGGGCGGCGAAGCGTCAGACACATCCTGTTGGGAATCATTTTTTACTTTTGAATATACGCGATGCTACTCGAGCTGCTGATTCTGATTATCATTGTGATAATCATGTGTGGTAAGAGAAGAGTCACTGGCGGAGGTGCGAAAACATGGACAAAGACGTGCCAGGAGCCATGGTGGTCTCTCATCAAGTCTGGCAGGAAGAAAATAGAAGGCCGCTTAAACCGTGGCAACGTAAAAGAAATGCAAGACGGCGACACGCTTGTTTTGATTGAGCCAAAAACGAAGGGGCGCCTTAGCGGAACGATAACAGCCATCAAGGTGTATCCAACATTTGCCAAGTATCTCGAAACCGAAGGAGTTGAAAACTGCCTACCCGGCATTGGGACGATTGGCGAGGGCGTCACGATCTATCGTCAGTGGTCAACTGCTGAGGAAGAAAAAGAGTTTGGGGTTGCCGCCATTCATTTAAGCGTGTGATCAGAGGCTCGATCGAACATGGGTGGCCAGGCTGGCTTTCGTAATTTCTTTTTAAAATTGATACGTCTGTATAGCTTCTTTTGTGAGCTGACGCTCGGCAATGACATGCTCACCGCACATGATTTGTAATTTGTAAAGCGCAAGCCGTTCTGAACAACAGTCGGTTCGATTGAAGATTTTCACCTGCGTGGCGGGAAGTTGCGGTTCGAGGAAATACGTGACCCATTCTTCCTCGCTTGCACCGGTACAGAATGCACTCCAGTCGGAGCCGACATCTTCAAACACACGCATCGGATTTCCGTGCTGACTATCATACGAGCTGCTCGACGCCGTGCGATTCACATCAGCGGGCGTGATAAGTCGATCGCCAGACCACATCATTAATTTTTTGATCTGCAGGTGATTACCGCCCCCGATGATGCGAACTGCGGTGCACGGGACAGGAAGAGGAGGTGCCGACGCATCCTTGAGTAACACTACGTTTACGTTGTTCCATTCTTGCAGCGGAAGATCTTGCCTGAAGAGTTCCATTTTCTCATCTTCGTCATGCATGATGAGTGTGAGTTTACCAAGCGCGCCATCGTGCTTTAACTGGCAAATGTCGATCGCCGTGATGTCAAGTAAATGCCCAAACGTGATTAGTACGTGGCGCGTGACAGGGCATGATGTGGGTATTTCTCCAAACAACGTTCCCCTATTTGCATTCATGCCTTCGACGCCGGCTATCTCTGTTGCATGCACGATATGCGATCCGGACCATATTGTGAGCATCGCGATCCAGGCACGTATCGTGTTGGTGTCACCACCTTCGCTGCAGCCTGCAATCTCGATAGAACGAACACGACCAGCTGAAGCTGTGCCAGTCAAACTTTTCATATAGTTTGCAAGACGTGCCTTGACGGCCGGTGCGCATCCACTTGCCAATAGTGATGCGAGATGTTGTTTGCGGCCGTCTTGTCGCTCATCTAAAGCACGCGCGTACGCGTAGTCAAGCGCAACCGCTTCATCGTCACGGGCTGCTTGCGTCACCTGCTTCCCACAACAGTATGGACAATCGCACGACATGGTCTGGTCTTGAGTTATATCGTAAATTCAAATGCATCTACGCCGCGGCGATATCTATTGTCACAAAAAATATGGTTGTTTAGAAATTGTATGTTTGTACGGCTTCTTTTGTGAGCTGGCGTTCTGCAAACACTTTGTCGTCGCGCATGATCTGTAATTTAAAAGACGCAAGGCGCTCCTGGCACACATCACTTCTGTTGTGGATTTCAACTTTCGTCACTGGAAGATTTCTCGGTAGGGAATAGAGAACCCATTCGATACCGCCATTTTTTGTATGAAATGCATATGAGGTGCCGATGTTATAGTCAAATGCACGCATCGGGCTGGATTGCGAGTCAGCGCGGCTGCTTATCTCGGCATCAAGTATGTTTGACGTCCCAAGAAGTTTCTCACCAGACCAGACCATTATTTTTCTAATATGCAGAGGTTCACGTGCCCCGATGATGCGGATACCATCGGGTACCGTAGGTAATGGTGAAGGCGGTGGCGCGGGGCGTGGCTCTTTGAACAACATGATATTCATGTTGTTCATCTCCTGTGGCAGAAGATTTTGCCTGAAGAGTTCCATTTTTTCGTCTTCGCCATGTGCAATGAGCGTAAGTTTGCACTTGTTGCGCGACTGGCAAATGTCAACGGAAGTGACGTTGATTGGATGCGCGAATTCAACAGTCGCACTCCTGCCATTACTAATTGTGCATGGCCCAGGAGCCTGCCCAAAGATGCAACCGTACAAACCATTACAGCCTTCATGATAATTTGCTTCTGTTGCGTGTACGATATGTCCACCACTCCAAATAGTTATCATATCAATGTACGCATCATCCGATGTAGCATTTTCTATTTCTAACGAATGAATAATGCCACTTGCAGCCTTTTTAAATAAACTATCAACGTAGCTGGCTGTACGCGCTTTCATTGCTGATTCGCACTGGCCATTCAGGAGAGCCTTGTGATCCTGGTCATGGGCCGCCATGCGTTGCATTGAATCGCAATATGCATGATCGAGTGCAATCGCCTTGATGATTGCATTATCCTGATCCAGGTTAACTCGGCAGTATGGACAATTGCACGACATTTGAATTACAAGAGAGCTATATCACACTTCAGAAATTCAAATGCAGCACATCGGTGAAGCTGGTGAGGAGACGACAATGATGGCTGGAGTGGATGCTTTCGTAATGAACGGCAACAAATGTACGGTTGAGTATCATGGTTCAACTTATTCTGGCAATGTGAATCAGATGTTTGCTGGAATGGTTTCCGTGACGAACATCGATAACATATCTGCACATGACGACGACATTACTGTATCGTTCTCCAAGAAAGATGATGATGGCACAATTCTGAAATACATGCCTGTCCTCCACAAGACGAAAGATGCTCTCAACATCGTTTACGACATCACTGCCATCCGTTCATTGCCACCATTGGACGTGCTGATGAATTTTGCAATCAAGTATGGCCTCTACGGAATCTCCGATATGGATACGTTCGGCAAGTTCATACGGCTCGATCTGCTCTCTGACGACATGGAGAGGGAACTGAAACTTGGCATTGTGGATGGTGTTTGTATGAAACCGGATTTCAAAACAACCGAGGATGGCGAGTTCTTCCTGTCAAGACGGGATGTGCCACTATATGCTGCACTTCCGAAAAAACGCCTCCCAGAGAGATTCGACAAAAAATACAGACGTATGTTTATCAACTTTGGTGAAAAATGGACCACCGGCAGGTATGAGCCAGCTGGCACGTACTTCGATCTTATGTTTCATGGCTGCCGGCCTGCACACACAAACTTGCAGCTACTCGCATTAAGCTACATCTCATGGTGCGGATATGAGCCGATGCATGATGCCCAATGGGGAGATACGTCTGCGCATTGTGCGATGATACTCGTCAAGAAAGCAAGTGACCAGACAACATTTCGTAAATTTATGTTAGCAACAGTATGCCAAGACAAACCTATTAACGCGTCGGTCTCGCACGTAGAACATATTCAGAAGAATGCGATTAGTTACGAGTTCGTACCAACTGCAAACGGTATCACAATTGTGCAACACGGTGACGCAATTAACATTCTCCATTCGAAGCTCATCAAAAAATGACACGCCATCTGGATACACTTTTTTGTTGCTTAATATACAGATGTCGAAACAACTGACAGAGCTGCTCGTTACGGTTACTGGCAAGGCATTCGGCGTACTCGTGGAAGAGGTCGATGCCATATCAGTACGACGTGAATTTGTGAGATATGTTGATGGGCACGTATTCGAAACGGCCCCGCGATATGTCATTAAGTTTTTCAAGATACTCAAAGACAATAAGTTAGACCTTGGAAATACCGAGACTGAACTTGCAGTGAAGGTCATCAGAAATTGGTATTGGTTCACGGTCAGGTGGATGATGCCCACATACTATGGATACATTGTGGAGCTGATGGCTGTTACTGGCAATGCGATCGGTGATGCGATATTGGATCTTGCGGTGACGACAGGTATGAAAGAGATCGACGACGCATATGGCGCATTCGTACAGAATGCCGACATCACGGTAGACAAAAAACAATACACAAAATGGATTGTCGCATTCCATGTGACGCTGCGCAATGCGTTGTGCGGGATGGAGCATAATGGCGTGCTCGACAAGTGGATGGTCGCAGATAAAATCTCCACTGCAACAAAGCTACTTCGCTGATTGAACGCGTGCACCTTCAGTTGTTGGCTGACCAGTTTTTTTCTTCTTCGTGGAAACGATTTCATTATGCTCGTGTATCGCTGCACACACTCCGATGAAAAGCGTAACGACGGATGCCATGATCTTTGGAATGTTTAAAGCTCCGATATTCAGAAGGCCTGTCCATGCTGAAACAATAAAAGATAGAGTGGCCTTTCTTGCAAAAACGATTTCTGTGAACGTACGGATAGCTCCAACCTTGATGTATTCATCACAAACCGCAGCGATACAAAGAACGATGGCAAAGATAGAAACTATCCACTGCGTGATGGTAACACTATACTCGTCAGACATTGTGATTCACTGTGTGATCACGTTTCGTATATTAAATGGAACATAGATGATTGTTGGTGTGGCATAAAGTATATGATGGCCGAGCCAAGGATAGTTGGGATCATCAAGGCAAGGTATCAGGTATATGGCGGTGAAGCATTGGTTTTATTTTTCGAGGATTATGAGTATGCTGGTGGGACGGATGATGAGCAGATGATGTTGCAACGATTTCCGGATCGAAGGGCGTGGCCTCCGACGGGCGCCGATGGAAAATACAGATGCGAGTGCGGAAAACCTATCGACCACGCAACGTTCCTGTACAAGAAAACAGATCATGCCCCAGAATATCTACCGCTTAACCAGTGGTTTGTATTGGGAGGCGTGTGCCGCGATTATTTGTATGGCGAGAGCTACCAAGTTTGCACCATTTGTATGGAACATAAAGCGACGCCGTTTACGACTTTATGCAAAGGGTGCCAGGGTGGGGCCGGTGAAAACTCGTACGCTCGTTTTGACATCGATGTCAAATTGAACCCAACTGATTGGCCGGCATGCAACTGTGGTCAGGTGAGTCGGTACAGATCGGGCACCGATGGAAACTACATGTACTTTTGTGGAAAATCGTGTTTTGTCGAGTTCAGTAATAACACAGCCATACGGGCAAACGGATATGACTTTGACCGCGATAGAAACAAATACAAAGGTGTTTGCCTTAAATGCAAGATATCCACCGTGTGGTATCCAGAGCGATTTTGCAGAGAGAAATGCCGTGATGATTATGAACATCCAGGAGGATGTGCGTGGTGCGAAAAGATGTTGGATGTGAACTGCAAACGTGACGCGCAGGATGTATTTTGTAGTCCAGATCATTTAGAATCGTTTCGTGCGGTAAAAACCTGCAGGTATTGTTTTAAAACACGATATGGTAAGCCAATGGTCGATTTCGACGAAGAGACATGCACTGGCTTCTGCGATCTGCAATGCAAAAAAGACATGAGCACCGTGATGAAATGCGCGACGTGTGGCATCGAGTTTACCGGATCTCTAAAAGCGCGCGTATCATATCGTAACATGCACTTCTGTAGCATAAATTGTCGTAATAACAAATATGCCGCCCCATGTAAAAGCTGTGGTAAAATTTGTGACACCGAGCAAATGAAGTTCTGTTCACGTCAATGCGAATCGAAATTCAAGGCTCGCTCGAAATGTGCTGGATGCTCACACTGGCGACCGAACTACCGGGTGCATATCGTCTTCAAATCCGACCTGCCATTTTGCAGTGATGAATGTGCGAATAGGCACAAATGTAAACGCTGCGACAAGTATGGCGAATTTAGCGTGGATAGATATTGCAGCACGGAGTGCGCTGGACAAGATGGCCACATAAAATGTTTCGTGTGTGAACAACACAACGATTTACTGCAACACGACGGTAATTGGGTGTGTCGAGGATGTGTCGTGGAATATGATAAAATTCACAGATGTGTGGGATGTAGAAAAACATACAAAAGACTATACGTCCTCAGCTGCACACTATTGTGTGGGCGGTGTGCCATACGTCTTGGCACACGCTGTAGGTATTGCCAAAAACCATGTCTTAAATCATCCGACTGTTTTTGCGAAGAGCGGTGCAGAATACGATATATGGAATGCCCACACTGTGTTGGATGTGGTTGCCTGTGCATCAAACAGTTCGCGACGGTAGGTGGGATGACACTATGCAGCAGGGAATGTTACGACAAAAAAACGACATGTTGCAAATACTGCGACCAACGATTCATCGGCGCGAACGTTTGCTGTTGTGTCGAACACGTGGCGTTATTTGAAGCAGTCCATACATGCCCGCAGTGCACGAAAGAGTGGTCTTGGGCAACAACATGCATCACGGCTGGCGAATATTGCAGCGTATCGTGTCAGGATGAGCGTTTATACGGAGGAACGTGTGCCAGGTGCCGGAAAAAATATGACGGCGCGCATCACCTGTTTTGTTCTGATACATGCAAGCAGGAATTTTCCTCACGCCAAAGATGTTTTAGCTGCGCTAAAAATGGGATTGGTATGATACTCGTTGGTGGAGCTAATTTCTGTGGATCTGAGTGCGCCAGACGATGTGTGTGTGCCACATGCGATGGCAATGGGAAAGCATACCCGTTCGTTGTGACGATTGAAGGACGCTTGAACTTCAGTCCAAATGGCATGCATTGTGTTAAGTGTATTAAAAAAATGAATGAGACGTCCAATGCGCCAATTGCCGTGCCAGATCTCCTTTCTCGATTAGCAGCCTACGTGTGACAGCTTGAGACATTATGTAATGCGCACAGATAACGCAGCCCTGCTGTTTTTTTGTGGTAGTCACACCACAGCGTGCAGAACTCTGCATCTTCTGGGGCGAATGAAAGTTTTCCTGCACCTCCATTGATAAACGTCGCAGGGATTTTCTTCTGGTTCACAAGGAAATCGCGTTTCATGGTGGCAAATGGTATGTGATGATCGACTTGTATTTCGATGTTCGATTGACAAATAGAACAAACCGCGTTGGGATGGTCGCGACGATATCCCTCTATTTGCGGAAAGACTGCCCATCGCATGGCGCATGTTAATTGGATGTCTGGCGTATGTTCGCCATCGATTGCCTGGTGCCAAGAAAAATCCTCGATGGTACCATCTTCTTTTATTGCAAAAACGCTGTGTTTTGTGCCGATGCTGATATTTGTGATAATGGTATCGTTGAATTTAGGGCGCATGTGTGCAACGTCAATCATGAAATCACAAAACTTCTCGTCGATGTCACGTAGACCGGCACAGATTCCAACACGGTCAAGCTCGCTTTGTATATATCTTTTTGCCGCAGCCCTAGTTTTGAACGTCACCTTCCCGATGGCGATTTGTCTGGACATTGTGGTATTTGAACTGCTGGGGATTCGCTTTGCGATCTCCAATGTATATATGCAGTGGGATGCCTAATGCAACATATTTGAATATACGTAAGTGCACCATTCATGTCTTACATCGAGCAGGGGCGTGGGGCTGCGGGCCCCGCTTATACTTGGAAGAGAATGCGCGTGGAAGGAAATATCTTGCTCGCGAAAGCAATGGCGGGCACATTGGCGGCAGAGGAAGGAGTTTTTGAGGTTAGGACGATTGCCGACATGGAGCAACCAGTGCCGAAAGTACCTGTTGGACTGCGTCTGCAGATGAGGGGTGTACCCGGAGGATTTGGATATGATGCCATCGAGAACGTTCCACTTCGTCTCGTGAAACCGTTCGATACCATCGCAAACGCAACACATGCAATTATCCATAATATCGTTGGATGCCCAAGAGAAATCCGTAATGCAAAACATAATGCAATCACTCTCTATCCAACTGTCGATACGGATGTCGCAGTGCTGTTGCAAGTGTTGCTCCGACAATACACGCATGCCCCGTACAACCCGACGGTCTCAATGAATACAGATTTCATTTGTATTGAGAATGCGCATGCGCCAAATTGCAATGAATATTGCAGAGTTGCATTAGTACGGGAGACTATCGAACATCTCCTGCATACACAGATGTTTGCATGTAACGCGATCTGTTTCTACGAAAACGTTCTCATGTCGACAAGAGAATGCTACAATGAGCTGCTGACAGGCACCATAGTCCATAATGACCACAGAGTGTTTCCCGGATACACGCGCGAGCTTGCCCGCAGCATGATATCACATATGACGCGCACAGTGGTTCCTGGATTCTACAGAGAATTGTTCGTTGACAACTATGATCCGATGGGAGAGGGGCTGAGCTCCATCCCACTTATGTCGCGTGATATCGACCAGAATGACAGGATGCGCTTCTTCAAGGTCGTGCTCGACGAGTCAGACGAATACAAGAAATGCGATACATTGTACAAGGGCACTGGTGCCAAATACACGGATTTCGTTATCGATGAAACTCAATATGTAGTAAAAGATAAACCAGATGAACAAGTCGCAAGCGGTAATTGGCTTTCAACGAAAGCGCCTGTCGAAGGAGTTATCTACGAAATGGCAACCGGCATCGAGGGTATCATGATGTAATTTTTTAACTTAATATACAGATGTCGAAACAACTGACAGAGCTGCTCGTTACGGTTACTGGCAAGGCATTCGGCGTTTTGGTTGAAGAGTGCGATGCCATGGCCATTCGTCTGGAGTTCGTGAGATATGTAAATAATGTAGGTGCGTTCGGGCTTTCGCCAAGGTACATTGTGAAGTTCTTTGAGATTTTAGCAAAGAGTGAATTTCTTGTGACATATGATGAGATGGTACTAATGGTTAACGCTGCGACAAATTGGACCGTTTACACACTGGAACAGTTGGCGCCAGTTTACCACAGTTACATCATGCAGCTTGTGGCAGTGGCAAAAAAACTTAAGTGTGCTGACAAGGCTGCAACAGATTACTGTGATAGCCAGATGATCAGAGGTTGTGCGTTCGTATATGCAAAAAAATTCGTGCTTAATGAGGCCGACACATGTCATAAGAATTTTGTGGCACGCCCAAATGTCAGCGTATCGATGGACGAATTCGTCAAGATGATTAATTATCTGTGGACATGTTTAGCACAGGAAGTGTTAGGAACACCTATTGAGTTGGATGATTGGAAGTCGACTGGGCATGCGCAGGGGGTTGTCTCAATTCTGAGGCGACGTCTGTCGTACTAATGGGAATTACGCCGTCTTGCGTCTTGGCTGTATTGTCATCGGCATGTGCTTTTTTGTAGCACAGTTCATTGATCATCAAGACCGTAGACATGAACATGCCTATAATGGAAAGAACACACGCCGTGAATGTCTGGAACGATGACACATTCAGAATGAATGCAGATAGCGATGTAACGAAGCCGATGGTGAACTTTCTGTCAATGATGGATTCAACAAATGTGTGATGACACATGCGTTCGATAACAATTGCCGCGCAGATGATCGGTGCAACAACCGATATCACCGAATCGATGGGAGACATGGCGATGCGCTAACGTATATGTGGCATTATCCATGCCATTCGGAACGTATTTTAACTTAATATACGATGTCGAAACAACTGACAGAGCTGCTTGTTACGGTTACTGGCAAGGCATTCGGCGTTTTGGTTGAAGAAAGTGATGCCTTGTCAGTAAGACGTGAATTTGTGAGATATGTGAACACGACGGGCATATTTAAAGTCGCACCAAGATACCTCGTTAAGTATTTTGAACTCTTGGAGAAGGGCGTGATGCGTCTGGAACGCAGCGAAACAGATTTGCTCCTGAAGATCATTAAGAACTGGTATTGGTCCACCATAAAATGGTTGATGCCCACGTATTATGAATACATGGTTAAGCTTGTGGGTATTGCAAAAAAGTTGTGTTATGCCGATGCGGACGACATGACATTTGTCGAGGACAATGTGATCAAGGGAAAAATCTTTGATATGGAAGTTGGTGATGAAGCGTATAAAACATTTGCCAGAAATGCCGACATGGCGATCGACAAAAAACAATATGGCGATCTAGTTGCCACATTGTGTAACATACTGCGTAGGTCTTTCGGCGGGTGTGTTGATTTCACCACCAGCGAATGGAGGACAGCAGGAAAGCTGTCTGAAGCGGCACTGTCGATATGTTAGTGCACTTCGTCCATTCCCCCCTGTTTGTCCGATGGTTTTATGCGCATTATGCATCGCAGGAAACAATTGAGGCCTTCGGGCGTATCGTTACATTCTTTTTTGGCACATGCATATGCAAAAGATATCGTGAAAACAGCTCCTGCCTGGCTTGACGGAAGCCAAATGACGCTCACATTCGTGAAAATGCCAGAACATGCGGCAAACAGAACAAGGATGAAAGCTGACATGCACGAACGTTGTGCCATTTGCTGATAAAAATCTCCATCGCAGAATGCACAAATGATCGCGAGCGTAAGTAGGCCATTCAGTGCATACGAATCCCATGTATGTAACATCGCCACATTCGAATATACCCATGTAATACCATACGTAATACCATATGAAACAGCAGTAACCACAATTGCAGCGACCACAACAAATATCTTATCTTTGCAGCCCATCGTGATTCACTGTGTGATCACGTTCGTATAATGTGGGCACTGCCTAAGTGGCACATATTTGAATGTATAGAGAACATGACGGCTGATAAGACATCTTTCTTGCCTGGCGGCGTTGATTATCTTTTGCAACATCAGGAGCCCGGGGGGGAAGGGGGCGTAGCCCCCATCGATTGGAATACGTTCATACGTGTTCCAGATGACCGAGTTGTTGATCTGGCCATCTCACAAATCGCTGATCCGAAATCGCCATTGAACAAAACATATCCACGTTGTTGCAGGGATAGTGCGATGTTCTGGGCGAATCTTGCAAGAAACACATGTAGTAAAGCGGTTGCGTTGGTGATTGAACACATGAACAAGATTCGTGCCGATATCACAATCGACATTACAACCTATGATGATGTCCTTATTGCACTGATGGGAAATACGAATGACAATGCGATTGAATGGCTGATCGAAGAAGGACTTGTTGACAACACGAAGCCTACGCCTGAGCCGGGATCGTGGATGCCACTGCCTATTGAACTTGCTGGCATCATTGCGGACTATGATGTGAAGTATAAACTTGATGGTGGTGTGATGTGGGCTGATTTGGAAAACCATGCATTGTGCGAAAATCCACATCCGGCAGCCATCGGTTGGATCAAAACACATACGGCGAATATCGATTGGAAATATCTTGGTAGAAATACCGCTGATGAGGCAGTTGAAATGATGCTCACGTCAGACGCAGTTGATATATGGCCTGGCAATGCGAACGATACCGCAACGAAGTACACGCTTTCACACATCGATGATAATAACATACCGGCTGATCTGTCGTGCAATTCCAACGAATTAGCAATATCATATCTGCTGCAGCACCCAGCTGCCATATACTTGGATGACTTCATTGAGCATAACGACGAACGTGTGGGAAGAATCGCATTGGAAATGCTTGATGGAAACTTTTATATATTTGCTAACAGCCCGATCGACGCAGTTGTGGAGGCCGTAATCGAATGCATGAATAAAACTGACGACAACTCGCAATTTGATCGTGCCATGAGCAATATGATTCTAAATGGGAACGATGTCGCTGTGCGATGGATGCTAGCCCATGCAGAATATATCAATCTCACAGATGCACAATACAATCCAGACGACAGAATTGTACAAATCGCCATCGATAAAAACGAAAATCTGATGTGGATGTGGATGCAACACTCAAAAAATGTTAAGGCAGCGCATTGGGTGCACACACATATGGACGTGGTGCGAGATTTCCAAAAAGCACTGCCGTCGGAAACTTCATTTAGGCACCCGCTGGATATGGGCGCCAATCCGCTTCTGTTTGTACCAGATGAGACACACCGAAAGTTCCTTGTTGATTGAATGCAGGCAGAACGCGTTTGTTTTTTCACGCATGGCTGACGTTTGAATCTATAGAGAACATGACGGCTGATAAGACATCTTTCTTGCCAGGCGGCGTTGATTATCTTTTGCGGCATCCGGCTGAGATCGACTGGAACTCGTTCATCCGTGTTTCTGATGAACGAGTTGTTGACCTGGCCATCTCACAAATGGCTGATGCAAACAGCCCACTTTGCCAGACGTACCCAAGATGCGAACGCAGTTTGAATGGGACGATGTTCTGGACGGATCTCGCAAGAAACACATGTAGCAAAGCGGTTGAACTGGTGATTGAACATATGAACAAAGTTCTCTGTGATGGTGAAAGTGACGATGAAACCCTCACTGCACTGTCCGGGAACACAAATGACAACGCAGTTGAATGGCTGATCGAGGATCCCGATAATATCGATATGGATGAATTCATGTTAAACACGTGCCCTAGGGCTGTTGGTTGGGTGATTTATAACGTGTATGCGCCATCGGTGTGGACACTCGAAACGCTTACCGATAGCATGTGCCAATGTAAGGCCGCCGCATACAATGAACACGTGGAAAGAAAAAGTGGTACATTGGGCATTGAAGACATTGAAGAGCTGAACGAGCGAGCCACGCCCTGTATCGTCGATGATTCAACTTCATCAGATTTGCATCATCTGCCGATCGAGCTTATTGATGTCATCGGCGAGTACGACGATCACACACAATTACGTGGTCACCTGAAATGGCATCTTTTGGACAAACAGCAACTTTGTCTGAATGAACACCCGGCGGCTGTACGATTTCTGTTGTCCCATACGAAATACATTGATTGGGATTTCGCCAGGTGTAACCAGAATGACGATATGGTGAAAACAGTACTCAAATCGAAGCCGACGACGCTGTGGTATGGCAACCGAAGCGATATCGCCGTCGCGTATATCATGAATCATCTTGACAGCGCAAATTACGACGATCTTTCTTGTAATGGAAATACACAAATCGTGGACTATTTGTTTAACCATCAGGATAAAATCGTTTGGACGAGTTTTATGCAACACGATGACACACGCATGGGAAAGTTGTTCGTCGATTGCAAAATGCATGCCGCCGCTTGCGACATGGTAACAAGCCAAAATGGTGTTATCTTATCGCTGGCTTTGAGCGAGTGTGATAATATTATTACTAAACCCCAGATCGATCGCACGCAAGATGAGGATCAAGCGTTGTGGGACTTAAATTCGAATAGTCATCCATTGGCCGTTGAATGGTTATTTGCCCATCCATATGAAATACTCTCTAGCGCGGCGTTTGACAACGCCGATGATCGTATTGTATCATTGACACGTAAATTACACCGAAACGAGCTGCCAGTCTTTAACGGCAAATCGAAAAACCAATTTATCATCGATTGGATGTGCGACGACTACACATATCTGTCGGACGATAGCATATCGGATATGTCATCAAATCCGCTCATTTTCAAACATGACGCCGCTCGTAGGAAATGGCTTATCAGCATAATTTAACATATCTCACAATCTGTACACACAACCATTTTTTGAATCCATATACAACATGGAACACTTTCTGCCTATCGAGTTGATAGATATCGTTGAGGAATATGATGACGGATTCATGCTCCGTGGGAATCTTAGTCGGGATATGCTAAACTGCCAATGCGTATGTGAAAATACGCACAGTGCTGCCATCGAATGGATACGGCATAATGTCGACAAAAATAATTTGGGATGCTTGGGTTGTGTCAACGATAACGAATTAGTCCAGTTGGCGCTCTCACACGTGAACATTGGAGAACTTGCTGGTAATCCATGTGACGTTGCTACCGAATACGTGTTGTCGCGCATGGGAAACAATGTTCCCGAAAACCTATCAAAAAATGGTAATCCGAAGGCAATCGATTTCCTGTTGGCACATCCAAATAGTATCAATTGGGATGAATTCATTAATCATCCCGACGACAGGATCGTTGATACATTCATGAAACTTCCCTGTTTGTATCCAGAGTTTATTTGTATGAGCCAGAATGAAGAACTTGCCGAATGGGCAGTTAAGCAGCTCGATTCCGAACTTCGTGCCAATCCAAACTGGTACTTTGTAGGGTCAGACATTCTCAGTAAAAATGGGCATCCGACGATTGTGAAATGGTTTCTCGACCATCCGTCCCAATTATATCCACCCGTTGCGATCATGAATCCAGACGACAGAATAGTTAATCTTGTAATGGATGGAATCGAAAAACGCGTGCGTGATTTCGATTCCTCTATAAACATACTTCATAGCAAAAACGTCAATGTTATTGATTGGGTATGTTCGCATCTCGACGGAGCATGTGTTGAACTTCTGCAGATGAATCCACTAATATTTGTTTCAAACGCTCCCGACGACAGTTGTTGCTTGACCTTCTGTAGTGTATTTTTTGTTTAGGTGCATGGCATCAATATACAGAATGGACCAAAGTGAAAGAAAATTTGAACTTGCGTTCAAGCGTATGTGCAAATACATGCAGGAGCTTATCGATCATAAGGAGGACGATGTACTTACCTGGTATGCATACGACGTTGGTGCCATAGTGAACAAATTATGCCCTGGCGACACCATCAATACAATCAGAAGCGCCGATCCTGTGAAGCGAAAATGGATTTACGATGGCAGCCCTGTGTTGGGCGATATCAAATCGTACGTTTATGGCGAAAATAAGCCCATCATATTTGTTCAGCTCGCCAAAGAGCTGGATGCCAGTACAGACATGTACAAAACCGATACGTTCTCCAATGCATTGTTTTTCGTCGAATTACAGAAAAAGTCTGGTGACAAATATGTGCATGACGGATATAGGAAGCCGTGCGGGAGCTTCGTTGATGTTATGAAATACATGCATAGCAAATGTGGTGGGCACGGTGACGATATTGGAATCACATGTGACGACAAGCGTATGGTCGTTCGTCGATATCACGACGAGACTCTATGCGACTCTTCATACTAAAGCACGTGCCAAACTAAATATTTTTTGCACGATTGAATCCTAATACATACGGATCGGAAACACCACATGGCTCAGTTGGCACGACAAACGAAATATCTGCGTATTGCTTTGGATGATAAGGTTGTTCCGTGGAAGCGTTACGAATATGCATGCAACCTCGCATTCAGCATGATTTCATGGTCCGATGTTCCTTGTGAGGTAAAAGATGAGTTTGGGCTGATGCATCAGGATTATGGCATTGATGCGATGTCTGAAGACATGAAAATGTCTGCGCAGATGAAATGCTACAAGAATGGTAAAATCACGTACAAGCATCTTGCGACGTTTAACTTCGCAACACGTATTGCTGGTGCGAGTGGAGTCTTGTACCGCACACCGACATCGAAAGTGTGGAAACCGCATGGTAAGCAGGGATCTCCAGATATCATTGACCACCCTCTGACCCCGATTGATACCGACAAATTCAAGACGGTTGCAAAAGATCTGAGTGCGAAACTTGGCGAAAACAACGATACCAAGATCGAACAAACCATATCGCTTATGCTCAATGGCAACCAAGCTTTCACATTCGATAAATTACCGCAAACTGGCGTGGCAATGTTCGCTGGTAACGAAGACGAGTTCCAGGTATCTGGTAATGTGCCGGAAATCAAAGAAGCGCCATTCGTCCTACGCCCATACCAGGAAGCGGCCGTTAAATGCGTGCTTGATAATTGCGACAAGCCCGAAACATCCGTATGTGCACCATGTGGTACTGGCAAAACAGTCATTATGTGCCACTCGATTTGGAAGTTGTTAACATCTGGCAAAGGTAGAAAGTTCTGTATTCTGGTTCCACAACGTATCATACTGCGACAGACTGGCAAAGTGCTAGCCAAGTTCGGTATCCCATATGTTTTAATGGGAACCGGATGGAACACTTCCAACAAGCCACATCTCGCCACCACCACATGCGTCGTGTGTGTTTATAACTCCGTCGAGCATCTCGGAGACACAGCGTTCGATTATGTGTTCATCGACGAGGCCCATCATGTGCGACCTCCCTCATACTACAGCGCAGACGAGAAAAGCCCAATCCATGCAAAGATGTTAGCACTGACTGGAAAGAAAGTTATGTGGTCGGCAACACTTGACGATGCGACATTTACATACGGGTTGCGTGATGCCATCAAAGACGGGTATCTGTGCGATTACGAGATCATTGTGCCGTATGCTGATACCAATCAAAACGAATTTGAGACTATCACAAACGTGCTCCATGAACGACCAGAAATGCGCCATGTACTCGCATATTGTAATACAATCGATTCGGCAACTAAATTTGTCGCGCATGTACTGGACCGTGGTATTAAAACAAGATATTTCGATGGAACTACGCCACTCGAAGTACGTGAGCAAACACTCGATTCATTCCAAAAGAACGAATTTCGGATGCTCGTAACAATTGCTACATTGAATGAAGCTGCAGATATCCCATGTGCTGACACGTGCATGTTCGTCGAACCGCGTGGAAGTCGTGTCCGCACTATCCAAAATATTGGGAGAGTGCTTCGTACTCATCCAGAGAAAACAAAGGCATACGTCGTGCTTCCAGTGTCGACTGGAGACGGAAGCGATACTGGCCGGATGTTGTTTGGTGCGCTCGGTGGAGCAGATCGTCTCATTCGAGAGAAAGGAGTTCACACAAGCCATCTGTCATTCATTAGAATCGTGGACAATACCCCAGCTGATTGTGGTGACATGGGAGGAGAAACGTACGATAGCCTATGCGAGTTGTACAATAGAAATGTGTTCTACGGAAACTTCAAGGCAAAGGTCGAAATACTTATTGAGCATGCCAAAACTGGGCACACACCTTTCCAAGATGAGATGTTTGGAATTCATCCCGTTGGATCGTGGGTTAGTAATTTCAGATCGGAGTACTCGCGTGGAGATATGTCCGACGAACGCGCCGCTATTCTCTCTGCCATTCAATTCTGGGCGTGGAATCAAAGAGATGTCGATTGGGATGAGAACGTCAAGAAGCTAAAGCAGAACGTTGCTGAGAATGGAGGTGAATTGGCGGAGAAAGGAGAGTGCGGGACTTTAATTCACAACATCAGAAATAGTTATGCTGGACAGCGCGGTATTAGCTTGACGCCAGAACGTATCACCCAAATAGAAAGCATTGCCCCATACATGTGGTGGCATCGCGATCACTACTGGTGCAGGATGTATTTGTATCTATTTAATCACTTCAAGGACGCATTGAACTTACCGGTCCGCGGTGGAGGCCAAGGTTGGGAAAAAGTATTTCGTTCGTGGGTCAGCTGCCAACGCGACCGCTTTAATGGATGTCGGACGCCGTTGTTGGAAGATTGGCAATATGCCGTGCTTATGATGGTAGGTGGATGGAGAACGTTTGTCAGCCAGGCCGACGACCGTGACGCAAAAATAGCCAAGATCGTGATGACGGGCCGGAAAATCGCGGACGAACGCTGGTTTCCACGCTTGACGGAGTTTCCGATTGGGCTGACGGTGATGCATTAATCAAAAAAATATTTGTGTTGAGTATTTGTTTTTTGTGTGTATACCGCAAGATAGCGCGATATCACGTGATATATCGTAGAGTTGCGCTACCATCCGATAACATGAGGAAGTTTAGATGGATGCCGAGAGCCACAAAGTTTGCGGAAGCCACAACAGATCCAACCAAAGCAGACCAGAACTCGATGTAGAACTCACGGGTTCGTGACAAGTTGAGGTGAGAGGATGGCTGGGTTGCGCGAGGATAGAATGCAAAGTTGAGCAGATTGACACCTTCGTCCTGAGGAGTAGTGATAAGGTCATAACCAAAGTGGAATGGCACATATCGGTTAAAGAACTCAGCTGGCATCTCAGTGTACATGGGCACACCTTGAACTCTGATCGTGCAGCGGGTCATCGTCTTGAGCGAAGTCTTGTAAGTGAAACGCTCGACCTCGCTGTTGCAGTACATGCGTGCGGGATCGGTGGTTGGATCATCGGACCAGTTGAGCATCGTGTTGGAAGTAACGCGTTGTTTGATGGTGTTATCAACGTCGTAAGTGAATGAGTGCCAGCGAGTTGGGAGAAGCTCGTTAGCCTGAGGGCGGATGCCAAAGTAGACTTGCTCGGTTGGGAAAGTCAGATTGTTCAACTGGACGTTGAAGTTAGAAGTGGTCACAGAGATGGATTGCCATCGGTGGATTCGGATGAGGGAGAACCCAATTCGGTTCAGATAGATCTCGTGGATCTCAGGGGTAACGAAGATGTTGCCGATGTAGATCTCAGCGGTGGTGATCGCAGGTGCGGTCAGTGCTGGAGAGTTGGTTGCGGTGACAGGGACTTTAGTGACAGTTGCGTTGTATGCAAGCACGGGGCCGCCAACACCGGTCATGAGGAAGTTGGCAGCGGTAGTCTCCAACCAGCAGTTGCCGGCAGCCTTGAAGAGAAGGCGGTCATAAGCGCAAAGGTTAAGAATAATGTAACGAGTTGCGGATGGCATAGTGACGGAGGCGATGGCGTTTCTGACGTCCTCACAGAACCAGAAGAGGATCGGAATCCACAAATCAAGCGCTGGTTGAGTCGCTTTAGGAGTTTGAGGACCGTTGCAGATAGAGACCTGCAGACGAGCAGTGTCAGTGGAGCCATCGACGGTCGACACTGAGTTGACGTGTGAGAATCCGTCGATCGGAACTTCCTGGCCCATGCATCGCTTGTAGCCGATTTCTTTGTTCTTGGAAAGGTTGCATTTCTGATAGAACACATATTTATCAGGGGGATAGTTGTCGATCGATACGTTGCTGACTTGGAAGTCAACCTTGTCGAAAATACGGGCGCCCGGATAATCGCAATAGTAAACGAAATCGCTGCATGGCGCGCCAGGGACGAGCTCAACACCGGCGTTATTGACATAACGGCCAGTGGTCCAGTGAGCATAGGAATCTGGGCCCTTGGCAGGTCCGATCGGAGCAGGGGCCGCAGGGACGACACCACCGACAGGAACGGCAGTTGCAGCAATGGTGAGGTGAACGACGGCGTCGTTGAAGAACTCGCCAAATTGTGGGATGTTGAACCAGATAGTACCGCCGAGGGTCTGAGTACCTTGGTTGGGAGTTCCCTTGTAGTACTCAAATGCGATTGGCGCAAATGGCTTGAAGTGAGAGTTCACGAAGATGACGTGAGTTCTCTCGATGTCCGCAAGCGTTGGGAACGTTTCCTTGAGACCAGCTTTCTCCTTGGCGCATCGGATCTGCTTGATACGAGCGAGGAGAAGGTCTGGGGCCATGATCATTTGATCGGCCTTGCCTTCGTTTGCAATCAGCTGATAGACGGCACCTGATGGCATGTTGTTTTATGTGGTTATATCTCGCCAGAAGAAAACTGGAAACAAAAAACATGAAAGAAATTCAGAATAAAATATCGGTCCCCATCGACCTGATCTCTGCAAATTGGCCATCTCGGGGCATTCAGCATTTCGATCACGCTGGTTTTTCTCGCCAGCCTTTTTTGAGCTTCTTTCAAAGCTGCCTCGCTACGCTCGGCAGCAAAGAAGCTAGGCAAGAAAATAGGGGCCTGCGCTCCCCGCACCCCTAGCTGAGAACCACCATAAGAAGGGACTCCCAACGCTGCCCCGCCACGCTCGTCTCACCGCGTGTCATTCGCTGCGAGCGAGGACGTGCCGGAAAGAAGTTTTTATCGGGGTCGCACCAACGCAATTGTAAGCACAATCGAACAGATGCTGCACAACTGGATAGACCATGGCCATGCGATGCATGCGCAATGTGCGAGCAGGAATGAAATCCTCCACCGCAGTGTTCGCGGACCAGACTCGTAGTCACCTGGCAGCATGATTAATGCGCGTACCGTCATCGCGACAACACGTAACTGTGGTATCAGTGCACACGCCATCAACACCTGGTAGCTCCCACCGAACTCATACCCCGAGCATCGGCTAAATGTTAATATCTCCGAGACGGCAGATGTTATAACTGCAAGACTCGCAAACAACCATGATGCCCCGCACATTATTCCTATCGCTGCACACACAACTGTCGACATGATATTTGCGACCAAATGCCAAGACCGATCTCTCTTTCCCTCCATTTTCAAACAGTCATTCGCCCATTCAATGGGCACGTCCTTCCATCGTCGTACATACCAACCGTTGTCTTCCACGTATTCCCAGCCCCACGCGTTCTTTCCGTCTATATACAGATCAAATGTGTGCCAACCGGCATGGATGGCATGCAGCTGGACGGATGCGCGCCTTTGCCCATACGAATCGATGACGCTAATCAGCTCCAGTGGCAATGTCGATGTGTCTATGAGATATGCTGCTTCTGAGATAGCCGCTGACAGTCCCGTTGTGTCTATGAGGGGCGCTGGTCCTGTCTGAAGCTCCATAACATCCGTGTAGTACCCGTCTGCCAAGGAAGCCATTATATAATTCAAAGCTTCTTTCTTATCGGGCCTCGCTTCGCTCGATCGAAATGACACGCAGTGAGGCAAGAAAGAATAAGTGGGTTGCACATCTGGCTACGTGTGAAAAAATGTTTATTCTTTCTTGCCTCACTGCGTGTCATTTCGATCGAGCGAAGCGAGGCCCGATAAGAAAGAAGCTGCGGGGTCCGGCTCAACGATGCCCTTGTTACAGGTGAATCTGTCCCACCAAAGTTCGTCCTGATGGTCGATGCAGTAGGAGACGGCTTTTGGATTTTCGTTGTATGACAGCCCGCGCCATTCTATTTGATCTTCGTTTGATAAGAGAAATTCCACTGCGAGATCGTTCACGTTGTCGGAGAAGTTTGCATTATGCCGTCCCTGCAGACGTGCGTGACCCGGCATGCGTTCATCCATCGCATGGTATCCATCCCAATCTGGATCTGATGTTTCGATGCAAAATTGAACTGCACGCGAATTTGTATTTGTAGAGAACGATATCCAATCGATCAGGTCGGGATGTGCGATACAACATTCAACTGCTTTGTCATTCGTATTCGCAGAAAACCCTTCCCATGTGATCTGATTGGGATGCTCGATAAACCACGACACGATGCAATCCTGTTCCATGTCAGACATGTACTCAATGCGTTCGGCTGTCACACGGTGCATGTTCTGCACAGTGAGATGCGCGGCCATCTTGTTGCACCACATAGAATCCCACACTATCTTGTCTTGATGTTGTTCGCAATATTTCACTGCTATCTCGCTCTCCGTGCGTGAAAAATCATCCCAGACGATCTTGTCTGGATGATCAATTAGATATTTGACAATTCTGTCATTTTCGTTACGAGACAGCGCGGCGGGGGGTTCCACCCCCCGAAGACCCCCTCCTACCCCGGACGCCTTGTCGATGTTCTGCAGGATGTAGTCAACGGCGATATCGTCGGGGTTGGACAAAAATACGTCCATATCCACGCTGGATATGTGTGCAATCAGATACTCTATGATTGTCTCGTTGGAACTTCCGGCCCACGTTTCCCAGTCGATTGAGGACGGGTGATCCACAAGATATGAGACAGCTGCATCACATTCATATGCACTGATCCCAAATTCATTATGGGTGGCAGCCAGCACAAATGGCATCATCACATCACAATCTGCAACCAAATCATTATGAAAGTGAAATCTGGTCGTGTCGATACCGGGCTTTATCCGATAGACGGGATCATACTCTGCGATGATGCCCGTCAGCTCGGGCGGCAAGTAATAGAAAGAATCTGTGCGCGTATCCATTATACATAGTGCTTTTTTGCATCATGGCCGAACCATCGGTCGCTATCGTGGTAAATTAAAGTGTGCGCATATGGCTGATGCCGTACACAGGACAAATGAGACCCATGGCCACATTGCACCAATTCCACCAACACAACACACCACGGTACATATTACTGGTCGATCTTTTTGTCGGACGTGTGATAGCTCTGTGATCATGCTGTATGCGCATGCCACGAGCCGCACAGGTGGGAATGGGATGATCGCATAAACATCGGAGGCGAGTAGCTTGATCATGTACGACCTGACAGTCTCACCATTAGCTGAAAGCGCGCGGCGCCTGCGTGGTGCCGACATAAGTGAAGCCAAACATATGATCGCGTTGATACACAATGGCCAGGCCTTTGCAGCAATCGCCATTGATGCAAACGAAAGTATCCACAGACATCTTATAACCGTGTAATATGTGCCATCATGCCAACGCTCTGCCGCCAAAACGTAATTGGTCCACTCGCGTGAAACGCGCTTCCAAGTGGGGCCTGCAGCCCCACATCCCTGCTCTGCACACCCCTGCGTGCCGTCGTAAATCCATGCATCATCCTTTCCAATGCACATGCAACTTCCCCAATTGTAGTCTGTGAGATACACAAAGCGCTTTTTGATGCGGCTGTATCCGTAGGAATCGATAATCTCAAGCAACTCCACCGGCAACATCGTCATGCCATACAAGTGCTCGGCTTCAGATATACAATGTGCCATCTGTTTGAAATATACTTAGGCCGATAATCAAATGGCTGCCCAAGAGGACCTTGTGTTCACAGGGGGGCACCGAGCGCAGCTCGGCCCTTCAACCCCTATCACGGACAATGGTGGCGTTGGAGTTCACAACGCACAAACGTACGCGCGCGTCTGGTCTGCCCCGCAGAATGACGTGGAGTGCAAGTTAATGAACTCATATGACGTCTACGATGGGGATTTTTGTTGTATACAGTCGTCCGGCATGGCTGCGATTGCTACCACATTTCACGCGTTACGCATGATTGACAGTGTGAATACCATTGTCTGCCACACAGAACTTTACTGTGATACTAACGATTTCCTTGACCAATTCGCTGGCCTGTACAAATGCAAAATAATTCGTGTTGATTGTTCTGACGCAAAGGCCGTCGAAGTCGCACTGCGTGGAGCAATCAGCCCCACTGTTATCTTCGTTGAATCATGTTCAAATCCGTCTGGGCAGGTCCCTGATTGGGAGTGCGTGTCATCGATGCCCTCCGTAGCGCTAATCGTCGACAACACATGGCTGTCGTCTGCTATCTTTAATCCACTTGACCACGGAGCCGACGTCGTCATCGAATCACTCACCAAGTACAACTCCAGTGGGCAAGCAATCGCTGGCGCAATTATAGGAAATCCAGGATCAGTTGGCGCAAGGATCGTTGAGACAGCACGCATTTGGGCACATTTCAACGGTCATCATGTGTCACCGCATGACATGTCGATCATATCTAAGAGCCTTGATACCCTTAAAGTTCGAGTGAAGGCCGCATCCAACAAGACTATGCAGATCATCTCGGCACTCATCGATCATGGCTTCACCATCGTGCACCCGACAGTCGCAAATCCAATCGATTCGCTACCGTTCAAGATTCAGCCAAGCGTGTTTGTTGTTACTGGCGAGCGAGCGGGAGCGGGGCTCCCGGCCGTCCTGCCATCGCTCTCTGTCATTAAGAAACGCGTAGGCAAGAGCTGTCTCGAATGGAAAACTTCGTATGGAGGTCCGCACTCGCGCATCGACAATTACTCAAAAAAAGATCGCATTCGTATCTCCATCGGATACAACGAAGAACCCAACCTACTCTTCGACCTGCTCATGATCCTCAGCTAAAGCTTCTTTTTGCACGGGCATTCGGAGGCATGGCTATGATTTCGAACCCCCGATTGCATACAGTGACGCGTCGTTTGACTTTTTTGCAGTCAGATGCCCCCACAATCGGTGTTGTTTCAGCACGGCAACCGTCGCCATAATATAAACACACATGCCGTCTATCATATTCTTCTTGCTTGCGTTCGCGCTTGCAGATGTCGACGTCAATGTCAATTTCAATGGATTTGAAACCGACGCCCCACTTGCGATCCCACTGAATTCCGCAGACCACCAAAGTCACGTACCAGCGTCCGAGGTCGGCGTACGTTACACGCAAGGCACGGACGCCATCATGATCATTGCCGGCACAGATCTGTTTTACTTGCGGAACTTCCGTCTCACGTCGAAGGGCGCAGTCGTTGTGGGAGAATGTTTGGTAATATTTGCAGCCACACATGGCCCAGAAAGGGTTGGTGGTATTTTCAGCCTCTTTCTCTCGCTGGCCTTCGGCCAGCTCGGAAAGAGGCTAGGCGAGAAAGATAAACGTATGAGGCCAGCACCGTCGAGTTCTTTTTTGTTTACGTGCCATCTGGCAAGTTTATCTTTCTCGCCTAGCCTCTTTCCGAGCTGGCCGAAGGCCAGCGAGAGAAAGAGGCTGAGTATGATCTGGATGGGATGCAGACGACAATAAAAAACAGTCGCATATATGTGATTCTCGCATCGGCGGGCGGACGGACAACGTCCATCGGTTATGTAAACATCACTGGATAGGCAATGACAAGACGTCTAACTTTTTTGCAGCCATGTGGAAAAAAGGCTTTTCATAAGTGGGTGAGAATCGAGCCCACGGTTATGAACGTGGCATTTGCCGTACAAACCCATGGCCACATGGCACATGCTCCGTGTATCAAGGCATTTACAACAAACTGTGTAATCCGCCGCCCGCGCGGAAGATCCCAATCGTCGTTAATCGTACACAGAGTTAGCCCAACTATCTGTACAACCGGGACTGGTAGTAACAGCATCATCTCATAAACACACACGTCGCGCATCACATCAAGTATGCGCGTACCGTCCTCACTGAGATGGCGATACCGCCCACAGATGCGGAGCGTCCACATGCACCTACAGAACAACACGACCGCCGTCAGACACGTTGCCACCCGGTGGCCGAGTGTAGCCAAAACATACCATCCGATGACAGCACATATCAAAATCAACACCGCGCGTGCAATGATATACGGAGTTAGGTCATGTTTCTTTTCTGCCGCAACAACATCTCTTGCGTACTCGATAGGAACGCGACGCATGCCGGATTGTGTATCCGCAAGGACCCACGCGCCATCCTCACTCATCCACATATAAAGGAAATTTCCATCGTCGACGTGTAGCCTATGAAGTGGCATTCCGTGCCGCATCTCTCCATAGGAATCAACGATATCGATCAGCTCCACAGGCAACTTTGACACGTCGTAAAGGTAAGCCGCTTCGGAGATCGCCATCAGGGTGTTTATACTTCAAAGGGGGAGGAACCTGCGGTTCCTCCCCTCCCCCCTCTTCCCTTTTCTGCTAGGGCGAGGCCCGCCCCTGGAAGCAGCTGTTTGAATTTATACAACACCATGGGACAATCAGTTAATACGCTGGATTCGCAGTCCGTGAAGCCGTTTCTGCCAAATGGGCAGTGGGATAACATTTGGCCTATCGTAGAAAGTTATGCCAGCGTTGCAATAATGGAACTGCCAGGGCTCTCTGTCCACATGTCATATGGATATGTAAGTGATGTGGATGTATTCGACGATACCCACATTGCCACGCTCATGGAGCGCGAACAACTGTGTTTATGGGAATTTGTCGGAGGCAAGTGGCGCATGGTGTACAGTTCATTTGTTGGCATAATACATCGCCCAGTTATATTCGAAGGCAAGTGGTATTATTCGCGATGGCCTGCCGGCGCATTGACACAAATGTATCCGTTTGATGGCATCGGCATGCCATTGCATAAATTTAGCATCAAATACGGAGAATTCGATTGGCTGGACACAACGGCTTACACCGTTGATGGCTTGGAACGGTGCGCAGGGCCGTTATCCATACACGTGTCAGATGCCAGACGGGGGTCCACGCCCCCCGACGTAATCAACGGCTTGTTGTATTTTGACGACAGCGAAATACCTGCGAGTGATGTTAAAATCGGTGGGCGCTGCATCTGTCAATGGGGGAGCTGCGCCCCCCCCCCCTCAACCCCCCTGTCTATTTGTCGTCGCAATCAAAAAAGACATTTTCGGACATGAACAGAACGTCAGCCTGTACAAGATCACCTCATAACAGCTTCTTTCAGCTTCTTTCAGCCGAATGACACGCAGTGAGGTAAGAAAACGGAGAGGTCCCGCCCGATTGATTATATACCATGGATAAGTGGCAAACGATTGACGCCGTACGTGACGAGTGGTTGGATGCGCCACTTGAGATCGTGACGATGTTCTGTTGCATGATTCAATATCCACATACTTTGTTATATCCCGTGCAAAACGGCGAGGCATATGATATCGATGAAACGATAGTTATCGGAAATATCATTGCACACCACAAGACCCCTCCCAGCACGTGTGATCGTGGTCGCTTTATTTATCGTATGGGGAGTATCAGCGTTTACACGCGCGCAGTAACACGCGGAGATGAGGTGGTGCTCCATGCAGACGGCTATCTCAATACAATCATCCGCGAGTTTTACATTGATGGGGATCGGTGCATTTCGCGTGGGATGGGATATCGTTTTTCAGATGGGTGCACCACGCTGGTCGAATCGGAATCGGCTGCATTGAATGCCAAGTGGGGCAACGGCCCTGTGGAATACCATTCGCTTTGGGATGCATCCAGAAATACATCCGTCACGATCAAGTGGGACCCGCAGCACCGCACCCCTACGCTCAAGGATGTCATGGGCCAGATCGTGCATCAGCTGTACGATTGATTTTTTGATATACGAGATGGCATCACTTCCGCATTTCAATGAAGTGATTGGTGACGGCAGTGGCGCATGGAATGACATTGCAACCATCATCACGGGGGGGCGCAGCCCCCCGAATACCCCCGACCAGTTCACCGGATACATACCAGGTATTGAGGAGTTTCGAGCTGTCGCACAGTGGGATGTCATATGAAGCATGGATTACATACTACTATGGCAACGAGGACAACGTGTATTACACATTTTGCAATGCCTGTGGCGATGATGTAACTTCAACCGTTAGCAGAGGCGAGCCTCGGGAGTCACCGTTGGAGCCGTGAATGCATTGAGCTATACGTGTCGACCGATCACGATGTCTGTCCAACCGGAATACGACACATTCGATGAAGAATTCATTGACATAATGGAGTACTGGGGTTAATAGTCCAGTCCGTTTGATTTTTAGTATACGAGATGGCAATGTTGGCTTCGCCTCCCACGGTGTTGATAGGGGTTCCACTCCCAGCAGTGTTGCCACATTTCAATGAAATGATTGGCGAGACCAATGCCGGCTGTGGCGCATGGAACGACGTGGCAACCATCATCTGCGAGTATACGGGATTCATCCTTGGCATTGAGGAGTTTAAAGAAATGACTATATGGGATCACTTGCGCTACATCGATTATGAACACAGTTCCAGAGTTCCACCTCTTTGTATCATGCCAGAAGATGCAGACGCGTCAGATGACGAATACGACGCCGACGTCGATTACTACAAGGGATATGGCAATGATGTGCTAGAAATCAATTACCACATTGGGGGTTGTGATCACCGGACAGAGGCCTTCCTGCATGCTGATGGCACCACCACGTCCATCTACGAATCCGTCGAACGCGAAGGCGCATTTAATATCGACACCGACGATAGTGAAAAAGGTGACGTCCAGGACTTCCAAGACTTCATCGACGACTACGATTAGCTTCTTTCAAAGCTGCCTCGCTTCGCTCGGCAGCAAAGAAGCTAGGCAAGAAAGGTTCACATGACAGCGCGCAGCGGGCAAAAAGTAATTTTTTTGCCAGAAGCTCCTATTCGTCCATATCAACGTTATCAACGCCGTCGGTGATCTCTTCGGCACCATCCGGCCAAATGTCGGGAATGCCACCAGAGCTTGCTGGCGATCCAACGCGATCTACGCATGCATCAGCAAAGTCGCATACGTCGGCATCCACAGCCTCCGCAGCCCATCTTTCGTGCCATGGATCAGCCGCGACTTCGAGTGCAGGTGGACGCTCTGGACGCTTCGTCTCCTGCACTACGGCAGGCAGTGGAGCACCCCGTGGCGCGGCCATGTGTTCAGATGCTGGCTGGCACGTCTTTTCCTCCTCGGGTGCCTGTTTGGGAACGATCACGGCCGTGGTATGGCCACGTCGTTCGATGGCGGCGAGAAGTTCTTTTGCCATTGTCCACTTGACGCTCGTCATCAGGCCATCGAACACCTTGTCGATCATGATGTTGATATTGCCAACATATGCCGGTGGGACCCCGTATCTTCCACACCATTCCATCATATGCGTGACAGAATCAGGTGCTAACGCTGCGGCACGGAATGCATAAGTTGCACGTGCCAACTCCTTGCGTGTCTCCAAAAGTTGTTCTTGCGTTGGCTTCTGCATCCTGTATAATTCAAACGGGGAGGAGCTTCTTTCTCTCGCTCGGCTGCGCCGAGCTCGGAAAGAAGCTAGGCAAGAAAGTTTGGAATCTGCCCCAGAAGGGGGTTGAGCAGATCCCCCATTATATGGAACAGATACAAAAAATTCTATCGGTGCCTTCCTTGGCATCATTAGTTAAGAGCCGTCCACTCGGCACGGAGGTTGGGCATCCGCTTGCCAGGGGCCGCTCAGCAGACATTGTCGACACGCTTAAATCCATCGAGGCTGTCCTTGCAGGGGGCGCAATCCAGCCAATCAGGGTGGAGATAATCAATGAATACCTTTTCATAACGCATGAATATGTTGATGATTGGTACAAGGCAAATAATTATGAGTACGCTGGCAACGACGCACTCGTTGCGCGCATCACAATGGCATCCACAAAGCCCTCAACGAAGAAACTCGTTTCTCAGCTTGTCAACGTCATTTGCGCGTGCTCCCGCATGATAGACTGCAATGGTCCGATCACGATGCCATACATGGAGCGCCTCGTGCACGCGAGTGGTGGATACGACAACAGTTATCAGTGGGTTTATCTTGGAATCTCTCTGGTGTGCTGGGCTGCAGTGTGCGCGGTCAACACGAGGGTTGCGGCGTTGGCATGCCAGTTCACTGTGTACTGCGAATACATGACGGATGTGTGTCCCGTCGTGGTATGGATTGGATTTGCCTGCGGAGCGATAGCAAAAATCATGTTCGTTTTCCACAAATTCAATACGTGGACAGAACGCACTTATCTCAACAACAAACAGCGCCTGGACGACCTCGTCTCATACACAAACAGATTCACAGCGCTGTTCCTCATTGTTCTCATCTTCATCCAGATGCCCGCAATGACAAGTGCGGACCGCGCGATCAACGTATCTGTTGGACTCATGGGAATAATCGGCGTCTGCGTCGCCAGCGGCTCCCCTGTCTAGAGGATTGTTGGATGGTAATCCCATCCCAACACTTTGCAGATCTTTGCCCACATTTTATCGCTTTCTCTCACGGTCTCAGGAGACTGCATGTGCACATAGTCGTGCACGGCTGCTAATTTTTTCTGTGAGATTGCCGATGTCTTCGAACTCCATTGAAGAGAGAAGCATTTCAAAATCAAATAAGGATAGTAGCACTTGTGACTGCGTTTGTCGACTGTTACTTTCTGGACTGCATCGTATGCCGTCATGACACTCATGAACATTGCTCTATTTATCTGCAGCTCCTCGTATGATGGCCTCACCACATCGATGTTACAGACGATCTTACGGATCTTCGTGCAGTGAACGTTGTACTTTGTCAGCTTTGCAGTTTTGATCAACTCTCTGAATGTCTTTCCACTGATGTTTCGCAGTTCTGATTGGGTGCGTACGCTTGCCTTTGCCATCTCACTTAATTTGTTGATCACGTCATCCGGTATTTTAATTTGCTCACTGCCGAATGTCAGCTCGATCCACGAATCGTAGTGGCGGATATCGTCTGGTCGTTGCTTTGTCTCTGTCATGGACGACTCGAACACCACGCCCTTAAGTGGAGTGATTTTACCACATTTGGAACACAGAACATACGAAGCGTCTGGAACGGTGATACGGTTGTCTTCAGGGCAGTCGCACTCAACAACCTGCTGGGGCACCTCATCTTTGTATTCGATCGTCTGTGGGGGCACGGTGTTTTTGTACAACTCAACCATTGCGCTGCACTTTGCGTAAAAACTGGCATCTGTTCTGTATTTTGCAAAGACGTCATCACTGATCACATCCAATTTGTTGATAGTTGTTGCGATCGTCTCTGCCAACAAACTTGCAATGTTCCGATCGGGTGTGACGACATCGTCGTTCAGCATGGAAATCGACGCCATGTAGTAGTCATCTGCGATCTCCGATATTCTTTTCACGACCTCCGGCATCACATGTGTCGCAACTGCCGACAGCGCACCACATTTTGTGGTCACTATCCTATGAAGCAGATCCACAGTGTTCATATACTTTAGCCAACTTCGTTGTCTTCGCGCCGCATGCGATCGGCCGGAATGACACGCAGTGGGCAAGAAAGATGGGAAGGTGCCGGCCCATCCTGTCCGCTGATGACCCCATGAAATGGCCGACGCAAAAAATAGGCATTTTCACGTACACAATTTGCGCAGCAGTTTGGATACTGTACGGGGGGGAAGGGGGGCGGAGCCCCCCGTGCAATCCCGCACCGTGGCACCTGTTGGCAACATGTCAAGATCCGTAACGATGATATCCTCGTCCCCCCAACGCAGTCGAGCTGGTCGCACTCCCGTTGCGTATTCACAAAGATCCAGAACATTATCAAGAGTTGTGGATACCCCGGTTTTAAATGGCACGCTGAATCGCCCGCCTGGTGTTCGCCACTCCACCGACATTCTTACACACAAATTGGTATCCGATGGCGTTGATATCCGGTGCACTGCACGACGACCCCAGGCTCAAGGACGGCACCGATCCGTGCAGCCAAATCGAGCTTTACTTGATCGGATGCCGTGTAGAGTTCCAAGGACAAACTGAGAACATGACTCGATGCCGGCAGGTGATGTTCGCACGTCTTACCATTCATGCCACGCACTATTACGGCGATTGTGTCGATTCCTTTTTTGCCAGCCTCCGCCAAGCGGCGCGCCCTATTAAGGGCGATCGTCTTTGCGTGGTGTTCGCTCCACATGATGACTATAAAAAATTCAATCCGCGCAAAGAGGTTAAGCGAGAAAGATTTCGCTTTCGTTTGTGTCTGCCTATGCGACGATTCCTTTTGTGGCTGCAAGGATTGGCATCTCCGATCGTATAAGTGGGCGTGGCGGTTCTGGCGGACGCTCTCCCGCGCCAACGCGTGGCTGTGGCATCGCCTGCGGCATCGCCTGCGGTGCAGGCTGTGGGGGCATGAAGAACTGTGGCATGACGACCGGCATGCCGGAGGCCAAGGCTCCCATGCTTGGCATATTTGAAACTTGGTCAACAATCCGTGATCCGTACTTTTCCTCATCTATGTGGGTAGTCGCAACTTCACTCGCGTACACAATTCCGAGCGTCCCAACATATGCATAAAGCGCAGTTTTGAGTCGTGATCCCTCATCATAAACAAGCATCACAATTGCCATGACAATGATGACAATGAGTGCAGATATGACAAACGGATTTGCCATGACCGCCCGCATCGTCGTTGGTTTTCGTAGTACAGATCCCGCATCCGAAATCGCATCTCCTATTTTAAACATCTCTTATATCACATGGATAAGACTTCTTGCCGCGTTCACGAACGCAAAAAACTAACTACCGTGTGCTGAGGCCCCACTGCGCTCGCCATGCTTGCCAAGCTCCTCACGTCGCATCTACCAAACCAAAGCCCATACTCGCAACAATATCGTGGAAAGTGCCAGTGATATCTCTGGGATTATAATTTAACTTTGCAACACAACCAAATGCAGGGGGGGAGATGGGAACTGCCGATTCCTGAATGGAACGGCACGGGGATGCAGGTCCCATCGATGGCATCCGGGAAGGGGGGGAGATGTCGCCAAAGTTTCCACAGTCTCTGTGCAGGATATAAGTGCATTGCCAACCCATAACGTCGTTCTTAAGGTAGAAACAGTGGAACATAACATTGACGGCTTTATCTACGCGGAGGACGACGAAATTACTGCCGTCCGAGTCCTGACAGTTGTAACAGACGAGGTTGGGATCATGGAACAATCTAAAGAGGGAGATTTCCGCAGCCGTCATCGAACGCGCAACAATTTCTCCATCAATACGGAGAACTTGGCACATCTGGAACATATGAAGGGGATGGGAGGGATAAACATTCTTTTTCACCAACTGATACGTGTACACATTGTAACACATGTCCGCTCCAGGGCATGTAACCATAGACACTAACTTCAATGCCGCCTGAATCGTGGAGCCCGCAGGCCCCGTACTCTTGCCAGTCTTAATGCTACCGTTTCCCATATTTTCAGGATGAACCGAGATAGAATGAAATGTGTGATGTTGCAAAGAGCATATAAAAAATTCAAATGGACGGCAGCATCTTCGGGGGAGCTCCTGCTGCTTAGGCCGATCTTAATATGGGATTGTTGCAGTTTGCCATCGACTCTTTTTTTGCGACGCCTCCACAGAGTTGCCAGGCGGCATCGAAACCAAATCTAAACTTGCCAAAACTTTTTGCTTCATACACAAAGAACATTGCGTCGTCTCTTAAATACACGAGCTGTCGGTAGTGAAGCGGTTGCCCGTTTGCATCAAATTTTCCTCCAAGGACACCGATCGCAGAACGTGCACCTTTGTCGATTGTTTGCTTGTCGAAGTCATTGTTCCTGAAGTAATGATCTGCACATTGCGGCCCTGTAAATATGTTCGTCGTGACCTGTTTCCTTAAATCTTTGTCTATGTTCGTGTCGTCCTGTGCAGTGAAGATGATCGTGAGCCCATAGTGCCGGCCTTGATAAAACATCCTCTTGATGATCGGATCCTTAATGTACTTTTTGATGTCTGCGGCACAGTCGTCGCAAACCAACAGAAGATTGTTGTTTATCCCTTGATATTTCAGACACATCGATTGCTCATTTGTCAGCTGCATTGCCGCATATGTCGTGCTGTAAGATCTGAGGTGTGATTTGAGGAGTGGCACCACATATGCATTAATCTTCTCTGCGACATCGTCGCGATATTTGGCCTTCGCGTCGTCAGACAGTGATAGGTTTGCCGCAGCCTTTCCTATCATGGCATTTGCCCATCCGTACAACTGTGACATGTATGACTGGATCGCTGGGTTTGGATGCATCGCAAATAGTTGTGACAAAATTGTCACGTCGTTCGTCTGACCTTTCACAAACGTCACGGCTTCCTGTCTTTGCCAGATCATTTTCAGCATTTCAATAGTGCACTCATTGAAGATTAGTTGGTCGGGCACGATTCCCGAGAATGCGCGCTGCGTCGAATTCGATGGTGCCATCACAATGCATATCGGCACGAATTGCCTTAAGTAATTCATGATGTCCAATGTCAACACTGTTTTTCCCGTCTTTGTCGGTCCATACAAGAGAATCGTCCTGTTGAGGAGACGATCCTCCGTCTTGACAAATTCTTTCACCTGCATGGGCTAGGCGAGAAAGATCCTCATTCGAGGAAGAAGTTTATCATGTTTGCCATCTATATCATTGGCAAGAAAAAACGATGTGAATCGTGTGCAGGTGCGTCAGCCATCCAAAAAAAGATTCATCTTTCTTGCCTCACTACGTGTCACTCGCGTCGAGCGCAGCGAGGCCGTGCGAGAAAGAAGCTTAGAACTTTTGTAGCAGTGCAGGAGAGTTGCCGTCTGGCGCAACGGCTTCCGAGAAGAACACGCCCTTGTCGACGGACCCATCTTCATTCATCCGCACAATCGGGACGGCGATCGTATCGTCGGGCTGGCCGGCAATTTTACCTTTGTCATCAAGTTTGTACTCTTGGATATCGATCTTCTGACCATCCAGCACAACACGCCCAAACTCCTTTGCATTCTTCTGAACACCAACATCTGTCGGGTTGGGAGTCGCGGCCGGACGCGTCGCTGGCACGGCGACGGTCAGCGTCCCATTTGGTGATGGGATCGGCGTTGGGCCGGGTGGCGGCGTGGCAACATTTTCAGCTGCGGTCGTCACTGCGGTGGCGGCCGACACGGCGGGCGTCGCCACGCTCGGCGTCAAACCCTGCACGGCGGGTGCCGTTCCTTTCATTGCCTCGGCCTCGTCTTGGAGTTTCTTAATCTCGTCTGGAGTTAGTTCTCTGTTGAACGCACATCGAAGTTGGCTGTATTGTTCAAGGCCTTTTGAGTCGTCAGGGCCGTGCTTGAGGTACGTCTCTTTCTTTGCGGACGTGACGCGGTGACGGATGATATCTTTTCCAATGTCGGCATCACTCTTGGTGCCCTCAAGCATCGTGTTGACGATACCGGCATGTTGTCCGTAGTATTGGAGGCGCTCTCTGTTCTCTCGGAATGGCCCGAGAATTGCCCACTTATTCGTCTCAATTGTGAACAGAGAAGCAAACTTAGAATTGTGCAGACGAGCGAACTCGTTTGCGTCGTCGAGCCCTTCGAACACTTTGAGGATGTTGATAGCGAAGTTAATGTCGGGTTTAGAACCGTACAAATCTCTCGTCATTTCCACAATGGACTCGAAGTTCGTTGAGTGAAACGCTTCCCAGTTGGCGAATGCATTTGCTGGCAGGTCAGCAGCAACGTGTTTGCCACGAGCGACTTCTTTTCTTTCTGGATCATCATCAATGGCCTGACGGCTTTCACGGATATGGCGATTTGGATCGAATTTGAAGTTGTACAACAAGAATTTCAAAATCGCTTGTTTCTCTGACTCGGATGCCTTGTATTCCTCACGCGCACGAAATAGGAAACGGACAAGGCTTGTCATCAGGAGACGCATTTTATACTTCTCATTCTGATCACTGATGGAGAAGACCGCGTGCATCTTCTGAACTCCCGGAATTGTGCAGTAATGTTTGCGGTAGATGACGTCCTGCAGCTTTTCATATTGCTCGCGTGTCAGTTTTTCAACTTCGTCGGAGTGCGATCCAACAAGCTCCACGATTTTTTCATATGACATCGCATCGATGTTGTCGAACAGAGCGGAGCCAGCCTCAGGCAAAACTGCCTTCTTGGCCGCATCCGACATTTGCCTCGCTTCCTCGGTGAGTGGACGAACGTGTTGATTCATGTGAATACCTATATTAAGCTTCTTTCTCGCGCACTTCGTGCCATCGGATCAGCGAATGACACGCAGTGGGCAAGAAAGATGCATGTGGGAGCGCCCGATGGCACAAAAAATATGCGCGTGCCCCACTGCGTCCGTGTGCGCCCTAGACAGCGATGGAATCCATAAACTGTTGGATAGATTGTGCTTCGGCTGCGATTTGTGCATCCGTCTTTGCCACAAGGGGCACCGTGGGCACCATGGGCACCTGAGCTGGCACCGTGGGCACCACCACTGGCGTTGGCGCCGGCGCCGGCGCCGTCTGGAGAGAAGCGGCTCTCTTTGCGTCCAGATCGATATCGTCAAGAGTGGACACTACTGGCGTCGGCGTGTGCACGACGGCTGCCATGGGTGCCGCCACGGCTGGTTGGGCCACCGGTGCCGGAGGCGCTGCCATGGCCGGCTGAACCACAGGCGCTGCCGGTGCCACCGGTGCCACTGGTGCCGCCCGGTATGTCGCTTCGTGCATCGGCTCCGGATATGCGTCAGGTGATGTGTGTTGGAGAGGAGGAAGTTCGCCACGAAGGTATGAACCAAGGTTGAACGATGGGCGGATCATGACGATTTCACTGGAGAGTTTCTCGACGATCTTTTGCAGTTCCGCAATCGTTGTTGCGCGCTTGTCGCTGACCTCTTTGCATTGTGACAGAAGTGCCATCATCTCCTGGATTTTCACTGTGAGCTCCGCTTTCTCATGAACAAGTTGTCGGACGCATGCAGCGAGTTCTGCATTGATAGAGTTTTCGTCTTGTTTTGGAAGACCATTCAGACGGGCATTGATGTCGGAGCGCACCTCGATCTCGATACGTTTTGATTCGACAATCAAGTCGGGGATGATTTTTGCTGCCGTCTCAGTGCGGACTCTGTTGAACCAAGCAGGCTTGCGCAACATGTCAGTCATGTGCACAACGTTGTTGCGGATGATTTCCGTACAAAGCATCCAACGATCGCGCTGAGGAATGTCACCAACTGGAGTGCTGACATATTTTGCCACAATCATGTCGATGCACTGTCCGACCGACATGCGTGCTCCATAACGCGCAGTGAAAAACTGTGCGATGGACGAGATGATTTTCTCGTAGTTGGCGCGCGTCTCATCTAGCGACATCGTGTACTGGAGCGCAAGTTTAATAAAAGTTTCCGCAACTTGATCTTGTGACGCATTCGCACCCGCCTGCGAACGTGCAACCGCAAACATCCTGTGATAAACCGTATCCACAAAGTACTCGCCAAGTGCTGATTCGGGAATGTTAGCCATAACGTATATTAAGCTTCTTTCTACGCGCCGCCTTCGGGCCAGTGAATGACATGCAGTGGGCAAGAAAGACAGTGCCCCGGGGGCCTAACCTCGTGCTCCCCCTGGTATCTGAACAGTACATCGTTACTCGGTCACGATTGGTACGACATCCAGCGGGATCTCGAGTCTTCCCCACATTCCAATGGCGTGATCGACAACATATAAATGTTTGGTGGCGCGGTTGAATTTGTTGTGGCCTTTGCCAATTATGTGCCGGTAAAATATGGCTGCACTGCGAAGAGCACGGAGGCCCACGTATTTGATCTCATCGGCTGAGCCAAGGCGCATCGCGCGAGCTGCGACGGCATAATATATTTCTCCTTGTTCGAGTATGAGGCCATCGTGCATTGCGAACCGACCTCGATCTTTTAATTTCAACTTATGCGACATCGGAACATCTTTCATATGAACCACCAATTCGTCCATGTCGCATGGGCGAAGGCCTTTGAAAAACCATCGTCCAACGCACCACACGGTACCCTCATATCCTTTTTTTACATACACATGTTGCATTCCAAATGGCCACCTGTCATAGTCCTGCGAACGTGGATGAAATCGCATGTGCGGGCACGCCACAACGCGTGCGACGGAGGCATGAACGCCTTCTGCCGGAACGAACTGTTCGATGATGTCACAGAGTTCCAACGGGAGTGCCGTGACAATGTCAGCGATGCCAGTTTTCTTTGGAACGTCTGACTCATTGTCGACGACCACGTCTGCATCAGGAAAAGTAGGCTTGCATGCGCCCCATGCAACGAGCTTGTCCGAGTATGGTACGATATATGCACCATCGCGCCATGCGAGCCAGTCGTCAAATGTGTACATAAATGGTGGAGATATTAAGTGTGCATTGACTATGCCATGTCGGTCCGGCGGCGCGTGCTTACAAATCACACGCCCATCCATCATGGCGAAATCGCATGAAAGTGCGGTCCACACAACACCATACTCACCCTTGATCACCTGTGCGCACTTCGGTATCACGATCTCTGGGAGTGTTTCGGTTCGGGCCTTGGCCACCACACTGTGAATCTTGTCTAAAATTTTGACATCACTGACATCATATTTCTCACACGCAAGCACCACAGGAGCGCCCCGAAAACCATCCAGGTAGATGCATGCCACTCCATCTTCGCAACCGACTGCAATCTTGGGGCCGTGGCCCGACTCATATTTTATGATGTCGAAATAACCCATGCATTTGCCGAGTTCTGTGGCATGTACAATCGATCCGCAGCGACATTCCCGTACACCGTTAATGTGCACCAAAACTCCCTCCACATTCATAAACCCATCATCACAGGTGTATGCGGCATCATCGTGTTTTTGGTATGTGAGTTTATTCAATATGAGTTTGACGGTCGGTGGAGCGTGTGATGCTGGCATGCGTGTGATGTATGAAACGCCTGGTGTATCGGACTGTGTCAGAATGAACGCGCTGGTCTGCCATGTAGCCATGCACTTCTCAGGGCAGTCGCAACCGCCAACGAACCCGCTGGCTTCATCCTCAGTTTTGAATTCAAACGTCTCCATGGTATACAGAGAGCTCCGCGCCACATGCACCAAAAAAGATTTATCTTTCTTGCCTCGTCTTATGCGGTCCAGTCTGTATCGAATGGAATCGGTGGACCACCGATTTGAGGTGCGCCAACACCTTCCGTCTCAACACTCCAAACATCTTTCATGACATCTCGCCAGTTTTCTGGAAGTTTTTTTGGGTCGACATCGATGGGGGGGCCAGCCCCACCAAACGGGCAGTCGCCACATCCGTACATCGCGTCCTCTGGGCCATTTGCAATCGGGAACAAACTATTGTGTTGGAGTGGTTGCGGATCGGGATCTTTGCCGTCGTCGTAATCGTAGATTGCTTGGGTGCGACGGCGTTCATATTCATCCATGTGGCGTTTGTCGGGATCCGTGCGTTCCATGCGTTCGATATCTTGCAAAAGGAACAGCAGTTTGTCATATCTCACACGATCTTTTCTGAGTCCCGCACTCTGTCTGATGGGAGCCGGCTTTGTACTGCAGGAAAGTGGCACCCAATCTCGCTCGTAGTTTTCTCTCTTGTACATTTCTATACATACCGTTTCTTTCAAAGTGCGCTTCCCGAAAACCACTGGGATGGATTTGCGACAGCCGTCATACACATAATCTGTCCGCGACCCATGGCAAAACGGCCATGCAAAGTTTTCCCGTAAATAAATGCTTTATGAATTTAAATCGCTTAGTATATCATAATGGCACTTGATCACGAATTTGCGCAACCGTTGGACGATTTGGCAAATGATTTGGATGAGAATGTCCGAAAACTCCGGGATCACTTGGAGCGTGATATGGGGCAGTATATAACGCAGAAAGGCGACCCTCGAACAAATCTGATCGATCAAAAGATTGGGATGACGTGGGCATTGCCTGCCGGCGAACAATATGCTGCTTACAAGATGATGGATGCTTGTCGACGCGGAGGCTATGTAATGCATTACGCGGAACGACAATCAAACACATCTGTGTCGGAGTATTTGGAAAGTTGTTTGATGCTCGATTTTGACATTGTCCAAACAGTCCCAACAACGTTCATTGACAACATTGTCCTCAGACGTCTCTGTGGCGTGATTGTAAGTGTTGTGCGGGCTTCGTTGGAGTTTCCATCAGCGCCAAATTCATTTCACATCGTTTGTCTGAAGAAACCTAAACCGCACCCACATGAGAACGGCTTCAAAGACGGCTTCCACCTAAACGTCTATCTCAAAATGAACGTTGGTGTCCGCTGCGAGATCTGCAGAGTTCTCGAAGAACGGTTCAAACCAATTCTCGACGCTGTTGGCGTGGGGCCTTCCCCTAACACGGGTGTGGTCACAGCGGCGGCCGTGCCTGCAGCGCCACCCGTGTCCGTGGCACCCCGCGTGTGTACCGTGACGTTTGATCACGCTTCCGCGACTGTGCCGGTGCTCTTGACGGGGTCATGCAAACCGACAAAAAACATCGCATACGCAATCGAGAACATTTACAAAGTCGATCTCGATGGGGCTGAGGAATCGTATTCTCTGAATGTTGTCCCGGTACTTGAGTATGGGCCGGCATGCCTCGTTGGCGAGTTCAGCATGATATACGAATTTCCTGAAGGCTTCGTCAAAAAGCCCACATATCAACCAAGATCTGCACTTCTGCAGATGGTCAAAGAGCGGGCCGATTCGCGGATCGTTGCCAACACGGACTGTGATGAATTCTATCAAACAGAAAGTCATCACCTTGAGTCTGTGGAAATCCAGATCCAATATCTCTGCAGGGATAACCCGCAAGCTTCTGTCATCTGTGCACTGCTTGAAATCCTCTCAGCAAAGTACTATGAGGAATATGATCCGTGGATGAAGGTGATGTTTGCACTTGGAAACACCAACAAGATATACCGCCCTGCCGCGTTGAAATTCTCACAGAAATCTGCCAAGTTTAATCGACAGAAATTTGATCAAGTTTGGGATGATGCTATTCGCGGTGGTGGTGGTACGCGTCTCACTCACGCATCACTTCGCTACTGGGCACGCGTATGCAACCCAATCCAGTACGAAAAAATCATCCAGTCGTCGTTCGATGCAAAGCTCAAGAAGTATGTCACCATCGGACAAGGAGATATCCGTGCCGCAATGATCAGTGATATTCTCTTTACACAACTGAAAGAGCGTTATCGATGCGATAGACTTCCTGGCTCAAAACAAATGGTGTGGTTTGAGTTCATCACGGAGCATGAGAAACATCGACCTGGTGAGGTTTTCAAGTGGCGCATGACGGAGTGCCCGCACAACTTGCATACGTACATCAGTGACGAATTCTCAGTGTATCTTTTGCAGTACAAAGAACAGCTGATATCTCGCGCACGATTTGCGCGGAATAAAGCAGAAACAATGTACTTCAAAAAGACAATCATGAACTTCCAACGTGCCATCCTTCGCCTGTGGGACCCTCCTTTCAAGGCGTCCATCGCGCGCGATGCGGAGTCACGTCTCGATGATCCTGGTTTTGCAAAAACTCTCAACAGTGAACCAGACATCATCGGCGTCGGCAATGGAATTCTCCGGCTCGACAAGAAATGTGAACTCATCACTGGCTTTCACGAACACCCAGTATCGTTCTTCACGGAAGTCGAATGGGAGCCATACGATCCCACGAACACGTACGTCCAGCAGTTGGAAAAAGTTATCAGTGACATCATCCCCGAGCCAGACGCACGCGAGTATCTCATGTGCTACTTTTCAACTGGTCTGTGCGCAAAAACAAAAGCAGCCCTCTTTCTGTTCCTGTTTGGAGGTGGTGGCAACGGTAAATCAGTTCTCATGGAGCAGTTGTTGTCTGCAATCGGCAATCAATATGGGAAGAAACTCGATTCATCCATCTTCACAACTCATCGCCAAGCGTCTGGGCCTGACTCAGCCGTCATGCAGATGAAAGATGCGCGCCTGGGCTACACGTCCGAACCTGACGCCAGTGCCGCAATTAATACATCATTTCTCAAGGAAATCACCGGTGGTGAAAACATCTCACGATCAGAGAAGTACGGATTGCAAGAGAACTGGCAATGCGTGTGCACGATCACATTTGTGACCAATCATCAACCGCAGATCGAAACGTACGACGAGGGCACATGGCGCCGCATCATCTCATACACATGCCAAACGAAATTCAAGGACAATCCAGATCCAGCAAATCCACGTGAACGCAAAAAAGATCCATCGCTCGAACAGATCAAAGGCTCCATGCCGCACCGCATGGCAATGTTGAGCATCTTAACGCATTACTATGAAATTCTGCAGGAGAAATACGGTGGCCACATGGGAAGAATCCAATCACCAACTATCATCGCTTGCACAAACGAACTTCGTAACCGTAACGACATTATTAACAAATTCATCATGGAACACCTCGTCCCGGATGCACCACAAGCCACGCCGGTAGCACCGCAGGCCGTCGCGCCCGAAGCCACCGTTGCGCCGGCAGTACCTGACAGTCCTCCCAAAGGCATCAATCTTGATGACATTATTGCGGAGTTTAACAAATGGATCGCGCGTCGTCAGCGCACCAACATGTCAACACGTGATATTCGTGACTACTTCCTCAACTCTCGCATCGCTGGAAGTCTTGTGCGTGTCGGACCGACAGACAATTACGTGCTCCCAGGATACCGCATGATCTGATAAAAGCATCGTTATCCGCATTCTGACGACAACTCCAAAAAAACTATCTGTGCCCACTATTGTTTGGCGTAATCCTTCACTCTCTCAATGATCCCATCGATGTGCTCGTACCATTCTTCTTTCTCGTCAACACTTTTTTTGATGCGGCTGAAATATTTTACAATACTGCCCATCACGCCATCGTCGTCATCACAACTGGCAAGCCACTTCATGATTTCCACAGCGTCCTGTCTAAACTGTTTTGTTACAAGCACTGAGTCTGCCATGTTCGTGAGTATGGTAATTCAATTTGGCGGCACGTTGGGCATGCCGTCTGAAGCTTCCGCCGCGCCTCTCACGTTGACTCGCAGGATCGTCTTGGCGGTTGTGTCGGCTGTGATGGCAGTGGCAGCGTTGACAGGTTCTTGCCTGTAGGCGACACTGATGATTTTGTCTCCAAGAAACTTGACTGGAGTCCCAAGTTTGTTCACCATTGCAATCGGTCTCGACGCATCCATTGCAAGAATGTCATAGTATGCACCAACGGCAGCCGAGCCCACTGCGGGCCCCTGGGTGGAACCCCATCCACGGCAGCCAAGATCAGTTCTTATTGGGACATATCCGTCCATAATGGATATTCCAGATCCCTGACACACCAACACCGTGCTGGGTGGCACTTCTGCAAAACGGATCTGTGTGCAGACAACGTGTTTGGGCCGCGACGTCGGAGCGAAACCCAACTCGAGTAACTCTCTTGCAAACTCTGGATTAGACCACCATGCTTTTTTGATTTTTACAGGAGTTTTCATGTCCGACGCAAGTACATATCTTGGCGGTTGTGCCTCGGTGTTCCACACGACCGTGAATAGATGGAAACCTTCAAATATGCAGCGTTTCAAAGCAACGACGCGCTCCATCAACATGTTAACATTCGATGCGACATCCATCAGTCGGATGCCCTTGAAGGGGTCAAGACCAATGTTTATGAACATGCAGATGATGTCCTCTCTTGCTGCAAACACATCAAGAAGCGAATCGTAATCGATGTTATGTTTGACACAAAACGCCGGGCCATGCTCGAAGATACCCTTTGTGATGGCGTCGTAGATGAACACACTTTCGATGAGATCATCACATATGAGAAATTTTAACTTCATGCCACCGGGAGGCGCCCCCGCGGCTTTCGTTGTGCCGCCCTGAAATCCGGCAGGGGTGTGGGGCTGCAGGCCCCACGCGAGGAGTTCGATCTCATCTGTGAATGAATATCGCGCAGTTCGCCACTTAACTTTTGTTTCAGAAAATGCGATCATCGTCGCAACATCTGACAATGGTAAGCCACGGAGCGCGGCCGACAGTGCAAATCTTACTCCGAACCAGCCGGATGCTTGAAACAACATCATCGTGAATTTCGCAGCGATCTTGCCGATCTCCGTTATCACTCCATTTTTCACGAATCCAAGCTCATCCAACTTAAATGCTGCAGAAACAAACGACGACGTCGACGGGACTTCCATCAGGGGAGGAACCTGCGTCGCAGCCCTCTTGCCTCCGCCCCTCTTCGGCACATCGTTGTCACCAGCGTTTTGACATCTTGCGATTATGTCTGGAATAACGCCCAGGCCATTTCCGTCGTCTGCGCCAGCTTCAGCTTCGCTTGCGATGATGCTCAATGACAAGTCGGACACGTCATACCTCATGATATCGGATTCCCTCAGGAGTTGCAATTTGTCGTAAGTTGCCTTTGTGCACATCGGCCAATATTCACCTGGTGCGGACCGTCCGACACGACCTCTCCTTTGGATGGAAGATGCCACAGATATCGGTACGGTTGCAAGTGCGAGCATCCCATACTCATTTACATAAAATGACATCCGTGCCCAGCAGCTATCGACGACATATTTTAGATATGGAAGTGTCACGCCTGTCTCAGCGACCTCCGTCGACAGGATGACTTTTCTGATGGGCTTCTTCTTCTGATCGCCTACCATCACTGTCAGCTCATTTGCGGGCACATCAATCATCTGATAATCCGGTGAGCTTTTACTAATCGCTGCAGAATCGATAGACAATACCTTCAGGACTGGCACGGACGTTCCGCCGCTGCCATGAGCCCCTCCCGCAAAGAGTTCCGTGATCATCTGACGGAGTCTTGTGATCTCACCATTGCCTGGCAAGAAAACGAGGATGTCGGCAAGTTTGGGATCATCATTTTGATTCTCCGTGTGTATGCGATAGATTGTCGATGCCATGTCTCGCAGGTAATTCATTGATGGTTCTTTTAAGTAATGCGTGGTGATTGGCTTGGACACGCCCTCAACTAATATGTGATTATCATCAGTGAGAGAGAAGAAATTCATATATGGAACGACGTCAAATGTTGCAGACATGAACACGACGAACGGACACTCACGCTTGCCCATGTTCCGCAGAAGTAGATCACGAAGCATGACAAATGCCAAATCGAGATCCAGCGTCTTGCGATGTGTCTCATCGATAATAATGAACTGATAGTGCGTGCAGATCCAGTCGTCCGTGTTGTTTTTGAGTTGCTGCAAAAGAACACCAGTTGACATGATAATCACTCCGCTCACTGGTTTGTGGGTAAACGGTCGTGTCTGAAATCCAATGTTTTCACCAAGTTTCATCTCAGGGAACCATGGAGACGACGCAATTCGTTTTGCATTGTCGATTGCGACGAGCACGGTCGGCTCCGTCACAACAACGTTTTTCCCATACTTCTTATGAAATGCTCTGTACAAGCCGATCACAAATGTTGTGCTCTTGCCAGATGCTGTCTTACTTGTCAACAATAAAATACGGTCAGCGAACGTCTTCGGGGGATCAACTAACCGGCGTTCAAAATAGTCTGTTATGTATGTGAGAGGCACGATCTTATCCAACTCTTTCTGGTGAGACCCACGCAAACTACCAGGAACGAGAAGTGTCGGCACGTTCGCATCATCTGCCACATGTTGTTTAGGTGAGCCTTTGCGAGCCCCGCCGAATACGGAGCTTCCGACATCATCATCTGAGAGGCCCGCCGCATCTCGTGATCGCTCAGTGATGTCATCATCTGAGAGGCCCGCCGCCTGACGCAGTACTTCACTGAATTCCTCGTCTGCCATCATATACATTACTTTTCTTTTTTTGCCACCTCTTTGGCATCTGCAACCGGCACAGCCGTCGGCGTGGGCACAGACGTCGGCGCGGGTGCGGGTGCGGGAGCATGCGCCGCCACCTGGATTGTTCCATCGTGCTGAAAGAAATGTGAAGTTCTGTAGTCGAATGTTGGTGGATCGTTTCCTCTTGCCGGGTAATAGTTTCTCGGCTGGTCGGCCAGTGCTCTGGCATCAAACGTCATGCCCAGCATCTTGCGCTGTTTCTGGATGTTGCGCCAGATGGACGCGTTGATATTTCTTCCGATTGTGTTCATCGGCAAGAAAAACGGAGATTCTTTTATGAAGAGCTCAACGATCTGTGGTGTTGTCGTTGTCTGCTTTTTTGTGATGACATCTTTTTCAACATCTACGAGCATCGCCAGCACACTCGCATACAGTGCTCCATAAATCTGCACTCCGTACACATGCATATTCGCAAGCAGATAGGCAAGTAAGAACTGTGCGTTGACGCACCTGACTGGGAGCTCTCCCTTGCCATCGCGAAGCGCTGTGATATTTGTGATGAGTACTTCACGTTCAGCCTCCGCATGAAAATGGATGGACACTCCTGGGGGGCTCCCCACCCCACTCTTTGCGTCGCCCTTTGTGACTATGGTCACGACCTCCGGCATCATATCAAGAATTGGAGCGATCCGCGTATCTCCTGCATGCGATCCAATGAATGTCATCGGGAGTGCGATGTTGGATTCGTAGTCAATGGCGATCTTGTCCTGGTTGATGACGATCGATGCCGACGGTCCTTTCAGAGGTCCGATGTTGAGCTTTGCAAATGATGAACACATGTATGCGTATGCGCATATTCCATGCAATGTGACCATCTTCGAACCGTCTGTGTCGGTGCTAATGCAATCTTCGGTAGCGCATTCGATATGAAATTTCTTGAGGGTGAGAGTTGGTGCGACAAATGGATATTCGTCATAGAGCATGTTAAACCGTTTCGCATCTTTGTCCTTGCGACCAAGAATCGCCTCCATGGGAGAATTGGAAAATGGGAATGCAATTGCGAGATGCGAGTCAATGAACTGAAAGTGCGGATGAATCACGGTGAATCCATTGTATTGGATTGTGGGCAGTTTGTCATAGATGATTTTAGGGATGAACGAACAGTCAAACACTGGTTCAAAATCGACGCGTATTTTCATCGTCTGTATGTGAAGTGCGTTGATCACACTCACATTTGGCATGCCCGCCTTGTGAAGTATCACGCCGAGTTCATATGCATCTTTTGCATGATCTGAAGAATACACATCGTAATCCGGCACAACGGAGTCATCGTAAAGCTTCTTTCCTTTGGCCCGTAACGCAAAGTCTATAGCCTGTCCGCCATACAAAATAAGTTTCTTCTTGATGATGAAGTCGCGCACCATTCCGATGGCAGTATCAAGATACTTTGCCATCACCGACTTCTTCACCAAGATCGCTTCGTACTCTTTCGTGCTCGTCATATACAAAACGAATCGGAAAAAGCTTCTTTCTCATCTGGCCTTTCCATATTGCCGTGAAAGACGCTAGGCAGAGAGGACGTGGCGCGCCAGAACCAAAAAATGTGTGTCCTTCCCTGCCACCCTAGTTCACGGGCGGCCCCATCTTTCCAGCATGCGCCATGGGAAGATCTGTCTTTCCGGTGAGAACCATTTTGCATTTGATACAGATGTAAAGTGGGCGTTGATTGTCGACTCTGATCTTCTTTGCGAGTTTGGATCCACATTTACAACTCACGAAGTCAAGGGCGACAGATGAATCATCGACGGCGTTTCCGACAAAGATACTCTTTGTGTGATCTGTCGCACCCAACACATCACTGAAGAGCAATGTGCCAGATGGATCTTTAGATTCATATCGCTTGCCGGCACATGCCATGCAAACATACGTCAGTTCCTGCTCCGCCACCACCATCAGCATTCTGTTGCAACAGCTGCAGAACTTGTTGTAGACGGACATCTGGTATATTAAAATGGGGGGCAAGGCAAAAAAGAAGCTAAGCGAGAAAGATCGTCATTGCATCTTGTGCCAATCTGGAGGTGGAACATCGCCCTTTGGTGAATCGTCCATGACGGGTGTGATCTCATACAGGTCATCGTGTCCAACTATGTCACGTTCCGGCGGCGGACTGTCTATGATCATTGTCGGCATAGCGACGACGTCGTCGCCCCCATCTTTCTTGTCGGCAGTGTGATGCTCGCGTTTGCCAAAGTGTGTCGGGGTCTCTTGAAGGGACGCAACCTCCTTGCTGACACCTCGTTCTCTGGAGGGGGGTATATGGGGGGACGGAGTCCCCCCATCCCAGATGGCGCTTGGTGCGCCATAGATCTCTTTGGCGATGACGTCTGACCGTTCGATGAGGTTTTTTGTGTCGAGTGCAATCATCGATCTGTCACTGAATGTTATTTGCATGTATCTCTGTTTTGGATTGACGATGGCGTCCCGCAGTTGTTCAATGTTGTGCATTGGTTCATCGTTTATCATCATGACTCTTGCAAATCGTTGTGTGCTGCTGATCGGTGGATTCGATGGCGTGAAATTTATGTCTGTGAGAACCACTGCCTCGTCTCGGACTTTATGTTCGTAATCGACAATCGAGAAGAAGTATTCCGGTATGAAGAATGGAGGCTTTTGTTGTGAGAGAATCTTCCTTACTAAACGCGCCGTCAGTGGCACAAAACAGAAACTATCTGCAATAATGAATTTGTGGTTGACGTAATCGAGATCATGCGTGAGATCTGGACCCGGCACAATCACACCGTGCACCGTGACCGTTTTTCCATTACGAAACACCTTTGCTTCATATGTGTCGCCAATGTATTTCGTGAATAGAAGAATGTTCATCCGCACGCGAGTTCCTTCAAATTCGCAGAAAAGATCATCACTGATCGTATGTCCATCCTGTTCCATGATGATATCTCCAACTTTGAACTCAGTTGCGCCTGGCATCACAACAAGACCACCGGTGTGCGGGCATCCGTAGTACGCACGTAGGATGGGGTTTGTGTCTTGTGTGCGTACGCCAAGATGTCCAAAAGCTGCTTGCTTTCCAAGCAGAAAACCATCAAGGACGTGTTTGACGTAGATAAGCGGAATGAGATATCCGACATTCTCACGCCCAATCGCGTGCATGAACGCAATCCCAACAACCATATCTGCGAGGAATGCTGGCCCGCCTGAGTTACCTGGATTGATTGCGCACGTCGTTTGCAAGACAAGTGTTGAGAAGAACGAGAATGGATATGCCGTTGCAATGTATCTGCTGACAACGCCCTCCGTCATGCTCAATCCAAGCACCGCATCTGGAAAACCAATGACCCGTATGGCAGTGTCCTGTGGCGGAGTGACATCCGCAAGTTGTAATGGAACAATCGTCTGGTCGAAGCGCTCCTTATCACTGTCGATGACATCGAGAATCGCCATGTCGTAATGAGGTGCACGGTACACAACATCCGCAGTGAATGGCTGTAATCCATTTGCAAACTCAACACCAACCATCTTCGCTTCCTCTGGGACATGATAATTCGTTATCAGTATTGTGCGTCCTTTATATGCCAGTGCAAACCCCGTTGCATGGGCCGACTTTGGTTTCACCTCCCACGGATGTGACAAATCGTATGCGGGCTTCGTCGCCGCAACCCTAAAAATGCTATTAACGTATTTCGCAGTCATCTATATAACTAACTTCTATCAAACCAAAAGGGGTCAGATCAGCTGTGGGCCGCAACAATCTTTCTTGCCTAGCGTCTTTACCGTGGCCGCGCGGAGCGAGGCTCGAAGAAAGAAGCTGTTTGAATATACACATGAAACCTCCACAGGAGATACCACCAGACCAGTTCGATATCAAGATCGGTGAGCGGTGCGAGATCAAGGATGGTGAACAAGGCGCTATTGCGCGTATTATGCTACATGCTGTATTTGGCCAGACCCATCTCTCTAAAGGAAAACCAAAACTGTCGTCACGCGTGAGTAAATTATTCAGGGGAAATCATCTTAGCCACAGAGGTAAGGTCATTAAATCTGTGACATATAGTACAAATGCGCGAGGGCGCTGCACGGTGACATGTACATGCGAAGATGGCGCGGTCATCACATTTTCAGAAGATAAGCAACATGACCGCTCTTCCGTATACGAGAAAGCCGCAACCGATCTTCCAATAGCCTCCAAACATCTAACAACGAAAGACAGAAAAAAATGTTTCGTAAAAATGCCCCAACCGGCAGCGTTGGCCAAGTACTGGGCGGAACGAAAACAACTCGCTGCCGACAAAGCTGAAGAGGAGGAAGATGGGACAGATACAGATGGATGTAATGGTAATTAATTCATACGAAAAAATGTGTAGCGCATCGCGCCGTCAACTTATGAAATATAGGTGTTCGGCAGAACCACGTGTTTGGTGCATCTTTTTTTCTGGATTTTTGACAAGTGTATCTTCATATGGTTTACCATTGAACACACTGCTGTAATATGCATGCCAGTCATCTGTGATGCCGAACGTCAATGGCAGGTCTGCATTATACGTCGACCAAATCACAATATCTTTATTCGCGATGGCGGGTAACATTGAATCATCGAAGATGGAGATCTCTTTGCAGTCGAAGTGCCCAGTCAGGTAGCGTTTTTCGATGAGTGTCTCGGCGCAGAATGGGCCATCGTGCGTTGGGCTATCCATCTCATCAACGAAGAACTTTCGTGCAATGAGCGCAATATCCTGCAGAAATGAGACGCTTTTCACTTTGTCGGGCAGCCAGACACTTATTAATTTGTGCATAGACGTGACCAAATCGATCACGTCAATTGCTGAAGCTGCACGAAGAGTGCCAAGCCAATCGGATTCCATGCGGGTATCGAGATCTTTTACATGTTTCTCAAACCAATCTGAGAACATCGATTTCACCTTGCCACGGATGATCCCTTGCCACGTGCCCATCAAATCGCTGAGAGCTTCAACAGATTGCTCTTTGTCGGAGCCTAGAAGAGCTTCTGGTTTTTCCAAGACGCATCTGCTGAAGTCGATAATGCATGGCCAGATTCCGTACGCTTGCGTCAGATACATATGTTTGTTCATGATAAATAGATACCTGGCATGGAAGAGGACTTTCGGATCACGAAGTCTATTTGTCAGAGAGTAAATGGTCAGGTTGTTTGCGTGCAGATCGCAGTGCAACATGTGGTGATCCCTGTTCATCACAGCAATGCCATGCAATGCCGCGAAAACTGTTGGTTCGAGATGGTCAATCAATTCGCGGTAATATTTGTTACGGTAGTCAACGCTTCCGCGAATTTCTTCAAGGGCATCTGGAAATGTTCGTCCAACGCGTTCACACCACATGGCGAGAGACTTGTCGGACAACACGACATTGCGTTCTGCCTTATCCAACTCAATGCTCTTCTCATCTGCGATTGCCTGTGTGGCTGCATCGACATGTCGGGTTTGGAGTTGGTAGTTGATTGTCATGTCCTTTTTGGAGAGCTCGGCACGATCACTGGCATCGAAGCGTCTCAGCATTTCTGGATTGACGTAGAGTTTTCTGGAGTCGTCGAGAATGCACCAGTTGAAGATCATTGGGAAGCATGGAGTGTGCTGGTTGATAAGCGATCGGCTCATCAGTAGGTACGCGTAAAGTTCTCTCCATGCGGGCATCAACAGGGAACGTGACATATCGAATGCACCTTTGCCCATGGGAACGAGCTTTTGCATCGCATATGCCTCTGGCAACCACTCTTCAATTGCCGTGTATCTGGATGCGACGAACGATACGGACCTAATGTACTTCTTGTAATCGATCGCGATCTTGCCTTCTTTGAGTTGGGCAATGAATTTTGCTGGAGCGAGAAATGCGTCTTTGCAGGCTGGAGCAATCAGATTAGGAATTGCGTCGTTGACAATGAAGTGCATGTGCAACATCCACACAAGTGCCCACATTCTCAGACACGCGATATCATCTTTTACAATGGATCCATCAATCTTTACAATGTGATACTCTGCAGTCATCTCCTGTTGGAGTGCATCGGCAACAGATTTCACTTCCACGGTGTCCATCAATGCTGTGGAGCTTATTTTTACCCCATCGTCAAATATATACGGCCTGTATTCGCCGTCTTGCGACTGGACGGAATATCCAGCCACAACATACATTTTTGCAGCCGGATCATGAGGGACAAGTTTGTAGGCGAACACGAATGGATCTGATTTATATCCATCTGTCTTCACAACACGTATCACATAAAGCTCCGTCTTGTAACCGATTCTATCCACAGTCATGTCGTGTTGATGCTGCGTCCAAAGCGTCGTGGTACGAATTCCAGTCAGTGCTTCATATTCCTGATGTGGTGATCCGATGGCTTCCTTGAGTTTTGGGTATTCTTCATACACTCTGTCGAATATGGATTTGAAGTATAGGGCAGGTTGTGGAGGTGGTCTTTTGTCCACTGGAAGTTTTGCGATCTCTCTGAGTTTTGCATCGGCATCCATTTTGTTTTTCTCCCAATATATATCTGATTCAAGATTCAAATATGTCGCAAGCTCGTGAGAAATCGGATGATCGTGCGTTTCGTATGGCGCTGAAAAAGTCGTCTATCAATCAGGGCCAGGTGCCCATTCACATCAAAGAGCCTTTCACCATCCACCAGAAGCAAGATCCCCTCAGTGGAAGTCTCATCGCAGATCCCACAATCTACAGTGCCGTCACTCGCACCGGGTACGCTGGGGACAGTCTCTCAAACAGTAAGAATCTGCTTAACATCGCACGTGACAGCCGCGAATAAGCAGCGTCTTTCTCGCGGGTCCTGCGGACCCGAGACGCTAGGCAAGAAAGAATCACGGATGTGCACGTAGGAGCATGTGTGTGCCAAAAAATTAGTTGGTTGTTTTTTGTTAGTGGTGGTTGTCTCACTCTTTCTTGCCTCACTGCGTGCCATCCGAGCTCGGCGAAGCCGAGCGAGAGAAAGAAGCTCTCAGTGTTTTTCAAGTGCTCTTAGTCGGTCTTCTATTTGGGTGAAGCTTGCTATCAACATTTTCATTTCCATTGCGATCGTTGATGACCATGGTTTCCAAATTCCCTCAATGTCCGTGTATCTACAAAAGTTTGCTGTCTGTCTGCCGGTTCTGATATTTATTGTTCCATCTGCATTTTCACCAGTGTATCCAATAAGTGTTGTTCCATTTCTCAGTCGTGCTGCGATCCGCGATCCATACACTAGATCCGGCCACATTTCAACCGGAATTCTCATACAATTGGTTTTGGTTTCCTCCTCAAACGATTTATGTGCGTATGCTTCTTTTTTGACTTCCTCCCCGTCCGCAACTGCTGCAACCGCCTTCTTTCTGTATGTGCGTTTTTTTGGCTCTGCCATCTATACATAGCGGTCTCAAATGGCATGCGGCGAAGCAAGTGAGATCTTGAGAACGTTTGCGTATGCGTTGAAATACGCACCGGACACGAGCATCTCAAACGCGTCTTTCACGTTCGAAACACGAGGCCGTCCGACGGCCAATAAAAGATTGTGTTCCGTCTGATCGATTGGTTCTGTCCCTGCGACGACGTGACTTGCGATTGATTTGAACATCTTGTCGTACCTAGCATAACTTTCTGCAAATGTTGGGAATAGTTTTCGTGCTACATCCGGGCTATAAAGGAATGATCTGAGCACGAGTGCCGGGACGGACATGCCCTTCGCATGATCATAAAACATCTTCCTGATACTCCGCATAAGCTCCGATTCCATCAGAATGTCTGGTTGTCCGGAGGCTGCAGACGCCGTCTTCGCTCTGAAGATGTATCCGAATACTGGTGCGGCACGGGCCACGCCAGCGGCGCCGTCGGCTTTCTGTTCACCCGACATGTAACGAACGTATGACTTGTTGCAGATTTGTTCAAGTGTTGAGACATCGATGTTGACGGGAGGTTTAGAAATACTGGCAGCCCATGCTGGTGCTTCGTATGAGAATTTGCCAGTCTTACGATCCCACGAAGATACGAACCAAACTTTATCTTTGTTGGCGCCGAATGGATGCCATGCCTGCCACGTGATCCCAAGTGCATATGAACACCCAGGATCGAGATCTGCAAATGTGATATGTGCATCTGCAAACAATTTTTTCACGATCTCCATGTATGTCATGTCACCAAGCCACTTCACTGCATCCATCTCACATCCATGTGCCGTCGCGACATGCCAAGCGGGAGCTTCTTTCTTGCAAATCGCTTCGCGATTTGCGAAAGAAGCTAGGCAAGAAAGATCTACGGTTTCCCCCTTTACCCCCATCCCTTTCTCTGAAGTGAGGCCTGCAGCCCCGCACCCCTGCATTAATTGGGGTGGATATACGGTTTCCCCCTTTACCTCTTTCTCTGGTGCGCCTAACACATCGCCTGCCGGCACAACCTTGGTTGCTGGCGCCTGCGCTGGCTGGGGTACGTCGCAGTACAGATTGATGATGGTGCCGTCGTCAACCGGATAGACGGTGTATTTAGTTGTGTCGATGCGCATTCCATGTTTGAAATACAGAGGTTTGTTTGGATACTTGCAGAGGATGGTGCCTGTTTTCTTGTCGACGATCATACACTGTGGAGGGCATCCACCACGTCGGTCCGACATATCTTTTGGATAAATCACATAACGAGTGGGTTCGTTGTAGATGGTCACGTTTTTGTACACGATGCCTTCTAACTTGATCTCACTCACAACTTTGGACTCCATTTTCTCTTGCATTCTATATAGGGTAATGGAACCTAAGAGAACAGTAAGGTTCATTGAAAAGACCGTTGGCGTCCCATTGGAGGCGCGCTCGGCAGAGGAGATAACAAGCATATTTGATGAGCTTATGCCGGACGTATCCACAACAATGATGCAACTCGCGCTCATGACACCCTTTTACAGGAAACCAGAACTCCCAGAGCTACTCGCCAAGTTGTTACTCGATAATCCCTGGGTGATCCCTGGCGGACCTCAACACAAAGCGTCGAGTAAAGGCAAAGTGTCTTCTGTGGCATCTACGCATTTCACAAAGGACACACGTCAGATCGCGTACGCCGGCAACAAGATGATTATAATCTCTCCAGGCGACACGATTACAACCGATGGCGTTAGATTTCTCCCACAATACATTGGATACGAATTGGTTGAGCATTGCAGACCGCCACTCAATGTTGATCCATCTCTCCATGCGATCGGTCATGGCCAGGCATTCGACATTAAATCATTGGACAACGCATGGGACATCGCAAAGAGCATTCGTTTGTATTACATGAATACCGGAATACGATCATATTACAGAGACGGACACGTAGGTCATCTTGGTAAATGCAACGCCCCAGAGAGCTTCAGCAAACAAAAACCTATTAATCTTTCTCGCCTAGCCTCTTTCAGAGGCCGCGAAGCGGCCGATGGAAAGAGGCTGGATGGATTGCAAAAAGATTTGGTTGAGAAGCTTGCAGCGAAGGTTGGCGCCGTCCTGGACACGAAGTTCAGTTTGCAATTGATTGCGGATCTTGAGTTTTATGGCGCAACTTCAATGCTATTTACGTACAAACCTCCACACATCCGCACGCCATCATTCGTGGAGCGTGGCGCAAATCTGGAAAGCCGTAATCGGTTTCTCGAATATATGGAGATTGTAAGGAAGAAGCTTTCAGCGAGTCGATACATTGCCATACATGCAAAAACGATCGATGAGTTGATTAATACTCTCACAAAGAATGAGCGCAGCCTCGTCGTCGCGGAATACAATCAATCCAAGGCGTTCCAGGCAGCAAAACAAAACAATAAGTGCCGGCACCTCGGCCTGCTTCTCAGACACGCCTTTAAAGACCTCGAAAAAATGGCAGGTGAAACAAAGGAAGGAATCATCTACTGCAAGGAATGCCAATTTGCAATCATGTGTTCACATGTCCCAGCCCTGACAGGTAAGAACGAGGACGACACATCGAACGCAGTTAGTCGTTTTGCGGCTATTGGCGTTGATGATGGCGCAACGTATTGCAAATACTGTGGTGCAAAATTACGGGATACGACGGAGTTTGTCGTGGATCAGCAAGAGAGAGTGCTTTCACCGACCGCAACAATCATGTACACAGAAACACTTGGCGCATTTCGATATGTCAAAACACGTCGTGATGTTCGTGGTTTCATGTCGACGGTCGTCGACGATTGTCTGACATGGCTCGACGTGAGAGAGCGGGAGTTAACGGTCGACAAAACAATATCCGAGGGAACCATCAGAACGTACCTTCACATTTATGCGTATATGTATGCGCTTGTTTACATCGCGACGCAATTTGCACAATCGGATGGGGAATCATTCTATTTCATGAAGTACACGACTCCGCAGAAACCTGTCAAAATGGTAAATGACATCTTGAATGCGGTTCTTGCAGATAAGGAAGAGATCATCGCAAGCACCAAAGGGTTAACACCCGACTCCATCAAAAACAGCCTTTTGTTCATATGGGGTGAACTGCGCGGATCCACTGCGATCGCTGTCAGGCTCGATTCACAGGAAGAGATTACGAAACGGCTGATCGCAGCCGACGCGTTCTTGCCGTGGGTGCGCGAGCGAGGCATCGAATACAAACCCGTCAAAACCGGTAATGTGTACGCAAACATCGCAAGGCAAGACATTCGTCGGGTACCCATGAAGCAAAGTGAGAAAGACGTTGACATATCTCGTGGGCACAGGGTGTCATCCGATGCTGGCCGTGACACATTGCCGTCTCCCGAAACACGTGAAGCCATGGCGTTCAATAACATGCTTCTGTACGTGCAGGATGACGAGCACTGGAAACATGCATCTGGCCCAACCGAAGCAACAAAAGAACTTATTGCGATGTCAAAGAAAGCGAGTCTCTTCAGGAGAGAGCGCTACATGTATGCCGTCCATTACGGGAGCCCTCCGAAAACACCCGCGGCATCCGGCCCGCCCTCAAGGCCGTTTGCGATCGGCGCATGGTATGACACGACTGGGAAGCCAGTCGTCTACGACACGTTCGTGTACGACAGTGGAGAATCGCTCACCGCACAAGAGATTGCTGTTCTCACCACAACTGGGAAAATGCCAAAAGGCCACATGTCGGACTACAAGTCCACGAGTTCTGGAATACTATTTTCTGTTGCGTCGCGTGACACGTCATCTAATGATGCGCTTGTGGCTCGCCTCTATCTCGCCGAAACCATTAAATCGTTCCTGCAGTTCTTTGACAAAAAATGTCCCGTCGGAGGCCTCCATGACTGGGGCGGTGCATCGCCGATGGGCGGCGCCTGCAAGAAATGTGGAAGATCTGGAGAAAAACCACCAGATTCATACTACCTGAAATACAGGGATGCGTATGTGCAGGCGCGTGATGAACCGCTCCTTGCGACGCGTGATGCAATACAAAAAATGATTTCTGCAAATAGGGCAACGGGTAGCGTCGTTTCGGTGCAAACACACGCCGACGAGATACCTGCGTTGATTGCGACCGTCGCAGGAACATTCTCTGTCGATAAACATCTTCTTGAGAGGATGGGTGTGCCAGGTGCGGTGAAACAATCTGTACTGCTGGCAAATGAGCCAATCATTTCTCAATACCGTGCTGAGCGTCTGTCCGGATACATGCGTGAAATCATATCCACATTCAACATAATTAAAAACTCCGCCAACATGGTTAAAGTGCCAGGTGATATCTCAACAGTTATCGGATCGCTGCATGGTAAGGAGCATGCACTTGCGCCCATCAGTTGTACCTTTGACAATCCTCCAAACGCTGACGCAGCCGACAGGATTAACATCGCGATGTTTGCAATCCTGACAACAATAAAAAATATGCCGCAACAACTGGGAGAATGGTTCCTCAAAACACTCATGCATCACGATCTCGCATTCTGTGCTCCTGAAACAATCGTCAATCCAAACGACTACATCGAAACAGACGACATCGGCGATGTCATTGATACCGCTGAGGCAACCGATGCGGACCGCGCGGCCGGTCCATCCGACGACGTCGCAGACGCAGAAGGCGAGTTCACTGGTAATGACGAAGGCGCCGACAACCTTGAAGGCTCGATGGAAGCTAGGGACGCATAGCTTCTTTCTAGCGGGCCCTTCGGGCCCGCGAAAGACGCCAGGCAAGAAAGAACACCCAAGGGTACCCGCCGCGCTCTCCAGATTCAGGGGCGTTGCATGCACAAAAAAATCTTCCCTGTCTCACTGCAGCGGCGTTGGTGCCGTTGGCGCAACCGGCGCCCGCAGGTCGCCTCCAACATTTAAGAGTGCCATGAGGCGCTCAGCCTTTTTTTGTCCAAATCTGCCATGTCCGACATCGATGGTTGCGAGTTTTTCGACAGTCATGTGAGAGATCCCACCACAGCCGGCCACGAGCTTCCCAGCGGTTTCGTCGCCGATCCCTCCAGAACTCGCGAGTATCATCTGCTGTGTTGCAGGTGTCAGAGCTTGGAGTTCCGCAGCTCGCTTCCCTAATTTTCTGCCATTGATCTGCATGTCACACAAACGTGGTCGTTCAAGTGCAATGCCCATAATGGAATACTCTTCAAGGATTGCGGCGGCAACGGAATCCGTAACGTGTGCAGCCTTCATCATCTTCAACACGATCTCTGTGTCGCTCTTTTTGCTCGCGGCAAGCAGTTGTGGGCATGGTTGCATTGGAAGGACTTCGTTAAGTTGTTTCTCCTCGGCAGGAATGAGTGCAGCGGTGGCAGCTGATGGCGCATGTGTCCGATATGCTTCTGCGAGGTCCATAACCGTCCTGAAAGATCCTTCTGGAGTGTCGGAGTAAATGATCTGAATGCCGTCTCGCACCATCATATGCATGAATGAGTTTATCAACTGATGCCCAAAGATCTGTCCATACTGAGCGCCACGTTGTGGAAAGCCCTCAACAAGATAGTATGGCTTGGCGTTGTGCTCTGCACAGAATTTCAGGAGTTTGGCTTTGTTGTCGTGATGCCGACCATCAATGATAGATGCCGCTTGATCGAGTAGAGATTTCCGTTCGATCACTGCAAGTGGTGTTTCAATGAGTTTATAGATTGGCGTACATGGGATCCCAGCCAGTGGTGGTGGCTGCAAAACAGATTTAACATCACAGATTGTGTAATCTCCTTTGTCGGCTTGAGTCCGACACACTTCAATGTCTTTATAATTTGCCAACCATTTGCTTGCGTGCTCAAGAACCTTGGCCTCACGATGATCGCAATATACACGGATCATAGAAATGTCCATGGCTATACATAGATGGCTGAATACTACTCACATTACTCACAATACGAGGACCCATACGCACCAGATCCATATGCAACAGCATCCGCAATGATGTCAAAAAGGCAGGCACAGACGGCTCAGCCTGCGGCGCCGGTACATCTGGATGAGAGGTTCAGGGGAACTTTCATGCCACAACAAATGTTTCCCATACAGGCGCTTGCACAGCAAGCACCTCCCGACGCCCCTGCTCTACGTGTCTCAAACGATCTCATCATGTCCATAATCGTGTTCATGCTCGTCGTTCTCACAATTGTATCATTCGGTAACTATGTCATGCTGACGAACATCATGCGCACGATGCCAATGGGCGGAACCGCTCGTACGACGTAGACAAAAAAACGGGAGATCATTTTTTTCAGGGAAGTTTCCAGCGGTCGGTTATCTTTCTTGCCTCACTGCGTGTCATTCGGCCGAGCGCAGCGAGGCCGAGAAAGAAGCTTTCAGACTTGCACGGGCTTAACTGCGGGATCGACTTTACGCTGTGTGCGTTTAAGGACCTCACTGTAATGATGTAAGATCTCTTTTTTGATCCGCACTTGCCAACCAATGCAAATCGTGAATGCGCCTTTGTCATAAAACCATTCAATTGTGTAGCCGGCCTTCAAAAGCGCATCGATCAACTGGCCTGTGATGAGAAGTTCCATGGATTGTGGTGGATTCTGGATAGCGTAACTTACTCTGTATGAAATGTTGTCAAGCATCGCCATGTTGGCTTTCTGCACACTTTCTGAAATATCTCCAAGCAAACGCTCAACTTCTTGTTGAATCGTGCCCTGCCTATCGGGCGCAACAAGATCCGCCGCCAATGTTAACGTGTAATGTGGTCCTCCCTCCATCATATATTTGGGGGAAACCTGCGGTTTCCCCCTAACCCCCCATCCCTTTTTCTATACGAATTTTATGGACGTTACACGAGGGGAAGAGGGGCTTGGGGCCGAGCGGAGCTCGGCGCAGGTTCCTCCCCATTTGAAGGAAGCTTTTAGTATATCCCATGGCGCTGTCGACAGATGACCTTGTGAGGCTCGGTGAGGAAGAGGAGGTGCATGTTGCAATTGACAATACGATGTGCCCATCGTGCGGAGTGTCATATGCCAACGACAATGATCGCCTTGTCTGTCCGAAATGTGGCAAAGTTAACAAGGATGTGACGGTGTGCGATGAGCATCCTCCACAAACATGCACAACTGCGTCGGTTCGCGCATATGGCCCAAATGCACCAAGTATCAGAAAGATTCTTGCAAGTGAGTCTGTGATCAACGATTACAAGGATCGCAACGACGTTGCCAAATATCCATTTGACGCAGATATCTTAGTGTCCGCAAGTAAGCTTTACGACAAAGTGAAAGAAACTAAAACATCGACCAGCATGCGCAAAGAGCTCATGGCGGCATGTCTGTCATGGGCATGCAAAACTGCACACAAGGCACGACCAGACGCAGAAATCGCAGGTTTTATCGGCCTGCAGACAAGTACTCTAACGGCAGGTAATGCGATCCTGATGGATCTCCACATCAAGGGAATCATCGTCGCGTTTCCAAACTACAATCCGTCTGCAGACTATACCAACCTCCTCATGGAACGCATTCCGGTCGACAAAAAATATGCTCCGTTTACGATGTCTGTTTTGATGCGTGCAGAGGAACTTGGAGTCGGTCAGGATTCTGGCGCACTCGCGAGATGCGCTGGCTCGCTGTGGATCACAAACGAGACGTTCGTACTTGCCATCCCGATGGAGACGTTCGAAGCACATGTTCGCAAACAGACAATCATGAAATTTGTCAACAACATCCTCCGCTACAAATCTCACTTTGTTCCGCTGTACGCAGCGTTTATTCAAGCAAAGCCAAAACCATCGGATTAAGAATGGTCTGTTTTTGGACGGATGGGGTTCCACTCTCAATGATGACACTATCGATCAGCACTCTCGCAAGGCGTGTACGAAGCTCCAAAGGCTCCGCAGCGGGAGGCGCATATTCCATCGTGAACATGCCGAACTTCCCAACAAGGTCGGCGAGATTTTTGTGTCCCATATTGATGTACCATTTTGCTTTTTTTGTGATCGTTCCACCGAATACGACGATCGGCATCTTCTTGAATTTCGTGTCAAAGACGCTCAGTATGTGTGTGTTCGGCATGAATCTCTCCGGCACGGCATTCAACACAAACCACGTTACGATCGCACATGCCATTGTCCGTATCGTCGCCCACAGGTCAACTGCCCTCCGAATGAATTCCTGCATGATATATACCTATGGCCGAAGAGGACCCATTTGATGACCAAGAGGCCGACGTGGAGGGCGGAGATGAAGCCCCCGACGTGGCCGCCGACACCAATGATCCCACAGGAGATGCCGACGCCGAGGCTGCCGAAGTTGAAGCCCCCGAAGTAGCCGAGGACGCCGACGAAGATGAAGGCGATCTCGCTGATGAGTTCAAAATTCCATGTTCCATGCCAGGAACGGAGCACGTAACATTCATCACAGGAGACGATCGTATCACACCGATACGCATGTCAAAATATGAATACTGCAGGATTGTTGGAACGCGTGCACAACAAATCTCAACAGGGAGTGAAGCGTTCTGCGATTGTGGCCCATATGCAACACCGCGTGAAGTGGCAGAATCTGAGCTACGTGCAAAAAAATGTCCATTCAAAGTCGTACGTCCCTATGGGAACGTCGCAGAGGTCTGGAGTGCAAATGAAATGATTCTTCCCTCAGGGGGCAGCATGGCACCATCACCGGCATCTGGCGAAGCCAAAGTGCCATCATCAAAAGAGGTGTCGGCACCCCTATCAAAGTGATCACCGCATGACCGAAGTTTATTTTTTGCCACTTCCACACAGGGATCCAGCGGGGCCAGCGGGCTATTCCGTTTATCTTTCTCGCCTAGCATCTTTCGCGGGTCCGAAGGACCCGCAAGAAAGAGGCTATTCGTTGCGGAATGTGCCTTGCATGTGTGGGCGATGGACGCTGCGTGTGCCGTGCATGGTGGCCCTGAATGGCGCAGTCTCTTCCGATACGATTGCGCCTCCAAATTCTCCAACCCGACTTGCTGGCGCGGTTGGCGCATTCACACCAACATATGTTGGAACTGCAGCGAAGTTGTCTTCGGTAAATGGCCTGTTTTCGGTTTGCCAGTTTTGTGCCAGTGGGTCGTTTGCGATGATTGGATGTCCATATTGGTCCTGTTGGTGTGGCGTCGTGAAATCGCCATATGCGACCTGACTAACGCGATGTCCGCCTTCTGGAATTGTTGGACGATAAGCGGTCGCTGCGACAAATGATTCGCCATTCATGTGGAATTCAACTTGTTTGCCTGATTGTGAGATGAATGGCACGGAACGTCTCATTGTTGTGATGGCAGTAGCGTCAGCGTTGCCTCCAACGAGCGCGAGTTCCTCAACCATATGCTTGTGAATGGCGGTTGGATCTTTACTAAACAGAGCGGCTTTTACTCCGGTTCCAACAAGAGACTCGGCGTGCTCGGCGTCACCCGTGACGCCTTCGATGCCGGCACCTGTCTCAGCGATTATTGGGTTACTGCGGGTGTCCCCGTGCAGCCCGTCCTCCATCGAGATCGAAGCCTGTTCTGCGGCGAGCCGTTTTAATGTGGATGGACGTATTGCGCTGTGTGTTGGGACCGCACTGAATGGTTCGTTTGGATCGATGGTTGCGATCACTTTCTTGATGGCCATCTCAACATCAGCAATTGCTGGGCGTGACACATTTCCACATTGCAAAGTGCTGGTCATGTCGGCTTCCGCCATGGCTGCATCATGTCTCAGCGCTTCAGGAATGCCAGGTTGACTATAAGCCGTTCCAGCAAATCCCTCATCAAAGTCCATGTCAAGACGGGCACGTGGAATCGCGGAGGCAATCACATAATCTTGTGCCGTTCCTCGCACGCCTGGTGTACTTTCTTTGTATTTCTCACTCATGAGAACTTCCTGTGTCGATGACGTCAGGTGGCGCGCCCTGTCCGGAATGAAAGCAATTGAAGATGGGCCAGAGAATTGGTTGTCATCTGGCCAAATGTGGGTGTTCTTCATCCATTGCTTAAACTTCAGGTGATCGCGCTCAACGGACTTTCCAGTCGGAACGTCAGAGATCTGAACTGGGTTGTCTCCGGTACGCATGTCGGCAGTTAAAGCGTGGCGGCGCGCATACGTCTGATCACGAAACTTGGACCAATCGACAGTCATGTTTTCACCTGGTTCCATGTCGCCTGTGAAGGTATCAGAGTGATCGGGTTTACTTCCTTTGGAGCGCGTACCGCTGTCTCCGTGCAACAAATTAAGAAGTCCATACGTCTCACCAGAATGCCAGTGTGGAAATTCATTTCCGCCATCGATGCCCATCCATGGAACGTTATTATCGCGTTCCACTGGTAAATCGTATTCTGGATTTGCCATCACTCGTCTCTGAAAATCATCAACCATCGATGGATAATCGCCAGTAACGGACGTTGGCGTCTGTTCCAACTTCCTCGCAACCAACTTATCAATAACTTTGCTACGCGATGGTTTACCGAACCTGCTAAAGATCGACATTCTATACAGACAGAAAACTTCTTTCTCAGCTTCTTTCTAATCTGGCCTCGCTGCGCTCGCCGGGGGGCTGCGGCGGCAGCGATTCTCCAAGTATAGATGATTCCAGTGATCACGCATTCGAACATCCTGTTTCTTCCGGGGACACGTCGTGCAGATTACATGTCGCCTGAGAAACAGGTTGAGAAGCGCGCACTTGAGACGTTTGAAACGGACGACACTCCAATGCGTGCAGAGTACGACAAAATCCCAAGATATTTCTCTGGACTTCAGACATGGCCAAAATCAATGAATCTTCGATGTTGGTGGTGCACGCTGCAGTTTGGTGGCACTCCACTGTTCATGCCTGAGAGGTTTTACGACGCCGACGGCCATCCTCGCATTGATGTTACCGGCGCGTTTTGTTCTTTCCCATGCCTCGTTGGATATGTCAATCAGCTGCACAAAGCCGACAAGACTCGCCGCCAACAGATGTGTGAACACATCAAACGTCTTTTCAAGATCATGACAGGAAAAACAATGTACTACATGGATGCTGCGCCAGACAAGTCAAAACTTAATATCTATGGCGGCCCGATGTCCATAGAGGACTACGTGGCAGAACTAAGGAAAATGGAAAACATGTTTTCAAGTACGATCGTCGCGCCAGACCTCGACGGAAGGGCTCCGTTAAATATAGTATGAACTCCGATAAAGCGTCTCTCCTTGGTTTGAGCAGTCTCCTCAATCCATCACTAATCGAGAATGAGAGAAAAGCGCAGGAACTGGAGAAATCAATAATCAATGTCACACAAAATAGGCCCAATGGGCAATCTGTCGATGCACTGTTTGCAAAGGAAATAGACAAAATGGGTGCGTCTCGCTCAACTTTACCATTTCTTGCGGCGATCGGCGCACAGCCGGGTCAAGTGCCAACAGTTGGATTCCAGGCGGCACCAAAAGTCACACCATGGCCGGCGGCCGTTCCAACGGCTTCGGCTGCGCCAGCTGCGGCTCCATGGACAATGCCGACAGCGACGCCATCGGCCATGCCGTCGGCCCCGCCATGGGGATTGACGCCTCCGATGATGCTCACACAACCACCGTATGGAGGTGTTCAAGTGTCCCAACAGACAAATGCCCCACCAGTGATTCCACCGGCACCAATCCCACAACTGTTTCCACAGTTTCAGACACCGCCCGCATATGCGACCCCACCATTCGTGCCAGAGAATCGGGGACAATCATTTGTCCAACGTGAAGAACTCAAACGTCTTAAGGAGCGTGCCGCAAAGATCAGGGATGCGAACTACATGCGAACCACTCTTGAAAATAAAAAACAGGACGTGTCAACAATGCCTGTCGCAAATGAGCGCATGTCGGATGATGAGCTCGATCGATTACACGCAACCATTGAGCCGTATTACACGCTGATCGCCAACAGTGACAGTGGAAGAGATCTCTTTATGTGCGTCGCAGAAGGGATGGAGAATTTCGTCGATGGACGATCTGTCTATCTCAACAAATGGCAACCATCGATGGTTGGATGGTCTAAAACTGCCTCATATCAACTGAATTCCATGAAACGCGAAACTGCGCTCATCGCACAAGATTTCATCGACAAACTTGGAGGTGGTCCACTGGCAACCGTCATGGTCCGCTTGGGAAGCAGCGCCATCCTTCATCTCCTCACTGAAAGTAAGAAAGTTGCTGCAGGCGGTGATAAAGAACTTGCCAACGACCTTCTTGCCGTCACCGACGACCCCTGAGCTTCTTTTCTTCGCCCGCTTCGCGGGCTCGAAAGAAGCTAGGCAAGAAAGACATGGCAGTGCGCTCCCCCACCCCCTGGCTGAAATCCGGGAGATCATCCATATTCTTTCTTGCCGAGCGTCTTTCGTAAACCCAAAGGGTTCACAAGAAAGAAGCTTTGAATATACAGAATGGAAGAGATCCGTAAATATTTAAATGAGGCGCCGAGGCCGTACCACAAAGTGTACGAACTCGGGGCCGCAATTGTTCTTGGTGCAACTCCATGGATGCTTGTTGATGAAGCCGTCAGAAAGAAACATCTTGGCGGTGCCGACAATGGCATAGACGCCATGTCCATCGGCAATGAAATATCATATCAGATGAAATGTTACACCGAGACAACCGTCACATGGCGGTCGATCTCGACGTTCATCGGACTTTCCTTGCTGATGAATGCGATCCCATGTATCGTCTGTCTCCCTGAGACAAAGATAGCAAAAAAACTTCATGGGGAAATTCTGAACGGATACATTCGCATTGAACGCGTCAGCTACGAGCAGGCATGCAACAAACTTCGTGACTTCGGCATAACCGACCTGCCACCGATGCCGGACAAGAAAAAAGCTGGTCACTGCTGCACGATGCTTTAGAGGTATCCATACAAAACTAGGAGGTCGCCCACAACAAATAGTAAGACGAGGATAATGCCTTGCGTTGCAACCCCTTTGAATGAGACACCGCCGGATGGAGTCGTGGTGCCTGGCACATAACTGAGAACATGCTTTGCAAACAAATCAGTGTTGATTATGATGAACAGAACGAACAGGATGACCAACGATTCTATTCTTATTTTTTCCTGTCCGCCGATCTCTTCGAGACTCTGTGTCGACATCTTATATGTACCAAAAAATATCTTCTCCAGCTGCCACGCAGTGCGATCGCCATCGTGGGATGTCTTTCTTGCTCTAGCGTCGCACGGCATCCGGGGGGCCTTTCACTGTGATGAGGGATGGGTTGTCGTCGAATATTTTCTTGATGCACTGACTCACGACAAGTGCAGCGCTGTATGATGGTGCGCCGAGGAATATGAATTTTCCACTTGCGAACATGTTCACACAGATCTTTCTGCCGTCGCCTGCGTCGAAGCATGCGAATGTGCGTGCCTTGTCGTAGTCGTGATACGCACTTCGTGCGGGTGGTCCAACCTTGTTCACAAGATCCGTTAGCATCGGGAGTCTTATGATGTAGTTGTCGGTGCTCGCAGAATTGTGTTTGTCGTAGTGGTCGAATGCCGTCCCATTGTCACGATGGGCGAGACTCGCAGGGAGCATCATTTGTTTGAAGTCACACATTGCATGTGTAAATGCATCGACTGCAACAACGCTTCCCGTGCACTTGCTCAGGAAACATGCAAGCGACTCGATTGCGAGTTTCGCTGATTTCACGTTTCCACGGAGTGCTCCTGGGATTTCGTACTTGCCATTTGGGAACACGTGAACCACATATCCACTGTCGTCCAAATCAGATGGCAGGATGAAAGATATCAGTCCATTTAACGTGATGCCAGATCCTTGTGCGCGGCGCACTGGATGCTTTGGCGGTGCTTTAACTTTTGGTGTGTAACATGGATCGTACTCACGGTAGAAATTGCTTTCAACACCGTAAATACTGACGTGACATTGCTCCGCGTTTTTGAGTGCAAATAGATGCGCATCTTTCGCACTATCAAACGCGAGCCCGCTGAAATACCCACTGATCGTAAACGTCGTCGGCAAAAGCGCGGTTAATTCAAACTTTTCCATGTCCACTATACTAAGGGCTTCTTTCAAACGCGGGCCTTCGGCACGCAAATGACACGCAGTGAGGCAAGAAAGAGCTTCTTTCAAAGTTGGACCGCTTCGCTCGGCAACACGGCGAAGCCGGCTCGGCAAGAAAGGGCAATGAGGAGCACGACTGAGGAGCACGACTGAGGAGCACGACTGAAACGCACGCGCCGGATAGAAAAAATGTATGGGACGCCCCAATGTCTCACAGGATCTCGGCCAGGGGGCGCGCAGCTTCTCGGTTTATTCTTTCTTGCCTAGCTTCTTTCCGAGCCGAGCGGAGCGAGGCTCGACGAGAAAGAAGCTGTGAGGTGTTCCGTGCTGGACCTGTGCAGATTGTAATGATCGATAACATTTTCAAGATGCGATTCGAGGAAACGGCCGAGCAATGGATTGTTGATGTCGGCAACAAGAAGATCGATGTACAATTTGAGCTTGTCTGCGGGCAACACAACTTTGTGCTTGTGGCAGTACGATGAGTCCAATGATGCGCATGGAATCATGATGTTTGGAAACTCCGTCGGTACCTCCTCCGACACATGTACGAATTCCTTGCACATTGTTTCTATGCGCTTACGGACATCGCCGGAGTGCTGAGGCTCCCCGCCGGATCCAGAGGGGAGTCCCCCGGCGAGTTCGTCGAGAACGTACATGTCGAATCTGAATACGCGTGTCCCGATCGTCTCAAGTATCTTGTCGACATTGCCATCGAAACGGACATACATGTCTTTTATTATTGTGACGTCTGCAGGAGTGAGCGTCGCATTCAGCGTATCAAACAGGGCATTGAGTTCTCCATTCTTCTTGTATGCATGAAACATGTTTGTGATCTTCGTGCGCATCTGCGTGTTCTTAAACTGATGCAGATAATACACAAACTCCATGACAAATAGATTGTACAGGTAATTTGTGTGAAAGCCGGTCACTGCCATCTTCTTGATACGCGCATCCTCAGGTGCATCATTGCGAATGATGGCCGCGTTGAGCTCCATCGGATCATATGACAGCTCGTGCACCGCAGGGCCGCCACGGGGGGTGGAACCAGTCCCGCCCTTGCCATCGTCCGCTTTGAAATAGATATTGTATGGGCGCGCATCGATGTTCACTGTGTACCCAATCACCTTCCCTCCAAATGAGAGCAGCTTGGACGTGTCGACAAAATGGCCAAGTCTAGAAATTCTTTTAAGCATTTCATCGACGGCATGCCGTTTCACCTTCTCTGCAACTGGATCATACGCAGCAACAACACCATCATTGACACGCATGTAATCAATCGGCATGAACGTAAGACCGGGGGTCCCCATATCAACAATCGCACCATAACAAACGTTATCACGATCAACAAACTTCTTTTTTATCGTACCGATATCATTTGCAACACCGATGTCAAGCATCTTGTGGAGGACAAGCTGTCTCAGAGGTCCAATTATGCCGCCTGGGCGGCTGTGCCCACCGGTGCGAATTCGGACTCTGTGGTCTCCGCTAGGGGGGGCGGGGGAGCGCAGCTCCCCCGGTTGGAGTTTAGATATAATGTGGCCAGTTTTGTAGAAGTCATCTGGGTCAAGCTCATACACGGGATACCAATTACCCTCAACTTTGCAGATAAGTAACATGCGTGAATACAGCGCTTCCGGATAAATGCTTATGCCACCTTCCCCAACTGTGACAATAAAAACATTATAGAAACGCGGTGCGATGTCCATGATCAAATCGAACCAGTGTGGAAACCGCAACTCCAGAGAGCCTTGTCCACTGAATAACTCCTTGAGGGTGTTTGTGAATTTCTTCACATCGCCAAACCATATTGGCAATTCCCCACGCAAGACGTGCGTGTACACGGGTGTGATTTTTTTACACATGTCAGTGATGAAGTCGAGGGGCGCCATGTCGAGTGCGTTTGCGAGTGCAAATACGTATCCGATGTGATGAACAGTTGAGATGCTTTGTGGAACGCCCATGAGATAAAACTGTCCGAGCAACGACACAAATGGAGGTGGTTTGGAAACTCTGCCAGGAAGGATAATTTTACCAAATTGGAGCACGTGATGCAGCGGATGATGTGGATCAGTCGGACGTTCAGATTGCTCAACATATGTGAAGCTCTTCAGGCATGTGTTGAAAATCTCCTCATAACGGGTGGATGTGCCTTGTCGTTTTCTGCAGCATGGAAGGCAATAACCAAGTGGGTGTTTACCGGTGATGAAGCCGAGCTCTTGGTATCGCGGATCTGGACATCCATAATATGCTGGTTCGTTGTATGTGAAATTGTGGTATTTAACTAACTTAGAAACTTCTTTTTTCGACAACAGTTCAAGCTCATCTGCAGAGAAGATGACGGGTTGTTTGGTCTCTTGGCACAGAATTGAATAAACGACTTTGCTTCCATACTTCTTCAGATTGTACAGATTGGGATCATGTTCCTGCAGTTTCCGAAGCTTCTTTATGTCGACATGGCGCAAATCACGTGTGGCGGCGCCAAGTCCAAGTTGTTTAATAATCAGGTAAACAAATCTCGTGACAGTGAACAGGTCCGTCTCACCAACATTGTCGACATCGAATCTCAGTGATGAAATGCGTCGATATGCGTTGATGCGTTTACCACAGTAAATTTGTGCCCAGCGAGCGCGCACAGATGGATCGATCCAATGGAGATAATAATTTGTCAGTGATGGAAGTGCTCTATCGATTGCAAACAGATTGTAGTCGATCATCCCTTTCTTGAATTCCATCTTGACATTGGCAGATGTCTCGGACTTGATGTCGATGATGTCGGCATCGTTGTACCTGCGCATCAGTGCGACGAACGATTTAAACTGTTGTTCATTGAAGGGATGATGCCAGATGATATTGGCATTCAGATCCCGAAACTTCAGTGTGTCTTTGTCGGCAATGAGAAGGTCTTCATAGTTCTTTATGTGACGTGACTTGGAGTTGATCCATTTGATGAGCGGATTGACACGTGCATCGAAGATCTTCATGATCGTCTTGAACACGATGCCATCTTCGTCATACCACCAACAATACAAACTGTATCCCCAATGTGTGATACTGAGTATGATGTGGCCAGAGTGTTTTTCTATCGGCAGCGAGATGATGAACACAATTCCACCATCTGCTTGGACCACGTACTCAATGTCCGATGGGATCGATGGGATCTTGTCGGCACCGATGTACCTCTTGACGATTGGTCCATCAGGCATGTACACAGACACCTGTACAATGTCGTGCGTGCATGTGAACATGTCGAACAGAATGAAAAACTCAATGTTATTTGTCGATTGCACACGGCAATGCGCTTTTGTGATGGATATTTCAAGATCACGAGTTGGGACTCCTGAGTGCAACTGTTCCATGATCACATCTTGATCTTTGAGGATCGTCTGCTGTTTGGAGACGTCAGGACACCACACAGGAAATTGTTTAGGAAACAGTGCCGGCGTAACCACAAGGCTTTTGAACATGTCACGTGTTACCCATGGCCAAAACTTCATCACAAGCCCAAAGTAAAACATGTCCATCGTGAATGTGTCATTGATGTGCTTTATGAGATCTATTCTCAGTGGGTTGATGACGGCCTGCAGGTCAAGCATGAAAATGTGGTGCTTCAGCCCATAAAGGAAATCTCCAATTCGGATGAACTGCTCCTTCGAATAGACCTTAATGTTGTCTCTGTTTTCGTACAGAAACTTATCTATCGGCAGACCAAACAATGTCACGGGGGCATCCTTGTTGGAATCAGCGTGCCGGCCATGACCCTCGCCCTTCTTGACTGCAGCCTGCAGCTCCCCGGGAGGTGTATATGTAGTTTTGTATACGCCAGTGTCTCCTACGGACAATACATATGGGACAACGCCCATCGCAAACAGATGTTGTCTCCACGGCTCTATTCCAAGTGAAACATGTATCCGTCGTCTGAGATCATAGAAATTATCCTCTGGATACACAACTGCCGGGACGTATTTCGGTGGTGGCGGCTCAGCAGATGACGCCTGTGACGTCGGCGACGCCTGCGGCGCTTGCGACATCGTGTCCGGGTCAAGATCCTTTTCTGTTATTTCTCCACCGCCAGTCTTGTGCCTAACCTTGGCTCCCGCAAACCACGTGTTGGTGGTTGTCTTGTTGAGAATGTCGATGATTGTGAGTCGTAATGGCTCCTTGACAAACGGATTTTCCATGTCTGTATATATGACAGTCATTAACGTTATTCTCATTTTGGTGCTAATTTACGTGCTCGTTTGGCCACGAATACGAGAGCGCTTTTCAACGGAACGATTGAAAGACGCAAATGGATTCTCATTCTTGGTTCAAGGCGGATTTGCTGACAAACAAGCCGGCTTGAAAATCTTAAGTGGCGTGAACGAGTTTAATATCAATGTCATAAGATACCTTCGTAACAAATACGTAAGAGACGATGGCAGGGAGGCATCCGATTTGCCAAATTCAGCATATCGCGCATCGCTTGTTAAGAATCTGATGGACCGATACGACATGGACAATCTCATAGAGGTTAATCCGACAAATGATGAGAAACAGACGGCCTATTCCCGCAATAAAGGCGAAGAGATGGGTCTTTGCATGAGATCAAAGATGGGGTTTGGGCTTCACCCAATGCCCATCCTTTATTTCGTTTCACTTCACGAACTCGCACACATGGCAATAAACGAATATGGTCATACCGATGGATTCTGGGCAACATTCCAATGGCTAATGCGCGAGGCGATAGCATCCGGCTTACTGGAGGAAAATTCCATACCGGCAAATGGATTTGAGTATTGTGGAATCAACGTTTCATACAATCCACTTTATGATAGTAACCTTGCCGCCATCTGAGAGCTTCTTTCTCGTCGAGCCGCTTGGCTCGGCATGACACGCAGTGAGGCAAGAAAGAAATTCTTTTTTGGCTAGGGGGTGCGGGGGAGCGCAGCTCCCCCGGTTTGAAGTATAGACACTGTCAGGCGACAAACATGGCACGTAAAGCAGCAGACAAACTGGAAATCGGCGATTCTTGGTATTATCCGTTGTTCGAATCTCCCCATCATGGCGTCGTTTTGCACAGCAATGAGGTTGATAAATTTCCAATCAGATCGGAATTTGTCGACAGCACGAACTGGAACAGAACCAGCGATTGCGCCCCCCCTTTCTCGCCTAGCATCTTTCGAGCCGAGCGAAGCGAGGCTCGGAAAGAGGCTTTCTACTTCCGTCCAGTTGATGTTCTCGATACGCAAAATTGGTCTGGCGGTGAGCCGCGATACCGACTTACCCTTGTTGGTGTGACGCCCAGTGGTGAGAAAGTTATCGTCCATGTCGATGGTATCGATGTTAGTTTTGACATCCGTTTGACGGATGGCATGACTAAAGAGACCCTGCAAAAACAGATCACTGGCATCAACGCTCCCTCCGTAGATGACGGTTCCACCGACGCTGACACCGGAGCAGGTGTCAAGCGTGTGGCTGTGCCATCGCGTCTCGAATGGGTGAAGCTCAAACCATTTGACCACTTCACAATCGATCCAACCGATTTCCTACGTGTCCATTTCTGTAATCCGCGCGATGCACGTGACTTCATGAACAAGATTCGTCCACATTTCTCAATTTGGAACGATGATGTCCAATCCGACGAATACAGCAGACGTGTCGGAAGAGAGCACGACATTTCATACAATCAATGGAACGTTGTCTCAAACTACATTGTCAAGACGACTCGCCTCAAACCCATCGCTCCATATGAGCTGAGAGTTCCAGAAATCGTCGTTGATGTGAGTGACATCCACACATTGCCGGAGACTACCGGTGCAGATGGGGTCGCCGGTGCGTATCCGCGCACCGACAGAACAATTGTCCAAACTTGGGATACGGAAACGTATTCTCCTGGTGGGATCGAGAGAGGCGCTCCGCAGCCTGAGCGTCCAGAGGATCACATCTTCACGGCCTGCATGTCATGGCACTTCGTCGGTTCGAAGAAAGCACTGTTTGGCGTGTCACTCGTCGTCAAAGATGCGCCGGCTCGTCCAGATTGTCTGATGATTGTCTGCAAAGACGAAGATGATCTGATTGCGACATATGGGGTATTGTTTGCGCGCATGAAGCCAGATTACACGCTTGGCTTTAATGATGCCACGTATGATATCAACTTCCTCTTGACGAGAGCGTATCAACATGGGCTCCTTATGCAGTTGCGTTCCGACATGTCCGTGCTTGCAGTTCCCAAAACAGAGACCCCAGATGTTATCTTGTCTCGCACCTGCCGTCTGTTGCGCATCAAAGTCGATCCGACAGGCCGTCGCCGCGAAGGCAAGTACTTCCTCTGTGGTGGGTTCATCCCAATTGACATGATGGTCATGTTGGAAAGAAAATTCCCAAAGAACAATAGTATGCGTGGTGAGGGTGGCCTCAACTACTTCCTCAAAACCAGCGAGCTCAAAGGCAAGATCGACATGCCGATCGATACGATGTTTAAGTTGTTCGAAGAGGGTGCTGGAAAGGACATCTCGGACATTGCGAGCTACTGTCTTGTTGACGCTTTCAGCTGTCAAAACCTGCAATTGAAGCACAATTTCATCAGCACGTTCCGACAGGAATGTAGTTTCGTCAACATCCCACTTGCGGATGGTGTGTACCGTGCCGGCAGCTCAAAAGTTCTGAGCGCACTTGCGCGCGTGTATTTCACTGAGGGATACGCCCTGCAGGTTGGTGCACGATCTGTACCTGGTGCCGAAAAGGTGCTCGAAGATGGATTCCATGTTCCCATCATAAAGACGATGTCTCGCGAAGGTGTTAGAGAAGACAATAAAATCCACTTTCAGGGTGGGCACGTCTTTGAGCCCGTGATTGGCCTTCATTGGGAACCAGTCAGCTGTTGGGACTGCGCATCTCTGTATCCATCTGCAATGAAAGCGTTCTGCATGTCAAAAGAGCGCCAGACATTTGACGAGGCCGAAGCCGTCCATTTCAGGGAACTTGGGTATCGTGTCCATGAACATATCATCGGCATCCTCAAATCAAAAGACGATCCAACTGTTATTCACGAACTCAAGGGATGGACAATTGGGTATAAACCACTTCTCAACCCCGATGGCACATTGAAGCGCGCTGCAGATGGCAGCATCATGCACGACATGACGGACCTCGGCGTCGCTGGGCGTCTCGTTGACATCCTTGCCGGACAACGAAAAGCTGCACAAAAAAGCATGAAGGAGATCAAGAAACGCATGGAGGAACGCGTTGCTGCCGATCCTTCGTTTGCCCGCACGGAAGAATATGCCAACATGGACTTTGCAAAACACGAGTTTGACATCCGACAGAATGCTTGCAAGGTTCTCATGAATTCCTTCTATGGATCACTGGGAATGCAAGAGTTCTGGTGTTACTCCACGCTGATCGCGGCAGGCATCACAAGCATGGGCAGAAAGACCATCTTGCACATCGCAGAAACAGCTCGCGCGCACGGTTGGTTCATCGACTACGGAGACACCGATTCCATCTTTGTTGAACTGAAACTCCCCGCACCCACAATGGCCGAGGCTGGCACGGATGCGCCTGTCTGCGCGCTCGCATCCATCGTGAGGGCATGGGAAGAAAAACCACAATTTGTGACGGATGTGATTGCTGATGCAGTTGGGAAAGAACTTTCTGGCGGAAAGGCTGTGCTGGTCGGAGGCTCGGCCGCACCCGACATCGAATTCGCACGTCCCGACAAACCAAGTATCCTCCTGTCGGCACTGCTCACGGAGCAACCCCAACTCCATAGATTTGTTGCGTACGCGATGCAAGCGGAGAACGCGCCCCGTCCTGTGGACGGTCCCGTTCAAGCTTTGCAAGCGATGTCGCCACCAGACAGGTTGTTGGCTGTCCGCATGATGCATGCAGCTGGATTTGCACTCGCAACGCGTGACACCATCATGATCAATGAATCCCTCGAGAGATTCACTGGGACAAAACAAATCTATGTGAAACTCGAATGCACATTGCAACCGATCAATTTCTGCAGGAAGAAGTCGTATCTGGCGTTACAGCACGATCCGCACACGAACTTCGACTTCCGCACGAACGAGTCATACAAAGATGGTCTTGTCTCACTCGATTATGAGAAGCATTTCAAGAAAGTGTTCATGATTAAGGGACTCGAATGCATTCGCATGAACTGTCCAAGAATCACGAAAAAGATTCTCTTCGACATGGTGTCTGCACTTTGTGATTACGCAAACATCGGGCGTGACACACGTGCCATCATCGAGGACAGATACAAGGCGATCTTTGTTGAGAAGTGGCCAATCGAGTACTTCACGCGAAGCGCAAAATATCGTCCCGAAAAGGACAACAAGATGGTTCAAACATTCGTCCATCGTATGGAGAGAATCTGCAAAGAGGATGCCAGCAAGAGACAGATGTTCGAACCACCTCATGCAGGCGAGCGTTTTGAGTATGTGGTCGTCTGTAAGGGAAATGAGCTCGATCTCGGCGGGCGTACCATCACCGCATCTGTCGGCGACAAAGCAGAGTTTGTTCACATTGCAACACATTTCAATTATGCTATCGACATGGCTTATTACGTCAACAACGGCATCGCTGGCGCCATCGCACCATTACTTATCGACTACTTCACCGGGGGAGGCCCTTCGCATGAATCCGCCGCGGGGGAGCCCCCCACTGATGATGTCGCATTGAAAAGCGCAGCTGTCTATCTGCGTAACATTGCGAAACAGATTTCAGGTGGTAAGACTCGCACACAGAAATTAGAACAGAAGGAGGTGCAAGGAATATGCTCTGCAGCGAAATGGCGTTTCCAAGAGATTCAAGGCGCCAATGGCGAGATCGTCACAAAGGCATTCGATATCAAAGAACGCATCGACGACATCGACGATTTCCTCAGTCTCATCACGGACATCGCAAAAGACGGAGAGATGTACGATTCATACGGTGATGATTTCATCAATGGTTTCAAGGAATACACGGAGAGCATGGGCAGAGATTTCCAGATCTATGATCTCAATCCATACATCGCGGTCCAGAAGGCATGTGTTAACTACACGAGTTATGTCCCGTTCCGTGAACAGTATTACAGAGAGCAGATTGCAGACATCATGCAGTGGATGAAAGATAATGCACCGATCCTCATGAAAGAGCTTAAGGCGCACACGCGCGCTCTGCAGGATATGATTGTCGGCATGTACACAGCACGCAACAGCGCAGGAACGATTGCTCCGCCGTCGGATGACATGATCACGGAGACGTCGGAGCTGTTCGACACACTTTATGAAAAACTCGCACGCTTGCGCGCACTGCACAGTTGTGTCTTCCAATTGAGATCTATCTCAACTGCAATCGTCCGCCAAAAGATCGGCCATCACGAAGTGTTCACGAACTCCGCGCCAATTGCGCCAATCCATCCAACATCACGCAACGAAGCAATTGATATCTTCGCTGACCGCATGCGCCAAGTTTACGGCTGCATGAAATACCTCTAAATCGGGGGAGCTGCCACCCTTGCTGAGTCCCACAAATCGGAGGGAGACGCCGTATCCGCAAATTGAATTTTTTAGTATACCAATCCACGTGATGTCTGCAGAAAAGAAAACTGAGATTACTCCAGTCTTGACAAAGAGCGGATCTCCGCCAGAGCTGCGGTTGATCCTGGATCATGGGAGTGCGCCGCGCATGCCGTATCATCCACGTGAACGAAGTGAGAAACTATTCACTGTGCATCATGGACAGCGAAAGTTGTTTCTTGCGCTCTTAGATTTCCTCAATGAAACCGTTCAACGCACTGGGAAACGTAACGGAGTGTTTCTGTACGTAGGTGCGGCACCCGGCACCAACATCGCATGGATCGCCAAACATTTCTATCCGGAGTTCGACTATCATCTGTACGATCCGGCACCATTTGCAAAAGCATGTTCCGACAGGAAGAACATCTTCGTGTACAACGAGTTGTTCACAGACAAAGCATGTACCGAATGGGCAAAGAAGTTCGATGGGAGCACCCCGCATGCGAATCCATCAGATGGGCCCGCATCTGCATCGCGTGTGCCGCATATTTTCATGTCCGACATTCGCTACAATGAGTCGACTGCAAAGGGCAAGTTTCATCATACTGACAAACCTGCCGAAGAGGCCGATGACGATATGATCCTTCAGGATGGATGGGTGAGAAAGCTCAAACCTGATCTTGCATCTCTGAAGTTTCGTTGTCCGTGGATTCCAGGAACAATCAAATATTTAGATGGTGAAATTCACCTGCAGGCATATGCACCGCTTTCATCGACAGAAGCGCGCTTGATTGTGGACGACCCAACATCTTTCACCACATACGACAATAAAACATATGAAGATGAGATGTTCTATTTCAACAGCATCGACAGATCTGCAAAACAGTTCGCTCCTGTCATGGCTGGGATCCAGCTCCCATCGCTCGATGAATTCCCAGAAGTTCAAACACAGACCCATAGGGATGCCGGCGCATATGAACGCCTCCATGAATATGTTGTGCTCTATCGATATTGGAAACTCTATGGCCTCGACGACGCGATGGCAAAAAAGTACGCATTTAAAAACATCGCACAGATGAACAAGACACTCGGCGTCACGCCCCGCAAATAGCAGCTTCTTTCAAAGCTGCCTCGCTTCGCTCGGCAGCAAAGAAGCTAGGCAAGAAAGGAAGGCCGGGAAAGCTTTGCGCGCCCCGCAACCCTAGCCGAGATCATGGAAATCGATTCATACAAATGATTCAGGCTGGAAGGATTCTTTTTTCTATTGTCGGCCTGAAATATGGCCGAACGGGAGTGCAGCGGTTTCCATCGTATTCAGCAAGGGGCCACGAGGAGCGCAGCCGCCCCCCTTTCTTGCCTAGCTTCTTTGCTGCCGAGCGAAGCGAGGCAGCTTTGAAAGAAGCTATTTGTTTCTTGTATTTTTTATTTCACGCAGATATAACAATCACAAATGTGGAGCGCATTAATAGTCATCATTGTTCTGATTGTCATGTGGCTTGCCCTCACTGGAAAGTTATGTGGTGTCGTTGATGAGGGAGGAAAACGTGTTGCGAGAGCGTTCAAAGCTCTCGTGTCTAAACCTGAATCATATTGCCCATACAGAGCTCAGATTGAAGCTAAAACCGGCGAACATTTCAGACCAGGTTTTAAGGTAAGGGGTCCTGGGATCGAAGGCTTTCCACCCAGTGCCGTCGCAATGAGTGCCCGCGACGACAAGCTTGGCCCGCCTGCTACATCATACACGAAATCATTTGATAAGATGGCACGTGGCGACATCTATTCCCAATCTGCAATCCACGGCACCTTCACTGAAAGCCCTGGTCAGTTCGAGAACTTCAACGCAGCGCCAAATACTGATTTCGAAGGCGCTCTCGATTATGGTGAGACCCTTGCAAAACGCGCACTCGGTGGTCAGTTCAGCGACATGCAGAAACAGCAGCATGTGTTCGCAAAAGATGCCCGCGCAATCGTCAACACTGGCAAGGAAATCGACGATCACCTCATGAACGCCGATATGTACTATGGCCTCAACATGCACCGTGTCAAGACTGGCCACATTGCCGATGCCCCGGAAGCTCTGTCCCACCCAGAGTTCCGTGTTCTCGACAACATCGCCGAACGCACCTAAAGAAGCTAGGCAAGAAGGAATAATCTTTTTTGGCACGTGTGTCAGAGTTGGGATGTCCTTTCAACAAGGAAAAAAAGATTATTCTTTCTTGCCTCAAGAAAGAAGCTCTCAGCATTTTGAATAGAACACAAGATATGTTTGTTCCGTTGGGGTGAGGTCGGCTGCGGTGAATGACGTGTCATTGAACAGATATGATGCCGTGGCTGGCTTCGCAGCATCGGCTAGCGCCACTGCCGCACTTGGACTCTTTACATTAGTGGCTCTGAGTCCGCGCGCAACATAATGGCCGCCGCCCATGTTGCCGTAGTGCTCGACTTGTGCACATATCTCATAGCGTAAGATGCCTCCATCTTTGCCACCGATCTCCATGTGTGGCGGGAACCACGTCGGTAACTTCTGCTGATATTTATTTGTGAAGATGATGGCAACACACTCTGGGACAGTTGTGAGTTTGTAGCGTCGTTCACACTTTGGGAATCGTTTTTTGCAACTCGGACAGATCCAGTCAGTAAGTTCTTCAATGTGGTCAAGAAGCCAGCCAGTGAAAATCGCTGCACTTTTAGAGTATTCGCCTGCAGACATTTGGAATCTTGGACAGGTAGAAAACGCAATCGACTCTGCCTTGCATTCCGGACAGATGATCGTCTCACGGTATTTGTGATTCAACAAACGATACAACTCAGGCTCGTTCATCATGTCCAAGAGCAGCATGAAAAACTCATCTGAATCTTCCTGCCCTGCACCAAATCGTGTCTGGCATTTGCGTACTGCCATATCTGCAGCAAGATGATTAAGAAATTGTCCAGTGTACTGCATGACAGGCTTTCCGACCAACGCATCATTCACATACTGTTTGTACGACGTGAACAACGCAGACGCATTTGGCACGGGGGGTACGGCCTTGCTGGTGAACAGTTTGTTGACGCCCGACAAGGACGTGAGCGCCTGCACCAAACTATTTAAATAGCAAATCGCACCAGTGTTATTAAATCCGCTCGCTTCTGGAAGGCAATCCATATAATATGGGAATACTTCACGTGAATATGTGAGGTGGACGGTGTCATGTATAGGATGGAATTTTCTATACCATATAGTGAGATCTCACGTGAAGTGTCTGAGAGCCTGGGCAGCTGGTATGACATGGAGCGTGTCCGCGATGCAAAACTATACTATTTCGTTGGTGCTGTCACTGGTGTCTCTGTAACCACTTTTACAAGTTTGCCGGAAGATTAGAATGGGTTGGTGATGTTCTCGTTGAGTTGTAATCAAGTCAGGCGTGTTCTCAGAATGCAGAATCGAGCGCCGTGGGAATGTCATGGGCGACGAGTATGTTCAACATAGCAAGTTTGTGTTCGCCAAGCCTGGCACATGTTTCACGACTGTTTACAAAAACTCCGTCGGATACTCAATCGACGATTATTGCGCAGAGTGCGTTACGTCCTCTGCGGTCATTGACGCTGACGTGTTCGAATACCACGATGTCGGTCAGCAGCCAGATATGCCGATTCGCCTAAACGATGACGGATTTTATCTGTGTGGGGATATCCTCTGTGCCGTGAGCAATCATCGTGTGGTCTTGGTGGCAGCGTTGGTCAAATCGTTCAAGCAGGTATATCTCATAGCCGAGGTGACAAAAAATATCGACAGCGATCCAGGAAACGCAACGTATCCAGCCGTATCGATCATGTCCGTGCGGAAGAGCGATATGTATGTTGCACGTGAAAATATTACGTGGCACGAAGAGATCCTCTGAGACTTCCTCGCAATCCATATTTGGAAAGAGCTTTTTTTGCATCATGGCATGCATGTAGCTCTCATCGTTCTTGGCTATGTGTATCCAGCGAGGATGAGCGTGTATCCAAAAACGCCATCGAATGCGTATTTTGAGAGTTTCACTTTGAACTCGTAGTGCCGACCGACAACGAGGTTTGGAGGATTGGAACGTGCCGTCTTTGGCAATGAGATCCTACAGAACTGGCCTGCAACAGGGATATGTGCCGACTCAACGGTATCCGGTAACTTGCACCACGACTTAATGTTCTCGGCTTCCTTCTGGTCGACCTTGATGATAAGCTTTGCCGTGGCCCCATCCTTCTCCAAAGACGCCACATATGATCCATCGATCTTTCGCATGTATATGCAGCAAAAAAAAGATTTCCTCCTCGTAGTAGCTCCCCCGTTTCAGTTTGCGCTAAATTCGTCGTCGTGGTTTTCGTCGTGCGCATCGTCCTCGACAAAGTTGGCGGCTTCGCCACGCTCTTCTGGTTTGCGGTACCGCTCGTTGCCAACGTATTCGGTAAGATCAGGTCTGATGAGGGAGTGCCCATGCGCAACAAGTGAACGCGTGATGGTGGTGTCGCGCATGAGTTTGAAGCGGATCAATCTGTAGAAGTTAGTAACAAAGATGAGGATTCGTGAGAGCGCAGTGTCGAATCGCAACTTGCCCATCACTTGCAATTGGTGATAGTCGTCATGTGTGGCAATTTGCACTTCCTTGACTTGACCACCTTCCATGTAGGTGAGAGACTCAGTACGGGACGCGTTCGCAGGAAGCTCACGACGCTGCGAATGTGAGAACATAGAGGGAACCACGTTGATCGCGTTGGCTGCCGTTATGATGCCGCCGTTGCTATCGGCACCACGGGCGGCTAATTCGGCGTTATCGAGATCGCCCCAGTTTTCTCTGCCCATCGGTGCCTTAACTGTAATGTTGTCCGGATAGTTGGTCTGTGCGTCCGCCTGGTTGGCGATATTTAGCGTGAATCCCAGCATTGACGGATGCGCATACAATTCATCGAACGACGCAACAGTCCCGTTGAGTTGTGTCCTGATGCATGAGAGAACGGCATCGCGTACATTAGATTGGCCGATCAATTTGAGGTATGTTTTGACAAGTGGGGCGTCCTCAAATCCAGCCATGGCATTGTAATTATTGTTTGGTGCGCCAGCTGCAGGAATGGCATGCGTAAATGTTGCGATCACTCGCAATTCTGCTGCTTTGTTGACCGGTGTGCCGTTCGCATTTTTGCCGCCAGCTTGGGTCTCTTGATCACCGGAGTCGATGGCCCACAATGCAAAACGTCTCCAGAACAATCTTGGCGCCATGCGTACGACCAATGCATCGAGGGCGGCGCGAATGGGTGCGGCAGCATCGGCAGTACCTGTTTCCTCATGTGGCATCCCGAATGGTGATCCGAGGAGCGCTTTCCCATAGAGTTGGTCACTGAGGAATTTAGGACGTCCAAGTGGAAGATTGATCTGGCCTTGGAACATGAGTGCAGCGGCGTGCGAGTAAGTGTTGAAGTCCACTTTGCAGAACGGTTGCAACAAGAGTGCAAGCATTGTCTTAAGACCGGGATTAAATGAATCCTTGCCGTTGAGTTGAAGTTTTTGGACCATGCGCCCGTCCTTTCCGTTGAGGGGCAACGGCGCGAACCAACCAGTGGTGTCGAGGTGGAACATTTCTCGCAACATCTCATCTGCGCAGTATGCCCAGTTGTACAGAGTCGCAAATGGCACTTCGCGTTGCAACACGCTGTGCACATTGATTGGAACCACCTGCAGAGTGATGATGTTCTGGATGCGGATCGTGTCACGCTTGGTGTCTTCCTTGATATCAGCACCGGATGCATGTTTGAGAACTATCTGTTCTTGCAGGATTTGGTGGGAGTCTTGTGTCAGCTGGATAATCTCGTGAATGAGAGATTTCGGCATCACTTGCAGGACAGGCCTGAACTTCAGGTTACCAGCGCGCGTCGCTTCCTTACCCTCCCTATCATCAAACCAGAGAACGTTGCGCTCCTTGTGGAACATCATGTGGCGAAGATTGTCGATGCGCACGACGTGATTTCTTTCCACGTCGCTAGCGAGGTCGACGTTTGCCGGAGCCGGCACGCCAAAGTTTGCCAATATGTCGCTCACATTTTCGCCGACATTCGCGAGAGACGTCGACTCGTTGGCTGCCTTGGTCGCGGCATTCGCTCCGGCTCCGTTTCCAGGGAGCGTTCTTGTTAGTTCAATGTTCGGTGCGATGTCGAATTGTGACCCGATGTCAGACAAAGCGGGGCCATTAACCACGGGAACCGCGCCAAGACTGGCATTGCCAATACGGAATAATCTCACTCCAGCAGGGATAAATGCCAGCATGTCACCGACAACCTGCGAGCGATACATGTATCTGAAGAGCTCGCCAAGGCCGCCGACGATCTGATCGAGAGTCCCTGTGGCGATGAGAGACTTCGCGTCCCATTTGCTTTCTGCGGTCTTTGCGAAACGCGCAAGCCACGGAACCTGATCCAACGTTAATCGTGCAGATCCAGTCAGCACACCTCTCATTCCATATAAATACTTGAACTCATCGGTGCCGTTCTTGAAGATTGGCACGAGCGACCGTGCATCGTCACGAAGGAAATGGATGGCAGATGAGATCGGCATGAATGGATAATGTGAAGAGGACGCTTGATAGTCCTTGATGAACATGTCGTACAATTCCAGGAACTTTGGCTGATCGTTGAGATCGGTTACGACTTTGTCAATGGAATTGATCATTTCGTTACAACCTTGGACGACCTGCTCGAAGATTTTAAGGCCGCTTGCACGGCTATCCGTGACTTGTACATTATCGAGAAATGCCTTGAACAAAGAGGATCGTGCTCTGAGTTGCTCAAACATTGCCTTGAAGTACGGAAGATTGACGCGCATAGATTCTTTCTGGTTTGCGGGAAGGTCACCGAACGATTCCCACACGGAGATCTTGACGTTCGCTTTGTCACGATTTCCAATTGCATTGGCAATCATGGCGGCGATGGATCGGCCGAGGATATGATCAGGCGCGCCGGCCAGGGTGCGCAAGCATGCCCGATTCCGGATAACTCCGTATTTCACGTCGGTTGACATTTCGTCTCCCACGGCAGTTGCCTTCTCACAGACAAAATCACCGGCGGCTGCGGCTGCGGCGCCAGCAACCGGCGAGATAAATCCGGGGAATGTATCCTGGAGCGCTTTGGTCATGTCGGCCATTGCGCCAGAAAGTGCGCCAGTAGAAATCTTTTCGATGAGTGGATAGTAGATACGATGGCTCACGCTGTCGAAGAATTGGCTGAGGAATTTGAACATGATCGCATTGAACTGGAATGCGCATGATTTCAGTTTCGTGAGCGTCTCACCCTTGGGATACAGGGTTCGTGGCACCGACATGTTGTCCTTGTGGACGAGCATCTTGCCCATCGCGTTTCTGGTAAGCAGGGTACCAACGCCATCTGTGAATGCGATGGCGGTATCTGAGACGCCGTTAAACACAAAGTTGTTGATGTGCCAACCATTGGTTCTGATCATGTTTGCGAAATCGCCATGCGGCTGGGTTCCGCCGGTAACAGGTTCCTCCGCAAATTTCTTGATTTTTGGGAGCACGACGTCGTTGAGAGCGCGAACTCGGTTTTGGAAACTCAGATGTTTGCCATGAAGATTTCCAAGATGCGTTTCGTCGGTGCCGCCTTCGGGAAGCTCATCGAACGGCACGTTGAGGAAGTGGTCCATCAGATAATGATCAAGCCAATAGAGAGAACCGAGTCTCCCAGGAAGGATCATAGCGTCCGTTTGTTCCTTGCTGAGTTTGATGCGAAGCCTGTTGAAGACTTCCTTCAGAGAGACGAGCATCGACTGCGCGGTTGCTTTCATGTCGTTTGCGTCGATGACAAGACGATCATCCCAGCGCACTGTCACCAGTTTGCTTGCGGACAGACCAGCGAGAGCTTCAAGAAGGATTTGGGACATAGCCGCATAATCGGTGAGAATGTCAACATATTTATCAACATCCTTCGGAGTGAAACCGGCGAGCGAGTTGTTGGGATCGACCACGTTACCAGCCGCGTCGGTCGCGCCGTTGATGTGGGCCGCGACGGCGTTAACCGCGGCAACCACCGTTGCCATGTGACCGATTCCGATGCCTTTTATTCCGTCGTGTGTGCGCAGAAGTGCGCGCACCAGACGCGTCTGGTTTGGATAAACTTTGTCAAGTTCACCAAGCATGACAGCAATAGAGATGTCGCCAGCTGGGAGTACAATCGTGTGATCATCGGCGGCTGGTGGAGCCCTACGATAGTTGATGATGCCAACTGGTTTGCACATGAGGAGATCTCTCAAAACCGATCTCCAGGTGACGACCATGTCAATGGTTTCGCAATAGTTGGAAACGACTGCCTGGACACCCGTCAGCATGGTTGTGCCCGTCATGAGAACTTCGTGGTACATCATGTCGTAGAGACCAGATGTCAATTTGGAACCGCCGAGAGTTCTGTAGAACTTGGTCATCGTGAGGAACTTGTCTTCGGTGGTCGCGGATTCCTTCAAGCGTTGCTTGAGCGTACTGAGAGAATCTGAGATGTTGTGGCGCTCAATGCCGCGTTCATCCTTCTTTGATGCTCTGACAGTTTCTTTAAGGGTCTTCTGAAATTTATCCCAGAAGTTTTTAACGAGCGCAAAGTCGATGTCGTAGTCGATTCGGAACTTCTTTTTGGCGTCGTTCAACTCAGCGCCGATGGTGTCGGTTGCGGATTCTAACTGCGATGAAGGCGGTTTCGCAAGAGTTTCGTACGGCATGTCCTCACCAGGAAGAATTGGGATATCAGCATACGATCCTTCATTATCGGTGTCCTCGTTGGAAACTTTCGACGATATCTTGCGAGTGATCATTTTGAAGAACGCATCCTTGTCGGTTTTAGTGAATGTGGAGATTCGGTGATTGATGTCGGCAATGAGATCGCGAGCAGCAACGTCGACGACCTGCACACCCTTTTCTGCCTTTGTGCTATCGTAGATGTCATCGAGCATTCCGAAAACCTCTTTGAATTCCTCATCACTGAACGCGCCATCTTTGCTTCGATCCTGCATCTTAACGAAGAACGCATTGACAAGGCGGTCAAATTTGGTACTGTTCTCGGGAAGGATGGCAAACTGGTTCGTCGGAGCATCGCTGACGTCGTGCATGTCAAAGAGCGCACGGTAAAACTCCATGAGGAGCATCATGTGCGTGTAGTACTCAGCGCGCTCTGGATTAAAGCCGGCCTTGATTTCACGGCCACCGAGGATCACACGGGTGGAACTGTAGAATTTGTACGCATCTGGGCGTTCGTGGAAATCGTAGAGATTGAGCACCGCAAATACCTTCGCAACCATTGCTTTGATTGCCACAACCAACAAGTCGAGCGATTGACCGATGTGTTTCTGAAGACCACCAAAATATGCATGTGTCATGAACACACCATATTTGCCGATCCAGTTGGCATCAGCGAGCGCCGCCCGTTTCGCTCTGTCACATGCTATCCTGATCGGAAGGTGTCTCTGGACATGCGCGGCAACCATATTGGTAAGCGCGTTAAGTAAATTCATATCATTACCGAGCACGACAGTACTCAAAAGTGCCAACATACCAACCCTGCATGGATTATTTGCATTCACCAGCAGCGCATTTAATTTAACACCGCCGCCGGCGATCAGATCGGCGTATTGGGCCGCGATGCCACCTAGCAGGTTGGCGATGTTTGCGACAGCGAAATCGGCGATGGCCGCGCCGTTTGCAACCACGGCGGCAACATATTTCACAACCTTTCCAACAGAATCACTGGCGAGCGGATCAGCAGGCGTTGGCGCATTGTTGCCAACCATTGCCTCAATCGGCGCGGAGTAAAAGTTGGCTATTTGGTTGTGGGCATTTGTCATGAACGTGGTCAATGGTCCGGCCAAAGCATCATCGATCGCCTTCACATCGTCAGCTCGCGCGTTGCGTATGGCACGAACGCCCTCGACGCCCGACATTACATCTTTGACGAGGTTTGCACCTGCCACTTTAACCGCTGCGATTGCCGGAGCGTCGAGCGTAAAATCACAGCCGACGCCGATGTCCCCAAGCGCCTTCGCGTTTGCTTCGATATCGCCATTATCCGTGTAATCACCTTCATCCGTCACGCCCTTTCCGAACGTCGATCCGACGCAGATTGATGCGTGCTCGATGAAGTTAACAATGTTTGTGTACATCTGCGCGACGGACATGTACTGTTTTTTGCTTGTGTCAACACCACCAAACTTGCGCCCGATGTTGACAAAGATGCTGATCAAGTTCTTAAGGACGGCGAAGCTCTTGAAGAGCGCGTCAAGATTTTTCTTGATCCCTTCGATCTTTGATGGGGTCGCTGGCATGAATGGATTGCCGAGACTAACCGGAACACCGGCGGGAGCCACCTTTGTGTAAAAGTGGGCGTCCACATCGAAGAGTCCGGATACCTCAACGACGGAGTTAGCGATCGCTGGCGCACCGTGTGTTTGCGTTTTTATGTCTGTTTCTGGGCCAGTTTTAGTTGCCAGGAGGGCATCGAAGTCAAACCCGCTTGGGAACGTCTCAAACAAGTCAACGAGCGCTTTGCCGGTTCTGTCGGTGAATGCGGGTGAGATGACGTGAGTCTCGTCCATCATCGCTTTCAGGTTGCGGACATCATCCGGATTCTTTGCGAGTTGATAAGTTGCGTTCATGAGGTACGCTTCCAACGACTCGAGCGTTCGGAAGAATTCGATCTTTTTGTCGTAGAACCCGGTGATGAAATCCTTTGCAGCGTTGAATTTTGTGCCATCTTCGCCTTCGTTGCTCACATCCTTTTTCTCAGGCACACCACGATCCTTTTTCTCTTCTTTGATGGTGTCGATAGTTTGCGCAACTGCAACGCCGAGCATTCGTGAATAAGATGCCTGATTCGTGATGATCTCTTCGGCAGAGCGGCGGAAGTTCTGTTTGATGCGTGCGAGTTTGATGAAGTCTCTGAATTTGCTTGCGGTGTCAGAGAACTCAGGATTTCTGACGGTGAACGTCGCATTCTCCTTCTCGAACTCTCTCATCTCTTTCTTTGTTTCGTCTGCGATATCCTGTTCGATCTTTGCGGTTGTTTCAACTGCGCCGCCGGAGACGCTTGCGTTCATGCCCCCAGCCTCGCTGTCTTCGTTGCCACCACTTGCCCCAGCGCACATCGGACAACTGGCGGGAGTGTGACTTGCTAATCCAGAGAACCAACATCCACCGCCTCCCATAACGAGATCGCCAGCAGCTGACATCTTCTCAACGAAATTCTCTCCAGCGCCAACTGCGTACTGTTTGGAGAATTGGTCGGCCATCGTGTCGCAGAGAACGACGAGGTCGTGGATCTCTTTGGAGAACCGTTTGAGAATGTCGAAGAGTGGTCTGTACTCGGACATTCCCAAGAGGCGTTCAGTTTGGTCGGAAAGCAATCGCAAGTCGCGAACAAACGCATCGCGTTTGCTCTTTGCTTCGATGGAAACGTTGTAGCCGATGAGCGCATCGACCGCATTGGATTCCGTGAAAACATTGGTGAACTTGGTGCAGACCTCTGCGAACATGTCGAGTTCGGCGGTGAGTGGAATGCCACTGTCAAGTGCTTCGTAGAGTTCCTCCAGAAGTTTCTGGATCGCTCTGATCCCTCTGTTGAGAGATCGTTGCATTTCTTTGCTGATGATGTTCTTCACACGGGAAGCTTTCTTCACTTTGTTGAGAAGCGTGTGCTCAAACTTTCCTCCTGTGGCGGCAGCGCCCGAGGCAGCGCTTCCGCATGACGCTCCGCTCTCCGATGCACCTTCCTTCAGTTTGTCGCGCATGTCGAATGCTTCGAACAGAAGTTTCTTGGCTTCAGAGAATTTAGCGAGGTCTTCAGGTTTGTCCATCGACGACAGTTTCTTTTCAGAAAGCTGCGAGAGTACTTTATCGAGCCCACTGGTTTCGCTGAATTTCTGATACTCCTTCATTGACATGCCAACAGTTTCGAGCGCTTTGTCAACTTTTGCCGCAACAAGTGCAGTGTCGGCAAGACCTGTCAGGAGGACAGCGATGTTATCTGCCATCTCTGGAGATCCTGGAATCTTCGCAGATTCAGGAACCACGCCGATGTCCATCCCGTCCGCTTTAAAGATCCGGCCAAGATCTTTCTCGACAGTCGTCAGCTGCGCTGAGATCAGGTTCTCGAGCTGTTGGATGCGGTTGTTGATTTCTGCTGCAACGCGTTGAACAGAGTTGAGATGAACCTCGAGTTTGACTTTTTCAGAATCTTTGATGTCCATGTCGGTGAAAGCTTTGCGTTCTCTTGCGACCATCGCAGCAAACGTCTTTTCAAGAACCTTGAGAGCTACAATGTTGGAATCGATGCTGTGGATCACATCCAAGAGTTCGGTGTGAAGGCCAACACTCAGCGAGCTGATGATTCCATAGCACTGATCGCAAACACGATCTGAAGAATCTTCAACGTCGATGACGGTAACGCCAAACGTCTGATTGAGAAGATACGCGAGATCTGCACAAAATTTCTTATGTGCCGAGCCATTACCTTTCATGACGCCCTTTCCGCCGAGGAAAGATGGTTTAGGAAGCTTCGCTTTGATTTGATTGATAAGTTTGACGAGATCCGACTCATTTGCGTTGAGTTTCTCAGTGCTGAACGCGTTGATGCCTTTTGCGATTGAACGAATCACCTCCTCCTTTGCACGTCGGTGAGGCGAATCAATATAATTGCGCAATTGCTGCGTAGTGATTCCAAGAGCGCTGTCGGCACCGCCGGTGCATCCGCATCCTCCATTTCGGTTGACAAGCTTCTTGTAAAGGTTGCCTCCGCCAAGAGCACTCGCATTAAAATCCCCGCCACCCCAAACGCCCCCAGCTGTTACAGTCGATTGTGAGGCTCCCATGTAGTATATTTAAAACAAAGTCTTTTCCGCCCGTAAATATAGTCTGTTTTCATGTCGAAGAAATCTAAATCCAGTGGACTAGCATCCTGTTCTATCGGAACGTTTATCCGCGAAACTGATCCTGAACTGCTTGAGATGTTCGATGATCTCTGCCTGACAGGCGCGATCACCGGACGTCCCCGCACAAAGGGTCTCACCTTTCTCTATCCTGCAAAAGACACTCCCATCAGAGATGCGCTTGTGAAACTTTTCAACACAAACAGAGAAGACGCTCAGCGCGCACTCAGCTCCCTCATCCTGACAAACATATTCAGCGATGGTGAAGCATTTAAGGCATTCGCTGACGACATCCCAAATCGCCTTTTCAAGTCGGTTCCCCTCGTCAGCTCCGGCAAGCAAGTGTCGATTGGCGATGCGAAAGATCCCCTCGTCATCGAGAAGAATGAGCATTTTAAGCCATTCACCACCAAACAGAATATCGCAGTCTGGAACATTGTGAAGGGCGCCACATTTCTTGACGATCCTAACTACCCACCAAGCAAGGGCCTATACAACAAAGAACCACGCCGTGAGAGACGTGGCGGCCCAGGCGTAGCCGGCGCCGGTGAAACTGCATCGGTCGATCTTTGCAGGGAGCGACGCATTATCATCCTTAAGATGTTGCAGGAGATCCTCAATGCAGAAGGCTCATTCGAATCGATGAAAGGGTCAATCACGCCAAGGGTCATCGCATCGCAGTTTATCGATGATCTTGTCTGTCATCTGTTCTACATGGAGACCGCCGACAAAGGGGATGCGAAAGTGCAGGACATGTTCAGAAAAGGATTCACGGGCCAGGACTACAAAGAATCACTCGATCGCGTTGCACTTGTGTACAGCGATTGCCCAATCGCAACCTTCTTCCTTGTGTTTGAGCCGTTTAAAACTGTCGGATCGCAAGTGACTGGCTACATCATCCCAACTCCACTCCTCAGAGAATGGGCCGTACACATGCACACCATCGGTGCAACGATCGACAAATGCTCAGAAGGCGCACCCAAACTTGTCAAGGCCCGCCTTGCCATCATTGCTCCTGGCATCAAATCGGTTGCACCACCAAAAGCCGTCACAGATGCGCAAGGCCCAGAAATCGCTACACTGATCCACAGTGCATATCAAGAGATCGCCAAAGGAACGACCGTATTCGCAGAAGGATTCGTTAAAACCCGCTTCGATGACAAACCAGAACAATTCGGGAATTATCTTCAATGGATTAGCGAAGTACGCTCTCTTGTTTCAGCATTATGTGGGTTGCTCCGCACAGGCAACATGTCGATTTTAGAGATGTACGACAATGTCGCCACCTCATACCCTGGCGACAACTGGGAAAAAGAGCTTCAATTCGTCACGAAAGATCTCCTCGAGAGCGGTGTTCCACACAAATTCCCAGCGATGCGCGCAGCAATGCTCACCAACTTTGTCAAAGCTGCACCATGTGAGATTGCAGCCACCACCATCAACGATGAATACCGCAAAAAGTTAGCCGCCGCCATCGCCGCGAAAGCCTAAGCAGCTTCTTTCTTCGCGATCGCTTCGCGATCGGGGACGGCAAGGCCGGCTAGGCAAGAAAGATTCACTGAGAAGCTCGGCGCGCTGACATTGTAATTTTTTGTGTGCCGTCGGTTGAGATGCTGTCGAGTATAAAAAGATTTATCAACATTACCTCACCGCGTGGAAGAACACATCTTTTTTCCGACGCCGTCACAGGTGTCCCCGAATATATGATTCTCGACAAGACATTCCGCAGATACGTTAAGAGTACGCCGGACGTTCCAAGGCGGTCACGTTACATTTTGTATCCACCGCCGAAGACACGAGCCAGGTGCGAACTCGATCTTCTCTTTGAAAATGATGTTTTCGCAGCGCACGATGCCATACGAAATTTGCATGTGAAAGATGATCCCTCGCTGGATGGCTTTTATCAGTTCAGCAAAAGGGTGTACATATTCAATGATTATGAACCACTCTCCTGCGTTGGCGTCACGCGCGGATGCGGGGCCGCCGGTGTGCAGCGTGCACGCCTGGTGAGAACTATCTTCTATGGAAACATGGCAGAGTCACTTGAGCGTTGTGAAAAGTTTATGAGCAAGGTGGTGATGCCGACAGGTAAGTACGGGATTGCGGCACGCATCCTGTGGGAACAAGATCCGGTTATCAACTTTTTCTCTATTGTCGAACCGAATGCAAAGACTCCAGTTTTTCCCGACGATGTCATGGAAGAAATGAGTGGGGCCTGCAGAGTGGGGGATGGAATCCCCCACACCCCCAACCCGCCACCCCTGCCAAGTGGGGCCTGCGCCACGTTGCCGTCATCATCCAGCCCCCCGACCCGCATATATGTTGATTTGCCTCGTTTTACGGACAGTCTCACGAATTGGTTTAATAAACACGTCGACGTGGAGCCGGATGAAATTATGGTGAGCATGATCAACAAAACATATCACGACATCTTCGCACACAATTATCACATGAATGCATACTATCTGACAAAAAATGCACATGCCGCCATCATGTCACTACCGGTCGATTGGCCATGCGCGAAACAAACTCGAGATAAGTTCAGGGCGTTCATGACCGGCTTACTCGATGATGTCAGGTCAAGCGTCACGTCCGGGGCAGAATACTCTGTCGATTTGTTTCTTGACAAGGTAACAACGATGTATGGGCATATCGGTAGTCCAAGTGCAGAAGTCGAAATGTACAGAGCTTCTTTCTGCACGGGCCCTTCGGGCCCGTGAAAGAAGCTAGGCAAGAAAGAGTCTGGCGCAGAGCTGCGTCCGGCGCTCCCCGTAACCCCTAGCTGTGTACAATGTTGACGCTGAGGACAGGATATAATGACATGTTTTTTTCTGCAGAAAACGCAACAGCGTGCATCTTTCTTGCCTAGCTTCTTTGCTGCCGAGCGTAGCGAGGCAGCTTTGAAAGAAGCTTTTTGAATTCTATATAGCGATGAGTACCGAGTACGAGATTCGTTTCCGGAACGTCGATAATGAGCTGTTTTATGGCTTGTTTAAAAAGATGGCAGCGGATGCCGTTGACGAGCAATCACTGAATGTGGTGATCCCCGTGGAAGCCCCGTCGGCACATCGGCGTGATGATGCAAAGCATTCTAACATTGTTATCCGAAAGATCTTCGGACAAACTGGCACCACCACTGACACATACACAAAGACACAACTTTCGTACAATGTCTACAGTTACCGACCAGCGTTTGCAGTGTCCGTCTCGACAGAGATTCCATTTAAGGGCAACACCCCCTCATTGATCAACGCATCGTACCGTTTCAAATACAGAAAAAGTATCTACCTTGATGCCAATGGCAAACCACAGCGCCCAGCCGGTGCGGTCTGGCGGCTCGATTTCACGAAAGTTCTCATGACGGATGGCACTGCCGTCAAGCAGACGAAAGAGATCTTTGTAAACGAGAAGTTCGATTACTTCACGCCTCAAAACACGTTCGAGATTGAGATCGAGTATGTTGCGCCGACCGGCACGCCCTCACACGACATCGTGTTCAAATTGCCAGGCTTCGACAATCCAAGTGTTCTCATCCACAAAGTTTCTGCATACACGAAATCAGGATCTCCGACAATTAAGGGAGTGACGAATCAAGCCGTGACACTCACGCGCATCAATTATTACAGTGAAGTGTGGCCAGCCACCGGATACATTATCACGCCGAAAGCCGACGGTGACCATGCACTCTGCGTGATCGACAAAACGGAATGCTCCGTCTTCACGGATGATCACATCGAACGATATCCAAATCTTAATCACATCACAGACTGCATCTTCGAAGGCGAACTCATTGGCCCCACGACTGATAATGTGCGCTCCGCGAGCACTGCGCCCACGTTCTACATATTTGACGTGATTATGGTTGATGCGCTTGATGTCACAGATAAACCATATGTTGAGCGTGTGCAGATGTTGCAACGTGCACAGAAGATCCTGACAGATGATTTCAAGGTCCAGTGCGCACTGAAGCCAATAGAAATTTTACATGAGGACGACATCGAAAGCAAGGTTAACAAAATCCTTGGTGCCGACTTCCCGACAGACGGGATCATATTCTACTCACCGAACGATCCATATCTCAAAACGAAGATTTACAAATGGAAGCCCGTTGATAAAAACGGCATCGACTTCCTCGTTCGCAAGTGTCCAGAATCAATGCGCGCCATGTACAAAATCATGCCTGGCAAGAAAGTCTATCTCCTCTTCTGTGGGATTAGCAGTCAACTTTACAACAGAATCGGATTGAGATACCTCCGAGAATACAGCAGCATGTTTGGTGACGACATGTCCAGCAAACAATACTTCCCCATCCAGTTCTCACCGGCAAGCAATCCACTCGCATATGTCTGGCATGTGGAAGATGGAATCCCTCACAGCGGTGCCGACAATGATGGTGCTGGCATTCCAGATAATAGCATCGTGGAGCTTGTGTGGGCAGGCGGATGGAAAATGCTTCGCATGCGTCCTGACCGTGCCGCCGATGCCAAGACTGGAAAGTATTTCGGTAATGACTTCCGTGTTGCTGAGGACATCTGGGGAAACGCAAACAATCCACTGACGATTCACGGATTGTCACATGCACCATCTGCATACTTCCGAAAGAAACGCACAGAGATCTACAAGCCGATCAACTTGTATCACGGTTATCTCACGGAGCTCCTCATCGATGGGTATTTCAAAAACTCCAAAGTCTTACTTGATCTTGGTGGCGGACAAGGTGCACATTTGTGGAAGATCAGGGATGTCCGCAGACACATCGAGAATGCGATCCTCGTTGACAATGACAGAGATGCGCTCATGGAGGCTGTGTCACGCAATTACACAATCATGAAACAAGTCGCAAGCAAGACGCGCCTTTACACAGTGGAATACGACCTGACCACAGCGCCAGCTCCTCTCATTTCCACAATTAAAGAACTCGGGATGCCATCTGGCGTGATCTGCACATTTGCAATTCACTATCTCACGGGCTCGCTCCAAAGCATCAAATACCTTTGCGAGATCGTCAAGACCTTGCTCCAACCTGGCGGTTATTTCATGTTTACCTGCATGGATGGGGCATCCGTCCATGCTGTCTTGTCAAAATACAAAACCGGTGAAACGTTCAACCTCATTGAGAATGATGCAATCAAATTCTCCATCAAGAAGCGCTATTCAACAAATGCTGGACTCGACGACTTCGGGCAAGCAGTCGGTGTGCTTCTGCCGTTCTCCGATCAGGAGTATTATGAAGAGTATCTCGTAAACATCAAAGCAGTTGTGAACGAATTCGTTCACAACGACATGGTACTCGTTGAGATCGGAAACTTTGCAGACAAAGTGATGAAAGCACCACTCAAACTCTCACCGGCCGACATCACATACACCAGCCTCAGTAGATATGTCGTCCTTAGAAAAGCCTAAAGCTAGGCACGCACTGCGCTCAGCCGTGGGCGCTGAGAGTGCAGTTTATTTTTTGGCAGGGCATACTCCAACCTGTCAAACGGAGCTCCCCCTATTTGAAGGTAGCTAAGTATATTGCGATGTCGTACTCTTTCGTTGATGGTCGGTTCGTGTTTCCTGATGTGCCAACGGTCGATTCGCATGGCAAACAGCTTTTATGGAAGATCGAGGTGTACATGGCAAATGCGGATGATCCACAAACCATGGTGCCCATTCGACAGAATGATTTGAACATGTTCATGGAAACACCTCCACCCGGCATGGTCGCAGTGATACAAAGCACGCACGGCGTGAAGGACGGACCATCGCCACCCCAAGTTTCACGAGAGATCGTCTTAAAAGGTAAAGGTAAAGTTCGTGGCGATCCAACAAAGACAAGAACAAACGTTCTGTCACAAGCACTGTCACAAGCTGCATCAAAACATCGCAACAAAAGCAAACTGACCACTGAGGTCGACTCACATGGACGATTTCCACCGATACTCGTCAATGCAGTTGTCGCACTCGACTTTTCATCTACACAATATCTCATGTCACCCAAATTAGATGGCGAGCGTTGTGTTGCGCGCTTCGTGCACACATTGGCACCGGATGTGCCGGTCGCAAAGCTCTCAATGACGGATATCGACAATGGGCTCAGCCGGAGCGCTCCGGCGGACACGCGATCGGGAGCACCAGTTGACGTCGTTGAGCGCAAAGATATCACAAACACAATCACAGCCATCATCGGACCGCCAGCAGGCCCCCAGGCCGCTGTGGCTGGCGCAGTTGAACTGTATTCAAGAACATTGCGCGAACATCCTTTTGAGACGCCGATCAGTGAAGAGTTTCATGACTTCTATGTGACTCATCCAACTGAGCGCACTCTCTATTTCGATGGAGAGCTCTACATTCACGGAAAGCTCCGACAATTTATTCAGAGCATTGTGTCCAGTGAAGAGCGTGACGAGACCGTTCAATACTATGTCTTTGATTGCTGGACGCCCGGCAACGAATCCGAACCATATGCTCTGCGGTACAAACGGCTTAAGAGTTTCACCGATTACTTCACAAAAAAGATGCCGCATGTTCATGTGATTGAGCCCGTCTTCAAGGCCGTCGAACAGAAAGATGTGGACGTGTTTTATAAATGGTGTCTCGACAAAAAGTATGAGGGCACCGTCATCAGAGATGTTGCGAGCCCATACACATACTCATATAACAAATATCATGCGCGGGATGTCATGAAGCTCAAACCATTTGATGTCGATAATTTCACGATTGTTGACTTCACGGAAGGTTCGAAAGGGAAAGACGTCGGAGCCGTCATCTGGATCTGTGTGACAGAAGATGCGCTACGTTTCAACGTTGTTCCGAACATGACACTTCAAGAGCGTTATGAGATCTTCAATCAATTGTCAACAAACACCGGCCTGTTTGACATTCGCTTCAAAGGAAAGCAATTAGAAGTCATGTATAGAACGGTTTCCGAGAAAGGCATTCCACAACAACCAAAGGGAGTCAGAGTGGTTGGCAACTGATATGTGCAAATACCATCGGTTGTTGTAGAACGGTTTCCGAGAAAGGCATTCCACAACAAGGGAGTCAGAGTGGTTGGCAACTGATATGTGCAAATACCATCGGTCATGCCAGATGTTTTTTGCCACGTGGTACCCTCTGGACGGAATGCGTCTTTTTCTTGCCTTGCCGCATGTCATTGGCATGCCTGACACGTCCCCGCATTGTGGTGCCCTCTGGACAGAACGCATCTTTTTTTGCAAGTGTCGTCCCCTCCTGTTTGAATGTACTGGTTAAATATATCCCGGCATGAAATACCCACATCACGTAATAACTTCTGTGAAGTTCAGCGTACTCAGTGAGCAGGACATAAAAAACCTGTCGGTACGCAGCGTGAGGAGTTCTGAGTTGTTTCGATCTGGGCAGGCACTTGATGATGGTCTTAATAGCAATTATCTCGGCAGTACAGATTACAACAATCCATGTAAGACGTGCCGGCAGAACAAGAAATATTGCCTTGGGCATCCCGGTGATGCACCACTCCGTTACTATGTTCTGCAGCCACTGTTCGTGAAAGAACTTATCAAGTGGTTAAAGATTGTGTGTTTCTCGTGTGGTAGCTTGATGATCGATCTCAAAGAACTTGCTGGTATTCCAAAACCGTCTCTTCTCGGTGAGGCCGCGAAACTTGTCAGGTCAAGGGACATCAAAGCGTGCCCAGCGTGCGGGGTTGCGCATCCGTACATTGGCGCGGATTCTGCCAATCCTCTACGCATCACAAAAAAGTCAGTTAAGAAACTTGGTGAAATCTCTGATCTTCTCCAACATGAGATTTTCAAGATCGTCTCCCGCATCACAAATGAGACGGTGTTGATGCTCGGACGTCCGGTCGAATCGCATCCAAGAAACTTCGTCATCAGAACGATGTGTATCACACCAAAATCGACACGCCCTGATGCACAATTTTACGGGCTCGGGCGCATCGCGTCCGACGACATCACAACTCGTTACCAAACACTGTTGGCACTCGACAAAAGACTTCCGGAACAAATAGCAACAATTCCATCACAAACAGAGATTGATCAGTACCAAACTCTCAACAATCTTTACTATGACCTGCAGAAAGGTGGTGGTAAATGTGTCACAAAGACAAAGAAGAATGGCCTCTGCAATCAAAACCATCCTCTCAAGTCTATCGGTGGCAGCATGACAACTCACGACGGCTCCATCCGTCAGTCCATCCTCGGCAAGCGTGTCTGGCGTTGCGCAAGGAGTATCATTGCCGGCAATCAGAACATGCGTCTCGACGAAGTTGGCATCAGCACCAGTGTTGCAAAACAGATCTACATCAAAGAAACGGTCCAGAGATGGAACTACGCAGTTCTAAATCTCTGTTACACAAATGGGACGTCGCGATATCCCGGCAGTAATGCGATCATCAAACGTGAGAATCACGTGGAATACGTTACCGATATCATTCATGACAATTACAAACTGCAGATCGGTGATGACATTTTACGGAATCCGTTAGAAGGTGATATCATCACATTCAACAGACAGCCGTCTCTCACATGCACAAGCACAAGTGGGATGCGAGTCCACATCATGCTCAACACTGACACGTACGCATTTGAGTTCAATGTTATCTCTGCCAAACCATTCAACGCAGATTTCGATGGTGATGAAATGCAGATTTACATCCACTGCCTGCCAAGAGTTTTGAGTGAAGCACGAGATCTGTCGTACATCAGTAACTGGCTTATATCTGCCCAGAACTGCGCAACGTCCATCGGACAAGTTCAGGACACGGTAGTCGGTGGTTTTCTGATGACCCGCACAGGAACATCATTTACCAGGCTCAACGCAATGCGCATGTTCAACAAAAGCAACTACACGCCGCATTTTACCACCCACGTAGCAGGCAAGAACGCGGCGGTCTCCTCTGCACTCACTGGGCGCGATGTCATGAGTATGATCCTGCCCGAGCGCTTAGATTTCTCCGGCAAAGCGAGCATCTATGATCCGGCGTATGCCAAATATCTCAAGTATGATCCACTGGACATTGCTGTGAAAATTGTCAAGGGTAAACTCGTCAGTGGCGTTCTTGACAAAAAGTCCATTGGCCCATCCTCTGGCAACATTTACATTGCGATCAACAATCTTGTCGGGGCTGACAAAACGTTGGAAATCATGCACTCGATGCAGCAGATGATTCTCGAGTTTGTTCAGGGCCATGGATTCACAATGTCTCTCCGTGATATCATCATCCCGCAGAGCACGATGGATTATGTTGACACCGTTGTTGACAAGTTGATGTTCGATGCCGACCAAATCACGCGGAAGCTCGATGATGGACAGATCATCGCACCGATTGGACATTCCGTTGAGGACTATTATGAACAACTGGAGATCAATGCTCTCAGTGATTCGTATGAACGAGTTTTGGAAGCGTTCACCCTCGATAACGGAATGTTCGCAATGATCCAGAGTGGATCGTCCAAAGGCACATGGCCATGTGTGCAACGCATGGCATTTGTGTATGGACAGGTGCTCAAAAGTGGCGAGCGAATGAGAATGATGTTCTCACAAAACAGAACTCTCCCGTTCTTCCCGCAGTTCGACACATCTCCAGAGTCCCGCGGATTCATCAGAGAAAGTTATCTGAAAGGTGTCAGTCCGTCTGGGTACATGGCACTCGCCATGAATGCGCGTGAGGATATCACTCGTGTCGCACTTGGCACTGCTGTCAGTGGAACACTTGAACGACAGGGAATCAAAAACTTCGAACCGAACGTTCCAAACTACTTTGGAACTGTCATGAATCAACATGCGATCGTGCAACTCCTGTATGCAGATTGCCGTTGTGATCCACGTCATATGAGTTTCGTCCAGATCCCGCACATCAAGATGGATAACAAAGAGTTCGAAGCCTCATATCGCATCCCAGCCGACGTCGCACACGCGATGTCCGCTCCCGACAAATCTGCAGCTGAAACGTACTTTGCAAAAATTGCAGAAGATCGACAGGAGTATCGCGACACGTTCTTCAAGTTCGAGTTTCAGTCCAGGAACATCCTGATCTCTGACACGATTCTGTCTCCGGTGAACGTCAAACAGATCGTCACAACAATCCTGCATGACGTTGGCCCTGGCGCCGCGCGTGGCGTCGACCATCCGAAGGCCTCTGGGCCTGAGCCCGGCCTCCTTGCCGCAAATGTTAAGATCGTTCTCGACAATCACATTCGTGTGAATAAAAGACTGATGCCATGGGAGGCGGCAGCAACCGTCATGTTGAACATCCTCATCAGATCGATTCTCACGCCATCTCTCCTGATGACGATGCCATCGATTGTGCTGCAGGTGATCATGTCAAAGATTGAACTAACCTTCATGGAAGCGTTCGTTGATCCAGGGCATTCCGTTGGCACTCTCGCCGCACAGTTCATGAGCGAGCCATCGACACAGTCGTCACTCAACACGAAGTGGGGAATGGGAAAGGTCGTCGGCATCGAAGGTATCGATGCACTTAAGGAAATCTTCGGTGCCAAGGTTCGCACGCAGATGAAAATGCCACGAACTATCATGCGGCTCCGTTCTGAATACGACAATCCTCAAACAGTCAAGGATGTCGCAAACAGAATCGAACTTCTCAAACTGAGTGAGTTCGCACTTGCGTACTCTGTGTTCTTCGAACATTATGGCAAACCCGTGCACCCGAAATACGTGGACGAAGCTAAACAGATTGCGCGTTTCGACAAATACAATCCACTCGTCAAGCCTCCAGCTGATCTGACAAACTGGTGCGTGCGATATGAGTTGGACCAATTCCAAATGGTTCACAAAAATATCACCATTCAGGAAATCGCCATCGCATTGCGCAACACCAAGCAAATGCCACACGTTATCTACTACGGTGAAGACGTTGGCAAGCCGGTCATTCGCGTCTACTTGCGGGCCTTCAAGAAAATCACAGACATTCTAAACATCGAGGGAATCGCAACTGATCTGCTCGAGACGAAGATCCGTGGCATTGATGGCATCGAAGCCGTGTCCGTCGTTGATGACATTTCGAAAAGTTACGTCGATGCGGACGGGTCCATCAAACATCGTAAGATCCGTCAGATCATCACAATCGGCATCAACGCTCAAGACATGCTGATCGAAAATCCGGAGATCGACAACTCCACCGTCATGTTCGACTCTCTCTGGGACATGGCATATTATTACGGGATCAACGCGGCAAGACAAAAAATGATTCAGGATCTCAGATATCACGTCGGCCCTGAAGGCGCCGTCGTTTATCACCACATTTCGATCTACGCGGATCAACTTCTGTATCTCGGTTACCCAACAGGCATTGAGAAAGCAGGACTTGAGAAACGTGAGTATTCAAAAGTCCTTCATCGCATGGCAAGCACATTCCCAATCCAAACAGTTGCAAGCGCCTGTCTCAGCGGGATCCGTGAGGAACCAACCTCCGTCAGCAGTTGCTTGATGCTCGGACGTCCACCGAAAATCGGCACCCTCTACAGCGACATTATTGTTGATGAGGACTTCATTAAAGCAAATCGCAAATCTGCAAAAGCACAATTAGACGCACTCTAGAGCTTCTTTCTCTCGAGCCTCGCTACGCTCGGCTCGGTAAAGAAGCTAGGCAAGAAACCCCTAGCCATGAACCATGTTGATGCGGATAGCGCGACCGGACAGAGACAGATATTTTTTGCCACACAATCACCAAGATCACATCGAATAAAAAAAGATTTCTCTTTCTTGCCTAGCGTAGCTGTTAGAGGCCTGGTGAGCTGTGTCTCATCTGACGAGGGTTGAGAGGAAATGATTTTTCTTCCGCAAGTGGGTTAACGTAAAATGTGCGGTCTTGCGTGCTGGCAAACGGTTCAGTGTCGCGGAAGTCGGCGTTGAGTTGGGACGGCAGACCACCGGTCGTGACTGGGAATTTGTATGCGGCAGGCAGGGAGATTGGACCCATGTCAAGTGCTGGCGCGGACATGCCACCACGTTTAACTTCGCCAAAGTTGTCGACTCCGACGCGTTCTCCTTTGATGCCGATCATACGGCCAGGTTGGCCGGCATATGTTTCTTTTCCACACATGGATTTAATATGGGCATAAATCTTGCCTGGAACTTCCGAGAGTTTGCATCCACACATTCTCATGAACATGAACACGAGCACGATAATCACGATGACGACTGCGGTGAGTGAATCCATTTCGAAAAGTATATTCACGCCGGTAAAGTTTTAATACACAAAAAGACGCTAGGCCAGGGTGTAAAATCTTTCTTGCCCACTGCGTGTCATTCCGACCGAGCGAAGCGAGGCTCGCTGAAGAAGCTCAACGCTCATGTGGTTCTTTCCATGTGATGCCAAGAAAATCAAGAACGTCACGTTCACTTGCGAGCTTTGGAGGTGCACCGACGTTTGCGCCAACGGGCGTGAGTCCGTATTGATTAAGTTTATATCCAAGTTTTTTTGCCACTGCCCGCACTCTCATGTTGAATGAAACTGGTCCTTGATAATGCAACATCGCAAATGGTTTCTCTTCATCCGTCGCATAAAATACGTCAACAATAACATATGGGGAACCCTTACATCCGTGTGGGATCTTCCAAATGCCGGACGTTACACGCTGTTCGGACGCATCTGCCCCGGATGTCCTGTAAATAATGAGATCGTTTCCGAATGGCGGCGGGACTGGGAAAGCGTCGGCGGCAGACGGTTGAGGGGTCACGACAAGCACATCAATGTCTCCCATGATTGGTTTACCCTGTGCGTACGATCCCACCAACATTGCATTAGGCGGAAGAAAAGGTTCAACGCACTTCTTGACAACTGAGCGTTTTATCTGTCTGACAACATTGTATTTGAGATCGAGTAATGTTAACTTCGACAGTGACACATTGCCATTCACTGCTGCCTTCATAAGCTGCGTGCGCGTTTTGATACCTCGTCTCGCATACTTCCTTGCCAACACTGGTCCGATGCCAAGTATCAACTCGAGTGGGATACCCCTGTCATTTTTAAGTGACGCCATTATATCTCGCAGATCACAAAAAATTATAATGCTCGATCTTACCTTCGCGGACTTCCGTAGTGCTCAGGCTTGCGTTGCGTTGGCGAGTTCTTCAGCACTCAACGTGATTGCGGCAGCAGGTGCGACCGTCGGAGGCACGGCGGGTTGCGTTGCAGACGTTGCAGATGATGATGCGGATGTCACGGATGATGGCGCTGCAGGCGTAGCTGGCGCAGCCACCTTCGGTGCATTGAGCATTGCCATGAGTTCTTTCTGCTCCTCTTCGGAACAGACCGCGCCGGCGTCTCCACCGGAGGCGAGCGGGCATGGTTTGACGTAGCACTCACGGAGTTTAAGCATCAGACTGATTCCAAGATTTGACCAACATGTGGATGACATGTCAAGTGTTCCACGGATCGTTGATCCCTTGGTGAACAGGCGATGATAATTACTAAAGCCTAATTTTTCGCCACTGACGGTTGCAATCGCAAACATCAGTTTTCCAGTGAGCTGATCCTTATATGGAGAGTTCATGTTGAAGACAGCCGTCTCTGGACGAGATGATGGCTGTTCTGGCGGGTCAACGATTCCTTTCATCTTGCGATACTCGCGCTGATCTGCCTCTGCCTTTAACTTGTAATCATCTGGAATATCCATTCGCATGCGAACAATTGGAACATCAAGAGGGATGAGCTTCCCAGTGGCAGCGCCCTGTGGAGTTTTCTCTTTGCGTTCCATTTGGACGCCGATGACAAGCTTCGAAGAGGGTCGGTCAAGGACGGTGACGATGTCACGCGTCATCTGACGGACGTAACTCTTAGAGATGATCGTGATGCAATCGAGAGCGTGCAAAGCGTCTTCAGTCTTCTGGCAATCTGCACTGTTTGTGAGTTGAGCTTGAGGAGATTTGATCGGATCGGTAACCTTGATTTCTTTTGATTGATCGATAGTCAAGTCAGGGAACTTCATCGTGAGTTTACGCTTTTTGCCATTGATCATGATGTAGTTAGGACTGTAGCTGGTGCCTGCCGCTTTAACGGATTTACCAGCATGTTTATTCTTGCAGTCAAAGATCAAGATTTGATCGACCTCAGCCTCAGTTTTACCATGGAGAGCTTCGTAGATATCTTTAGCGAGAATGGATTCCATTTGAGATACTTTGATTGACAGGGGGATGTGTATATAATAATGATTACCTAAATCGGATTCAAACGGCGGGAGCTTCTTTCTTCCGGGGGAGCTGCCCCTAGCTTAGCAAGAAAGAATACGCTGTTTATGCGCCGAGACCCGTCCCTTATCAAATCTGAACGGGTAGAGATTCTTTCTCTCGCTCGGATGCGCTACGCAGTGGGCAAGAAAGAATATATCAAGTAACCTGGGCGCACCAAGTCTAAAGTGCACGCATGAATTTTATATGTTCTGAATCTTCAATAAAGATCCTTGGATCCGTTGAGGTGTATTCGATGCCACAGCAAAAGACCAATCTATCTGCGATCGACGTGTTTTTTGGACAATTGCTAAAACGTTCAACAACGTTCGTCATCATCCTGTCATTTGTGTTACGTGAAGTGCACAAATAATCAATTGCATTGGGGTGCGCAAGTAACCAATCGACTGCGATATCACAACTGTTCCCGCATAAGTTTGGCATGACCAACAAACGCGTCAGACCATCAACGTTCTCAAGCTCATTGAGGGCTTCCATGAGAAGACGCGAATTGTGACTGCGTATCCTGACACTGATGTGTAATTTAGGACCTCCGTCACGCAAGAAGTCAGCAATGCGGTCATCATCATGCACAACGAATTCTTCCCAATCAATCTCATTTGGGTGAGCAAGAAGATAGCCTATTGCAAGCGGATTATTATTTTTTGATAACGCCGCACCAGACCGGCCACGTGCTAACACAAACTCAGTTGCCGTTTCATTACTATTTTCACACCCTATTGCACTCGGACACCATCTGAGCACACATTCAACCGCATCTTGATTTGTATTACACCCGAGATGATTCCATTTGATGAAACCCAACGGTTGCGACAATATCCATTTAATCGCAGCCGGATGCGGATTTTCAAATAGTCTTTCCTTATTAAGCCTTTGCCATGTCAGCTTTCCTCCCAACACAAACCGCGCATCGTACTCGCAAACGATGTCAACCAGTTCAAGTGGAAGCCGACTCACCATCTTGGTATGACATATTCAAACTGCAAAAAGGATTTTATCTAAAGCGATCGCATAAATCTTCTGTGTTCATCGTCGTCTTTGAAGATGAGTGGGTTCGCCGCAATCCCATGCGGAGGCCCATCTTTAAGATTGCAAAGGAATCTGATTGCCATTTTATTACGCGACAGTTCCATGTCGATCTGTATGTTGTCGTTGAAGTGATCGAGTGCGATTTTCATGATTCTGTTATCTGAACTGTACATGGCAAATGCGGGATCGATTTCAGGAACGTGTGCCAATAGCCAGTTGATTGCCATCGGATGATCATTACGACATAACGCGCATATGCAGTACTCGCGTTCGTTGTCGCCCAGTTGCTCTAACTCTTTAATCGCGCGTGCCAGGATTGCCGTGTTATGACTGCGCACTGTCACATAAGTTGGCATATAAGGTGGAGGATCGGTGATCCTGGCATCGTCGTGCTCTATGAACTCTTCCCAATCAATTTTAGACGGGTGCGCGAGCAGATGGCTGATGGCGAGTGGATGACTGTTTGCAGACAATCTAAAGTCGATGAGACGTGGATGCGCGAGGATATACGCGACTGCCTCGTCATTGCAATTGTCACATGATATCATGTCGCCATGCTGGTGCGTAAGCATCAGATTGACCGCATCCGGATGCGTGTTGTGCCCAAGGCGGACCCAGCTGATAGAGACCAGTGGTTGCGATAAGATCCATTCGATCGCGGCTGGATGTGGATTCTCGTAAATCTTTTCTTTGTCAAGCATTTGCCATGTCAGCTTTCCCTCCAGCACGTACCGCGCGTCATACTCACAAATAATATCGATCAGTTCGATAGGAAGCTGACTCACCATCTCAGCGAGGCACGAGCACATAGTTATATTCAAATGGAGTTCTCAATTCCATACAAAGAGATATCGCGGGAGGAATTTGCTGCCGCGCAGGCGGCACATGGCGCGCCTTCGTATAGGAATGTGGAGACGGTGCGTGGTGCAACGCTTGCACGTCTCGGAGCGTGTTCGTTCGTGGGAGTTTCATCACATATCTACAAGTTCGATGAACAGATCTATTGGGATGACGACATATTGATATCGTTCTCGTTAGACCCACATGCATGTGGATGGTTCATAGGATACAAACATCCAACTGCGCCGATCGTTGCGCGCCGTCGCACGCCCACAGCGATTACGGATTTTGTATCTACAGTGTGGACTGCGTGTCCACTCGAGTTGTTTCCCATAATTGAAAGTTACGTACTAAAGGAAGATGTGTTTTCCGATCATGTGATCGAATACACAACGCATCGCATTACGCCTCCAGGATATGTAGAAGTTGCCATTGGTGATGCATGGGCAAAACCAGGTATCGATCTGACATATGTTGGCAGATCGGAACATGGTTACTCTGTGTCGGACATGAAGTGGACGCATAAATTGAAACGCATTGTCGACAGAGACGCGTTTGACCACCAAGCATCGCGCGGGGGATGGACGAAAGAATCGGAATACATTATTGACGCGGATGCGTTCGACTATCGAACACCGGACATGCTTTCCTTAAGTGCGGAACAAGACGGCTTTCTCTTGCGTGGAAATGTTTTATATGCGACCAGCAATAAACGCACTGCACTTGTTGCAACGGACGTCACATCTTTCCAACAATACCCACACAGAAAATATCTCATCGCCCGCATCGCAAAAGAGATGGGCGGCGGCATGTCCATCACGACCATCGTGTCGGTACGCCCGAGTGATTTGTATATTGCAAAGGTATGTTACGATTATGATGAGATCATGTGACAACGTTTGAATATATCCAAATGTTCCACGTCGACAGCGACTTGATAACATTAATCAACACAACGGAGGGCACCGGTCCTCCGCGCATCACGTCGATGTGTTTTGACGCATGTCGGGCTGTGGACACGCATGCATCATACGTATACAGAATTTCCTACGTGGTTACTCGTGTTGAGATTAAGGAAAATGCTCTGTATGGCGATCATGATGGATGGCAACTGCTGTTGCATTTATGCGGCGAGCAATGCCGTGTGTGCAAAGCAATCAAGGATATCGAACACGCAAATATTGTCCTGCTCAACGCCAGTCTGCTTGGGGTTCAGGAACTCCAGCCCGACCTTCCGCCTGAACTATCTGATATTGTTAACTCATACGCGAGTGATCTGGTATTTGAACACAACTCGGTGGTTTTAGTTCTACCCGATTTCGAGTTCATTGCCGGCATGAGACACGGCTGTGTGAAATTCGTCGATCGGTACGGACATACATGGCACTGGATATTATCACCGTGGCCTTTCGACTGGCTATGGGCACGTAATACTCATGTCACATGGGCCACCGCCGCCGAGATTGACAACTATGAGGTCGGCGATTCTATCACAGTTGAACGTAACTTTGTTATTCACAGCGGGGAATGCGAGCCCAGTGCGTTAAAAAATTTACGACCAATAACGACATCCACTTCGATCTGCGTAACCCCGTCATACACGATAACTCCATATACGTGCCCATACGGATATGGCCATGGGAACATCGAGCACATCATATGAGCATGCACGCCTGCCGACGCAGTCTCTCGTTTTTTGTGTCAAGGAATTTGTTTAACTCGTATTCCTGTTGTCTGCGCTCAATACGGAGTACATCAGATGCGGGGGGCTCAGCCCCCCGAAAACCCCCCTGGCCAAGCGCAATGTCGCTCTCTGCTTTTTTGTCGATCTCACGCATGCGTGTGGTGTATAACTTCGACACCGCCTTGATGTCGGCATCGTCCGGGTAATCTTCCGCAACATATCGAAGACTCCCAAGCGCACAGCCAACCTTGCCGGCATCTCCTCCCTGCATATGGACGCATTCGATGCACGCCCATCCCAGTTTTTCAGCCTTTTCTGGATCATCCGTAACGATTTGGCACGGATTCCATCCTGCTGGCATGCTGCGAACTCTCCTATATATTTCTTCTGGTGTTGACTTCATCTGTATATCATGGCCCAACCGCAATTCAAAAAAACTTCTTAGAAGAGATCTTTCACTTCCGCCAATGTGTATATGTGCATCGATATTTCGTATTTTGGCGTCAGTGCATACGTTTCGCCTAATGCGAATGTTGCCTTTATGAGTGAGGTGATCCACACGGGCATGTGTGTGGCACAACATATCCAAGTGATCAACACACCAAATGCATCACATACCCATGTTTTTTTGTCGTCGATATCCGGTTGATGGCCATTTCCAACCAATGCGATATCGCCCATCGTGAACAGCGGAGAAAGCAGATCGACAAGAAACCATGGACTTATTAAAAGCGCCAGAACCAAGACAATACAACCATAAACGGCTCCATAGATATTACGAGGTCGTGTGTACCATCGCGGATGCGGGTTGTCAAGCAGATATGTCGCGTACCCCGGTGTGATGGTATTATATGGCCCATCTATGCACGCGCGTTCGCACTTGATAAGTTCACGCACATTGACGTCCATACGCACCAGCTTCAGTTCGCTCCAGTCATATGCGTATGCCGCATTGGTAAATCTATTGATGAAAATGGGGTCCAAACCCTGATTGCTGCGTATCGGCACGACATAATACATATTGAGCACATCATTTACCGGATCAAGATATTCCATCACAATGCTGAATATGTCGGCACAAATAGGACTCTCCTGTGCAATATCGTCGAAGTTATACATGATATACAGGGTTTTTCAACTTCAAATGGGACATGCATAGTGGGGCGGCCTGCAGCGTGGGGGATGGACCACCTCTGCCACGTATGGTGGAGTCTGCACCAAAAAAGATTAGCCATCCGATGCACACGGACTCCGTTAGACATCAGCTTTCAGATGTGCATAAATGACATCGTACAGCATCACCTGCGTGAGCATGCGCATGCGGCAACAGATGTTATCAATGTGAAGTGCGTCAAGGTCTTCACCAAATTCAATATGTGCGTCGGGATCAACATCGTACTTTTTTGGATCCACTTCCTTACCTTCATAGTATTTCTTGATGCGCTTTTCCTTACGATCTTGAAACGCCAAATACAATTCCCCAAGCGAGCAACTGCAGGTCGGACAGATAATGTACGGATACATCGGTTATACTAATTCAAACGGTCTTCACAAAAAAAGCATATCTGCCACTGCGCTCTTATGTGTGCTTTGTGCAGCGTTCCATCCTGACGGGGAGCTCCTGGCCCAGCTCTGGGTCCGGCCCCCGCACCCCTAGCCAAAACCTGGCGCTCTTATGTGTGCTTTGTGCAGCGTTCCATTCTGAGTTCTCCTCCGTGCTGGATAGTTGGAAGTGAACTCCCGAATCCTTGGTACAGTTCGTTGCCCATGGTGCTAAATTCTTCCTGCTCCGGACGCTCGTATTTGAACTGATCTTGGGCACGGTATTTCTTGCTTGCTTTCAGATCTTTAAATCGTTCCACCTGCATTGCGGGGTTCATCATTGCGAGGTAGGCGCCCTGTCCGGAGACAGGCGTCACAACCTTCCGAGGCAAGAAAGATTTAGCGCCGCCCCGCTTGGCCATGAATGGATCCACGAGTCCATGTTGTGACATCGTCCCGCTGTAGGCGTCGTAGCCTTCAACGTATGGATTGTTGAAGATGACTTCCATTAGTTTTGTTGGGTGCAGGACGTCGTCCATGTACGCAATAAACAATTTGTTGCATTCGTACAAAACATCCTGTCCAAAGAATGATCCTGCTGGAGGGCCTGGCCATCCTCTCACAAGATCTTTAAATGTGTCTCGCTGGGTAACCGCATCATATTGCTTCGCGATGTCGATCTGTGCAAACTCGTCATAAAGAAACTTAAGATTTTGTGGGCGCATGAATAATCTCTTCCACACATAAACTTCCTGCGCCGCCGGCCGTTCCTGGTAAGATGCTGCCGCCATGGTTATAATACAGCAAAAAAAAGCTTCTTTCTGACACGGCCTCGCTACGCTCGACGCGAATGACACGTAGTGAGGCAAGAAAGATAAATCTTTTTTTACTCGGTGGGATCTTGGCACCAGCGAGCACACAAAAAATATCTGTTCGTCTCTGGATTCCGCTTGAGAGCGCCGAGCTCCCGTGAATCTTTCTTGCCTAACTTCTTTCGCGGGTCCGATGGCACGAAGTGCGCGAGAAAGAAGCTGCCTAGGCGATTTTTGGTTCTTGGTATTCCATGTCAGCTTTGATCGCATCTTTATTTTTGTTGAAGTAATCGAGGAATGATGAACGTGTTTTGTCTTCATCAGTTTTTCTTGCTTCTTTGGTTGCGCTGACTGTGCCTTTTAACTTGTCCTGGAATCCAACAAAGTCATCTTTAAGTGCTTTGGTGAGCATCTCCTTCATGGTGGCCATGTGCTCTGGCGCAATGTGATGTTTACCGCATTTGTAGACGAGCATCACATAACCGATCATAAGCTCGATCTGTTCGTCGAGAGATTTTGGTTGCGTTGTCATGGTTTTGTGGACATGTGCACGGAGAGCAACCTCATTGAAAACATCGAGATAAATCATATACTTGAAAACAAGTGGATATTGAGTTACCAACTCGTGCTGCTCAGACGTGATCGATTTGTTGAACGCATCTCTGTCGGCTTCTGAACTGTTGGTCGCAAGGAAGTGTTTGCATCGTTTGGCAATGGATTTGATCGTGCGGACGACCGCCTCCTCCTCATCATCCTTTTCTATCTTTGATTCGTCCAGCACCGGATATTCCTGCATCATCTATATTTAGCTTCTTTCTTGCGGGTCCTCCGGACCCGCAAAAGACGCTAGGCAAGAAAGCAGGAACCTATGGTACCCCCTCTTGGCCAGATTGGTGAGCACAACGTGCCAAAAAAGATTATCTTTCTTGCCTCACTGCGTGTCATTCGCGGGTCCGATGGCACGAAGTGCGCAAGAAAGAAGCTCACTCGATCAGGACGGGTGTGATTTCAATACCTTGTTTGGATCCCATTGCGGTGTCAAGATCTTTTTTAACTTTAGATTCGCGCTGTGTCTGTCGGTGCGCAAATTCAACGTCGTTCGCAGATGTGTATTGATTGATGACTTCGTCGAACGTTTGGGCCGCTGCAGCACGAGAACTCTCTTTCTGAGGACGGTGTTTACGTACCTTGTGTTCCTTAAATTCTGCAGCCGCGCCGAAAACCGGCGTAACTTCCGGCCCCGGCATGCCAACATTTGGCGCCGTCACTGCCACTGCCGCCAATGGTTCAGCGGGTGCCTCTGGCTCCTCATCTGACTCTTCAACTGGCTCATTCTCTGATGAGGAGTCCGATGATGATTCGACCCCCGCAGTCACTATCTTCGCATTTGCGATGAGCATGTCTAATTCGTCCGCTTCGTTATCGCTGTCGCCTCTCATTGGTCTTCTTTTATTTTACGGGCTACTATATTATAAATTTCATTTATCAACTCTCCGTTGGTGACGAGATCGAGATTTGTGGATGTTCCACCGACAACATCCGTGACAAGATCACCAGAGCCACGATAGAAGATCGTTTGCATGATCGCTTTGTAGATGCGCTCACATTTTAGTTTTGGTGCATTCTCGCATATGAACACCTTTTTTTCCTTGGGGGTTCTCACAGGGTCGAATGGGACAGCCGCCATTTGAATATAACTATGGCAAGAGTCAACTTCACTCCGTGCAAAGTGGGGCCTGCAGCCCCACACCCCTGCTCCGATAGCGCGTCGCTTGTTCTGTGTGATTGGAAATCAGGCCACAACATCACTCGCATTTGTGAAGAGCCAGTGACGACATGCGTCAATAACGGTGTTCTCTACACGGAGACCACCACAGCCCTCGGCTGGCTGGAATCATACAGTTTCAATGACAACTCCATTTGCGAGACTAATGCCCAAAAAATAACATGAACTTTTTTGCGTCACTTGCAATGGTCCCACCTTATGCAGTGCCGGCGCCTTTAACGAGCTTCCAGATGATGTCGTCTTCGCGAGGGTTTGGATAATCACGTTCGAAGCCGCGCAGCATTGTCAGGCGCATGACGGTTCGTCTGACAACGAAATTGAAGAATTCGACTGCAGGACGCTCCAACGGTGGCGATGCATCCGTGATGACGACTTCATCTGTCCAGAAATTACAGTCCTTACTGTCAACAATCGACACGGTGTCGTGGCCCTCAGCCGTGTTCTCCGTTAGATATTTTAGGAATGAGATGGAACCAATAGGGGAGGGGCCTGTTGGTGGCGTGAGTAGTTTCATGAAGAATCCGTGCGCGCCTTTCGCTGTTTGTAGATCCACGATCGTCTTGATAAACTTAGCGACGTCTTCTTTTGGGATTGCCTTGATGCCGGTGAGTTTCGCGGAAACCCCAGTGTTTTGATAGAATTCCGAAGTTATGTCGAGAGGAAGTGCTGAGGCTGTGAGGCGTGGTCGTCCTGCAGGATATTGCGTGTCGATCACGATGACGGGGAGGAATGACTTGTCTTTCAGTGCCATCGCACGCTCCGTCTGTTGGGAACTTTTCATGAAAATGTCGGCATGTTCGTTCTGGCAACAGATAACATGCCCATTCTCCTTGCGGCACGTGATCTGACATTTGGTGATTACGTCTCCACGCTCATATCGAATTCCACTGCACCGAAAGCCGGCAGACACATATCCAACGACTTCCAGCATGAACGGATGGATGTAAATACTGCTGATGTATGGCACATCGATGATCTTCGTGATCAGTGCGCCGTTGTGGCACTTTCCTTCATAATCCTTCAGATAATTCTCAACATATTGTTTTTTGTCTGCAGCGGCATCATCGATGTTCTCAAACTCGATTCTCACCAATTGCAAGGGCAGGTCGTAACTCGTCATCCGTATAACTAACTAACTTCTTTCAAAGTTGGGCCGACTGCATCGGCCCAACAAAGAAGCTTGCCAAGAAAAAGCTTCTTCCAAAGCTGCCTCGCTTCGCTCGGCAACACGGCGAAGCCGGCTAGGCAAGAAAGGACTCCTGGGTAACCTGGGTTTTGGCTAGGGGGGCGGGGGAGCGCAGCTCCCCGCTTTCTTGCCTCACTACGTGTCATTCGACCGAGCGAAGCGAGGTTGAGAAAGAAGCTAATTGGATATGATGGCTTCCGTTGGGAGATACACGTAACGTATGCGGCCCACCGATCGCACATGTTTTCGTTGGTCGAGTTCGAGCGCAAGTAAGCGTTCTTCAATCTGCACGCACAGAGGTTTAATGCCACGCGCTGCACCAGCCTCTGGCGTCGCGACGCCAAGTGAGGTGGCAACTGCCTTGAGTTCTGCAGGTGAGTGTGATTGACACAGAAGCCCACGTTTCACTAAACGCCTATCGGATGTCTTCTGGGTGCTCCGTGCGAGTCTTATCTTGAATGTCGGTGCGTAGAATCCGATGGTCCCATTCTCGGGAATTGAATCCAATTGGAGTGGCGTCGTCTCCCATCCAAATTTCCGGAGTATGTGCTGTCTGCGGAATTCTTTGTATCCCATCGGATAGCCATCTTTTCTCTCATCTCTCACAAACACTCCAAAACTATCAAAGATTGAGATCAGGAATGCAGGCACCACCAGCGATTTCTCAATGAAGCGCCTCCACATCGTTGTAAAGAATCTAGCGTCATGATCACCCCACACCAAGCGCAATGGTGGAGAACGAGTCGGAGTGCGGATCCCACCAAACGTTTCAATGTATTTAGCGTACTGTGCGTCAAAGAAGCCTCCATGGACGGTGTCAATGATCTGTTCGCTTGTCAGTGTAACCATCTCACTCCGTGATACGCCTCTGTCAAAAGAGTCATATGTCACGTGGCGTGTGTGGGTCAGGATGAAAAACTTACCAATGTGCATGATGTGCAACATGCGCCCGTTCTTCACGATGAACCTATCTTGTTCGATGTTCGCTTTTAATCCCTGAACATCGCGCGTGAGAAACGTCAACGCGATTGCAAAATTAGGCTCACTGATCATGTCACATTTATACTCCATCCAAAATGGAGGATTGCGAACCTTGGCCAACAGATCATCGTACGTCCACACAGGAGAATACCGCAGAAATAAATCCTTGATCATCCAAATGCACACCGACACTTCGTATTTGTATGCGCCGAATGCTTCGAACGTCGCAGTTGTGATGCCAGTCGACGGAACGGTGTCGCGTGATTTGTATGGAAGTGGATCGAGTGCATCCGGGTTTGGTTTTTCTTCATGGAACATCGGATCAATGACGTTCTCATTGATCTTCTGATCGATCAGTTTAATGTCTGCAAAATCCTCAAATTTGTCAATATACGCAAGTTCTTCTCTCGATAGCATCCCCTCAGGTGTTGGTTTGCCGGTGCGGCTCACGTCGCTTCGGCTTGTCATCAGCACATAGATGTTAACATTGCGGTGATCGGGTGGCAAAAGTTTATGTGATCCTTTTCTGTTTGCCCGCCCAACGACTTGGATCATTGTTGGGACATTAAAAGGTAACGACAGAAGCATCACATGTTGGACGGCGAACACCTCATGGGACTGTGTAAAAACTTGACTGACGAGGATGACTTTGTACATCTCTCCCCATGTGTTCTGCGGTTGATTAAAATACATTTTGTACGTTGTCCGCATGGATTCGTTGATCTCTCCGATGATGGTGATGACGCGCGCAGGCGAGAATGCGTGTGATGCAACCGGCGGGTCAACGACGCCGTCCTTGATGCGCTCATCGAACATCGGAGTGGAACCAGCTTTATGTTTTGCCATTGTTACGCCGCACACCGCGCATTTCGTCGTGTCAGTTGGTGATCCCGTCTCGCCAAGAAATCCGTTCTGCAAAAGAAGTTCTCGTATGAGCAATACGCCGCTCGATACAACGAAGTTGTGGTACAGCATTATTTTACCGCTTGTCCTGTCTGCGAGCAGCGCATCCAACATGTTAAGGAGCGTGTGGTATTTGGAAGACCACTTTCCTATCTCATTTGCACGTAAGAAATCGCCGGTGAATGTAACGTGCGTCGCATCCCTCACAAGCCTGATGTACGTACCCGCATTACCAGCGGCACTCACCGCAGCTTTTACATCTGAATATCGAAACGAGGAAGCCTCTTTCTCTCGCCCGCTTCGCGGGCTCGGAAAGAGGCTAGGCGAGAAAGAGGTTTTCTCTCGCCCGTGACTAGGCGAGGCGCTGGGCATTGGAAAGACCATGTCGCGCAGTGCGTACAGATCAAACGTCGAGGACGAACGGGCGTCGGACGCAACGTCTGTGTCTGCCGGGAGTTGCGCGTTGTCGGCTGCGGCAAGATGTTCAGGAGACATCTGACAGCGGATAACTCCAATTGGAAGTGTCGACACAACACCGCCTTTGACATACTTAAACTCACTTCCCTTAAAAGTGCGTGTTGGGAAATCGTATGTATCTACATTGGATATCGACGAAACGAATCCACGTGTCAAGAGGCCAAGCTTGTCGGCTGCGCCAGGTTTAAGACGCTTACCGCTAAAGAAGTCATCACGTTGTAGGCCCTTGAATCCAAACTTTGCAAGACGGTCCGCAAGGATGTCCTTTGGTACGATGAGCCTGACAAGATCGATCACCTCCGCAGGAGAGTTGTTGATAACTGTCGCGCTGGCAAATATGGCACGCAGCCCTGGCACATTATCAAGCACATACTGAATCGCAATGCCGTAGTTATTCGCCTCAAGAGTGTTGTAAACATCGTGTATTTCATCACAAATCATAAGACTGTTTTCCATAGACTTCACCAGAGATTCATTTACCTTGATGTCGCCCGCAGCAATGGCCGCAGCCACTCCAGCCGATGTCACAACGCCAGCAGTCGTGTCTTTTGTGAATGTGAATAAGCGGTTCACGAATTCCTGATATCCATAGAATTTGTAATATCCTCCGAGTCGCGCATCAGTTTGTTCACGTTTGAGGTAAGCTTTGAATTCATGATATTTTGCAACGTTTGTGGCGATTCCACTCTCAGCCAATTTACGAAGACGCTCAAGCTCTCTATGTTTGACAGGCGTTATCGCACCTAACTCAGGTCGTCTCAGCAACTCCTCACGAAATGCAGATGTCGTAAATCCAAGCACAAAGACGGCAGGTGCGGCACCGTCGTGCTCTCTCATAATGATGAATGAGTCGATGAATCTTTTTGCGATTGCAAGTGTTGTAGCCGTCTTGCCTGTTCCGGTACTGCGTTTCAACAGAAAGCGCATGTTCGGCGTGTGTGGGTTCATGACCATCGTTGCGTGCATTTGGGAGCCAGTAAGCATAAGCCCCTGTTTATGCAGCGTGTCCTTTGTGGGATCATCATCCCGCACGGTAAAGGCGGCAAATTCCTTCCTGCGCAGCATATCTCTGATGACGTCGCCTGGGTATTTAACGTACGCCATAATATAATATACTCGGAAGATGATCCCAGCGCTACCAAGTCATTACGACAATCTCAAAGCGGTGTTTGCTGAAGCCAAGACTCACATAGGCGCAGATTCGCCATTGGCTGCAAGCATCGGAAATATCACAAAATACATGGATGCCCTTGCAACAATCATCAATCGCATAAATGAAACGCTCAATAGTCCGCCGCCTCTCTGCACTAATTCAGAGCTCTGTCAGACGTACATCCACACGCTTCTCACGGTGGTCGAGTATGCAACAATTGATTTGTTTGTGAAACCGGAGGCGCGACAAGAGAAAAGCGGTCCATACGTTGACATGCTTGTTGAGATGAAGGACGTCGTACCAAACGAGAATGCCGCGAATAACCTTGCCATCGCAGAAAGCATTCTCCACCGCGCGTGCAACGGACTCCTCTTGGATGCACTGTCCGATGATCCTGAGAAGGTGAAGGGTGCAGCCGACGCGCTGGCATCCATCCACAGTTACTTCTCAACAGTCGGACAAGAATCGCAACTCACGAATGACGGTATCGATGGCATCTATGTTGCAAAACGCATTCTTTTGTTTGTTGTTCTTTCTGTCGCACTCGTTGCAAATCTCTTTTATGGGCAAGGAACTCTGGCACTCGTCCTCAGTTCTGCAAACATGGGCCTTGCCGCACTCACTGAAGTCATTGCATATCTTGTGAAAGGGAAATCATATGCGAGCAAGATGACAACGATTCTGTATGGTATCATATCAGCCGTCAGCGGTATGGCATGCGTCAAAACCGCCATTGGCAGCGAGACGCAACCCGCGTTCGATGCAATCTGGGACACAGTTGCAAATGGCGCCGTCGCATGTGCATATGGGTCGTTTACGGTGTCGAAAGGTTGCAACTGGAAATCAGCCGCCACGCGGTTCCTCACATATATAGCGTCTCCAAAAAATGGAAACAATTGAGGGTATTATATGGGCAGCCGAGCATGGCGCTCTTGCCAGTGTTGAAGAAGTTACGCGTATGCGAGATTATGTACACGCATTACGTGCAGCAATTGATCGTGCTGAAAATATCACAAGAGAACTGTTCTGCGATGTTATCGCAAAATCACAAACCCAATCATTGCCGAAAGCGGCGCTTCCATCGTCTCCACACATCACTATCCTGAAAAGGCCGCCAATGCCTCCTGTGCAGCGTGCATTCGTCCCAATAAAAGCAATGCAGGGAAAATACTCCGCACTCGCCACGGTGATCGAACATGCGTCCGATGATGCACCATGTGGAACACTTCTATACGTGAAAGAGAACGAATCATTCGCTTGGAAATTTGGAAATGCTTTTCCAGAACGTGACGTCCGTACAAAAAATCGCATCGTGTACTACGGGAGCCCCTCGAAGACATCTGTGTCGTCACGCAGGGCGGACTTTGATCAAATGTCCATTTCAACATTTGGAGACGGCTGTGCACGCATGCAGGAACCACAGCACTATGCGCGCCTTGCGCATCAGCTGATACATCTTGCCATAATCATGAACTCCACAGCTTCTTTCTCATCGAGCCTCGCTCCGCTCGGCTCGGAAAGACGCTAGGCAAGAAAGATAAAAAGATTGAACGTGGTCAACAATAGGTGGCAAAAAAGAAGCTCTTTCTTGCCTCACTGCGTGTCATTCCGGCCGAGCGCAGCGAGGCCAGACGAGAAAGAAGCTCTTAGAGGTGCGGCGCGTACTCCTTCACGTACGCGAATGCTTTTTTTGCGATTGGTGATATCCATTTCTGTTTGTCAATAATGGCAAGTGTGGAAAGGTCGAGCCACTGAAGCTCGCCAACTTCTTCGCCTTGTGATGAGCCAATGTCGAGGTGAACTTTTGCGTCTGTCGTGTAGATGGCAAGATAAAACGTGTATGCATATTTAACGCCGTTTTGGATGAACGAATGGTGGGCTACGAATCCTGGCACCAACTGATATGCGGACCTTGGAACCCCCGTCTCTTCGCCAAACTCTCTGATTGCGGTGTCAATATCGTTCTCTGTTTTCTTCCGATGCCCCTTCGGTATTTCCCATTCTGCTTGGTATTGTGATGATGCCCGTATCATCGCAGGAAGTCCGCCGTCGCCCGTTGGCGCCCTTCCAAATGTCAGCATGAATTTGGTTGCGAGTTTCGTCTCCATGCCGGATGGCTCAAGAGGTGTTGGTTTTGCAACTCCCATAACCCTGTGATACATCTCATTAAAATTCATTGTCATGATCGAGTATTTCTCATCTGTGGACATCTTGTTCAACATTTTCACGATGTCCTGATCGGAACGGTACCTGCCGTGTACGAAATCTGTGAACGCATACGTGTACTTTTTCCGTATTACCAACAATTCAAGAGAGCCTGTCGGTCGTCTACGAACGCAAGCAATCCCGAATGATTTCTTCACTCCCTTCTCCATGATATATCTAATGGGCGAACCCATCTGTGAAGCGCCGACGTTCCAATCGTTCATTGGAAATGAGATTGCACGAAAAGCGCTCATTATCGAACAATACGTACAGGCATTGCCAAAAATAGATCAACGAACTCCATTGTGGAGTGCAACCCGATCGAGACGCATTGGTGCAAGTGAGCTGTCGGCATTGGTTGGACAGAACCCGTACTGTTCAAAATACACGTTACTTCTCAAGAAAATCACAAACCAACAGCACGTCATAACAACATATCTCCAATGGGGAGAACTTCTCGAATACAGCATCAAAGCATATCTCAAATCACTTGGTGTCGATGTTCATGAATGTGGGCTCATTGTCCACAGTGATTCACTGTGCTGCAGTCCTGACGGGATCGCAGTTATAAATCCACGACAGTTTGCCCTCGCCATCAACAAAGATTATGGAGACGAATACAGTCTCGCACAGGCGTCACTGCTTCCCGACAAACCAATGATTCTTCTGTTGGAATTTAAATCACTCATGAGCAGGGAGCCCGTCGTTGGCCACATACCGAAATATTATCTTCCGCAAGTGCTTGGCGGAATCGGAATGTGTGACATCTGTGAAGCCGGCCTCTTCATCGAAAGTAAATACGACATCGATCCCAACAGTGCAGATTATAAACTTCCGGTTGACAGTAAGCCGAAAACAATCAACTTTGTCTTCGTCGAGAAAGATCCTCTGTATGTGAAGTTTGTTGCACAGTTCTCCGATGAAGCCATCAAAGTCTGCATGGAAATATCAAAAAAGACCGACGACCCATATGAACGCGAAGCCCTCCTCACAAAATGGTACACATCCACACCACAATACGTACTAGCGGGGGACGAATAGCGCGGCGGCCCTCTCGGCACACACGACGCCGTCAGCGGAGTGCAAAAAAATCAAAACCTTTTTTGTTGGGTGCCGCACGTGAGCCAAATTATTCTTTCTCGCCTAGCCGGCCAGTCGGCCTCGGCTAGGGGGGCGGGGGAGCCCGAGCTCCGCTCGGCCCCCGTTATTTCATGTCGGGTGGATAAACCGATTTTGTGGAAACATAATACCAGGAGACTTTCTTACACGTCGTTTCGCTGATGGTTTTCACTTCAACGATATCTCCCGGGCGTGGAGAGCCTTTAGCGTATAAAACACCTGTGTCGTCTTTGCAGATATGTGGGAATGAGTCACGAGTGATCTTACGCTCATCAAGTGCGCGCTTGATTTCTGCCTCATCCACTTTGCTGTGTGGCGCATAGAATGGATTATGCTTTCCCCATGCAATAAGCAGACGATCGGTTTTCAACGGTTCGAGATAGATCTTGTGTTCCGTTGCGAACTCTGTGACGAGTTTACTATTGTGTGTCGACAGGGACGCTTGTGTGAACAGCAGTAAATCTTCCATCTGTGGGTGTGCGTTGTACAGGGCCGACAGGAATTTACGTAGTGAGTCTGGAGATTTCGTATGGACGCTTTCGGGTCCAAATGCAATTGCAACTGTCTCGGTGGCCGTCGTGGCTGCTGTGGCTGCCGAAGCCGCCGATGCTGGTTCCTTTTCCGTGCGCCCCGCGATTTCAAAATACTCAGTGACAAACTGCACGTAATCTTTTGGTTCGTATTTTTTGGTAGTGATCTTTAGCCCGCGCCCCTCCTCCCCGAGCATCGCGCGCAGGGACATGTCATAGATCGCGAAGATGATAGTATCCTTGTCGAAACTGGCCATTTCTATATTCTAGTTTTTCGGGGATTCATTTTTGTATTTGCATTTTTATTTTATCCTGTCAATATACTTTGTAAAGATATGGAACAGTTTGTCAACACTGTGGTGAACTACGCAAAGGATTGGATCAAGGTTCTCTTGATTCTTGTCATTGTGCTTGTTGTTGTGCTCTGGATGGAGCATGAAGCCAAAGTTAAGATCCAACTTGAGCTCACAGAACTTAAAGCCAAAACAGGCGGATGGACACCCGGTCCACCAATGGATACCGGCATTAACAAATGGAATGTTTACCGTGATGATCGTTTCGAGCCATACGCTGGATACAGCAAAGATCTCGCCAGATTTGGTGTCCTGACTGGCATGCGCCAATCCGGTGCAACTCTCAGTAAAGCCGAGACTGAAGAATATCAGATTTTGTACGACAAGATTATGCAGGGCGCTTCTGACGGCAGCTACTCCAAAGCCATCTTCGATGATTATAATGGCCCTGGCACTTCTTCAACCACCTGTGCGTTGTACGCCGCTGAACAAGCCGAAACCGCCACTGCCAGCACTCCCGTCACAACTACAGTCACGCCTGCCGCTACTACCACAGCCGCTAAATCTTCCTCCGAGGGAATGACTGAAGCCCGCCTCTGGAAGGTCTCTCAAGGCCTGGCCTAAACAGCTTCTTTCTCGCACGGCCTCGCTGCGCTCGACGCGAATGACACGTAGTGCGGCAAGAAAGAGCAAGCTTCAGGGCAGCTGCATCCCTAGCTGGGCACGCCGAGTCCAGGGGAGGTGGTGTAAAATCTTTTTTTCCGCGCGTACCGAAGCGTGGTCTTTCTTGCTGAGAGCCCGCGGGGCGGGCGAGAGACGGCAAGGCCGGTCCTTTCTTGCCTAGCGTCTTTCACGGCAATAGGGGGTTAGCCCCCCCGGAGCGCAGCGGGACCGTGCTGGAAAGAAGCTGTTAAATATACGGAAATGGCGGATTCGAGGCAACAACGACCATCGGAAGATACGTATTCGCAGGGGAAGATGTCCATTGTGTTCATTATCATCACAGTTATCATGGTTGTTATCTTTCTACTAACATGGAACAAATCCATATTCTCTGGCAGGAAGCGCATCGACTTCACGGACAGGATAAACAAACTAATGGAGCAGCAGGAAAAAAATCTATCCACGCCAGGTGTCGAACAAGTTTGATAGCTTCTTTCTTGACCTCGCTCCGCTCGACGCGAATGACACGTAGTGAGGCAAGAAAGATACCATCAGGCATCTTGCCACTTTTTTGCATGCCGATCATGTTGTCTTGAGCTCTGCGTGCTCTAACAAAGCGGCGACATTTTTTAACCTCGCGCAGATGGGTTTATCCTTGTAATTGCTGTCAACGAACATACGTGTCGAGTAATCAACAAATTGTTCCTTGTAATCGCCGGCAGGAGGTGACCATCCAACTCCGCCAAATCTGTTTGTAAATGTTGAGCCAGCAATATACATCACATCGTCCTTGAACATGTACAGATCATTGATATCTGTACCGATACACACCTCCATCTTTTTGCCGAACAGCGTCTCGGAACTTTTATGCGTGATGAGAACCATGGTAACATTCTTACGCTTGTGCACATTGACATCAAATTGGATATCAAACAACTCACGTTTCGATCCATCTTCATAGATGTATGTGATATTTGGAACAGACACGCCATCAATCATTGCGAACTGGCTGGCCTTTGCAAGGATCGAAAAGGCAAGAGCCTTTCCAGCTTCAACTGGAATGTTTCCCATGTCATGGTATGTGACCACGTGCTCAGTGTGATCCTTTATTCCGCCTGCCAATATCTTCCTGATGAGCTTAACAGGACGCTCATAGACAACTCCATTCGGCCCAATGCCACCACCGATGGTGGTAAGCTTTGTGATAACTGAGTGATCCATTATAACTATTCAATTTGTGGGAGCTTCTTTCTAGTACGGCCTCGCTACGCTCCGGGGGGGCTTCGCCCCCCCGAAAACCCCCTATTGCCGTGAAAGAAGCTGTTTGAATGTGTGTAATTATAAGGAATGGCAGTCGTCGACGATCTCAGTAAGTACGTGATCTGCAAGGACGCCAAGGAGCATGTTCGCAAACAGAAAGGAATGTGGCTTGGTGGTGATCCTCTTGTCAGACCGACAGAAACGTACGTTGTGACCTCCGACATGAAGCTCATCAAAAAGGAGCACGTGTACTGTTCTGCACCTCTGTTAAAAATCATCGATGAAGTCCTTGTGAATGCGCAGGACCGTTGGTATGAATGTGGCGGGAGCCTTCCGAAGACACCTACCGGTGGCGGCTCAGCTGGCTCCGTTCATCTACTTGCGCCTGTCACTCACATCGCCGCAGAGATGCACGATGGTGCCATCACAATCATGAACGATGGTGAAGGTTTTGAGATCATCATGCATCCGGATGTTGGTAAGTACATTCCTGAAATTCTCATTGCCAGTATGTTTGCCGGTACCAATATTGGCAAGCGCGGCAACAAGAAAGGTGGTACTAACGGCGTTGGTATCAAACTTGTAAACATCTGTTCCGCATGGCTGACTATTGACACCGTCGACAGTAAGAGAAAACTTCGCTACAAACAAAGATTTGTCAAAGGAGATGCGGCTGGACCACCCGTCATCACATCTTGCCTGGACAAGCCGTTCACATCGATCTCATTCCTGCCGTTGTACCAGGAAGAATTTGGGTTGCTCCCATCTGCAGTTGGACAAATTGAGGGATGGTTTAGAATGCGTGTTATGCACACTGCAGCCGCAACTCCTGGATGTCGTGTGACATTTAACAGCGTGGATGTTGGAGTGCGGACTCTGACGGACCTGTTCGGTAAGTTTGACGGCTACGATTCACGGATGGTTGTGCACCATGCGTTCGATGAAGATACGCAGATCGCATGTATGGCACGTCGCAATAGTCCTGAATTTATCGGCATCGTCAACGGCGTCATCACAAGTGCCGGCGTCCATCGAACCTACTTTGTCTCGCAGATCACAAGCTCACTCAAAGCTGCAGTCGAGAAATGGCTTGAGAAATACGGACTCAAGTATCAGTCGGCATATGTTGAAAACAACGTCTTCATCATGGTGCGGACCGTCATCAACGACCCAATATGGAGTGGACAAAATAAAGACACGCTGGATGTTGATCCGTCGGTGTTCTCAAAATACAAGGTGCCACTGGCATTCGTTACCAAACTTGCTGACATGATCCGTGTGCTTCTTGCAGATACGCTCATCTCTGAAGGCGGAAAGAAACGTGATCAGACTCTTGCAAAGTTCAAAAAAGATACATTCAAAACACTCAAGTATGAGCGTGCCCTTGCATCTGGCTCCAACGAAGCCTACAAATGTTCACTGATCGTTCCGGAGGGCACCAGTGCAGATGGCTTCATTTCTGATGGAATTGCCGCGGCTGGTCTTGGCAGAAAGTACTTTGGTATCTTCGAGTTGAGAGGCGTCATCATAAACGCCCGCAAAGAAACAGATATCATCACCCGCCTTGACGGCACATATGAACTCATGCCAAAAGTGTCGTTACTTGAGAACAAGATTTGGAATGGGTTGATGTGCGCACTGAACTTGTCGTATGGCAAAACATACGTATCAGACGCAGAATTCAACACTCTGTCATATGGCAAACTGATCATGGCAACCGATCAGGATGTTGACGGTGCTGGCAATATCTTCGGATTGGTGCTTGATAACATTGCGTTCTGCTGGCCCGCTTTGCTGCAACGCGGATTCATATACAGATTTCTGACACCTGTTGTGCGACTGATCCCAACGAGCAAAGCGTACACCGAGCGCGAGTTTTACTGGGAGTGCGATGCAGAGAAGTTCATCCAACAAGACGACAATGCATCGCATTACAAAACAAAGTACTACAAAGGGCTTGGTAAACATGAATCTAAACGGTTTGCGAGCATGTTTAAACCACCAATCGAGTCGCACTTGTTGCGATATCTGCCGGGCCGTCTAATTGATGGCAAGATACAGGTCGATCAAGCGTCACTTTCACAAACAGAACGGGTTCTCGTCACGTACTACGGGCCTGCATCGGACGGCCGTAAACTAGAGTTTGTCACGCCCGTCGCGTTCGATCCGACAACGGAGGCTGCATCTGTCGCAACTCCGACAGCGTGCGGTCTTGTCCCGTGTGAGTATCACGTTAAAACATTTGTCAAAGCTTTTCACCTTGACAAGAACTTGCGTGAGATCCCACACTTTGCGGATGGTCTCAAAGTGGCATCAAGAAAAGTGTTAGCGTATCTTCGCAAACATCCAGTCGAATCGACCGAGGTGTTCAAGATTTGCGGGCCTGCCGCAGGTGAGATGAATTACCATCACGGCGATGCGTCGTTCAGTGATGTCATCACGACCATGGCACAAACATTTGTGGGCAGTCGGGCACTTCCACTCCTGTTGCCGGGTGGAGGCAGCGGTAACAGAAAAGGCGGTTGTAAAAGCGCGGCATCACCGAGATATCTCTGTGCGATGCTCAACAAGGATCTCGTCGATGCACTGTATCCTCCAGATGATGATTATCTGCTGAAGTACCAACCGGAAGACGACAACAAACGCTTCCAGCCATCAAACTATGTATCAACCATCCCACTTGCAATATGTGATTTCACGGAGAATATTGGATCTGGATGGAACGAAGTTTGCTACGCGAGATGCCCATTTAACCTCATCGAACACACGCGCTCCCGCATCCTTGGTGAGACGACGAAAGACTTTGTCATCTTGCCGCCAAGGCAGATAGGCGTGTCGTCGATCACAGGTGAACCTCTGTATGAGATCGTCCCACGAAAAGTCGTGCGTCTCTTGGTTGACAGTTATCGCTTCACGGGAGCGATTCTGTGGTCGGATGGCGTGGAGTATTGTGCTGGCATTGCAAATGTTGTGAGCCCGTCCGAGGTTCTCATAACGGAGCTTCCTCTTATGGAGCTGTCGGCACCATATTGCAAAGGGCTTCTCAAAATCGATGAAGAATCTGGCGAACCAAAACATCCAGAGATCGTCGACGTGATAGATGAATCCGGAGGAAACACAATTAAGATCACCGTGAAGTTTGAGGAAGGTGCAATCCAGCGGATCAACAGCAAACAAGCAAGCATAGGACGGCAGCACAAAGTGCCTGGGATCTATGGATACCTTGGTCTCGTGAAGCCATTAACTGCAAATCTCAATTTCATTGGAACAGACAACGTCGTGAATGAGTTTAATTCATATGCGCACGTGTTCGATCGGTGGTTTGAGATCCGCAAGGAATTGTATCGCAAAAAATACTCACGTAAGCGCACGATGCTGCTCCTGCAGATCGAGATGAAAGAGAACATCATCAACTTCATCAAACTTAAAGCAAAGCTTTCCGAGCTCTCACTTGACGAACAGGAAGCAATATGTGAAAAGAATGGACTCGTACGGCTGTGTGAAAACGTTGTGAGAGAGCCACGATTTCTGCCAGTAGATAAAATCAGTGAGATCGCACATGGCCTCCATGGCTCTGTGGTCACCCCTTCATGGTGGGAAGAAATGGGTTTCGATCGATCCCAAACGGCGTCATACGATTACCTGTTGGACCTCAGCACCAAACAGTTATCGCAGCAAGCCCTCATTAAACGCAGTGCCGAGTTGTTCCGTTTGCAGGTCGAACTCAAAGAACTTTCACTGGACACAGAAGCCGGGGTTGCAAAACTGTGGTTAAACGACTTATCCGCACTCGAGAGAGAAATCAAAAAAGGCAGAATCAATAACTGGGACACGGACACAATGTAAGACGGCGTTGGACCTCAACTCACGCATGCAGTGAGGCAAGAAAGATTTTCTTCCCGGAAGGCGTCCTCGATGCGCTCACGCAGTCGCCCACATCTCAATCAGTTGTGAGAAGATGGCGGAGCCATGCTCGATGCATGCATTAACTTTTTTTGTCGCATCTTCGAATGATGTGTCGAATAACTTGATGATGCACTGGCCGGAATCGTCGATCATCGTTGTCATCGTGTCCCCAGATGGATAGAGTTCACCATACATGTTAAATATGATCTCACGAATCGTGTGCGTTTCCTTGCCGGCATTGAAGACAAATGGCGTATCCGCAGAAGGAAGTGCCGCCCCACCGATGATCTTAATGGCGTTCAGGCGATCTCGTATATTCACCATGCAATCCGCGATGAATTGTTTGATTGGCGTCTCACCGTTTGTGGCGATCGTGATCTCAAAATCTTTACCGGCGTACGCAAATGTTGGCACAAAGTCTTTATCGATGCAACGCATCTTTGCGATCCACGCAACTTCATTGATGCTGCTCGCAACATGGATGTCTGCGATGTTTACGCCTGTGCCTGGTGCGAGATCGAGTAAAATCATCTTGTTGCAAATAGAGATCGGTGGGGCATCCTGAAGCTGCGCACGGGGCTGCGCAGCAGCGTCAGCCCATTTGATATCGGTTGTGAAGACGTGCATCGGAATGACGGATACATTGTATTTGTCTAATGTAAATTTAGCATTGTCGGGTGTGTCCTGTCTGATGCGTACGGCCTCCAGGCGCATCCGTATGTGATCACTTTTTGCATATAGATCCGATGTGTCGTATTTGGTGAAGGTAAGGTGCTTCGAAAGCATCTCCCCCTTTGCCACCCTGACCACACCATTTGCAATACCTTGTGTCACACTTTTCATGGTAAAGACAATTTTCTCTTTTACGAGATTTGCCGGCACCACCTCGGGGATGACCAATTTGCTAGTTTCCACAAGTGTGATAGAGGCCATTAGGTATACTTATGATAGAATTCAAACTATATCTGTCTGTGGAGCCAGACTCCGACGGAACTCGCATAGTTTTAGATTATCTGGATGCGCATCTGTTGACACTCAACCGCACCGGGCACAAGCTCAACATCATTGGGATCGCAAAAACAGATCTCAGCACACCAGCAAAACGTGAGAAATATCGCGCTATCGGGGTGACAAGTCTTCCAATCGCCATCATACAGGATGGGACAAACAGAGCTGCCATCGGACCGGAGTCGATCATCCGCGCATTCAAGGTATCGGCACGCGCACAACAGGCACCAGCCGGTTCCGCCGACACAGCCGGCGCTGCCGGCCCCCCATCCGCGCAGTCTGGTCCATCGACGCCTGAAGAGGATTATGCGGCCGGTAAGATCACACTGGAAGATTATCAACTCGTGAAAGGCGAGCTCGGCGAGGAGGAAGGCAAACAGGAAAACATTTCCGCAAAGGCAGATGAGTTTGAGAAAACTCGCTTCAGGGGTCGCAACACCGAATCGAAAACGCCATTCAGGATGCTCATGGGCGATGGTGATCCACCGAAAACTGGAACAGGTCCTGGCATGTCAACGCTTCCAATAATCACTGCCACACGCCCGAGCCCTCCTGTATCCATCACAGACATGCCACAAATGACAGCGCCGCAGAGGCAGACACAGGCACCTGCCCGTCCTCGCACAACAACAGAGATGATAACTGCGGACATGGCAGTCGGAGGATACGATGTCGGAGATGACACGATCGAGACGCTGCTCGCCAGCAGAGGCCGAAAGAAGTAGCCTCTTTCTACGGGCCTCGCTGCGCTCGGCCCGGAAAGATGCTAGGCGAGAAAGAACTGGCTGTGCTGTCAGCGCAGGGGCGTGGGGCTGCAGGCCCCACTGTGCTCCCGCCGGCCAGGAACGAAGTTAGCAAGAAAGATAGAACGACGTTCGCGTGTGATTTCCCCGTAATATAGGACATGGCTGATAAAATTAAACGTGATGAGGAAGCGGTGCACGCAGTGGAGGTTGCGACGGCTGAATTGAAAATCGCAGACACGGACCCAGATGAGGCGATCGTCGACAACTTCCGCAAACAACTCGCAAGAGATAAATACTTTGATAGAGAGAAACTAACATCATTCCCGCTTCCGACGGATGAACCAGCTCCCAGATCCGCACATCCACTCATCTAAACGGGGGAGCTTCCGCCCCCCTAGCTTCGCTCGGCCGAATGACACGCGGTGAGGCAAGAAAGACATGTCTGATGCGGACTGCGTTAACCATAGATCCCAGCTGAGATCGCCATGATCATGGTGAGCGAACTTTTGTCGGTACCATCCAACATATAGAAAATGGAAGAAATTGCGAAGGAGTTTAATCAGCATTTGACGGATCTCATTGATCTGTTGGTTGCCATCTATCCAGATGACAAAATCATCTGCTCGCTGCAGATGAAAGTGAGTATGATGGTTGATCACCTTCCGTACAAAGCGATCGACAGTGCTCGCCCACACATCGTTAAATACGCCAAACAGATCGTCGCTCGCGATGCCACTCTGTTTGTCGAGGGCAAACTTAAATTAACAGACGACAAAGAAGTGATAGAGCTCACTAAATTACTACAGAAATACTGGGGCACCATGACGGATGCCATTCACGGTGTTATCTTTGATCACATTCATAACATGTTATCACTGTGTGCCAAGTGAACACGCACAGCTGAGGAGACAACGACAACGACAACGACAACGACAACGACCACGACAACGACAACGACAACGACAACGACAACGACAACGACGACTGGTGTCAAAAGCGCTCGCATTTTTTCCTTGTCCTCCAATGAGGGAGACCCGTAGGTTCTCCCCAAGTATACGTCATGCGAAGCGGCAAAGTTAAATCTAAAATTATCAAGGATAAGAGTTTGCAGGGGGTGATCAACCATGTCATGTCCGGCGAATCCACGCAGCCGAAAGTTGCTTTCGGCAGATACAACGATTACCACAATCTCTTCTGTAGATATGCGGACATCCTGCGCGACATCGGTGGGATGGTCGATAAAGTTGCGGCACTTGAGATTTCTGCGCACGTGATCGGACTGGACGCAACAGAAAGTACTTTGTGGTCTGATAAAACCCTCATGCAGGCAATGACGTTCGAGTCACTTCCGAAAAGCACGCACGCCAGCATCCTCGCTGCATACGCTGAGATCAAAAAGCACGGCTTCATCAAAGAGATGGCAAAAGTCTCCAAACAGATTATCCAGATCAAACCAGAACTTGCCGGAAAGGATCTATCGGTGTTTGTTGGGCGTGCACATGTTCAACCACTGAGTCCGTTCTGCAAAATGGAACTTGGTAAATGGGGTGGGGCCTGCAGCCCCACACCCCTGCACGGCAGCCCCATGGGCACCTCCGCGCCCGATGCCCCAACAAAGGGCGCCGCATTATGTGATGCGCTCCTCAAACTGTGTGAATGCACGAAACAGACCGTTAATCTGTATATGTCTCCGGACATCGATTTTGATGACCTGTCTGTGGATATTAGAGATGTGCTTGCGAAAGCCCAGAAAGCCGTGCCAGGCTGCAAAGACGCATTCAAGGAACTCATGTCATCTGTCGACCTCATGAAAACTAATTTCAGTGATTATTTCCGCGCGTTCACCATCACGAAACAACCAAGTGTCATTCTCGAGAAATACGCGAACGACGTTGAGAAGTTGACGGGCAGTGATCCATCCACAAAACCACAATACATCAAGATTGTTCAGTTCCTCAGAAAGAGTATTGCCAGCAACGCAAAAGACAGCCGCATCACAAAGATGCTGGACATGGCAATGAACGAATACAGCAGAAACGATCCATGTGCCGACGACGAGAAAGCTGCTCCCACGGAAGCCGTCATGCCTCCGCCAGCCGCAGATGCAGTGCCCGCACCAACCCCAGAAAAGTGATCAGCTTCTTTCTTGAGGCCTCGAAAGACGCTAGGCAAGAAAGAGAGTGCAAAGCGCACCCTAGTGGAAATCACGATGATGCAAGGCAACACAGCTCGACGTAGTCGCGCTAGGCAAGCGGAAATCACGATGATGCGCAGGTCACGGTGCCCGTATTGGAGACAATCTTTTTTGTAGTGCGCGAGATATAGATGGATCCATTCGAACTAAAACGTTTGGTTTTGGTTGTGCTTGTAATTGTTTTCATCGTTGCCATCCTGCTTTGCACGGACACAACGAGATGCCTTCTTTACATATCACTGTGCACGCAGTTGCTTATTATCTCAACATTTGTTACAACATATTTGACGGAACACAAAGCACATGCAGAAAAACTTGGCGGATCTCAACCAGCATTACGGTTGTCCGCCCCATTCACAGGCGATGTGTTGTCGTCGATCAGGGCACCAAGAACGGAAGGCGTGCCTGAAACATTTTCTCCTGCCATTGAGACAGTCATGGATGCCGAGCGCCCAAATGCGGTCGCCGCAGGTGGTGACCCCAACCCCCCATCCAACTGGGCCGTGTGGGGGCAAAGTGCTCCAGTTGATCACAGCGGCGATTTTGAAGTTTTGACGTTCGATCCGGAAGCAGCGCGCGATTTACTCGCATCGGACACGCGTGGCGGAGAGGGATTCACGGAACTGCAGAGAGGTATTGAGGCGGCTGCGCATGATCCGCCTTCCTACAAATTCGAAGGTTTTGAACCACCGCAACGGCAGAGATATGTACGTGGTGACCCGTTCTTCGGAATCGAATACCAAGACCGACAGCTCCAAGCGTCCAAACGCTCCAACCTTGAGGACTCCGACATGGACGAAAACGAACATGGCCCATGGATGAACGCCTACAGAGATGAATACGCAGCATCAATCGAAAAAAAGAAAGGAACCGCATACTACAGCACCTATGGAGATGTCGTCGACCCATACGGCAAGATCACGTAACTTCTTTCCCTCGGCTGCTTCGCAGCCTCGGAAAGAAGTTAACAAGAAAGTTAGTGCCTGTAGCTCGAACGCTCCCCAGCGAAAACCGGAGACGGCAAACAGGGCACCCAGCATCCCTGAGAGTCCCTGGATAAATATGGGGCGTCAGCGTTTCTTAATTTCGTCGTATATTTTTTGGTATTCGTCGGTGCTTTCTGAGAGTTCCACATAAGATGCGAGGTCGTCATTGTATGAGAAAATGCTCATCCCGTGCAGCGAGGCCGCGCTTGGTTTGTAGTAGTAGGAGCGCCCGTCGATGACAACTTCTGTGACAGAAATGCGCTGAAGAGAATTTTCTATCGGTTGGCATGGGTCCGACTGTTTAAGATCACGGTAGAAATCATTTGTGTACAGTGGCGTGCTCGTTGGCTGGCATCTTCGGCATCCCCCATCTGCGCACTCGATTGCAGCGCTCTCATAAAGTGCCAGCATCTCCTTCACCATAACCATATCCTCGATGGACATGCCGTAAAGTTCTTGATCTGTTGTGATGAGATCCGGCACGAGCTCTCTACGCCCCCGCGGAGCAATGTTCTGCTGCGATTGCCCATTTTTGCGTTTTGCAATCTTGTCTGCGACGGCTTTACGCTCTTGCAGAATGTCATGCGGGATGACGGACATGTAGATGTATGGCTGTACGATGCGTTCATCCTCCGGAAGAAGTGTGTGAGATTCGTACCGAACAGCACGTGCGATGATCTGATTTATTCGTGACCACTTCCAATATGGTTCGATCACGTGAACCGCCCTCACAAATTTAAGATCAATTCCTGTAGCTCCAGTTGAGGAAATCAATATCAATCTGCATATTTCACCATGCGCGTTCGATGGGTCGGTAACTTTCTTGATGATTGCGTCGCGTTCCTCCGGTTCGACTTCACCACTGACGATTGCGAACTGCCGGCCAGGGGCTCCGCTCTCGCCCATTGCGCTCCAACCATTACTACGAAGGAACTCCGTAAATGAGCCAAGTCCGCCCTGTCCGACAAATTGTGAATATGCGAGGTTCACTCCGGGTGAGATGTTCTTCAGGATCGCCTCATACTTTGCTGCACCTGATTCTGGAACGAAGTTACAGGCCTGTCGAGACTTAACTTTATATGTTGAAGCCATCTGTGATTTTGGTTTGCCGAACTTGGATGCGGCTGCCTTGCCTCCTGCCCAACCACCTTCGTCGCGCTCATCTCTTTTTGCAATGTCGTATTTAGTGAACTGTGCTTGCGTCATTTCCACATTTACAAGTTTGATGGGAAGTTGTTTTGGAAACAGATGCTCCATGCTGGCATCAATGGGGACGCGTGAGACCAAACCCATCAATCTGTTGAGAAGATACCCAGTGTTGATGAGACTTGTCTGACCAACAAAACTGTCAAGAAATCCTTGATACGACTCTGGGAACAGCGTTGGAACAACACCTGCATGGCCAGCAGAACGATCTGCCTTCGCGGAGAGTTGAGGCGTGCTTGGCACAAGCAAGTTGGCCCAGATCTGCGTTTCACAGACATCTGAATCGATTGGCGTGCCCGTCAGGAGCAACACTTTACTATTGCGGGAACGAGCGATGGCATCATACAGAGCAATGGCATTCTTTGACTCGTTAAGGACGGCACGAAAGAACTCATGACTTTCGTCGATGATGATAAAGAACCCATCGAGGTTGATAGTTTCACTTTTGCCGATCAGGAGGCCTTCAGTGGACATCGACAGGAGTTGTTTGTCCATGTTGTACGCGTTCGATGTTACGAATGCAAAACTCTTGTTGATAAATGCATCTATGTCGGCTGCAGCGGATGTGATCGCACTGGAGGCTATCTTTGCCTCGATGCTTTTTGTTATGTACTTGCGAATGTTGTTACGGAAGTTGGCGTGAAGTGATTTTGTACTGATGAGGAGAGGCTTGTATTTCTCGATCAGTTCAATTGCCATGCCGGCAGCGTAAATGGACTTGCCCGTTCCCATGTCGTGATATGCGAGATGGCCACGTGTGCCGATGTCCACAGTCTTCATAAACGTTATCCCACGGAACTGATGCTTCTTGAGGATCGTCTTTGTCGGATCATACTGCTTGTCAATATCCGCAATCACCTTCTCCAATTGGAGAGGGAAATCTGTCGAATTCCTGTTTAGCGTTATCATTCCTATATCGTAGCTGATTGAATTATACACGATGGAGAGAGAATATTTGACGAACGCTCGCTTACATAATTTGGAGATCGCGCTCAAGTGTGATAACGCATCCCGCAGGTTCGAGTATTTCTGTTGTGCTGCGCATGATCTCGTCCACTGGAATGATGTGCCTTGTGGCATGAAAGACAACTGGGGAATTCTACACAACGATTATGGCATCGATGCAATGCACAGTAATCTGACAGCGTCAGTGCAGATGAAATACTACGCAAAGGGAACCATCAAATGGCGTGACATCTGCACGTTCTACTGTTCGTCGCTCATTGTGTGTCAAGCTGGAAGCAAAATACTTATCCATACCCCAACTTCAACCGTACAATCCATGGGAAAGAAACTTTCTGGATTAGTGGACTTCCCAGTTGGCAATGTTACATTTGATCGATTCCGTAAGATTGCGACAGATGCTGGCATTGCGAAAGATGTCATTGAGAGGGTCGTTTGTGAAGTCTCTTCGCTGTGGATAAAAGTTATACCAGTGATCACATCAGCTCCCATACCTACGCAGGTTGTACCGGTCGTGCGAGTGTTGCCTGACATGCCAGCCACCAGCGAAATTGTCGTCCGAGCAGACGAAGTAAAATGTCCGCCATTCGAACTACGTCCATATCAGATAGATGCTGTGGAAACGTTCTTCGGCAACAATGAAGACGAGATCGCAATCCAAGCCGCATGTGGCTGCGGCAAAACTGTTATCTTCTGTGAGATCATACGTAGATTACTCGATCAGCCAGATAACGAAGCCAACATTTGTGTCATGGTGCCATCACTGCTAATCCTTTTCCAAACGAGTGATATGTTGCGTAGGTTTGGAATTGAACACATTAAGATCGGCACTGGTTTTACGGAAAAGAATTTGCCATTGGTTGATGAGCACAAGGTCGTCGTGTGTGTTTACAATTCTGTGGATTACCTGGTGGACATCCAGTGGAGCTATGTGTTTGTCGACGAAGCTCACCATATCCAAGTCCCGGAATATTATGATGAGAAATCAGCAAATGGCTTTGCGAACAAGATCATGGCTTTGCACGGAAAGAAATGTCTGTTGTCTGCAACATTGACGGATCCAGATTGGTCGTATGGAATGCGTGAGGCAATTGAAGCCGGTTGGCTTGCCGATTACGATGTCATCATACCATGGTCGGAGGAGCCGTTTCATCCATTTGTATCTGCTGTGGCAATCCTGAGGGACAGGGTTGATTTTATGCATGTGCTCGCATACTGCAACAAATGTGAAACAGCAAAAGCATTCGCCGCACACACTACTGCAGCTGGCATCTCCACAATGTATTTCGATGGGGACACGCCACTCGCGCAACGCAGGGCAATTCTAGATAACTACCAAAAGGGAGCATATCGCATCTTGTGCACGGTCGGCGTCCTAAAAGAAGCCATTGATATTCCATGCGCCGACACATGCATGTTCATCGATGAACGTGATTCACCAGTACAGATTATCCAATGTGTTGGTCGGATTATGAGAAAGTGTGTTGGTAAGACACTCGGCCATGTTGTACTGCCTGCAGGCAGTGCTGATGATACATCCACGCTCGCAAAATTCTTCAGAGCACTTTGCGTCACAGATACACTTTTCGCAAAGAAAGGTCGTGCAACAAGCAGAATCAATTGCGTGCGACTATGCAAAAAAGAAGATCATGTAGAAGTGGCGACCGAGCAAATGGCTGATTGCAAGATGCATGCCGATATCTATGATAGTATTGGAAACGCGCTTGAGGATAGATCATGGCAATTCAAATTTGGCCTGCTGCAGGCATATGTAAAAGAATTTCACGTATTACCAGAGCGGAAAACCATATACCGTAAAGTTCCGATTGGCAAATGGTGTGGCAATCAGAGATCGGCATATAACGGCCTCGGACGCTACATTACGCAGGAACGCATTTCGCAATTGGAAACGGTTTCTGGTTGGTGGTGGATGGAGCCAGACACATGGCCAACGAATTTTGCGCTACTGCAATCATACGTCAAGGAGTTTGGCAAACTGCCAGCACAACGAATCATCTACCGCAAAGAACCGATTGGCAAATGGTGCAACAATCAGAGGTCTGCATATAAGGGGTGTGCCCATCGTTGTATTACGCCAGAACGCATCATGCTGCTCGAAACGGTCCCTGGCTGGTATTGGAGTAAATGGTCTTGGCGCGAGCAATGCTCCCAATAATAGTTTCACTATGCAGTTTTGCTGTAAAACATGAGCGATTCACGTGTGTTATCGTCGATATATTCCATTGTTTTTTGCGGCGTTTTCGTTAGCCATGTCTCCATATCAGGCGCGGCATGCCGTATTCATATGTGTTTTTGAACCAACGTAAAACACGGTGGAGCGGCCCCTATTGTTCAACGTTTATAAGAATTGCGTCGCCCAGTTTGCACCCTGCCCATGTGTACTCGATAAGTGCTGGGAGTTTTGTTTCAACGATGAGGCCATGTGCGCCACGGCCAGTGCGGGACGATGCTTTCTCAACAACCTCTCCGTCCAGACGGAGTGGGAATCCAAACACATCGTCCGTACCCACCGACAAACTCTTAAGAGCACCGGGCACATATTTTTCGTTGTGGATTGGTTGTATTATCAAACGCGCCCGCCCTGAACCTTCAACTCGGCATATTGCAAATGGTTGTGCGCGGTATGCGAGACTGTATATGACTCCCTTGATGGCGATGCCGGTCGAATGTATGGAGATCATCTTCAGCGCATTGTGGTTATAATCGGTGATTGCGTCGGTTATCATTGGCAGATAAAACCAATTGCCAAACTCACATGATGGATGAGATGTGCGATACCATTCAAAATATTGCTTTGCCACCATGAATCCAGTTGTACCACGCAGATATTTGACGTCATGATTGTCACGCATGAATGTCATGCCATCGCTGGTAACTTGACTTGCCAGGTCGCAGTCCAAGCCAGGACATGCATACGTGAGAATCGTCTCAACGATCTGGTCAGGCCAAAAATCATTTAACAAATCAATACCAGATGAAAGAACTTTAGCTGGTGAAAAACCTGCATCTGGTATTGGCGCGATGTCATATTTGTATGGTGGCGGGATGATGTGGATGAAGCCCAACAGTGGTATTTTGATTGTGTGGTGAACGCATCTATAGATGGTAAATGGTTCGTCGTACACGCTACTTTCTACGCCCGGCACGACCAATGGTAAGCGCGCCTTCACGTAAACAGTTGTCACGCGACGCTCGCGCGGTAAGTCAATCGGATGTGGAAATAAATACAAATTTTCACCAACGATCTGATATTCACAAGCTGTCATCGGAATAGGTAGCCTCGGAACTTCTCTATTTCTTGGTCCGGTATTATATTTTGCAGGAACGACTGTGCTTCGAAACCATTTAATCTTGCCCAGATGTAATACAGTGCATAGACACCACATTCAGAATCGCCTTTCTGATGTTGCACGCCATATATCAATATTTGCTCGGTGGTGTGGGCCTTCGATGGCAGATTCTCAACTAATTGCAGTTGGACAGCTGCCATCCAGTCAAGGATCTCTTTACGTGGTGGTTTCCCACTTGAATTAAACGATTCAACTTGCCAGTTCTTTCCTCTGCAATCAACGAACACACAGATCCAATGTTTGCCGTGCCCGTCGTGAGTGTCCGTGTTGATAACGCATCCAGCGCAGTTAAATCCTTTCTTGAGCATGTCTTTCACAGAGAATTCTGCAAGGTGTGAGTCATACTGCTTGAAATCTATCATCCCATAGGAAATGGGCATGAATCCACGATATGCAAGCGCATATTGGTAAAGAGTACCGTCGACGTCAAAGTTCGACAGAAGTGCATTTCCCTTCGCTGGGCCTTCTGGTCGGAACCTTTGTGCGAGTTCTGACGACGCTGTGGCATCCCCGAGAAGAGCTTTGATTTTTGGATTCTTCAACAATGAGATTTCATCTGGCTCACCAACGAGCTCCTGGATGCGGGAAAGCGCGTTGTCGTCTGTCATGCCATACACGTGCATCGCTTTCTTTAATTTGTTCAGGGACTCCTCTGTCATGCACACATTCTTGTCCGCAATGTACAACGCACATTTTGGACCCTTATCCGGTATAGGAAGCGCCATCGTTTGAATCTATATACAAACATGGAGTACTTTGCGACGATTGGTGGCAAGTGGAAGTCGGCATCGATGATGGTATCGCAAACGTTGCCGGCTGACCGGCTCCAAAAGTTTGACAAAAAACTTATACTGTATGAGAAATGGTCGAATGCTCTTGACCGCATTTCCAGTGCAAGTGCTGAGGACATTGCAAAAGATGGAGTTCTCCTGGAGTGGTGCAATTATTTTAGTTCTGACTATGCGATGGTTCCTTCCGACATTCGCGCGCGTATCTCACAATTATCAGGCAAGCTTGGGGGTGTGGTACAACTCTACAACGAAACCCATAAAATCAAGAATGCCGAATATGATAGGCGATATCGAGCCGAACATGCTGCAGAAATATCTGCCAGGAAGAAACAATGGCGTGCGTCACACAAATCCGTGTCACATGTGCCACACCAACGCGAATTGTTTGCATGTTATCGCACGGGAGGCAAGGCCAGGCTCAACGCAAAACGCAGACAACATTATCAAGCGCATAAATCTGAGATATTGGAACGCAGGAAGAAGTTACGTATTGAAAAAAAATCAAGTCAGCCTTTAACGCAGGCGTATGTGCTCTCCCATTTACTGTGCTTTCAGAACATTGATAGCAACACTAACGTTACAAATGGTACTTGATTGTGTGCGGAAGATGATCCCTTTTTCAATGTGTGCGGAGACGCTGATGACTTCTCCGATGTTTGATGCAATCAGTGGTTTGACGTTTTCAATTGAGATTGATGATTGGAATGTTTGTGTTGGCAGGACGGTGCTGACAAGCCCAATTTCTTTTTCATCGACATATGAAGATAAACGCGCGATCTTGTTCTCACATTTCGTGCTTATCGACAGCGGATCGTTGCCAGTTTTTTGGATTGTCAGGGTGTTGGAAATGGATGAGATGTCGGTGAGAAGTTCTTTGAACTCGCTCGTGTCAAGTGCAAACTTGATTGGATAATCGGCGTCTGTGAGATCGATGCCAACTTGGTCCTTCACTTGCCCCATCGGATAAAGTGTGATCTGGTCCGTTCTTTTTGATTTGTAATATGTGAGAACGACAACGAGTTTTGGATCGAGCTTTGGATCGCCCATCAGCATGACGAACTGGCTATGTCCGCTCCTGATTGCACCCATTGCCACTGCGATTTGCTGGTCATCGATATTCACTTGCATGAACGCTTTGCAGTAATAGTGCGAAATGTCTTCACCCCGCACATCGACGATGATCGTCGCTTGTTCATTATGAGATGCACTGAAGAACCTCACGTAGGTTGGGTAAAACGCAATCGACAAGTGTGGCGATCCATATTTGTGAAACAACGTGAAAATGCTCTTAAAGAGGTCAGGGTCGTCATGTAAAAGTTCCATCGTGTGCTCTGCGTGTGACGGCGTGACAACAATCCCTTCCTTTTTTGTTGAGGGCTTTGGTTTTGCTGGTTTTGTGTTCTTCGTCGGTGGCCTGCCACGACGCTTGGGTGCCCCTCCTCCAGATGGAGCCGCGGCCGGCTCCGGAACTTCGCTTTGCGCTTCTGCAACGGGAACCTCGACTAACTGCATCGTATACTTAGCTTCTTTCATTGCCCGCTGCGCCGGCTCATCGCTCATGCATATGCTTTTTTCATGAAGAATAGTTTGAGGTTATCGTTTGTGTCGAAGAGAGATGGTTTCTTTTGCGCGATGCGTTCGAGGATCGGTCTAAATGTTGCAGAGAGTGTGCCAGTGCCGGCTCTGAAGTCTTTCCGCATCTCGCTGATAAGCATGTCAAGTGTTGTGAGGTGTGTAATTTTAGCTTCGTCAGATAGTTTGTCAAAATTGACGAGCTTGTTAAATATCGCAGATCTGAACTGGTCGGAGTTAACGACGGCCGTCGCGTCACCTGCGGGCAGCGTTTCGATTGCCTGTATGATAGAACGTATGACGTCCATCACATTCGTGCGCGCCGCGGTGAAACCGCTTGCATAATCTGGGATTGTCGGAAGCATCGTCACATCGTTGTCAAGTGCGGTCAGATATGGAAGCAGGTGATTCTTGTTGACGATGTCGAGCTCACGATATTCAACGCCATCCGTTGTCTCGAACACGCTGCCTGAGGACGCGGTTCCCTCCTCATTGCCATCTGTAATCTGGCTGATATGCCCTGCAGGCATCTTCCCAATCGGTCTCAACATTTTATATCGTTCAACTGCAACATCGCTGATGCCAGCGCCATATCTCATCCTGGCACTTTCTCCGGTCGGCATGTACAACGGAGATGTGTCATATGCAATGGGCGATGGCCTGTTTAGGATCGTATAATGTTTGTATCGTTTCTTGATGTCCGACAATGAGAGTACCATGCCCCGCTCGGATTGCGCAGGCAGACCCCGTTGCGCAGTGGCGGTGTTTGGCCGCTCGGCTTGCGCCACCCGCTTGGGAAGTCCAATGTATATCGGCGGCACAAGTGGATATTTTGGCGCAATCATTTGTGGGATAAGATCTGTCAATGGTGATCTGCGCATTATCGACATTGCAAGGGACGTTGGCAAAGGAGATTTCGAAGATCCCCGTGCTTTCAAGGCGTCCTCTTCTGGCATCTTATCTGCGAGTTCAGTCAGTGCATCTGTTGCCTTGCTGTAATTTTTCTTTGCTTTGTCGACGTACTCGCGAAGTTTCTCAACGAAGCTGTAGCTCATTGTGTGTTTGAAGAAATCATCGAGTGATGTTTTCTCCATCATGTTGATCATGTTCTCCATGTCTGACATTACTTTTTCGTACGTCACAAACGCTTCAACCGTGAGGCTGCCTGGCAGTCGTGGCGCACCTGTCACCTCACCAACATCTTTTTGGTATGAGGTTGGAAGCTCGCGCTGAAAAGCATCCCACAACTTGTACACTTCACTTACGTAGCGTTGCATATATATACATCATGGCACAAGATTCAAGCATTATCGATCTCATCACGTCGTCCCAATACGCACCAGCGCAACAGCGTTTTCCTGACAAGCCACAAATTGTCAGTGCGCGATCGTGCCTCGTCATCGAATACAGATGGATTGTCGTCGTCGTTGTCTTATTTGTCGTCATCGGCATTCTGTGGTACGTCTACATCACCCGTAAGAAATCTAAACAAGATGCCGAAGCGCCACCCGAGGAAGCAGAGCCCAAAGCAGAGCCCCGCCCTGAGCTCCGCCACAGAGAGCCGTTCAGTGTGCCGCCTCCGCCTCCCGTCAATAAAACGGTGACCGCTAAACACATCGAAGACATGAAAAAACTAGTTGCAGAGGCAAACAAGCCAGCGACGGACACTCTCAAAGACGCAACCAAGGCCATTAACGAAGCAAAGATCGCACTGGATCAGGGCACACCATCGAGCTCATCTTCTTCAAAATCTGAATGATACGCACCGTGAACCACCTCCAGAGGACGCCGGTATATTTTTTCCGCCAGATACACGCATTTTCATAACGAAATCTTTCTTGCCTCACTACGTGTCATTCGCGTCGAGCGCAGCGAGGCCGTGCCAGAAAGAAGCTTTGAATCCCAGTTATAACCAATGGCAAATCTCGACGATCTCGTCCGCACTGTGTCCGACAAGGACGCGATCGCAATGTTTCGTGTTTGCGATACCCCAAAAATGGCACGCAATCTTCAGCGTCTGATGAGCATTGTGAATGATGTACTTGGCGGTGATGTGAGTGAAAATGGCATCAAGGCTGCACTACTGCCGGCAGATGACATCTCATGCGAGATGAAGCTTGAGAGCACAATCAAGCAACTCATGTTACCCATTGTCAGCAAATATGAAAGTAAGCTTGCTCCCGTCAAGGGCGTTCTCGGTGAAGACATTGCTCTCAACACAATCGCACAGTATTTCCCAACTGCAGATATCTGCCCACAACACGCACATGCCGGAGACATCGCATTTGTTCTCAATGGTGTGCGCATCATGGTGGAAGTCAAGAACTACGGAAAATCCGTTCCATCAACTGAAGTGGACAAGTTTAAGCGCGACATCGTTGAGAACAAATACAACATCGGCATCTTCGTATCATACGGATCACCGATCGCATGCAAAGATCGTTTGTCAAATGAGATCATCATAAGTGGCGGAACTGCGTGTCTCGCTATCTATGTCCCAAATGCGGACTTCTCAGGCATTGCATTGATGTGGGCAGTGGTGTTTGGAATCAAATGGTTCGATTGCCACAAGGCCGGACCGCTGCCCCCCATTGCATCCGCGGATCAGGCGATGTCCACGGCGTGCCTGGAGGAGCTTGGAACTCTCTCACTGTCTGTTGCGCGTCTCGATAGCATAAGTGCGCTCGCCAAACAGATGGAGAAAGACATCGCCGCAGAGATCGACCCAATCAGGACTCATATCCTCACCATCCTTCACAAACACAATCTCGCTACAGATGTGAAGATCGGCGATGAATTTAAATGCCTCAAATGTGGACGCTTATGTGCAAACAAGACTGGCCTCAAGCTTCACGAACGCACCTGCCGTTAGCTTCTTTCTTGAGGCCTCCCTGCGCTCGGCCTCGAAAGAAGTTAGCAAGAAAGATTTACGCTGAGCTTAGTGCGCTTCGCTGAGAACACCGTGGACAAGATAGATTTTTTGTATCCGTTGACGGCCGTGTGCGATATGCCCAGGCGAGACATACTTGGTCTCAGCTAGGGGGGCGGGGGAGCGCCGAGGCACACAGGAAAGGGAAGGGGCTGAGCTGAGCTCGGCGCAGGTTACAAACTTTCTTGCCTAGCTTCTTTCCGAGCCCGCGAAGCGGGCGAGAGAAAGAAGCTCCCCCGGTTTGAATCCGTGGGTCCTTTAGGTAGGTATATTGATATAGCGTATCACTAAAAATGTCTGTCCCAAAAACTCAATCTGTCCGTGCTCGTCTGCAGTGTTGCATTCCTCCAATTCGCGTCGGAAACCGTCTCGATGTTTACCACGTGAATATTGGTGCTCGTGCCATGCAAGCCGATGTTAAAAACTATGAAGACCTCTGTGTGCTGTTCTCCAAAGATGCCGAGAAGAACAAATACACCAAAGAGCGTTTGGCTGAGTTTGCATCTGAACGTGATTCCCTCAAGGGAAAGCTCACCAAGATTGGCTATTTCGACTACGATGCTCTCAACAAGGAATGCAAGTCCATCACCGACACTATCAACCTCACGAAAGATGAAAAGAAAGTGATCGTTGATGGCATCGCACTCCTCAAAGCCAAACTTCCTGTTGCGACCACCACTGAGGCTGCAGCCATCCAGCTGGACATCGATGCCGCCAATAAGAAGATCAAGGACGGCAATCCAAAGCTTACCACTGCCGAGAAAGATGCCAGGCGCGCCAGATTGGTCATTGTTAACAAGATGATCGATGAGAAGTTTCCTGATATTCCTCAGCTTGTCCGCATCAGTGGCGACACTCCAATCACCATCGCATTGCTCCTGAGTGATCTAACCACTCAGCTGTTGACTCATGGATTACAAAGTGCATCACGTGAAGGCGGATCAACCGTGCATGTCTCTCATATTGCCGATCCAAGCGTGTGCAGCATGTTGCTGTATCCGTTGATCGCTGGTAATGTGCGATTCAAGAATGCATGTGAGCTCGCAAGAATCAAGAATACCGAGGAGGAGCTTCGTAGATTCGTCAAACACGTTGATGACGACTTGCCAGCTCAGGAACGCCGTAAACAACCAAACGCCGAACGCATCTCACAAATCGTTGGCAAATGGCCTATCAAGGGTGTTGAGAGTGAGATCACAACTCCAAATGTCGGAGTGGCATTCGATTCGTACATCGGCAAGGAGTTCCGTGACATTTGCAAGGCAACCGTTTGGCACAATGCTAAAAATGAAACTCTTACCATGCGGCTCGACAAGGGCGTCAAGGTCTTCATCTCTGACATCTTGGTCGATGCAATCGCAAGAATCGCTGAACTTCTTGTTCTCAAAAAAACTGAAGATGGCACCCAAACACTGCAAGTGTCTTCCGTGTACAACATCATGAAAGTGTTGCTTGTTCTCGGACAGAAGGAAGCCGGCGCAGGCACCCTCTCATTCAACAAACTGAAAACCGATTACGAAGCTCGCACCGCAAAGATGCGCGAAGCAAAAGCAAAAGCAACCATCGAGCGCAAAGCTGCCAAAGCAAAAGTCGTGGACGTCAAGCCAGAAGCTAAGGCAGAAGTCAAGGCCGTAGAATCCAAGACTGAGGTCAAGCCAGAAGCCAAGTAATCGGTGAACACAAAAAAGTCTCGATCATTTTTTTGTCTCACTACGCGTCATTCGCGTCCGGAAGAATCTCTTTATTGTGCGTCGAATTCGATGGTGTTCTTGTCTGTTGTGATTCCATGTGATGTGAAGATCACATCAACCGCATGCACTTTCACGAAGCCGTTGTAGATGGATATGCCATCGATATGAACATCATATGACACGACGTCTGACGCGACGCCGATGACGGCATCGTATGGGCCGTCCACCACGAACGTAATGGTTGCGGGGCCGGAACCAAGTCCGTCAAGATAGAAACATGCAGGTGGGTCCATCGTGATGATGCGCTTAACTGGACTGTCGCCACTCGCCTGTATCGCACCGTCAGATACCATTAACTGAACTGATTTCTTCAGTGTCTGCAGTGTCTCAACATGGAGTCTATGTGCGTCAGAGCCACGCGCAAACTCTCCGGCAAAGTAGTATACCATGCCAGCATGATTGACACTTTCTGCATGACACGAAAGCGCATAGGCTGGCATGGATGGCATTCCGTGGGATGCGACGGTGTGCTCGTTTATATGTAATTCACCGTCCATGTATGCGATGTTATCGCCGAACGCCGAAAACGCCCCCACGTTCGTGCCGAGCAGTTTAGAATCGCAATAAAGGTCGCTGCCCTTTTTATGAACCAAGCCTTTCGAACACATATATCCACGAATATCATGCAAATGTGGATTCCCGCGCATATATCCATTTGTGATGCGCACCAGTTCCAGTGGAAGCATCTGAAGTGCATCTTCCAAACACACGTTTGTAATCGATGGCAGTTTGTCGGTTTTGCCGAACCATGCTGCATCTGTGAAATATCTATCTCCATAGAAAATAACTTTGCCGTGATGTCCGCGGCGCTCGTGGGTGCATTTGTCGCCGACGAATAATCTGATTAACTTTTTTTCTATCTCAAGTCGATTCTCATGAAACACGAAGACGATCATGCCGTCCTTCTTGATGATGAGCGGAAGTTCGATCGTGTCCGTGATGGAGCCTGCCTGCACGTTCACCACACATTTGCTGATGTACTTCCGAACAATGCATCTGTCCGCAACACATTCCGTGTATTGATTCGTTAAAGGCAATGCGTAGCAATGTCCACATGCCGCATGCACAACACTTCCATCAACGGTTGTATGTGGCCCAGTTTTCTTCATCTCCTATAAATTCAATCCTGGGAGCCGGCCGCGGTCGCTAGATAAGGCGCTCCCGCCGATTCTGCACTCCAGCACAGAACAAGTCAGCGCGGTCGCTAGATAAGGGGCGCGCCCTCTGCTCATCGGGGTTCTACTCCACTTTTCTTGCGCCGTTTAAAAATACTATCACAACATATATACAAAAACATGGGGTGCACACATTCTGATGAAACAGTTACGCGGACATGTTGTCTTAATAAGAATGCTGGGTCGTATGATAGTTGTGATTGCCCAAAGGAAGCTGGGAACCCTGGTGCAAGTGTTTGTAGTGATGCGTGGTATGGTAGGTGTATCAATGAAAATGGGATCGCCGGGGAGGTCACAAGTGGAGAACCTGGAGATTGTACTGTGTGGGCACGATCGAACTATGCACGTGCCAAAGATGCATTGCTTCAGAAATGCACTGCCGACTCCATAATGAAGAACGGTAGTATCTGTAATGAATTTTGTCAATCTGCAACTGGTGCATATCTTGCTGGTTGCAACACATCTGTTTACGAGTATTGTGATGGAAACATGGGTCAGCCTGGATGCCAAGCCATCGCACGACAGATGAAACTCTCTGGTAGTAACATCTATGACGCAGCCGCCAAGGCATACTGCACAAACGCTTCGGCCGATCCGTTCTGCTCGTGCCTTGCATCAACACTCCCAATGGCACATTGCCTTGATGCCAAGTGTACAAACAGCGTCACGGCATATCCATCATCAATCGCAGAATGCAAGAATTTGTCAGTGTACGACTGCAACCAAGCCGTCAGCGCATCGCAAATGGCCGGGTCGACGGTGGACAAAACAAACCTCACCCTGTACTGCGGCGGCACCACAGAGTCGACCTCGTCCGATAGCGCCACCACAACATTCGTGACCTCAGTCACCAACTTCGTCACGGAAGCATCGTGGTGGGTATGGCTCATAATAGCATTTGTACTTGTCGTGATCATTGGCGTGTCGGGATGGCTCATCTGGGGGAGAGGAACCAACGGTTCCTCCCCTGACACCGTTGGCGCACCACAGCCCGTTGCCGCTCCCATTTAGTTGGTGCTTTTCAAAACGGTGTATGTCTTCCTCGCCAAGATATAAATGTTCGAACAAATCATAATCATCGTGCTGGTACTGATATTGATCGTTGTGATCGTGACGAAGACTCGTCATGCGGTGCGATATGACTTTGGGCCTCCGCCACAGCCACGTATTGCGGCTTTTCTCACTGGTGCTGAATTTGATGCAATAGAAAATGGAACACGACTGGCACGTGCAGAGTTGTATGACCAATACAGAGAATTTATCAGACGTGCAATCGATGGAAACATCAATGAGCGCCATGCGTTCGATGAAGCCGTTTTCATGGCAACACGCGCAAATGCGATGCAACAGATGGAGTTCGACGATGAACTCACAATCCAACCGATAACAATCGTGCCCATCGTTGAGCCCAGCATCAATACACCGAAAGCGGAGGTTGCAGGACAGAAGTTAGAACTTGCAAAAGTGCAGGTGTCAGACCCACAAAACGTACACGATTCGGCAGTTGTCAAGGGTCTTCAACAGATGTATGGACGGCTTCGCCAGATACCCGCTGGACACTCTGATGCGATCGTCGCCGAGATACGCGATGCAGTGTTGACGTCGGCTATGACGGAGCAGCGCAAACTTGATGCATTGCGGGTCATTGACAGAGTCGAAAGCTCGCCATCACGCGTCATCTCGCTTGGAGACACCGATTACAATGTTCTGTTAAAAGTTTGGGAGCGATCTAAACTACCAACGAACACATCCGTTGCAAACAGCATGCGGAACGCGCTTGTGGAGGCACTTGCGGACTGCGTTGAAGGTGAGGGTGCAGAGCCGCCCATTGTGTGTTCGAATGGCAGGGTGGCACGTTTCCTTGGCAGTCTCACACTTCTTGACACCGATCCAGCAATGTCGGCACCGCAAACATCCAACCAATACAGAAACGATGCTCTCGACTTTGCTCATAATCTTCTTGAGAAAACTCTTGACAAATATGCAGCTGGCGATGCCCAACACGTCTTACTTGCTCGCAGCTACAGAGAAGTCGGCAAAGAAATAGTCGTGCCGGATGCCATCCAGGCAGAATTCAAAAAAGAACTTGAATCCGCCGTCGACACGTACATCTCCGAGAATAAGGCGAACCTGCCGTCAAACATCAAGATGGAGCTCATGGCGGGCCTAACATAGCTTCTTTCTTCGCGATCGCTGCGCGATCGCGGAAAGAAGTTAGCAAGAAAGAATCGTCCAAATGGGCCCGGTGGATCATCAGGGCCGAGATACTCTCGGCGGAGCGCAGCTCCTCTTCTTTCTTGCCCACTGCGTGTCATTTGCGGGTCCGATGGCACGAAGTGCGCGAGAAAGAAGCTGTTTAATCGATGTGTTTGCGGACGTTGTCGATGTCGAATTTGTTTTGATTCTTCAGGAGTTTGATGTCGTGGTATTCGACGGTGCTGCCACCGGTTTTTTTGTTGTACTCGCGGAATGGAGGGACCTCCGCAGATTTGTATGTCTCGGTGATGTGTTGTGCGCGGGCTTCGTCAAATCCTTCCGTCCAGCGCGTGATCACAACGTATGCAATGATGACAATCAGAATTATGGTGATGGTGTTCATATACTGTCGAGGGAAAAAATGATCACCTGGCTGGCCGACGGCTGGCGCATGTCATGTCGCTACTCCTTGACGGACGCCGCCTCCATCTCACGTGTTGGTTGGTCCAATTTGAACACTGCGACGTTTGGAACTTTGATGGCACCAATGTCGGCACATGTGTAGATGTTGAGGAAGGCAGGTGCGCGCGTCACGAGCTGCAGGAGAACGGTCTGCAAATCCTCTAATTTATCTGAGTATTTGTAGGACAGAGATGGGATCGACAAAGTGAATGTCGCTGCCGGAGCGGCCAAAGCCTTTTCCATGGTGCCTCTAGTGCTCACGAATGCAGTTACAAACGTCAGTGGCGACCACACGATTGGGACGCCGCCGTTCTGGACGAGACGATCGTTCACTCGCTTGAAGTGATCACAGTTGATAAACTTTTTTGCGAGTGGCAGATTGTTTTGTCCTCGGGGCGATGGATGGCACCACTTCAGAAGTATGTGTGGTTTTCCCGTCAATCCCTGCACCAACATCTGTGCGTCGTTTCCCCATAACATGAATGTCAATGGATCTTGCATTCTGCTTTCCGCAAGGTGTTTAATAACGGACGAGGTGAATGGCAGCCAGAATTTGTGTGTGTTTGATGCGCCGCGTCTCGTCGTCAACAGGGTATTGAGCATCAGGACGTCTTGCTCTGCCCAGTGCTCAAGCACGTTGGATGTGGGGGCCGATTGGGCATCTTTCAGAAAGCCGGCCTTGACAAGACATGCAAATACGTTCTTGAGCGACTCTGGAGTTTTTTTTGCCCTGCTTGAGAAACATAATCCGTCAGCGTGCAAGATGGTTGTCCCCCACTCGGCATGCTCCCCCACTCCAGCCTCGCTACCGGGATATGGATCCTGTCCGACGAGGACGACGCGCACTTTGTCTGGAGACGAGTAGTGGAATGCGCGCATGATATCGCACGTTGCCGGCGTGTACATCGATGGATGGATTTTACCAACTTCGTTAAGTGCATCCAGCCACGCTTTTCTGACGTCACTGAAACTCATCAGGAATGTGCGCCATGCCTGATTCATCGTTCCCATCACCTCCGCCAGAAACTTCTTGTTTTGATCGGTTGACATAACCCTATACTTCAAACCGGGGGAGCTTCTTTCTCTCGCGGGCCTGCGGCCCGCTCGGAATGACACGCAGTGAGGCAAGAAAGATTTGCGCTCCCCCGCACCCCCTGAGGAACCTGCGCCGAGCTTCACTCGGCCCCTTTCCGACGTAAAAAATATTGTGCCGCGCCCCCTTGACACATACGGAGAACTATCTGTTTGAATTATACAACATGAGTGTCCGTGTTCTTCCACAGCGTTTTGATATTGCAGATGATGCATGGATGCTCCCTCTGGAGATCATTTGCGTGATTGGTGAATATTGTGCACCGGACATGGAGGTTGTAGATGATGTCAACGACTTGGTGGATGGTAATTATGATACGCCGGCGTACGACAGTCGGCAGATAGTAAGAAATGGTGAGCATTCGTCCGGCTATATCAGATTTACAGATACACACGGATGTTCATGTACCGTGCATTTTCGGGATAGTGTTGTGGAGCGCCTTAACTTTTACGATGGCGCTATCCATGTCGGGCAGGTCGACCTTGATTTCGCATGTGACCAACGCGTGTTTGATGGCTGCGAAATATGCTGTATCACGTTCTTAAAAAATACATTTCGCTTCATGTATGATGAATTCATGAACGAGGAGATCTATCTGATTGTCTGAGTGACACTGTCAATGTTGCATGTATTCAGCCAACGCCACGTTATCAGTTGGACTGTCTGCGGTTGTGGAACGTTCGAGGATAACGATTGCGCCTGTCTTTTTTGCAAAGCCCAGAAAGTCTTGCCATGCGGCTTCTTTTTTCCACATTGTGCCTTCACCCAGTGGTGCATGGATGTCCTTATGTGTGCCAAGCGGATTAAAGTTGTCATTTAGGTGAATCATGTAATGTGCAGGTGGCAAGGCGTCCAAGTAAGCCTTTGCGAGTGCATGTGTACTGATGTCAACTCCACATGACCAAATGTGCGCGGTGTCAAGAGTGAAACCAACCTTGTCTGCGAGACCAGCTCTTGTAAGTGCCACGTACAGTGATGTAAGACGTTCAGGAGTCTCAAATGTCAAACGTGTTGGTTTCCTTGCCGGGATCTCCAGATAGACACGCACGGCGCCCCCGGTGGCAGGCGCCTTCCCATCGGTGATCTCTTTCTTGCCTAGCTTCTTTAGACCGAGCGGAGCGAGGTCTGAAAGAAGCTCTTTCATGACTTCAACAATTGCTTTATCGATGGCCGCCGTGAGATGGATGTTGAGTCCGACTGCATGGATCGCAGCGCATATCTTAAGTTCACGCTTTATCAATGCGATCGATCTTTTCGCAGTTGCGGCTGTGGTCGACCATGGAACGTCGATGTATGCGCCGTGCACCACGAGGTTGAATTTCTCCTCATCAACAAATTTTGCAAGTAATTTAATATCCAGATCATCGATGACAACGTTACCTCCTTGTGGGCCGACAACAAATATCTGCGCTGCAGTCATGTCGATGCCCTTGGTTTTCAGGAACGCTTTCGCAGCTGGTACGGACTGGTGGAAACCATTTCCCTTTCCAATATGATAACCGACAATAAGTGGTTCAGCGCCGCCCTCAGTGCTGCAAGGCTGGTCACAGGGTGATTCTTTCTCGCCTAGCATTTTTCCGCAATCGCGAAGCGATTGCGTAGAAAGAGGCTCTTTAATCTCCATATATATCAATGGATGCTATATTTCACGCTTCGTATGCGTCTATCGATAAGACGGCGATCGCACAGTTTATGGGAGTTAATTTCCCAATACTGACGGGATCGTTGACGTTGCGAACAACGAATGTATATGGAGGTTCACGAGTGTTTCAAATGTGGAAACAGATGATCATTGGCAATCGCATTATGCTCATAATTCCTAAGGGCGTGTTTGTAAGACTGCAACAGAAGTACAATATCCCATACACTGTTAAAGAGATGCCAGATTGTCCCGCCGAGTTTGTCGTGGCCGACACCGCACATCTAACGAATGTACAGCAAGATTACGTTGACAGAACGTTGCCGATCCTTGATGGGCTTGCGCATAACGCGATCATCGTACAGGAGACGGGTGGCGGTAAAACGTTCATCGCAATGGGCATTATGGCAAAACTACACCAACGAACGCTCATCGTCATACCGCGTCATTCGATAGAGGGCCAATGGGTCGCAAACATCAAAGCATGGTTTCCAAATGCGCGAGTCGCAACACACGGCGGCTCTGCGAAGCACGCTGCACTCGCTGCAACTGCCGACGTCGTTATCATGATTGTTAACACTGCGGTGGAGAAAGGCCCACAAACGAGTGGGTTCGGTTTAACAATCTTTGATGAGATCCACATGTACTGCACGCCAGAATTCAACAAAGTATTCTTCACCGCGCAGAGTCATTACACAGTCGGACTCACCGCAACTCCTAAACGTTTGGATGGCATGGATAAGATGCTCGCAATGCATTTCTCAACTTTTGTTGGTCCAAATCCGAATGTCGTCGAGCCGATAACGCCGTGGCAAGGTCTTTGCAGGATAGTAAAGTATTCAGGCCCGTTAGAGTTCACCAAGGCGTACATATCTGCGGTGACACACACAAACTGCGTTCCACTTCTCTTGTCCCAATTAGCACGCGATCCACACAGAAATGCGCTCATTGCAAACATCACCACGGATCTCGCTGCGCACGGTCATTTCGTCTATGTCATGACGGACAGGATCAGTCAGCTGCGCGCAGTGCAGCAATTGATCGCCGGGGGGCATCCGAAGACCCCCACATCTGGAGAGCCACAGCCGGGCCCGATTTCCTTGTCGTGCCCCGAGTTAGATGGCACGCAAGCGACAAACGTGATTTCTCTTATCACAGGCGGCGCAAAAGCCGATGATATTAAAGATGCGACACACAACGCAAGAGTTCTTCTGACGACGATCTCATACTCTGGAACCGGTTTATCAATTGACAGAATGACCGCCTTGGTTCTTGCGACGCCTCGCCGGCATGGAATGCAACAAATACTCGGCCGTATCTTTCGTCATGGATACAAACCAGATGTTGAGCGTGTTGTCATCGATATCGTCGATATGAAACTTTCTCTCAAGAGCCAAGCAACCGACAGGAAAAAAGAATACAAACGACGTGACATGACAATCATCGAGGAAGATGTCTCATATGAATCTATCATCGTTGTAAGCGGTGCATGCGCTGCGTCCGACTCCGCCGAAGACGACGAGGCCCAAGTTGCGTGCCTTGAAGGGACAACATCGTAATCTTCCTCGTGCCTTAGCGCAACAACGCGACCTTCAGGGGCGGAGCCCCCCACCTTTCTTGCCTAGCCGGCTCCGCCGTGTTGGGCCGGCCCAACGAGAAGTTAGGGGGTCTTCGGGGGGCGGAGCCCCCCAACCTTTCTTGCCTAGCTTCTTTGTTGGGCCGGCTGCGCCGGCCCAACTTTGAAAGAAGCTCCGAGGATGTCATCGAGTGCCCGCACAAATGTATCAATGTCGGCGTTGGTGTTATAATCTCCAAATGACACACGGATTGTGCCCTCAGCTATTTTTTTGCTGACACCAAGTGCTTCGAGAACATGTGATGGTTTCGTTTCACTTGCATTGCATGCACTGCCAACGCTCACATAAATTCCGCGCTTAAGAAGTTCTTGTTTGATTACAAGATTGCACTTTCCTGCTGCGTTCTGTATTGACATCAGAACTGTGGGGCCGGCCCGCCCTGTCGGGGGCGTCATGATCACGATGTGGTCACCTGGGGGTTCTGGTGCGCCCAATTGGATCAGAGGGCCACGTTCTTTTAACGACTTGATGAGATATGAGGTTAGTGCGGATAATTTATCATTTTTCTCTTCCCTGTTCGTGAACGCATAGTGGAGCGCTTCGATGGATGCTGCGATGCCACAAGTATTTTCTGTACCTCCGCGCCAGCCACCATTTTGTGCTCCTCCAATCATGCAACGCAAATCATACGCCTTTGCAAACTTCGAATCCAACACAAGGCACCCAACACCCGGCGGTCCATAGATCTTATGCATGGAAAACGAGAATCCCTGGACGACTGAGGCGCCACCAGGCGCCGGGTTAAGTGGATATTTTCCATATGCCTGTGTTGCGTCGACAAAGAATGGTGTGCCATGTTTCAGACACATTTCTCCGATCGCCCTCACGTCGTTTGTGTTGCCGAGTTCGTTGTTCACTTGCATGACCATTGCGAGGGCCGTGTCGGGGTGCGCATCTAGTTCAGTGCCAACAGAGCTTGCCGTGATGAATCCAAGCTTGTCTGGAGCGACTGTTGAAAATGTTGCTAGCCCATCCAGTGAGCGCAATGTTGTCAAGATAGAATTGTGCTCCACGCTCGAAACTACAAAGTGCGCACGTTTGCTCTGTCGGAGGTAGGCGTCCGCGACCATATGGATGATCGTTGAGTTGCTCTCCGATGCCCCGCTCGTGATAATTACATGATACTCATCACTGAGATTGCTAAGTTTTATCACGCACTTCCTAAATAGCTCCACAACGGATTTTGCTTGCACTGTTGATGATGGATTGCCGAGGTTGCATCCCTTCTCCATTGCGCTGATAACAGCCTCCGGCATAAGCGTTGTCGCATTATTATCGAGATACACGGTTGCCATCTATATCAACAAAAAAAGCTTCCTACATGAACAAAACGCTGTATCATGTAGACCCCCAAGATACAAAGCTTCCTACATGTACAAAACGCTGTATCTCGGGGGTTTACGTAACATCACCGCATCAAACATCTTTTCGGGAGTCTTGGCGAAGTGATCATGTCGAGTGCCAGCATCGATTCGGTTCATCGGTTTATTCGTGTGGATGAATGCGGCAGTTCGAAGCGCACGTTTGTAGTTTGCGCTTATGCATCGCAGATAGCATCCAGTCTTCGGAGGACTCTTGACGATGAGGATATCACTGTTTTCATTTGGATCACGCGTATACGAGATACCGCCAATATTATCGATGAACGTGTCGGTCAGCCCGTTGCATCTGTCAATGATGATGGTTTTTGGGATCACCGGATATGTTGCCATGAGAGAGCAATCTCCAAAATATCGCTCAATCGTCGCGACCTCCTTGACAATTGGGATGCTCGCAAGAATCAAGTAGTCAACCATATGTTCTTCAATCGTTTGACAGACAACATTGCATTCTCCCTTGGACTCAAACTCCATAAGTTTGAGAAGGAATGCACTGTTGTACTTGCAATTTTCAAATCGTTCAGGAATAGTAGTCTCCATCACCTATATAACGGATTCAATCGGGAAGCTTGGACAGACGCCGGGCTCCGCTCGGCCCCTCACTCGTTAGAGCGTGCATGCGAGTCTCACTGAAATTGGAAAAGACGCTGGAACCGTCATTTGTTCTTTCTTGCCTAGCTTCGTTCGCGAAGCTGGCTCCCCCAGGTTTGAATTTGTTATAGACGATGTTAGTTATCATTGGAAATCCAACGGACGCGGTGATCACGGCGTGGAAAAAGAACATGTGTGCTGGGAGTGTTCTTACGACTGCGGGCATGCCGGGCTATGTGGTTGGTGAAAAGTTTCCAGTCCTGCATAGAGACAGCATCGCGCAGGCGGATGTCGGTCCAACTATGGTAACTCTTGTCACTATAGATGTTCACGTCATTGCCGATGCACCGCATGGCAATATGACGTATGCGAGCTATTTCGAGAAAACTAACAACCACGATTTCGTACTTGGTTCGATCTTCGTCGATTCACATGGTATTCTCAAACCCGACATGCACATGCAAGTCGTGTGGGGAGGAATCCAAATGTGGATGCTAAATGCGATGATCATCAATGGCGTTCCGTCGTACAATCCATTTACCTCTCTTCCACATGAGGTCGACGCTATCCATGTGATGCAATGCGTCGGACATGGCACATGTTGTTCATGCGGCGCAATTGTTCCTGATTGGTTCACTGTGGAACCTGCAGTGGGGCCTGCAGTGGGGCCTGCAGCCCCACACCCCTGCGTTTCACACCCCTGCTCTGGCGGCACGACAGATGTCTGCACGCGATGCGTCTGGGCATATAAAAGTGACGTAACTGGCCGCAAGAACTCAACAGATATCAATGCCGTCATTGGACAGATGCCGGACCATGAAAACGTCGATGTATTGATGAACGCCAAACGCCCTGCGAAAAATGTGTTTACGTATCATGACACCACCATCGCACTCTGTAAGACGCGTCGTAATATCCCAGCTGTCTTGCAATACTTCCCAACTATCATCTACATCCACAAGCAAAATTGCGTGTTGATCGATATGAGCGACGTGCCGCCGATCTTTGCTGGTCAGCGCCCAGCGATGGCAGTTCACCCTAACGCGTCGCTAGCTGCGCCTGACGCGGAATGGCTCGACGCAATCACAAAGGCAGGTCTGACCGCAAACGGCACTCCACTCGAAGAAACCAAAGAAGACCCTGAGGGCGTAGACTCTGGGGATGAAGACCCTGAGGACGAGGACGACGACGAAGCCCGCGCCGCACGTACCAAAGAGCTTATCAAAAAAATATTGGATGTGCCACCGAAGCCTGCCCGCGCACTCATCGACGCAATGCATTCTGAGTCGAAGGATGAACCGGAAGATCCGTGATCACAGCGTGAGTGCTGACCAGAACATTTTTTCTTTCTTGTCCACAGCGCGCCATTTGCGGCCGGGCGTTCGTTCTTTCTTGCCCACGGCGTGCCATTCGCGACCGCAGGTGGCGCGTAGAAAGAAGCTAACCGACGATCCACGTTTTCCCACAGTCCTTACACTTGTACGTTGCGGTTACGTTCTCATCTGCGCACTTTTTTTGGCTGATTTCACACGTGACTTTACCACTTCCGCATTGGCGACATTTGGCGAGGGCGACAAATTTCTCCTGGACGATCTGCTCTTGCCGTTGATGGATCGTCGCAAGCAATGGTTCATAAACTTCCGGGTACATCTCTGCGTCCGTCATCAGTGGGATTTTCCATATGGCCGCTGGCGTGTTCTTTAAGAACGCGTCTTGCATGAGTGCCTGTCCGCCTGGCGATTCCATGTATTTCATGACGCGTGATGTGATCGTTGAATATCTGTTATTATCTGGAGCTCTGATCTTTGAGTATTCGTTGTAGCACACACCTTCAAGAAACGTTGCGATAGAGACGCCGGGCGCCGCCGGAAGCACCTCTTTCAGGATGCCAGCCATGCCATCGATGATTAATTGGCGTGCCATTAAAGTGATGGTTATATTATAACTATGCCGTTCCTGGGAATCAATTTTTCGGTGAACACCGCGGAGACCTTAACAAAGAACATCCTGGAGGTTGTCAAGGAATCCGTCAGTAACACCAGCCAATCTGCAGCTGTCTCACAGACTTTGAACATCTCTGGCAACACTGGATCGAATATATCTGGAGTCAAGCTTCTGCAAAACGTGTCTCTCAGTGCGAGCTCGACGCAAACAACCTCATCCATGAACACGCTTCTTAACGACATCGCGGCCAAACTCACAGGTACGATCACTCAAGACCAAGACGGCTTTGGGATTGGCAATACAAATGTATCTGTCGTAAAAACAAAGGTTACTAACATCGTCCAGAATAGCATCACTGCAAAAACGATCAGTGACTGCGTGAATATGGCAAATGCCAAACAGGAGCTCAACATCACCAACAATTCAGACTCAACGATCGAAGACATCACGCTCGATCAGACACTTGAAATGTTCGCAGAATGCTATCAGACAAGTGATGATGTGACAGAAGCCGTAAACAATATCAAAACAGAACTCAATTTGTCATCCGAACAAACTTCAACAACGTCGTGGACCGTGATCATTGTGATAATCGCGGTTATCTGTATCATCGGCGGAGTCATGTGGTGGTGTGGATGGAAATCCGTGCTCGGCATTCCATACAACATTGCAAATAAAATGGATGCAGCATGGGGAACACCCTCGACAGTCGTCACGACCGTCTCACCGACGCCAGCGGTGCCCACAGTCGTCTCACCGACGCCCTCTATCACCCAGACGCCAGCGCCCATCATTGCGCCCGTTGTCTGAGCGCAGAGATGGCGCGTATTCTTTTTTCCAGAAGGGCCGCAAGTTCCAAATGTCCCTCCCCAGGATTGAATTTATATACTGTGCATCAAAATGATCGATACCGTTCTGACAGATGGCGATTTGGGTGTGGTGAGTGAGCAGAAGCTTTTCTATTTCGAAGATGTTAAGTCGTTCAAGAATCTCGCCGCAATCGTTCATGGCACGCCTGCGCCTAAGTTTGCGGTTGAGTGGGCTGTGTCCAAATGGCGTCTGTCAGATCCGGAATATGCTCCTGAATGCGCGACGGATGAGATCATCAAGACGTTACCAACGTTCTGGAAGTTATCTGGTGTTCACGCAAGCCGTGCTGGTATGTATGACAACTGCGGAACGGAGGTTGGTTGCATCGACGGCGGATCGCACGTCGCACCAAGATCATTGGATAAAGTTGTTCCGAGTGACATCCCGTTCGAATGCCGCATGAACATTGCGGCAGATCTCGAGCGTCGTCGAGTGTGTAAATTATTTGATGTATTTGGCGATGACGAACAAAAGTATCTTGCCACCCCACTTCCGCCGGAGGTTGGACAGCGTTCTAAATTATTCACTGCACTGTACAAAGCACGTGGTCTCAAAGCATTTGGTGGGCAAGTCCTGACACCCGCAATGCATCAGCTCACGAAGCAAGAATATCTCAACAGATTCCACAAGTTTACATGCCACGTCTTCACCCGACAAGGATTTCCTTGGGAGAATGTCTGCATTAGTGGAGGATGCTTAGTGAAAATTCTCAACCCATTGTATGATATTGCAGATGAGCGCAGTGATGTGGATATTTGGATATTTGGGACAAAGCCGGAACGGCAAGTCGCCCTTAACAAAGTGATTGAGTTTCTCGATATTCCAAATGACACATTCTACGCCGTCAAGGGATCGGTTATTTATATATTCTTCCGACACCTCCGAAGATGCTTTCAAATCATGGTCTCTGCATATGCGACCAGAGAAGAAATCATCAAACGTTATGATGCCGAATACGTCAAATGGATCTTCAACGGCAAAGATCTTCTCGGCACTGCTGGCGCAATACGAGCTTTCCATGAGCAACGCTGCAGAGTGTGGTCCAACGATTATCGTGTCCTGAAGGCAGTCATGAACGGATATGATATCTTGGACATTGCCAAGCATGCCGACATCATCAACCACTGTATCGGGCATCAGGAAGCACCCGACATGTTACGTCTCAATGATTACTACATCATCGGCGGAGATCCGGATAACGAGCATATTGAGGCTTGCATCATTCGTCAGACGCGATGCACTAAAATCTGTAAAAAAGGAGACATTGAAAAGACCGTGAACATCGCAGGCGAGTTCTCGCGTGGATACGTTAATGCAGAATCCATTTCACATCAAATCAATGATGGCGACTATGCGCCGATCACGCCAACCGACTTCGTCGACCGATTGGAATTCAAGGATTCCGCAGGGCATCCGTTGAAACTTCCACTCACCACGACGCACGTGATGGGCATCGTTGACAGTGGCGAAACGCTTGCGTTCACGATCAATGCGCCAATCTTGGCAACGCTTATCACCAACTACATCAACAAGCGTCTCCCAAATGGAATTAAAACTGAGATCCAACCAGAGATCATCCTCCAAAAAGCGATGTTCGCAAATGATCAAACCCCACCGTACCACTACACAACTGATGGCCAACGTGCAACACTTGCAGAATTTAAGACCGCACACAATATCTGTGGTGTCATCAACCCCGACATCCGCTACAACAAAAACCTCGTCACCGTCAAACTGATCGCTGAGAAACTGCGGGTCATCTAACGGGAGCCTCTTTCTACGGGCCTCGCTACGCTCGGCCCGGAAAGATGCTAGGCGAGAAAGATTATCCTGCGCACCTGCGTGCTTGCCAAGAACATTGAGAACATTATTTTTTCCTGTCGGGATGGGCCACGATAGCGCTAATCACCAATTTTTCTTGCCTAGCTTCTTTTGCGGGGCACGAAGTGCCCCGCCGAGAAAAAAGAAGCTAATTTATAGGATGTCAAACGTAAACATTCCAGTTAATCTTCCAGGGCCGACCGTCATATTGACGACGGAGCCTGCACCGAGCGCAACTGCCCAATGGAAGGAATCGTGCAAAGTTGCAACCACTGTTGACATTGTCCTGATCGGAATTCAAGTTGTCGATGGTGAGCCTCTTGGTGTTGGTGATCGTGTTCTTGTTAAAGATCAAATCCTGCAAAAAGATAACGGTGTTTACTCTGTGAGTGCATCGGTATGGCCTCGCACAGAGGATGCCAATACATCTGCTCTTTGCACCGATATGGTGACGTTAATTTCACGTGGCGCTGCAAACACCGGCTTAGTTTTTCGACTCGCAACGCATGACATCACACTCGGCACAACTCCACTATCTTTCGTGTCCGTCACTGGTGGTGCAGGTATCACATCGCTTAATACTCTAACCGCCGGTATCCAGGCTTTCGCTGTTGGCGTTGCTGGCGTTGATGTCAACTGGGTCTCAGCGTTCTCAACGCACACTCTCAACATTCCGGATGCATCTGCGACCGCACGTGGTATTCTAAATACTGGAACACAAGTCATCGCCGGTTCCAAAACAATCACGGTCACGGATGCGGTCGACAACGCAGTGACTGCCGTCCTGACGATCGGTCACAACACGTCTGGCACGCCCGCTCCTGGCATCGGTACCAAAATCCAAATCTTGTCTAATGCCACCGGCGCTCCAAGCAGTTATTGTGGAGAGTTGGAATGGGCATACACGGATGTTGCCGTGCCAACAAAGGAAGCAACTTTCACTGTGAGAGTTGTTGAATCAGGCACTCTGCAGGAAGTTATCCAAGCCAGCAGCAAGGGACTGAAATACCGATCTTCCCTCGTCCCAAAGATTCTCGATGCATCTGTTGAACAACCGACTGATCCAGATTATCTCGCTGTGTTCTTCGATACATCTGGCTCGCTCAAAGCAAAAACTTCATCTGGGCTTGTCTACGGGTTGGGTGGCGGAATCGCATCACTGAATGGGCTCGTTGGCACGAATCAGTTGTTCACGACGGCGACGACAGGTACGGACTTCAACATTTCCAGTGCTGGCATCTTGCACACTTTCAGCATTCCAAGTGCATCCGTCACGGCGCGCGGAATGGTCACGACGTCCGACCAGTACTTTGCCGGTCATAAATACATCTATGTGAAAGATGGTGGCGTTGATATCCAGAACGTCTTGTCGTTGCTTCATGACACGACCGCACCAAGTGCACCGGGCATCGGTGTCGGCATTGAGTTCCGCACAGAAACTGACAGCGGAGAGGGCGTTTGGATGGGAGGGATTCGTTCATACTACACGGATGTGGTGCACGCAACGCGCACCTCGGTCGTTGATTTCCAAACCGTCCGCAATGGCAGTGTTGGAACTCCACTGCGTCTCGGAAATGGCGGTATCAATGTCGATGGTGTGCAATTCGTCAACACTGCGCCGGGTGCCATCATCAATCCCGACACTGGCGCATACACGATGTTTATCTCAAATGTGGATTTCAGAGTAAAGTTAAAATCGTCCACTGGTGTTGTCAGGGATCTGGCGAGTGAAGCTGCAGGCGGCATCACCAGTCTTAATGGACTGTCCACAGGCACGCAAGTGTTCGCGATCAACAATGGCGGTTCAGACACTTACGTCAATTCTGCAATCGACACGCATACCTTCTACATTCCAGATGCAACATTCTCGACAACTCGCGGTCTCGTGACGGCCGTCACACAAACATTCGCAGGCGCAAAGACATTTAAGATTGCAAACACTGTGAACAACGCCGCGACGACCGTCCTCACTGTCTCACACACTGGCACTGCGCCAGCCACAAACATCGGGACGTCCATCGACATCAAGTGCTCAACCACAACGCAGGAACGGACGATCGGTCAGATCATCGGCAGACTGACGGACGTCACGGACGCGACGAGCACGAGTAACATAGAATTCTACTCCCTGAAGAATGCGAGCCTCAGTAAGATTGCTTCGATCGGCGATTCGAGTTTCGTCGCAGACACGTTCATCACATTTGTGGCAAATGTTGCGCCGAGTGCACCGGCGGCAGGGGCAGTTGCGATGTACGCTGATTCCACCGATAACACACTTCGTGTGAAGCGTTCTGACACGACGCTCGGTGTCGTGACACTCAGAGGCACAAGTCTCACTGATGGTGCCCTTGTCCTTTGGGATCAGACAAGTCGTCTGATCACCACCACAAATTCCCTCACCTCGTCCGAGCTCACGCAACTCCGTAACATAGATGCGACAGTTATTTCAACAGCAAAATGGGGATTCCTCGGAGCCATGGATCAGTCGGTTGCAACCACAAGCACGCCAACGTTTGCTGGGCTCGCTCTCGACAATGGAACAAGCGCAGTCGTCTTGCGCATGGGTGACACGATGGCCGGTGCGCGCACGACAACTATCGAGATGACAAATGACACTGCGAAAGTTTCAACGATCACTGGCACGACTGACGGCGATGTCGCCACATCCGCATACAGGTACGTCGATGAGAAGGTTGGCGCTGCAACCATCGCGCGATTTGCGAGCAACGCTGTCACGTTGTATCAGCCGTTGACGATTGCCGGCATGACATGGCCGGTGACCCCTGTATCATCTCTAACGTACATACCACTCATCACGGACTATTGCATCACGTGCAACACAACTGCAAACTCCGTCACGATAACTCTCCCGACACTTGCGAGCGCGACCGGCCGCCAGTATGTGTTTATCAAAACTGCAACAGCTAATTCAATGATCATCAACACCTTTGCAGCTGGCCAATTCATTGACGACGATGCGATGCTCTCCGTCACGTTTACCCACAAACATGATAAGATCGTCCTGTTCGCAGGATCATCAACCAACTGGTACACACTATAGCTTCTTTCTACGCGATCGCTTCGCGATCGCGGAAAGAAGTTAGCAAGAAAGATTGACCGGCCGAGCCCCGCCGGATGGCACGCAGTGGGCAAGAAAGAGATATTTGGCGAGAACAATCAGCGTCAGCTTCGCCAGGCTAGGATGGTACGTAGTGAGGCAAGAAAGAAATGTCTTTTTTGTGTGCCATGCATTTGAATTCGTATAGATCGCACAAATGACGACTGATCTTGTTGCAGACATTGCGCGTGATGTTGTACGGCACATAACAGAAAGTGCAAATGCACTGCGTGTGCTTGCTGACAATTTGCCAGCCAAGATCGACATGGCGCTGATGCAGCGAAATGAACAAGCAGCAGAGAAAGATGAGAAGTATCGCTTATGCATTCCTTCGAAAAATAGTAAGTTTACATGGGTTGTCCGCCTTGTGTCGGCAAATGGCATTCCACTTGAAAACTGCATCAATTGCATCGATGGTTTCTATTGGGCATATGGAGGTAAATATTACAGAGTTGTCCCGACGTTTAGAGAAGGCGAAATAGCACGCCAAATTAAACATGATTGTATTAACAGCGGAAAGTGGATCGAGACGCGCACGAACGACATGGTATTTAAATTACATTTTGATGCTGTCGAATGTGAATGTCCGGCGCGCATAATAAAAGAATGGAGACAAAGCTGGAATTACAATGACACACTTCCGCGGGATAAAGTATGGGGCTATCTCGCTGTCACTAACTATCTCAATGTTCATCTTGATGGGAAAGAAATTCTGCATACGTCGAGTCACGCGTTTCCATCCGTTTTGATGGATCATTTCTGGCTGATGATGGAAAACAAGAAAGGAGCTGGTCGTTTTCACCAACTTGATCAAGGATGGCATGTTGAATTGCCACAAGCCGTCGTGGATGCCGTACGCGCATTCATTGAAAAATGTTCCGGCTGTAATTCATACGCTGCAGAACATATGGCACTTATTAATGACTACAACAAGCTCTACATTCGTAACATGGAACTCGAAGCCAAACTTATCACTTCGCCAGAAGCCGTTTTGCTTCAGTCGCCAGAATACAAACACAAACTTGATTTGCTGAATGCAAAACTGGAAGCAGTTGAACGACGCTCACAAATACTTGCAGTCAAAGAGGCGAATGCAATGGTCACCGAACGTGCCGTGGCGCAACCCATGACACAAGATTTATGCGAACCGTTTCTGAAGTGCGATTGAATTTTTTATATACTGTTGGAAAATGGCGGGTGCCGCAGTGACGTTGGACATGGCATTGTGGGGGCCACGATACCGCCGGGAGGAAGTGTGCGACAGGCAGTTCTATTTAACCCTATTAATCGATATGTGGTCGGAGCTATCGGTGGACCTTGCGCTATTAATGTGTGGAATGGTTAAGTTTGATGATGAGCCATCGTATTGTATTGATGATGTTGAAATGCCTTATTGGAGAGATGTGCCCATCATGGTAACAGATAGTTCGATACCAACTGGATTCACAACTGGGCACGACAAGCACCCCGTGTATACATCGCACACTTATGCCGGTATTAGTTGGCAGGGAAACACGTATACGACAATTGTTGCTTATCCAGATGGAAATGCCACGATAACGCGTTGTCACATATATGAACTTGCCCCAACTGACAATCCACCGCCAGATGGCTGCGCACAATATGAATGTAGTATCGGCACGATCTACACATGGACAACGAACAATGCATTATTTGTCGAAGTGAAACAGAATGAATGTTATCATATTGCAAGCCATTGCCGCCAGTTAGTCCTGGCGCAAGACGACTTGCACGCAATCTATTTCAACCGCGATTGTTGTGTTAAAATCGATGGTATCCATGCGAACATATCACCAATGTCGGACGGCGCATGGCGAATCCTGAAAGACTTCTTTCGGGGGAGCTGCGCTCCCCCGCACCCCCTTGCCGAGACCAATGTGTGTTCTTTCTTGCCTAGCTTCTTTCCGCGCCGAGCGAAGCGAGGCGCGATGAGAAAGAAGCTGTTTGAATTCATATACGCCATGACGACCCTGTACGTCCTTTCCTGTAGGCACGCTTGCTGGTATGTCGGCACGACCTCCTCACTCAAGTCGGCACTCGCATGTCACTTCACCGGCAAAGGATCGGGCTGGACACGTCTACATAAACCAATTTTATTGTTCGAATCACGAGAGACAACAGGTCCGGCCGACGAGTACGAGACAACGTCGTCGTTCATGCGGACGTATGGAATAGACAAAGTCCGTTGCGAATCCGTGATGCCGACAGGCACGATCAACGTCATCAAAAAAATGATTAACAAAGATGGACCTAAATGCTTTATCTGCAACAGGTTTGGGCACCTCGCAAAGAATTGTCCAGAATGGGGCTCCCCGTAGCATCAGGCAAAATGAAAGGGAAAAAATGGCGTGTTCTTTCTTGCCCACTGCGTGTCATTCGCGATCACGAAGACTAAAAGCTTGATAGGAGCATTCCGTTTGTGAACTGATCAGTCCATGAGCGGAAGCGGATGGTCATTTTTATGTTGCGATTGAGAACGAACATATTGATCGTTGCTGGGCCGACCCATCCGAGGGCGTTGATGTATGGGCAAACGAAGTCCGTTGTTGACGTGACTTGCACGATGTTGCCAAGAACATTCAGTAGGACGTCGGCGTGAGAAGATGGAGTTGCAGCGCCATAGAAGATAACAGCATCTTCAAGGGACACGAGGTCATGCACGGCTTGGCAATGCACGCGGAGCGGGTTCTCATAAAAGATGTCACATCCAAGAAATTTGTCTGCAGATAATGGCAATGGATAACCATTGAAGCGCAGTTCAAATGAGATCGTGTCGAGCGCCGAAGTTGGAGTGCCGAAAGTGAATCGCTCATAAAGCGGGGTGCAGTGAATGTATCGTCCGTTTGGAACCACCTTAAGGCTGAAATGGTGCCTGATCTCACTTGCATTTCTCGTATTCTCCATTGAAAACTCTTTGACGTACAGAGTGATCTCACGGAAGTGTTTCTCATAATAAACAAGTGGTATGTACTGTGTTGTTCGGAGAGAGTTTGGAATATCGAACTCAGCGATCTGCATCTCAATGATTTTATTGAGTGGGTACGTCACACCGACCTGCCCTTCCTGTGATGACTTGCCCTCAGGATTCACACGAAAGTACATTTCTCCCATTGTGAAATCGCCGCCGGCTCTGTAGCGCGACTCAAATTGAATTCTCGTGTCAACCATGTTGCGCTGATAGACCTGCCCAGATGGATCCGGGTCTGCGGAGTACGATGTCGCAGTCGGTGCAATGCGAATGTCGTCCATCTTTTTTGACCTGATCATGTCGACTTGGAACTGGTGCTGATCCCATAGAAGTGTATTTTCTGGAGTTTGGACACGTTGATCCTCTGTGAGCAGTTGTGGCTGTCTGTAGATCTGTGGCTTCCTCACGCCAGACTGCCTAACGCCGCCACCTCCGGGGGCTCTCTGCAATTGTTTTGCATATTCGTATCGTGGGTCGCCTGCCATTTCTATATATGGCTATAGCTAATCAGATGAGAAAAAGCTTCGTCGCTTGTTCCGTTTATAACGGTGTATGTGCGGTATTCCTGCACACACGCGAGTGTCGATGACGGCCGCCAGTACACGTGTGAGCTACGCTCCACACAATCGCTCAGCGAGCCAGATCCGCAACCGAGCGTGTCGGACACGATGATATCGGCATCGACGCTCGCAGCGCTGCCGCTCGCCATCTTTGCAAACATTGCCCGTTGCAGTTCAATGATCGCATTTTTATTGTTGCGAAGGTTCAGCCTGTGATTGCCAATGCGGATATCATCGGGATAAATCAGTCCGATGAGACATGCGCATTTGTATTTTTTCACGGTTGGATCGATGGCGACGGAGATGTGACGCGTCCCTGCGCATGTGAGGGACCATGCCCAGTCGTCCTTCGTGAATGTTCCTGAAAACAACCTGTCCGCAAGGGATTCACTGGAGGCTCCGTTAGATAAGACTTTGGGTTTGCCAGTCGGATGGCATGTTGTGGGCGGACGCCACTGCCTGTATTGTTTGTTTGTGAGGCGAAGTTGATGACGAATGCATCCTGACATGTGTTTCGGGATGTGCAATCCATGTGGGATGGATTCCCATGGAAGCTTTCTGATCGCGAGCTTGGCTTCAAATACAGCTAACCAAAATTTGCGCACATTGCATATGCGTGCAACATTTGTCAGTACGACAGAAATGCCAGTGTTGTATTGAAATGCTTTCAGCAAACGTGCCGACGCGTCGGACGCCTGACAATCAATGAATAACGCCATTTCCCTTGATACTTCCGGCCATATTTTTTGTAGTTCGGAAGATATAAACGTCACATCATCGACAAACGTATTTGTGATCTTCGACAAAATGTGGTGGCTTGTATTGATCATTGTGCTTGTTTTACTTTTCTGCAGAACGACAGAAAAATTCACTAGTCCTCACGGAACTATATTACTGTACCCGGAGCCTGGATACAAAGGAACTCCTCGCAAATATGGAGGCCCTGGCTCAGACTGGGTTGAATTTGCAAAACGGAAGGAACTTGCAACAGATTGGAAAATTGGTTCGATTAAAGTGCTTGATGGCGGCCTGCGACCTCATAAGATCCACTTGGCCAGTTGGAGCAGCACGAAGCATCCTGGTTTCTTCGGTGGGTACTTCGACACAATTGTAGGCGTGGAAAGCGCGATGACTGGAGAACGCACTATTACAGTGATGAACGGCATTGAAGATCTGAGCGGACTGTTGTCACATCCGGAATTTGTTAGCGGTCTTCAGATGGGCAATTACTGGGACAATCTCAAAAATCAGACGTGGTACCTCGCAATCGAAGGGGGGAAACCTACGGTTTCCCCCTAACCCCCCATCCCTTAAACGCTGGGCGATTGGGTACTTAGCAAAAAAGACGTTGGCACGAGAGATAAAACGGGCCGGCGTGCCGTGTGTCATGCCGATCTCGGCTTAGGGGAAGCGCAACATCCAGATTTCTTGCCTAACCGGCTTCGCCGTGTTGCCGAGCGCAGCGGTCGCGGTAAAGAAGCTAATTATGTGATTCTTTTTTTTCTGCATTTATTATAACAGGATGTTGTCTCTCGTTACACGCTTCAATCGTTCCACAGTTTCCGCATCTGCAACGCTCGCTACTGGCGATGCCGGCAGTATTGTTCTCGCCGACACAAGTGCTGGAGGAGGAATCGTTATCACTCTTACGATTCCGTTGGCTTGGTCTGCAACCAATGGCATTTTGTATGTCAAGAACATCGGCACGAGCGGACGTTCAACCTACGTTACTCTTGAAGGTGGTGAAGGCACCTTCACTAGCGGTTCATCCACCGATGTCAAGGTAGAAGTCAAGGATGGTGAAAGCGCTCAGATCATCTATGCGAACACTTCCACTCTTGCGTTCTATTACACTCTCTCGCCCGTGCTTGACCCATCCGTCGGTACCGATACCCTCGGATTCACTTCGTACGGATGGCGTTTAGATACCACAAAAATGGATCTAGGTTCTGGTGGAGCAACCACCAACATTGTGCTTACGATGCCAGTTGTTACCGACACTCTGTGCGGACTGACTGGCACCCAAACGCTCACCAACAAAACGCTCACTTCTCCAACAATCAATTCACCAACTATCACCAACGGTAACTTCACTGGTTCCGCGGCATTCGCTGCGATCTCCGTTACCGGTCTGACTGATTGCAAAGCCAATCTTACCGTTGGCACCACTAGCACTCTGACCGGTGCAGTCGATTGCAAAGCGTCACTTGCCGTCGGCACAACCAGCACTCTGACCGGTGCGGTCGATTGCAAGGCGTCACTTGCCGTTGCCACTACGAGCACTCTGACAGGCGCAGTTGATTGCAAGGCGTCCTTGGCAGTGGGGACGACCAGCACTCTGACTGGTGCAGTCGAATGCAAAGGCGGTATCTCTCTTACTGGCGGCACCGCAAGCTTCCCATTCCTCGTTGGCAATTATTTGATGTCAGACGTCAAAGCGGCCACGTCTTCAACCACTCTCACCACGACCGACCAGTTCTTCTTCGCCGACTCCAAGACCGCCGCCGGTGCTATGAACTGCATACTCCCTGCTGCGGCTGCTGGCGTTGTTGGCAAGATCTACTTCATTCGTAACATTCCTGGTGGCGCAAATCTCACTGTCACTCCGAACGGAACGGATACCATCGATGGCGTCAATGCCGCTATCACCCTTACAACTGCTAGTGGTGCTATTCTCATCTGCTCCGCCGCAGGCGCATGGAAAACGTTCGCAGCCGACTACGTCGCCACGTAAGAAAGGATGGCCAAGCCAAGGCGCATGATTTTTTTGTGTCCTCCGTTTGAAATATACAACATGGGGTTCGGTTCAGCCAGTGCCGTGTTCGAAATGGTCGGGATGGGCCCAACATTGCAGAAGATACCACGTCGCCCGGATGGCAGTTTGATGAAAGTGGCTGTGGATCTGCCTGGAATATCCTGTCTACACTACTACGGACTTAAGAAAACTCACGGCTCCGTGATGGCCACATTTACCATCGAGCAGAAGATTGATGCCTTTGTCGATTACATGAAACCGGTTCTTGCCCGCATCCACAAACAATTCGTGCCGTACTTTACCGTCCCGGGAAGAAGTAGCTGCATCAAGAATTCAGAGCACGTGAAACGGCAAAAATCAGCAGCCGTGCAGAAAGCATCATACGTCAGAGCCACAGATGAAGTTAAACAACTCACAGAAGCAAAGACAGACGCCGTTGCACATGGAAAGCAGTTTGATGTCTCCATTGCAGAACGACAGATAGAATTAGCGACGGCTCGCCAAGAACAGCAGTTTGCCAATACATTTGACGCGGACTGGGGGAAGGTCTTGCGCGGCCTAATTAATTATCTCATTGAGAATGAATTTGTCATTTTCGGTCAGGATGACAGAGAGGATGAAATCCATGCCAGTTACCTCACTAGTATCGGCAAATTTGACGCGGTATGGAGTGCGGATTTCGATGTGATATTGATGGATCCAGGTCTGGTCATCCGTGAATTAAAAGGCGGCAACGGAATGATCATCGATACGCATGAATTCTTCGACAAGGTGCAATCTGTCTTGCACCTCGATCGCCGACAGTTCCTTGATGCGACCATCATCATTGGTGACGACTTCGCAAAACTGCCATCCTTTGGTCCAAAGCGCGCAATTCAGTACATGCAGAGGTATGGCTCCATCGAACGCATGATCGAGAGCGGCGACAAAGTGGTAAAAAAAGCACTCGAAGCCGCGGAGCTCAATGTGAAGAAGTTTCCATTCGTGGAAGCACGTGCGCAGTTTGATCCATTCGATTATGACGATCTTGAAGGGGACGACGATGATGCCGACGATCTCTGTGAGATGTACGCAAAAGAGCCCGATGTGTGGTTGCCAATATTGAGAGATCGCATCTGTGAGTTTGAAGATGTCGAGTCAAAGACGTTCACGCAGCACATTTATGTGAAGGTAAAAAATATGACATCATCTGAGTGACGAGCATACTCTCACTGATCAACGTGTGATATGCCCGACGGGCACATCGTTAGCCACAAAAAAAGCTTTGTTCGCTTTCGCATAGATTAATGTTTTTTTGTGATCGCCGGTGCGATGAAGTTTCCTGACCCATCTGTGATTGTTGTGTCGGCAAACACTGGACAGCCAGCTGCGTTAACAGTCTGCATGATTGCAAGTAGTTCATTTACAAGCACCATGCGCTCGGTGCGTGAGTACAATGCCAGTCCATTTGGATCGGCGCACGCAACAACATTAAATGGTAATCCAAACAATTCGTTGATCGGGCGGAACACGAACGTTCCAGAGGGTATGGGCACAATTGACGCGAACGATCTTCCAAATGCAGATAATATTTGACCAACACTGTCCAACAGACAACCGATATATCCAGTGTCGAGTTCCTGATTTGTGTGACTTCTGAGATTATCAAACCAACTTCCAAAGCTCCCGACAAACATACTTCCCGTCACATAAGTGGGACCCACAACTGGGCATGCCTGCATGGGGCCTGCCTGTGCACATGCCTGCAACGTGACAACTGGGACAACAGCCGGAGCAACCGGAGCCGCTGGCATGACCGGAGCCGCTGGAGTTTTCGCCTCTGGGAAATGCCCCGCCAATGCGATAAGTTCAGCTTGGGTGAGAGACATTCTTTCTATACATTGGATATCGACGTAATTCAAACGCCGGGCGGCCATCCCTGGCAGGAACACGCAGTTCAATGTGGAAAAAATAACATATCCATCATGCGTGGAAGTCGGTGTGCACTTTTCTTGCCTAGCGTCGCGCAGCGAGGCAGCTTTTAAAGAAGCTGTCTTAGCTTGTGCCAAGGATAAGTTTCGTCATGGCGGCGGCAACTTTTTGATTTGCTTTTGCGATGATAAACACACACTTGTTAAGTTCGAGCATGTTCCACTCTTTCTGGCGAAGAATGTTGAGAATGCCAACGCCAGCGTCGTTCACGGTTTGTGATGGAACTTTGCCAATCAGTTTCTTGAGATCGAACCACAACATGCCGTTTTCGCAGCCCTTCCGGCTGACCAATGCGGCAGACAGATCCTTCGCAACTGCAGATGTATCCCAAACGTCAGTCTTTGTCACCTTCATTGTATATTATGGGTGAAAAAATAATCACAGGCCCGTACTTCCAAATCCCAACGATCCCCGAGCATCTGCCGCTGCGACGGCATGCGCCTCGACACATGTCAATGCTGGTGTGATGATGGGAATGAGTACTATCTGTGCGATACGTGACCCTGCTGGCGCTTGAAAATCTACATCCGACAGATTATGTAAAACGACTTTGATCTCTCCACGGTAATCACTGTCAATGAGGCCTGCACCGGTCTCTATTCCATTTTTACAGCTCAATCCAGAACGCGGCCAAATTTGTCCACAAACACCTTCTGGTATCTCCATGGAAACCCCTGTGCCAATGAGCGCACGTGTCCAAGCTGGGATCACCACTGGGTCAGTCGCACACAAATCATAACCAGCTGCGCCCGCAGTGGATCGTCGTGGAAGTTGTGCTTTGCCATCTAAGTGGACGGCCACAAGCCGGCATGACCACCATGTGGCATCCTGATGGGCAATGGATACGCGCCGGTCCGGCCCGATCCACGCAGCATACGCTGGCACGGCGTTCGCGACTCCAATTAAGATGCCATCCGGATACAACGTTGTGTGTCCGCCAATGATCGCGATGTCCGTCACTTCGCGCTTATCTTGCGAGCTGCCATCCTGGACTGTCGTACTCTTGACCTCCATATTCTACGCGGGCTATAATATGTGTGTCATCAACGTTTTCAATTTTGGTGACGTGTGCACCATATGCCGGAATGTAGCCAAACAGTTTGTTATCTTTTGTGACGACGACAGCTGACGATCCTCCTTCCGATAGCCCGGTCCAATTTAAATGGGGCTGCGCGAAATACGCACAGCATGCGTATCCATCAACTTTGTATGTGGACGATCGGCTGGACAACGGAACATCGGTAACCAAACATTCCTTGTATATGCCAGCGATCTTGATTTCCACCTTGCCAGATATTATACTTTTTTCGTAAGAGTCGGTCGTGTTGCGATGGACGAAGATTGGCCCGTCTGACCTGATTGCAATTTCACCGATCACGGCCGACCCAGTTGGTGCATCTTCAATTCGAAAAACATCGAACCCTGCGGTGCACTGGACGACCATGCGATGCCGTAATCTCAGTTCTTCATCTGGCAAATCAGTGACATACGCACCTTCGTCTTCATATTCGATCATGCCGGCGGCGATCTTCAAAATATCGAGCGGCGCATCCCACTCATCACACAACCAATCAAACGTGACGGCACGGCTGAGAGGCACCGGCATGGTAAAATCTTGGACAGCTGATATGCCTCCGTCAAAGTCGTATCGAGGCGCGAAATCGTATTCCATATCCTATACTCAGCGCTAGGCAAGAAAGATCAGCGGAGACCCCCGCACATAGGCAAAAAAAACTTTCCTGGGTTTCGTGTTCATGCGAATGCGAATGTTTGTTCTGCATCTGCGGTGCATGTCCAAGATTTGATGAGGACACCGGCTTGGTTGAATGCGGAGAGCGTGGCACCAGCAAGGTACGCTGCGCTTTCTTTTGAGTACAGAATGCCGGATGCATTCGTGAGTTTGATCGATCCAAGTTCTTGTGGGGTGTCAAGGATGACACGGATGAACTTTTCTGTGTCGGCAGTTGATGTGATCGAATTGGTGTTGGCGGCGCCAGTTGTGGCACCATCGAACATGAAATTGAAGGAAAGTGAAGCTGGAGCTCCAGCGTTGTATGCCATCGATTGGTAGAAATGGAAATCTTTGTACGGGGCGAGCTGTTTTCCATCTTTGTCAAAGATTTGGAACTCCCTCAATGAGAGATGCAAGGCAGGATTTGCCAGCGTGATTGTTGAAATCATCGTACTGTTAGTGGCACTGCGTTTCTTGTACCACGCATATCCATGTGGTATCAGCGACACGATGAGCAACACCACCAAAACTATAAGCACTTTGATAACGGATTCGGATTCCATCTATACATGACACAAAAAAACTTCCCCGTGCAAATGACTTCTCTCCACATTCGGTGGGCATGGCTACCACACCCGGCTAGAACGTCTCCGCTATGCGGTCATCGAGAAGGTTTGTTCCAGCGCTTCGGTGCATGGCCAAGATTTAATGAGAACATCGGCACCATTGTATGTGCTAAGAGTTGCAGATGCGAGGTCTGGCGCAACGGACGTGCCATCGATCGTGCCAGATGCGTTGAAGATTTTGATCGATGAAATCTCTTGTGGAATCTTAAGAAAGATCGAGAGTTTGCCGGGTGCACCAGTCACAAAGTTCGTCCCGACATTCGTGTCGGTCACGCCATCAAATGCATAACCAGCGATGTAAGCAACTGGTTTGGCAACATTGTATGCGGTCTGCGGATAGAAATAAAAGTCCACATACGGCGTGAGTTTCGAGCCAGCCGCGTTGAATATCTGAAGTTCCTTAATTGCCAGGCGTTTCGTTGGATTAGTGAGCTCAATTTTTGATACAAGCTTACTGCCTCTCGCAGACATCCATTTAACAAGGTTGTATGCGTGGAATCCCATGGACAACCCAAGCCCAATGACAACGAGTATGATCACAACAATAAGTAAACCGTTCGACATCGTATATCAACAAAAAAACATTTGTGCTCTCAGGAAACGCCGAGCCTCCTAAATGTTCTCACTTGCCTCGTCTGCCCCATGGATTCGCTGGATTACGCCATGGTATGTTTTCGGCATTCGAGAATGGGCCTTTCGGTTGTGCCACCAGTGCAACTGGAACTGGACGCGCCACGGGCGGCGCCTCCTGGGTGCGCTCTACTGTTACTCGCTCAACAGGGACATCGGGCGTGTCTATCGGACCATCATCCCCTGGAAAATCTTCCAAATCCAACTCTTCACAATATGAATAATCTTTCTCCATTTTATATCTAGCTTCTTTCTCGCGCGGCCGCTGCGCGGCCGCGGTAAAGAAGTTTGGCAAGAAAGGACTTCTTTCTCTCGCTTGGCTTCGCCAAGCTCGGAAAGAAGTCAGCAAGAAAGAATACACCACGCTTTTGGTTTCAGTTAAGCGCCGGCAGAGCTGCATCAGTCCATCTTTCTTGCTAACTTCTTTCTGCGATCGCGCAGAAAGAAGCTAAATGGAGTTCACCTTTGCGGCGATCGCTGCGAGTTTTCCACGTAAGGCATCCATATAGTTTTTCGCATCGGAACGCGCAGCTATTTCTGCTTTGGCGACGGCAAGTTCGGCACTCATAATAGAAAGTTTCGCTTTCAGCGCTGCGACGTCCTCTGGGGCGGCCGGCACTGCTGGCACGGCCGTCACGGGGCGCGTTGCGCGTGGCCAAAATTGGATGAGATATGTTCTGAGGTACACATGAAGATTCGTCAGCGCGGTGATCCATACGATTGGTGATTGAGGTGCACGTGCGCATGTGACACGGAAGTATGTGATAGAATTTCCATTTGGATCTCTGCAACTTGCTTCTTCTATGTAATGTTTAACAGTGTAAATCATGTCGTTTGGCGCGCGGAAGTCCGACAGATGCAAGATGTGTGGAAACTGCATTTTGTAACTCGGAACATCCGCATTGCGCAATCTTGGCCAATAGTAGATATTAAAATAGTTGGTGAGGATCGTCACGCCAGAATAATCCCAGAGATAAATTGGATACTCCTCAGTAGCGCCGGCAGGGTCACTCGGCGGTATCCATGTTGCGACTTTGAATGGTGGCGTCTGTTCTGTTCCATGTATGCGTGGGCGATTTGGGTCGTCATAGTCAACATATCGGATGCGCCAAACTGGTCCGTCGCATGTTTGCATGTGGCCCTTCCAGAGTATTCCGCGATGATTAAGACAATATGTAAAACCGGTGTCGTCTGTTATGGGACATTCGTATTGGTCATATGATATTTCGCCAAATCCATCTGTGAAATTGTTTTCATTGATGCGTTCGATAATGTGGGCACGGACAGTGTCAACGATCTCTCCGGAGAACGATGCCGTCCAGGCTGACAACTGTGATTCGATTTCGCCTTTAAATTTGGCAACCGCCTTCTGCGCGATTTGTTCGAATTCTTGCTGCATGTATATTTGAAAGTTATAAAGACTCTTGTGAAAATGATCGTACCTCTGTCAGCTAGTGGCAAAACAACAATCTCGGTGGACAACTCGAGAGTCGCCGTGCCAGGCGTTCTCGTTGGAAATGCTGATGGTATCGTGTTCACTGCTTTCCGTTACAAACAGATTGTCTCAAAATTTGGTATGTGTACGCTCGATATCGTTGGTGACGTTGAAGTCTGTGATAACAAAGTGGAGTCGGCCTGTAAGATTTGGATCGTATTTCCATTTATGCCATTTCCATACACATTGGAGATTACCGATCCCGACCGTATGTTGGGGTCGCTGATGTTGCTGCCGGCTGGTAAAACACCTCGTACATTCTCAATCTACAATGATGTACATGTCGATGCTGGCTTTACTGCCACACTCGACTGCGATGGAATTATTGCAAAACCGGACGTTGGGCTGTCGGAGCAAGGAGGCCCCAATGTGTTACATAATGTTGTTTCGGCGCCATTTGCACGAGAGGCAATGATGATTACCAAAAAACTACATCCAGAAACCGTGTACATGTTCAACAAAGTTGGCGAGCCCCTGAAGGTAGACACCAACTGCAGCATGCTCCTGATAATGGTGAAGAGAGCGACAATTTCATGTGATCCATTTGGATCTGTCAGACGTGTCAACTTCGGTCACAGATTAATCGTCGAGCCAAAAACGGTTGCAACTTTATATGTGGCAGACATCGGACTTCCACTTATCGTCACGAAGAAGTCGGACCGACAAGACGTGTGTCATGCATCTGTCAATTTCATCAAAACATGTGAACCAATGATTGTCGATGGGCACTCCGCATATGAGTTGCCATTCGTCTTAACTGAAGGCGCCTATGCTACAAACAGGAATGTTGGATTCATAAGCAGACGCAGAGATCCATGGATCGCATATGACACGCGGATCGCAAATTACAAATGTACGAAAGGTATTCGTCTTGCCAGTTGTAGATGGACTTTAACAAGTCGGCATGAAATCCATACCGAGGACATTCCGTCGGGCGCGACGCATCGTACTGATCTGCCGTTTGATGCATATGAGGGAACTCTCGACAAAAATGGATTCCAGTTTACAGCACAAAATCCGTTCGAGATCACATGCATAACTGGAAGCTGTGACAACGTTTGAATTTTTTATAGGACAATGTCAAAACTTCCAGAAGATATCGTCAAGATTGTTGAGGACTTTGCACCCCAGCTTCGACAGAAAGCATGGGTAGTCACAAGATACGGCGAGAAGATGTTGAAACAAATATTCGAAAACGTATCATATGAAGATGTACAGAGTACGAAAACACTGGATTGGTGCATTGGGCATTTTGACAAAGTTGGAGAGGCGATGTCGTCAGATACGCGTGATGAATTTGTGCTCTGGCTGATTGCGCATCCGGATAAGATAGACGGACGACGATTTTCGAGAAACTCAAACAAGCACGCCGTCGGTTTCATGTTTGAACATTTAGATCTCATCGACTGGTTGTGGTTTGCCGGCAATCCGAATGACCTTGTCGTCGACTATTTACTCAAAAATGAGCACTTGATCACACCGCCATTGGGATTCCGCTACAACACCAATGTGCGCGCACTCGAATACATGTGCAAAAAATATCCAGAACGGGTCGATGCATACCGTGGCCTCATGGAGATGGATCCCAAATACCATGACCTACTCATGAAGCTTCTTTAAGCGGCCCCTTTGGGGCCGCGAAAGAAGCTAGGCAAGAAAAGAGCTTCTTTCAAAGCTGCCTCGCTACGCTCGGCAACACGGCGAAGCCGGCTAGGCAAGAAAGATAGGTGGGTTATCAGCCAGATGGCGAGCGAAAAAAGATTTATCTTTCTTGCCTAGCTTCTTTGCTGCCGAGCGTAGCGAGGCAGCTTTGAAAGAAGCTACCATACCATGCAGCTTGTCCATCCATTAAATTCCGTGAACCGCAAGCATGCGCCTGTGAACGTCACGGATTCAATTGGAAATGCCGTCATGCATTCATCAATGCGCAACAATGCGTTGTTCGTAAACTCAAAGATGAACGAATGTCGTTCACATGTAAATATTGCAAACATGGTGGGGCCCAATGTACGGCCTTTCACGACAAATGCGTTGCCAACCGTCACGAATGTCGTTTCGCGTAGCTCTGGCAGGTATGAGTCGGAGCCAAATTGTTCTGGCCATATGGAATATTGAGAAACAAGTGAACCCCGCCATAGCGTCTTTCCATTGACGACGAGACTGACGTCTGGTGATGCGTTATCAAGATGTAACCACCATGAGTCCTGGTCAATTGTCAGGCGGGTCCCATTTTTGGACGATATCAGTTTAACCGACTGTGGGTGGACGCTCGCCCATTCGATATATGGGCCAAGCAGTGTGCATGATATCCACCGGTTATCGCAGCAGAATGTCACCATCCCCCATGCCACCGACACGTGCATGATCTTCCCACGAGCCTTGTACCTGTATATGGGATGGAACATGCCGTCGTCCAACTCGAACAATACAACACCATCGATCACGGCGGCTGCAGCAAAGTTGTCATAAAATGCGGCCTCATCCACAATGCCAGGCGCATGCAAATCCATATTGCCGCGACCGCTCATGATTTCATCTGAAGGCCATTGGGACGTGGAACATTGAAATGAGTCGCATGTTTTATTTGCACAGAGAAAGCCATGCCCGCCAGTATATCCACAACCATGAAAGATGTGCTCAAATCGCATTGACTCTGTGGGTGGGACAAACTCAGCGATCAACGCACACAGCTCCAGTGGAAGTAACGTCAGCTCCGCCAGTTGCATCTTTCAAATATATTCAGCTTCTTTCTGGCACGGCCTCGCTTTGCTCGACGCGAATGACGCGTAGTGGGGCAAGAAAGATAAAAAATTCATGCTCTGTCTTACACTATTTTTTCATCCTCATGCTTGGCGAGCGCGCACATGTAGTTATCATTGAACAATCTTGGCAGGATGAAATCTGCTTTTGGACAATATGTCTCGGAACGGTGTGAGGATGGTCCACATGAACCTTCTTCACGGGTGACAAATGAAGCCGGCGCTGACCCGATGCGCACGATTGTGGCACCATGATGGCGGAGCATAAGTTCTTCATCTTGAAATCTCAGATCGTCAATTACCACATCACACTGCAACACAAGCATGTTGGCCTCGAGAAGTCGTACCCACAGATGTTCCATTTGTGGAAGATGATGAGCAAGGTCATCCCGACAGACTTCAGTGCCAAATATTTGTAGAAAATCACGTGGTGGTATGCCCCAGATCGGGCATACTTTCTCTTTGGCCTTGACATCAAATCCAAACATGCGTGCAATTTTCTTCAGTGGTGTGGCAAACGACAGTTTGGTGTATCCGTATTTGCGGACTAAAATGTCTGCGGCATACGTCTTACCGGAACCGATCTCACCGGAGAAAGCGATGATTGATCGCTTCATTTACTATATTCAAACAGCTTCTTTCTCGCGCGGGGCCTTCGGCCCCGCGGTAAAGACGCGTAGCGGGCAAGAAAGCTGGCCCGGCAGAGCCACCTCGCTTCCCAGAAAGCTGGGCAAGAAAGATACGCCTGTCGGAGCTGCGTCTGGCGCTGAAACCCAGGAAATCTTTCTCGCTTAGCATCTTTACGCGATCGCGCAGCGATCGCGAAGAAAGAGGCTGTTTGAATTTATATAACGCCTTACGCCATTCACATCTTATCTATTGGAGATGCTCCCTGCGGTTGTTGATTCGGCGGTTAAACTGCCTGTGGAACTTTGTGTGATGATTACGGAGTTTGCGATGGAGAAGGCGCAACAATTCGAACATGTGTTCACGATCGGAGACGTTGAGCTGTCTGTGATGTTTTATTATGAAACAATACGTGTGCAAACCGATAAATTTGCTGCACATTACAGACCACACCATCCGGTGCTTTATATGATCTATGGTGGGTGTGACGCATTCGTCGTTGGTCGATACAGAACGGAATGGATACAATTTGGATTGAGTGCGTATGGCAGTCCAACAATCACACAGTTAAAAACGCTTGATTACGAGATACGACTAGGCGCAAGCGCGCATGAAGCAAGACTGTGCTTCGAACATTTAGATCGCGTTGTGAAACTTAAAGATGATATCGTCCGTCTGAAGGTCGGCAGTGTTCACCATAGACATGCGTGGAGGGGTAACGTTGATCTTGATCTGCAGTGGCCACAACCTTCACACTATGTGCTGAATGGAGTGATCGAGCAACTCGACGACAAATCTGTTTCAGAAATAACCATGTACCACGGGGACGGAGAGATTTGCATCGTTGAAGACAGGTACGTCCACATCCACGGAAAAACAATAAGGCGATGTAAACTTAGCTTCATACCAACCACCGTGCAGTTCGCAGAGTCGTGTGTGAGATTCTCGAATGACACATGCATGTGCATCGTCTAAACAGCTTCTTTCTCGCGTGAGGCCTTCGGCCTCGCGGTAAAGAAGTTAGCAAGAAATTTGGCAGGCTGCTCGGGGAAGTCCTTGCGCTCAACAAAATCCTTTCGACCGAGCGAAGCGAGGTCGGGAAAGAAGCGTTTGAATGTTATAAGCCATGGCAAACGAACGCGACATTAAGATCCCAGGGTTTACGGAGGAACGGTTTGGCAACCTCAAGATTTTAGAGGATCCATATGACAGCTTAGCTGGGATGGACCGCGCCATTTGCCCAAGACAATTCACAGTGCAAGATAACAGCATGCTCAAGCGTGTCCTCGAGACATACACACTGGAGCGCCCCAACACGTTCGTCAACAAACAAGAGTTCACTGAACGTTTTCACAAATTTACATGCGACGTGTTCAAGCAATCAACGAGACGTACGTTCCCGTGGGATCATGCACACGTGATCGGCGGATGTATTCCGAAATTGATGAATCCACAGTTCCGCACAGAATCCCTGTACAGCGATGTCGACATTTGGATATTCGGCACAGCAGACGAACGTCGTCAAACCTTGATACGTGTTCTCAAATACTTTGGATGGCCAAACAAGGCAACCTGCACATATCGTGGATGCGTTGTTTATCTGATCAAGAGAGGCGTCAGGCGCGTCTTCCAAATCATCACAACAATCGCGCAATCACCTGCCGACATTATGATGTTCTTCGATATGTCGTATTGCCGGTGGGGAGCCTCTCTGGGGAGCTGCGCAAGAAAAATGACAGCTGGCTCGTTGCGCGCGTTGGATGAGATGACGGTGTACACGACGGTTCTCGGGTTAACGGCGTTCAAGGAGCGCCGGCTAATGTTTGGCGATTATGCTGGCAATGAGATTCGCCGCAACAAATCGATACTGAATGGGTATGATCGAGGTGAACGAGGAGACTTGTTCGAGAACGAGCCAAAGAATTGGAAAGAGATTTGCGCCAGTTGTGCTGAGTACATACCGCTGACAGACGTCGATCAGGTTGACGTAAATGGTTGGTTCGAACGGTCCGTAACATCGTCCCGTGGTCTTCGTTTGTTATGCCGTGTGCTCGACCACGAGCCCCGTCCCGTCTCGGCCGCGATGAACATCGCGTTTGCAGAACACCATATCTCTGATATCGATGATCGTACGCATGATCTTGTTGGAACTGTCACACGATATGTGCGTGCGCTGCTTCATGCACAACCAGAGTATCCTGTGAGAGTTGAACTTCGTAAACAGCCAAAACATTCCATCATGATCTCACACTCCGTCAGGGGCGCATATGTAATCGACCCAACATGCGGCAATTTTGCGGATGTCAACATGCTTCTGTGGAATGACGTGTCAGAAGTGTTTGACTGCGACGTGGGCAGTATTATCATGCAATATCTGGAACGTGGATTCCAATTGAGATACACAAGATGGTTCGACGGAAGCATGTTCATGTACGCCGACTGCGTTCCATGCAGATCTGAATACAAACCTGTCCGGCTTGAAGACATCATGTAATTTGAATTTTTTATATACTCACAGACCAAAATGGAACACAAAAAGGCGAAAACTGATGCAGCAATGGACACGATTGCGCGGGACGTTCCACTTACCCGCACTGATTACGTTGGTGCAATTGAGAACATCAGAAAAGATATGGCCAATGCTTCGCCAGACAACATTGAAGAGATGAGAATGATGCTCGAGGCATGGACCGCCGCATTAATTAAATTAGACTTGGCACGCCTTTCAAGTTAGCCATGAGTATGCGCTGCAATTTGATTTTTTATAGCGAACTGATGTCACAACTCCCACTTAGCCTTTCTGATTGCATGGAGGCCATTGAGAATCTCAAGAAAAAGATCGCTACGGCGCCTGAAGAACTGCTTCCAGTTGTCGATGAATCGCTTTCTATACGTGAGCTCAAAAGAATATTGGCCACGTTGAAAGCCGAACTAATCAAGATTGACCTTGAAAGGCTCTCTGGCTAGCCATGAGGCGATGTTTGATTTTTTAATATACATGGACACACTCGTGATTCTCGTGCTGCTCTTTATCGTCGTAATCGTTATTATCTGTGCTGCTCGCAGAACGCCAAGCACAACTGGAGGCAACGAAACCGGCGCGGTTGACGGCGCCGTGACAGAGATGTCATTGCCACCGGACGAATTGGATAGTTACAAGCGGGAGCTTAACACGCACGGATGGTCCGGCACCACACGCGTTCTAAACGAGTACGACAAGTATAAGCTTGGTCACACATATAAATTACCTACTGGGCACACAGTTCTCATCACGGAAATACATGAGCTTCGGGCGATAGAAGAACACCCGTGGTTTTCACACATGACACCTGCCCAGATAGAAGAAATTAAAGCGGTTGCCAAGCCACGCCCTGGCGGAGGCCAACTTATACAGAATATAAAATTCGTCAATGTGACAGACGACAAAGTCTCCAGATACGACGATGGCTCCGTCCGTTCGAGGGATGCGAAGGATTTCCATTATTTCTACAGAGGCCCAACGGAATCCAAGGTGGACCGCATATACCTTCCATATCTGGAAGTGCATTATGATGGCAAGCCGTCGCGAATCGTCGGCTATTACAAAAGAAATCCAAACTGGCTACCGACAATGCAAGATGGCACCAACGAATTTATCGAACACCTTGTCGAGATAGGGTTCGATGGAAAGTCGTACTTACGAGACGACACTGCGCCACCCTTTGTGAACGCACCATACTGCATTTACAAAGAGCGTGAGACGCCCGACGGGCATTGCCTGACAGATGATCGCTATTGTCTCCACGACGGAAAACTTATTCATGTGTCAACAGAGGAAGTGTGCGGCAACACGATCACAAAAGAGATCGCGTACGCGCCGGACGGATCCGTTGCGCACAAAACACCCAAACCTCGTGAATTGCCGATATTTAAGACATTGGAGGATGGTCCGCCGCCATGGGGCACATTGCCACCAACGTGGACGCATGCGGGCATTACGTATTCAGTGGACAATGCGCTCGCCAAGACGTCCCATATGGTTGTTGGCCCGCGTGGAGATCTGTTGTTCATGCCATCTACAAAAAATAAACAGCCGGCACACGTGTTGGTCGGTAAGGACATGCTCAAGCTGCATTCGAAATACACCTTTGTCACATCATGACGGCCATTCGATGCAGATAGTTGCACAGCCAGTTTTTTTGAACTGAATACATGATCCTGCAAAGTGGATCGATGTTGGTGGAACGGCAAGGTGTTGTATGACGGCACGTACTGCCTTGCCAGCACGAAACTCTCTAATGAACATTAAATTATCGACGGCAAGGGTAACGAATGTCGAGATGCCAGATCTGTCAATGAAGATGTCGGTTGGTCTGCTGTCAATTGGGTCAGGCCACGGCCACGGTGCTTCGACACAGACAACGCCATCGATTGTTATGCGATGCATGGTATGAGGCATTCCCATCCCATTCTTGTCGAACAGAGGCGATACACAAGTTGAGTTTTTAGATACATTTATGTCGCCCAACCAGTTGCGTGGTAAATATGTGTGGACAAAGATAACTTTGTGTTCTGTGCATGGAGAGGACTCCCATTTTGGCTGTGCTTTGTCACATGCTATTGCTGGAACATCGTATTTCACATATTCACATATGATGGTACACAATTCCATTGGTATGCCATTGGCGCCGATGTGCGCCGCCTCCCCATACATATCAGTGCAGAGATCGGATCGAAACATCGCTATAATTTCAAATGGGGCCAACGGTTAGACAAAAAAGGTTGGCGTGAATTATTTCACGACTGTCTCATAGATTTGTTTAAACACATCTGGATGCATCTTGACGCGGGATATCAGTGCACGTCTTTCATCTGCGGCTTCGTCAATGATGTCATCCGGTTTCTTTTTTCGTGTTGGCGTGAGAAGTGCCCGCATCAGATACCACGTGCACGGATCGTCAAGTGGGACGCCGTCGATAACGGCAGCTGCGAGCGCATGGTCTTTTTTTGCGGAAGCAATCAGGGCTTGAATCTTGCGGAGCATGGCGTAGACAAGCATGATGATATAATTCAATCGTATGGCAGTTACAAAAAATGTGTTATTTCCGCCTTGCCACGTATACGAGGATTGCGACACACGCTCCAAACACTGCAAGGCTGGCGTACGCATTTGACATAAATGCGATCACGTGGTCTGAGCAGAACTCTTCAAATGATCGTAGCGCAGCCAGTGGCGAACCTAAGATGTCTCCACCAACAATCACGGTTCCAAACATGCATGTAACGGTCATCACAATAAATACGAGGATTGCGTTACTTTCATTTCGTGGTTCATACAATTCACCAATTATGAGCATGATCGCGAGCGCCCACGCCATTATTTCAACAACAAACCAAAGGATGATTGCAAACGCAAGTGAGATCTTTCCAATGGTGCTTACCCCGCTGACAAGTGTAATCTGGACCAACAGAGCGAAGAGTGCAGAATGCATTGTGAAGGATGTGAGAGTCAGATCTGATTATATCTGCAGTATGGTGGAAATTCAAATGCAGATGATCAACGGGGTACGACCGCGTGGCAATCGCAAAAAACATGTTCTTCTACCTTGACATGTAAACGATAATGGCGACGCACACTCCGCACACCGCAAGGCCCGCATACGCTTTCGATGCAAATCCGGTCACAAAGTCTAGGCATGTCGTGGCGAACGAGTGTAACGCGGCAAGGGCCGAATCTCCTAAAATATCTCCACCGACGACCACGGTGCCAAGCATACACGTAACAATCATCATGGTAAGTACGAGAACGGCGCCCCATCCGTTCAGCGATTGGTACAATTCGCCAACTATCAGAATACCGACAAATACACACAACATCACTTCTCCAACGATCCACAGAAGGATCGCAACCGCCTGGGAGATCTTTCCGATCGCACTCACTGCACCAGCGAACGCAATTTGAACCAACAGAACGAAGAGCGCAGTATGCATTCTAGGAAGATGATGGTTAGGTCTGATTATATCTGCAGTATGGTGGAAATTCAAATGCCGACTGGGCACGATCGTGCGACGATCACAAAAAACATGTTCTTCTATCTCAGCGCGTATACAAGGATTGCAACACAGACCGCACAGACGATGAGACCAGCGTACGCGTTCGACACGAATTCGGTTACATGATCTAAACAAAACTCCGTAAATGATTGCAGTGAGCCCAAGATGTCACCACCAATGATCACAGTGCCGAGAATGCACGTTATCGCCATTATTACGAACACGAGGATGATGCCCCACGCATCTCGTTGTTGATCCAGTGCGGACACCAGAAATACACCTGCCCACACCACGGCCTCTCCAGCAAACCATAGAATGATCGCCAATGCCTGCGAAATCTTTCCAATTGCGTTTACCGCACCAGCGAACGCAATTTGAACCAACAGAACGAAGAGCGCAGTGTGCATCGTGCTTAATTATATCTGCAGTATGGCCGAAATTCAAACGTGCTCTGTTGACGAGTTCGTCGCTCAGATCAATCACGACGGAAGTGTATCGGACGACGTCGCGCATACCACGACGAAAATTCAGGCAGATGCAATCACTGATATGATGAACCAAATCACACATGACCAGGAAGAGTTCGATGCGAGAGAACTTGGCTTGGAGGTGAAGGCAATTCAGAAACATAAGTCTGATAACATCGTGCATGATGGGCCCATGGCGGACTGTCTGAAAACAGTGCTGGGAGGAGGGGTTCCACCCTCCGCAGTGCTCTCTCACTGCTTAGCGCAGGTTCCATCCGATTGTTTTGAATCTGTCTTGGAGGAAGAGTGGATTGGCGCGCCGCAGGAGATATGCGATTATGTGATGGGATACGTTGGCTTCCGTCCGCGCGTGCTGCACACGATACGACATGCACATGCATTCATTTGTGACAATGACTGGATATGTGAATTTGATCACGAAAAAAGAGATGAGAATTGCGTGGGCTCTTTTGTCAATGTGAGAACACATGAGACGAAGGATTTTATGGTGTGTGGGGTTGTCCGTGCAGGGAGGTGCGAAGGATGGCTCGCCATTCACACGAGTGGGTTCGTACAATTTCACCATCCTTTACACCCAATCCGCACAATCGAAGCTGCTGGGTATATGGAAACATTTCCATATGCGATATGTGATTTGGCATATGGAATACGCAATGACGACAAGACAAAATATTTTAACATCGGGCAAACCAGCACGAAGCTCGCCGACGCCAACACGTTCAGCTTATTGGGTGATGATATATTCCGTAAGAGATCCGATTATGATGGCGCAAATGTCACAGAGTGGTCGTATGATCTTATTATTTACAATGATGTTACGCCACTCCCGACGATCAGTGGTCTGCTCGTAGCGGACGTGCACGATAGTCAGCATCTACAAGATGAACCCGTCGGAGAGAGTATTGTGCCACTGCGCGCCAGTGCTATCATATGCGACAAATCGTGGATTTTCACATACGACTGTGATCATGAGGAGACTGGGAAATATCGTATGACTGGCGAGTTTAAGAATATTGACACAGGCCAGGTACGCACATGTTGTGAAATGATCCGTTGGCTCGGCGGTTATTATGGAGTTGTCATTGTTCATAGGATGGATGACACGGTCGCTTACTATGATATTGCAAAAGACAAGTGGATAAAGCTCATGAGTTTCAGTGACAAATATTGTGGTTATCACAAGATTTGGGAATTCAAGGATATGACCGGCAACATACTTTCTGGTATAGATGGCGCCGGGTTTTCGGTAGTGTTTTATATCAACAAAGACAGGTCAATAGGATACACGTACTTTGACTGGTGCTCGCGCCACGGCATTGACACCGCATCTCCATTATTTCCAGAATACTATCACGTAATAAAAAATGCAGATGGTATTATGTATGAGTGGTCGTGTGGACTGTTGGTGATCGATACGCGCTGCATGCGCGAGGGCTGTCTTCGATCCGGCAAGATACTCGTAAGAAAAAGCTTCTCGTGATGGCACGGGGAGCTGCACTCCCCGCAACCCCTTGCCTGGAGCGGCCTACGCCGATTTTTTGTTGGCAGATATAACTCATGGCACAGTTCGAAAAAGTTATTTTCATTGTGCTGATTATTGTGACGATTGCGCTGTATGTCGGGATGTTCATGGTGACTGGTAAAATCAGCAGCATTGCATGTGCGATGACGGCTCATGTGACGTTGCTTCTTGCCATATGGATGTATGCCAAGACGGGAATTGTGGAGAACGGTGCCAAAACGCCCGTTGGCATTCCGGTCATGTTACCAACCGTCATACGACGGCCATCATCTGCATCTGAATATACCGGCATTCCGCAAGGACTGACACGACGGGGAGAGGTGACGCCGCCATCGACCGCATTGACGCTAACGCCTGAAATGTCGTCAAGCGCAGGGGAGCTGCCCAGTGTCTCTTCTGTGAGCCTGCCGGGGTCACTGTAAAAAATGTGCGTTCTTGCAAGCTTCTGGTTCTAGCCAGGGGGAGCGCAGCTCCCCCGTTACCATGGAATGGAGCACACGCGTTTTTTTGCTTCATACCCATCCCATGTGTTTAGATACGTAAATTGCAAGCACGATCCTCCCCATGAGACGGATGTCGGGCATTGTGGAAGGATGCAGGTATCTATACGGCGCACCACCGAGCTGGACTCTTGAAACTCGATGATAAACACATCTTTGATATGTGCGAAGACAACGAACCACGAATCATCGCCATGCACGATGAATACCTTGCTGCAGAATGTGTATGGAATCGGTCCCTGCCAAACGATTTTTTCGCTGACCATCACGTGGTACGGGCGAAGGCCGACAGCATCGCGTGCCGGACTGTACATGCGTTGATCAGCATACAGCACATTCGTCTCCCCGGATGGCGTTACATACTTTATTGATGGCCGTTCCCAATGGGAACGCCATTTTATGTATGGGCCAAGTACCGTGTAAGAAACGGGGCAGCCGTCGCATATGTATGTTACCTCATGTGATGACATATGAAGATCTTCGATCCCGCCACTGGCATCAAACCCATGCACGAATCTGAATTCCCGCCCATCTATCTGCAAAAGCTCAACCCGTGCATCACACATGGCAATAGCGACGAATTTACCATAGAACACAGCGTCGGTGATCATGGCTGGCACCTGCCATCTCGGAACACGGCGGCCCAGGGCCGCGTCGCGTACGTCGCGAACGTCGCGTACGCCGTGTACATCGTGCGACAGCAGATTACCGCTGCTGGCATCGTAGTATATACCATTTAAGATGTGTGCGTATGGAAGTGCTTCCGTTGGCGGTACATATTCGCCAATCATCCCACACAATTCTAGCGGCAGCTCTGTCAGTTCGATAAGCTGCATATAATTCAAAAAAATTAGCCCACGCCAACTGCCGTCGTCGTGTCATGCGAGCAACGCAGCGGACACAGCCGCCGCTGCCACCGCCATGGCGATGGCGATTGCGTATGTGCGGAACGCGCTCATGCTGCCAAAGACGAGCTTCCGATCAACGCCGTACAATTTTTCCCAACACTCCTGTACGAGCACTCCGGCGTCTTTCACCTTGGCGATGTCGATGAATTTGTTGATGGTTAGACGAGATCTCCCGTTGATGAACGTGCCGTCCGGCACACTGAGCGCGCACATGATTTTGTTGTCAAGGCCATGCTCGCACACATATCCGGTGCTCGCGCATGCTACCGGAGTGATGATTCCGACAATGTCGTTGATCTGCTTAAACGTCATCGTGCGTGTCGGAGAGGATTTCAAGTGTGTTTTGTGCACGAAATCATCACCAGGGAAATAGGTAAGTTCTGGTCCATCCGATATCCCCACCTCTAATGTCAGATCGCGCAGCGAATCCGTCTTGCATATGCCCAGGGTGACGCTGTATCCAGCATGGCGCTCGCGCTCATTCACGACATTGGCACGCGCCTCGTCTATTTCCCGATCGGGCTCGGGTTCGGGCTCAGGCGTCACCGTTCCGAAGAGTTCTATCTGCAGTGCATGCAGAGCATCAATGTAAACTTGGTCTATCTTGAGGGCGTTGACATTTTCTCTGCACCATCCATCGACTGCCTTTGGATCGATGACGATGGCTTCCATGATGGCGTTGTGGCGGCGTTCCAACGCAAACCCACCATTGGCGTGATCTGGTAACTTGATCGCCCCACGGAGAGCGGTACCAACTCTGTGCTGAATCACAACCCCGTTGTCGTCGCACAGATCCGTCTGAATGGTGCCACATATGTTGTTCACTTGCTCGAACGTCATTACTTTCTTGTACTTCCGCATCGCCCTAACAAATCTCAGCGCCGGCGAATTGCATTGGTACCAAGCGCGTTTGACGTGACCATATTCGTTTTTGATGCATGCGAGATCCTGTTCACATGGAGTGATAGTGGCGATAACATCTTTGGCAAGACCGCCTTCGGTCCCCTGCACGTCGACCTTAAATTCAAGTTCCTTCGCCAAGCACCACAGACACAACGTATCCTTATCGATTGCCATAACGTATATTGGGGGGGAACCTACGGTTTCCCCCTAAACCCCCATCCCGGGAGAGCTCCCCGGGGGGACACGCGATTGAATTTTTTATATACTTCCCTTGCTATGGAGTGTTCTAATTACCTACCATCGGTGGATGATGTTACCGGCATGGATACCATCCTGCCACTGGAGATCCACGGCATCATCGGCATATATGCTGGAAATCGGATAATCTCGAGCTACATATCGAACTGCACCGACCGAACATTTGTGACCAGCCGTGTGTGCATTGTCGACAATGGAAAAACCGTTTGCGTCCGGAAGATCGGGGAAACTGGCGGCTTTAGTTTCACGAGAATTGGTTGGGACATATTCGAAAATCATCTTGTCGTACAGGCAAGTGCTGGCGTGTTCGTTATCGACACGAACGACATCAAAGAAGAATACGCCTTGGTCCATCTAACTGGCATGCCCACGGGATATCTGAAATGCGGGCCAACTTCAGTCAAAATCAAAGAGACATATTACTCGTACGACGGGTGGGCGGAGCCCCCATACATTGCCCGCTGTGTCAAGGACGATTGGGACAGCACGATTTGGTTCAGGCATATCTTCGTTGAACAGGAGCATTATATTGATAGCACCAGGGGTTGGATAATGACATCTCCATGCTGCGCCCTGTGCCAATATACGTGCATCACGACCAATAACAACGTTGGTGCCGGCCTGCATGTCCGTATCCCAGCGATCGGCAAATGTGGTATCGACATCCGGCGCATCGGATCAAGGATAGCTGTTATAATGTTTAATATGGATGGTGCACGCTACATAATTGCCGACACAACCGGCAATGATGTTACATTCGATACGATTCTCTTCAGTGGTGCAGATTTTAGTAACGCATATTCGGAATATGCGCCGATATTGTTTGCTGGGGACGCTATAAACATAAAGAACGCCAGCGATTGCTGGGTGACGTATTCAGTTCCGGACAGCTAAGGCACGTTTGAATTTTTTGTATACCATCGACAAGGCCATGGGATCCACCTTACCAAAGGTCATGCGCTTTTCAAGGAGCGCGATTTATGCATATGGCTGCATCGTTGTATTGCAGGAAGATCACACACTCACAATGCACGAGCGTGTGGCCGATAAGTTGATTGAAATCGGCGTACTGTCGACGGAGTGTAATGGAACATCGCCCAAAGGAAATATGCTTGAGGTTGACGAGGGCAAGAACAATGCGGTCTGCGATTTCGGACATGGGGCACCATCGGCCACGCGCATACATGTGAGCCGCACAACCATGCACGAAATACGTGAACATCTGATCTCCGATGAGGTTTGGAAGCAAGAACCAATTGGAAGCACCATCAAGTTTTCAAGGCATAACGGAAGGCAGCAGGTGCGTGTGCGTGAAAATTACATCTACTTTATCGAGAAAGGCACGGTACTCGGTTCGTTCAATGGCGATTTAGGCTATCTCCCCGTCAACAAAATTGAGATGCGTGGTGATTTATTGTGTGTGAACAATAGCCGTTTCTGGTTCAGTTGGCCGGCAACCGTTGTCAGCGATCCATACCTTCCATCGGCAAAAGCGATTTCCATCATCGGTACACGCTTACCACTGGAACTGCACAGCATCATCGGTACGTATGTTGGAAATGAGCACATCACGTGGTCCGCGGCCGGAGAGATTGGAATGCCAGATGCGGTAAAAATGTACTTGGACAACCATGCCCACATCATCGATTACGGGAATTATCTCAGAGTGCAGTGTGCAACGAAAGCATTGGGATTTGATATGACCGGATGGAGCATGTTTGAAAATCATCTTGTCATACTGCATGTGGATAAGGTATTTGTTGTCGATTTAAACGATTTTAAGGATGGATACACATCAACCACCGTGCGATCAGGGCATCTCACCTGCGGACCATCATCATTTAAAATCGACGATACGTATTATTCATATGAGCGCGCAACGCCAATCGTGGCTGAACCCTGGGAAGTGCAATCATCCATGCTGGTGATGAACATACAAAGGCGTCATTATATTGTACGAAATCTGTCATATGCAGTGGAAATGGCGCATTGCCCATTGTGCGCCAACACTTGTATCAGCATGGATGGAATCCATGTGCCCGTTCCAGCATTTGGCAAATGCAGTGTCCATATGCATCGCATAGGAACAAGGATGACCATCGTGATGGTCGGGACGCGCGGCATCCACTTTCAAATCCATGACACACCACGTATGGGAGCCCCCCAGCGTCTCGCATACGATACGGACACAACACACAAATTTCCCGAGTTTGTGCCATTTATCTTGTTTACGGGGGCCGCAATAACTTTAAAGGATGTCGCCGGAAAATGGGTCACATACTCGATGAATGATATCTTCTTTCCGCCGGGGGAGCCGCACGGGGGGCGGAGCCCCCGAAGGCCCCCAACACCGGGCCCAGCTCTGGGCCCGGCCCCCGCCCCCTCCAGCTGCGCGCATCAAGTACTATGCGGAGGAAGAATCTTTTTGTCCCTTTGGCCACAGCTAGGGGGCCCGGAGCTCCCCCGTTTTGAATATATTATATGCGTTAAGAGAGAAATGAAATTCATTTACATTGCGATCCTTCTGGTGAGTACCGTTCGTGCGATCTGCATTGGAAGTACATGTGATGCGCAAACGTACATTGACAGAGGCAATGCGCGTGACACACACCCATTCCTGACTGCCTACGGGCAAGCTTTCGGGCATCAGATGTACAAACCAAACATTCAGCCTCCCCAATTCGAGAGATACAACCAAATCCGCAGGCGTTCGAATACGGCCATCGTAGGCAGTTCGGTATTTAGTCCGGGAAGCGCAGCTCTCCCCCTTGCTGAAACCGGATGACATGTAATGAGGCAAAAAAGCGTAGCCCCCTTTTTGGAGTCTCACTCAGCCGGAGGCCATGCGAAGCACACTGTATCATTGCGGTCGCCGGCACACTGGAAGCACGTCCCGGCATACCGTGCGCGTTGTATTGCGAATGGGACCCGACATATCACAGTGCGCACACTCACAGCGTTTACAAATTCCTGGAGATACAGTTTGTTACAAGCACATAACATCAGAAATATATGCCCGTCGGGCACCCCCAGACGACCGCCGCGTTCGACGATGATATGGGTCGGATAATCGTCATGCCGGTCATGCCATGGCCACCTGGCATCCACCACAACAACTCCGTCGATGGTCACACGATACAGTGGGGCAACACTCATGTCTCCACCGTAAGGTGAAACGATCGTTTCACCGGTGGCGATGTTGATGTCGCCTAATCGGCTGTTCGGGAGATGTGTGTGTGCGAATAACTTCGTATGGCACGTACACACGTTTTGGCCACATGGATTCTGCCTCAGTGGGATCACGTAAACTGTATTTGAATCTTTTTTTCACGCTCACGGAGAGATAATGTTCAAGATATGTGCGCTCATACCATACTCCATCGAGACAGAACGTATAACCCAGTCCATACGCATTTCCTGCCGGTCCATAGCTACTATCGAGAACACATCCAGACGACGAATCTTCACGCCCCAGCCCGCGTACAATCGGCCTACCACTGTCATACACGACTGTGTATGAATTGAAATGGGATACGTGGGTATCTCTGAGAGTGAAAGCACTTGGAGTGCCCACCTCTTTCCATCCGCTGGAGATGTGCTCGCATTCCTTAGCGCGTACGCAGTATCGCACATAGCTGCCGATTATCTCACATAGTTCCATGGGGAGACCGTTGGCGCCAACGCCCACTGCATTCTCATAAATGCAATCGCACAATTCTGGACGGAACATCTCCGAAATTCAAATATACTTCAAGGATGCGCTAGGGGGTCCCCGAAGTATACCATGGATTGCCGACATCGTTTACCGCCGGAGTTAGTGGATGTTATCATTGAATATGCACCTGGTGGGAGGCTTATGCCGGGCATAGATGTTTGCAAACTAGATATTGGGAAACTTAGTGAGGTCGACGACGACAATGCGGTCGCTTGGTGCATCCGACATCCGGATGATATTAATTGGCGTTTGTTCTCGCAAAACAAAAACCGCACAGCTACCAAATATTGTATGGAGCATGAGCACCTGATTAACTGGATGGGGTTCTCAGCAAACGAGAATCCTCTCGCTGTTGGGTATTTGCTTAGGCATCCAAGCATGATAGATTACATATCATTTTCATCCAATGGAAACGACGACGCCGTGAAGCATTGCATTGCGCAGGCGAAGCTCAATCGTTGCTTCTCGCAAAACAAAAACCCGGTCGCTGTCGCATATTTGTTACAGCATCCAGAAGCGATTGACTGGTATTATTTCGCGCAGAACACGAATCCTGATGCCACTGCGTACGCTCTCCAGTATCCCAACCGAATTGACTGGATATTGTTTCCATGGAACGAAAATCCTGGTGTTGCCGAGTATTGCATATCTCAGCCAAACGCGTACTATCAGTGGACACTTTCTGGCAATGCGAATCCAGTCGCAGTTGAGTGGCTCATGCGGCACATGGATATGATTAGCTTTGTGGAGCTCTCGAGAAACACGAATCCAATTGCCGTCTCACATCTCATAGCGCATCCTGATAAAATCGACTGGTCCTACTTTTCAGGCAACACGAATATCATCGCCGCCAAATACTGCATACAGCATCCAGAGATGGTTACATGGGAATCGTTCTCACGGAATCCATCGATATGGGAAACAGATCCAACGTACAGAGAGTTTCTGCTAGACGTCATGTGACCGGCACCATGCTGGTGCCGACAAAAAATGGATTTCATGCAACCTGCATCACGCACCGTGAATACCGCAAAATACCTTTCTGCATGCAAAAGCATTCAACATAGAGAAGTCCGTCGTACAGTTCGTATATTTTTTCGTCTATCCCTGGGATGTTGGGGGGGCGATGTCCGCTATCCGCGTCTGTCACGACCGGCGCACCATCACGTGTGGCAAACCAATGCCTGACAGGTGCATCGCCATGACTCCAGAAACTGGTTACTATATTCCGTTTATACAAATTTATACTCGTGCCGCCGGCGTTGTCATAGATCTCTATTTGTCGTCCCGTGACATCGCTTTGATAAATCTTGCCAGAGTACGCCGGGGGGCTGCGCCCCCCGAAGACCCCCGGCCAATACGACAAGATGAAACCGTCGAATGAATATATGCTGTTGGGGTGGATGATAATCACCTTGTTTTTTTTGCCATTGCGCGTATTAATGAATTCACCGGCGTACCGTCTGGGGGTCTTCGGGGGGCATGGCCCCCCGTCCCACGTGAGGATCCATCCGTCTCGACAAACTGCCGTGTTCTCGCGAAGTGGCACGAGGCTTGGAGGAAGCACGTGATCGACACATCTCACGTGATCATCGAGAGATCCAACAATGAGCTTGCTCGTGATAACGCCGTTCGGAGAGACAATCGTATTGCGATAAATAATCAGGTTGAACGACCATTCAAATTGGTCTCTCGCGACGTACGATTTACGGAAATCGCCTCCCGGCGCTGTTGGGTTATCCGAATACGCGAGGTTTTCATTTTTATCAAGTGACAAGCATTTATCGCCGACCCGTAACATCCATTCGGAAAATGGCATATGCAATCTTTCCACGCTCAATCCCGACACGTCGAGTGTGCTGATAGTTCCATCATATGCGATACTGCAAACATGGACGGCATTCACAAAGATGAAACGTCCCATGAAGCACCCACTGAATTCCACGTGATATGCATGGTGGGCATGGCGCTCTCCAGTGTACGCATTGACGAATGTGAATTTAACGTCATCACCATGGTCGTCATCGAACTCACATATCCATTCATCGTTGCAAATGAACGCTCCCGTTTTTTGCACCTCCAACAGATCACGTGGCCTGAATCCAACAAAACCCATCACATATTCACATATCTCAAGCGGCGCTCTCCACTCTCCCTCCAACACGGACAAACTGCAATCCGACACAGGCGATACGATCGACTGTTTAGAACCCATGTGTATAAACTTCAAATCTGGGGAGCCAGCTTCGCGGGCTTGGATTGTCGTTTGAATCATAGAGATGGACTGCAAATTGTCGATGCTCATGTGTGAGTGGGATGCCCCACCTGACATTTGCGAATACGTGATGGGATTCGTTGGATTCCGCCCATTGCCGGTACACGTTGTCCGACGCCAACATGCGATGATTTGTGACAGAGATTGGATCTTTGAGTACGACCACATCGGGCATACCGTGGACGGCGAGTATGTAAATGTTCGCACAAAAGAAAAGAAGTCCGTGCACCTGGATGGTATTTACGTGTGCGGAAGTTTCGACGGAACATTCATGTTGCTTGCACCGTCCGTAATCGCGCACCACGATTTAAAAGACGGCGCCGTTCATATGGTCGCCGATCACGGCGGTCCATCAATTACTTTAAACGACGGTAACGTGCACACAAAAATATGCGGCATCATGATGGACGAGCCAAAGTGTTTTCATCACACGGAAAATGGGGAGGTGGTTCTCCGCGGCGGAAGACCGCCACAGAACGAATACCATCAAGAGACGGACAGCCCATACATCTACGAATGGTCATGTGACATGCTCATATACAAATCTATAACGGACACAACCACCTCGATCCTCGTGGGAGATCTACTCGACTTTCGTCATGAAGACGAACCCATGATTGAAAGTCCATTTGTCCATCACTGTATCAAAGAAGGAATACTACGGTCGGATGAGAACTTATGTTGAATAACATACCGTCACTGATACACGTTTTTTGGTATCGTGAAGAGAACAATGCCGGCGTCGTCGTAGAACACCAGCCGACCATCATCAAACAGGGAAATCGTAAGATATGGTGTGTTGAAATCTTCCATCACCAGCCGTCCATTGATAGTGAGAACACCTCGCTCACGAACAACAACAAGACTACCGAAGCACGCAGCATCGTTCCCAGTAATGTAATGTGTGTTGATGAGCATCCCGTATATTCAAAGTGGGGAGCTGCGCTCCCCCCGAAGCCAAGTGGCTTCGGCCTAGCCACGCACCAGGGGAGCTGCGCTCGGCGCGGAATGACGCGCAGCGGGCAAGAAAGATATGCTGGTTGCCTTGCCACGCACCAGGCGCCAGGAGAGCTGCGCTCACCAACATACTGGAAAAAATCAAAACGCTGGAACACATACGGTTTTGTCAAATGATCTAAGTTGTATGCAGGATCCACAATATCTCATGAATCCTGAGTAGATGTTAATATCGTATTCATTGTCGTGTGTCATGACGCCATTGACGAACTTCATGATGCGCGTCGTCTCGTTTGCCAACATGACGTACATAACACCGTTGGCGGCATGTGCCACCTGGACATATGGTTCACTTCCGCACTTCATCACACCACGCCATAGTGTTTTTCCCTCATAAAACAATCTACACATGCCGATGGTGGTCTGGCCGATGCATCGACAGTTGGTTCCACCCCCCGCATTGCTTACTCTGTTGAAATACATGCGTTTGCTGTCTTCCGCCGGCATTCGTGTCATGCCCGAGCTGTTATATCCTCCTCTCATACGATGGTAGATGTATGTGACGTCGAAGTGATCGTCGAACATTGTTGTACCGATGTAACCATCGCCCAATTCGTATGTGCGTACGTAGATTATTGCACATCCATCAAATCGGTACAATTCTATCGCATCGCGGACAACCAAAATCCACTTACCATAAAAGACGGTATCGCGGGGACGATACCTACTGATGGCGACGTGAGGGATGTCACCGTGTGGACCGCGAACGTCGATAGAGTTGCCGCCATCAATAAATTGGATATCTCCAATCAGGTGATCACATTTTACAACTTCCAACTTTGCATAATCGCAGATCATCTCACAAACACCAACCTCTAGGGCCCAGCAATCAGTGCTGTCAATAATGCACTGCAACATGGTATATAAAAAATTCAATCCATGCCATGCCACTGGCGAATCTGTCAAAATATCGGCACACTGGCACCGCTGTCAAAATTACGGTACAGTTGTATGCAAGTCCCGTCATATGATACGTGGGTCACAATGAATGGCATATTGTACTCATTGGACTGTACTATGACGCCGTTCACGAATTTCATGATTAGCGCTACAAATGGTGCCCTCCAAATGCGCTCGGTAACTCCTGAGGTGGCGAACACAATGTACATTGTATTATTTGGTGTATGTATGACATATGTGTATCCATCGTATCCACGCGACATCACCCCTTTCCACAACACTTTCCCATTGTAAAATACTTTGCATTGCCCAGTTGTACTCGATTTGTTGAAATACACTGGCTCTGTTCGCAGGCGCGTATCAACATATGGCAGACGATGCTCATCACATTCATACTTTGCGTAATCGCAGATCATCTCACAAACACCAACCTCCAGACGAAGGCCGGCACTACAGTCAATAACGCACTGCAGCATGGTATAAAAATTCAATCCGTGCTGTTAAAACATCGGCACGTTGGTGCCGAGGATGCCCTCGTGTAATCGTATGCAGGTTTCGTCGAACGATGCACCGGTCACATTAAATCGCGTATCATACTCGTTAGATTGCACTATAACACCATTCACAAATTTCATGATTTGCGTTGCGGAGAACATATCGGCGCCAGATAAAACGATATACAACGTGCCATCTGAGGCATGTAAGCATCTAGCGTACACATCGTATCCACGCTGCATCGCCCCTTTCCACAACACTTTTCCATTGCGAAATACTCTGCATTGGCCGGATATGGAAGATCGGTTGAAATACACTCTGCATGTTCGTAGAAGCGTGTTGACATCCGGCAGACGACGCTCATCACATTCATACTTTGCATAATCGCATATCATCTCACAAACGCCAACCTCCAGGGGAGACCCCCAGCGATCAGTGCTGGGAGGGCCGATACATCGGCGGGGGGTTCCACCCCCCGCAGTGCTGTCGATCACGCACTGCAGCATCCAATTGAATATATCAAACAGCTCAGATCGCTTCGCTATAATTCAAATGACGATCGTCGCATTCTTCAGCTCATATCTGCTGAATTGCAGTATGTCAGGGCGTCTCATAATCGAAGGAATCCAGCGTGCACATAACCCAATTCTAGATGCAGCGCAGACAATAAACTACAACGGCTATTCCATGACAATCGGCGGTCCAAAAGTATATCGCGCCCAATCGATTACTGGTATGGGACAGAATAGAATTGCGTCACATTTTATGGACGTCGGCATGCCGGATGGCACGTTCACAGTGGACGGAGATGAACACAATTTCTATGAAATACGCCGAACTGCCGCCATTCAAGAAGACTTTACGGAGAACCACCGTGGCAAACACATTACCCAAATGGGCTTACTGAGCGAGATGCACAATGTGGGGGATGACGTCTCACGCTTGCTCATCCTACTTGGAAACAAGGATTTTGCATGCAGTGATCCATCTATCTTAAACATGTTTACAAACTACACCGATTACGTGCGCACTATGTGCGAAATGCCACATGTCATCGCGAATGATAAAGCTGTCCCACAGGCGCACAGCAAGATCCCATCCGCTCCGAAGACCTCACCATTGCCTGCATTGCTGCGAAAGGTCGATTGGGATAGTTCTCGTATCTCCATTCTGGAAAATGCAAAGGCCATTGCGGAACAGGACGTTGTGCAGATCCTGCACGCATTTGATTGGGATTCGAACCGCCTTGATGCGCTCGGGATCATCATGAAAAAAATAAACGTCGCCGGTATCAGTGGTTCAATCATCGACACATTTGATTGGGATAGTTACAAGGTCCGCGCGTCCAACATCATTGATAGCTAGATATTTTTTTGACACATATCGCGCTAAAATGCAGGCATGCATACGCGGCTATTTTGGACATAGCTTCCACGGTGCGTAATCTGCAGACATGTGTCAGCCCACACAAACTCGATGGAATCATACGAACAGCCCCGTCCTGCACCACCAAGCCAGGCATCACCATCGACCATATCGGAGCTGACGATAATGTCGTGTATGAATTTTAAAATATGCACGCCAGATTCACCATACACCATGATGTACATAATCCCATCCGGCGCATGTGCTTCGGCAATGCGTGGTGTGGACCCGCAGGGAAGTTTGCCAGTCCATATAAGTTTTTGATGACGATACAAACTGAACATGCCTGGGGGCGCCATGCACGTTACACGGCGATGTTTTTCGCGTTTGTGCATCCATTCTATGTATGGGCCAAGGTAAGTGCATGACGTGCACCAATAACCATCATCAATAGTGAAGTGCGTGTGGTGCATCGTGACTAATCCAGAAACGCTTCCACATTCATGCACCTCGCACAATTCATCAAGCATGATCAATTTCGCGCGTCTGTGTCTCGTATCAACAACAACTGCCCACTTGCCATGATAACCGACATGATCCATTATAAAACCTCCATTCATCATCGCGTGGGCACCATCGTTATCAGGCCATATGCGTTTGCCATCACATTCGATTACTGAGCCACATCGTCTGATGTGCATGCTATCGAACACATGATCACAATTGGCAGGAATTGTCTTTGGGACATAATCGCAAATCATCTCACAAACACCAACCTCCAGGGGAGACCCCCAACAATCGGTATTGTCGATAATACACTGCAGCATCCGATTGAATATATCAAACAGCCCAGATCGCTTCGCTATAATTCAAATGATGATCATCGCATTCTACAGCTTGTATTTACTGAACGTTAGTATGTCAGGGCATCTCGTGATCGAAGGAGTCCGGTCCGACCACAACCCAATTCTGGATGGGGTGCGTGTAGTAAACTGCAACGGCTTCCCCACAAGTGTAGGAGGCTCGAAAGTATACCATGTCCGGGGCACCGCGAGGACTGCATCACATTTCATGGATGTTGAGATGCCAGATGGCACGTTCACAGTGGACGGAGACAAACATGATTTCTATGAAATACGCCTAACTGCTGCCATTCAAGAAGACTTCATGGAGAACCATCGTGGCAAACATGTCGCCCAAATGGACTTGCTGAGCGAGATGCGCAATGTGAAGGACGACGTTTCACGTTTGCTCATCCTGCTTGGAAACAAGGATTTTGCATGTGGCGATCCATCCATCTTAGGCATGTTCACTAACTACACTGATTACGTGCGCACACTGTGTGTAAGCCAGGCCGCCACCGTGCCATCGCTGCTCACATCTCTGCGGAAGGTTAAATACGATAACGCCCGTCTGGCTATCCTAAAACACGCGAAGACCATTGCAAAACACGATGTCGTGCCGATCTTACGCTTGTTTGATTGGGAGTCTGGCCGCGTCGATGCGCTTAAAATCATCGTGAAGAAAGTAAATGTCGTTGCGATAGAAGATGCCATCCTTGGCTTGTTTGAGTTCAGTTGGACCGAGGAGGAGGCAGTCAACGCCATCAATGGCTGGGATGATTAGTCTGCGGCGGTCACCCATCAACTTTTTTTACAAAAAGTCGAATATATATCACGCTAAAATGCGGGTATGCACACTCGCCTGTTTTTGACATAGCTTCCACGATGCGTAATTTGCAGACATGTGCCAGCCCACACAAACTCGATGAAATCATACGAACAGCTCTGTCCGGCATCTCCTTGCCATGTGCTGCCATCGATTGCGTCGGTACTGACGATAACGTCGTGCGAGAATTTTAAAATATGCACGTATGATCCGCAGTATAACATGACGTACAACACGCCATCTGGTGCATGTGCCTCAACAACATGCGGTAAAGTCTCGCAGGGTAGTTTGCCAGTCCATATGGGTTTTTGACGACGCCATAGGCTAAACATGGAGGGCGCAGCCTCCCGCAGACTCCCAACCAACATGTCAGCGGGGCTGCGCTGCCGGCATGTGATGCAGCGCATTGCCCCACGACATTTTTCGCGCGCGTGTGTCCATTCTATGTATGGACCAAGGTAAGTGCACGACACGCACCAATTGTCATTGTCGAGCGTAAAGTGCGTGTGGTGCATCGTGATGGTGCCGGAAACACTGCCACATTCATGTACATCACGCATTTCATCTAGCATGATTAATTTAGCGCGTCGGTGCCCCGTGTCGACAGCTACTGCCCACCTGTCATAATAACCAACGTAATCCGTAGAGAACCCACCATTCATTATCGCATGGAGGACACTTTCGTCGTCGGGCCATATGCGTTTGCCATCACATTCGAGAATCTGGCCGCGTCGTCTGATATGCATGCCATTGCAGATATGGTCACAATCGATGGGGATTGTCTTTGGAACGTATTCGCAGATCATCCCACATACTCCAACCTCCAGACTGCGATGAAGTGCGGAACCCGCCACCGCTGAATCAGTGTTGTCAATAACACACTGCAGCATGGTATATAAAAAATTCAATCTGTCTGCACCACGGCACATGCATATTGTCGCGCTTCCTGGGATACTTTCTCGAATGCCAGGCATGAACCGGTGAAACGAACACCAGTGGGTTTAAACGGCAGCACGAAATCATCAACGTACGCGCGACATGCGGCGTGCATCCCATCAAGTTTAACGATGAACACATATGTGTCGAAGACGAAAACTACGTATGGATGCACAATGGAAATAAGATTTGGCTTCCGGGGGACCTCGATACTCCCGGCCCAGAGTGATACTCCATTGTTCGTAATTTCATATCTGTCTGATGGTGCCGCATAGAATGCATATTCAGACAGATGTAAAATGTTGCGGTCGGTGGGTGGAACCCCTTCATGATATGCCACTTTTTTACATGGGACTGGATCAATCCACGACAGCCTAAAATCGGGCAGTGCGCATCGGATTGAAAGACTGTTGGTTTGGTTGACAATGATGCGATTGTCGTACATGAGCACATCCGTCACATCGTGCACAACAAACCTTGTGGCACATTCGTTACGCATGTTGAGCACTGCAGCCCTGCCATCGCCGTCAAATGAAAATATAAAGTCATTGAAACAATACGTTGCACTGTCCGTCCAGCTCCTCCAGAGATGCTCCCCATCAAAATTTACACAGCCCGCGATGATTCTCGTATTTGGCAAACACTCACGTATGACCTTACACAGTTCCAGCGGGAGCTCACTGGACCCATAGATCGCGGACAGCATTGTCCAGACGGCAAGGCGAAGACGAGAACGCGCTTTTTGAATTTCAAATATATTTTCCATCATGTCGAAGACACGCCTCTCTAGATGACAAGAGGCGACGAGAGGCGTCGTGCTTTTGAATTTCAGATATATCTTTCATCATGTCGAAGGCCCGTCCATACCTTCGTGATATTCTATTGGAATCGTGGAACGCGCCTGTCGAACTCATTGATTTGGTGATTGAAATAGGATTCGATGAACCGTGGTTTGGAGACAAGAATGTGTTCGACGCCGGCGGAATTCTGCCGTGTTTAACTAAACATCTGCGCTCTCACGTCGTTACGGTACATGGTCTCGCACAGCGCGTTGTCGTATCCGATAATCAAACGATGGTCGCTGCTCTTCTCAATGATGGTGTGCTGTTGGAGCAGGGAGGCCCCACTGTGCCGCTATTCAAGGAAACGTTCTATGATTTGTACAATGATGACTGTAGTCGGTTTGTCGTTGAGCATGGCATTTCGAGTATCATCAAAGTGTATGATGGGTGGTTTAGCATTTCGAGAAAGAAGGAGATGCACACAAATTGGTGTATCACCGATATCTACACATACACTGGAGACATAACTATTGTGCAGTGCTGTTGGAATGGTGGGGATTACAAACTGATCACAACAATCACGGGCAAGAACGTTGAAACGGAACGCGTTGGCAGACGTTATGAATGGGAGCATGGCTACCGCATCGTATAAATCGGTCACACCCCCCAGATCACTCCACATTTTTTATTTGAATTATATGCCATGAACTGCTCACAGTCGATTCTCGAAACGGAGTGGATCGATGCGCCATACGACATATGTGATTATGTCATGGGATTTGTTGGATTGCGCCCACAGGTGCGGCACGTGTCGTATCGAGAGAACATTTTCATCTGTGACAAAGATTGGATCTGTCAGTATGACACAACATACCAAGTTGGGTCCGTAACCCCACGTGTCATCGGTGAGTTCGTGAACGTCCACACAGGAGAAGCCAAACTTTTCACTCTGCCATGCATTGACATTGATGTGGGCGTATTGAACAGGAAACTCGTATGGCAAATCGACAATGACCAGCACTCCTTGGGGCTGCGCCCCCCGACGACCACCACCCAGCCCACAGCGAGCCCATTCGAACACACGGTGACCGCTGCGCAGGGCATATTGGTCGGCCGTCGTATCGGTTTCTGTAATGTCATTTATGGCAGGTTGTGCTCGCAGTCGGCAAATATATACGTGGACCTCGAGCCCAACATTGGCACATGTGACGGCATTAATGATCCATATGACTCAGCGTGCGGGCTGTTGATATATGAGCGAGTGGATGTTTCAGAAACTGGCATTACATGGAGTGAACGTGTCGTGTGTGATATGGATTCATGCCATGTGATTGATGAACCAATCCAGCCGAGTCTCGTGTATGGCACACTTTCGTACACAGTAATCTGTGACGAAACCCATGTTTGGACATACGACGAGGACGAAACCTCAGATGGGGGCCCACAGGAGCACGATATCAACGGGTATATCCTCAATATCGTCACAGGACAATGCACACCAATTTCTACACGTGCACATCGGGTCATCTGTTTCGAGGGCATACCAATGTTCGCATCCGACAAAAAACTCACACAGTACAGTGGGGCCTGCAGCCCCACGCCCCTGCTCCAATTATACGAAGGCAAATACGATCTCAGTGTACACGATGGTTCAACAAGCGTAATGATCGGCGATGCCGTAAAATATTTCAAAAAGGTGAACGGCATCATCCAACTTGTCGACGACGCACCACTTCCAGATCCTCGTTACGACAAACCTGTGGGTGAAGTTGCTCCAATGTCTTCACATGATTGGTCATGTGGATTGATTTGTGTTGAGTCCAATCGAATTGTCGACGGCATCTTACGTCCTACGATCATTGTTTGCAAACGCCCCTAACGTGTTTTCTTTACCTTTTTTGCTTCACTACGCGCTATCACAGAAGGTTGAGGCTCCCCCAAGTTTGAAATATACTGATCGGGATGATTATGATCTGTGGAGTAAATCCCGCAAATATCAAGATGGGGTTCATGGCATCGGTGGGAGTTGACTTTGTGGTCGATTACTTCACGGTCAAACATCCAGAGGAGATCAATGCGGAGTTCTCACGCAACCCACACAGGAAAGCTGTCAGCTACCTGTGCGGGGGCTCAGCCCCCCACCCCAACGTGATTGCGTGGCGCGAGTTCTCCCGAAATGAGAGTGATGATGCCGTCACTTACGCACTTGCGAATCTCGACAAGGTAGATTGGTTGTCATTCTCAGCAAATCCAAACCCAATTGCCGTTCGCTATTTGTTGAAACATCCTGAGAAAATCGATGCATCTGCATTCTCAACGAACTCATGTGATGAGGCCGTCTCCATGCTGATGGCACGGCCGGCTCTGATCGTCTGGAACAAGTTTGCAGAAAATCAAAACCCGATCGCGGTTGCCATGGTGCTCAAACGCAACGACGTCGCGGACCTGTCCGGCTTAGCAAAAAATCCAAACCACGATGCATGCCGGTACACGCTGGAACATCTCCCCGAGAGCGCCCCATGGGACAGTCTGTCAGAGAATCCCAATAGAACAATCATCGAGTACATGTTAGAACATCCACGAAATATCAACTGGCAGAAAATGTCGGCCAACAAAGGTATCTGGGAAACAGCTAGATCAAGAATTGTTGTCGAGCACGAACCACAATGAGGCAAGAAGGGCGGCACATTGGCGGGCAATCACTTCCATGTGCGACGATTGAATTTTTTATATACGTCACACCTCCTTGCCATCATGGGATCCGATCAATCAAAGGTGATGCACTGGCCGGTGGAAAGTGTGACTAAGCCGTTGTACGCATATGGGAATATTGTTGCCTTCCGGGACAAGGACAATGTGCGTATGCCGCGTGGCACCTGCGCTTCGGTTATGATTGGGAAAGTTTCTGAGCCATTTGAGAAACTGTATTCCAGTGGAAATGTGTTCATGACGGAGATGGGAAATTGTTGGAAGATTTATGATCTCAAAAACCATTCAACTCAGGGGCATATCGAAATCACATCAGTTTCGACGGTGCGGGATCGCTATCTCGCGGCATACGATCTCAAAAACCAGCCGACGCCCACCGAAATCGCACCGGTCGCGACGATCCGGGATAGCTATCAAGCCGCCGTCGATGTGATGGACGGATATTGTGCGCCGGGTGAGAATTGGCAAAATGATGTAGTGACGGGCCGGGCCATCAAATTTTCAAGACGTTTGGGCACGCAAATGGTGCTCATCCGTAAAGACAGTATCAAATTCTGTGAGCAATCTGGGCCAGATAAGTTCACAACACTTGGGGCATATCATGGTGCCATAGATTTGCATCCGTCCAACAAAATCGAGATGAATGGAGATCTACTGCGTGTGAATGGAGAGAGATTTTGGTTTGCATGGCCACCCCTGCCGGCAGTTGAAGATCCATACCTTCCATCTGTGGCGGACATCGTCAACCTTGACACACGCCTTCCTCTAGAATTGCACAGCATTGTTGGCGAGTATGTTGGAAATTCACATCGGATGACGATTGCAACCATCACGAACCCCCCCGCCGGTGTAGACGCCGATGTGAGGAAGTTTTACGTCGACAGCAGAGTTCAGATCATTAATTTTGAAAACCGCATCCTTGTGAAGTTCTCCGATGATCGAGCTCCGCTCAATCTGGAAACATCTGTGTGGGACATGTTCGAAAACCATCTCGTTGTGAGGTGTGGTGGGTTGTTGCACGTGATTGACATAAACAACGCAAAAAACACGTTCACATCCATCTGTTCTCCATTTGGACGCCTTGTCTGTGGGCCGTCTTCGTTTATAAACCACCTCGCTCATCTTTCGTACGAAAACGCAAGGCGGGTCGATGATAAGTGGGACGTGACGTACTGGGACTTCCCGGCGAACATCGGTCACCATCATTATGTTCGAAATGAGCTTGCACGGACTGTTGAGGTGTCGTATTGCGCACGATGCGCCGTGGGTGCTCCGACCACATGCATCGATGTGCATGGAATCCACGTGAACGTTCCGGCATTTGGCAGATGTGATGTTAGCGTTTACCGTACCGGATCCAGAGTGACCATATCGATGACAGGAAAGCAGGGAATACATTTCCAAATCCATGACACTCTTTCAGACGATCTCACCGCGAGCACTCGCATCGCATATGGCACATACAACATCTATAGTTTCCCAGACAACGCAGTACCTGTATTTACCGGAGACGGGATAAGCGTGAAAGACATCAATGGGAGATGGATCACCATCAGCTTCAGCTTCTTTCAAAGCTGCCTCGCTACGCTCGGCAGCAAAGAAGCTAGGCAAGAAAGCTGGGAGCTACGCTCCCAGCCGAACCGGTTACGCCCGGGCAGCAAATCTGGTTTTACATAAACGACGGTAGGTCCGAATGCATCTTTTCCAATGCGAGAAAAAACACTCGATTGAATTCTTTGTATACCCATGCAGCATCTCGGGCACGTTTACAGGATGGCAAGTGGCGATTTGCGGGTGTTTAAGTTCAATGTGCAGTTGAACAAAATCGCAGAATATGATGAAGATGGAAACATCTCACAGGAATGGGATGCATTTGCTGCACATGGATTCAAGAATTGGCTTGTGCTGTTGGGAGGGTATCGTCTGCAAACGGTGTCAGTTGTCAACCTTGACACGCAGACTGCATCCGACATGTCGAGCTTTGAGACTGGGCACTTGACAATTGCATATCGTTGCTATGACACCTATTTCACAACATGGGGTCCACATGGTGGAACATGCGTATCGTATACGTATTTGGAGCCACGTTTATCCTGGGCGAGCGAGCCGCCACAATATGGATGTGACAATGCTGGCACGACTCTGACGGTTGATGACATGTCAATGGAATTTAAAGATGGATGCGTTTCGATTGCGGACTCCGTTGCCGGTAATGCGATCCTCAAGCTAGGCCAGTATTCACATGCTAAGATCGACAAGCACACAGAGGTCCGCTGGGATGGTTCCGTTCTGATTGTTGACAACTGCCATGGAGAATCGTTCTATGTCGAGAGAGACTAAAAGTGCACGATGTGGAATCTTTTTTCCGTGCCAACCCACGGCTAGACACCGTGGCGGCTAGACGCAATAACGATGTCGCTGGCATTTGAATTATACAGGATGACGGAGCTTGTCGTTGACGTCAATAAGTTGAAGTTTGCGCGTGAAAAGGATTCTTCCCCTGGGTGGACGTACATGATGAAGGCGTATGGGTGCAGCATGTGGATATGCGGGAAACTTCTGAAAGTTGATGTTGGTGAAAGATGGGCGTTCATCACGATTCCAGATGATATGCTCACAATTAAGTTTATATGCGGTCAATATGAGATGCCGAAACCGCCGACGCCGGCAACCATGGAATTCGCGCAACCCGTGCATGGAATTCGCATGCCGTCAGTGCAGATGTGTAAGGAGTACATTGGTCATCCAAATAAATACATTGTCGGGCCCGATGGCAATCCCTCCGAATGTGGGGATTGGCTGGTTGTGTATGAGGATTGCGAAATTGATGATGTTGCGGAAGGTGTTTTCCTCGTGAATGGCACGCTGTATGCACCACCATACTGGTATCCAGAAATCTCCACTGCGCGTTGTCGTGATGGCATCGTATACGATCCAACATTCGAAACAATCCTTGCATGGGACAAGAAACGACCTCCATTATGTCCGGGGCCGGTGGTCGTCGTGCGCCGCGGACCTCCGTCGGATAGGATCTTACCATCTGACGGAATCTTACCGCCAGAACTCGTTGGAATCGTCGATCTGTATTTGCCCGGAAACAGTGTCATCACGCCACATGCCATTCAGGCGTCCGACGACCTGTATTTAACAAAGATGGTTCTGAAGCATTTCAAGAAGGAATACGAATTTGTCGAAACACCGTTTGGTGCAATGCTCATCGATTGTGATCTGGCAGGCACGTACATTGAGACTGTTGTGAATGGGTTCACATACGTTGACGATATGCACGAACGTGAGACGGATGTTGTCGTTGACGATGTTGTGTGGGACACGATGGGCATAATGGCATCTTCGTCCATGAAGGGGTTTTACACGACGTTTGCCGGATTATGTTTTGACAGAGATGGAATTTGCTATCGCGCCGGATACGCCAAGCCCAGCAGCCGTTTGGAAATCCATGAATCCCAAGGATTCTCTGCGTGTGTGGTATACGACGATCACGAAGGCTTCTCCATCCACGTCGTCAGGCACTCCGATATGAAGTATGTCGTCAGGGTGAGTGCATCGCATTTCAAAATCAATCACATCGATGTCGTCGAAGACACGTTGTGAGACACGTAGCTGACTGGTATTTTTTTGAATTATATGAACATGGAGGTCCCTTCTGGATGTGTGATTTCGAACTGCCGTCTGTTTCATGGACAATATGGATATAACTGTTTCGGTGAGCAATGGGACGCTGGCATCAAAGTGATTGATGCATTCGACGATAATCGCATCACCGGGGCGGACGACGTCAACGCGGTGTGCTGTAGTGAATATATGGTCGCGCATGGTAAACACCTCACGATGGACGGACGTCCATATGAAGGCATGCCGGATATCGATATGCAGGTAACAGTAAGCAAAAGTTTCGAGATGCGAGATCTGCAAATTGTCCTCATGTCGGACAGGACATGTCTTGTCATCTGGGGTGGGGTATGCGGAGTGAGGGATGGGATCCTACCACCCCTGCACGATGGGGCCTCCCTTCGCGATGGGGCCTCCCTGCACACCGCATGCGGGTTCGAAATCGACAGTACCCCCGTGAAAGTGATGCTCGCCCAGACCAACAACGGAATGAGACGAACCATCGGAGTGATGACAAAAAATAAGATCATGTGGCGCACGATGGGTCTCGACTCTACCGACGCTCTCTGCGAATGCGTAAATCCATGCGGTTCAACAGATGTTGATATTAGATGGCGTGGTGGTTGGTGGTCGATGAAACGACGGCTCGCACCACTCGGCAAAGCATCTCCAGAAGATTGCCCATTCGGACACTACATCGCAACAGATTTGCCATTTAAGATTGCTCCATATGAAAGATTTGACCCACCTTTGATCAGTGAGACAACGGATTTGCCAGTTGAACTGTGTGTGATCATTGGAGAATATGCTGGTATCGCAACTGCTGTGTGGAACTGCAGTCGTAAGGGTATCAATAGGTGCGGCGTGCGCATATTTCCTTCGCACAATCGCATGCGTATCAGTCGGTATGATAGACTTCAACAGGACGGTTTGCCATATGAGCTCACAGGGATGCACGGATACAGTGTGTTCGAAAATCACGTTGTCGTATACGATGGTGTGGGTGTCACAATTCTCGATACAAATAACATGGATCGAGAGCACATCAAACTACCATGGCCCGATCCCACTGATTTCGAGGCGATGTGTTTACCGAACTCTTTCAAGATCGGCAATCGAGCATACTCATATGATGCATTTGCACAACTGACTGCGGTGGGGCCCGCCGGCCCGGAGACATTCCGTGACATTGAAAGGACAATCGACATCGCGCACGACCATTTGGTTATCGGTTATATCGATGATGATTATCCATTGAAATGTGGAATGTGTAACTCCACGTGCATCACAGTGAAGTGTCTTGGTATCCATGTCAAAGTGCCACCATTTGGCAAATGTCAACTCCACGTGATTCAACGTGGTTCGCGCGTCGCGATCGTACTGTCCGGCAAACAGGGATGGCATTTCCAATTATATGACCTCACGGGACATATGGCGATTCCAGACGACGATCCCGACGCATCGTCACTGTTGATGTACTGTGGAAAATACGATGAGCCATGCGAAAACGCTTCAATTACCTTCTTCGGAGATGGCGTGTGCATCGGCGCATCCGACCATTGGTACATTCCAACACTCACAGACTTCTTTCTCTCGCCCGCTTCGCTTGATCGAAATGACACGCAGTGGGCAAGAAAGAGCTACTATCAAAGCTGCCTCGCTTCGCTCCGGGCGGAGCTACGCTCCGCGCCTCCCGAAGACCCCCATTACAACACGACGCGACGTAGTCGGGCTAGGCAAAAAAGACAATCGCCGTGCTCCCCCGACACCCCTCGCCGATAAATTACATCGAGCCCGGGCGGCGAATCTGGTTTTACATAAATGACGGTAGGTCCGATAGCTTCTTTCCGGCAAGAAACCCTTGCCGAAGTCATCTGCGCATCGTGTTAAGATGCGAAAAAAGATTGGTCTGTCTAAATCACAATGTATTCGTTGTATCGTTTGACGCAGAGAAGTGATGGGTTACCACCTGAATCACACGTCCTGAAATACCACAGGGATGGAACTATCTCGAGATGTTTTTTTGTGATACGCCATGCAGTGATGTCGCGGATTGGGCCGGCATTGATGTCTTCGAGCTGCTCAGCGTCACTAACCTCCACAAATTCCCCAACCATGCTTGGTAGTTTACGAGGCCGACGTGTCATGGTGTTACCACGTATGATAAGAAATTCTTCACCTGTGTCGATGAGCCAAGTCTTACCACCCAACATGAAGATGGAGACGGATGCCGTACTGAGCTGTTCGACGCCACCGCCGTACACGATACATCCATCTCCGTTGAAACTGGCGACAGTATATTCTCCATTGGCCTCCAGATGTATCAGAGTGTGATCTGTTTGGATAATACCAACACGGAGAATACTGCGATCAGAATGCCCACAGTCGCCGTCTTTGGACTCAGCCATGATTCAATCGTATATGTAGGGACGCGAAGGCTTCGCGTTGCGCAGGGACACATCCAACGCGATCTCGTCCCATGGTGTTTACATTTGAATTTTTGAGCCCCATAAGACAGCAACACTCTGACATAAAAATCATGGCAATTCCTGTTCAAGCTTCATTCGAATTTCTCTGCGAGGCGTCTCCTCTTCCCGATGAGCTTACTGATATTGTAGATGACCACAGCGCACTGGCTATTTACCAATTTGAACCATCTGCTGATGAACGTAGCTACATGAAAATCGTTGAACCTCTCACGCAGACAATCGATGTAAAAACAGAGGACAATGGTGACAGATCTATTAATATTGTGTGGCATGATGAATTTGGTACAACTTGTGTGATGTATGGGATCTATGACGATAGCGAGAATCACGGTACATGGATCGATGTTTGCAGTCAGTGCGGTGATCGCGTCACGCTTTCACTTCCCATTTATGAGATGTTGCCTTTGTGGATCGCAAAGCATGGTGCATCTGCGTTTCAATTATATCCAGGTGGGATCCTTTCAATTGTCAACAAGGGATATTTCCGCATTGGCTAACAGCTTCTTTCTGATACGGCCTCGCTGCGCGAAGCTAGGCAAGAAAGGTTGGTGCCTGTCGCATAACCAGGACTGTTGCCGTTTTTTTGAATTATACGATAACAATGTTACGAGACGGAATACCTTTTGAGAAAGTGGTGTCCCTGTACGTGCATCCAGCTGCGGCAAAACTGTGCATCGAGAATTCGATTATCATCGATCCATTCAGATTTGTCGCAAATCCAAGTGATGCCGCAACTGAATACTGCCTGGCGCCCCTGCTCCGACCGCACGCAGCCAAGGAGTGATCTTTTTTGAATTATACAACATGGTGTCAAATCTTGCTGACGCGATCTTATGGCATCGGGAGAAATTTGCCGAAATGGCGGATCCTTTCAGCCCTGTAACATCGCATGTGAGTGGAGATGCGTGGGCCACAGTTGGCCGTGAAGCACTGGGCGTTTCATATGTCATAGCAGAAACAAACAAAACACCACAGGACAAATTTTATGTTGTGGACATACGCGATCTGCAGTTCGACGAGTATAAGGTAGAATGTACAGACAGAGAGTTTGGAATCAAAATCCCCAAAAAGGGATGTTTCACGTTCACTAATGCGCGTGGCCACACCATAACATGTAAGACGAATGAGACCGAGCTCACTTGTCTGCGCCGCGGACGATATTACGCCGTCCATGGAGAGCACGAAATAATAGTGTGCTATGACAATACGGTAAGTATCACAAAAGTATATCACCCAGTGGCGGATGTGACGTGGGTTGGGTGGAAACCTAGTGGATCGATCGATCCAACGATCGTGAGCGATGCATCTGGCAACATGTATCATGAAAGATGCGCGAAGCCCATGTGTCATCCTTTGGCATTCGTATCTGTGATGCACGAATGTATGACGTGCCACTTCAACTTCACGGAGGATGAAGCACAGTCCGCCCTGGAATATATGGCACATGTGCGCACGCGATACGTCGAAAAATACGAACATTCCGGGCACGAGCGCCATAAGCTGGCGATGACGGATTGCCGGCATATCTTTCATTTGGTATGTTTGATGAAATGGAAACACGCTTCCCCGCAACCCACTCCATGCCCAATGTGCCGTGCGGAGATCAAAAATGTCATCCATGGAGCGATGCCAGATCCCGACGGCACGTGCCCAATATGTTATGAAGAGTTTGGAGTGGACATCGCCCAAACAAATTCTCGATGAGGACACCGCCTCCCATCTAGAAATATGCCCGGCTCCCATTTTTTGAATATACTACATGATGCAATCCTTGATAAACTGGTTTCGGAAAGTACCAAGTGGGCAACGTCTCCCATTGGAGATCATTGATATCATTGCAGAGTATGCACCGAACGGACGTGAGGTTGGCTATGGCGTCCATAAACATTGCGTTACGGACGCTGACGATGTGCTGGATGATCGGACACACTGGTTTCACCGCTATGGATTAGTTGACGAAAGTTGGGAATGGCTGTCTGCATCGTTCTTGGATGATGCTGTGCGGCTTTGCATCAAAAATCCAGATAAAGTCGATTGGGACAGGTTTTCCAGCAATGAGCACAGCATGGCCGTCGCGTTCTGCATTGCGAATCCGCAAAAAATAGTTTGGAGAGGATTCTCATGCAACGAGAATGATGAGGCTGTCGGATACTGCCTTGCAAATGTTGACCATGTGGATTGGCTTGAGTTTTCACGCAACCACAACGACCTGGCGGTTAAATACCTTGTTGCGCATCCAAACGAGATAAGATGGTACGTGTTTTCATCAAACGCAAATGATCGTGCCGTCGAGTATATGCTCGTGCACAAAGACAAAATTATATGGTGGGCGTTCTCTGCCAATTGTAATGACAAGGCAGTCGACTTGCTGCTCGGTGACGCACGAATCGACATGGAATGGTTGTCATATAACACGAATGACCGCGCTATCGACTATGCGATTAGTCACGGAGTACATTGGAGTAACTTCCAGAGAAACCACAACGAAAAAGCTGTCAAGCATTGCCTGAGGAATCCTGATAAAGTGGATTGGGATGTATTTCGTCGGAACGGGGGATTGTACGTGCCATCGACAAAGTTTAAAAAGTTCCTTGCCGACATCATATAGCTTCTTTCAAAGCTGCCTCGCTTCGCTCGGCAACACGGCGAAGCCGGCTAGGCAAGAAAGTAAACCTATGGCCTCCCCGTGCTACGTCGTTCTCAGCTAGGGGGGGCGGGGGAGCGCAGCTCCCCCGGAAGCTGTTTGAATTATATTCACCATGGAGGTCCCAATTGGCTGTGTGTTGCGGGGTGATACATTAGTTTGTGGAAGTCACGCCGTTCGGGATGGGCAGCAGATCGCTAAAAATTTTCATACGATCGACGCATTCGGAGATTGCACAGTCGTCAGTGATGGATGTCATTGTGACGGCAAATATTATCGGGGAGCAGAAGGCACTGTGTGTTGCAGTGAGTATGTGATTGATCATGGAAAACATCTTACGATGGACGGATGTCCATATGAAGGCATGCTGGATGTTGACATGCAAGTCACGACACGGGGGAGTTTCGACATGCCAAATCTTAAAATCATACTCACCCCTGAAGCATGTGTTGTAATTTGGCACGGGGGGCTCCGCCCCCCGAAGACCCCCAACACGGCCCAATCATTCATGCACACATTTCGCATATGTGGAGAGCATCGTGTAAAGATCTTGTTAGCGCTCACGCACAATGGAACTCAGCATGTCGTCGGGCTGATGACACCTGACAAAATCACATGGTACACTGAAGATGCCTTCTCGCACGAATGTACGAATCCGTGCAACTCGGTTGATGTTGATGTCAGATGGCGCGGCGGATGGTGGTCCATCACGAAAGTGGTCGAAGCTCGGCATATGAAAAGTTGGATCACTGCAAGTCTCGATGTCTATGGAAATATGGACGTCGCCAACAAAGCTATCCCGACCCGCGACGCCCATTACATCGCAACCGACATTCCATTTGGACAGCATGAGATGGCATGTAAAGATTTCTGGCTGCCATCCATCGGCGAAGTCGTCATGATGGATTATCGGCTGCCAATCGAACTGCATGCAATTATTGGCGAGTATGCGGGCCTGACGAACAGAGCACTAAACTGCCGCCATGAATTCATGCGATACAGAGGGCATGCCGCAGGGGACCGGGGTGAGTCACCTTCCATCATGCATGTCGAATACTGGAAAAATACACTATATGTCGGAACGGTGGAGTCAACCCCTAACGATTGTGGCCGGTCTCGGTGCAATTTGCTCATTGAGGATGCGACTTGTTACAGTGCGTTTGAGAACCATGTGGTCGTCCGTTGTGGAGGGAGGATCATGATATTGGATCTGGATGACATGGACCGTCCCCACACGCGGTTGCGCATTTCAGACGACGGTGAGTTGTCATGTAGTCATGGGATGTTTTGCCTGGGTTTCCACAGATACTCGTATGCGGCATACAATGAACTCGCTGAAGTCGATGAACACGATGATTGTCGCGATTTCGATTATGACACAAATGTGGGGTTTGGCCATCACATGTATGGATATGTCATGGACGAGTATCAGCTGGGCAGATGCGGGGATGAAAAAAGAGGCGACCTCTGTGATTCCACTTGCATCACATTCAGCCCAATCGACATTCATGTGAAAGTTCCGGCATTTGGAAGATGCAAACTTCGTGCGATGCTGCGTGGAACACGCGTCGCGATCGTGATGACGGGCGCACAGGGATATCATTTCCAAATACACGATGTTCCACCCCACAACGGAATAGTGAATCTCGACGGGACAACCCTCCTGATGTGCGCAAATGACTATGCAATGAAATGTACCGATAAGGCAAAAGTCGTGTTCTTCGGAAATGGGGTATGCGTCGAAACAACTGAGGGCTGGGCCTTCCCGATGTTCACTTAGATTTTTTGGTCGCCCCATGAGCCCCCAAACGCGCATTTGAATTTTTATATATCGCCATGCAAGAGCTTGGAGAATTGGCACCGGCGTGGTTCCCTTTGGACCTCTGTGGCGTTGTGGTTGAGTTTGTTGGAAAGCCCACAGTGTATGAAGCCGACCACTTTTATGATGGACGAATGTTCTCTGTTGATAAAGCGTTCTTCCGTCCACCGAGCGCTGACCTCACGTATATCAAAACCAGTTCTCTCTACAGCAGATGGTATGACGATAAACACATGGATCACAACCGTTGCATAAACATCATCACAGGCGCCGACGTCCCTATAGCGTGTCTCGCACTTCGTCCGGATTGTCTGACAGAGAGCGGGGCCATCTTCGGCGAAAAGGAACATATGTATGATGGGAGTGTGCGAAATGCTCCATCGCATTACTATGCATGCAGAGCGGCTGCATACCTCAATGGCCTTGCAATGTCGCTACACGGTTGCGTCGTGCACGTCGACATGTACAAAGCCCTTGCGAATTATGGGCCTCTCGATAACCCACCCGGCATATGTGTCTGCATCAGCGCTGCTGGGGGGCGCGAAATTCCAGTGACGATAACATTAAAGGCCCGAACATTGCCGACAGATGTGTTCATCACTGGTGACGCGGCGACGCTATTCATTGGCATTGTGAACACGGTTGATGTGACCATCCATGCATTCACGCCTCTCACCAAAGGGGGGATGGACCACAGGCAATATAATGTGCGGCTTCCGTCTATCCCATTCGGGATGACCTGCCAGGGATCCTGCATGCGATTTCACGCATGGGCCCGCCCAAATGTCTGTGTGGGCTTATAGCTTCCTGATTGAATTTTTTATACACTGTTCGGACAACATGGGACAAAGCTCATCAACGGTCATGCGTTTCACTGCGCTATCGGGCGTTAAGTCCATATTCGAAGGTTCGCCGGATGCCCCGCCGATGTACACATACAAGAGATTTGCGGTGTTCAAAGCGCCCGATGATTGCGCTCACGTACAAGAACATGGCTCATCTGCGCTTACAAAATTGTGCTATTTAGGAGGTCTGACGGGACATCGCTCTCTTGGCAACGTGTGTGCGTTCAGGACAGCTGGATGCAAATGGCTCGTCTATGATTTCAGTCATGATTGGGTGCCAGTGTCCCCAGCGGAATGCCTGGATGATGTGCAGGATGCCGAGGTCGACGCTGCAATAAAAAAACATTTGATAGCCGGGACTGAATGGACGCGCGTTGACATGTGGACGGGCGACATTGTATTTCACAGGCATGACCGCATGCAGGTTATCTATGTCGGTAATGGCTACGTGAACTTCGGCAGAGAGACCGACGATGGTGGGGGGGCGGAGCCCCCCCTGTCCCCTCCACGAAACCACGCTGTGGTTGCAACTGCCAAATTTAACTCTGTCTTCCGTCCAGTGAACAAGATCTGCATGGAAGGCGATACACTAAGGATCAACGACGCGTATTTCTGGTACGATTGGTCGTAAGTTTTTTCCCGCACGTTTGAATATTATACGCCATGCTCATCACGAAACTTTCTTTCTCTCGCAGGCCTTCGGCCTGCTCGGAAAGAAAGTCAACAAAGAAAGAACTTCTTTTGCGTGATTAAGTACGACGTGGCGCGGCGTTGACCAGTTGAATTTTTATATAGCACATGAATATCACGGTGCGGTATCGTGTTCGTGGAAGGGCGATGGTGACGGAGGACGCCCTGGCGCTGGCAGCAGATGCGAAGGTCGCCAATGTGGTTTTGAAAGTTCTCGAAAAGACAAAGGCGCTGATGCATTTCACATTTGGTGAAATACCATTGTTGGATGTGAATCGAACCCTCGCGTCGTATGGTGTTGTTGATGGCTCTGTTATCACCGAAGTTGAAACGTATCGGCGCAAGATCCCCGAGCCCGGAGCGACGATACAGATCTTTCTGTATGATGCGAACGGCCAAGACGTGTCGTTGACTGTTGCGTATACAGACACAATCAAAAGCATCAAAGAACGATGCGAAGAGAAATCTGGTATTCCACACGAAAACATCATCCTCATCTTCAGTAAAAAACGGATGTGCGATGACGACCTCGTCATGGATTACGACGTGACGGATGGGTCGTCAATCATGTACATCAGGATTTCATGTGCGTGATGCGAAGGATGATGCTTCCATCGATCCGCACGTCAACCGGGTTGACGAGAATGTTCTTGTCACCGGATGAGCCAATACCGAAAGCGATCGGGACGTCAGCGGCTTCTGGCATTTCTGTCTTGCTACCTTCTTCAAATGCTTTTCCGCACGATCTTGTGTACTTTGTGGAAAGGAACTCTGGGAAGCAGCAGTCAAATGGAATGTCTTTGACGACGCAGTCCGGCAGAACGAACAGCACGTGCTGCTCTCCGATGTACTTGTACATGGGGACGATGAGTGAGACGCGCGCCCACTTCGTATCGATGTAATCTGTGATTTTTCTTTCTGCCGAGTAACTCCAGAAGTGCGGGACTGAACGCTTTTCAAAGGCAAGTGTCGTCTTAGCAACGTACATTGGTTGTTTGTCGGCCGTCGCAATCTCGATGGAATACCCAAGTTTGGCGATCTCCATGAGAGAATCGACGGAGCATGAATCAAGTTTGAATGCGACGTGCATCACTGATCGATCCGTTGCCAACGGGACGAGTGTGGCACCAGGTAATTTGGATGCCTCCGAAAGTGTCATGACCGTGTTGGTAAAATCACCGAGCATTGAAATGGCAACACCGGACGGGGGCGCAGTGAACCGACGATACACATCTGGCGCCAACAGCGCAGCCATCTCAGCGACGCAGTTCTCGGAATCCATGAGTCTGAGGATGATGCCGTTTGCTTGATGATATGTTTTGCAGACCGGGCCATTCATGTCGCGCTCTAAGCCTGCGTCCAACATGAGCTGCGTGCGCCAAATAATTGGCGGGTCCTGACCTGCGTCTTCGGATTGCATGAGCCGTATCATCCATGATAATGTCCTTGTGAGCATGCTGGCATACGTGACTGTTTGCACAGCGTCCATAACGCGCATGAAAGCTGCCTCACGCCCCTTGAGTTCACGCTCGAGTTTGGGCATAAGATCGATTGCATATTTAGAGATTGCGGCTTTGATGAAATCGATGTCCACATCGGCATCCGTGACAAGCGAGTTCATCGCATAATGACGGAAGCCACCGGCGTTTTCATTGACATCTTCAGAAGTGACAATGTACAGGCCAACTTCACTGCCCTTGCAAGCGCTTTGTACGGCTTTGTGCACATTGCGCAGATGCGAACGCACGCATGTTGGTGCGCTGGAAACGACGCCGATTGGCAGCAAAACCTGATCGCCGATATTGTCCGTCAGTGGCGCCATCTTCATTGCATGGCACACACATTTCCGGCATTTAAACTCAGAATGAATCAGAGCTTCGAATTGTACTTGGCCAGACCAGTGGTGTTTGATGAGCACATAAATGTTCTGTTTGCCGCCCGCCGATTTCATCGTCAACTGGAATGGCGCCACAATGCGCTTGTTTTGCACATCCAACACAGCAAGGAATGAGTCCAGATCCAGTCCCATGGCTATAATACAATTCAAACAGCTTCTTTCTCGTCGAGCCTCGCTTCGCTCCGGGGGAGTTGCGCTCCCCCGCCCCCCCTAGCTAAGACCAGGAAAGAAGCTAGGCAAGAAAGAACACATCTTTTTTTCAGATGAGTTCGGGCAGCAAATCCGATTTTACATAAATGGCGGCAGGTCCAAAAACATCTTTCTTGCCTAGCTTCTTTCATCCCAAGAGGGGGGAAGGGGAGGGCGGAGCCCTCCCCAGCGAAGCGAGGCCCGATCAGAAAGAAGCTATTTGAATTATACAAACCCATGTCAGCGTTTCAGGTGCCTCCAAACTACTCCATCTATGGCGAGTTGCCCAATCCGGTGGAACTTATCCAGACCACCGTGGAGGGGCGGAGCCCTTCTGGTGAAAGTTTCTACATCAATAGTGGAAATGCGCGCGTGACAATTAATGACGACGCGTGCATAGTGGCGTCAAGTACATTAAGAAGAAAGTTTAAGGTATCTACGCGGCACCGTCCTTTCAAGGTGATTCTCAGCATGACGCGTGTGCCGCATGTTATCGGCGTGATGACCGACAGTGAAATTGTCTGGGACGACGGGTCGATGCATTCGTGCCCAAACCCATGTGGATCGGTGGACGTTACCGTCCAATTCCACTGGGGAGGCTGCGCCTCCGACGCGGCCGGCTGGTGGTCCATCGAGAAGCAGGTGGATGATTACCCATACAGAAAAAATTGGATTGCTGCCGTCACTGCAATCCACCCAACAGACAAATGGGTATATGTGCCATACCCACACGCGGAATATTATATTGCGACCGACGTACATGTGGATCAACCGACGTGCGAGAATTCATGGATGCCCATTGCACATGAGATCGCGATGCTTGACACGATTCTCCCGATAGAACTGCATAATATTGTTGGTGAGTACGTGGGGTGCGCAATGCAAGCGTTTGGACCATTTGATCACATGCATGCCGTGCATGGCGGTGTCCATGTGGAAGATGAAGGTGGCCACATATCTGTGTATAATCCAGACGAAAAATACGAGTTCAACGTCAAGTCGCAGTATGGCATAAAGATGTTCGATAACCACCTGATCATAGACAAGAACGAGTGCTTCGTTTTCATGGATTTTGACGACATGAAGGACAGTTATCCAAACATCGCATGCGATCCCTCCATGTTTATCCAATGTGGCGACAAGTCATTTAAAATAGGGATTAACTTCATTTCGTACGCAACTGGGTGCGCCGGCTCTTCATGGGACACGTCCGAACTGTCGTGGCCTGCATATATCTCAAATTGGCACACTGTCGTGGAGTGGCAGAGCCCCCTCCACGTGTCGTCGCACCATTCCCAATGTGCGTATTGTAATAAGACGTGTGTCACAATAGGTGGATTCCACGTAAACGTTCCGGCGTTCGGTAATTGTCAGATTCGCATACGACGAATCGGCACGCGAGTTGCAATCGTGCTCACCGGAAAACAAGGAGTGCACGGACAAATCCATGAGATCGCGATCGACGGCGTACACCCCACTGTTCTCGATGCGGGCACACTATTGTGGTATGGAAGTGATTATAGCACGTCCTTCGATGGCAATGTCGACATGCGCTTCTTCGGAGATTGCATTTGCGTCGCCAGGTCCGACGGCAAATTCGTGACTTACGCTGGGGAGGCTGCGCACTCCACCTCCGGTGCGTCAAGTTTGGATGGCACGCAGGCGGAGAGCTCCGGGCCCGGATCCCGCACCCACGATTGAATTTTTTATATACCAGTCCATGCAGAAACTCGTGATTGACGGCGCCATCTTATTGAAGCGAAGGGAAGCGGGCAATCTCGTCTTATTCAAAAACTACGTTAACGAAGCCAGTCCAAACCCATCGCACGCGAGGAACTTGATGGCGGCGAACGCCAACTTCGAGTTCCTGCTCAAGCAGAACGAGCTACTTGCAACGAAAGTTGATCAGCTCAATACACAACTCGCAGCGACGACATTGGAGTGTAAGAATGCCGTTGCCGAACTCAAATCCACGGGAGAAAAGATTCTCTCGACGCAGACAACTCTTACAAAGATCGCGGCACGTGTTGAAGCGATACTCGCGTATCTGCCATTGTTCGTAAGAAAGCTAAGTGAATGGTTTGTGAAAGGCGTGGCGGATGTGCCAGCGCTGGCAGCGCTACCGGCATTACCGGATGTGCCTGATTGAATTTTTTATATAGCTTCAACTGAAGATGTCGTGCACGGTTTATCAGCCTGGTTATCATCTGGGATACGATGCGCAGTCGGGAAAGCTTTCGATCGATGGTCATGGTAACACTGTCACTATCAAAACACCAAATCAGTCCGACGACCGTGACTCTGTTACGATGTTCACAAGCGGGACGATCAACATGCCGGAGGGCAAGTTCTCCATCAATGGTAACGACTGGACGAAACAGGAAATCGTTGAGTGGTCCAAGCAGCAATCGGAATTCATCGAGGCACATCGTGGCAAGTGTGAACCAGGTGGCCTAGAGGATTACATAAAGGAATGTAAGACGAACACCGGCAGATTCCTCATCATGCTTGGAAATCTCCCGCAGCAGATGACATGCGCGATCGCAAAATCCATTGCCATGTGCATTGAAGACCCGAGTATGCGCAATTTTGCATGGATCACAATCTTGCAGACGTGTGCATTCTCACAATCAGAAATCAATGCGGCTGCCATGGCGACAATCCCCACAGCGGACAACATGCGCATCCTCACAAGCAAGAATCCACCGCCGACGCGAGAATGTCTCATGGCCATCTATAAGGGCATCAGCGATGATTGTGCGCGTGGTGAGGCACTTGCGTGGATCGTGGACGCCAAGACCTCGTGGGATGATACGTATTCATTGTACGCGTGTATCACCACGGACATGTACAAGATTGATGCGATCCGCGCGATCCTCTCGCATGACGTGGAGGGCCTACGTCCTCCATCAACGCCACAGACAATTGCATCCAATGCGTTAAGCTTGATCAATGGGGTAACAGTGAGCACATACAAAGTCGATGCAATTAGCGCGCTTGGCGGCAAGTTGCGCGGAATCACGCCAGATCAACGTCTCGCACTTATTAACACTCTTAACTCGGCATACGTTGGCGACGCCATGCGTGCGCTACCCGCACCTGAACGCCAGGCGCCAGCCGAAGCCGGCGCAGCACCGGCAAAAGACATGCCGGACACGGCGCCCGCAGTGCATGCGTTTGATACCGTCATCAAGGCGTTGCGCGCCACAACTTGGGATGAAAACAAAACCGATATCCTCCGTCAGATGCTCGACGGCAAGGCCATTGCCATTCGTGATGTCGTAGCAGTTCTCCGCTTATACAAGTGGGACGAGGGACGGCTCGATGCCCTGCGTTTGATGCGTCAGTCCATTCCGGACGACTGGCTGCCGCACATCACGGATATCCTTGCGACATTTAAATGGGATGAGGGTAAAGTAGACGCCACGCGAATCTTAACGAGCGTATAGACAGCTTCTTTCTGATCGGGCCTCGCTTCGCTCGGCCCGGAAAGAAGCTAGGCAAGAAAGAACACATCTTTTTTTCGGATGAGTTCGGGCAACAAATCCGATTTTACATAAATGACGGCAGGTCCAAAAAACATCTTTCTTGCCTAGCTTCTTTCCGGGCCGAGCGAAGCGAGGCCCGATCAGAAAGAAGCTGTTTGAATTATAAAAAGCCCATGACATCGTTCCGTGCTCCAGAAGGTTGTTTTGCGCACAGCGGTGTACTTATCAGCGGCAACTCTGCGTGGACGATGGATCCCCAAGGATATGTTTCGAAACGGCGGCTTCCAGCGGATGTCGTTGATGTGTTTGGATATGGTGCGGTGACACATGGCATTAGTTATCAGCTAGCGCTACTGCCGGGATTAACAGGTTGGCATGACGAGGCCGTGAAGTTATTTGAAACACAGCCAACTCTGTGCAGCGAGTATGCCATTTACAAGGGTGTGAAATACGATTTCAATGGGCACGTATATAACGGCCCTCTCGATGTCAACATGAGCATCAAGATCAAAAAACCGATGTGCATCGATCGTATTGGGCTCAAGGTTTTTGTGCTGGCAGATGGCACGTGCGTGGTGGTGTGGAATGGGCATATGCGAAAATTCACGAGGTGCCGCCTTCCTGCAACCATTCTCCTGCACTCCAGTGGTGGTGACCCAACAGTGTGCATTGGCATGTGCACGAGAGCATATCTCGAATGGGAGGACGGGTGTGGCCCGTCGAGGTATTGTTTTACCAATTGGATGGACGGCAGCCCCTGCGGGGACGGGGATGCCAGCATTCTCTACAATGGAAATGGGTGGACGATTAGAACACGCGGCGAACGCTGGATCACGTCGGACGTGTGTTGCATTCCACGCCCGTCATGCGGGCCATGTTTCATGCCAACGTCAGCGACGACCGCCGAGCTTGACGAGGCACGTTTGCCATTGGAGTTGCATGATATCATTGGGCGATATGCTGGTTACGCATACGAACGCCGAGAATTGGACGGTTACAAATGTATCCACAGAAATGGGCTCGATTACATTTACAAAGATCACCAACTTACCATCACACACTCGTCCGTCGTAAACATGAAACGTGCCACTGCTACCAGCGCGTGTTGGAACGTGTTCGAAAATCATGTCGTTGTTGCAGATAACGGATGCGCACATGTGTTTGATGCAGATAATGGCATGCTCGTCACCAGATATCCCATGGACGTGCAGGCGGACGATCGTGTGGTATGCGGAGATTCATCGTTCCGTGTTGGAGACAACCAGTTTCGATCGTATGTCCATGGTAGGCTCTCATGGCCCAAACACACTCCCGGTCACACGCACTCTATGAACATCGGCATTTGGCACTATGACGAATATGGTGTCGAATCCCCGATGTGCGCAATGTGCCAAAATACATGCATCTCTATCGGCGATATTCACGCGAATGTTCCTGCGTTCGGGAAGTGCGCCGTGATCACGGGTACCATCGGGACCAGATCTCCACTCATCTTGATTGGCGACAGTGGTGTGCACGTTCAGATTTACGATGGAGATATGTGCATCGCAAACTTTACTGACAGATCACACCCAATCCGAGACACATCCGAAATACAAATCGCGTTCTTCGGCGACGGTGTCAGCATCGAAGTTTCCACTGGGCACTGGGTCTCCTACAGCTTCTTTCTAGGGGGCCTCGCTCCGCTCGGCCCCGCGGAAAGAAGTTAGCAAGAAAGAGACAACACACATACTCCATCTGTGGCACTTTTTGGATTTAAAATATGTCGACGACCTCGCGCAGCGGAGAGATGGCACGTACTCTCTTGTCAAGCAGCTGACGGGAAATGGCTTTTTTGAATTTGAGTAAAGCATATGGTGTCATTTCCAGCTGCCGAAAAGTGGTTTGTTTGGGGCGGTTCTTCTGTGCCGCAAGCCGGCAAACCGAAAGGATTTCTGATTGCTGCCAATAAGGCATGGGGCCCTCTTGGTGAACAAGATCTTCCTGGTGATGTGTGGGATGTGTTCGGCGATACCATTGTATGCGGCAACGATATTTGCACGTTGCAAAACAAGCGTGATGTCCTGCAGTTTACGAACATATACAACATTCCTGAGAGAACGGGGGTCATCGCCCACAGTAGGTACGTCGTGAAATCCGGCGGTGCATGCAAATTCGATGGAACTTTATACACCGGTAAACTAGATGTTTCCATGCAATTCTCCGGTCACGCGCCGTTTCCGCCTGGCCTGTCGGTAGTCCAGAGCGGCGAGAAATGCATCGTGACATGGAATCGGCATGTGCGCAAATTTAGTATTGACGTCCATGAGACGCCATACAAAATCCTTCTGGCTGAAACACCTTTCAGGCATTCTTCAAGTGAGATATGCATTGGTGTCGTGACGCATTCCACTCCTGGGAAAGTCACCGCCGACAATGGTGTCATCTCATGGATGGATAGGAATGGGTTACACACATGCGCAAACCCATGCGAGTCGACAGATGCTCAGTTCACATGGAAGGGAGGTTGGTGGGAGATAATAGACAAATGGGGCCATCGCTACATCGCTGCAGGTGATGTGCCATGCCCAGTTGCCGAACATGTGGATTTGATATCTCTGCACGACACAACACTTTGTGACACGCGTATTCCGCTTGAACTGCACGAGATCATCGGTCAATATGTTGGTAACGCATGGGTACAGTGGAAAACGCGGGGACAGGAAGCATTGCGTGCCATGGTAAGAAAAGACGTTGAACTAATGAGCACAACAAATCCAGATCGTGTCCGTATGTGTGCACTTTCCGTTCGCAGTAAAAAAGACGCTCTTACCAGCCGGGTAATCGAATTTCCGCGCTATGATTGGGATGTATTTGAAAATCACCTGGTCGTCCGGCGCGGCGACGCGCATGCGTTTGTCGTTGATCTTGATGATATTAAACCGCAATATTGGTCAGCGCCATCTATTGCGAACGCAACTGTGGTATGTGGGCCGAACTCGTATATGGGTGGTCACGAATCGTGCTCATATGGCGTGCCTCCTTGCGTGTGCGATCATACGTGGACAAAAGTTAATTTACACGCCGAGATCAGCGGCACACAAACGCATTACATAGAACGGTTCGGACGTGTGACAGAGATGCCACGCTGTGAATGTGGTAAGACATGCATCACATTTGTGACCTGCGGCGTCCATGTGTGTATCCCAGTGTTTGGTAAATGCGGTGTCAGTGTAGTAATAAGAGACACACGGATACTTGTTGCAACGACGAGTTGTCATGGCATCCACTTTCAAATACACGACTTGGACGGAACGACAGACAAACGCCCGCTCACGAGTGACACATTGATAGCGTGGCTGACAGACGGCCGAGACAACTTTACTATGCACCCGATAATCATGTTCTTCGGTGATGGACTGAGCGTCAAGGATATCGACGAGAATTGGATCTCATACACACAGCATGCATCCCCTGGCTGAGAGAATCGTGCTCGAAGATTGAATTTTTTATATACCGACACACTGCCATTTGATTGTTGCAATGCAGAAATTAGTTACCACAGAAGGCACCGGATACAACACCGTCACCAATGCCCCGTTCTGGAGAGGAGGCCGGGACGGTGTTCCTGTCACACGTACCGTGCCGTACACGATACCAATTCCGCATGGGCAGAACGCTGATGCGTCGAATGCCAACTTCGCATTCCTGCATAAGCAGAATGAACAGCTCGCGGCAAAGATCGATACGCTTAATAAGCTGCTAGTCGAGCACGACGCACGCATAACGGTTGCGACAGCCAAGTGTGAAAGTAGCTCCATCGAGCTCAAATCAACGGGTGAGAAGATCCTGTCAACGCAGACATTGCTCACAAAAATTGCGGCACGTGTTGAAGCGATACTCGCGTATCTGCCATTGTTCGTGAGAAAGCTGAGTGAATGGTTTGTGAAAGGAGCTGCAGATGGGGGAATGCCAGCATTGCTCGATGTGTAACGCCACGCGCCTGTTTGAATTTTTGTTTCCCTAAAGCAACCGGTCTACACGAAAGATTTCTTACGACCGACCTTGCCGGAATCTAATTTAGAGGATGTCTCTTCCAACTGAAGCATCATTTGAATTTCTCTGCGAAGTGTTGCCACTTCCTGAGGAGTTGATTGATATTATCACATCAATGTGCGAATTGGACTTGAATGAATACAAGCTGTCTGCAGGCGATCGCAACTTTATGAAAGCCGTTGGGCATCTCGTGCCGTCCAAGTATGTTTATCATAATGAAGATTGGCGGGCGTTTGTTGAGATGCGGTGGCATGATGGATATGGCACGACATATGCATTGCATGGATATTATGATGATGGTGGCGGAGATGAATTCTCTGCGTCCATTTATATTCGCAGCCGGGATGGAGTGTGCACGACTATCGGGGTCCCAATGTACGAGAAATTCCCATTGTGGGAAGCTGCGCGTAATGACCGCGGTGTCGAATTGTATCCAAATGGAATTCTCGTGCTCACCGACAATGGATGTTACCGCGTAGGCTAGCAAGACGCGGGAGCTTGGTGATTTTTTGAATTCATATTCTCAGGAGATGGGCTGAGTGCCAGAGATGTCAACAAAAAATGGATCTCATACAGCTTCTTTCCGACGCGGCCCTTCGTGGCCGCGAAAGCAGCACACGAAAGGGGGAAACCTGCGGTGCCCCCCTTTTGAATTATAAGGATGTTGCTTCCATCTGGTTATTTCTTGCGCACGCAGCCCAATAAGGAGGCTGTTGTACAATGTGCGAGCAGCGCGTTTGGAGATATTGTTTTAGATTGCACATCGACCAGAATGACGAAGCCGGCGTCCGTTGTCCGTTGGAACCCGTTGGAGAATCCGGTGTGCTGCAGTAATTATGTTGTCGCTAATGGCGGACATTTTGAATTCAGCGGCAAGCCATACACGGGGTTATTGGACACATCCATGGAGATAACACTGACACGTGGTCAGGCCGTTAAACTGCGCGATTTGGAAATCGAATTCCACGGTAGAGTTTGTACTGTCGTTTGGAAACATCGCACACGCAAATTTCTAACCGGAGCCTCTGTTGTGAAGGTGCTACTTGCAGAAACGGGGGGGCAACACGCCACGGGAGAAACGTATGTTGGGCGTGTCATGGCATTCGTAACGGATGAAACCATCACATGGCGTGAGCACGGCACTTACACATGTCGCAACCCATGCGGGACTGTCAAAGCATCATTCATCTGGAAAGGTGGATGGTGGCTGGCAGAGATGCATCGTGGGCCGTATGAGAGTGAAAAAAATTGGTTGACCGCATGTGCTGCGGTGGACGCCTCGCCCGTACCAAAGTTCAATGGTCGTCTGGAAAGATGGGGAATCACGCAGGACGGTCCCGCGGGGCGCAGCCCATGCGGGGAATCCTGGCTGCCATCGAGATGTGAAGTGTATGCGATCGACACACTCTTGCCACCTGAATTACACACAATCATCGGTTCGTATGTCGGTAACGTGTGGGCATTATGGACATGCGACAACAAGGCCATTGGTAGAGGTCCATGGAACGTGACAGAAATGTCGTCACGCGCGTATTTCTGCAATAACCACGCGACTAAACAGTGGAATTTTGATCATGGCGACGTGTATGCATTTGAGAATCACTTTGTCATCAGCTCACAAGGATATGTTACCATCATCGACACCAATGATGTTCACGATACGTATGCTGGCTTGCGCGCACCCGATGGGTTCATTATGTGCGGACCGACATCGTTCAAGATCGGCAGCACGTACTATTCATACGAAGCCTATGCACAGCTCACAGAGATACAGGATGATTGGATTGCCCACCATTTAGCACGTGAACTCGATCTTGAGCCGTGCCATTACATCGTGGACGGCTACGCGGATGCGGATATTTCCATGACATGCAAGTTGTGTACGACAACGTGCGTCACCGTGGATGGATATCACGTCAATGTGCCAGCATTTGGAAAATGCAGATTCCATTTATGGGTATGCGGTATGCGAGTTATCGTGTTAATTACAGGCAAGAGAGGAATTCATTTCCAGATCCACGTGACAGGCGAGAAAGAGGGGGGCTCCCCCATACCCCTGACGGCAAAAACGTTACTCTCATATGCAAATGATTATTCGACGACATACAATGTTGACGCGACCGCCATGTTCTTCGGAGATGGTGTTTGTGTGCAGATGACAAATGGCAAATGGATGTCATACGAGCAGCTTCTCTAAACCTCCTGGTGCACCATAAAGGACTTGAATGCCGCAAAATTGAATCCCTTTTTATCTAGATATAAGACAAAGCGATGCAGTTCCTTCATATCTTGATGGTGATTGTGGCGATGTTCGTGCCGGTGGCCACTGCGTACAAGCGGTATGACTCTTACTCTGATTGGGGGGGGCTTAAACAGGCAACCTGAATACAACCGTGCGGCTTTCACCGACTACGTTCCGTGGCACGGACATGGTGTTGGCCAATACAATTAGGCAGCGTCGTTAGGCAAGAAAGAAGAACGCTATTCACGCCATTCGCATAAACCTAATTTTTTTGAATCACGTGCGTCGATATAGAAATGTTGCCGCCAGAACTTGTTGACATCGTCATCGAGTATGTGCCACGGCGCAGGCTCAGGCACGGCATCCAAGAAGACAAATTAGTTGTCAGTGAGATGTGTAAATGCAGAGATCCAGGCGCGGTCGCTTGGTGCATAGGACATCCAGATGAGATCGACTGGTATTTATTTTCACAAAATGAAAATCCAGATGCGACGAAGTTCTGTATTGAACATCCCGACAAGCTGCACATGTTTGGGATTGCATGGAACGAAAATCCAGACGCCGTCGCCTTCTGTATCAAAAATAGCGACAAATTGTATTGGATGGGATTTTCAAATAACAAACATCCCGATGCCATCGCCTTCTGCATCGAAAATAGCAGTAAGGCAAATTGGGATGGATTATCATGGAGAGAAGATCCAAATGCGGTGAAGTTCTGCATCGAGCATGCAGACAAGATAGGATGGACTGGGTTCTCGTTCAACAAAAATCCGGACGCCGTCAGATTCTGCATCGCACATCCCGACAAGTTGGTCTGGCACTGGTTTGAATTCAACAAACACCCAGAGGCTGTGAAGTTCTGCATTGAACATCCCGACAAGTTGGATGGAAAAGGATTCTCGCATAACACGGGCGCCGTAGCTTTCTGCACGACGCATCCGAACATCATCGACTGGTATTGGTTCTCGCACAACGAACATCCGGATGCTGTCGCCTTCTGCGTGAGACATCCGGACAAGATCGATTGGAAGGAATTTTCACGAAACAAAAATCCAGACGCCGTCGCCTTCTGCATAGAAAATAACGATAAGATTTACTGGAAGGCCTTTTCACTCAACCCGAGCCCAGCTGCAGTGAAATTCTGCAGTGAGAATCCCGACAAGATAGATTGGGCGGAATTTTCATGCAACGTGAATCCGGACGCTGTCGCCTTCTGCATCAAACATCAGGAAAAGCTCAACTGGTCGTACTTCTCGGCAAATCCAAGTATTTGGGAAGCTGATCCCTCATATAAAGAATCACTCATGCAGGTCATGTGATTTTTTCGATTCGGCATATGCAGATTGAATATATGTGAGCCTCATGGCGTGGTTCCCAACTGTTTCTGATATTGCGAAGATTGATAATTATCTGCCGTTGGAATTGCATGCGATCATCGGTTCATATGCCGGCAATAGGTATGTTGCATGGGGAACGACAGAATCTGGAATCTTTATACGCACGCGCGGCATCAACATCGTCATAACCAAAGGCACAATTAAGGTGAACAAACCTGGCAGCACGTTCGAATTTCCAATGACGGGCTGTAGTATATTCGAAAATCATTTGGTTGTGAGTAATAGGGACCAAATATTTGCGATAGATCTCGATGACATTAAGGACAGGTATATGGCATGGCGTGGATTTGGAATCTACGATACCATCACATGTGGTCCATCGTCGTTCAAAGTTTATAAATCATATTATTCGTATGGACCTCATATTGAGGGAATCCAGGGTAATTGGGAAAGCGAGTGCTGGACGGCTAAGGCACACATCTACAAACAACATTATATCTTCGACAAGGATGGCCTCCGGAGATCTGAGAAATGTGAATTGTGTACATACACATGCCTGATGGTGGGGCCAACAGGCAATGGCGTCCATGCAATCATTCCGTCATTTGGCTCATGTGGTGTCCAGGTGAACCGCATAGGAACCAGGGTTGCGATCGTGCTATTTGGAAAGCATGGAGTGCACTTCCAGATACACGGCACATCGGGTATGTTGTCATACTATTCGGATGACGCGCATAGTTTCAGCGAAGACGCGGAGTCGTTGTTCACAGGAACCGGTCTAAGTATTGTGGATATCAATGGAAAATGGATCGCATTCGCTGTCGACGATTAGCTCGGGGGGGCTGCGCCCCCCGCCGATGAATCGGCCCTAATAGCGAAAAAAGTTAGGCAAGAAAGACTAGCCCAAGCTGCGCTCTGTAAACGACTCTGCGCGTAGGATTGAATTTTTTGTATAGCATGATGGAAGTGCCACCGAATTGTGTGATGTGCGGAAAGTATTTGATTTGTGGGCCATGGGCGTGGGATCCCGATGGTCGTCTCACAGATCTTGGTGCAAATGTAGTTGACGCATTTGGAGATGTTGCGGGAATCACTGGCGTAGTATCCGATGATGTACCTACAGGAATTCGATTTGTTAATTCACGAGGGTCATGTCATAGCTGCTACACCAAGCAAGAGGCACGCCCATACACATTCAATGGTGCGGCGTATGATGGTAAGCCCGATGTTGATATCAGTGTGGTCGTTGACAAAAGTTGCAAGGCACCAAAGTTTGGACTGCATGTGAAGATAGACAACGGGAGACACGTCGTTGTGAGTTGGCAGAAATGTGTTGCGCGCTTCCCGAGGGATCAAAGCCCTTCGGTTGGGCGGCCCGTCAGGGTGTTACTTGCCAGTGCATATGATGATAATCAGTGTGTTGTTGGTCTGATGACAAAAACAACAATCATGTGGGACGTCATCCATCTGGGAATTGGCGCGCCGCCCATAAGACATGTATGCTCAAATCCGTGCGGTTCGATTGATTGTGATGTCAAGTGGCATGGTGGATGGTGGAAGATCGAAAAACTCGTTGAAGATTCGCACATGAAGAGTTGGATTGAGTCCGACATAAAAATCTTCTGCGAACGTTGTTGCACTCCACGCACGTATCTTGCACATTACATCGCAACTGACAAGCCGATGCTCCCGGCGTGCCGAGATTTCTGGCTGCCATCAATTGGAGAGGTTGCCATGATGAATTCGTTTCCTGTTGAATTGCATGAGATTATTGGAGAATACGCCGGAATGGCATATCGCACATGGACGGATAAATGCCAGACTGCTCGATATGGCACGATGTTCGTTGAACGGGACGATGTGTCTGTGCGCATATACAGGGACAACGTGCACATATTTCACGTCGATGGATCAAAGAGCATAAACATGTTTGAGAATCACCTGGTGATTGACTGGCCGGACCATTGCATCGCGATCATGGATCTCGATGACATCGCAAACCCGTTGTACAAACTTCTCAACCCAGAAAAAGACATCACATGTGGGCCAACTTCGTTCTCGATCGCAGGGCGGTGCCATTCGTATGCCGCTTACAAACAGCTAACAGAAGTGCAGGACGAGTTGATCATCACCAATTATTCACAAGGGACGGACATACGAAAATGCCATAACGAGCTCGGTGCCGGCACAAGATACAATTTGACATGCCCTGTGTGCAATGACACATGTATATGGATGCCACTGCATCCGCCGCTGCATGTTAAAGTACCTGCATTTGGACCATGTTGGTTTAGTGTGATAAGGCGTGGTTCGCGCCTCGCAGTTGTGCTAACAGGTGAGCACGGATTTCATGTCCAGATACATGAAGGGCGTTATGGCTTTGCCATGCTCGATGAAACGACGTTGTACATGTGTGCAAATCGTTATGACTGTAGGTGCGATGTCCCTCCTGACATCTTGTTCTACGGAAATGGCGTTAGTATCAAACTCGCAAATGGTACATACGCATGCGTTTAAAGCTTCTTTCTGGCACGGCCTCGCTGCGCTCGGCCGTGAAAGAAGCTAGGCAAGAAAGAGCTTCTTTCAAAGCTGCCTCGCTTCGCTCGGCAGCAAAGAAGCTAGGCAAGAAAGATTATTCCGTGCGCATGATATGCCCAGCTACAGTCCCGCCGACAGGATTGAATTTTTTATATAGCTGATCACATATGGATTCCAACGCTTCGAAGATGTGTGCGATTATGGGGGTGTTCATGTTGGCGATGACTGTGATGATTGGTGTGACGGTTTTGACTGCCGGAGTACCGACCATTGACACAATACAGATCGGCCGTCTCGACGGCGCTAACGTCAGCAGTGTGACAATTGGAAAGGGAACATACATCCTGAGAAGTACGAGGTTGGGCACAATTAATGTGACGACCACTGCCGGTGGAGATGTCATGTGCACGATGGATGCAGTCGTGCCAGGATGGATCGAAATACATGCGGCGACAACCGTGTGGCAGAGTCCACCCACCGTCACGTGCAGTTGTGAGAGCTCACAGATCGCATGTGAGTATCACATCGTGACAGGCTGACACAGTGGGGCCTACAGCCCCACGCCCCTGCTCTGATTGCACGGCGTGGCCCGCGCGATTTTTTGAATGTATAGAGAGCTATGGAAGAATTCGTTATCGACGTTAACAATTTGGAGTTTCAGTATGAAGATCCAGGCAATGCGTGGACGTTCATGCAAGAGATCTTCGGCTGCACCATTTACCACAAGAGCGGTAAACTTTTGGTGTTTGCCTCCGGAAAACACGCAATCGTTGACATACCGGAAGGCCCCGCATTGAGGTTCGTGTGCGGCGAGTACGAGATGCCAAAGCCACCACCACCAGACGAATTAGAATTTGCAGCCTCACAGATCAAAGTTCGCATGCAAACTGCACAATTATGTAAAGAGCTGGTTGGCACGCATTACATAATTGATAAAAACGAGGCTGGCAAGGAATGTGGAGGCAGGCTTGTGGTTGATCCGGACGTCCTTCCGAGAGAGATCGCAAATGGTGTATTTATCGTGAACAAAAAATTGTATGTCCCGCCATACTACTATCCAATGCTCAAAGACGTGCATGGGTATGGCAAAGTCATATGTGGCGAGACCATGAACAACGGGGTTGCGCGTTACATGGTGATTGCATGGGTCAAGGGTCATAAGCCATCAGTGCCCGCGCCAATTCTCGTTGAGCCGGGATTTGAGAATCACACGCTTCGTGGCGTTGACAGTGACGTGCTGCCGGCGGAACTCCGCGACATCGTCGAATCATATTTACCCGGGAATCATATCTTTGCTGAATGTCCGATACAAACGGTATGTTGCGCCGAATATGCGAAAGCTCTGTTGAATTATTATGAGCTATCCGATAAATATGTTAACGTGGAGGGCATATTTGTCAGAGATGACAAGGACGACGTTGTCGTCGAAACCACGAACAGGTGCATTACATTTATGAATTACCCCCAACCGGCGCGCGCGTCGTGGGTTACAGACATTGTTATCGACTATCCAGAGTTCGATCCGGCATGCTGGCTGCCATTGGCAACAGGATTGATAAAGGACGTCAGGGAAGGGTTTTATGTGTGGGGTGAGCGATTGTACTTTGGTAAGAATGGCACTGGTTATGAGATCGACGGACGGATGGGTGATATTCATAGCTCTGGACAGGATGATAAGATGGCGTGGGTTGTTGCGTCTGCAGACACACGAGGGTACGTTGTGCATTTCGTTTGCGACATGCGCACCCGTGGATGGTACATACATCCACAATTTCCGATAAGCTCGATCAGCTTCTTTCTTCGCGATCGCTCCGCGATCGCGGAAAGAAGTTAGCAAGAAAGAATATAACTTAGTTTCGGCTAGGGGGGGCGGGGGAGCCCGAGCTACGCTCGGCCCCCGTTTTGAATCTTATAGACTCTCCATGACGGCTGTTCCTGAGAAGTGGTTTGTGTGGAGGGAATATCTGATTATTGGCAAGTATGCATGGGATTTGCATGGCAATAAGGTGGAGCTGCCTGGCATCGTTGACGACGTATATGGAGATTTTGCATTGATTGATGGTAATCGTGTTTACGAATTCGTCGGACATGAATCTGCTATCTTCAAGATGGCGTGGCGTCACACTCTCAATGCCATGGTTAATACTAGGTTGTGTGATGGTTATTACACTGTGTATGGCGAGCCGCATAATTTCGATGGATCAAAGCGTGAGAGAGGCCGACGCCTGATTGCGCTGCCCACGGGCTTGCGTGGTGATGTCGAGATGCCCACCACTTCGGTATATGACGGCAATGGTAAGAACATCGGCACTGCGGATTGTAAAACAATCAAGTGGACCGATGACACGCGAGGGACGGTTGCGCATGCCTGTCCAAATCCATGTGGTTCCACCGAAGGCACATTCACATACAAAGGTGGATGGTGGGAAGTAAGAAAAGATAATCACCGCTATATCGCTACAGATGGACTCTGTCCGTCTGCCCTGCAGCTCGCTGCATTCGAGATACATCCATATGGACTGCCATGCCCACGCGTCGTGAGAGACATCGTCGTAAAGTTCCCATTTGAGTTGTGCGATATCGTTAATTCATATCTTGGAAATAGCTGGACGGTTTGGGCAACTCCATGTGACGATAGGGCAATTGTGCGGAATGGCATTACGATACAAACAACGGGTGGCAAGTTACGAATCCGTGATTTCGGCAAGCCCGACCTGATATTTGACATGTCCGCATGGGACATATTTGAAAACCATCTCATCGTAAAAACTGGTTCGCATGTGTTTGTTGTTGATCTTGACAATCTCAAGCCACAATACACCGCTATTCCTTTGACAGATATGACACTCGCATGCGGCCAGCACTCGTTCAATTTGGGATATTTGTCATATTCGTACGAATTCAGTGGAGAGCCGCCCCATCTGATGGAGTCATGTGCGTATGTGTCTGAATCAAGCAGCTTGGCTCGCGGCGATGTAGGTCTATGGCATTACACCGAGGACTGCAGTGTTTTAGTTGCGCATCCATATTGTGAACGTGGATGTACATTTCCATGTCTCAAAGTCGAATGGTTTCATGTCAATGTGCCGGCGTTTGGTAAATGTGCTATTTACGAACACCGTAAAGACTCGGTTGTTTTGATTGCATTGATCGGACTGCAGGGGATCCATTTCCAAATTCACAACATCGCTGATGGCGCAGCACCCGGCGGCGAGTTGGCACGAAACACTCTTATATCGTATTGCGACGACAACACGCACAGCTTCCCGACAACCACGGACATCATATTTGCAGGCGACGTGCTGAGTCTTAGGGATGTAAACAAAAAATGGATCTCATTCAGCTTCTTTCTTCGCGATCGCTCCGCGATCGCGGAAAGAAGTTAGCAAGAAAGAATAAACATTTTTTCACACGCGGCCAGATGCGCAACCAACTTATTCTTTCTTGCCTCACTGCGTGTCATTCTGATCGAGCGTAGCGAGGCCCGATCAGAATGACACGCAGTGGTTTGAATCTTATAGGCCATGACGGTTGTTCCTGAGAATTGCTTCGTGTGGCAAGAATACTTGATTGCTGATGAGTATGCGTGGGACAAAGATGGGCACAAGATCAAACTTAAACATCGTGTGATTGACGTGTGCGGAAATCACGCACTTGCGAGTATGTCGATATTCAAACTCTCCGGGCAATGCGAATTCACGTTGGTCGCGCCACGTATGGGTGGGTCAAAACTGTTCGTGAATCACTTTGAGTGCAACGGAAAGGCGTTTAATTACGATGGTGAACCACATGTCACTGAGGCTCTGAGCACTACCATCACAGGCGACTCCTGCGTGCTTTGGCAGGGCCATTTCATCTACAGATTTGAACACGTGACATTTCCCATGAAAGCACTGGATGATGGTATCGGTATTTGCTGCAAGGACATGGTGCAGTGGCTTGACACCGATACCGGGCCGGCATTGCGTCAGTGCGCAAACCCGTGGAGTGAAGCTCCACAACCATGTGATTTCGTGAACAAGGGTTCATGGCTAGAGGTGCATCACGACGGTAAAAAATATGTTTTCGCGGAGGCCGTCACGCGGCTGCGCGAACCTTCACAGGTGGAGCTTGCGAATGAGGCAGATGTCGCCTCGACGTTAACTATTCTGCCACTCGAACTTTGTGGAATTGTTGACATGTATGTTGGCAATACGCACATAACTTGGACAACGACAGGTTGTGCCAGCGATGACGCGGCTGGTGCCATCGTGTGCCATGGAGTCCAGTTGGTGGATGCGGCGTTCCGGCTTGTCATGACAAAAGTCGGGTGTGACATTTCCGTCAGTTTTCCAATGATGCGCTGGAGCGTGTTTGAGAATAATCTCGTCATACAAAGCGGGTGTGGTGTATTTGTCGTTGATCTCGACGATGCCAAAAATATGTACACGACAGTGCCGGCGCCGATTGCGATGCACGTTGTGTGTGGCCAAGAGTCGTTTAAACTTGGATGCGACTGCTACCTATATGAACAACGTGGTACTTTACTGAGTGCGCCGTACTGGAAAAATTCCGAGACACGTATCGATGCCGACATTGGCGTGTGGCATTACATAGTTGAGGACGGGCGCGTATCTGAACAACCGTTATGTGATAAGTGTGTGAAAACTTGTCTTTTGATTCAAGGAATACATTTCAACGTGCCGGCATTTGGCAGATGTAATGTTCACTTTCACTGCAGAGGCACAAGGGTAATAGTAGTGCTGGCAGGCCTGCAGGGTATACATTTCCAGATATCTGAGACAGACAAGACGAACGAGACTGTCGTCACGCCTATTTTATGGGGCACTGACAACACACATACATATGCAAGAAACGCACCCTCAGTATTTGCGGGAGATTGCGTGAGTATAAGAGACGAAAAGGGCGATTGGATCACGTACTGTTAACTTTTTTCTCCGGTGGATTTTGGCCATCCGTGTGTTTGAATTTTTTATAGGTGAACCGATGACACTCAGTGTGCCATATGCGCCATCATGGCAAGAGATATCCGGCATGGATACCAAATTGCCAATCGAACTGCACATGATCATTGGAACGTATGTAGGAAATATCACCTACCGGAGAGACCATGGGCATGGACCCCAGTGGGCATTCTCCAATAGTCGTGCGTGCATTGAAAGAACCGCACCCAGTAAGCTAAGCGTGACCCGTGGGAGATCTGTTTTGAGATTTGATGCAAACGCTTGGGATATATTCGAAAATCACATTGTTGTGGCCGACGGAGGATGGGTGTTTATCATCGATACAGATCACTTTAAAGAACTGTATCCACCACATCGCATACAGACAGGCCATCTTAGATGCGGCCCGACATCGTTTAAGCTCGGTGAAACATATTACTCATATAGTGATGTCCCACGTCCCATCTATGACGATTGGTGCGAATACGATTGGGGAAAGGTGATGAACATCGAAGATAAACATTATGTTGAAACCGATCACAACTCACCTCTTTACCGTGAAATAATCGAGATGCCGCAATGTGATTTGTGCAATTGCACATGCATGACGATAATGGGACAGCGCTTTGCCGGACGTTGTCTTCATTTTCGTCTGACGCCAGTTGGTAAATGTGGTATTCGTGTGCACCGCACTGGAACAAGGACGACGGTTGTACTCAGTGGGCCGAGCATCGGCGGTATGCGTTTCATAATCTACGATATCGCCGACAAAGCCCGCGGACGCACCGATCTCACGCTCGACTCAATACTACTGGATGGCTATGATAATAACCGCATGTTTCCAGATGACGCATTGATACTGTTTGCAGGAGATGGGATAAGCATCGCGGATGTCAACGGCGATTGGCATTCTTATGGCGTGGAAGAGTGAACAAAAAATATGTCAGTGTGACGATTTTTTATGCAACTGATGCGTCATCCACAGATCCATACGATTGGACATTAAGCTTGCGGTAGCCGACGGGAGATGGCGTCGCGTCGACAGCGTCTGTCGTGTGTTCCCAGTACTTCCACAAGATTGTTCCGAATGTGACGAGTGCGACGGCTGGCAAGATAGCCCACAGTGGTGTCGTCTCTGTACCAAACCCTGTTGCGATAAATACGGCGATGGAGATCGGATTGCCCATTGAGCTTGCGTAAATCGCATAGTTTGCAGATTCCTTATTCAGGATGATTGTTGCAACATACGTGATGAGATACCCGCCAATGAACATGCTTCCATACATCAAGTTTTTGTAGCCGCACCCAGCGCCACCAAGGAAACACGCAAACGAATTGCGAGTGTTTGTGAGAAGAGTGTCAAGAGTGGAATATCCAAATACTGGAAGGATGTCAACCCAGAAGCACGCGATGAACGCGATGAGCAGCGAAACGGAACTCCAGAACAGGGACAGGAAATAGTTGTACGTCGACTCTCGTGATGAGACTGAAACGATCTCGGCCACCCCGCTCCCAGCGAGTTCTGTTGCACTTTTTGCGAGATATCTTTCCTGTAGCACATTGTAGAATGCCCCGAAGAAGCATCCAATGAGTGCCATTATCATCCAGAAGATGGCAAACCCAATAGGCTGCCCTGCCGTTCGAGTGATCTTATCAAGTGACAATGTGTCTCCAATGACCATTATGGCAATCGATGCAACAAGCAGTGAGATTGATAAGATTGGTTTGAACGCACAATATGATGGGCGGCGCTCCGTTAGGAGGCGTGTCAGGAGCATCCCAAAGAGGATCCCACTTGTCGTGATCACAAGGAACAGCACTGGTGGAGTTCGCGTGATCGGAGATGCATACACAACGAAGATGCCATTAAATGCATTCGCAATCCCTTGCATCGCATAGTTTCCGATGTACCGTTTGATAGGGACATGGCGCGTGCCACACATGGCAAGCACACATAATCCGAAACATATTGTCGATGCCATGGCCGCCATGAGCAAGATGAAGTACGGACCACCTAAGTTTTCGCCAAGTGGGGCCTGCAGCCCCACACCCCTGCCAAACGATGAGATCCAGAATGGCAATGAAACAGATTGCCCAACCATCCCGATAACGAGCATCGCCGTCACTGCAACTCCCATCATACATGATCGCGCCATTGGTCGCATACGTATATAAATTCAAATGGGGGGGCCTGCCCTGCCCCCAACCTGCGTGCATTTGAATATTTATAATGCCGGCGGAACATGCGTCGTGAAGTTATGATTTCATATCCAGCAGAGTTCAGTGTGATGGCAAACTGTGATTGGAATTCGGACGACGAACCAGTCGAGTACTTTACTGGGAATGTGGTGTCGGCGTCGGAACTTCTGGACTTCACTGAAAATCTTAAATCGCTTGCTGGATCGAACGCAAAATACTATCGCATGAAAACTGCTGGTCAGACATATATCGAGGCCCGCACTGGCCGACGAATGCAGGCGATGGCAAGAATTGCTGTCCTGGATGTTGACGCCACAGACGCCCCAATCGACGCTGAACTCCATTACGTGTGCTAACGGGGGAGCTGCGCTCCCCCGCCCCCCCTAGCATCTTTCGGAGAAGCCCTGGCAGCAAATCTGATTTTACATAAATGACGGTAGGTCCAAAAGCTTCTTTCTGGCACGGCCTCGCTACGCTCGGCCGTGAAAGAAGCTGTTAGATGACCATTCCCATGCGATCGAGTTTCTCCCATTCTTCGCGGGCGGTGTCTTTTTTGTGTTCCATGATGATGACATAGATGTCTGCTGTGATTATCCAGAGGATTGCCAATGCGCAGATCAGTGATCCAACTGTCACAGACCAAACGCATCCGATGATAATTGCAACAATCGTTAACATAATCGCCACACAGACTATCGCCAAAACACAGTCCGACGTTTCTCCAAAATACGCTAATTCAGTCGGTCGCAACTTTCGTGGGTACAACATCCGGATATATGCTAAGAGCAAATGTGGTCTTCAAACGACCATTCCCATGCTGTCGAGCTTCTCCCATTCCTCATAGGCAGCGTCTTTTCTGTATTCATGCATCGCGGTGCGGATGAGCATGATGACAATGGTGACACCTATTGCAGCAACCAAGATCGCTCCAACTGTGGCGGACACCGTATACCCCACGACAATCACAGGAAACATCGCAACCAGCAGGCAGGCATATACAGCTAAAACACCAACAGCTCCATTCACATAAATCGATTCAGCCGGTCGCAATCTTCGTGGGTACAACATTAAGATATAATGAGTGGCATGGCAGTCAGACTGAGGCAGGGGATCGATTCGTCCAAGTTGGACATCGGGGTGTTGTGTGGCATCGAGAATGAAGCGGCTGTTGAGATGTGCACAGGATTTTTATCTTGGCCACTATGTCGGACAGATGAAAAGAGCATTCAGACGGCGATATGTTGGGAACGGTTGTCAGGGAACCGCAATCCAAAAATTGTTGCGGTCATGTTAAAGAACACCGACAAGATTTGTTGGCATTCATGGTCACAGAACACAAACGATGTGGCAGTGGAGGTCTGTATTGCAAATCCTGATAAGTTGGACATGTGCAGTTTCTCAAGAAACACAAATGACAAGGCCGTCACGTATCTGATGGGGCATCCCGACAAGATAGACTGGAATTGGTTTTCAGGGAACATAAACGACCTCGCAGTTTGGTACTGCACGATGAATCCTGGCATGATAAATTGGTTTTGGTTTTCCAGGAACTCTAATCCAAAGGCGATCGCATTCTGCAAACATGAAAAACGCGAGCTCGACTCTGTCGGATGGGAGATCCTGTCAAGAATGCCGGATGCGACGAAACTGTGCCTTGCATTTCCGGAAAAGATTTATTGGGACATGTTCTCACGCAATGAAAGTGATGAGGCCGTCGCGTATCTACTGGAGCATCCCGACAAGATAAATTGGAATTGGTTCTCATGGAACACAAATGACAAGGCTGTCGCTTTGCTGACATCCGCACAGAGTGCGCAGCTGACAAACTGGGAGATATTTTCAGGGAACACAAACGTGCATGCTGTTGAGTTTCTTATCAAACATCCGGCCCTTATTGACTGGCCGAGGTTCACGGCGAACCCATCGATCTGGGAATGCGCATCCGCATATTTGAATTCAATATACGCTAACATCCAATTCCTGCCATAATGTCTAAAGATTTTGAACCTGGTAATCCTCCTGAGAGACCATATCGGAGGGAACCGCCATCCAGCAGGGAGATTGCATACAGACAGAGCTTCCCACGGGAGGCGATCAATCGGAATGGTAAGCCAATACCTGGTGAGCCAGACGAAACTCCACAGATGCTGACGAGATTGAAAAAAACTGGCTGGACAAACGACGGAGGGATTAAGCGCTTGACCGGTGCACCCGGCACGCCATGGCAGGGTGATGGATGTTCATATGAACCACCGAAAGGGAAGGGGCATGGGGCGAAGAGAAGTCTTTACCCGCCATTTGATGTTAGACAAGGCTAAGAATCCAGAAGCGATTAGTATTGCAGGGATAACACCAGCCATGCGATGGTAGCCATCTACTTTTTTGAATTCGTAATATCCATATACACCATGGAGGCACTTCTGGATACCGTTGTTGATGATAGGGAGGATGATCAAGTTCTTCGTGGTTTATTTAAAATTGGTAATCTTGTGAACCTGCAAAAAATGACGGCTGACCACGTGGAGCACGACAAGACGTGCAGATACATTCGAAAATGTAATGTTGGACCGCAAGAGTATCTGGGTCCGCTGACGAATGAATATCGAGTATTGTCTAATTTGACAATGGTTCTCCAAAATGGAAGATATTTCAATGGACCCGTCAAGTTGAGAGACGCGTACTATGCAGCCGTGAGTATTCCTGCAGTTTACGTGGGAATGGTATCAACTGTGACGACGTTTGTTGAAAGACGTGGCGATTTCTGCTTCATACATACAGATCTTATCAGTGGCAATAATTGCTCCACGTGTGGCACAACTGTATATGTGATGAAGGATGGCAATATGATGGCGGTGGGAGAAGATCAGGAAGGATTTATGGGTGATGCGTATTTTGATGCGTTCGATAGCAATGACAGTGACATCAAGTGTTTCGATAGATTCGCTGCCATGGATGACGCATTCATGTTACGCGATTCCTTCCCGATGGTTCAATCTCCACTGCCACTTGAAGAAACGATCTTTGAACTTTTAGATTCCAGATTCCTGTTCAAAAACAGATATGAACATACAGCGCTGTGCGCATGTCTTCATAGACAGTACACAAGGGCAAAGCGCCGTGCAATTGACGTTCATCATGTAGTTGTGCAAAATTCATTCTCAGATGGAAGTTCCGTGTACGATAGCATCGATGCGATCAATGACGTGGCTGAGCATGGAAAGAAAGCCCAGGGGCCCACTGCCACCCATAATGATGTCAAACGGTATGATGTGTATAAGCGATTCTGTAAACGCATAATTGATTCCGTATGCGAAACAGAAGAGATTGGACTATTGCAAGTGGATGTGCTGGATGCAGAACATGGGATCAGTGTCGTCAGAACTAAATTAAAGAGCTTCTGGGTGCCGGTTGACGGCATTGATGATTCAGATCACTTCTACATTGTGAAGGGAAACACATTTGCAAGAGCACCGGACCACAAAATTGCGTACCCACAGGGTGGCGATGCATGGATGGTCGATCGGACAAAAGTATACAGAGGAGATTTCCTCACTGCATTTGATAAGGCGTGTGCACGACTAGATTATGTGGCTCGGTATGGATGATCGTTTAACAAGAAAGGTGTTAACTTTTTTTCGTATCGTTCGGTGACGCCCTGCCAGCACGTTCACAAAAAATGTAGACGTCATGAAGACGGCGTCAACGGTTTCCATGCCATGTGCTTCATTGCCCACACGTTCCCGCGATCGATATAAGTCTGCGCATCACATACACACCACTGCCAATATGAGAAGGAGCTTCATTATATATTCAATTTTTGGGGACGACCAGGCTGGCATGCGGCTAGGCAAGAAAGAAAAATCGCTTAGCACGCTTGTTCACAGGCAGCAAGTACGGTAGGTCCAAAGTGGGGAGCTGCGCTCCCCACACCCCTTGCGAGGCAAGAAAGACAAAAAAGTA